TATGTTGGATCAATGACGATCCAAGAAGCCCTTGCCTTTAGGCAAGGGTAGTTCACAGTGGCCTTGTAATAGGAGATAGTATGAGATGTATGTCATGCGGTGCAAACATTCCACCTGAGTGGGTGAATGCAATTCAAAGCAATATTTGCCCAGGGTGTGGCGGGGAAATAATGAACACCGCCACTCAAGAGCTTCTGCAAGAACTTACAGAGGCGATCAAGAAGATGCCTAATGATCCTCAAGGCATTGCTGGTTGGCTTATGTCAAATTACCGTTTCCAGAAAATGGGTGATGGTAAACCTGTAGAAAAGTTCCATCGCAAAGGCGGCGGCCCCGGTGATTTTGATGAGAGTAATTTGAAGATTGCGCCTGGTTATAATGAGCTTATCAAGCGTACTGATAATATCGGTAAAGAAGAGCTGATGAAAACGGCTCAATTGGCAGAAAGGGGTAAGGAATTTGCTGCTCGTAAAGGCGGTAAGCTTGCTGAATTTGCGAATATGATTCAGGGAGTTGGAGATCCCTATGGCGATAATACCACCACTGATATTACAGAAACTTCCAAAGAGGAAAAAATTGATCCAGAAGATCAAAAGAGTTATCTTGAACTAAAAGCGTCTGGGTTTGATCCATTTATGTCATCAGTACCGTCAACAATGGGGTCTTCGGAATTTGAGTCTTCAGATATTGTTAGTAAGCTGGCTAGAGTAATGAGCCAGGATGATAAGCCAATAGCATATGAAACAGCTCTGTCGCAAACTGATGAGGGGCGAAAGCAGCTTCAACTTGATAACTTCAAGAGGATAAAGGCCCAAGATGCTGTTACGGGAGGCGGTGGTGGATTTTTTAGGAGGGCGTAAATGAAATTGAGTGATATTGATAGGAAAAAGATTGAAGAATTAGCTGGAGATGATGGAGTTCCTGAGGGGATTATTTCTGATGGTGTCATTAATCTTGACAAGCTAAATAAGTGGATTGCGCTACAAGAGAAATCTGCCGCTACCTATCTAGCCAACTGGACTGATGAAGACGAACAGAAATATTGTCAAAAAATATCCAAGCTTGTAGAATTTATAAACGAGCCAGAACCGGAAGATGAGAATCGGTCATTATCTGATGAGGAGATGGCTGCTTGTAAGGCCGAAGACAGAGAGGCTCATCAAGCAATGATAGCTGATGGAATTGATTTGTTTAGGTGTGAAAATTCTCTTTCGATAGATATTGCAAAAATGATAATTAATACTCTCGTACCAAATATTTTACTAAAAGAAGAGATTGCGCTGTTGAAAACAGAAGAGGGTCAAAATTATATGTTCTCTAGAATGTATAAAGTTGCAAAATGGAGGAAGTGTGAATGTTATTGATGAATTAGTTACTGAAATAGAAGACGTAGCAGAAGATAAAAATACATATGAAACTTTGAAATCAGAGGGAATTGATCCTTTCAAGACAAAAAAAGTTACTGATGTATTTAAGGCATCAGAGATATCCTCTTTCATATTAAAGGAATTAATCGAGAGAGTCGATGGCTGCGATTCTTCTTTTGCTAGTTTAGTATTCTTGCAGACCGAAGAAGGTTTGAGAGATTTACATAAGAAGATTAAGGCAAAAGAATCTTTAGATACAGGAGAGGGTGGATTTTTCAGGTCTGAATTTTCAACAGAAGTATTAGAGCCGCATGAAATTACTCCAGATGAATCTAAGGCTGTTGATGAATTCGTAGAGAATTATGAGCAGAAGCTTGAAGATAAACTTGAAAACGATCCTTATGCGCAGCGTTTATATTATCAAAACATGAAAGCTCAAGATGCCTTAAAGGGAAATCGAAATGGATCATTTAGAAGAGAATGATGTACTTATAATAGATGAGGACCATACTTGTACAAAAGAATATTATGACTCAACTGAAAAAAATAGAGAAGAAGATCAGATAGCATACAATGAATTAAAGGCAGAGGGGTTTGATTTCTTTGCGCCATCCAATGGATCTTTTTCAGTGCATGAATTATTATCTTCTATGACAGAGCATGAGTTAAAAGAAATGCGCGAAAAATTCGAAGATATAATGAATGGAAATGATTTCTATGAGATAGCTCTTTGCTCCACTAAAGAAGGCTTTGAATATTTGCAGAGACAAATTTTGAGCAAGGCTAAATGCAAGCGCGTTATAGATGGGAAGGGCGATGGTAAGAGTGGTGGATTTATGCGAGTGAGAGGTTAATATGGTAGTCAACATTTCAAGAGATGATTTAGAACTTATTGAACTAAAGAAGTTAGCTGAAAAGGGAATAGAGAGTAATGAGTTGGAAGAGGTTGTTTCTGAATATGAAGACCATAGTAAGAAGATGACAACTCATGAGTCTTTCGAAGCTATCAAAGAAGAATATAAGCGTGAGAAAGCTAAGGAAAATTTCGAGAAAGGAACGGGCGGTTTTAAAAGGGCTAAGTAATGGATGGGTATGAAAGAATAATTGGGCTAAATACTAAAATCATTATTAAGGTAAATAACAGTCAAGTTGGTGTTATTCAAAATATTTCATACAAAGAAAATCCTGTTTCTGGTAGTTGTGATCGGATTAGGTTTGATACAAAAAAAATAGAATCGATTTTCATGCATGGTTATATCCACGTAGCTTCTCAATATGTTCCTTTCAATATTGTTATATTGGATAGTTTTGCTGATGATAGTTACAATATTACAGTTATTAAAAATGTTTGGATTCGTAATATTGGAATTATTTTCACGGCCTCTGATTTTGTAGTTGCTGAAAATGTGGATTGGGAAGCTGAGTGTATTTATAAGTTTTGAGGAATAATGGCAAGAAATCCGATAGTAATGAGAATCATAGATAATAAGAAGGTCTCAATGACCAACGATGAATTTATGTTCTATGAAGAAATCTGTAAAGGATATGATCGCCCTAATTTCAAAGGCAAGGATTTATTTCAAGATCATTTTGAAGTAAATGATGATGGAATTATTATCTTTGTCAAGCCTCCTTATAAGAAATATTCTTCAATGGAAGTCTTTACATTCTTGATAAGTTTGATGGTAAATCAACAACTTAGAATTTCTCAAGACCAAATAGTGACATTGATAGTGGAAGCGAAGCAGAAGTTTTCAGAACAATTTGCAGAGATTGATGCTCTCAAACAAGAACTTCAATCATATAAAGAAGAGGTCGAGCGTATGAACGTCACAGTTCTAAAGAAAGATGACGACTGAACATGATGATGAACAGATTAAAAATCTGTTGACTGGATTTGACGAAAAATATCACAAGGTTCTACTAAAGCTAGACTCCTTGTCCAGAGGAACGTTTGATGAGGACGATGCCTCAGCCATGGCCGCTGCGTGTTTACTCGCGCAGGCGGCTTTGCTTTCTGATCTATCATCTACCGATCTAAAATCAAGAGCGCTGAAGCGTGATATAGACTTTGCTAAGGCTAACGCATATGCAGGTCTGAAGAACGTTTCCATTGATGGAAAAAAGGTAACAGAGAGTGCGTTGGCTCATCTTATATTAAGAGATGATGAAGTAAGGCGAATATCAATTGAGCAAAATGAGGCCGAGCGCGATTATAAGCACTTGTCCAATATCCATGCTCTACTCAAAGAAGCACATCTTACTTTTAGATCTATAAAGAAACCTATTTAAAGGAGAGGAATGGCTAGTGCTAAAAAATCTATACTTGAAAAACTTGATAGTGAACTAACAGCAACATCAAAACCAAGATTTGATATCAATGCCCTTGTTGAAAAAGCTAAGGGTAGATTTGATAAAAAGAAGGCACCTCTAACCGCCAGAATGAAAACTGGCGATATGATTGTCTTATCAACAAATCCTGATGACTACATATCATCTCCGGAAATAGATAAATTCTGGAAGCCGCTCACTGGATTGCTGGGAATTGCTTATGGGCGCATTTTCCAAATTGCTGGCAGGCCAGATAGTGGGAAAAGCACAGCGGCCATGTTGGCGATGAAGGCCGCACAAAACCAAGGGGCTTTGGTTGTACTCTGGGACGCTGAGGGTAAGTTCGATAGCGTACGATACAGAGAAAGAATTGGCGGCGATCCTTCGCAAATTGCTGTGGCACCTAGTCGTAATATTTTAGAGGGTGTTCAGCAGGTAATTGCTTACGTCAAGGCAGCTAAGGAAATGGATCCAGAAACTAAGATTCTCATTGTTTGGGATTCTGTTGGTGCATCTATTAACTCAGCTGAAGATGAAGAGAATGATGACTATAGTAAACAACCTGGCGTTACTGCCAAGGAAGTTTCTTGGGCAATTCGAAGGTTCAATCAATTGATTGAGAAATTCAGAGACGAAGATGGCAACTATACGATTGCTATTTTGTGCATCAACCAAGTTTACGCAAATATTGGTTCTGTTGGATTTAAGCAGAAGGGCGGAGCTGAACTGGAATATCTTAGCTCCCTTATTTTAGAAATGTCGAGGAAGGCTACGCTCATCCGAACTAAGAACAAGCAAAAAGTAAAGTACGGAATTACAACTGTGGCAAGGGTCAAGAAGAACCACCTATTTGGTGGGGAAGATTGTATCGCAGAACTGGATCTTTGCGTATCAGCCTCTGGAATCGACCTATCCAACGAAATCAAGAATAAAGTCCCTGATATCGATGGGATAGAAGAGGATGACGAATAATGGCCTTTCAACAACCATCAATAGTTAACAGAACTACGATTAAGCCGATATATATAATAGTAGCAGAAGATCCCTACGAGACCGATGGCATCGCACTCTATAGATCGCAAGATGTAAACGAATGCAATGTATTTTTGGAATTTAGGGGCATTCAGCTTACTAAAACACAAGCGGCAAAAGCAATCAAAGATCCTCATGCAACAATAACATCAGCCAAAAATACGGAAATTAAGCCAATAAATCGCAAAATTCCGTGGCACAGAGTAATTCGCATAGAGAACATAACATACAACAAAACGCCGCAAGGAGAAACAAATGACTGAATCAAATACAGAAAACAAGCCATCCACTGGAATCCGAGCCTGGGGAACGCTCCCAAAACAAAACCGTAAATATGATGACGAAGACCTTCCACGTCTTCCGTATATGAAGCTACTTCCAGGCTTCAATAGCGTACGCATCGTTTCTGGAATGGGAGTCTTTTATCAGGTTCGCTGGAAGGGCCCTGACAGCAAGCGCTCATATGGTGATAAGGTTCGCACATCGTGGCCAACGTATGGCGAAGATTGCCCGGTCAAGAAGTATCTTGGCTTGACAGGCCGTGAGCGTTACATGGTCGTGGCTATTGACCGCGCAGACAACCAACTCAAGTTGCTTGATTTGAGCCAATTGACTGCACAATCAATTGAGGATATTCTCGAATCCAAGAACAAGAAGGGAAAGAATCTCACACCTCGTGATTTTGATATCTCGATCAAGTTCGATCCGAAGAGCAAGACAGCTACAGGTTACTATAGCGTTGTTTCTGAGGATACGGAGCCTATGTCCGAAGGTGACCTCAAACTCATTACCGAAATCGGTGGTGATGAGATTATTGAGAAGTGCCTTGGCCGTCAGCTAATCTGCCCGAAGCCTGAGAAGGTTGCTGAGCGTCTTCGTTCGCTCGGTTGGGACGGAACTGTGGTTCCAAAGGAAGATGGGAAAAGTGCAAAAGGATCGAAGCTTGAAGAGCCGGCTGAGGACGATTATTCGTTCCAGCGCCCAGCGGATTCTTCAGATGACGAAACCGAAACCGCAGCCAATGGATAATCTTTGTTTTTCACTACTAGATAGTGAAGAACATGAGCTTCATTAACTTAGCCTAAGCTAAAATAGAATTGAAAAGGAGGATCAAAAGTCCTCCTTTTCTTTTTGATATATAACTCTTTATGATTAGAAGAGTTATGGGCCTTGATGCTAGCACAACTACTATCGGCATCTCAATAATTGACTATGAAGATGATTACAGCCCAAGTCTTATTCATTGCGAATATTACAAACCGGACAAAACGAATGGGCTGTTGGATATGCTAATTCAAGCAAGAGCTCATATATTAAATCTCTTTGGTAAATACAATGTACAAGAATTTGTTATTGAAGACTATATAAGGTTTATGAAGGGCGCATCTTCTGCTAGTACTGTTATTCCATTGGCAATTTTGAATATGACTCTTCGATTGGCTATTTTAGATTTGGGAATTACACCAGAAGCTTTGAATGTTCTAAAGATTCGACATGCTATTAAGTTGACGAAAGTATTACCAAAGAAAGAAGAAATTCCAGAATTGGTATCCCAACATTTAAATATCCCTTATCCATGGCTATACAAAATCAACAAACGAACAAAGCTGCAGGTTGTCATGGAAGAATCGTACGATGTGGCTGATTCGATGGCCGTAGCATTGGCTTGGGCGAAGTTGCAAACAACTCCGAAGAAGAAGTCGAGGCCAAAGGCTGTCAAGGATACTAAGAGCAAATGAACACTCATGACGCATGCGCCTTACTTGGATTGCCTATTGGAGCATCAGGAACTGATGTCAAAGCGGCATTTAAGAAGAAGGCTATTGAGTATCACCCTGATAGAAACAAATCTCCAGATGCTGAAGATAAGTTCAAAAAAATTAACGAGGCCTTTCAGTTACTAGAGAAGTTTGGAACAAGCCCTCCAGCATTCAATGATCTAAAATCTCCATTCTATAATACAGCAGATCATTTGGCAGAAGAACTTAGACGCCAAATGGATGAGGTGTTCAATAAAAAATTCACGAATATACCAGGGCCGCCTATAGCTGTGAAGGCTGATATTCCATTTGAGATGTCAATAGTAGGTGGCCGAAAGGATATTTCTTATTCTCGTTTGGTAAAATGTTTTGATTGTAATAATGCCAATATCAAAACTACTTGCATCAAGTGTAATGGAACTGGCAAACGAAAATATGGAAGCGGTGCTATTCAACCTGCTGACAATCGTGAATTGCCATGTAATGGATGTAAGGGGACTGGCTATTCTACTTCTGGCGTATGTCAATCATGCAATGGTACTTTTAAGAAACGCATCAAAGAAGATATATCAATACCAATTCCAGCTGGTATTGAGAATGGTACGATCCTAACCCTTAATGGTAGAGGCAACTATAGAACCAAAGATCTATATGATAGCTTGGTAGTTATGATCAATGTACTACCCAATGAGAATGGCCTAATACTCGATGGGAGTGATGTTATATCTACAGTAGAGCTTAGTTTACTTGAGGCTCTCCAAGGAACGAAGAAAAATCTTCGAACCATTAGGGGTGATAAGGTTTTAGAGTTCAAGCCAAAGATAAGGAATGGAGACAGAGTTAGAGTTTCTGGGTTTGGTGTGCCGCCCAATGGAGCACATGTGTTTGTGATAAACGTAACGTACCCAGAAGATGTTTCTGATTTGATTTCGGTTTTGGAAAAGCCAGTTATAATCCCAGCGTCTCCGAAGTAGGATAAATATGGAATATAGATGTTTTTGTGATAATAAAGGCTGTGGAAAAGAAATGAGGCCTGTAGTTGATAAGGCAAGCTTCATTGCTTATTGTACTGAATGTGGAAAGCCAGTAAATAGCATTTCTATTTTTATGCGTCGTCAAATGATATCTTATGATCAGGTAAGACGCAATGAGAAAAAGAAGTTACCATGGGCTGTGAAGTGTAAGCCTTGTAATAAAGAAGGCCCACCAGAACTAAGCAAGGACGGCAAGAACCTTGTGTGTTCATTTTGTGGTAAAGAATTAGATTCGCTATCCAAACCATTTGCAGAGATGATTAAAGTAAATCTAGTGGCTCAGAGGAGAGCTGATGGTGGATGAGATCATTTATTCAACATAACGCGAGACAAAAGATTCTACAAAAGGTAGTTAGAGCATGTCAGCATTTATTGCTGACATCTGACTCTGCACGCCTAGCCAGACGCTACTTAAATTCACGCCTCGATAAAGACGATCAAATGGCATGGAAGTTTGGATACTTCCCGGTTGATGATCATCTTTGTGATCTTACTTCGATGATTGATAAGGATGACTTAGAATCTCTTAAGTTATATTATCCAAAGCATCTTGAAGGGGGAACGGCTCCTCATGGACATTTTGCAGATCATAATCTAGTGATGCCTTTCTATAATGTACACGGAGAGGTAATTGCTTTAGTTGGTAGGTGTTTGATATCAGAAGAAGAACGCCGTGAAAGGGAGATGCAGAAGTATAATTACAATGCTGGCTGCCGAAAAGATCTGTATGTCTATGGTTTAGATAAGGCCCGTGATTCAATTATAGCTAATGACTGTGTTATAGGTGTAGAGGGACAATTTGATTGTATTTCACTACATGCAAATGGAATTACAAATGCCGTTGCATTTGGTTGGGCTAATTTATCTAGATATCAAATGTTCCAGATTCATAGGTATACAAACAATATAATCATTATGCTTGATAATGATGATGCCGGGAAGAAGGGAAAGTTTAGGATTAGGGAAAAGTTTAAGGATGTGGCAAATATTAAACTGATAAGTCCTCCTAGTGGATTTAAGGATATTGATGAGTTTTTTCGAGGCTCAAAAGATATAGAAGAGATTCGGCATGTTATAGATACATTAAAGAGCTTCGGGAGATTAGATGGGAAGGAAAACAAACAGATCGAACGGATATCAACATTTATTTGCTGAACAACCATACTCTAATGAAATGATGGCTGAGTTTTCGGAAGCTCAAGGCTTGGTAGAAAACTATAATCCAGAAGACAGAGAGCAGCTGTTGGTATTAAGGGAACAGCTGAAGGGCGAATTTTGGAGGCTGGCCAAAGAGAATCTGACTGGACGTCAATTCCAAGTCATTGAACTTTTGAGCAAGGGTTACACCCAAATTGAGATTGCAAAGCAGCTCAATGTCAATCAAAGCTCCATCACAAAGTCAGTGAATGGAAATTGTGACTACCGCAATGGCCGAAAGATTTACGGAGGGGCCAAGAAGAAGTTGCGCCGCTTGGCAGATAGAGACCCAAAGATTCAGGATATCATTACCCAAATTGCCGAGATTCATTCTCAGTATAATTAGAGGTTGATCTGCAGCCTCCTCAGCTGCCGTCTTATTTCCGTCTCTAGAAATAAGAGGTTTTCTCCAGAAGCTTCTGCGATTTGTATTCTGTTGCCAGGCCACCACTTTTCAGGAAATCCGCACAAATCTACATATACAATATAATTGAAGGAATCTTTTGATAACTTCTTGCCAGATATTGTAATTAAAACGTCCCCAACAACACCCTTCCAGTGGAAAGCGTTGTTGCCTGAAGTAGTGATAGCTTCAAGAGGGATGCTTAAGAATGTCTCCATTAAATCATACGAAATTATTGGTTCTTAGATATAGTAACCAATAATACAGCAGATATGTTGTAGGTACGGAATGGCCGTGTTTTTCTTCTATCACTACTTTCGTATGGATTTAGCGCAGTTGCCTATACTACCATTTAATTTGGAGAATCATGAAGGATAAGTTCACAGTTGATTTTAATCATCTGACCCAAACGCTACTTCCGAAGAAGCGTGCCTACCGTCTCGCTGATGTCGAAGATCGTATTGAGCGCGTTGCTTATGACTTGGTTCGTTTTCGAGATAATGCCGATACCGATCAGCTATGGAAGATTGAGGAAAGCGATGATGGTCCCGTCATTGTTGCTCTATATGGAGAGGATGGCGCAATGAAGACGTCAGAATCCAGTGTCCAAAAAGATTGGGATGCAATTCCAGATAAGAAGGCAATGCATGTGTTCTACAAGGGCGAACCCCTTGTTTCTTTGTCTTCAGAGGATCTTGGGATTCCAGTTGAAGAGTTCGGTCTCGTTCGTCGATGGCTGCCACGTAAGCTGGAAACGGATCAGGGCTTACAGAAGGCATTGCTCAGTAAGGTAGCGTCTAGTGGGCGTGAATTGATTGCACAGCGTTTCCCAGAGTTGCGCAAGGTAGCGGTGGGGTAATCATGATCTCAAAATCTGCAAAAATAGCGCTGTATGCCGAACGATTCGTGGAGTTGGTGAAGGCTGCAAGCGAGTCAACGGAAAAGAGTGATTCTAAGGTAGATAGGCAATCTCATGATGGAGAGCCTCAAGAGCTTGAGAACTAAAGAGGAACTATGAATTTACAAGACATTACATCTTTGATAACAAAGGCCGCTAGTGCAATTGAGGCCGATGAAACATTCGCTCTCCCTGTACTTGCTGCCAAAGCTCGTCGGGAAGCTGCAGCCCGCCCAACTGATGTTCCTCTCATTAATGCCTCTCAGGTTCTGACTAAGATGGCTTCTGATAAGATGTTCATCAACAGAGCCGAGCTTGCTAATATAGTGGAACGATTCGGAGCTAGCCACTCCAAGCTATCCCAGGTATTCACCGAGGAACTTGGCAAGCGTGCCGAGCCAAAGCCGCATACGTTTGTGCGTGAAGCTAATGAAGGGATGTCGCTTGACCGTGATTATCAAAGGTTCTCAGATCCTATCTTAGCTAACGCCTTAGCTGGGGCTTTTGATGCAACTCCAACCGAGCGGATCTATTCAACAGATGATGCTAAACGGGCTCAGCGTGCTGCTTATGCTCAGTTGATTAATATTGGATGCCTTCCAAAAGAAGTTAAAACCTTTGCTGGTCGTAAGGACATTATCATTTGCCAGGCCGTTCACGAGACGCCTATTGGAACTGCCAATGTTCTAATCCCGGTCGAGTTGGTTGAAGGCAAAGCTACACTTCCCCAGTTGTTCTTCACTCCAGACGGATTTGAAGAGTTCGACAAAGAAGCATATGAAACTCATGTACTCAAGGTTGCCGGCAAAGGTTTCCGAGTTGATGGAGCCAAATTGCTCGATGTTCTTGAGCAAATCAAGCGTGGAAGCTCTACTATAGTGAATGAGGTTGAGATGGCAGCTATCAAGGTAGCTTCCGAACAGGGTTCTACCCCATCGCTTGAGAATGCCATTTACTATGCCGAGCTTGTGGATCCGAAAGCTGATGTGGCTTTACCACAGATGCCAGAGACTCCAGAGACCAAGTTTGCCGAGACTCTTGGCAAGCCAGATGGAATTGCTCGCTTCGTTCATGGTGACAAAATTGTCGAAGCTGGCCGTGCGGTGGTCATTCGCAAATTTGCCGAGCTTGGATATAAGAGCGTTCAGGTAAAGGTTGTCGATGTAGAGCGCGATAAGATTTTCTACGCAGTGGCAGTTGGAACTGGAACTGGTTTCAAGGTTCCAGTCGAAATTGTTGAAGGCCGTGTTGGACAACCGCAGATTATATTTGCGGATGGAATCGTAACCGAATTTACCAAAGAGGCTATTTCTCAAATCGTCAGGTCTGGTTCTGGCGGAAACAAGCGGGCTCTTGCTACAGCTTCTCCTTGCTATGATTTGAAGCCAACAGAGCTTTTGGATGTCGTAATAGAATCTGTAAAAGAGGGTAACTACATTCGTGCTGAAGAAGCAATCAATACTCTTGGTGAAATAGATCCACAAGCACAAAAAGTGGCTATTGCACACATGATGTCGAATATCTATGCACCAGGCCAGTCTCCTGCCGAAGAAATGGCTGCATTGCACAAAGTGGCAAAGCAACCGGTACGTGACACACCACAGTTTATGACTAATAAGATATTCTTCCCAGAAGGAGCATAATAATGGCAATTTCAATGGACTTAAGAGTTCTAGCCCGCAAGCTAGAGAAGAGCAGCGATGATCTGTTGGTTAGCGCATCCAAGAAGAACCCTGATGTATTTCAGAAAGTAGCTACGGCAATTGCCGCCGCATCTACTCTTCTAGAGGGTGTTGCTGATGATATGGACAACCATGCGTCATTCGAAATTACACCTCAACAATTGGATGAGATTGCCGCTCTAGCTTCTGCATTTGATGAAAGCGAAGATCCTTTGCTCAAGAAGCAGGCATCTGTGCTTGATGAGTTGTTACTTTCGATTGCCGCTCCAAAGAATGCAGTGGCTGCTGCTCGTAAAGTCACTGAAGATGAAATAAATCGATTACGAACTGAGCGTCGTAAGACTACCGGCGAAGAATGCTACGATGAACCGCGTAAGCGTCTTTCAACAATGGAGAATGCCCAGGCTCAGGCCAAGGCAGTTGAACAACAGGTTAAACGCTATGTTCCGATGGAGGCTCCTCTTCAGACTCGGTATCCACCGGATCGTCCAGGTGGACAGATGACACGTATCACTGATCATGTCTATCAAGACATTGTCACTGGTATTATTTATGACTACAAAGCTGGCTACAAGACCCAGAAGGGTAATGAAGTTCCAGGCGGGTCTGTGGAGAATCAGACTCATGACCTTGGAGATATTCGCGATCAGGGCATGTCACTATTCGAGACAAGAGAATCTTTGATGGGCCGCTATGCTTCCAGCGATAAACAGATTATTGTCAAGATAGCAACTGCTTTGAAGGCAATTCGTGATCATGCTCCTGGTTTGTTAGACCGGGCCATTGATAATGCTATGGATGCTGGGTTATCAACATCCCAAGTGGCGATTATACTTGCCTCGGATATCTCTGATGCCGGACTTAAAACACTAGCTGATGACGAATCTGATAAAAAAAAAAGAGTTCCGCTCAAGAGTAAGATAAATAGAACACTATCAAAGAGAGAAAGCGAGGACCAATATTACAATGCCAAGAGCGTTCTTCAGCCTTTATCAGAAATAGTAAAGGCAGATCCTAAGAATTCCACTCAGTGGATAAGGATGATGGATGATACGCTTAAATCTTTGGAAGATATTGGTATGCACCAAAATCATCTAGCTCTATTAAATGCGGAGTTTATTGGGAATAAGCCTGATTTTGGAGTTGCAACAATACCCCCATCAGCGCCCCCTCCAGCCGTTATTCCGAGTATGGAACGGCCACGATATAAAGATGAGATTGAATATGCTGATACGGCCACTGCACACCAAAGTCTTATGGCTCTGGTGATCAATGCTGTTCAAGAAATAGCTCCACATTTGTTGAAATCTGCAATCGCCAAGGCAAAAGCTGAGGGCTTACAAGATCAACAGATAAAGTCGGTATTGACATCTGGATTCAATAGCCAATTCGAAAAGCCAACCGATGAAGTCAAGGTTGCCGAATCATTGTTCCCGCATCTACGTGATTTGGGATGGACTGACCTGATTGATAAGCATATCAAAGTGATGGCCAGCTTTGGCGTCAATAAAGATACGTTGCAGAAGATTGCTGATCAATATAGTTCAGATGATAACAAGAGTTTAAATTTGCTTTCCAGAATCTTAAAGGAAGCTGCAGTTCCAGCTCCCGTATTGGATTTGGGCGGAAAATTAGAACCAAATGAAATTCCATCTGCGCTAGAAGCGCCTTTACCTGCCACAGCCCCTGTTCAGATCTTGGATCCTTTTGAAGGTGAGAGGGCAACGACAAAGCATAAAATAACATCCGAAAAGCTTCCAGATCTTGCTCAATATGTTATTGGAAAACTTAAGGCTGGTTTGGTAGACCCGAAAGAATATCACAGATTCAAGCTCAGTCTTCACGGAAAGGATCTTGTTGACGCAGCAGCTAATTATGAAGTTCAGAAGTTTCGCAAAGAAATGAATGCAGAAATGTTTTCTGAGTTTGCGAATTTAGTTAGAGATTGGGCTTATGCCGAGTTCGGCAGCGCTTTGCAAGAGCAGGTAGCACCAGAGGCCCCAGCTGCTCGAACAGAAAAAAAGAGACCAGCTATTGTTCCAATTCCAAAAGCAGATGAAGGGGAATACGACGAGAATAGTCCAGAGTATCAAGCGGCAGAAGAAGAGGCTAAAGCATTTTTCGCTGAGGGAGAGCCTAAGAAAATCATATCCGAAATCTATCAATTCGAGAAAAGTAAGAAGAGATGGGTTTCCGATGAAGATACAAAAGCTTCGAAGATGTTCTATACGATGACAGAAAGAATTGTAGATAGGAATGCATCTGGTGAGCCAACGCCTACCAATGATGAAATATTCGAGAACATTCTAGATGAAATGCGAAAGATTAAATATGGCCCATGGAATCCAAAGGTAAAAGAAAAGGAAATTCCAATAGAACGTCAGGTACCGCCGCCCTCCAAAGAACATTTAGAAATTGGTAAGACCATACCAGAAGAGAAGCCTGAGCTTTCGGCAGAAAAACCTGCGAGCAATTCTCAAAAGTACAAGTACCTAAGATGGGGAGATTATCAAAAGCATTGGGGAATAACTATCAATGAGGTCCAAGCTAAGGAGCTTGAGAATAAGATTGAAAGCAAGATCAAATCAGATAATGATAAGCTAGAAGAAGCGCTCAGGAACTTTGTATATAATGTTGACAAAGACCCTGAGTCGGTAACTTCATTACCAGATGATATTCGTGGCGAAGTTATGGATATGCTTGGTCGTGGAGAATCTTCTAAAGCCGTATCAGAATATTTGGTTGAGGAAAGTAAAGATCGTCATATCGCAGATATGTTGAAGCATGGAGATATTCCAAGGGCAGTCAATACTTATCTTGCCAAGAAAAATAGAGATCCTAAGCTTAAGGACCCTACAGCGATTGCTGAATATCTTAAGAATACATATAGCGATAAGAGCACAGAATTCTTTACCGTTCCATCTCTGAACGATCTCAAGGCATCTCGTTTTCTTCGAGTTGGACCACAGAAGACTCAGGAAATCAACGCCTATCGAACCGATATAAAGGGAAGAATCATTAGAAGAAGCGTCAATAAAGTATTGGGCGAAGCTGGGTTCAAACCGATGATTGAGCCTGGGGAGGACGATAATATTACCTTCAATCAGGTAAATATTGACTTGAGAAATATTATGGGAGAGGAGCGAGCCAAAGCTCCATTCTTTAAGAAGCAACCAATTGGGCCAGATGGAAAGAAGCTTGTTCAATTTTGGCAAGATCCAGAAGAATATTGGGATGCTTTTGTAGCGGCCAAGAATCACTTTGAAGGCTACGGCGACGCTGAGAAAAAGGCGCAAGCTGATGAAATGGTCTCTAAGGGATTCAACTCACCAGACGAACCAGTGTTTGGTTATCAAACAACAAGACAGCTTCTTCGAAATCTAGACAAGAAAGTCTCTGGTAACATTCTTCCAAACTATCATGGGCTGAAGACATTATTCTCAGATCCAGAAGAATATCAGCAAGCATTCGTTGAGGCTCAGAAACAATTCTCAACTCAATGGAGAGACAAGCCGGATGAATGGAATAAGATTGTTGGATCTAATAAGGATAATCTAGCTGATATTCCTATTGGCATCAAGAGTAAGATACTTCCATTAGCAGTCAAAGGAGTTCCCAAGAAGAAATTGGAAGAGATTGCTGACTCAATGGGAATCGACTATCAAATTGTAGATAGGATCAGAAAGTATGTTAGTCAGAGCGGACAGAAGATTCGTGATACTGTTACAGCTCTAGCTTTCAGCAAGATGCCATTCAGTGATGCAAAGCAGCAACTTGAAGAGCGATTCCCTGATGCTAACCTTCCTTGGGATGTTATAGAATATGCTTATAATAATCTACAATCTGATAAGGAAGATACCGAGGCTAGCCAACAAGAACAAAACAAATGGATGATGGAGCAAGGTTTCTATCCTCCATATCAAATTGCCATTGGTGGTTTGGGCAAGGACAGAGAACAAAGAGGCAAGTACCCAAGGCGAGAAGAACCGGTGACGTTCGCTTCGATTTTGAAGCCACGTAAAGGAAAGGGCGTACGAGACCCTGGAATGTCTGGCGATTCACCTTCACTTGAAGATCTTCAAAAGGGTGAGGGTGGGCCAGTAAGAGTACGAAATATTCCAGCGCGTAGTCGTATCAGCACTCCAAGGTGGACTCCTGGTACCTCACGTCAGCCTGGAGAATCAAAAGAATTCAATCCAATTAAGGGATTGTCTCCATTTGTTTCGAAAAAGTAAGAGGAAGGAATGAAATGGCGTCCGATTTTTCAAAGATCATTGATCATCCAGAGAAACAATCAATAATTACAAAGCTTCTTAGCGGAGAAAGCCCTAAAGTTGTATCTGCTTATCTAAAGGATAAATATCCAAAACCAGATGAGGGACACCTAAGAGTTCCAGCAACTGTGCTGCAAACATTCTTGGATGAATATGCAGACCATCATGGGTATGTAAAGAAGATTATTCAGAGGGATGCCGATAGCAAGATTGATAAGAAGATTGCAGAATCTCTAATGGATACTCGGGCGTGGCGGGATCGTGTTGTTGATGGAGTTAAGAAGGAGCTTAACTATCTAGATAAACTAGATAGTTTGGTAACTATTATGGAGGTTCGTTCCGAACAACTATTCGATTTAATTCAAAGCGATCCTGAAAATACTCGCACAGATTATATTTTCACTAAATATGCAGAAATTTTGATGCAAGTTCTTGAGAAGTGCGACAAAATTAAAAATGATCGCCCAGATATTCGTATTGAACATACCTATACAGTCCAGATGGTTGAACAGCAATCAGTTGCGTTTCAAGACGCAATCCGAAGAGTATTAGAACGTCTTGGGCCGGAGTATGGATCCTTATTCATGGATTTGTTGAAAGAAGAGTTATCAAAGATGACCCCAAGAGATCTAGCTCCATTGCCAGCTACAACTACAAGGGAAATTGAAAAGGAGAGACAGTCTCTTGATAAGTTGGGAAATAAGGTTGAAGAGTTTGATCAGAAGTTTCTAGAGGAGTATAAAGACGAAGAGCCTTTAGAATCAGATGAAGATGAGGAGTCCGATGACTTTTAATGAACACTTTCAGCGCCAAGTTGATTCGGCAAATTGTGAATGCTTACCAGAAGACCTTCGGAACGGAGTGCTATCTGATTTTGATACGATGTCACAGCTTGGTATCGACAATGACGAAGACCAAAATAGATTCTTCTTGGTAAGAAATCATGTCCCAGAGATTGCTCATTTGATATTTAAGGTAAAACTCAATGACTCTACAGCTCGTGCAATTGCTGCGGAAGTGTTCAGGAACAGAGAAAAAGCACCAATCGGTACACTTTTACAGCTGATAGAAGCCACTGATCTCGCATTAAAGAAGATGGTATCTGGACATATTAGACCAAAGATCGCTTACCCACAACCTGGGTCAATTTCAGAATTCCCTAAATATGACATTGGTCGTTGGGTAGCGGCTACTCGCGAGATATATGGTTTAATGAGTAAAGGTAATGATCCTATTCAAGCAAAAAAATCTGTAATTGGTAACTGGGAAGCAAAGGAACAAATGGACTATGAACAATGGCTGAAATTCTATAAGGAGAGGACTCCCGAGAAGTATCCCAAGCTGGCTCAAGATGGGCTATTTCTAGCTAATCTTCCTATCGGTGTAGATTCTTTGCGCGCTCGACATCGTAGTGGAAAGTTCCCAAATCCCATCGGAGGGATGAGAGATGAGCTCCCTGGCATGCCACAAGGTGACGTTAATTCTGCTCGCGATAAAATTGAAGGACAACGTAGAAAGCTCATTAGCCGCCTAAACTCGGCAGAGAAAATGTTGGCCTCTATGGATGGTCAATTATTTGCTGGCGATGATCAGGAGCTGATGCTGAAGCTTCTTCAAGATCTGAAGCGAAGAATTCAAACCGCCAACAAGCTAACATCTGGTTCTTCATTGTTCGTAGACCAAATCTATCGAGCAGCAAACCTATTAAAGGCAAGAGGCAAGGATGGCGCTGCTGGTTTCTTTTATAAGCTGGCTCAACTAGATCCATCAGGAGGCATGACTCCACCTCCAGGTATTCCTGGAGTAGAAGCCCCACCATCAGGTGAAGGGGATAAGAATGATACTTATCAATGTCTAAAAGAATTCTTTGATAATCTAGAGAGAGGAGTCTCAGATAAAGACGATACACCAGAGGAGAGGAGGTCAGAACGAAGCCATGAGGTGCCTCCACTTCCTCCAGCGCCAGCTGGCGTGCCAGCTGTAGAAGCTCCACCGCCTATTGCTCAGCCTCAGCCAAGTGCCCCACAGGCCGCAGCGGCTATTGAGGTTGCAGACGTAATTAAGATTGGTCGTGGGTATTGGCATCCTCGTTCAAAGTTTGCTCAAGAAGCACTTTCTCCGTCACCACCTCCCCCACCGCCACCTGATGTTCCACCAAGTGTTGTGGAAGCACCTCCGCCAGTGGAAGAGACTCCAGAGGATAATACAGAAGATGTTATTGACGCAGCTCTCAAGGGCGTGAGTATCAATGATGTTGTGAGTAGATTGGAAATGCTTGTTTCGATTTATAACAAACGAGAGATTGCTCGTCAGTTAGCTATCCTTGATATTATGATGGATCGCCTTAGCCTATCTTCATTCTTCCCAGCTTTGGGCGAGGCAATGAGTAAGGCTCTTGAGTCGAACCAATACATCGGAAGTCGCCTAGAGGGTGTGCTTACTAGGCTTAAAGGATCAATTGAGGTACCTGGTGCTTCTGAATGGATTGAGCCAAAGACTGTTGCGATGAATCCTGAAACCACTAATATCAGGAACAATCTACAACAAAAGAAGGACGAAGATGAAAAGCGCAAAGAGATGCGTAAGGAACAAGATCTTGCGAAGATGCAGGGCGGAGCTGCAGGCCCAGATGTAGGCCCAGCCGCTGTTCCTGTTGGAGAATCTGCTGATTTGCAGAAGCCAGTCTCTACGATTGAACGAGCCCCAAGAATTGATGTTCGATAAAGGAGAAGAATGGCCGGAGTTAGGGATGTATTACTGGACGTGAAGCGCCTTGCTAAAGACAATGGCTTGTCTGAGCCATATATTGTCGGCGGACTTCCGCGTGATAAAATCCTTAATCGTATCAATAAAGTAGAGGATGTTGATATTACTTCTGGGGACGAATCCATTCATCAGTTAGCAGAGTTGACAGCACAACAATTCAAAGTCAACCCAATACGCTTTCCTGATGGCCATTATCAGCTGTATATAAACAAAATCAAATTCGACTTCTCTTCAAACTTTAATTCTCCAGATGCCGCATACTTTTTAGAAAAGGCCGGCATCAAAGATCCTTCTAGCATGCTGTTGGAATTATTCAGTCGTGACTTCACCTGTAACACTCTTATCATCCCATTGGCATTGCGCAAGATTGTAGATCCGACAGGTCTGGCTATAGATGATATAAAGAAGAAGATTATCCGGACCCCATTGCCACCACGTATCACTCTTAGAGATGACCCGAAGCGTGTGGTGCGAGCGATTTACCTTGCAGCAAAGCTTGGATTTACAGTTGAAAGAGACATTATCATGTGGGTTTTGAATCACCACGACAAGATTAAGGAAGAAGTATCTGTTGGATTTTCTAGGAGAAAGTTGGCCGATGCCACAAGGGCTGATGTCAAGAAAACTATGCAGTTACTTTCGACTATGAAACTTTGGAACGTTGTTGGTATTCCAAGAATTCTTGCACAGCAACAACCGGTGGCATTATGAAGCGTCATTTAAAAATAGCAGAAGTTCGTAAGAATGAAGAGAACAAATGCCCATTCGGTCTTCCAATACCATTTGCCTGCAAAAATGCCGGCGATTATGTAGACCAAATGGCACCGTTTGGAGTTATGGGCAAGGAAGCATCCGAGGATGAAAAGGAAATGTTAGCTGCCGCTAATGCTAAGCTTCTTGCTTGGAATTTATTACGAAGCTCAGATGAACCGTCTCCTTGTAAGTATGCGGGGCATATTCTAGAACATAATGATGCGGTAGAATGTAATCACGATGATACGGCTCCTGGGCAAGGTCCGGCTCAACCACTGATGCCATCACCATATTATTCCAAGATGTTCAATGGTATCATCACAGGTCTGACTACTTATCCCGCCGGTTACCTCAGCGACTACAATGTGACGAGAAACTTATACTTTGGAACTTATAGCCTTCAAGGTAGTTATATAATTGATATTATAAGGAAAATATGAGTCAGCAAAAAGAGAAGGTCTCCAAAAAGCTTAGTGGAAGAATTGTTAGCCAAGAAACAAAAAGAAGATGAGTGATGCCTGGAAAAATAGAATAAAATTAAAATCTGAGGATATTATTAATATTAGAAATCTATATTATCAAGGAGTTTCTAATTTATTTATTAGGTTTAAGGTCTCAAAAGACTATATTCGCAAGATATTGGCTTACAAGGTATGGAAGAATTTATACGAATAATTCAGAATAGGTTTGTTAGCAACATTGAGGTTGTAATGGTAGAAAAACGCGCACAAGATTTAGGAGAAGTTATTGTCCCTTTGATGGGAGGCGGGCATCATTTTCCGTCCTTTGAAATAGGTGATAATATTGAGGTCTCAAAAGATCCTCATGAAGTCATTTTCAATCTTGACAAGATTCCGGGTGCTCCTGATGCACAGGATATTATTGTAGAGAATGACGGTGATGACGAAGATATTGAGGTAGAGGCCGATCCTGCAGATTCTGATGCATGGAAATGGGAACACTCTAGCTTCCTTCCTTGGCTTAGCAAAATGTTCAATGGCGTTCCCCCACATTCTGGTTATGATACTACCGGATTGGAAAAGGCAATTGCTTATTTTGAAGCGTTGGATCGTGAGATATCAAAAGCTATGCGTACCGATTTCAAAGATGAGATTGATGCCGCACAGGCCGAGCGGGCTCGTGAGCAAATTGAAAATGGACTTGAGCGCCTACTAGACCGTCTAGAGAGTGTGAAGGTTGATAAGTACAAGCGTCACAAGAAGAAGAAGAGCAAGAGCTGGTCAGAAGATTCTGGCATTGTCAAAGAGGCTCAAAAGGCCACAAATATCACTGGTATTACGATTACAGTTCCATTGTTGATTTCAAGAATTGCGCGTGTTTGTATCAATGGAATGGTATCGGCCGGACATGATATTGAGGATATATTCAAGCGTCAAGTAGAAGAATATACTCTTGATAAAAGGGAGCAGGCTGAACTTTCCCAGTTATTAGCAGATATGGGATTTCCTATGTCTCAGGATAGAGGATATGCTGTTGGCAGTCACATTGAAACTTATAGAAATGATGGGTTTGATTGGAGTGCGCAATACCGAGGATAATGATGCGCGATAAATCCGAATATTATCTAAACAATACAAAAATAATTCTATAATACAGCTTGCTGCATAATACAGAGGATAAATATGCGTAATTACAAGGGTGCCTTTTACAGAACCGATGAGATTAGCCGAGAGCCTGACGATCAGTGTCCAGATTGGATTGATCTGCTTGCTACTAAAATGGCTTCTTCTAAGACTGCCGTTGAAGTTGCTAGGGATCGTCAGCATCAGCCTTCTATTTATGAAATGATGAGTGCTATCGTTAGTGGCCAGAAGCCAAAGTATAGCTCTGTCGAAGAGGCTGTGAAGGACTATCAGCGTCAAACTGGGCTTGATGAATATATGAAGCGAGCCAGCGAAAGCGATCTTAGTGCCATTGCTAGCGAAATAATTGCCAAAGCTTCCGAAGATGACGAAGACGAAGATGAGGAAGAAGAGGACAAAGACGAAGAGGATGATGATGAGGACGAGGAAGATGAAGACGAGGAAGAAGAGGAGGACGAAGACGATGGTGATAAGGACGATGCCATTGATGCCTTCCGAAGGAATCTTGATTATGGCGAAGCTCGCGATATGACCGAAGAGGAACTACAGGCTAACCCTGGAAAAAAAAAATTAATCTCTGAGGCAGATGATGCCGAGAAACCAGATTTACTCGTAGAAAATCCGGCTATTGAGCACTTTCTCAATAACGTAATAGAGACAAATATTGGCATTCAGATGCCAGCCATTCTCCATTCATTGATTGAAACCTTTAGTAGAGACGGGGTTGACCATCGAATTTTCTCAGACAGGGAGTTGCTAGATTGGATCAACGGAAGACTCATTAATAAGGGCGTTGCTAGGAATGATGTCCCATCTCACATTGGACGTGGTGTGGGTACTCACGTTGATTATTCAGGGGACAAAGACTCAAACAAGGATCCGTTTACCCTATTAGAGCCAGATAAAGGCCATCTGTAATTGTAATTCTATACATTTATCTGTATTTTCATATATGTGTTATATAGATAGGTATAAATGAAATCTGCAGAAATAGGATTTAATGAGTTATTTTATAAACTTCGTGACGGAATTCTAAGTCTTGATCCGGTATATTTTTGTGCAAAATATTTAACTGTTGATGGTAAGCCGTTACAATTAGAAGGTACTGGCTATAAGCCATTCGCCGACATTTACAGATACATAGCACTCAAAGCTATTGAGCCAAACTCAAAACCCATTGTTCTTGTGAAAGGACGGCAGGTGGGGGCGACGACGATGGCGGCAGCTCTTGAGTGTTACTTCAGTGCCTGTGGATTGTTTGGTACTAACGAACGTCCACCAATGCGCATGATGCATTTGTTCCCGACGTTATCTTTAGCGGCAGCGTATACAAAAGATAAACTTGATCCAATCATTGGTCACGCGGCTCCAGTTCCAGGAATGATGAAGAGCAATGGCATTCTGAAGTCATACATGGAAGCGCGTTTGGATTTGTCTAGTCCGACTAATAACAACATGCATTTCAAAAAATTCATGTTTGGAAATCAGATTTGGATTGAATCGACCGGTATCGACGGCGATAGAATTCGTGGTCGTACTTGTGATGGTACTTTCTTTGATGAGGTACAAGACATGTCCGACGCTGCTATCGGTGCAGCTACAAAGATTCTAGCGCAATCCAGATACGGAATGGCTGGTGAAGGTGTTCAAGTATATTATGGAACGCCCAAGACCAAAGGCGGATCTTATTGGAATATGTGGCAGAATTCTTCACAGAATTACTTTCATTTGCGCTGTGAAAGATGTGGAAAATATTTTCCTCTATATCATCCTGGTGTGAACTGGGAAGAGGTATGGCTCTATGGCTTGATTGTTCGATGTACTGAGTGTCATTGCGAACAAGATAAGCTTGAAGCTCAGGAACGTGGCCGATGGATTCCAATCAACGATCCTGAGAAGTGTGATTTTGTTGGCTATCACATCAATCAATTATACATTCCAAATTTTACCAAAGAGACCATAGAGAAAGCAAAGCCAGAGCGTAGTCCAATTAATACCGAGCGCGTTTACATGAACGAAGTTCTTGGTGAATTCTACGACGGCGAAGGCGGAACAATTACGTCCCAAGAGATTCGCGATAAGTGCATCGATAAGGGTCGCAAGATGGTCAAGTATATTTATCCTGATGAAGGTCGTCGAGTTTATGCAGGATTCGACTGGGGCCAGAGAGGAGCGCTTGAACAGATGTCTGGGCGAGGACGTAAAGGTTCCTATAGTTGTGCTGTTATTTTAACTGCCTCTGGAAATGTATTCAATGTTGAATTTGCCACTCGGTTGCTTAGACCAGATCCAGAGACGAAGATGAATACAGTTGAGGAAATGTTTAGGCGCTACAATATGACATTATCCATCGGCGACATTGGTGATGCATATGACTTGACACATAAATTGCAACTAATTTATGATGAGAAGTTTTTGGCATCTCGTTCTTCGCATAAGGTAAATGGACGCATAAAATATTCAAATGATGAGTGGCCAAAGACAGTTGTATTCGAAAAAGACTATTATATTTCAGAGTTGCTTGGGCTTTTGAAAGAAGGCCGTATCAAGTTTCCAGGTGGGAGCTTAGACCGAATCGAATGGCTAATCGAACATTGCGCAAGTATGGAGATTAAAGTTACTAGGGATAAGTCAGGGGAGCCTTTAAAAAAGTATGTAAAAGGGTCTGTAGCTAACGACGGTTTGATGGCGCTATTGAATGCCTATTTGGCTTGGAAATTCGATGTAACCCAGGGATTCACGATTAGCAATCCACAATATATGAAATACGAACTAGCTACAAGCGCACGTCCAATCCAGGCAGTTGTTGGGTATATTCCTAAGATGTTTGGTGGCCGTGGATAAGTACTGGCCGTGTAGTGATATAGAGGATAATGATGGATATTAATAATACCAAAACACGTGCGCAAGACCTTATTGAAAGGAATGCTAAGATAGCTTCTCGTTCTGAAAGCTTAATGGCCAAAAATATAGCTCTCTCTAGTATTCCTGAGGTTTCCAATCGAATGGCTCGTGGCGTTAGTGATCAACGCCGAGATATTATGGAAATGCAGATTGATGCTGGAGAGCTGAGAGAGCAAGGGTCTGGTTTCTCATCTTCTAGGAGTGGCCGCAGCGAAGTTCGGAATGCTCAAACTAGTTTAGGTGTAGTTACTCACAATGGCAAGGGTATGTATAAAATGGCCAGTGGGGTCGGCAATGTTGCCTCTTCTGCTGGTGGGGGCTGGCGTGGCTCTAACGATTCTGTAAGGCAAGTTCCCGAAGTCTACTCTCCTCTATGGTTGAACTCGAACCTCAACTTACCAAGAGACCGTCCAACTATCAATGCTTGGAGCCGCAGCTTTTTTGCATTGAATCCAATTGTTCATAATGCAATTACATTACACTCAACTTATCCAATTGCTAAGTTGAATATCAAATCAAAGAATCCGAAGGTAGAGAAGTTCTTCTCCCAAATGTCGGAGGAAATTGATCTAATGAATATTGCCTGTATGGCAGCCCAAGAATTTTGGATTCTTGGTGAGGCCTTTACTTATTGCGAGTTAGACGAGAGCAAGGGAAGTTGGAGCCGCCTGATGATTCTCAATCCGGATTATGTCAACGTACAGCGTAGCGTAATTGCGGCAGAGCCAATCATTAGTATGCGCCCAGATGAGAATCTTAGACGAGTAGTTTTTGGTAATCAACCATCAGATCTACAACAGCGCAAGCAGCTGGACCCTTCGATCATTGAGCATGTACGAAAGAATGAGCAAATCCCCCTAAACAACTTCTATGTGCATCATATGGCTAGAAGAATTTCCCCATACGAAATTCGTGGAACGGGCCTTATTGTTTCGTGTTTCCGAGCTCTTATGTTGTGGGACAAATTGCGCGAATCTAAGTATGCACAAGCAGATAACATGGTCAATCCATTGACATTGGTTAAGATTGGAAACCAGGAATTCCGTCCAAGCCCAGTTGATCTTGAGAACTGGAGACACGTATTCGAGCAAGCTCAATACGATAGGGACTTCAAGATTTTCACCCATGATGCCGTAACCGTTGATCGTATTGGATATGGCCAGGGTATTTATGATACTTCGGCTGACGTGACTCAGCTTATCAAAGAGATCTATATTGGCTTGATGGTTCCATCGGTTATTATGGATGGCAGTGATACCACTTATGCAACAGGATCTGTTGCTTTGGATGTGTTGCGACAGAGATACATGCAATTCCGTCAAATGATGTCTAGTTGGTTGAAGAGAAAAATCTTCGCTCCAATTGCACAAATCCAGGACTTTTATGACCTAATTGACGGAGAGAAGACTCTTATTGTTCCAGAGATTGATTGGAATCACATGTCATTGTTTGATATGGATAGTTACATCAATCAGATGGTTCAGCTTACAACCGGCGAAGGTGTGGCTAAGCGCGCTTCATTGCAAACGCTATATAGAAGCCTTGGTCTTGAATACGAAGAAGAGCAGAGAAAGATTCGCTACGAAGATATTCAAGATGCAATTCGAATCAAAGAACTAGCCTCTCTAGCACAATATGATCTTCATGAGCTAAGGGCTCTTGGACCTGGCGATGAGATTGATGAGGTGACTCAGATTGATCAACCAGTACCAGGAGAAAGTCCATTCATAACTCCACCAGGTGGAGGAGCGGCACCAGGTGGATTAGGTGGGGGATTAGGAGCACCTCCCGGACCTGGTCCAATGTCTGGATCACCACCACCATCTCCGATTGGCGGAGGCGGCGGTGGAGCACCGAAACCACCAGCTCCTCCAGGATAACACACAGCGCATATTTTGGCTTCTTATAGTTGGAGCGCTACATGAATAACTTTGAAAAAGAAGCTCAAAAGAGATCTGTAACTAAGATGCTTGGGAGATCCCTAAATCCAATGGAATGGATTCGGCAGATGTCCTCCAGCAAATATCGCAGGTTAATTGCAGCTGTAGATGCCGTTGATAAGGCGATGCGTGATAATATTACGAGATTGAAGCCTAGCTTGCGCGATCAGTTACATCAAGCTCGAATGGCAATGAAGAATCGTGATTTCTTAAGAGTTTTCCAATATGCCAATTCTATTTTAGATTCTGTTAATGGCGTTTTCATTGATCAGATAGATGAGTTGGATACTATCGGTAGTGAAATATATTCTGAGTTTTCTCAAAATACGATGGATGATTTTGAGAGACAACAGCTTGAAGAACAGCTTGGTGTTCGAAAAGTTCCACGAGTAGCAGCTTCACCAGACCCAGAATTGATTATTGAAGCTGGCGTTACCCAATGGCTTCAGGAAAAAATACCTACCAAAAAAGAATTAGAGGGAGTTCTTTTCGATAAGATTTTCAAAAATATACAAGGCAAGCAACAAAATGCGGCGCGAGAAGCAATGGCCATTGCTGAAAGCACATACGCTCTAATCGATCAGGCATTTGCTGTATTGGATGACAATCGTAGAAATATCATGGAGTATGTGCGACTTGCTAGAGAATATCAAAAGAAGCTAGGTAATGAAAAAGAGCATCTGAAGCGTATGTATATAGCCAACTTTCCAGCTGAGCCTGCTAAACCTGCCGAAGTATCTCAGCCTCAAATAACCCCGCCAGCAGCTGCTCCAACTTCACCGGTGCCACCTACACCGCCACCAGTGCCATCAGCGGGACCAATCCTTTCTGGTAATCCTCCAAGTCAGAAAGCAGCCAAGGATGTAAATGATATGATCGCTAATGCCAGGACAGCGATATTGAATGGTCATGTTGGTATTGGCACTGCTCTATTGGCCCAAGCATCTGAGCTCTGTGATCAGCTTGGTGATGAGCAGCGCAGCATTAGTTTGCTGAAAACAGCTGTTGATTTGGACCGTATTAGAGGGCAAGCCATAGATGTTTGTATTTATGATGTAGTACAAGATCTTCCTCGCTTTTCAAAAGAGAGAGTTGCTGAAGCATTTAATCGTGGATACAAAAATCCAGAACAGTACCTCCGGTACGTTGGCACTCCAAAAGTTATGGTCGATGGAAAGGAAGTCAAATAATGGAGAACGAAGATCTTCAGATATTGCGATATGCAGCTTTAGAGCTACAGGCGAATACTGGAGATCTAGTTAAAATTGCTGGAGTCGTTCAAAAAGTTAAGGATTGGTTTGCTACTCGAAAAAACAGAAAAGCACTCAAAGCCCTTAGAGAACCAGTTGAACGAACATTCAAGAGATTAGATGAGGCTGTTAGAAGTCAGGATGCTGAAGCTGTTGACCGTATTACTTCTGAAGTACTTCCATCTTTGCTTTCTGATAGTGTCAGAAAAATTGAGACGCTTCGAGATGCAATGTTGGAACATCAAGAGGAATATGTTGGTAAAGGCGGAAATACCTTAGCTGGCAAGAATCTTCGTTGGGTAGCGAAGGATTATCATAAAGATAAGACCTTAGTTCAGAAGCTATGGGAACAGTTACCAGAAGAGTTTAGGTCTGAAGTTCCAATTGGCAGGCGAATCAACCAACCAATATCTATGTTTTCTTGGTATCGAAAATATGGCCCAGAAAACATTTCTATAAGTACCAATGTCAAAGAAACTATATGGCGAAATCTAGGGCGTTTGTTTGATGCCAGTATGCTTGATTATATGGCTCCATACTATAATCAATTTTTGGAGAACCTTAAGTTTTCCATCCTAAATGATTCAATGTTGGAAGTGGTGAACTTCTCTCCAGTTTCTGAACAGGTAAAAAATAGATATTCGAATGAAATGAGAGTTGAATTGCATTTGCCGCCTGTAGCATTTCCTACAGGGACTAATGAGATTCTAATTCCTATTGATAAGGTTATCCTAACAGATTTAGGCACTAGAATTCCTAAAAGGGATCAATTATCTATGTTAGGAGTTTGGCTCTCTACTGATCCATCGAATAGTCTCAAAAATTACAAACCTCCGTCTGAGCCTATTGTGGAGCCAAAACCAGTACCAGCAGAGCCAGAGCCAACAGTTGCGTCTGATGGACCAATTACAAGAATTGTCAAAAGAGCTCTACTAAAAAAGGCACTGCCCAAAACCCAGGCATTGATCAAAGTCAATGGGCAAACTTTTGATTACAAAGCTCAATTTGCGCGAGTATTAGCCAGTGCGTTGAGGCAAGAAATTGATGCTACGTGCTCGGTAAGACACCAAGATGATGATATAGAAGTGCAAGTGGAAGTTTATGGAAGCAAGATGGCTTCCCTACCTGCAATTTTTGGCATATCTAAGTATCTAGCTGATGAGTTTTTGAATCTCACTAAAATGGGAATTGACGTTGAGGTTGTTCCCGGCATTTCGGAACTAGAGGTAATTGAATCTGAAGTTCTAGACAAAAGTTTTAGGAAGGTTGCCTTTGATTGTTGGAGAATAAGATGAGTGATGAAAACAACAAAAATGACATAATCAATATTGCGGAAGATGGTTCAAATATCTATGCCGCAGAAAATGTTTATGAATCTGATGAAGCTAAATATTCACACATCACTTCTTTAGCAGAGGCAGTTGGCCATTTCTACAAAGGTAAAACTATTCAGGTTTACTGGGGAGAATCTGGCGGAACTACCAATTATGCTGATTTCGAGATATCCAACAATCTATTTGTTGAAGGTAAAGTTCTTTGGGGAAGAGGCGAGGTTTTCGCCATAGAATGCGAAGTAGAAACACCTATTAGGAAATTCAAGACAGTTATATTATTCAATTCCTACAATGTTTATTTGGTGTCTCCATTAGATGGAGTTGATGTTATGAATTGCTTCAAAGGTAGGGTGAAGAAGATTAAGAGTAAGGGAATTTAATAATGAGCATAGCCAGTGAATTAGCATCCATTTGCAAAGATTTGAGGTTGCTTGGCGAGTCCGAGCTAACGAAGGATGCTCTTTTTGCTTATGCTGCGATAACTGATACAGAAAATCCAAGGGCAGATCTGAGCTATAGTTATGTAATGAGAAAGCTACGAAAAGGCGATGATGATCGGCGATTGAAGTTTCAAAAGGCATTTAAGGTAGCATTTGATAGAGCTTTAAATGAGGATGTAGATGAGCCGGCTGAAATTGCCTTGATGGTTGCTATAAAAGCAATTGATTTCAAGGATGAAGATGCCAGCTAGATTTTCACAAGTATCCAAGAATTTATACAGAGGAGGATGTCCGTCTGCTCATGATTTGATTTTTCTCAAGGGATTGGGAATAAATAAGATTGTTAGTTTGGATGATGAGTGTGGACACAATATAGATTCGATTTGTGAAGAGCTTGGGCTCAAGCATATTATTTGGGGCTTGGGCGATGGAAGCGATCCAAAGGTAGCCGCCTTAAAGAAAAGAATCATTCCAACCCTCACGCATGATGGGCCTACATACATTCATTGCCTTCATGGCAAGGATCGAACTGGAATGAGTGTGGCGATGTATCGTATCTACACAGGATGGCCAGTTGAGAAAGCTCTCAAAGAGGCAGCTGAATTCGGAATGGGTGCATACCTACCTCCAAAGGTTACGCGAAGCTATTATGATGCCGTCAAGCAATTTGCTAATGAATTGGAAGACGATAAAAGCAATGCTATCGATGCGGTGTCTCTGACACGGGAGACGAATTCATTCTCTCCGCAAAATCCGGCTGTTAATGACATGACTATTACGAGGCCGGTTAATTTCAATCTGCCGCCTGGCACAGATATAGAGTTCAGTCAGCTTAGTAGAATTGCGAAAATAGCTTCCTTGAATAAGAATGCATATGTTCGCATTTACATTAGATGTAAGGCTTCAGATTTGCTCAAACCAGGCAATTATTGGTGCACCTCAATGGAGGCGGCTAATAAAAAACAAAAAGACTCTTCTGGTAAAATGTTTTCTGCCAATCTAGATTCATCAGCTATTTTTGAGAAATTTGATAAACCTATTACAGATACTTTAATACATGATATTCTTACCAAAGATATTGATGTGGCTATTCTCAGATATAATCAATATTTGGTAATTGACCCTGATGTTTTAGTAGATATACAAGAAGAAGATGATGTAAATGATGTTGCCGGAATTGGTGATGTTGTTGAAGTTGGTCTTAGGGATAATTCTACAGATTATACATTTGTATATCCAGGAAGTGGAGCCGGAGTAGGTGGAATGCCGGATGGCGCGGCTGGCATTGTTCAGCTGCCATATTCGGGACCTGGACAGGTATAAATGGTAATACTGTGATATAGGATTAATAAATAATGTATCGAAAAGCTTACTCTATTCAAATGCATTTTGGTGTTCCGGAATCTGAAAAGAGGGTTGCGGAAAAGGCAGAGGAATATTTTGAGCAGCTTATCTCGGGGTTACAAGATACAAAAGATTATCTTGATCTAATCTATGTTCCATTCCAGAAGCATCAAAATATTGATATGGAGATGGTTACAGATTACAGAAAAACTTTCAGGGAATACCGTGACCAGGTGAAATTGAAGTTCAGGAAAATAGTAAAGAAGGCTTATAAGTGTGTGGCCTTGATGAATTCTTTCAGCACGGATACCGCTACCGAAGAGATAATGGAATCATTTATTGGAGCTATTAGAGAATTAGATAAATATGTTGATACTTTTGTGTCAATATTCTCGAATCTTAATAGTTCCGAGTTCCGAGATCACTTGATTTCGACGATTGACTCGCTCAAGAAGCAGATGAATCAAATTGAGCAGTTGATTAGAGATCGTATTTTGGAGCACATAGACAGTAATATTTTGGCAAAGAATTGGGCAAAGGATATTTCGGACGGTGATAGTGAGCCCATTGAGGAACGAGTCCCGTTGGTCGTTCAGCTCTTCAAGGAAAGGCAGAAAGCTTTGCAAGAGAGCTAATTGGAGATTGGTATGTTAGTAAAAACTGGCGATGCAGAAATTATTAGCGTTGTTGATCCTTACGAAATTGAGGATGATACCGAACGCAAATCTGCTTTAGCTACAGCCTTAGAGAAAGCGCAAGAACGCATTTCTGCAAAAGAGTCTGGAGTTAAAGATAAAAATTCAATGGAGAGCTAATGCTTATTAAACTAGGAGAATCGGTTTTCATCAGACCAGAGGATATCAAGCCAATTGAGAAATTGGCAGATGATATGGATTTGGATATTGAAAACCGCATGTACAAGTTTGCTCAAGAGTTGAAGGTTATCGCTCCAAAAGCAAAAGACTTCTTATATTTTACTTGCGTGATGATGCATGCCGCTGAGGCAGCTTGCATTAATGATGATGGAACCCCAAAGAAGACATCACAAGGAAAAGATGTCGAAGCTGCTTGGGAATCTACTAAGGAAGGCGGTGTAAAGTGGGTTTGTAATGAAAAAACCCTTATGCCTTATCGGAATAATAACCGAGACATCTTTCCAGAAGCAGAGTTGAAAGTAGCATATAAAAATTGGGTCGGTCGTCCATTATGCCTCGATCATCAATCACAGTCGGTTGATAAGATTCGAGGCGTTATTGTTGACACCGTATATGATGACCGTAGAAAGAGAGTAATTGCTCTTTGTGCTCTTGATGCGAAAAATTATGGTGACTTGGCCGATAAGGTTAAGACAGGGGTTGCCAACAATGTTTCGATGGGTACAGCCGTAGGGCGAGCTGTATGTTCCGACTGCCACAGAGTCGCCAGAACTGAAAAAGATTTCTGCCAACATATGAAGAACAAGAGCTGCTACGGTGAAATCAACCTAGATTTGACTCCGATTGAACTGTCATTAGTTGTTTCCGGAGCAGACCCAAAAGCCAAGGTTAAGCATATTATTGCCAGTGATATTGCTAAGGCTGCCGGGTTACTTTCAGATTATTTGGAAGTAAAGAAAGGTTTGTCTAGGCAAGATTTGACATCTATTCAGAAAGACCTTCAAAGTCTGATGGGCAAGATCGAATCTATGGCCAATGACTTTGATGAAAGTGATGAGAGCGATGCGGTTGGCCCAACTCGCTCTAGCTGGTCGATGGAAGAATCTGGTGCAGAACCATCGACTCAGATAAATCCGCCTGAGGCTTTCCCAACTTACGCCTCAGAGTTACAGAGAGCAATTTTGGGAGCGCAGACGAAACTGGCTAGCCTACAGGAGAATTTACTTAGAGTAGTATCTAATAATGAGGAACCAACCATGACAAAGAAGAATGCATATTTTCAAGGTACAGAAGAACCAAAGCCGGGACAGGCTCAATATTCAAAGGATCCTTTGAATGAGAAGGCGAGATTGATGGACAAGAATTTACATGGTCCGGCTCCTTTCCCAAACACAGGTGACGAAGAGGGTATGTACCCAGGTGACGAGAAGGTAAAGAAAGAACTTCAGCGTTTAGCTGATGAGCACGAGCGCGCATTGTTCCGCGAAGCCGCTCTTAAGAAGGCAAAGGAACAACTGCAGAGCAAGGGATATTACCTAGGCACAGAAGAGCCAAAGCCAGGTAAAGTTCAATATTCAAAGGATCCTTTGAATGAGAAAGACCGTATGCTTGATAAGCAAATGGTTGGTGAAAAACCATTCCCAGGCGTTGGCGATGTCGAAGGTCTTTATGATGACGACGAGAAAGAGAAGGAGAAGTTGCTTCGTGCTTCGTTGGTGAAGGCTCGTTTTGAGAAGGTTGCTCTTCCTGATGGCCGTGTCAATAAGTCAGCTTCGAGCTGGGTCGTTTATGCTAATGATAAAGCAATTCTTCGCGCCTCTGTTGATCAAATTACCAAGGGTAATTCAGAGTCTCTTTATGACGCCGTTGCTACTGAGCGTTTTGGTAAGTCATTGCTGAATCGCATTCAGACCGAGGGCTTTCAGGCTACAGCAGACGCTCTATTAAAGAACGCACAAGCAGCTCCAGCTGCTCCTCCAGCTCCTCCAGTCGATGGTGCTGCAGGCGGCGCAGATCTTCCTCCACTTGAGCCACCAAAGAATGTTGGCGGAAAGGGCGGGAATACTGATGAAATCGTCGATGACCTTCAGTCTTTGTTTGATGAGATGGGTGGCAAACTTAGTGATCTTCGTGACAAGGTCAGTGGTGCTGTTTCTGAAGATGCAGATGCTATGCCAGACGTTGAGCCTGCAGGTGATGCAGAGTTCTCGGAAGGGCCAAAGACCGCGTCTCAACTTCAGTCAATGCGTAAGCGCGTGAATGGTATGTTGCAAGAGGGCGTCGATGAGACGATTACTTCTTTGGCGAAGCACATGCGTGAAATCAACACAGCAAAGAGGGTCTATAAGGAAACTTATGCTTCTATGACCGAAGAGCAGCGTGAATATCTGAACGCACTAACAATTTCGGCAGTCAAAGATGCAAAGGCCATGTTGGTTGATGCTGGTAAGTTGATGGAGGCTGTTGTTAAGTATGCTTACGGAACTGCTGAGTTGGAGAAGCGCGCTTCACAGAAAGATCCAGAAAAAGATCTTCTTGACGCAATTTTCGCTTCGGAAGAAGAAACCGAAGAGACTGCAGATGCAGCTGACGGAACCGAGGAATGTGCTGATGCCGCTGATGCAAAAGACGGAGCAGAAGATGAAGAATGCGCCGATGCAAAGGATGGAGCTGAAGAAGAGTCTGCAGACGCAGCAACTGGTGAATTGCCATGTGCTGATGAAGGTGCGGCGGAAGACGGAGGTACATTCGATAGCTGGTTAGCTAACATCAAGGGCAAGGGAGCTTCGGATAAGGCAGATGCCAAGTTGTCGTTGAAGACTCCAGATGGAACAACTCAGCAACTAGGAGAGGTAACAGTAACAGCAGGAGGAACTTTGGAACTATCAACTAAAGAAGGGCGTGCCCAGGCACGTATAAAGCTAGCTGAAAAGGGCTTGCTTGGGTTTAATGAATTGTCTAACGATGCGCATCCAGGTGGCAGTGTTAGTGCAGTTGACGCCGGTAACTTGGATGTAAAGCCAAATGTTCCAGGTGCTGAATTCCATGTGCCAAAGGATATTCAAAGCTACATGCTTGAGTTGGCCAATATGCCACCTCGTGTACGTAAGCAAGCTGAGATGATTCAGGCTCTAGTTGCAGAAGGCAAGATGAAGGCTGATGATGTTGATAAGTTGGTTTCCCATGGTGTTGACGCGGAAGCAGTTAAATATTGGAAGGAACTGTTTGGTCAGGGCGATACAGAAAGTAAAGATTTCGCAACCAAGTTGACACAGGAACATGCCAAAGCCAAGCAAGCTGAGGAAGTTGAGTCTTACAAGGGACGTATCAAGAGAGCTTATGAAGTTGCCCATCAAATGATTGCTAAAGGCATGATTACTGAGGGTCAGCTTGATTCACAAGTCAACGACATTATGAAGTGGAATGACGCGGGATTTGAGAGCATCAAGAATATTTTGGCACGACAACCATCTATGAACAAGCAGGCTTCCATTCCTATGGTTGGTCTTCTAAGTTCAGGCGAAGTAATTCTACCAATGGCCAAGGTTGCACAAGAAGGCGAGCAAGATATCAAGAGTTTCTTTGATAACTACTTTGAGTCAAAAGGTTTGAAGTTCTAATTTTCTGGGCCGGGCGGGGTTGAAGGCCCCGCCCATCCATAATGAGGTAAATATGTCTAAATTTGATATTGCTACAGAGATGAATGGTATTATGGCCAGCCCAGTATATCAGTCTATTTTCACAAAGGCAGAACCACAATTCACAAAGATGGCTGCAAAGAAAGAAGACGATAAGGAAAAGGCTGCCAAAGAAAAGGCGAAGGCTAAGGCCGAAGCTGAAAAAGAGAAGGCAAAGGCTGACAAGGAAAAGGCCAAGGCCAAAGCTGAAAAAGAGAAGGCAAAGGAGAAGGCCGAGAAAGAGAAGGCTAAGGCCAAAGCTGCAAAAAAGAAGGCTATGACCAAGTACGAATCTTGTATTAAGAGTTTGTGCAACGCTTCCGAAATTTTGGACGAGGCAGGACTCTCTAAGGCATCAGCTCTCACATTGTTAGCTCTTGATAACCTTGTAAAAACCGCTGCCAAGAAGAAGGAAGAAAAAGGCAAGGGCAAAGACAAGAAGGAAGAAGCCGCAGCCAAGAAGAAGGAAGAAGAGAAGAAGGCCGCCGAAAAAAAGAAGGAAGATGCCAAGAAAAAGGAAGATGCTAAAAAAGGCGACAAGAATGATGCCAAAGGGCTACCTCCTTGGTTGAAGAAGAAGGACGACAAGAAAGACGATAAGGCCAAGCCAAAGGGCAAAGACGACAAGAAGGACGACAAAAAGAAGACTACCAAAAAAGCGTCCGATGATGCCTCCGAAGTTATTGATTGCGGCGATGCTGATTGCGGCGATATGGGTATGGCCGAAGATTCAGATGACAACAAAGAGTTCGAGAAATTGATGCAAGAACTTGAAGAGCCTGCTGAGGGCGAAGGTGATTGGTCTATTCTTGATCAGCCTGCTGAAGCTGAAGGTGCTAGTGAAGGTGAGCTTGATCTTGATGATCCAGATATTGAATCATTGGTTGAGGGTATCGGAGAGGATGGCAATGCAGAGGCAGAAGAGCCTAATCTTGATGAATTGACTCGTAGTGTTGCGAGCAAGAAAACATCTTTACAGAAGTTAGCAGAGGAGTTGGCTAAAGGTTTTTTAGCATAAAGGCAGCTGGAGATAAAGATCCAAAAGCTAAGGTGCGTAATAAGCCGGCTGCCATATTTGGTGATAAGCATCCAAAAGTAAAGGATGATAAAGATCACTTTCCTATTGATACTATTGGCCGTGCTCGAAATGCTCTTGCCAGATCTCACCAATATACGTCAGCCCCGCCATGGTGGAGTGGTTCGTTGAAAGAACTACAAAGTGCCGTAAAGAGGGCCGTACATAGTAAGTATCCAAGTATTGATATTTCTGATAAAGATAAGAAAAAGAAGAAGGCATCTATGGTATCACTTCTGGAATCACTTGGTGTAAGGACCCCATAAAGGTAACATGAAAAATTTCACCACAAAAATAGAACAAGATATGGCCTTTTTTCTCAGTAGAGATCTTAAGAAATCTCTCGGAGCAGATGAGGCCATATCCTCTCTTCTTAAAGCTCGTAACTTGCTTGAAAATGCCGGTATGACACTTCAATGTGCTGCTGTTGACGCAATTATCAAAAGAGCACAAACTATTGATGAAAGTACTATAGAGGTATCAATATGATTTTCAAGCAAGGATCTTGCGCAGAGGAGCTTTTTGAGGGTATGCAAAATGCCCAACAGGAAGCTCTTTTAGAAGAGTCTCAGCAATATGATCAGTTAGTTTTTGCAGCAATGCAGGCGCTGAATAATGCGGCTGAAAGTTTCGAAAGAGTTGGTAGAACAGCTCGTGCAGAAGAAGTAACTGCAGTAATGATATCGTTAGCAGATAGTACATCTGATGTTGAATTTTTACCAGAATTCAATCAAAAGGCTCATGTAATGCGCTTTTATTCGGATCCTGATTATCGAAAAAATTGTGAGAATTTCTTTGATAAAACAAATAAGAAGGAAGCCGAGAATGTTTTTAAGTTTTTAGGACTTGACACTGACTAAATATATTGGAGGAAATAATGACACGTAAAGAACAGATCGCCAAGAAAGCTGCACAAGCAGCGGCTTTGGCTACATATAATGCAATTCTCAACCCACCAGTTTGGAAGGTTGCGGGCAGAAGCTTTAAGACTTCTCCAACTTGGGAAGATATCGCAAAAGCTGCAGCGGCTGCTTCTTACAGTGCCATTTTGAAGATTGCACAAGAAGCGCCAAAATCAACAGTGCCAGATAAGGGCAAACTAGATCCTAAAGAATTTGGAATGATAGGATTGCTCAAGAAGGAACCAAAACCAGTAACACCATTTCATCCAAACGCAGATAAAGCAAAAGCTGATGATGGCGATGTTGGTAATGCTCCAGTAATGGAAAAGGTTGACGACTTCAATATTTTCAAGTTCCAGAATGCGGCTGAAAATCCAAGACTAGCCAATGCTCCTCAGTTTGCAAATTGGCTTTTTGGTCAATATGGAAAGGGCCCTCTCCCAGAAGATACACAGAATTTTGTTAGTTATGTAAAGAATGGTGGACACGGAGAAGATTGGGCATTTGCAGCGAATTGGCCACGTATTGTTGGAGAAATTGGCAAGCAGGTTCAAAACCCAGCTGCCGTACAGCAACTCAGTGGATTGATGACATAATAATTTGAAGATATTTTCTTCAGTACAGAGCCTCGGTATTGCCGGGGCTTTGTTATATATACTGTTATAGTTCGCAAGGAGAGGTATGAGTTTAAAGATTGTACAAATAGGAAATGCTATACCAGTATCATATCCAGTTGATCCAGTAGCTGAGTTTGAACCAGGAATGATTGCCCAGCTTTATTTACGTGGAAATAACTTAGTCTGTGGTGTAAGTGATGGCAGAGCGCCATTTGGTATTATTGATGATTTCAAAACCAGAGCCTTTACAGCCCCATCAATTGATGAAGAAGTAATTGTTCCGGTTTTGTCAGCAGTTGAAGAGGGTGGCCAATTAGTTACTACGGTTGATTTGAAATGGGAACTTCGCAATCCAAACATCATTCCGTCTAGCTTTATTACATCACCAGTCGATGTAGCACTTATTGCCCGCAATGGTGTTGTTCTATTCCCGGCCGGAACAGTGCTCAACTTCGATTTTGATGGAGATGGTATTCCGGATTCGATTCGTACCATTGTTAGCTACACATATCAAATTCCAAACGTATCTGGTGATGACTCTACGCTTGGAAGTGGCCATGTTACTGTATGGTTCCAACGAGGAATTTTCCAATGCGATATGTATGAGACAAATCAGCGTTATCCATTGAATTCTATATTATTTGTATCTGAAAATGGAAAATTAACCACATCACAACCAAATGAAGATTATCCTGGAGTAGCGATGGTGACCGGGCCACCAACGGCTGCCTTTGGCACTTTGGAATTCGTTTGGTTATAGAGTGTTTATGGATAAGAAATGCTGTAAATGCAAGGAGGTTAAGTCTTTAAGCGAATTTTACAAAAACAAGTCTATGTCTGATGGTATGTCGGCTCAATGTAAAATATGCCATAATCAGTATCATGCCGAGAATAGAAGTATCATCTTAATCAAACAAAAACAGCATTACCAAACTCTAAAAAAGAGAGCAAAGCCAAAGCTTGATGGAAAAATTTGCAGCAATTGCAATCAATATAAAACAATTGATCAATATCATAAAACCAACTGTTCAAATCTTGGAGTTTATAGCTGGTGTAAAATTTGTCAAGGAGAAAGTTACAAGAATTGGGTTATTAATAATGCTGATGTAATCAAGAAATCACATAAGGTGTATTATTCCAAACGAAGGCTTGAGCCTGTTTATAGATTGAGTATGAATGTGTCGGCCTATATAAGAAGATCTATTCTGGCCACTAAACCATTTCATGTTAGCAAAAGTCTTGAAAAAGAAATATTCAAACGATTACCGTATACTGCAGCGGAATTGAAATCTCACATCGAATCTTTGTGGGAGACATGGATGAATTGGGATAATTATGGCGTTTATGATAAAAGCAAACTTACCTGGCAGATAGATCATATAATCCCTAAAAGCAAACTTACCTTTGATTCACTTGATTGCGAGAACTTTCAAAAGCTATGGGCTCTAGAGAATCTTCGCCCGCTTGAAACGATTGCCAATATCAAAAAGGGCAATAAGCCGGTATCCCTAGCAGATGAGACTCAAAAAAGAGCGTCAGGGGTTTAGCAATGTTCAAACTTATCGAGTCTTTATTCGTAGATCCTATACACTTTCCCGTAAAACCAGGGGTTAGCGTTTCTCCGGGTCATGTTGTTAGTATTGTTGAATACAAAGATAATTTAGTAATAGATTTATGTGATGGAAGCGCTCCATTTGGATTGGTAGGAAATCGTTGTTTTGGTGGTAATGTTGTAGATTTTAGGCAGATGGCAAATGTATATCCCCAAAGAATGATTGTAGATTTGAATAGATTTGATAGGGAAAGTGATATCAAAGTTGGAAGCTCTCTATACTGTAATGAATATGGTGTTTTGAGCAGTAGGCAACCATTTGAGGGCGCTCTTTTATTGGCCAAGGTTATTACTCCGGCTGGTTCTAAAAAGAACTACATGCAGATTTTGTGGCTTTGAGGAAAACTATCACTAACTAAGCATACCAATAGGTTTGCCATAGCCATATTTAAAGGTGTTTTACATGAACGATCAGGTTTGGAAGGATTTTTTCGACGATGACCAGACTAGACGAGTGATGAATAGCTCGGAAGTGTGGAGAAACTATTCTCAAGCTGAGCTTGCGCGAGAGCAACTTCAGAAGGTGAATGCTGTTACCGCTGCTATCGATCATGAGAACCAAGTGATGGCTGATATTGAAGCTTTTCGCGAGAAGGTTGCCAGTGACCCCGCGTTGAAAGCATATCTCAAAAAGGCGGCGGATGCAATAAAGCAACACCCAGAGCTGAAAGATAAGGTAGATCCAAACTTTTTGAATGGCTTAGCACTGCTTGACCTTGAGGATTAATATGACGCTTTCAAAATATACAGATAATCTATATCAGTCTGAAGTATACCGCGAACTTGAGCGTCAGGCTGTGAAGAAGGGATTTTTCAAACCCACAGATTCCGAGCTAATTAAGCTTGCAGCCCAAGAGGTTGAACAAACCAGAATCATCAATCAAGAAGTTGATGCTTCTCCCTCTGAAGATCTCATTGTTGATGTCGCCCGCTTAGCTTATGCAATGAGACGAAAAGGTCTTATTGTTCAAGCTGAAGATCTTGAAAAAAAGCTGGTTATGTTCAAGCAAGCAGAAAATGCATTTTATAATGTTACTCAAGAGACAAATAAAGATTTGATTAACTTTGCGCATCGCGATGGAGACGTGAATCTCATTGAGGGTTCTGGAGATCTTGGAACATTTGAAACGATGCAGAGTATCGCTGATAAAATTCTTGCTGTAACTCGTAAGGAGCCTACAGGAAAGCAGGCTATGAATCGATTGGCCACATTGGCCTCGATGATTAATAAGGTTGCGCAAGAGGGCGGAGCGCCAGGATATTATACATCTTCCCAAGGAGGAGCGCCTCAAGGAGGACCAGCTGCCTCAGAGGCAGCTCCCCAGCAAAGCATATCGCCAATAACATCAACTGTAAGTAGAGAAACTCCGAAGACAAGAAGGGCTATTCTTGCAAATGTCCAAACCACATTAGAAGAGTTTGACACTGCCAGAAAGAGCGCTCCGTCTTTAGACGCATTTATTCTTACAGATCCGGCAGGCACAGAGCAACAAGTGGCATATATTTATTTTGCTCGTTTAGCTGGCATTCAGGTTAATCCAAGAAGCATTACTTCTTGGAATAATGTAGCACAGGTTGCTGTCGCAGAAGGTGTTTTGACGCAAGGCGAAGTTCCAGCTGTTACTGCAGAAGCGCTATATACAAAACTACAAAATGCTCATGCTCTTATTCCAACGGCACAAGTAGATACACTTCGCAAGATATCTACTGCCATTGGTATTGGCCAGGTTTTTGAATCTACTTATATGAATCCTAACAACGATTCATCCTACATTTTTGCTGGCGGAATTCAGTTTGCTACAAATAATGATAATGCTTGGGCCGCTTGTCAATGGCTAGCCCAACAGGTTAGAGCTGTATATGTATCTGCTTTTGGAGAAAACAACGATACGATTGTGAAAGCTCAAACAGTAATGAGAAGTCTTCCTGAAAGATTGTATACCGAGTTGAATGCTATCAAGACTGGTGACAGGCTAACTGATGTAAGTACTGCGCTGAGGCAATTGATTAGAATTGGAAAAGATATTAGTGATGCTTTAGCTAAGTTTAGCAAGGAACCAACATTCAGCCAAATGAGAGCAGTGAATGCCGGTCTTATTGATCAGATAGTTAATTGGGTAAATGGTATAAGAACCTCCATTTCGGATCAATACAAGTCTATGGCGAGCTCAGATCAGCTTCAGCCATTTACTATGGATACATCACAGCTTGAAGCGGCATCTACATATTGGGGCGAACAAACACAAAGCGAAGATATAGACGTGGCTAAGAAAGCAGTGAATATTTCTAACAAGATACAACAACTCAAAGAAATTATTGATGAGTATCAGAACAAGCCATGGGTTGAACTTCAAGAGGCTCTTTCTGATATGGGCATTGATGCTCCTAACAAGAACATATTCTTGTCCAGTGTGAGAAAAATTGTAGAATCTGCCAAAGGGAGAAAATAATGACTTCTAAGTTTGCTGGGCAGGACGTAGCCTCTTGGGTTGGCGTCGGCGGTGGTGGCGTTACAGGAAAGGCTCATATTCCTGGTGGACATGGCGGAGCCGCACCTAGTGGTGGAGGAGCCCCTGCCGGTGGCGTTAAATCAACCAACAAAGATGTTGATGGCACAGTTGCTACAATGCAAAACCTAATGGTTGATTTAGGAACTCAGCTAAGTAAACCAGATGTTGCTCAATCAGTTGTTATCACTTTACAGCAACAAGATCCAAATACCAAGGTGACTGCTAAGCTCATTACAGATCAGGCTGTGCATTTTGCCAGAACAGGATCGTCGGCTTCATCGCGTGCAGCAGCTGCCGATGGTGTATGGGGAAAGAATACCCATGATGCACTTGTTGCAATTAAGACTTTGGTGACCCAGCTAAACATCAAGGACGTAATAATTTCTGAAGGCACTGGTACGATTCCATATCAATCAATGAAAGATGCAGAGTTGATTGAGAAGGCTCGTGAGAACATAAACAACATCTCAAGAATATTCGGTGCGCTTGGCATTCAAACATCTGTTGAATCTGTTGCCGAGGGATCTGGAATGATTGTTGTTGATGTTATTGATCCATCTCTTCCAGATTCTGGTTTATCAGATCCGTTTGGTGTTGGTTGGGGACGTCATCCAGTAACAATGGGAGATTTAGCAGATCTTCTAAGCTTCTTTGATTTTATGAGTGGGCTGAAACCTCACTTCCCTTGTAATCCATTAGATTCCGAACCTCAGCCTGCTCCTAAACTAGCTCCCGCTAAAGCTCCAGCTACTGCGGCATTAGATGATTATTTCGGAAAATTGGCAAGTGAGATTTTGGATAGAACTATTTTCCGATTAGGACAAGACGCTGCTCCAGTCGTGGCCGCTCCAGTTGCCCCTGCTCAATCTTCTGATTCACACTGCCTGAGTGTTATTGAAGATAGTATCAAATGGTTTTTGCAAAGAGCAAACGCAGAATTTGATGCACTATATGGGGCGTGGAATGGAACCGCTGGAAAGCCAGGATCTTTGCCAAGTCCACGACCAGATAGGAAAGGTAAGATTGCAAATAAATATGATGCTCAACTTGGTAAGTTTTATGCCCAACAAATGGAAAGTATATCCAATGCTTGGAATGATATAAAGAACGATCTAATAAAAGCTATCAAAGCTAGTGGTAATCCAAAAGTTCCAGTTGTAACCAGGAAGATGATTAGGGAACTTTTGCATGGCACTGGAGCTGGTGGAACTACTGGTAAAGCTCATCAGCGACGCGATGAGGGCGAAGGTGAGGGTAGTAGTGGACATACTTATGGTAGAACAAATCAAGGGCCACCTCTTGGTAATTTTATCATCATGCAGAACTTTCCTAGCAGACAAAGCAAATCTGTTTCTGATTTGACTATTGGAGGTTTGTTACCACAACTAAATATTAAGGATTGGTCATTTGGTGGATGGGAACAAATAGCTCTAAGTAATGTAGCTGGTACTAATGATGCTGAAAAATATGCGAATTTTGGGCCATGGGCAGCGGCGGTTAGGGACTCATTGAGGGACATCTATAATGAGTGGAGCACTACTGCAATCAATCAGTTTAATGATTGGAAAGAGCGCGGTAAGCATGATGATAGATTGCTGGAGCAAAAGTATAATGAACTTCAATCAACCCTTGAAAAGCAGCATGATTTTCTTGGTAAGTGGGAAGATAAGATTAGGGGTCTGCTTGGCGTTTGGGGAAGAGAGTATAAAGAAAGAATGGAAAGGGCTAGAAAAGGACAATAATGAATGGTGATATTCAGTATGTATCCGATACAATTCTGCTTGAAGAAACGTTTCAGGTTCTTGCTGAATTTAATGACAATCGGTTTGAGAAGTACGCTTTTGATCTAGCGGCTATTCTGCCAAGTATTGGTAATGAAGTTTCTTCGTTGGTAGGTGGAAACTATAGCACTCCAAGAAAGATTGTAGATCTTTTAGCCCCAGCATTGTTTTTTGGTATTCATCCCTTACTAGGCGCTTTGGTTGCTATAGCAGAGCATTTTGGATATGATCTTACAGCAATCTACGAGAAAATTAAGAATGCCATTTTGCCGGATATCGAGGCTGGTAAACCAGTAACCGCTGAGCAGATTAATAATGCAGCTCAAGCCGCCATACCTGAAGCTTCAGAGACCTCTTCAACAGAACCTCAGCCAGAAGAGGGCGAAGCTGATGACCTTTTCTATCCATTACGAGCGATGAGGAATAAAGGCCAACTTACCAAAGAAGCAATAGGTAAAAGTAATTCATATCTTGAGCGCAATCGTGCAGAAGGCGGTTGGCTTAATCCATTGAAGGGTTTACTTAATCTATTTAGTGCGAGACGAAGGGGCAATATAATTGTTGGCTTGCTGTCGTGGTTCTTGAAAACGATACTTCTATCTGCTGGTTTGCTTGCGGTAGCTGGAGTTGCTACCTCAGCATTTTCAAAGAAGCCAGGTGAAGTTGGACAAGGATCTATTACACCAGCAGCATCTGCACCTCAGGTTAGTAGTTCTCAGACGCCAGCTCCTACTGGTGTGAATTCTTATGTTTACAAAACAAAACCAGGTGACATGTGGGTTGAAGAACTAAATGGACAGCAACCTCACGAAATGCTTTTGAAATGGGCATTGCAGTCATATCCAAGTCTAGACCAATATAAAAGCATTATATTGAATACACCTTCTTTTTGGAATGCCGTCCGTGAAATAACAGAGGACTGGAAACCTGGGCAACTTGAAGTGGTTATTCCAGATCCCTACAAATCAAGGGATGAGGTTGTGAAGCTGTTCATTGATGATGTTTTCAAATCCGTGAATGAAGGGAGAAAATAATATGAGCCATGATATTTGGGATGAATTTGAAAAGATAGCCGTTGCTCAAGGGCTAATTTCGGTGGCCGAAGAGGATGGCCAATCTGGCACTTTGCCGCGAAGTTATGACTCACTTTCCGACGATGCTATTCGTTTGCTATACAACATCGAGCCAGAGCCGGAAAAGAAAAAGAACATTGTTGAATTTGCTCATCCAGAAACAGCTACAGTTGGTCGTGCTTATGATGCAATGAATTCTGTTGTTGAAAATGAACAACAGCATCAGGACATGATGGCCTATATTGCGTTGAAGATGCCGAATGGGCAACTGACACAAAGGCGATATGTTGCGGCAAAAAAAGAACTTTTAGATTCTTTGATAAGGTCAGCGTTTACGCTTGACAGTCAAGAAGAAGAGAAGTTGATGGTACTTGCTGATTCTTGTGCTCAGCGTTTGGAAGAGCGCCAGATGAAAAAGGAGGCAATTGCCCCTTTAGCAGTAGCCGGCATAGCGGCAGCAGTATTGGGGCTGGGTTATTATTTCTTCTCGGGAGCTCCTCCAGCTGAGGACGTTTATCAAAATGCTCAGAAGGTAATAACTGCACTTAATCCATTATCTGATCGAGCCTATGCAGCTCCAATCAGAAGAGATATGATTAATGCAATGAATATGGCAAAGCAAGTATACAATGTAAAGACTCAACTTGTTCCAATTCATTCTGTTGATGAATCAATTTCTGCCGCTCAGCAAGAAGATGAAAAGAAGAAGGCTGAAGCCGCTCATCAAATAGTTACAAATTACATGAATCAATTGGCCAAAATCAAAGGAGCTATCAAAGGATGGGCTAGTGCGATTCGTATTATGGCTAGTGAAGATACCGAGGAAAGAGGTTCCTGGTCAGCAAAGCTGCACGCTCTTACACGTTCATTCACAGATACTCCAGAAGAGACACTTATCTATGCCCTTGAAGGTAAAGCCGATGTATTTTCTACCATCAAGCAATTTGCCCCTGGAAAGCAAGAGAGCACAAGTGGAGGTTTGTTGGGGGCGATTGATCAAGAGCTTGTAAAGTTCCAAGGCGCTATTGATGTCGCCAAAGAAAAGACTCCAGAAATTCATGAGACATTAGCTCAGGCCGCATCGAAAGAAGCGCAACCAAAGCCGACGAATACTAACGCTCAAATTGCCTCAAATCAGCCAACCCCACAAAAGCCATCGATGGGTGATCTTAATAACGAATTGCTTGCTAATTTAGGATTAAATGGATGAGAGATCTCAGAACACAATAGAAGACTGGAAGAGATACTTACACAGTAAATCTCCTAGCATTGCTATTGATTCTGATTTGAAGTTTCGCAGAGTCATGAGGGGACTCGACAATCTAATTGCAGCAAGCGTTCCATCTGTAAGGGGAATGATTTGGCGCAATGGACAGCTAAATCCAAATGCATCCATATCTGATGTGGATGCCGCACTCACACTACTATCAAAGTTTGGCCAAGCTAATCTTGATGACCTTGGTGATCCAAGCGACCCTAATCGCCTTAGCGGAACACCAATGAACAGTATGTTCATTTCACAAGATGACGCAAATTCTGATGAGTGGAGCCCAACGGGTAATCAAAATCAGGGCACCGAGGGCAGTACCACACCTAGAAAAATACCTTCTTCTGGTAAAAAAAGTGTTCCAAAAATCCCTGAAAAACAGCCAAAAACTATGAGTATTGATGAGCGTATGAAGCAGCTGACGAATTTGATAGAAAATGTATAAAAATAATTTCTCATCTACTACTACAGTTGCATTTATTATAGAGGTTGCTCGATACCTTATAAATCGAGACTATGGTGTCTCGGTTCCCATAAACCGACTTAAGTAAGACCTAAAGATGTAAGACGCATGGCGCACCAAAGAAGTGGTGCAAATAGGAAATAATTATGGCATTAGAACTTGTTCAGCCTGGCATTCAACCGCTAGGACAATTTGACGGCGCAGATGGTATCTATATCACCCTAAAGGGTGGAGAAGTCGCGACGATTAAGGGTGTATCACGCACTGCTGATAAAGCAGCTGCTGATGTGAATCAGGACGGATACGTAGGAACATCTCGACCAGTTGTTACTACGGTTTTGGTTCCTGGTGATCGTCCTCTTATGTTGGTTGACGAAGGTATCTTTGGATATGGAACTTTGTTTGGTTCATTAATTGGTGGAATCGCCGGACAGTATTCATATGGTCTGGGACAGGCTCCAGCAGTTAACTTGGGCCCACACACGGCATACGCTTCTGGCAAGGTCACTCTGTGGGACAAGCCAGGTACATACGCTGTGACTTTGGATGCAGTTGACACCACGGTCCTCACGGGCTTGGTACCAACTAACTCAAGCCTCAAGATTGGTGCTCCGTTGTACGCAACGGCTGCTGGTCTGTTGACACCTAACGCTTCGGTGAACTTTGACTCTGATGGTTATGCAATTGTCGGAAGGTTCTTGAACTTCGAATCTTATAAGGGTGGAAGCTTGGTAACAACCCCGGTCACATTGGTAACGGCTGCCTTGAGCCCATCAGGAACAATCCTGAACCCAAGTGGTGGAGCATTCCGTGCTCTGTTCTACTTCTCGCCTCCGCTTACATAATTGATCGATATATGGATTTGGAGGGGTGGAATTCCCCTCCTCTTCCGCTAGCTGTTGATGGATTTTGGCAGCTTACAAACAAACATTAGGAGATTATATATGTCTTTATTTGATACCCGTGGTGGTATGAATGCCACATCCGTAAAGGATGCATTGAATACGCTAGTTAAGTACGCTGCGATCCTCGAAGAGGGCCAGCCTTCAAATATGGCTCTTTCGGGCCAACCAGGTTTGAATGACGAAAAGCGCGATGAGCTTATTGCTCGTGCGATTATGACACAGGAAGGAAAGCTTGCTCTTGCTCAGGCTATGGCGAACCCAATTCGTCGTAACTTGGATTATCAGGGAATTGCCCGTCGTCTGTTGGTGGTTGATCCTCTTCCACAAGGCGTTGACCCGAAGTATGAGCGTGATATTGACGTAGCAGCTACCGTCATTTCCAGCAATGGTACCGGTGGTGAGTCTCGTGTGTTCGGTGATCGTATCGTTGTGCCAACGTTCGAGCTTTATTCGAACCCAACAGTTCGTATCTCTGAGGTTCGTCGTCGTCGATTCAACGTTATTGACCGTGCCGTTCAAAAGGCCCGTCAAGAATTGATGGCTCAAGAAGATGCAAACATCTTTGCGGCTATCGACGCAGCATCGAGTGTTGAAAACACGTTGCAGGACATCACAGACAGCGGTCTGTTGAAGAGAGACTTGGTTGAGATCAAGGTTCAGATTGATCGTTGGGACCTTGTAACAACGAAGTACTTCATGAACATCAATGAGTTTACGGACATCCTTAACTGGGCATCTTCCGGAACCTCGGCTGGTGAAATTGATCCAGTTACGCAGCGTGAGATTCTTCAGACAGGTCTGTATGCTCACATCTGGGGCGCTGACATTATGGTTTCGAAGATCGTTCCACCAGGAACAGTCTACGGTGCCTCTGACCCAGAGTTCGTTGGTGTGCTTCCAATCCGTCAGGACATCGAAGTTATCCCAGCTGATGAACCAAAACAGTTAAAACTAGGATGGGTTGTGTCGGAAGAGATTGGTATCGGTATCGTGAACCCACGCGCCGTTGCTGCTTCTCGCAAGTCAACAATCGTCGGATAATGCTAGCTAGTTAGTTCAAAATGAATACAGAGAGCCTCGGTGCAAACCGGGGCTTTTTGTTTATGCAACGAATATTTTTGCATATCATTGTTGTAAGTAAATATATGGAGCTAAATATTTGAGGTTAACTTGTCTAAATTCCAGAAATTCCCGGGACATGTGAAGGAAGAATCTTTTGGTTTCTTTCAAGCGGAAGATAGCATCAAGCTTAATAACATATCAGATGGTTATGTTTCTAGAAATGATTCCGTAATCGTTTGGGCTGGGCCTCCAATTGATGGTTCGACAACAGATGACTGGTCTGCAATCAATACAATTGTACAAGCGGCACCTTATGGATCTACCGTAAAGTTGAGAAAATCTACACTTCCTTATATTTGTAATCACACCATTATCGCTGCTCGTTCTAATATTACGCTAGATCTTAATGGAAATATCGTTCTAATATTACGCTAGATCTTAATGGAAATACGATAATTACAACTACTACTTTTGGTCTTGGAACTTGCCCGATTGTAGCCAACCCAGGAACTCCCGCCACAATAGGATCTATTGGAGCTACTGCGGCTAGAGTTAATAGTCTCACAGTTACATGGTCTGGTACACCATTGGTAGCTGGAGATTATTTTTGGATCAGTACGAACAAAGGTGCACGGGTCTCGTTTCAGGCAATATCGGTTGTTGGCACAACTGTCAATTTGGATGCCCCTGTATTGTTCTCCATACCTGCAAGTAACATTTATAAATATTCACCAGTAATCAATTTCAATGTAAAGTTGAATAATGCCAAAATTTTATGTGCTTTTGATGGTTCCTATGCGGACAATCGATTCATTGAGTTGATCTCTGTTTGGAGATGCTCAGTAATTGGTCCTGGAATTATCCAGCAAACAGCAGGAACATCCAGTACCTCACTAGTTGGCTTTGATATTAGTGGTAGAGATAACTTGGTTGATAATGTTATTACGATAGGGTTGGATGGCACTGATTCGAATCGTTCTGGGTTTGCTATCGAAGGGCAACGTGGTGCTGTTGTTCGCAATGTCAAGAGTGAGAATATTGGATACACGGTATGGTTAAATACTACTTGAGATTCAACTATTGATGGGGCCACTGGTGAGAACTGCTGTGGACCATTTATCGCAACTTCGATCAATATTGATATCCCAGCAGATGAGTGTGGGTGCCATCGAAATACGATTCGCGGACTCAAGGCTGTCAATGTAATTGGTACTGCAGGCGTGTTTTGGACTGGCTCTGATTTCTGTGATAATGATATCTCAGACTTGAATGCGAGTGCACAAACTCCAGGTCTAGTTACAGCGCTCGTAGTCTTGGGTGCAAATGGAACTCTTGGGTGCAACAGAAACCACTTTGGGAAGTTGCTTGTGTCCGGAATCTCAGCAGGTATCATCTATGGTGATGCTTGTATCAGCAAAGATAATATTGTCGATGCATTAATTGTGGATAGTTCAACTACCTTGGTTACTACTGGAGTGTCGGGCCACAGTTTAGACATCAGAAACGTTAGAGGACAGTTAGCTGTGCCTGAAAATATTAACTCTATAGGTTCAGGAAATATTGTTACATACGGTAAAGTTAATTTAGTAACGCCACCAAATCCGGCGGGAACACAGTTCCGCTACACTAATAGTGGTTCGGTCACGCTAAACGGAACAACGCCAGTATTCTTTCCAGCGCCTTGGACTACCCCTAATAGCTCTGTATCTTTGGCGAGAACGGCTCCTGGTGGCTCGGCTCATGGAATACCAAGCTATTCGCTTGTAGCAAGCACAATGGCTGTGACAGGCACTCTTTCATTCCTTATTGATGCAGGAGTCGCTTCTTGGAACAACACAACACTGGTAGAGGATAATAGCACTGGCGGTCATGATATATCTACTGTGGTTGGTACAATACCAGGTTATGTGAGAGGACCAGTTGTCTTCCGAGTGCGTATCAAGCCAACCGGTAGAAATTGGGTGGCTTTAGCAGTAGGTGGAGGCTCTGGATTTGCCAACTTCAACCTGATCACCGGTGCCTTAGGTACAGTTGTTGGTGGGGCTTCAGGCTATGCAACGGTTAATGCTGATGGTTCTGTAGATTGTGTCATGCTTGCACCAGATATGGCCACAAATGTAGCCACAATCTGGATGGCTACAGCTGATAACACCTTGTCATATACAGGCAATGGAGCTTCCTTCGTAATTTCAAACCTATCACTTACTGGACTCAATGCTGTATCGCTTGTGGCTGAATCAGGAAATAATGATGTATACAGCATCTATGCTCAATAAATGAAGCGCAACGGATATTTTTGTATGTTGTTGATAAACCAGCGGCTACGCCAGCATGTGCGAGGGGTTTTATGGGTACAATAAATTACAAAGATCCAAGTCTTCTTTCTTCTCAATTAGCTAATGGAGAAATGTCAGCCGCAGATAAGGTTAAACTTGATGGCCTAGGAGCTGTATTGGATGGGTATTCAGCCGCCCTGGAAATGGTAGAGGCTGTGGATAATGAAATTCTTTTAGCTATCGATGGTTATGCGACGATAGGTTATGTAAATTCAAGAACACCAGCAACACACGCAAGCACCCATGAGGCTGGTGGAAGTGATCCTGTTGATGGATACTTTATAGAGCTATCATATTTACCAGTTAACTATGCACCTCCGATAGACGGATATATTGGCGAACATATTGCAAGAATAGATACTCGTCTTGGTCAAGCGGCTCCATCTCCATATATAGCTGTTTCTTTTGATATTGATCTTACAACTACTGCCAATACTCTTATTGATACTAGGACTTCTAGTCCATCTGGTTCCGGTCGATGGAAATTGATATCAATTGATTTGAGAGTGAAGACAGCAATTACTGGTGGCGGTAGTCCTAGCTCAGCGATTAGTATAGGCTCCACTTCTGGTGGGCAGCAAATAGTTGTTTCTCAAACAATAATACCATCTGTAGCGGTAGGATCTATTGTTGGCGGATTTGCGCTAACATCATTAGGCAGTGATATGTCTCAGTCAACTGGATTTGAAGCGATATACCCAGCATCTCAGGCGATATTCGCAAATGTAACAGAAACTAATTCTCCGACAACTGGAGCTGTAACTGTCTATATAATTTGGCAGAGCTTGCCATGATATAATAGATATGGATGTTCTAGCTTGATATTTAAGTTTTAGAAGGCTCAATGGTATATTTTTGTATGTATTTGAGGTTATAATGGGCAAGCCAGTTAATACAGGAAAGGATTACAATTTTTTTAAGGTCGTAAGTACAAACACATCTGTAACAAGTGGTACATGGGGTGATGGATATGTTGCGCCGATAGGAACACCTTATGATGGCTATGACGGTTACTATCCGCTTTTCCCAATAACACCTCAAGTTCGTACAGCTTTTCGCGGGGCTCGTAGAATAATGTTGGTTGGTGTTAGCGGAACAGACGTAATATATTCTTTCTCTGGTTACAATATCCATGGGCGTATTAGCTCTGGGCAAACTCTTGACTTTGGACCAAGAGGAGAGAATGAGATATATTTTGCTGGTATTGGTACTGTAGACGTTCATATTTGGCATATAGGAACGTAAAGGGGATATATGCTTATAATAGGATTTAATGGGTTTGCTATAGATACTGATTTGGATGGATACGCACTAAAAGTTCATGCTCAAACTCATATAGATGGAGGAAGAGATCCTTTAGATGGATATCGCATTCCTTTGAGTTATAATCCTATAAATTATCAACCTCCAATTCATGAAATTATTGGCGAGCATATAGCTAAAATTGATGCCGCAATTGGAAGCGGAGGCGGTGGCGGAGGTGGAACCGGACCAACTGGACCAACTGGTCCTGCCGGCCCAACTGGAAACACAGGTCCGACTGGTCCTGCTGGAGTAACTGGCGCGACGGGAGCAACTGGTCATACTGGCTCTGCAGGAACTACCGGAGCCACAGGCGCAACCGGAGCAACTGGTCCTGCTGGAGCCACAGGAGCAACAGGGTCAACTGGAGACACAGGCCCAACTGGTCCTGCTGGAACAACCGGCGTTACCGGGTCAACCGGAGCTACAGGTGCCACAGGCGCAACCGGTCCTGCTGGAGCGACTGGCGCTACCGGCGCAACTGGACCTTCAGGAGGCGGAGGTGGTGGTACTTATCCAGGAACATATACTTATGCCACTCTTCCAAGTGCAGTTACTGCTGGGGCTGGAAATCAACAAATTGTATCTGATATTCCAGATTGTGTATTTATTTCAGATGGTTCAGTTTGGCAGCCGTTTTGTAGTGGAGTCCTTGTAGTTCCCCCAGCTATCCCAGTTTCAGCACTTACCGCTTACGGTGCGTCAAATCCAAATACAACCCTTACACAAGAGGGGCCATTTTGGAGACTTACAACATCCGAGCAGTTGAGCCAAGTACTCCACGCATGGCTGGTTGGTCCCATAGCGACAGATGGTAGCGGTCAATACACCATTGAAATTGGTATTGATTCTTCGGATACTTTGACGATTCAACCCTTTGGTTCACTTGGAATATACGCTGATGATGCTGTAAGCCAGGGATGCAGTTGGTTTTGGTACAATCAAGGCGCTACCCTAGCGATTTCAGCACATTATTATTCCCCAACGCCCAACTATTCCTCTGCAGCTGGCGCTGTTTCAATGGGCTTAGCGCCAAGAGTCAAGTTTCTTCGTGTTGGGTATATATCAGCCTCAAATGTAACTACTGTTGATGTATCAACTAACGGCATCAATTGGTTTAGGATCTTCAGCGGCACTAACAGTTGGTTCTATAACTTTGGGGCTCCAACAACGCTTACTAGGTTTGGGGTCGCTATCGATTGCTCTAATAATATGAACCTTGCTGCCGGTTCAAGCAGAATGTCAGCACGCATTTGTCACTTTATTCAAACTGCAGCTCCTCCGCCAGCTCCAATCTTGTAATTATAATTGTATACCTAATATTTATGCATGTTGTAGATATGACAGAACTATATATTAAGCAAAGCTTTCATTTGGCTAATCTTGATTTATTAGCTTTGCAAACGGCTGTTCAAGCAGGTTTTATAGCTTGGATTGACGGATATGGTAGATACACAGCGGCTCCTTCTGGTACTTTTGGAACAGCTGATGGTCTCCATGTCATAGACGGTCAAGATAGCGTTCAATGGGGTGATGATACTCAATTTTTATCATCACCAGATGAAGATTTTGTATCTATTACAACAACCAATTCAGTACCAACAACACTCTATAGTCATACGATTTCTATTGGTGGATCTATATCGGTTCGGGCAACTATTATTGCAATACGCAGCTCTGGCGTTGTTATTGGTAAGTTTGTTAGGGAGTTTACTGCCAAACGTATTGGAGCAGGATCTCCTGCAATATTGCAAGATTTAGTGCCAAGTCCTGATTATATAGAAGATCCAAATTTATCTGTTTCCGATTCGGTAAGTGGGCCCAATATAGTTATCATAGTTACAGGCTTATCTGGTACTATTGACTGGCACGCACATGTGGAAGTTGTTTCTTAAAGGAGTATCAAATGTCTAGTTTTGCACAATATGGTCCAGGTAAAGAGGAATTTCCAGTCAATGTCGGACGTGGAATTTTAAGGCGCAATACTACCAATGATGGCTGGGAACAGAAGTCTCCAGAAACCATTCTTAATGATGCTGCTTCAAGCATTGATATTAATGGCCAGAAGATTGTTAATGTTGCTTCGCCAAGCCCAGGATCATCTGATGCGGCCACTACTTCTTATGCCGATAGTGTTGGTGTTAGTTCGGTACTTCGTGCGGCTTACACACTAATCACTGAAACTCAAACCACTGGAACTAGTGAACCACTATCACTTGCAGACGCTCTATTTGTTGGTCAATCTCCGGGCGGATCAATTGCTGGTTCAGGTATTCTTGGGGTCGTTGCGCCTTCTTTTGCTAGTGCTGCAGCTGAAACAGGAACCGGAACTGGACAAGGTGGACTTGGATCTACTCCAGCCATAACCCAACCTTACAATCCAACTGATTTTCCAGGTCAGCATGGTGTTACAGTTCAAGTTGCTACATCTGATGGTACTTTAGCTCAGGTCTCAGATGTACTTAGTCCGATACCTGTTGGACAGGATGCTCAGGAAGTTTATGGAGTTCTTAGCTATAGATCTGATCTTGGAGCTAATCTAAAATGGAGATTGTGGTTCTATTACAGAAGAACATCAGATGGATTTCCTGTTTCGTTTACTCCAACAACATCTCTAACAAATGTTTCATTATATGTAGCAATTGTAGGTACTTTAGCTACAGTTCCAATAGCTTTTGGTTTGGGGAAAGTTTCATCAACGGCGGCAGCTAGTGGTGTTGTTCCTGGTTTGCTTTCTGATGTTCAAGATGTAGGAACTACTGATGCGGCAGGGACAACAGGAAGATTCTCAGACGCAGCTCATGTTCATAGCCATGGGCAACAACCGGCTGGAAGCCAAGGTGGTTTGGCTCACAATCTAGCCGATGGATCCAATAACGGATTTATGTCATCAGCTGAGTTCACAAAGCTTTCAGGTTTGCCAGCTAGTGCCGTACCAACAACTACAACAGTTGGAGCCGGGTCAGGTCTCACTGGTGGTGGTACCCTAAGTGGTAATATCACCCTCAATGCCGTGGCTAATGCCGATGGATCTATTATCATCAATCCAGATGACATTCAGGTTGGCATTCTAGCTACTGATGCTCAACACGGCACCAGAGGTGGTGGAACCATTCACGCAGCGGTTACGCAGAGTGTTAATGGATTCATGATCTCTACCGATAAAGCCAAGTTGGATAATATCGCCGGAGATACATTTAATGTAACTACCACAACCACGAATGCTACTCCATTTGATATAACTGCTTATACCCCCTCAGATTTGCATGCGGTTACTTTGAGTGTCTTGATTACTGCTAGAAAATCAGATGGTACTGCTTCTGGATCATTCAAACTTTTCGGTGGTTTCCGAAGAGCTGGTGGAACTGTAACTCAGGTTGGAACAACTAAAGTAGAAGCTACTGTGGCTGATACTGGTTTTACAGTAGATGCAACATTCACCATCACTGGCACGGCAGTCAATATCAACGTTACCGGTGTGGTAGGTACTACGATTGCTTGGAGAGCCCAAGGAAGTGTAGTTATTGCTCCATAATATAGTCGAGAAAAATTAATCTTCAGCAATAAATTAAACTTTACAAGGTAAATTATGTCAGATCATGCTCTTTATTGTACTAATACAGAGGTCGTACCTGCAGGGGTGGCTAATGCTATATTAAAACGCAATGCTACCAATGACGGTTGGGAATTTAAAACTCCCATCCAATTAGCTACATTACTTCAAAGCACATTTACTGAACAAGCCACAAATACAACAACAGGCTCAGCTGCTTTTGTTACGTTACTTACTCAATCCATTACTATTTCGGCAGGATCTGTTTTACTTATTGAAGTTTCTGCAAGTATTAGTAATACAAATCCTAATATAAATATGGATATACAACTTAATATTGATGCTGCTGCTGTTCGTGGAGCGGGTCTTCGTCCATCGGCAGCAAATCAACCAAATGTGGCTTCTATTGTATATAGGAAAACAGGATTAGCTGCAGGAGCGCATACCATTCTTCTTCAATGGAGAACGGCAACCAATACAGCTCAATGTCGTCCAGTTGCTACCGTTAATGAACATGCCAGCATAATGATTCAAGAAGTCACCGTATAATCGGGATATATAGACTATTAATGCAATTATTTCTTGACTCGAATGCTCATATTCCACTTCATCCAAAAGCTCTTGAAGCATACATAAACTTCAATAAGTCCATTGGGGGACATGGCCATGCTATGTCAATTTCAATGCCAGGACGGCAAGCAGCTTCTGAAATTGAGGCAGCTAGAACCAAAATTGCCAAATTGATCGGCGCAGAAAATCCCAATCAAATCATATTTACTTCGTCCTGCACTCAAGCCTGCGAATGGGGCCTGGAACTTCTACGCGAACAGAATTTCAAGAATGTATACTGTTCTACAATCGAACATAAATCAGTGGCAATAAAAGCTAGAGAACTCTTTGGTAACAATGATTTATTTGTAAATAAAGACGGAATTGTAGCTTGTACATTTACACCTCCTGAAAAGTCTGCTTTTATATGTATTCATGTACAGAATGAAACTGGCACAATACAAGATATAGAGAACATTAAGGTTCCATTCTTTTGTGATATGAGCCAATCACTTGGTAAGATTCCAGTTAATGTTTCTAGTATACCAAATTTGATGATAGCTGCATTTGGGGCTCATAAATTTGGTGGTCCTGTAAATGTTGGTTTCTTATATATAAGAGATAATAAATGGTGGAGAGAATTTGGGACTGGAAGTAGATATTACTTTGATCGGCCAGGAACACCTGATGCTGGAATGATTATAGCCGCTTCTGTGGCATTAGAAGAAGCTATCAAGACATTACAGCCAAGATATCATAGGGCATTGACATTTCGCTCTATAATTGAATCAGCAGTAAGTTCAATTGGTATTGAAATAATTGGCGAGAATTCAACTAGAGTTCCACATGCTACTTTCTTGAACATCGGGAAAAAGATGGGTCCACATGTAATGGCTCAATTGGAAGCTGAAGGAATATTTGTGGGCCTTGGTTCTGCTTGTGGATCTTTGCACTCAAATACGAATCCAATCATGACGGCGCTTGGTTATGGTGGAAGTTCTCAGGACAATATTCGAATTTCCCAATGGGGAGATTACGGAGATAGAGAGGCTAGAGTTGCAGCTCAGGCCATCGTTAAATATTGTCCAAAGCCTGATATATTCACATAATATGGGAAGGCGTAAGAAAGTAAGGCTGGTTCCTAGTGTATGTGAGATATGTGAAGAGAATAATACAGCTGTTCTTCACAAGCATCATATTGTAGAGCGGACGGACCCGGATACTAGCAATCACGAGATGAATATCGCAATCATCTGTAGTAATTGTCATAATCTAATTCACGCAGCCCCTCCGCAGATCAAGATCATTGGAATTTTTCCATCTACTAAATTGCCATATAAACGTACATTGGTATATGAAGAGAATGGTAAAAGCAATATCCCTGGTTTGGCCAACCCTCCTTTCAAATCCAAAGCTGAATCAATGAAGGTATTTTTATGACAAGAAGAATTCAATCAGAGCGAGAGACTATCAGAATCATTTTGCAGTTGGCGCGTCAGCAAGGCTGCGAAGATAAAGTAAGGAAGCTTCTTGAGAAGTTTCAGAATGCAGCTAAGGGAGCGAAGTCTGATCTTGAGCGTCATCAAATCGCTGCCCTGGGAATAGCAGAAATTCATAAGACCATTGGTTGTGTAGGTGGTTTGGTAGTTGATGGCGTTGGTGTTTTGCCACCAGATACCGGATATCAAGAAGCCATTGATCAACATAAGGGAATGGTTCGGGTGGATTAATATGATTGATGATTATAGTCAAGTAGCCATTAACAATATCAATATTGTTCTGAAGCTGATTAAATTGAGACTAGATACATGTCATCGTGAATATGACGTGTATACAACAGACCAATTGGTGGAATTTGCCAATCAAGCACTTTCTAGATTCAATTCTATTCTGCCCTTTACCAATTTCGCATGGGACGATACGGCTTTTCTTGAGAAACATTATAGTGATTTGGCAGAATTTGCTGCATGTCTGCTAATGCGAGAGATTTTGGAAATTAAGATTGGTCTCAAAAAGAAGGCAATATATTAGCATAATTCTGAAAGCCGCAGGTTATACCTGCTAAGAGGAAGATTATGCAAGAAGAAAAGTATGTTGGAAAGGTTGTTTGGTTTGATGCCAAGCTTGGTTACGGATTTATCTCCAGAGTAGATGAAGCCGATTTATTTATACATTGGTCTGACATTATCACCGAAGGTTTCAAGACTTTGAAGAAAGGTCAAGAGGTCATATTCTCTGTTGGTTTGAATAATCGAAAGCAACCAAAGGCGATTGAAGTATCTGTTGTCAGCGAAGCTGACAGCACAACCGTCTGCGATTGTGCCATTGTATCTGAGGATAAAGTTGAAAAGTAGTAGCCAGAGATTGCAGGAAAGGTTTTATCCTCTAGCCAAGCCGGAAGAGCTTTGGGTTACGAATATAAATCGTTTTCAAGATATTACAATTAGTGATCTAGCCATTACAGTTCGCCGTGGGCAAAGCTTAAATTTGCTTGCTAAAAAGAAAAATGGCTTATCCATGTATAATATCACAAAAAAGCAGATTGATGATAGCATTCAAAGCGGTTCAATTTACAAGAAAGGACAGCATATCAAGATTAGGTCTGTAGCGCCCCAGATATTTACCAAGAAGATTGAAGTGGCTCATGTTTTGGATATGGGTTCAACTCGTACTGTTAGGAAACCACCAGAGATTGAACAAGTTGAGTTTCCTGATTTGGATATGGATGAGGGGTCTGCTGAAGATTTTGCCGCAGAAAATGCAGATATGGATGCGGCAGATCGTGCTCCGATTTTGGCCGTAGATCCTATTTTCAAGAAAAATATTGACGACGAATAACCGGGCATATAGGCATGGGTTCTGTAAATTACATATTTGCTAATACTGGACAGACGGTTCGTTTGATAGTTCAAGTGCTAGATAGTAACGGATACCCTGCTGATTTGGACGGCTATGGAAATTGGCTAGATGGCTATGGCTATCTTCTGCCAGACGGATATTATTCAGATCCACCGGATGGATACTATCCAGATGGATATGATGGATATTCTAACCATCATCATCACCATCATTTATGGACGGCATGTGTAAGACACACCACAGATCGTCACGAATGGCACAGATGGTGGAATAACCACAACTATCATAATCATTTTGATCATGATAGTTGTTTTGATGGTTATCATTGTCATGACCATCATCGCCGTCATCATCACGATTGTTTTCACGTTAATCATCGTGGGCCAAATGATGGATATTATGTTCCAGTTGTTCAGCAAGTAATATTTCCAGACCTTTCAAAGGCCGTTCATTATCCAAGGCTAATGACTCGAATAGGCACAGGATTATATATACATGGGCTGTGTATACCTAATGGTGTCCCAGCGATTGGAACATACATAGCTTCTGTTTCTTGGACAGAAAAGGATGTTGAAGTACGCAGTGATGTTGGTTTTGGATATGCCACGCTGGTTGACGGTTACGTGTTAGTAACTCCTCCCGGAGGGTTACCAGAGGATGCTGTAATCACATTTAGCCGAGAGACCTCTATTGGTTCTATTGGTGAAATAACCATTGTCCCTGGATCTCAGACAACAACACAATTTGCTTTTGCGAGTACAAGTTCATACGATGAATCTATTATTGCTTGGACATGGAACAGCGGACAAAGCTCATTTAATGAATATAAATTCAAATGGGAAACATATGCAATCAATGCATCAAGGCCATTTGGTGTTACTTCGGTTAGTCCCGTCTAAATAGGATAAACATGTTAAAGAAATTCACTGATGATTTTGGATTCATGACCGTTGAAGATAGCGCCAAACTTGATAGTATGTCGGATGGTTATGTTTCACAAAACGACTCTCGCCTTTCAAATGATCGGATTTCCTCCGGAATCAGAACATCATCTACCGTAGTTTCGGTTTCTTCAGCGACAGCGCCAACCGTTGGACAAGTTGTAACGGCTATAAATGGCACATCTGCTCAATGGCAGACACCAGTTCCAAGCATTGCAGCAGGAGAGGTATTCTATCTTGATGGGTATGCGTTGCCTGATGGTTATCAGCTAACTCCAACTAGTCAATATACTCCTGGCTCTGAAATTACTCTAAAGTCACCAATATCTTCTGGACAAACGGTAGTCCTTGGTACGTTCGTTTCAGAAGTACCAATTGGAGAGCCTTTTGTGCAACAGGGAGAATGGGCATTTGATACTTTTATAAGCGTCGATAATAATGATGGATATGTAGTTGTAGAAATTGATGGATATTCTCGTAACCTTAGTAATATCGATACTTATTTATTTTCTACAACAACACCAATTATTACTGGTAATACGTCTACTTTATATAATTCAAATCCGTTCGAAGGAATGTTCCCTGTAACATCAACAGATAGATTGGTAATCAAATATAAAGCTATAAAAATTGGCGGAAGCGGCACAACCGTTGTAACTCTATATCTACAGGATAATACTAATGCGTCTCATGTACATACACCAATTGGTGTGGCTCAATACGCTACTGGATTACAGACTGCTACTACGGTAGTTTCTATATCTGCCTCAGCGGCACCAACTCCTGGGCAAGTTTTGACTGCTATAAGTGCAACAGAGGCAGAATGGCAAGGCCCACCGCCCATTGCCACTCTAGCTGAGTACACATCAACGCTCTTTGATTTTTCTCAGACGCAGACGGTTCAGATTAAGCCGCTGTCTGGAAATAATCCAGTTGCTGGCACGTGGACATTGACTGGGCTTACTGCGGTCAATAGTTTATTTGATAAAGATGGAATTCCGCGTGCATCTGCATTGACTGAATCAGGTACCAGTAGTCGTCTTGCTAGACTTGCTCCGGGAAATCTAGCTAGCGTTGGCTGGATACGGGCTACATTCTCGTATTTACCGGGAGCTGAATACGACGCAAAACATCTATTTTTTGAATTTTCATCTACACAATTTATTGAATTGCCTTCATTGCAAAGTTTAAGATATCCAAGTAGCGATACTTCTTATACAATTTATGAATTAACAACTCCATCTGGATATCATAATGGATACAGCTTTAGTGCGAGAACTGATGGATGGATTGACGTTATTTATGAAACGAATCTTATTCCAGTTAATGTTGCTGAAGGGCAGTTGTGTGATATAGGCACCAGAGGCGCATCTAGATTTCCTCTAACTGGCCCAGTAATTACAGTATCTAATGTGCATTTACAACAAGATAAAGTATCCTATATTACTCCTGCTCGTGGTAGTACTGATTTAATCCTGGCCCAGGGGACTGATGGCTACTGCCCTGTACTCTCACCTGATATTTGGTTTGGTCATTCGGCACTTGTTGAAGGATATGGTAATTCATGTGCTCTAACCTACTCAATACCATCTTGTACATTAGCTACAATCGAAATGTGTATTTGGGTTCGAGAGCATAGCCCAACTAGTACTGCGCGACAGGTATACTCACTCAATGGCACGACAAGCCGTCTTGCAGTGAGTGTCGATCCAACTGGAGTCTGGTCTATCACTCGAACCAATGATGCCGGAGCCACTGTCACTCAATTAACAACCCAACCAGTTGCACCAGTCCCGGTATGTCTGCAGCTTGTTGCGGGCCCAAGTTCAGTCTCCTTATATATTGATGGAACTTTGGCGGCTGGTGGAGTGATGGCCACATCAACTACGGCAACTTTCACGAGCAGAACGCTGTTTGGTGGTAATGCAAGATCAGTTGTTGAAAATTTGGCAGAGCATTTCGGATCAGCGTGGACAGTTCCACAATTAACTGTATCATGTACTGAGTTGCGTGCAATGGCTTACTTACCTACACAATGGCCAATTACATTGGTTTTTGGTCAGAGTAACGCGGTATCAATCAAGGCAGGCGCTAATACACTAGTTGGTAATGGTATACTAGCTCGTCCTGGATATGCATTTTATCTAGGAGACAATGGCGGATATCTTACAACGACTGGATGGGATACAGATCCAATTTCAGGCCCTAGTGGCTCCGGCATACGAACAGGTTGGCAGGCAGAGGCAGTTAAAAATAATATTCCTGCTATTGTAATTAATTGTGGGCATGGCGGCACACCCATTACTTCTTGGTTGCCAAGCGGTGCAGATTATGTATATTTGCCGGCTACTGTGGCCGGTGCACTCGCTGCACTTGGTACTAGTCTATATGAGTTCACGGACGCTCTATGGATCCAGGGAGAAGCAGAGGCAAATACAATTGGTACACTTGCCGCTACCTATGCCGCAGATTTGACTGCCCTTATTTCGTGGATTCGTGGATTATATGGTGCGAATATTCAATTCGGAATTCATCGTCTGAATGAATGGTTAGGCCCGAATACCACAACACCAACTGTGACATACATGAGTTCTGATGCAGTACGCGCAGCACAAGATCAGGTTGCCGCAACAGTTCCTGGTACATATCTAACGCGATTGGATGGTGGAGATCGCACGCTGTGGCAGATACATTATTCAGCACCTCAATGTGTTGAAATTGGTCGAGAGGCTTGGCGTGTCAGGCATCAACAATCAGCACGACTTGCTATCATTGAACCGGATCTGCCACAACGTGGAACGTGGAGTACTGGTGGTTATTGGGATATGGAACATGGGGTATCATTGACTGGTACCACGATTACATCATGGGCAAGTCGTGAGGGCACTGCGGTGCTTACTGCTACTAGCACACCTCAAATGACAACAGATCCTGTTGGAGGCCGACGCATAGCTACAATGGCTCCTGGTAAGATTCTTAGTTTGATTGATGGCTATCATTGGGGAGTATATGGCGGAAGCAGTACACCACCATTTATAATTGGTATTATGTGGTGGACTGGTGTTACAGAAGCTGGGAATACAATTTATTTAGGCCAGATTGATTCTGGTATTGCTCAGAGCTTTACGTTGGCGCAAAGCGGTACTACTCTATTAGCTATCCGTTATGGCCAAGGAGGCAGCGTTGAAACTGTTATAGGAAATACAATTGTAGCAGACACTACCCTACAATATGCTGTTTATGCTGCTGATGGCACTCATTGTTGGAAAATTGATCCATCAGGAACATCTATAGTGAATGATTTCGGAGGTACTTTAATTGGCGTAGATCGTTTATATATAAATGCTGGACATTTTGGTGGCCAATCAACTGGAGATATGTCTGTACGACGATTGATGATTAAAACTCCAACACAAGCTGATGTGCTTGGCGAAGCAACCGAACTATATACTGGACTTAGCTCGCTGTATTGAAGACGCAAAGTTCTTCGCTTAATGGCGCATAGAAGTATGGCCACTCTTCCTCGCTCAGAGATTATACAACCAAATGACATTGTAGCTCTTGCGGCTAAATTCGCTATTGATGGATCTCCTGTTGACTTGGACAGCTTTCCAACTGTCACGGTTATTCAGCCTAGTGGTGGCGTTGCTGTTGGTCCAACCAGTTCTGGCGTCATGAGAATTGGTGTAGGTACATATCAATTCAATTACTGTGTTGGTCTTTATCCCCCAGTTGGAACTTGGAGAGATGCTTGGAGTGGCCTCTATCAGGAATATAATATACTTGGTGAATATACATTCACTACATTCAACTCCCAGCTTCCAGGACTCAATACTGATGGGTTACATAAACTAGGAGATGACCCAGGCTTTAATTTTAGTCAAATTGCCATCTGTAACATCAACAATGTAGTGAAATCACTAAGGGCAAGGCTCAAGGCTCGTGGCAAGGCGCGTAGAATGGATGAGCATGGCAATCCAATTTACAAGGATTGCGATGTATTTACAGTTGATGAATTGGTAGCCTTTATCTGCGAATCTCTTACCATGTTCAACGAGATACCTCATTTTACCCTATTCACTTGGGATGATACTCCAATTATTGAGCAATTCCATGACATTTTGGTTCAAGGATCGTTGTATTTGGCTTTAGGTGCCCAGGCTCTGATTGAGCGTGGTAGAGAGTTCACTATCAATGATAATGGTATTGGATTTACACCACCACAACAGGCAGAGCTTTTGAATACTCAGTACAAAAGTGAAATGGATGCTTGGTACGAAAAATGTAAGTTGATTAAGCACAACATGAAACCCTCACCCCTCGGTCTTGGAACCCTATCATTCGTTGGTGGTGCAAGTCCTCAAGTGCGCCGTTTACGCCATCTCCGCGAACGTCAAATATTCTAATAATATCAGTGCATATTTATATGCAGCAGATAATTACATTTATTACAGTTCATTATGTTTGGATTGCGATCATTTCACTGTATATTTGCAATCTACTATTAGGACATCGAAGTCAACTGGATACTTGGGTTCTTAAGCATCCTAAACTGGGAGGGTTTCTCAAGGTAATTCGTGGCGCTCTACCAGGAGATCCATGGTTGATACTGCAAGGCACAACCTTATTACTTAAGGGAACCTTGCCGGCAAAGCTAATGCCAATTGTAAATGCTCTAGATGTACCTCCGCCTCCACCTCCGCCGCCAGGCTGATATATGAACCCATTGGAGGTTCGCATGTCAGTTTTAGATAATCTTGTAGAGGTAGTTAAATTTCGTATTGGGCTTGATAGTGATGAAACCAACACCAATGATGTTAGGTTGGCTCTTCAATTAGCGCTGAGCGCGTTCAATATGGTACCAGCTATAACATATTTTTCTTTTGATGAAGACGAGGAGAATGTAGCCCAACTTTCAGACATCTTGGTAACTTATGCGGCTTATGTGTTGCTGGCCAAGAAAGCATCTGAGGTAGCTAGCAAAATTCCAGGGCCAGCTATATCTGATAATGGCATTAGCTATAATCCTGGAGTTTTAAACTTTTATGACTTTACCAATCTTGCCCGTGAATTATGGAACAATTGGGATTCCCAGGTAAGTAATCTGAAGCAGAGTGATAGTTTCTACGAGGATTTCATCCAGGAATAATCCCTGCATATTCCCGCACTTTATTATGCCGGAAGAGATTGTAACCAAAGGCCTTCCACACAAGAAGCTGGCCCCTGTTATTGATAAGCTCAAGAAGCGAGTTTTTGACAGCGATGTAGTCAAAGACATGCTTAAGGAGTATGATATCAAGAGAGAAGAGCTTGATTTGTGGCCAATTTGTGTTGCCAAAATTCCAGTTTCGGCGCGTACAGATCATGGTGTCATCTATTTGAACGTTGACCTGTTTACCGGCGGAGATGATGATAATTACCTTGCACATGAAAGGCTTCATATCGATGAAAAGATGAAGGAAAATGATCATTATCTTCCGCATGAGATGACTCATGTTTGCCAGCAAACTACTGGTAGCAAGGCAACTCCTGGTTCAACTGACGATAATTATCTTGATAATCCTACCGAACAAGAAGGATTTCGCAATCAGACTAAGTACATTTCTGATACCAAAAGCGATGATGAGGCAGAGGAGTACGTAGATCAGGTGCTCGATCATCATACACGTGATAAAGATGATGATAAAAAAAGAGATGAGAGACGTGAAAAACTGCTGGAATTAGCGAGCCTATTCAACGTTGATATTAATGTTGTAGGATAATCCAGCATGTAATTATGGCATGCAACCCTCCAGTATTTCTGCGTACATTTGACGCATCACTCCATGGCGTTCGTACAGTGGTATGTGGTGGGGATGGGTATACTGTTGCGCTTCAATGGTACAAGGAATACATTCAGCAAAAGCAGCCTGGTAATTGGGATCTTTTTTACAACATATATTGGTCTACAAATCAGACTAAGATTTATGATGAGGGCGTAAAGCTAATAGTTAGGCCGAATACCAAAGATCAGTTTCTGTCCCTTAATATTTTTGATGCATTTAGCCCTGGAAGAACCTATTATTTTGCTGTAAAGGGATCTGCATATGCATCCGGAACGCTTCTATACGATCAGCTCTTAGATGGCGATCCAGGATCTAAAATAGCCCCAGAAGCTGTTTTGGTTCAGAATATGACAGCTACCGATGACATCATGTATTTGAATGATGTTGCCGGGTTCCCGCCAATTGGAGTTGTCAAAATTGGACACGAACTAATATTCTATTCTCATGTTGATGTTGGAACATTAAGGCCAAAATGCAATTGCTCAGAAGAGCACCATTGCGATAAGGGACATCATTGCCATTGCTCAGAACGTCGTGAGCATCATTGTCATTGTCCAGAATATTTGATTTTCCCAAATCTATCTGGATTACAACGTGGTTATTTATCAGATGATATTTTGAGTAGTCTATCTTATATAGATGGTTATAGTGTTGGAAATAATGTTGGTAATGGCTATATTTCAAATTTGGAATTGATAGATGGAAAATCTATAATTCAAGATTGGAAGATTTTCTGTTCGCTAGATGGTTCTGAAAATGATGGCTATGCTAAGTTTGGGGCGATTGGATCTCTAACAGGCTCTGCTTTAGATGGCTACGGAGATCCTGTAATATGGAATCCTGATGGAGTTATTGTTTCTAATGGTATTTTGAGTTTTGCCATTAATAATGGAACGATTCCATTCAAACGTGGGGACTACTTTCTAGTGGATGTTGATGGGTATGTGGTTAATGGAGGCCCTAGCGGTGCTCGTCCGCATACTATCGATGGATATGACGGATACCGACATCATCACGACAATCCATTTGTGCGCCTTTGGGAAGGTTGGCAGGATCTTAATGTGGCCATTGGTATGGTTACCATCAGATTTGATGAGCAGTATGCTAGAACCAATAAAGATGGGTTCCGGGAACGTACAGATATCTTATCAGGAACTGGCAACCTCAATGTTGTAGATGTTGCAAATGCCGGATTTCCAATCTACGATCAAGCGGGTTGGGATCGTACATTCTTGCCAGATTGGTTATCAGGAAAGTGCGTAGGAACCTATTTTGGTGGAGAGTATGCCGATGGATCGGAATGTGATGGGTCCGTACGCGGGTTGAGCGTTCAAGAACACATGGATATGAGAGAGGAGTATCTACTTCAGGTCACTGGAGAGCGGGTAGTTTTGTTTCGACGTCAATGGTCAGGAAAGCAATCGCGGCATACCAGCTCTACACGCGAAAATACAACGTATCGCGGAATAGATACTTATGGAACTTCTTTGGTAACTGGATATGAACAATATTTCAATCCACGTGAAAGTGACGGCAAGATTTTGGTTCGCTTTGGACCAACCAAGGAAGATTTCAAACGTGAAGACGCAGGTATTGAGAATACCTATATTGCTAATTGTTGGACGTTGGTGACACCAACAGTCAAGGATGGGGATTTTATAATCAGATTCAATCAAGATGGAACTGAAGAATGGCGTTATGAAATCATCGATGTAGATAGAAATAGGACTATGCTTTTTGAGTCAGGTGCTCAGAAGTTCACCGCAGTACGTGTACGTAAGACAGATCCTATTTATCAAGTTCGTTCAATTCGTGACACTAGTACTCTTCCATCTGAGATTCTTACTTCCATTGGAATGGTAATGGGCCCTGGAGGCATACCCGCCCATATGCATAGAATCACCATTAATGAGAAGATTAGGCATATTTCCCAAATAAATCAAATGACAAGTATAGATCGTGGGCACAACCACCCGATCTCGGCGGGTATTGTGGGTACCGTTTTAAATCATTCGCACACAATAATACTATCAAACATGGAATAGTTCAGTATTATTTTATGAATGCTAGATTTGAAAATTCTCAAGAAATAACCAAAATATCTTTGTTGAATGATTATGAATTATTAGGCTCTCTTAGGTTAGTAGCTGAAAAATATAATACCTCACACGCCGTTGTATCCTCAATGATGAGGCGTTTTGGTATTGTTTATAAGTCCAATAATCATGGTAATCTGCCAGTAAATCATGATTTCTTTTCAAATGACACTTTAAAATCTTGTTATTGGGCTGGTTTTATTGCTGCTGATGGGTGTGTTTTCAAGAATCAAGTTAGGCTTGCATTAGCCGAAAAGGATATTGATCATTTAAGGTTATTTAAAAAAGACCTTGGATCAGAACACAAATTAACACGTGTTGAGTCTGAAAATTCCGTATGCTATTCATTTGCTTTTTGTTCTCCAAAAATGGTTGTTGATTTACAGAGGTTTGGCATTTTACCAAGGAAAACAAAGATTCTAAAATTTCCAAATATACAACAAGATATGTTATCTGCTTTTTGTCGTGGTTATTTTGACGGAGATGGATGTTGGGCAATTCACAAAGCTAAATCCAGACCAAATCACAAAGGGCAGATGGTATTTTCTACAAGAGGTACTGAAGATTTTTTAAGGGGAATGAATTCTTGCTTTGTTGAGTATGGAGGCTTACCAGATAGATGTTTAGAAAAGTCTTTGAACGGATGGAGAACTTCACTTTTACAATATAATGGAAACAACATATGCAGACAGATTGCTAATTGGCTGTATTCAGATATTATAGATTCCGATAGGTATTTGAGGCGTAAATTTGATATTGTCAAAGATATTCTTTAACTCGCAATATTGGGGCATTAGAATATGGCAAGGACTAGATTCATAGGTTCTAATCGGACTATTCAAGCTGGATTTTCCGCTACGGCTAAGCAGGACTTTAATGCCCACGTGACCGGCGGGGATTGGATTCATCCAGCCAGCAATATCTCTGAGATTTATTCAGGAAACGTTCAACAAGCGTTGGTTGATTTGTACAACCTATTAATTACGCTTGGAAATGTTGTGACTCTTGGAACACCGTGGAGTATCGACACGAACCCCGGATCAATTCCGATGTTCACAACTACTAATGATATTGAGTTCACAACTACTAATGATATTGAGCCATCGCCTCTCAAGATAAGCTATGATGGAGGATATTCTGGTTTGATATTTGATGCTAGTGCTGCGTATCCATTAATATCTCAAGATTCTGCTAATTATCCTGGTGGGGCTCCATATTTTCTAATTCAAGCACAAAGTAATTTAGACTCTGTTTTCTCAGGTACTGGTGGTGAATTATGGCTGGCTTCTGGCACTAATATTTCAACATCGGCCAATTGGGGAACTTTACGTTTGATAAGTGGAGATGCTCCAATTGATTTGACTTCGCCTATTTTACAATTCAATAGTTCTGTTATTGATCCGGTTATAACACAAGCCGACATTAGCACTTCAGGAGCAGCTAACGATTTACGCATCGTTTCTCAGAGAAATACGAATACTTCTGGATCTCCTAGCAATTTATTTCTTGAATCTGGAGATACTCTTAATGGCCAAAAAGGAAATGTATATCTAACTAGCTATCCAGGTATTGTTGATGTTATTGCTACTGGCCTGATGTTTGATAAGGCTTATCCGGCTCTATTATCGCAAGGGGACCATGATGTAGAAATTGCCACTGATATGTTTATTAGGGCTCAGTCAATTATCAATGGTGCACCACATTTCCCAGGTGGAAGCCCTGGTAATTTGTGGCTAGAGTCTGGGTATAACCCGAACACCAATGTGGCTGGAAATGTTTATATATATAGTTCGCCTGGTGGAGGGATATCATTTTTAGGTGATATCATATCTAACGTCATATTTAGTGCAGATGATGTTACCCCAACAATATCTCAAGATACTACTCAAGTTTCATTAGCCACTGGTCAACCATTAACTATTCAAGCTCAAAATAGCAATACCGGAATTGGTGGAGACTTAAATTTGAACGCTGGATTCAGTGTCAATCTTAGTGGCGATGGTAACGTAAACATAAACTCAAATCTTGGGAAAGTTAGTTTTGCTGGTAGTACGCTGCAGATAACAGAAAGCGCTGCTGTTCCGGTTACAGCTCCGTCTGGCGTTTATTTATTTGTTAATGGCGGCGTTCTTTTTTCGCAGGGATTAGATACAATTCTAACTCGTCTTTCCGGCGGAAATGTTATTCAACAACCAACAGTTGCGGCTCAATCAGGTTTTCCGACTAATGGAATTAATTTTACCGTGAGTAACACTGGTGGATATATACAAATACAAGATACTGATGCTAATTTTGTAAATGTTGCTTGGGCAGGTGTACTTACTGGTGATATTATTAGAGGAAATATATATTTCAAGGTTAATGTAACCTCCGGTACTATTTTGCTTAATATTAGAGTTTATGAAGATGCAGTTGATGTTGCTGACTTTACTCTTCAAATAGCAGCGACTGCACTTGAATATGTTACGATTCCTATTTATTGGCAAGCGCAGTCATCACCTGGTGCATTTGGTGTGCAGGTTTGGGCATCTGCTGGAGTTTCAGATTCAGGTATTATTACTCAAATGTTTGTTAGTAATAACAATTGGGGAGATTTTGAGTTTATTCGAATATAATTGAGAAGAATATGATAAGATATCCAAATTCATTAGATAATGATACGACAATTTTGAGGATTGATGACAATCTCTCTGAGTTTGGTACTCAGGCTATCAATCAACTTAGAGATGCCGTTTTTGCAATTGAGAAAACGCTTGGTATCAATCCGCAAGGATCGAAGTCTAGCGTGAATGATCGTATTTCTGTTCTAATTGGCCCTGATGGCAATGCTAGAGCAGAGGCTTTGCAAGCTATTGGTTTGGCTACTCTTCCAATTAGCGATAATCAAGTTGGGTCAAATGCCGGAATTCAAGAGACAAAGCTTGCCCTGAGTTATTCCACCACAGATTTGCATTCGGCTATTACAGTGGCTGAGTCTCAACTTGCATTGGTTCAAGAGCTTGTAGCAGAAGAAAACAGCAATTTGCTAATTCATATTTCTGGTGGCGTACTTCTCGTAGATAATTTGACTAAAGCGAGACATGTTGCTAGCCATATTGACATAAATGCAGTGCATGTTGATTCCAGGGATACTTATTCGTGGACTGGTTTATTAGATAGAAACAATCATCTTCGTCCAGCCACGCAAGTCGCCGAAGCATTGCTTGAGATAAATAATGAGTTGGTTGGGCACGAAAATGCTACAGCTCTAGCTCATACAGCAGCTGCTATTTCTGTGGATGCCTCTACATTCGTGCAGCTTCCAGTAACCACACAAAATGTTCAAGAGGCTCTAGATTTCATTGATAATCAAGAAACCCTATCTATTGGGGTTGATCGGGCAACTCTAAATTCAAATGGAATTTCTAGGAAGGCACTAATTCAAGACTTGATGTCTGATGGATACACAGTAAATGTTGTGCCAGTAACAAAAGTTCAGGCATATTTGGCAGAGCCTAGTCAGTTGGCTCCAAATGATAACATAGGAAACGGAGATGATGTTATAACATTCATCCCAACAAATACAAGCTTCTCTTTTGATAATATATTTACAAATGTAAAAGTTGGAGATATTGTTAGGATTAATTACGGCTTTGGCGTTGAGGCAATGCTTCCAATAAAGTCCATTAATTTTGTGCCAGGATCTTCTTGGTCTGTTAGAGTCACATCAACAAATCTATTTAGAGCCGATGGGACTGACGGATACTTTGGATCTGCTAGAATTGATCGCCCAAATTTCAATATTGATACTTGGGGCGTTGTTGCAGCGGCCGGTGCTCACCCAGATACCAGTATATCTTCAGACCTTCGTGTTGATAGTGTTATTTTAGGAAGTCCGCGCGGAGCTGTAGCTATTGGTATTGGTTTTGATGCTAATAAGATAGATGCAACTCATTACTTGTTGTATCTTAGATTGTATCCAAATGGAAATCCATCTTCTTTTGTAAATTTGGCCCCTATCGATATTACTGGAAATGCTGGAGCAACTCCTGGTAAATATAATCTTGATATCATTGTTGAGGAGACAAATAAACAATTCAGAAAGGCCGGATACAATTATCGTTTTATTGCATTCAATTACAAGGGTGAGTTTGGTGTTATGCTGGCGGATTCTATTGGAGGAGCTGCCTTTAGCATTATTTCTGGCCAATACGCCCCGCCACTATCACTGGTGCCAGGAATATATGTAAGAAATGTTGTAGGAGATGCGGTTGATGGCAATGACGCATTAGGCCTTGGTGGACACCGTGCTGGTTTTGCAACCCCGGTCCATATTGGTACTTTTGCAAGTGCTGATGCAGCAGCAAACTTTTCAACGCTAATCATTATGCCTGTTAGTGGGCGTAATGTTTTTGTCAATGGAAATCGTAGAGACTCTTTGGCAAAGCCAAGATTTACCGAAGGTGATGGATATTGGGTTGCCACAGCTAGTAATGTAACTGGTTATCCAAACGCAGTAAAATATACCATTCCATTAGATCTGGCAACTGAGGGGTTGAATGCTGGAAGAACCATTGTGGTTCAACCTATAGATCCTACTAATCCAGATATTACAGCATATGGAAGATTTATTATTGATAGTGTTTCGTTCACTTGTGGTGGTGTTGGAGAAACAGACATTACAGTTATAAATGGTGTTCATGGAACGGGGGATCCTACACTATCTAGTATTCCTAGCCCTGTTAAGATTTATCTTTCAGATGATTCTGTATTTTTCAATTTGAATAATATGGTCGGTGACGATCCGTTAGGATACAACCACTATCATGAAGTATTCATAAATAACCTTGGTAAGTCTGTTTCTGTTGAGCGCGCTAGAATTCCCAAGAGTGATAGCATTACTAACACGCCAGGTATACCAGGTGCAGCATCTGGTGGTGTTGGAGGCACTGGAGTTGCTGGTCTTTCCGGATGGAATATTCGAAGAGTCTCACCAAAGTTGAAGGGTTATGGCGGCTCTAATTTCCGCAATTACATTACACTTAACGTTATTGGATACAACTCATCAACTGGTGAATTTACTATATACCTTAGCGATTTGAATGGCGCAAATATTGGTAATGTTGTCAATGGTAAGAAGAATTCCATAATTAGACTTTATGATGTTACCTTTGTTAATTTCATTGATATTGAGTTTAGAGACGATGTTGCTGATCCTGGTACCACGATACCATCCTTGGGATGGACGTACATTGAGCTATTCGGTAGTCTAATAGAGAATGAGGAATACTTCGTTATAGCCGGTGTAAGTCACAATGATCAAGCTTTCATGTCTGTTACAGATTTGAGAGAATTTGGTACATTATCAGAGGAAAACTTTACAGATTCAGCTATCAAATTTATTGAGGCTGGTGAGCGTTATCTTCATACCAATGGTGTTGTTAGAGGCTTTACGTTTGGATTTTCAGATGCTACAAATTCCGTGCTAACCTTTAATGGTGGTATGGCGCTTGTAAATGGCGCATTTGTTCCGGTTGATTCTCTAGAAGTAAAACTGCCAGAAGTTAGATCTTCTATCACTAACGTTGTTGAGTTCTTCATTTGCGTGACTGAAACGGGACAGCTAAAAGCCATTGTAAAAGATACCGGTGTAGAATTCTTTGAGGTAAATAGCCTATACTTTGTGGAATCTCTGTCATTTAGAAATATTGTAGATACTAGGAAAGACCTTACAATTATAGCTAAAGCCATGGTAACTATTGGAGATCCTGGTGGCTTCTCTTCATTGTTGGTGACTGATGCCCGTAGACATGTCATCAACCAGGATATCGGTTCTTTCACCTGGGCATCAACGGAACAAGTTGCCGGATACAATGCCAACTTTATTACTCCACAGGCTTTGGTGAACTGGGTGAATGAATATGGAGTTGCTGAGGTAAAGGTCAAAACTGTAACGATCAATTCCGAGATGCAACTAGCCTTCAATAATTTTGTTACACTTAAAGGTGGAACATACGAGATAAATAGCGCCAAAGGGCTATCATTTAAGAGTGGTAATTGGAGAATTGAAGAAGCTACTATAAATTACCATCCACACCGTGATGCTTCATTTTCTAGCTATGCGACTACATATCCTGATGAGTTCTTCAATACCAGCGCGATTGGCCTGACAGGCACTGATGGAAACTGGGGAGCTGTATTGGTAGATATGGTCAATCTTGGATTCATTGATAACTATGGAGTGGATAATTGTGTTTTCTTTGCAGATTCAAATAAAAGGCCTCCATTCATAGCTGTTTATGGAAATGGGTCTGAGTTTGCTAACGGAAAATTTACAAACAATAGGTTTTCTGATAGTGGAACTGTTGTTGTTGGTGGCACGCCAGTTGGCCTTGGTAATTCGACTACTGCTTTGGCACTTGCTTTTATAAATACAGAAACAGACCCAGCTAATGATGGTCAGTTATTTATAGATACTGTAATATCAGGAAATACTGTTGATGCTCAACAGGGAATGATTATCACATCAAGATGGATTCCAGATAACCTTAATGCTGGACAGTATCTTCAACGCAGCAGAGCTTTGGTTTCTAATGTATCCATTCGAAATAACAGGTTCGGATACATAGGATGGATGGTTCAGGGAAGTCCATTCAATGTTGCTATGAGCGGATCATTCTTTGTGCAGGATAATATAGCCGAGGTTATTTATTCTGGCGTTTCTGCAACGGCAAATATCTTTGCGGCTCCATATACATATGGCATTGGAGTTACAGATGTACCAGAGTTCCCGGTTGAGAATATTGTAACTAACAACCATGCATATTTCTTGAAGGCTGATGCTACTTCTAGTAGTGGATTATTCAAGAGTGTTGTGTCTGGAAATGTTGTCATTCTTGGTTATACAGGAATGTTCTTGTCGCTTATACCGATTCCAGGCCCCCCAAATCCATTTACGCCAATTGGCCTAATTATTACTAGTAATGATGGTGGTTCTGTTGTATGCTCAGGAAACCAGATTGATGGATTCGATTACAACCTAACAATTTGGGGTTGTGGTGGCACAATCACTGGTAACGTTATAAAGAATATTCCAACAAATGGCTGGGGAATATATTTCTTTACTCCCCCGATAGCAACAGAGCAACCTACAGTAGTTGTTGGAAATACGTTAGAGCATCAGAATGGCACGCTTGGTTTTGGTGGTTGGATTCATGCTCCAAACAGCGTGGTGCGAGATAATGCTTTCAGTCATCTTGTTATAGATGACCAATATATAATTACGACCAATGGCTTAGCTTTTGGAAATAATAGAATTGCATATCAAAGCCCAACGGCTCCGGTAACAATCCCAACAACAGCGCTACCTGATACATCATCAAATGATGTTAAGTATTCTACAAGTCTTTTGACTGGCGATACTATCTTTGCAGAAATTTATCTAAGGGTTTTCGTACCATCAGGTGGCGATTTGTTTTTGAGCGCAGCTGCGTCGGAAAATTCCGTACCAGTGGAGACATATAGTATGTCTCCACTTACTCCTGGTACGTATACCGTGATAATGCCAATACATCACGTAATGGCTTCCGATGGTTTTTTTGATCTCAATGTATATGTCGGTGGGGCTACAACTACTGGATTTATAACTGTAAGTAATGTATATGTATCAAATCCAAAGTGGGCAAATATCACAATTTATAGGCCAAGACCATTCTTTGGCTAAATTATTCGTATCGCCATAATCCAGCATTTCGGTATGACCACCCCGGGAACTGGAAGCTTTGTAAGGCATGACCTGAACCAGATCCATCATGTTGTTCAAAACACCCTGATGGCCTATCCTAAGGAACTCATCATCGGGATGCTCCGGGAAGAGTTTGCGAAGGATTCTTGGTTTCATTATGTAGCTGATGAGTGGGGCTATCCAAAAGTTCCTGATCATACAGATCTGTCATTAGAGGCGGGACTCAATAATGATGAACAAACCACTCGTATCTTCATCGGCGAGGCGTTCAGGTTCGATGCAATATTCTACCCTGCTCTTCTGGTAAAAATGATTTCGGCCAGATCCGTTCCTATTTCAATAAACAGAAATAGGGATGTGGTGGAACATGAAAAGCAACTCGTAGTTGATGGCTACGGTAATGCTAAAGAATTCTTCATTCCAAAATATATTGACCTTGCCGGTGCATGGGAAGGCACAATTTCAATTGATGTAATAAGCCGAGATATTTTAGATAGGGATAATTTGGTAAGTATGGTGATGCTGCTTTTTACCGATATCAGATTTGATAGTTTGAGAAAAGCCGGTGTGTTAGTGAAATCTGGGCAGCCAACCCTTGGCGGAATTTCTGAAGGCGAAGATAGGCAACAAGATAAACTCTACAAAGCAACCATTACCGTGGATATTCGTACAGAGTGGAGACGCCTAATTCCAATAGAAAATATAGTAGAGCGTATCAATTTTTGCGTAGATTTCAGGGCATGGGGATCTGAAACCGTTACAAATCCCAATATTGCAATAAGTGAGTCCATATCGATTCTGGATCAAATCGAGGCTTTGTAACGCATATCTGAGCATAAGTTTAATGCAAAGCTGAGATTGTATGGAGAATATACTTAGAATATGCGTCAAATGTGGCGTCAAAAAGGACTTGATATCTAAAAATTTTCGGCAATGCCTAAGCAGGAACAAAGTACCACTTTACTTTAGAAATAAATGTATAGATTGTGAGAGAGAAGAGTGTCGCGATTTTCAGAGAAAAAACTCAGACGTGGCCAGAGAAAGAACCAAAAATTTTACCAAAGAAAATCCTGATTATAAGAAAAATTGGAAGATGAAAAATATAGACCGTGTTAGGGTTTATAGAGAAAATTACGAAAATCAAGTTCATATTAAGTTGAAGAAAAGAGTATCTAGGCGCATCAAGCATGCCCTCACTAGCCGCAACATCGCTAAGATTATAGATACTCTGGCATTTTTGCCGTATTCTATTGAGGAATTGAAATTGCATTTAGAATCAAAATTCGAACCTTGGATGAATTGGAACAATTGGGGCAACTACAATCCAAAAACATGGGGCGAAAATGATTCAAATACTTGGACTTGGCAATTAGATCATATCAAACCTATGGCTACTCATGTATATAGTTGCGAGTCCGATCCTGGGTTTAAAGACGCATGGAGATTGGAGAATCTTAGACCGCTCAGATCGAAAGAGAATATCATTTTGGGAGCTAGCATGAAGCGTATCAACAACAAAACAAACAAACTTATTCATGAGGTGGTCTAATGGCAGCCGACATACCTGGAGCCTCTAGCGTTGTACCTGGTGCGTATTCCGAAACCAGAACGATTCAGACCGGTGTTAGCGTACCAGTTGGTAATCGTATACCAGTTATTATTGGTGAAGGTTTAACGGAAGAAGTTCTTGTTGGATCAGCTAATGGCAAGGGCAACGATGGGTTTGACCCAACTTATTCCACAACCAAAGGCTCTGATGGGCGTCGCTTCCTTTTTGGGAAAGGGCAGACTGTCGTAGCTCCAGTTGTTCAAAACAGATCTTTGCTTTTCAAGAATGGTATCACACTTAAGGTGTTTGAACATACCATTGATGGGAACTTCCCCGGATATGATGCCGAGGTAGACCCAACAACTGGAGAGATTTTGTTGCAGGGTGCTTCATTAGTAGATCAGGGAGGCTCGTTCTATTTGGCGGCTGGAAGCAATTCTGGAAATGGAACTATCTCAAATCTGACGCTCGTTGATGTGAATGCCCCGCCAGAAACTTGGACGATTCGTTGCTCAAGCGTTCGTCGAAATTCGATGGGACAACCAATCGATGGTTACGCAAAGTTTATTGCTCGTGGTTCGGTAAGCGGAACTCTACTAGACGGTTACGGAAATCAAATCACTTGGCAATCAAATGGAATACTTATTTCTAATGGAGTTTTGAGTTTTTCAATCTCGGAAGGCGCTACGCCGTTCATTGAAGGAGACAACTTTGTTGTTGAAGTTCAAAGCGGAACTTTGGTAAGTGGAGATAATCTTACTGCTCGTTATATCTCTTTTGCATCACTCAATGATCCACAGTTCTTCTCAGATTTGAATGCTGTAATTGCAAAGCATGGACAACCATCGGTTACCAATAGAGTATCGTTGGGTGCTCAATTAGCATGGGCAAACGGAACTCCTGGCATCTATACAATTCAAGCCAAGCCTTCAGTTCCAAGACGCTTATCATATGATCTTGTTAAATCAGCCGATGGCTTCAATGATGTTGATGATGTTACATTCATTCTTCCTTTGAATGTTACCCCAGATTCTGATAACGATATTCATTTCTTTGTAACTGATCCAGTTACCAAGCTAGAGACTCAAATTATTCCAAATAAGGAGCCTTTCTACACAGAAAATCCAGCTACATTCTTGGATAACTTTGCATATTCCTATACGGTTGTCGAAGAGTCTTCGGTACAAAAAGAAGGAGCTGATGGTGTTTTGGTAAGCGATGGCTACTTGGTAGATGGTTATTATGCTCAGCTATCAAGTGCTACCGTTGCGTTTGGCCTTGAAGACCTTGCCGCTACACGCTCGGTGGTAATATTCGATTCTATAAATGGAAACGATGGAACATTTGAGATTGTTGCAGTTGTTCAAGATCAGCTAAAAATCAAGCGTGCCACCCCATTTGTTAGTGAGAATGGTATTCAGTTCGAAGTTGTTGATTCATCATTATCTAGTGCTCGAATCCTTTGGACCAGAGACATGGCACTTAGCCTTGGTCAGTCGCTACGTTGCACCTTAATAGATGCCAAGGACGCTGACTTTTATGATGCCGGATGGCTAGAAGCTTATACAGCAGCGGAAGCAATCGATATCGATATGGTTGTGCCTCTACCAAGCCAGACGATTAGTGCTATTTTCCAGAATGGAAAAGTGCATGTTGAGACACAGAGCGACATCCGCAATAAACATGAAAGGCTTTTGTTCATAGGCGCTATTCAGGGCCTTACGCCGGATAATGTAATTGGTAATAAACCTGCAGCAGTTGAAGACATCGGTATTCTTGAAGGTATTCAAGGCGCATCAGTTGCGGATATTTTGGTAGGAAATACCGAGGATTTGGCTAACTATAGTGTTCCAGATGCATTTGGAGATTCGTACCGAGTTGTATACTTCTATCCTGATCAGATTGTCGTTCAGGCTGGGGCAAACAACATTCTCATTGACGGATTCTTTATTGCGGCGGCAGTAGCAGGTTATTTCTCTGGTAATACACAAATTCAAGAACCTCTTACGAATAAGAGATTGGTTGGATTTAGTATTCTGCGTAACAAGCTTTTCTCTCCATTGGTTGTAGAAAATATCGTAAACTCTGGAATTACTGTACTTACTCCTGTCCAGGGTGGTGGTAATGTAATCTGGGGCAAGACGACAGTTTCTTCTCTTGAGCCAACTGAAGAGGAAATTAGCATTGTATTTATTCGCGATTATATCTCCTTCTCTATGCGCAGAGCTTACGCTCCATACATTGGACGAGCAGAGACTCCAACATTCAAAGCTACTTTGTTTGCTGTTGCTCAGTCTCTAATGCAAACCTTCATTCAACAGAGGTTGATCACTACTTATGGAGGTTTGACTGTAAATAGAGATTCAGTAGAGCCAAGGCAGTGGAATATTACTGTGGCTGTTCAACCAGTATATCCAACTAATTGGATTTATATTTTGATCAACGTTGGTAAGCTTAATAGCTAAATTAAAGGTGATAAATGGTATATCCACATACTGGTTCAATTCTTACAGATGCAGGTCGTAACGTTACCCGCACGGGCGTTTCAACTGAGATCATTATTCAAGTCGATGGTAATCCAATCGGCGCTATCCAGAGCATATCCTACAAGGAAGACCGAAACATTCATATGATAGATGAGGTCGGAACTGATGGCCACATCGATTCAGTTCCTCAGAAGTCAACTGATATTTCTGGTGATTGCACTCGTGTTAGATTCGACAATTTGAGGATGGCTTCCGCATTTTCGCGTGGCTTTATTCATGCCGCTTCTCAGCGTATTCCTTTTGATATTGTCATTCTGGATATTTTTGCAGCAGACGAAAGCGATGCTGATGGATTCAATGGCTCAGATAACGTAATAACCACTGTTATCAAGAATGTTTGGATTCGTAACTTAGGAGTTACATATCAGGTTTCTGATTATGTTATTTCTGAAACGATGGGTTGGGTAGCTGAGCATATTTATTCATATCTCGGTCAAGGCCAGAACGTTGTTCCTGCTCCAAATGCTCGTCAGATTCCCATCATTGATAATGATGCATTTGAAAGGCAGACAGATCTTGGAAAGCGCCGTGGCTCTCTTGATGCAGCAGGTTTGATTAATGTGGTTGATAACATCCTTCCATAATCAAATTCCTGATATATAGTGCTGTACAGGAGTGATCTATGAGTAGAATTAGCAGCACAATTGGTGAGAGTAATTTCGCTGGAACGGGACAGAGGCGGTTTGTAGTTTCAAACGACAAAGAAACTCAAGTGCCGCCACCAGCTCAGATGACTCCAGAGCTAGCCAGCACATTACGCAGGCAGGCCCAGGAGCATCAGGAACAGATTGATAATAAGAGTCTTGGTGATGCCAGGCGTCGTATAGATATTATTACTGGACTTGGGAGAAAGACTAGAGATGTTCCTATCGACACATCTAATGGCACAGTTGTTTTCAGCTTGAGAACGCTCAAGACGTTTGAGCAGAATTGCTTAGCTCAGGTCGTTGAACAATCAGAGCGTTTGACAACTTCGGAAGGTCGATTGATATTCGCGCCAACAAGCCTATCAAAAATTAGGGTTGAAGCACTGTCGCACTCTTTGTTTTTGATAGATAATCAATCAATAGATATTATTCTTGGTACATCTAATTCTCCATATGAGGAGCAAGTACTAGCTCGTAAAGATCTGATTGATGAAATGGATCATGCGCTTATAAGCCATTTATTCAACAACTATGAAGCCTTAACTCAAGAAACCTATGACGGTTATATTCCAAAGACCGTTGAAGAGGCGAAGGAGGTGGCGGAAACCATCTCCAAAAGTGGTCAGGACACCTGAGCATCAATTCATTAGATATCTAATGAAATTGTTTCATAAGTTGCCAGATGATCCTTTCTATGAGGATATTAACGCATATTTAAAGGTATGGTTATATGAAAGTTGGCTTCATGATCAAGAGCTAGAGGCTCAGAAGCTAAGAAACCAGGCTATTCTTATTGGATCTTTCTCCAATCTTGAAATGGCTCAAGGAATGATCCGTCAGGAGAATCCAAATGTGCAGGCCACGAATTTGGATGAAACCAGCAAGAAGGTTCGTGAACAAATTCTTGAGTCCAATAAAGTTGGGAAGAAAAAACGCAAGAAGCGCAAGGTGGTTAGTTAATGGATGAAACAATTTCTCTTGAGAATCTAAAAAAGTTCGCTGAAGCTCTTGGGGGAAAGACCTTGGAGGCTGTGAGTGAATTTGCCAAGAGATTCGAGGGCCTGTCTGGAGTTACAGTAAAATTTTCAGACATACTCAAAAATGTAGGGAAAGAAGGCGCTGATCATATACATCAGCTAGCAGAAGCCGCTCAAAATTTATTCAGCAGTTTTACGTCTCTTACATCTGTTGGGCAGAAAGTAAAGGAGGGAACCTTTGATTTGCTTGGGGTAATGGAGGGAACCTTTGATTTGCTTGGGGTAATTGATAAAAACATTACTGGAATGGGTAAGTTGGGAGAATCTGGCTTAGAAGCTGGAGAAAAAATCACAACGGCCTTCAAGAGTATTTCGCCAGTATTGAATAATATATTCGGAAGCAACTCCAAGATAATGAACTTTTCAAATGCTGTTTTGGAAGGGAGAGATCGAGTAATTAGCTTGGAAAGAGAATTGATTAGTATGTCTCTAGCTCAAGGACGAGCTGCTGACGTTACCGATCAATCGGGTGAAAGATTCAAAGATATGAGCGAAGCTTATATGGGCTACGTAAACATGTCTATCAAGGCGGCTTCTGAAACTGGGCACACAGTTGCTTCTATAATGGAATTGAATAAAGCCCTTTCTTCAATTCCGGGATCATTGAGTGATACTGAACAAACTGTAAGAGTGTCACAAATGGCAGCCGCTGCCAAAATGAATGAGCTAGAGGCAGCAAAACAAGTAGCTGATATGTATACGCGCCTTGGCACTAGTGAGAAAGATGCCACTGAGGCACTGGCATACATGCACGACAAAGCTGGTGATTCTAAGCTCCGAATGGAGAGTTTCAATCAGACAGTATTAAACATTGCTGGTAGCTTCAAGATGTTAGGCGACAACACCAATGCAACTACTAATTTTGTAAATGCGTTTGATAGGGCATTCGCAGACAGTAAGATTAGCCCAGAGGCTATGAAGGAAGTAATTACTAGTGTTGGTGAAGGTATAGAAAAAATGGATACAGCCAAGAAGGCCTTTATATCAGGAGCTACTGGAGGCCCTGGTGGCTTGGCTGGTAAGTTTCAAATTGATGAGCTTATTGCGACTGGACACATGGATGAGGTAGTAAAGAAGACAATGACGGCAATGCAAAGCCAATTTGGAGGACCAGTTCTTACCAGGAAAGATGCCGTTGATAATCCGGCTCTTGCTGGAGAGTTGTATAAGCAAATGCAATATCTAACTGGTGTTGCTGGTATTGCTAAGAATGATGAGGAAGCTTATAGAATTTTAGAGGCCATGAAGACTGGTGTAATGGATATGTTGAAGCCAGGTGCCGCTGAAGGTGAAAAGGGATTGGCGCTAGAAAGACAGCTTGGAAAGGGAGCTAGCCTTCAAGAGCAAACGCAAACTACAATGATGAAAATTCATCAGACATTGGAAGTTGCTCGTCTGAGACAGGATAAGTTTTATAATACTGAGTTCAAAGAGGTCGATAAGTACTTAGGAGCAATCGCTGAAAATATGGGGCTTTCTAGTATTAGAGATAATAGAGGCGGTGCAATGCATGCCGGAGTTGAGATGCTTTCCCATGGTAAAGAACGCAGTCAACAGCAAAACCCAGACTGGGGAGAGATGATGGGGAATGCTTTCAATGTAAAGGCTGGGGCTGGAGAAGGCATTAAGAACGATTTCTTTTCTATGTTATCTGGTGGCAAACACGCTGCTGCAACCTCACCGACACAGAATACAATGATACATCAGCCACCTCCAGGGGCAGAAGCCGGAGTTTCTAATATAGCCCCAGGACATCGGTCAGATCTTGGTCTTCCATCTCTCCCAGATGTACACAAGATAACGTTGCCGACAGTACCAACGCTTGGCGATAATGCAACAACAAACCCCTCAGGTGTTGAGCATAGTTTTAAGGATATGAATGTAAACCTAGCTATTGATTTAGGAGACCATAAGGTATTCAATGAAATGATTAAGGTTCAAATACAACAAGAAGATGAGGCGCTGAATAGACAGCGAGCAACCGGAAGGAGATAAAATGTCTATATTGGATTCAATTACAGATCTAGCTTCCCAATCATTTCATACAGCTCAAGGTGCAGTGGCCGGAAATTCTGCGGATCCCAGTTTAGCTTCTCTTCCGTCTCCGAGTGGAAGCCAAATTCGTCAAGCTCAAATTCCAAACTATCGTCTAGCCAATGCTACCAGGAATATGGTTCGTTGGTTTTTGCCAGAGCTTGGTATCGTGGAGATGTATATCAATCCACAAAGTATCAAATATACAGATACAAAACATATTGGTGCACCAATTAGAACTCGTGGTGGATACATGGTTCAATATTGGGGAGAAGAACTTGGTAAGGTTTCAATCTCTGGAACAACTGGTTCTTCTGGCGTAGAAGGTATCAATGTTATCTATGATATCTATCGCAACGAACAAGTTGCATTTGATCCTATAGCTCTAGCTGCAGAGGCTGCTAAAGACCAAGCATCTTTGAGTAACGGCGTGTTTAGTGGTATCAAAGGATCTGGAACATTACTCGGTGGAATCGGAAACGCTGTTGGATCTGGTGTTAATTCGCTGTTCAGTCAGGTAAATAATGTTATCAAAACTGGAAATGTAGATCCTTTGCAGCCACGCCCAACATTAGCGTCTATTGCCTTTCAAACTGAGATGTATTGGTCGGGCTGGGTATTCCGAGGTTATTTCACTTCGATGACAGTCAATGAATCAGCTGATAAGCTTGGGCAATTTGATTATACCTTGGAGTTTACGGTAACGCAGAAGCGAGGTCTTCGTTTGAATTTCATGCCTTGGCATCGCAGCGCTGTTAATGGCCCATCTAATTCAGATCCATCGTTTGGTACCCCTTATTCTTTTTCAACACTGATGTCCCAAACTCCAAAGAGAAGTGTTAGCCCTTCTCAACAGGCAATCTTCACCACTTCGATACGCTCTCTTGACAGCGCTTTGCAGAGTTCTCGTCCACTGTGATATATGGTAATTTATGAGTTTTTTAGCTTCCCTTGGCGGTATTATTAATGATCAATTTGGAATTGGCGAAAATACCTCTCATTCATTGGATACGGTATCTGGTGGTGCCTACAGCCGTTTAGGTGATTATGCTAATAAATTCGATAAGTCTGCTGAGCGCACTTATATCGAAGATGGATTTATTAGAGATATAAGGCCTCGTAGAAGATCTGTTCTATTTCAACAGCCAGATTTTTATGTAGTAATTAAAAAGAGAATGTTTTCTACTTTGGTAGATAACTCAAAACTAGATGTCTTAGAAGAAAAAGAGAGAGTATTAATAGCTGCAACAAAAAGATTGTTCCAGAATAAGTGCCGTATTTTAGCGGCATATGAAAAGCTAACAAAGATTGAACAGCTTACATTTGATTCTGGAAGATTCAACACATTTTTAGCACCAGCATTATTAGACTTGATAGATTCTAGTAATGATCTGTTTACTGCATTAGGATCAAATGGGCTTAGCCCATCCACAAAAGCAGCTATTGATACGCTGCGAAAGGTTATCTCATATTCTGAGCCAGGAGCATTTAGTAATTGGACTACTAATGATTATGATGCCGTCTTTGGGAAGGATGTCGGAGAGGGGCCTGGAACATTTGAGCTAACTAATATTACCTCAATCAAAACCACAGTCTCTACAGAGTGGGGTGGTGGTCAAGCTAGCCTTACTCTTGAAGACCCCTATAATTTACTAACCATTACCGAAGCTGATATCGATCAAGCAATTACAGATGTTACCAATCCGATGAGGACAGGAAGCTATTATGTATTTGTTGAAAATGAGCTTCAGAAGACGATTGATAAATTCAAATCAGATCTTGCCCTTGAAAGACAGGGTCGTCTAGCCAGTCAGATTACATTCAAGATAAGCCCAGGCACTGTGCTATCAAAGCGCGTTAGGGCAATCATAGATGATGAAGGAACAGAGATTTTATTCACATATTCTACTGGAATAAACAACTTTTTATCTTCTATTGGTAACGCTAAAAATATCAGTCAAGTATTTTCGTCTGCCGCTAATGTATTTTCAACTGGAAGTGTTACTATTGAACCACAATTTTTGGCCGGAAATCCTAGTGGAAATATCAGCCAAAATAATCAATTAACAGCGTCTGAGCGTAAGAAGTTTGAACAGATCATTTCTGATATATTTACACAATTGAGCCAACACGAAACCTCTCAGCGTGAGATGAAGACTCGTAATCTGAAAACAAACTATGCGCGCAACCGAATGCGTTTGTTCTTTAATGGCAAATATATCATCCAGCCAATGGATACGATTACGATTTGGATGACAAGCAGGACTGATGAAGATGCCAGGATGCCCGGAGGTTTCAAGAAGCAACAAAATGAATTGGGTATTAGTATTACTCAAAAATTTGATACTATTATCAAGAACATAAACAGTTCGATAAATTCAATGTCGGCTCCAGTTGGAGCTTCCTATGACGATCTTGAAAGGCTTAGCGTAGTTGGTCCTGATATGCCGAGTTGGTTATGGCGCATGTTCAGGCAAGATATCACCAATCAACCTACTGGACCTTGTATTTTCTCTGGTCTTGTCGGTAAGGGAGGTCAGGGTGTTACTGGTAATTGGAGCGATGGTAAGTGGAACATCAACTTTACTTGCGAAGATCATACGGGATATTTTGATAAGAGCATGGTTAATTTCAAGCCATCCTCTGATGTGTTCAATGCGTCTATTTATGATCCTCTAACTCCATTTGATGTAAGCTTTGATGCCGCTACTGGAGCTGCAATTACAAATCCATCAAACGGAAATATTCCTCCTTTATTGAAGGAAAATAAGGATTTGCTTCAAAGCGGAATGCTTATTTTTAGAAGCGGACCGAACAAAGGAAACCAAGCAACAGAAACTTTATATACACATGCTCCAAAGGAGATTTCTTTTGACTCATGGCGTAGTGTATTACACGATCCAGAAGGATTAGTATATCGCTGGAAGCAGGGAATCCAATCATTAACATTCACTCAACGTCCAAATCGCCTATCAAATACCGAACATGAAAGAGCAATTTTATTGACAGCTAAGCCATTTGCTGGCCAAGATGTAATGAATGTTATATCTCTTTTGATAACTGGCGTTCCATATAACTATGATACCTTCTTGAAGGCCGCAATCGAAAATGGAAATTCATTAGGGGCTCGTGATGGCTTGAACAATCTTCCAGCGGCATCAACATATATTCAAGGCTTACTTGCCGAGATTGAGAGAAACAATCTGGTTTGGGGAAATTTTGTGCCTCACAAGCAATTGGTTATCAATGAGGCAGCTGAACAATTTATAGCTCAACAACGCCTGGATATCACAACGCAAAATTCAAATCTTACTCAACAATTGAATGAGCTGGCGCGTACACAAGACCAGTTACTTTTGTATCAGCAGAATGATATGTTCCAAGGTGCGAAAGTGCCATCTTCTGTAGATAGCGTTGTGTTTGCTCAGAAAATTCAAGCTTTGAAAGCAAATATTCAAACTGCTCAAACTAACTTTATGAATACCATCTCGGTAAATAATCCAGATGTGGGTATTACGGTTATTGGTAATGATGTAAATGCAGATCCTTTGGCCACAGATTCTAATCCAGGCCAAAATCAATCTCAGAAACAAAGGGACGCTCTACAATTACGACAGAGATTGTTTGCAATGACGGCTCGTAGGTTTTGGCAAGTTAGAGCCAATCAGGACAAGAATCTATTCATTGTAGATGATCAGTATGATAAGAACTTTGACATCATGGCCTTTGAGAGAAAAATTGGCAACAAGATAGATTTATTCAATAGCCAATACTCCAATATTGGTGAACAAATTGGTCAGGTTAAAAAACTATTGAGCTTAGAATGTTTCGCTAATAGTCAGGGCCATATCATAACAAGACCACCGGGTTATAATAAAGTTCCCAGCTCTGTATTTTACAAGATGTTCAAAGACCGTGACTCTAATGGCGTCAAGGTTTTTCCTGACTTTTTGGAGAGTCTATATTTCAACCAGGTGAAAGATACGTTGACTCAAATTGAAGTCGTTGAAGATAATATTCGTTTGCGCGCAATAGCACTTGGAGCGTTGACGGATCAAGATATGGTTAGCCTAATTAATGGAAACTCGACCAATGGTGGAAGTTTCAACTTCCTGACGAATACAGGTACTGGAACCAACCTATTACAATTCTCTCAGCAATCAAACCCAGAAGATCAGGATCCAACTCATTCATTACTTATATCTTTATCTAGCTATCAACAGAGAATCTCTACTCAAGTAAAGAATTCTAAACAGTTTACGGCCAGTACCCAAGTAAGTGCTTTCTTTACTCAGCTCAATCCAAGCCCTGATTTGCAGACTAGTACATTAGAAGTAATTCGTAATAGGATTAAAATTGCGACTGGTACAGAGCCACCAACGCTTGATCAATTATTTTCCGATCCTCAATTTTCGCGCATTGGGCAGAGAAGTCAAACCAGTAAACTTGCTCTAATAACCCAAATAGCTCAGTTTGTTTCACAGCGCCAATCGTTACTAAAGTCAGCTTTGGGGGCCATTAAGAATTTGGAAGAGGGCATTAGTGTAAATGCTGTGCCAGACCTTGGGGCAAATAATTCGAACGATCAGGTTGTTAATGCGGTTGTTGCTCCTTTCCTAAATCGTAAAACTCAAATTCCTCAAATACTAGAACATATGATTGAGTATGAAGATGAGGATGACCTGGGCCCTGGCTCTGGTCGGAGATTCATACTTACTGCCGATAGAATTGTTAGCCTAACAATTTCTGAAAACCCACCACCATTCACGATGGTATCTGTAAATGGTTTGTTTGGGCAAGGTTTTATAGATCCCCCTGGAGGATTGCAGACTTCCAATGATGGTAATGCGGTAACCTCTGCCTATGCCGTTGATTATGATATGTGGTATCAATATGGATTCCGAGCGCCGAAATCTATAGAAGCACCATTCTTTAATGATCCAAACATTCAATGTGCTCCATTTGCCGTTGCTGCTTTACTAGAAGCTCGTGAGAATATTCTGCAGGGTAGCGTTGGAATTGTTGGCTATAATGAATATTATCAGCCGGGAGATGTTGTTTATATTGAGGATAGAAATCTGCTCTTCTATGTAAAATCTGTAAGTCATTCATTTTCATATGGAAATCTATCAACAACTCTTGAGCTTAATTATGGTCATAGCCCGGGAGAGTATATTCCTACAATGTTGGATATCGTTGGTAAGGTTTTGTATAGTTCCAAGGGGTTTTTCGATCAATACCGCAGTGAAAGATTTGAGATGTTAGGGTCTGCTAAATCACTTGGGGCGCTTACATTCGTCTCTTCGATATCAACATATCAAACCCCTCAAGGCAATGATACTAGATTGCCACCAGACTCAGATCCTTTGGAGGTTTTACTTAGTGGACGTTATGGTGAACGAAACAAGAATATTTTAGGTAATATTCTACTTTATGTTAGTGGAAGTCTAAACCAACAAGCTTTCCAAAATCAAAAGCCTTTTGTTAAGATAGTTTATTATATAACAGGTAATTCATTTGATAGTGATATGCTTACATTTGCAACCACAGTTAAGGATTGGCTTATCTCGCCAGAGGGTGACACATCTAGCGGATTGAGTCCTTTGAAATTTAATACTGGCAGTAGTGGTAAGACAAAGCCATTTGGACTCAACGCTAGCGATATTGTAATTGAACAAGTAGATTTTACAGATCCTGCTAATCAAACTAGAGTTCAGGTATTTCCTGATACTGGAGCGGATCCTGTTGCCAATACTCAAGGACCATCATCTGCGGCTATTTATGCTGCAAGAACATGTAGCGTCTCAACATTATCACCAGAGAATTTTAGTTTGTTTTTAGCCAATACAGTCATTGATGTTTTTATAGATTCAAAACCGATACCAGTTTTGTCTAACGATTCGGTTGCGATAGCTCGCGCTGCTGGTGCTGCAAGTTCTGGCGCTGGGGCGGGAGCTGGTGGTGCAGCTGGTGCCGTTCAAAGTTCTTCTAGTTCGGCAAGTGCTGCTACTGCGGCTGCTGCCGCTGGAGCTGCTCGTAATGCAGCTGGGGGTGGATAATGGGAACTAACACTCGTATCGGATCAATTCCCGGAATTCCTATTCGTGGAGTGATTCAAAGTTTTGATATTCAAAGAAAAGTTGCGATGGTTAAATTGCCATTGGCTTCTTCTCCAACTTTGCAACCCATAAAACTTCCAGTTGGATGGATGGGTGCTAGAGGAGAGGTTTCCTGTGGTTATCCAGCAAAGGGAACAAACATTTTTGTGGTTATGGGACAAGGCAACGAATGGATATTCGTTAGCTATGATCAACCAGACTCAACCAGCTTATATGATTCTGATGGTATTCGTCGTATTTCAACAACCAAGTTTCGTCCAGGACGTTGGCTTACGTTGGTACAAAATGATGTTGGTCTAATTGTAGATCCACAAGATGGTGTTGTCCAAGGAGATTCAACATCATTTACTCAAGCAGATTCGATGCTTGACATATGGAGCTCTAGGTTTGCTAATGAGATGCACTTTACAGAAGCACACCGTGAAGTAACTGGTACAGTTCTTCGAGATATAGATTCTGATAGTACAAGAAATGTCACAGGCTCATCTCTAACAGATCATACATACAACAACTCTCTCACGCCAATTGGTCTTGATCCAAGTACATTCCCATCCGTTTCTGCTGTGGCTAATCGAAACCCAGCGCTAACGGAAAGCAGGAAAATGTACTATGAATTCATCGATAGCTTTGGATATACATACGATGAAGCGGAAGAGAGGATTTATGCCGGTCAAGATCTTTCTCAACCATTACCATTCCAACGAAAGAGAAGCCGTACTGATACGATGAGTTTGAGTTTGGATCAGCCAAACTATTTAGCAGAAGTAATTGTTGGAACAGTTGTTGACATCTATGGAAACATTCTAGATATCAATAGAAGCATACTTCCAAGTGGTATTGTTGATTCATTGTCATTTAGGAAATCTTCAGATGATCAAAATGTAGCATTTACAAACCTGCTAACGCAACTTCGAAAGAGTATAGCTTATCACTTCGAACTCAATGCCAGAAAACCTGGATTGGATTTGCCTAATTATTCAGATGTAAGTGATTATGCTCGTAATCGTAGCAGGTTCTTCTTTGATATAGATAAAGAAGGACAATTCAAATGGAATGTTCCAGCCTCAAGTGAGACGGGTAATGTTCCGGTGTTGGTTCGCCACGAAAACTTTTCCAATCTCAAAGGGTTTATAGATAAGACGGATCGTGGTCAGCTTCTGTATAATGTTACCAACAATACAGATTTGCAACTAGAACCACACGGGAAAGGCGCTGTATCTCTCGTAAGCACTGAAGATACTCTCAAGAACTTTGCAGCCCCAGTAAATAGGCTAGATGGAAGCGTCATAAAACTCGGAACAGGATTTCATGATATAAGTAATGTATTATTCCTCCACAAGGTAGATAAACCTTATTCATCCTCTGGTAACGCTGGCTATGAAAACAGTCTTATAAACTTTGTATCCCCGGTTACAGATGTTGTGTCTTCTAAATTGATAGTATCTGGCGCTGGGGCAAATGCTGGTGGCCGAAGTGGAACAATATCATTGGATGGTATGTTGTCTGTGAGTATTGGAGCGAATACCGCAGATCGCCAAAGTTTGTGGTTAGATTGTGCTGGTGGGATGGTGGCAGCAGTTGGGCGGGATAAGTTCAATCGTTCATTAGCCGCCACATTGGATGGTGATATTTTAATGCAGGTTGGCGGCCCAACCATTGTTGATGATTCCAGATTTCCATCAGTCACTTTCAATAATGAAGCCAGGGATGGAACTATTGACATCCGAGTATGGAACTCTGGAAGTTTTCATACGATTAGAATTGATCCTCAGGGAATAAAGATTCATACCCCACAGAACATTGATATAGTGTCTGAGGGTAGTATGAGATTTAAGTCAGTGAATAGCAATATATATTTCGATGCTGAAAGCGTTTATTTCTATACAACAGATCCTGCTACTGGAAGGTTGGTATTAAGGGCCACCGAAGGTGCTGCAGGAAGGACTGTCTAAGGTGAATCATGGTTTGCAATCCAGCTGATACTAACATTACGATTGGACCACCGGGACCTAGCCCACAGATCCCAGGCCTTGGTTTGCCATTTTCAGTACCAAAGAATCCATTTGGCGATCTGTCCCTTCCAGCTGGCGTTCCAGAAGATCTGATAAATCTGATTGAAACAATCTTTGCCATGTTCCCTGGTGGGATTAAATTGCAGCCAAATACAGATGCTATGACCAAAGGCATTTGGGATGCCTTGGCCAGCTTATTCAATCAGATAGCTCCATTCTTAGGTATCTACAAATTCATTCAGGCATTGTTGAATATGATACTTTGTATCATAGATGTCTTCTGCGCTCTGATGAATCCATGGTCAACCTTGAAGGCCATTAGGCGTTTATTTAAGAGATGCTTACCAGATTTCCTATCCATGTTTCCATGGTTGGCATTGCTGATTATGATATTGGCGTTGATATTACTTCTCATTGCATTGATAGAATACATCATCAAAGTAATCATTGCCTACATCAAACAGATAGTAAATAATATCAAAATCCTTTTACGTGCAATACAGGTACATGATAGTGACGCTACTCTCGCCGCAGTTCAAAAGATATCATTTCTATTATGTCTAATTGAGCAATTATTCACGATTCTAATGGGCATCAGTGCGTTACTTGCCATTATTCAGCCACTCATGGGAATTTTGGGCCGCTCTGTATGTAATGGCGGAGATAGGAATGGTAATGGTGCTGAAGATTGTTGTACTCCAGATTTTTGCCCGCCATTCATTCGTAATAATCCAGATGGTTTGATACTGAAAACTGGTCGCCTAATTTACCAGCGGGAAATTGACTCAATTGTTCCACTAGATCCTTTGTTTGATTTCTTGAGATCATCCGCTGCATTTGTTCTCAGGCCTCAACGATGGCAATTTGTCGATGATCATCCAACAGAATTTAAATTCTTGGATATCATTACCCCATCGCCACAATATGGGTTTATTTATTGGCCAAACAATGATGTGTTTGATCACAACTCAGCTTTGATTCGAATTCCATACACGCTTGATATGAACATATTTATCAAGCCTAGCAATTTTGGAAATCCTTCTGATTTAGGAATAGAGCGCCATATGAGCGTTCAAAATGTAATCGTAACAACAAAGCCAAATGTATATCCTACGGCTTGGAATAATAGTCTTGATACTAGTATTACTTCTGGGTCTTTGAACTTAGTGGGTGGTTCAGTATTTGAGATTACTCCAGATGGCTATGTTCCATATTACATCAATGGAGTTCAGGCCACTCTCCAAACATTAGTATCCAAACCGACTCAGAATTTATCTCAATTACCATCAAATGATGACGGATACAATTTCTTAGATGTTAGCTATAACCTGAAAATAAATCACGAGGTACTGATTCAATATGGGCTCATTGGTTTGATGTGCCAACCTGATACTGCTTCAGAATCAGCAGTATTGAATGCCGAATATAATGATATGAGAAGCGTTCTAGATAAGGTTGGGCCATTGCCGGATGTTGATGGAGCGATAGCTTGTTTGACACAGGCCCTTGCAAAATTCCGTGGAAATCTAAATGAGGATACCGCAGTAATATTCCAAAATGAAATTACAGATTGCCTTAATTCTTTGAAGAATCAGTCTTTGGACTTTTATACCACGGGTACGATTGCTGCAACGGATCGATATTCTAGTAGTTTTTCGCTATATCCAAGCATTCAGTTTATCAAAAATGATATTCAGGTAACAGTTCAATTGAGAGATAAATCAGGCAATCAATTAGCGGTGAATGTGACACCAGATGCTGCTACAGCATTAAGTGCTTTAATAAAAGCCATTCCAACATTTGGTACTATCTCTAACTTTACTTATGATGGGTATGGAGATTTTATTGCGTCACTTACCAGTGATTTGGCCGGCAGTGGCCAGATAACAGCTTACGTTAATAATGAGTCTATTGCTACAGTTGTTAATAGAGATAGTGATACATTACCAACTGCGATTATCGATAGTGTTCTTACCTATGAATTCATTGATAAGACATCTTACTCGTATCGCGCAGAGGGTGGTAGCTATAAGCAGAGATTCGGAGATGCTGATGTTGCCGAGGATGGTACATAATGGTAACTGTTACCAAAGATACATGGTTTAATAATGTCGGGGATCATTTTCCAAAAGATCCATTAGATGATATTAGGGCTATTGATTTAGACATCAATGATTTGGTGGCCAAATTTATGCGCCCAATTGATTTGTATAGAAGTCATGTTTCTCCGGTTGTAAATGGTGATTTAATTCAGGCTGACCTATCCACATCTAGCTCACCTTCGGAAAGCAGATGTCATACGTTCTATAGAATGCTTGGTCTTCCCACCATTTCTCCTGATGGTAGTTTAATTAGTCCAGGCTTTCCACTCAAGGATAAAGACCATCAGAAAAGCATAGATGGCAAAATACCTGATAGTGTCAAGAAGGCTATTTCTGATAGGGAGAATGGGGCTCAATATAGGACCAATCTATTTTCAGCACGTAATGGCGACACCTCTGTTTTTGGGCTTTCGCTAGCAACTCCGAATGGTCAGCGTAAATTTTCCATTGATGTTGGATCACTTGATGATATTACGCTAACACCACAGGCAATTCCGGCTCGCACTCAATATATAAATAGATTTTTCCAGAATTCAGATGGATCTGCAATAGTCAATAAGTTCGAGACCGTATCACATCCACTTGCACCGTTCATTACTGATTTGGTTATTACATCGAATGTAGAACCAAAATCAGGGTCTAATAGTGTGCTAGTTGGTCAGCCATTTCTAGATAAAAAAGATTTGGAATATGAATCTGGTAAGTATGCAAAACGCCCAGGTTTGGAATTTATCATACGAACTAAACTTCGTGAAAGTAATGTTTTACAGAGTTTGCTTACAGCTGCTCAAACAGTGGTACCAAATATTAGTACACAAGCTGGTTTGATTGGTGTTGGAATTAGCGAAGATGACGCTGCTAGACTATTCCAAGAGGGATTGATAGATGTATATACAGTAAATGATTTATTCAAGACATACAAAGGTCTTATTAATGTATATTACAATGCAGTGAAGACAATTGCTGATATCGGCAAAGATATAATTTGGATTCCAATGCCTAATGAGGGCGGGCCAGAATCTGGTTCTGTGGTTAATTCTACGTTTGTTGTCCCAAGCTATTACCTAGATTCTTGGGAAATTGAACGCAGATTATCTGAATTGAAAGTTAAATCTCTTCTTGCAAAGACACAAGTTGATATTGGAACCAATGATGATAATTCATCTTTAGTGTATGGCGATTTTACAATATCTGAATTTAGCAATGTGGCTAATACTTTTGAGAATGATTTAGCTGATGAAAACTCAAAAAGATCTTCATTGGAAGCACAGGGTAGTGATGCTCTAAGAATAATCGAAATTATTGGTGGCGAAGTAAGTGGGCTTGGCCTCATTGATATTATTGCCATTTACCTTTCTCTTTGGGCATTGGACGTTCCAACACTACTTAATTTGATTGATGACTCCGCTGCGGCTAGGTTAAATAGTATCACTGAACTTGCAAATGACGCAACTCAGAATCGAGTTAATAGTCCAGGAAACTCTGTTACCGCTTATGAAACGCTAACATCGGCAGTTTCCAGCTTGCTACAATATGGTGATTATATATTTGATCGTCTAAAGGGATCTCCCAAGGATGGCGGAATTGGGGATGTAAGAAATAAGGGATAATTGAGTATAAGTGTATGTCATTTGATTTGAAGCTTTTTGGTGGAGATTTAGTTATCCAAAATGGAGATTTGGCTATTGTAGAGGATTCTGACAAGCTAACCCAGGATATTCTGAAGCTGGTCAGCACTCAATTGGGGTCTAATCCTTTCTTTCCGGCGTATGGGTCTCCAGTAAGCCAGGTTTTGATTGGAACTAGTGATGTAGATTTTGCACAAGATGTTGCAACTCAGCAATTGCGAGCCAGCATTGAACGCCTGAAGGATCTCCAACAGAACCAAATAAAGAGCAATCAAATTGTAACAGCTGAAGAGCAAATTTCTGCAGTCCAAAACGTCTCCATTGTTCAAGCTAAGGATGATCCTCGATATTACTTCGTGAATCTGACGGTTATCAATAAAGCTTTCCAGAGTGTGCCTATTTCCTTTGCTGTAGTAACTAGCTAATAATCCGGTATTCAGAAAGCAGTGGATATATGCTATTTTGTAGCTTTGAGGTAACATGGCACGGGTTAGGACTGCAAATGATATTGTTCTCGGAAGTATAGATTTTTACAGAACTGCGCAGCCACAACTTGACCTACAACCTGGTCAGGTGGCTCGTGATCTTCTTATTGACGGCCCAGCTGTTCAATTGGGAAGCTTGTATGAAGAATTGCAGAGCGTTCAATCAGCTCAATCGCTATTCCTGTCTTTAGGTTCAGAATTGGACGCCTTAGCATCCAATTTTGGCGCGTCTCGTAAGCAAGGGTCTCCATCGATTGGTACTGCAATCCTTACCTTCAATTCAATTGAGGCTGATATTCCAATTAATGCCGGCGGAGTGGTAACGGCAAGTAATGGAGCTTCGTTTACAGTCATCAATTCCTTTACGGTAGCTGTGAACAATAAGAACACCTATCGAGCCACTGCCTCGAAGTATTCTGCAGCTTTAGCTTTCGCAGCAATCACAGATCAGTATGCCGTTGAGGCCCAGGTAACAGCCACATCTACTGGAAGTAATGGAAATATTTCCAGTTATTCGCTGAATAATACTACGATTCCTGGAGTTTCAAATGTCACAAATGCAGCTTCCTTTCAAGGTGGAGCTTCAGCCGAGACTGATTCGTCTTTCAAACGTAGAATTCTTGGTATTTTCAGCGGATCAAATACCGGAACTGCTCTTGGCTATAAGAATACAATTATAGCAGATTCGGATGTCATAGACTGTTTAGTGGTTGGCCCCGGCGATCCTTTAATGACTCGCGATGGAACACAGGTATTCACGGCGGCAGATGGCACCAAGACGATTGTGTCTGAAGGGACTGGTGGGAAAGTAGACCTTTACGCTTATGGCTTCCGTTTGGTTGAAATTATAGACGGATTCATATACTTTGATCATAGCAACAAAGATGATCCAACTGATCCTTCGAATGACTTTGTTCTTGGGCAAATTACCACAGATGCCAACAAGACGGTCTCTAGAAAGAGAATTGATGATATCAATAATCAACAACTGCCAAATCAGCCAGTTACCAATATCATTAGCATTACCGGATCTTCTAGCGGTTCTAACTTCGCTCTAAAGAGTGTAGATGCATCTAGAGTTGTATCTGGAAACTATGAATTGCTGCGAGACACCGGTGTGTACGCTGGAAGCCCATGGGGATTTGATCGTTTGCATTGGGTCGATGATAGGATTAGAGATTTAGCAGAGGATATTACTAAGGGTAAATTCAATAGCCAGGACTCTACCAATTTTTCTGATGTTACTTTGATTAGTGCAGTTAATCAAAACATTCAAATAGTTAACGAAAATAGCAATGTAAGTCCGGCAGATCGGTCATCCATTCAATTATCTCACTCCCCAATCACTGCGGTTACCAGAGTTTTCAACCAGACAACTGGAGAGCGCTACATAGTTACAAATCAAAATCCAGACGGAGGGAGCCAAAACACCACCGGCCGCATTACAATTTCAGGTTCTACCCTTCCAGCTGTAAGTGATATTCTTCAAGTAGACTACGTTTGGATTTTCAATTATGATCTAAATTGGGATTTTGATAATAAAGTATCCTCTGATAACATCCGTGACGTTGTAGATAGTATTGATTGGGGATATTCAAACGTTGTGCGCAGAGAAGAGTCTGTGGTAACTGGAGTTAACACAAAAACAGTTACAGTTACTCATCCGGTAAATGCAGTTGTATCTATTAATGTGTTTACTGATGGGTATGGCTTTGTACAGCTTATCAGCAATAGGTTGGCTGTTGTTGTGACCGGCTTGGTATCAAATGTTGTCTCGGTAGTTGAGTCTTCTAATAATGACGAGGTTTTCAACACCGGTACCAAAGATGGAAGTTTTAGCGGATTTACTGTTTATTTACCAACGGACACAACTGCGCAGATTGGAGATTTAGTAAATATAAGGTATAATGCCATTGATCAATTCATAAGCAATGGTATTTCTGGAAGCTTTAGTGATAATGTAATCACCCTTCCATCATCAACCAATGTTGTTGCCGGGACGATTGTTGAGGTCAATTATTTGGCTAACATCAATCAACTTGTTCCTTCGACAGCATTGTCTACATTGCCAATTTTTAGAAATGACAATGGGTTTTATTTTGGAACAGGTAATATATTTGGAACTCAACCGACAACTCATATATACTTTCCAAATCCTTCGCCGATACCAAACACAGCTCTTCCAATTGAATTCAATCTTAGAAAGGCTCCAACTAGGTTGAAGCTAACAATTGCTGGAACTATTTCTCCAGGCGTAATCACTGTTTCCGGCACAACAATCCAGGGAGTTTTTGATAAAATATTAACTGCCACCGCGAATGGTTTGGTTCAAGATTTTTCATCCCTGATACGAACAGCTTTGGGTTTGAACAGCAATCAGTCAATTCCATCCAATCTTACAATAATAAGTTTGGTAGGTTTTGAAAAGGTGGAACTATCTGGTACGGAAGTGATTTCTATAGATCATGTCTATGATGTATTTGGATATTCGATTCGTGATAATAGTTTTTCTAAATTTGAGGCTACTAGCAACTCAAGCCTAACTCCTACGCAAATAGCAATTCCTAACACCGTTGGTAACAATGCTAATTTGCCAAAGATTGGTGATAAGATCAGAGTTACATTCTATATTAGCAAGACCAGCGATATAGAAAACGTATCATTCAGCAAGAGTGGGACTCTGTATACTCAAAAGAGATTTGCATTTGTTGATGTTGTGTCAATTTCCAGCGGATTTACTTCCACCACTTCGCAGTCAGCAACGCTTTCTATTGCGCCTCAGAATCAGCCGGTACAGGGCACAAGGTATACTGCATATTATGATTATTTAGCTCCTAAGCCAAATGAAAGAATCACTATACACTATAATGCAAATCAAGTAATTACGGACAATACATTCAACATCGAAAGAACAAGACCTATCGGAGCTGATGTTTTAGTCAAGGCCGCCGTACCAATCTTAGTTAATATCACTTTGGCAATTGTCGTTTCTCCTGGTTTTGATACTTCTAGTGCTGTTGTTCTTCAAAATGTAGAGGATGCAGTCACTAATTCATTGAACTCAACTGCATTGGCTACGACCATAGATTCTTCAGATTTTATTAATGTGGCTTATACAGTAAATGGAGTTGACCGTGTTCGAATCTTAGAATTCAACAAGGATGGAGCTGCTGGCCAGGTACTAAGTATTACGGCACAGAGTAATCAATACATACAAGCGAACAATGTTTTAGCTAAACTTGATACTAGATAAATTAGGTAGTAATGGCAAATCTTAGAATATTGGACATAAATGCGGCCGATAGCAGAACGATTAAGGTAAGGTTTTCAGCCGCGCTAGCAGTTGATATTGGGCAATCAAATGTATTGGTGTTGTCTGAGGTTGTAAATGTTCCAGATGTTGAAGTTCTTACAGTTGAGGTCGCTGATGATATCTTCATTATTAGCACATTACCTCAAACTCCATATGCTAGATACAAGGTAGTTTTTCAATCTACAAATGCTGTAAAGTTCAGAAGCTTAGACAATCGTCAGTTCTTGCTTGAAGATGGGCGTGCCAACGTTGCCAGAGTCTTAGGAGCCGAGAATGATTACAACCCAACTCGCGATAACCTAGTAACATTATTGGGTGGTCCTCAAAGTGTTTACAATCTATCTCGTGAAACATTCGTACGCACTATATTAAATCAGACTTCAAATTTATTGAATAAAGCCCAAGCTGATGTTGGCCAGGCAAAGTCAGCTAATTATCTTGAAATTCTCGTAAAAGATGAGTTGAAAACTCGTAATTTTGGTCCTTGGGATCGCCTTAATCAAGAGGGAGCTTTTCAAGTTTGGCGTGTTGGACTAACCCCAACAGACGAAACAATACAAGGGGTAATTGCTTTCGATAGTTTCCCATCAGACCCAATAACTCTACAACGGGATGTTGTTACCAATGAGATTTTAGTACTTGGTATTGGAAAGGGAACATATAATGATTTGACGTTGACGCTGAATAAGCTTCCAGTTACCAAATTAACTTCAGTTACAATAAAATATTCAGATGGCTATACCTTTGCCTACGATATTAGAACGCTAGGATACCAAATCAGTGATCCTAAATATGATACTGCATTCGGTCGTCGTTTGATTACACTTGCCAATAACCAAATCAAACTTAATGACACTCTAAAAGACGATCCAACCTTTGTGCTCCCTAGCGGTAATGATAAGATTGTAGTTTCTTACGAATACAAATCGTTGGGTCGTATCATCGATGATACTAGCGTTTCTGTTGTTCAGGTAAATCAGGTTATCAGAGAAGTTGCTCCTGCAATTACCACGATGTTTTCGCTGCAAAATGCTCCGGTAGTTACGGCCGGAGATAAAATACCAACATCTGGCGGTGTTCAGTTCTTAGATCCTTATTCAGCGACTCCGTTCATTGATACTCATCCAGCTTTCTCGAATGAAATTCCGTATCGTGAAGGCGGTCTGCCAAATTATCCTGGAGAATATTCGGTTGATTATACAACCGGTCGTGTTTTCGTTTACGGAGCGATTAAAAATGATGGAACTGGAGATTTCCCTCCGGCCATGAATTACTACTACCGAAAAACATATATTTCTCGTTTAGACTATACCTATGTTCCTGAGTTTAGAGATCTTGTCGCATCCCCTCTTCGAGAATTGGTGACACAAACAGCAAAGATCAACTATCTTTTTGAGCAAACCTATGTCCCTGGTATTGACTATGTAGCCAATGTACATGTTGAGAGTTTGAATGAGCGAGTTCAAAATCGCCTTGCAACATTGGATTCGCTATATACTATAAACGCACCAATTACAGATGTTTTTAGAATCTACAACGAAACAACTGGAGAAATATATACGCTCAGAAGAATCACTGATAACAAGATATTCTTTGATTCAAGAACTCCACCAAAAATTACCAATATCACTCTAGAGAGGGCGTCTTTTGCTTCTGTTTTGAATGAGTCATTGATTCTTGAGAATGAGCTTGTCAATGCCTTTAGCGTTCGCGTGCTAAAAATAAGAGTCATGAACCAAAATATCATGGGTAACACCGATGATGTGATTGGGTCTAGCTTTAATACTAGCGTTGGTTTTAGTCAGAATGATGTTTTTGTTACTGAGGTATATTATGATTCTCAAGAATTATCAGAGATAATTAATACCAACAGGCTATCTATTGGTCAGTATCAAATAAATTATCGCGATGGTATTATATATGTAGGAGTTACGAATAATCAAAGCCTTAGCATTGGAACGGTCTCTTACAAGATTCCTGTTATCTCTCCTGTAAATCCTCATGTTGTCTCAGTTTCTCAAGTCTACAACAGTATAAATCCAAACTTTGGGCCTTCGAAGATTTTGGATTACATTTCATTTGGAGAAGCGGCCATAACCCCAACACCAAGCCTCATGGACGTTTCGGATGAGCGCTTCACAAACAAAGACCCAACGAATCCTTATTTCGTTTTTGAGAACACGATTACGGTAACTGATGATATCGATACGCTTCGTAGTCTGTATGACGCGTACGATCTAAACAATCATGTAAGCCCAATAAACTTTGCAGATTCGGCAACCATCTCGGCCAATGTAATTACCCTTGGAGGAATTGCTCAAACATCACAAGAGGTGGTAAGTGGTACTCTAACAATTACTGTACCATTTATATCAGCGGGCATTGAAGTAGGAGAAGTCACAAGTGTTATCAGAGTAAGTGATGGATATCAGCTTGTCGATGGATATACATATTCTCTTGGTAACGTCATTTATCTAAGTAACGCATTTGCAGTTTCTGGTGATGTTGTTAATGTCCAATACACCGTTATAATGAATGGAGAGGCAACTCCAATTGTAGATTACAACCGTGGAGATTTTTTTGTTGATTATTCAAGTGTAACAGATGAACTTTTAGTCTCGTATGAATGGGGCGATAATGTTATTGATCATCGTACCAGTAATACATTCAAAGAAGGAGATACTTATTACACAACGTATTCTATTGGAGCTTTGCGCAACTCCTTGCTTCAGAACTTCGGAACTTTAGTTCAAATTCCAGAGCTTCAAGTATTTGATGAGGAATTGGATCGTGAAATCTACCGCGATATCCTTCAGGGAGCTTTGCAGACATTTACGCAAGGTCCAACAATACCGGCAATGAAGGAACTGATTTCCAGCGTAACCCAAATTGATCCTAAAATTGTAGAGGCAGCATTTTGGTCTTTAGGCGTTAGTTTCTTGTCAAAGGTACCATCTTCCGTTTTTGGAACGCCATATTTATCTGCCGGATTCTTCGATCAGGGTTTGGCAGTTTTGAAAGCTGGAGATGGAGCAACCCTTCCAATTTCCAACAACTTGAGACTGGAAGAAGGAACTCTTGAGTTGTCAGTTATTACTGATTGGGATGGTATCGACAATGATGCCACCTTGACCTTTGAGCTATTCAAAGATGGCTATGTAGTTCCAGCAGAAAACATTTATATTGGATCTAGATGTTATAACCCAACCATTGCGAATGGGACATTCTCTGTCAATAGAACAGATGAGAATAGCCCAGAGGGCCTTCCAGCTTTGATCTTTATCAGAAATGGCATATTCATTTATTATGACACTGATATCAAACATTGGAAGATTCTTGCCAAGGATGTTCCTGACGGATATGTATATTCGGGTACGGTTACCACATCTGGTTCATTCTATGATGTGAATTTTGTTCCTGGGCTTGCAGAGGATACTGACATTTTACGGTCTGGGCTTTCGACAGTAGAATTTGAATTCCATCTGGATGGCTATGATGTTCTCAGCCCTGATGGGTATGAATATGGCGATGGATATATCCCAGGTGTTTCGTTTGATGGCATTCAATTAATGTCAGACGATCGACATTATTTCTTCGATTTTGGTAAGAATGAAACTCAGAATCGATTCTCTTTATACAAGGACGGCCGAGGGTATTTGGTCTTCGAAGTATGGGATCGTGGTGGCTTTGGATTGGTACAACCAGACCGAAAAAATGTATACCAAGTAAGCGCCGATATACAAAATTGGGGCTCTGGACAAAAGCATACTATTGGTATCTCTTGGAGTCTAAACTCCTCAGATCGTAGAGATGAAATGCACCTGTATGTTGACGGTTTTGAAACTCCAAACCTTGCGCGCTATGGTAATATTCCAGATGTTGCATCTTATAATAGATTTAGAACAGTGGTTCCAGAACAGATCGTTGGGGTTGTATTTGCAAATTCAATAACTGGCAATGACCTTATAACAACCCAAGGATCTAATATTGTAATATCTCCATCCTTAAGTCTATCTGCGCTTGATGATGGGTACACTATTGACATCATGGAACAAGGGTTTGGTAAGTATGTAATATCCAATGCATCGGGGACTCAGATGACCTTGAGTGCCAATATGTCAGCTTCTTTGAATGATGCTAGATTTATCATTAATCCGCCACAGTTTATTGTCGGAACTGAGATTGATATCTACAAGAACATAGGTGTATTTATTGTAGACGGATATGGAAATGAACGTGAAATTCCAGGAACAAGAGCTGGAGTCCCTTCTTACTCAATTGATAGGAACACTCTTAACCAGAGGATTCTGACAATTTTTGATAACACCCTAGCCGGCGATACTGTGCTTATCAAAACGTTTGGTTTGAACCATAGGCGATCTAAGGATAGGGTATTCCTGTGGAGTAATAATTCTCTACTTAAAACTGGGCTTCCTCCTCCAATCAATCTGGATGATGTGTCTATTAAGACTGTTGTATTGCCATTGACTTCAATCGGTCCAGAAAATTCAGCCGTGATAGATGGATATATTTTTGAGGCAACTTTTGGAGGTACTAGTTTTATCTACTTAATTGATGATTTTGGAAATTTCCTAGTTGACGGTTATGGGGATAATTTAATTTTCGGAACAGGACCAGGAGAGAATGCCGATATCACACAACCAAGTACATTCTTGCAAAATTCAAATGCTTTACTTACAGAAGGCCGCATATTGGAAGTGCGTATTACTGGAGATAATGTTAATTTCTCAGTTCCAGTAACTGTGAAGCTAGATGGATATGCTGCCTTGGGATCCGTAACAAGCGAAACACTTACATTTACATATCCTGGTAAGAAACTTACAGTAAATAAATGGCAAGAAGTTGATTCGATTATTGTAGATGTGGCTCCAATTGATGGCTACGACGATAGTATAGCCGTTGAAATAAAAGAGGCATACACAATTACACAGCCTAACGGAAACAACCTGTATCCGGTTATTAGGTTCGCATACCAAACTCAGTCTGGTGGCTCTTTGGAATCTGATGGCTATGGTGGCTATACCATAGTTAGGGATCTACAAGGCTACTTCCCAGCATCTATTGTTGGTAACTTGCTCAAAATTACCTCGCCGCCATCTTCGGCTGGTATCTACAAGATAATAGACAAAATAGATAACTATACGATTCAACTAGATCATAGTGTTGATGGGTACTTCACCAATGGATCTTATGCTGCGTACAATATCAGCATTGGGCGTAGTGGATTCCAAAACGGATTCATATTTTTGGAGATAGCAGGCTTCACCGATTCTGCCTTTATGTTGCCGCCAGGATGGTATGATATTGACTTTGCCTCTTATCTATCCGTACCATTTGATCCTTTGACAAAGGAAACTGGAATAATTGGAAATGATATCACATTACAAAATCCAGTAAAGGGTATTCTTGATGAGATTAGAATTCTGAACAGACAACTTACGGATACTCGTATTGGCGAAACGATTGGTAACAATGAGGAATCTATCACAACCGGAGCAACCAAGATATCTCCGTTTGTTAAGAATATAGATACGCTAGCTTTGTTCCATTGTGAATCTCTACCGCTAATTAATGATAGCGATTTCTATACCTTTGCAAGTAAGGAATACGTTCAATCTGGCAGCAGTGTCAATTCAAAATTTGGTCACAGTATAGTAATCAAAGATAGAGGCCTTATATTTGATAATGGCGGTTTGCTTAACACAGCCAGCGAAGGTTTGATTGAGTTCTGGATAAGCCCAAGATATGATACCTATAATGATCCTGGAGTTAGAATATACTTCGATGCCGCTGCTAATATCATCGAAGAAGACGTAAGCATCACGAAGGGTCGTGTTAAACTATCTAGACGAGCCAGTAGCGTATTGTATGTGCGCTTGGTTAACGATACAACTTTGCAGGGAACTGAATATTTCAATGGTGGAAGTATTGCCAGTGATGGAAGAACTCTCATCTTGAATACTCCATTGCCATATCAGAACACTCCGGTAAAAGTTGCATATATTCCAACTGGTGTTCGTGGAGATAGGTTGACAATCTCCAAAGATCCACAGGGCTTTATTTGCTTCACCATAAATGCCAATAGCAAAGAATATCAAGTTCGACAGCCTGTGTTCTGGCCTCGCGATACATGGCATAGAATTCGTGCGTCATTCAAGTTCAATCGTAAAGACAATAACGATGAGATTCGTCTATTCGTAGATGGAGAGGAACGAGGGGCGCAACTATTCGGACAAGGCAATATGTTGTTCGGGCAAGGTGTCATCTGGGGCCAGGCGGCTGTCGGTGGAGTGGGAAGCCAAATCTTCAGATCTGATATAAACTTTACTGATACTGTACAGCAGTTCTCGGTTGGACAAGATTTCGCAGGAAACTTTGGAGCTCAGGCGAGATTTGATAACTTGAAGATTTCGAACAAAGCAATTGATCCTATTGTAATAGCAGGACAGCCGCGAGACGTTTACTTCAACAGTAATACGGACTTCATCTACCCATCTATTACGGATGCTTTCACAACTTTCTTGCTTGACTTCGATAAATCTGTACAAAAAACAGATGATTTCGCGGTAATTTACGATCCAACTTTCGGCATTTTCAATTTTGACATCAATATCATTGATTCTTTTAACATAGTTACAGGAGATCTTCGTATCCAAACCGTGTTGGAGGCCTTGATCAATGCCCTCAAGCCGGCCGTTTCTACGGTTGGTATTAAATATGTGAAGTAAATATGAACCAAAATCCAGTATCACAAATTCAAGTTCTTTGGTACGACGGTCAGCAAGTCGATCAGACCGATATGACTACAGAGCAAGATCGGAATGTCAAGATTGATGCTTCGATTATACAAAATCACTTTGGCTCGGGCGTACTTCCATCTGCATCGGCTCAAAATGTAGTTTTTGATACTGATAATATGTTCTCTGATCAAGAGGCACTGATAGCATCTCACGATTTAGATGGTACTGGTCTGAGGCCATTAGCGCAACCGAGTGATAGTAAGTTGGGAAATCAACTTGAAGTAGAACTATCTGATTCTGATGCTAATGGGTTTTCGAATGTTGGAGGCCGTCTCAGTACCAAGGTATTGATTATTGGTTTGGATTTCCAGGAAAACATACAATACGATAGTTTTTACTTTTACAAGAAAGAGAAGCAAGTTACCAAGAAACACTACACCCGAATACTTTCGGTATTCTTTAATGACTTTCTTGGTAATGACAATTGTTCTCGTGCTCTAGGGGGACGTGTAGTTATCCGAGAAACAACGGCACTTGAGTTGTCTCGCGATCCTATTATGATTGCACAAGATGTGCAACCGAACTTATTTTTCAGAGATTTCAAAAACTCATCTCCAAACCCAGCGGTTACCTTAGCTCAAACGATTCAGGCAGGTATTGGGCCTCAATATAATGTTGATGCTCTTCAAATCAATACAACTGTGAAGCGAGATTTTGAATTTGCTACTGGAGATGTTACAACGCGTGTAGCTGAAAAGTTTTTGGCCAAATGCAATAATATCCAGAAGATTACCGTTCTACTTGGCGTTCGTAAGAATGGTTCGGTTATAGCCAATTATTTCGATTGGAGTGGAGAGCTTGTAGTTAGTGTATACGAGCTTCAAAGCACCATTACTTCTCCAAATGAATTGGTGCCTGGGTTGGCAATTGAATTTGATCCAAATCCTATTCCGATAACTCAGTTTAGCATCAACAAGCAAAGCTTGCAGAATCTAGGTTACATTCTTACTGATGTTCTTCAACCAATTGACCTGATATACAACAATTCAATTCTTGGTAACGCATCAAATCCTGTTATTGTACCAGGTAAATATTATGCCATTTCAATTGGACGTGCCGGAGACAGTAGCGTTGGTACTTTGTTTACGGGAATAGGAAACAGTCAGAGTACAGATGATCGTCTTTCCATATTCACCAGTGAATGGACAGATGTTACAGAAGAAGATATTTGGTATCAAGTATGGTCAGATGCCGCCAAGGTTGCTGATGGTATGGCCTATGATGCTGGTAATGGTGTCCAGATTACAAAGACCATAGTCAATGAACTGGGTGCGGTTGTAGATTATTCATTTGGCCAAAACCCATTTGCAGATACCGGGCAAAACACTCTAAACACTGCTGTAGTAGAAGCTATTGAATCACAATCTCAACAGCAACAAGATGAGCGTACTGGCAATCCAGTTTTTTCACGCCAGCAGTTCGAACCAAGTTTTAGTTTCGTTACCAATGCCAACTTGGCTACATTGAGTGAATCTAATGATCCTTTGATCATTGGCTGTGCGCGAGATGTCAATGCCAAAGTGAACAACATAATTTCTGGTACTCAAATCTTCCCTGGATTAGCTAAGGGCAATAAGTTTATTGTAATAAATCCAAATCCTGATTTGATTTCGCAGCAGCTTATTGGTAGCAAACTAATTCCAAATAATAATTGCGCAGGTATTGGTTACACCATTTCTAACGTACGATTGTGCACAGATGGGTATGGAGATGTTAATGGCGATGGAGTTATTGACTCAAGCGATATAGATCGTGCCACAGCTCTCCTTGGGCAATCGTTATCTTTAGAATCAACGCAGGCTCTAATTAATGCTGGGGTTTTTGATACTCTAGAGATCATTCGAGCTGATGTTGATGGAGATGGCTATATTACGCATGCAGATGTTGATAGGATTTCAGCATATGTTTCTAAGGACGGCTATCACTCATTCCCAGCAGGCTCTAGCTTTACGCACCTTGAAATAGAGGTTCAAAACCCAACCGGTCGTTATGATGGTTATTATGATTGCTGTCGTTATGATGGATACAACAATTGCGATGGGTATATTAGAATCAATGGTGATAGTCTAAATGTAGTAGATATATCTAATTTGTCTAGTATTGAGCTACAATACTACGGTTATAATAGCATACCGGATATTTCAGCTGATGATCCTGCTTTCCTTGCAGTGCCATTTATCCCACTACCATTTGTTGTAAACCCAATATTGTTCTGGAAAGACTACATGCTTCAAGTTAGTAGTAATGCCAGGCTTGTTCCTGCGACATTTACATTTCCCAGCTCAACTGCTAGCTTGGTAGATCAAATAACTGGTCAGTGCTCAAATACAACTCCTGTTGTTTGCATAGATCCATTTGAATTCGGAGGCGCATGCGATCCTGGAAGAAATGATTTCTTCGTTCCGGATAATCTTATTATTGGCAAAGGGCAAATCATCGATAAGGATGGCAACTATTTCAAGCAAGACGTTGACATTCATTTTATTGTCTTGGAACTTCCGCAAGAGGTAATGTTCAATCACGCTATAATCAACGTGTTCCAGAAACTTGTTGTAGACGATGGAGATGGTTTTACTTCAGCTGGATATCCGGCGGCTAGGTTTTCTGATTGTACTACTGTAAAACTTGATGCATTTGTTAAAAATCAAGTGAGATTTGGTGTGTCGATTCAATCAATATTCCCAAATCAGGATGGAATGGATCAGGATGGCTACGGTATTATTGTAGATAATATCATTGGCGTAAATATGGACCAGGCTACTGGCTTGATGACGCTTACGATGAATGATATATCAAATAGTGCCTTGTATAACGAATTGAGAACCAAGATCATGATCACGGTATATCTCAAGAAAGCCGGATGGAATAATACACCATTGGTGATTCCATCAAATCAAGTTGCTGGTTTGTTCGCTTCTGGCGTAACATAAAAAACTAAAACAGTAGTTACCTAATGCCATTCATTTATGAGTGACTGGGTATTGCTGCTTTAAAATGGAGAATAAAATGAAAGGGTTCGTTGCATTGTTTTTGTTTTTGTCGGTTTTATTAGTCTCTTGTACCAACAAGCCAAATCACCAAGCTGATGCATCTGTTTCGGATGCCGGAGCGGTAGCTTGCGATGCAGGTGATTGCGAGTAATAAGTCGAGGATATGTAATTCAATATCTCATATAGTATATGAGAATAAAAATCCAACAATTTCTATTTGGCCAAAATCATAGTTGGAGTGTGGTTGGGCAGAATTTAGGCAGATCACTTATTAAGTTAGGACATAATGTAGAGTTTATTTCTACAGATGGACTTGAAAAGAGATTTATACCAGAGGATATAATGCCATTTGTTAAACAAGAACCATCTGGATTATATGACTGCCAAATTAGCTACACAGCACCTCATAATTGGCCAAATTATCTTAAATGGGGTACAAAGAATAGATTTGGTATTTGGAATTACGAATACAACAATAAAAGGTCAGATGATAAGTACTTAGCATTACTTCAAGGTTTTTCTAAGTTTTACAAATCAACTGACCTTGTTCTTCCTTCATCTAATTTCTCTAGAGATGTATTTATTAGTATGGGTATCCCCATAGAAAAGATGATGGTAGTTCCTCATGGAATAAATCTTGAAGATTTCAAGAGTGATAATACATTCAAGCTAAATACTAGGAAGACAAAGAAGATACTTCTTAATATTGCCCAGCCACATCGGCGCAAAGCATTACATTTAGCTCTTAAGGCTTTTGGTAAAGCTTTTACCAAGGATGATGATGTATGTTTGATAGCTAAAGTATTCAAGCATAACAAGAAAGACCATCCATTTGACATAGACTTCACTGCGTTGTTTAAAACTTTTCAATCTAAGTTTCCACAGCACGCCGAAGTAGAGTTTGTCCATTCATATATAACAAATATCGCAGACATCTATAAGTCTTGTGATATAAATTTCTCTGCTACTTATGCTGAGTGTTGGCATCTACCATCATTGGAAGCTCTAGCTTCTGGAATTGTTAATGTAGTTCCTAGATATGGTGGACAACTAGATTTCTGTAATGATGAGAATTCTATTCTTATAGATGGCACAATCACAAGGGCACCAAGAGATCATCAATATTGGGCATTCAATCCATTTGCTGTTCATTTTGAGATTGATACTGATGACGCTGCCCAAAAACTTCGAAGGGCTGTATTTGAATTAGATTCATTGAAAGCTGGGTTTGCTCAAAATATGACAGATACTGCTAGCAAGTTCACTTGGAATAATGCAGCCCAAAAAATTATAGACATGTGCGTACCTTGAATGGAGAAATAAATGAGTTTAGCTATCGTTATTCCGGCCTGGAACAATTGGGCATATACAAAGCGCGCATTATCAGATCTATCCCATCTTCCACAAGACCATGGGTTTGTTGTAGTGGATAATGGAAGCACAGACAGTACCAAACAACTACAATCATCAGCCAGATTGTCTGTCGTACGACATTCCAAGAATCTTGGGTTTGCTAAGGGGTGCAATACTGGTTACGAAAGGGCTGTCAGTCTCGGTTATGAAAACATAATGTTCCTCAACAATGATATTCGTATTGCCGAGGAAAATTCTGTGTGGACAGAGCCTATTATTCGTGAGGCTCAAAATGGGTTCCTTGTAGGTCCAACCATTGGGCTGTTAGATATTCATTTGAACTTTGTTCGTGAGATGAACAAGCTTCCTACGACTGGGTTTCTTTTCTACCTAAGCGGATGGAATATCACTGCCTCTGTTGCTACTTGGGATCGTTTGATTCTAGAAGGCGATGTTGGTCCATTTTCTACTAAGTTCATATCTTACTTCGAGGATACTGACCTATCCTTTAGAGCTAAGGGCCTTGGTATTGAGTTTAAAGTTGTTGATGTGCCTGTCAGACACATTGGCAGAGTTACCGGGAAGAAAGTATTATCAGATCTGTATTTGAAGTCTAAGAAAACGTTTATAGAAATATGGGGCAATAAATAGGCATAATTATATATTCTTACTGATAGGAATGCTATGTCTAATCAATATAGGAAGATAACAATCAACGACTGTAATGAACTTGCCAAATCCAAAAACGGCAAGTGCCTTAGTAGCATTTATATAAACGCAAATAAGCCATTGATGTGGGAGTGTGAATTTGGACATGCGTTTTCTCTGGCTTGGAAGCATATCCAATATTATAAGTCTTGGTGCAACCAATGCAATTCAAATATTGGGGAGGGTATTTGTAGATTGTATTTAGAGGCTATATTCGGAAAGCCATTTGTAAAGATACGGCCAGCTTGGCTGAAACACAGCAAATATAATTTAGAGCTTGACGGATATTGTCATGAGTTGGCCATTGCTTTTGAACACAATGGAGTTCAGCACAATACAAATGTACCATACTTTCATCGCGACGGATCTTCGTTGAATAAGCAAAAGTCGAGAGATTTGTTCAAGGCCAATAAATGCAGAGAACTTGGAGTTAAGCTGATGATTATACCCGAGATATTTAGAGAAATTAAGCTAAAGGATCTTGGTGAATTTTTGGTCAAAGAGTGCGAAAGGTTGAGGATATCATTGCCAGCAAGCATTAACAATATACATGTAGATATGTCTAAGCTTCAAGGTGGTTTTGATAGGCTTGGTTATTACAAGGATTTGGCGTCTGAAAGATATGGTAAGTGTTTATCTGATGCGTATATTAATTTTCATGAGCCATTGGTTTGGCAATGTGAACATGGCCACACATGGAGTGCGGTTGGGTATTCTATAGAAAATGGAAGTTGGTGTCCGTCTTGTTGCGGTTTGAAGAAACTAACATTAGACGATGCTAAGTTTGTGGCCTCTAATCGAGGTGGGTTTTGTTTGTCCGATGAATACGTCTCGGCAAATAAAAAGTTGCGATGGAAATGTAAGTCAGGCCATGAATGGCTGGCTACAATGCACAGCGTCAGGAATATTGGGACTTGGTGTCCTCATTGTCACGAAAAGCAATGTAAAATTACAGAGAGGGTTTCTTTATGAGCAAATTGATGATATTTACGCTTCATTGGAACGCTAAGGAAAAAATAGAGCGCCTTTACAAATCTCTCATACCAGCCGTTGAGATGTATGATTACAAATGGTGGATCAAGGATAATGGTTCAAAGGATGGATCGGCTGAGTATCTGTCGTCAATACAAAGCGATAGAGTGGATACATTTTTCTGTGGCCACAATACAGATTCATTTGCTGGTGGAATGAACGTTCTATTTGAACGAACCAAGCCGGCTGATGATGACGTTATCATGCTGCTCAACAATGATTTGTGGTTCAATGACAAGAATTCGGTTGTGGAAATGTTCAAGTTGCTAACTGATGATGTAGGTATGGTTGGCGCTAGGATATTGTATCCGGATGGGCAAAAGCTTCAGCATGCTGGTGTGTATTTTTCCAAGAAGTATAACTATTTCCCATACCATTATCGGCATCAAGAAGTGGCCGATGAAAGTGCTAAGAAGAATCGTGAATTCCAAGCCGTAACTGGAGCATTGGTCTTGATTCGGGCTGGCGATTATAGGAGGATCTGCATTTCAAACAAGAGCGGTAGAGTTGGAATGGACGAGGGCTTCTTCTGGTCATTCGAAGACATCGATGCCTGCTTATCTGTAAAGTATGGCATGAATAAGAAGATTATGTATTGTGGTAAGACCAATGTATTCCATGAGGAAAGCGCAACTTTAAAGAAGAACCCAATGCACAAATTAATGATGGGTACTAATGCAAAGTTATTTCGAAGTAAATGGTCTGGGATTTACAAGTATGACGACTAATGAAGCCGAAAAAGAAATACAGGTCTAGGTTCTTTCCATTTTCACCAGGAATTCCCTGGAAATTGAGTAATGGAAAGTATATTATTCCAGAAATTGATTTCGAAACTTGGCATAAAGTTCTGGATGGTCGTGAGATTATAATTGCTGCATTCGGCGGTTTGTTAGAATCGTTTTTCTCTTTGAGCGCAGCTGAAGCTCTTGTATCTTTTGATTCTTCTCACAAGATTTATTGGCTTGGCAATCCTGAGTATTCGTTTTTTGTTAGGGCTCAGGGATTATGCAAGATCAGTCCGGTCAAACTAACGCCAGAGATATTGAAGCAGTATCCAGTTCCGTTATTCTTAGATAACGGTGGTAATGCCTACCTAAACATCCTGAACAACTATCTGGTTCGCAAAAGTTATTGGGGAAAGTATCCGGATGTCGTTAAGGCTCCTGTTTTAGAACAGATGTCTGGAAATATCATGATTCCTTGGAGAAATTATGTCCCAAAGCTTCGTGGTCTTGGAACAGAATTCTTTGATGAGCTGCATAACACTGGTAGAGTTAGGCAAACTACCAAAGTTATATCTATTGTCTTAAGCAATACCAATAAAGATATCCTAAGATGGAACTTACAGAACATCAAAGAATTTTCTCAACTGGCATCTCATAAGGGTTGGAAAGTTATTGTGTTTACACATAAAACCAGCGCCTTTTATGGAACAAATATATTGGCAATTGAATATAGTCTAAGAAACATATTACAAACAATCAAGAAGTCTTGGATGGTATTATCAAATGATATTAATTGGTTGTTGATTTCTCTTATTATATCAGATGCCAAACTTATTTCGAGACACCTGGACAATCAGTATAGTTTGTTTAAAAATGCCGAATTTCTTGGGGTGAACAATGATATATTTACAGATCGACATGTATCTCCGATAGATGTGTTTGGGATTTGCGAGGGCTTATGACAGATGCCGCTGTATCTCGCGGATCCTATGGTTATTGTCCGCATGAAAGGAAAAATAATGAAAACTGACACTGTTTTAATGATGGTAACATATGATCGGCTTGATCTTACCAAAAAGACGGTAGCTGCTTTATCTAGTAGCACGAAACATCCATTTTCTCTTGTAATAGTAGATAACGGATCAAGTGATGGAACCCCGGAATATCTCAAGAAGTTAAAACTTGCCAGCTCAATGATGGCCCCTGGCCGCGACAAAGACCCATTGAAAGAAGTAGAGTTGATTCTGCTCCCAGAGAATAAGGGTATTGCCATTGGTCGCAATCTAGCCCTAAAGAAGGCTGATGAATTGAAGCCAACTTGGTATTGCACTATTGATAATGATGTTCAACTACCAAATGGATGGTTAGAGGACAGCATCAAAATTCTGGAGTCCAATAAAGGCTATGGCGCTATTGGGGTAAACTTCGAACCAAAATCCTATCCTTTGGTAACTCATAATGGCTGCGTCTTCCAGGATAAGCCAGCTGGTAATTTGGGAACGGCCTGTATGGTGTTTCGCAAACAGCTACACCAAATGATAGGCTTCTTCAATACTGAGTACAATAAGTATGGCCTTGAGGACAGCGATTTTGGAATTCGCGCCAGAGTTGCCAACTTTAAGATGGGATACGTTGAAAAGATGGGCATTCATTTGGGTGAGGATAATGGTGAGGTAAATGAATATCGTAAATTCAAAACTCAGCAACATGATGAGCTTGTAGATGCTTTCAAGAAGAATTGTGGATTGTATATGAATCACTTTAAGCCAATCCATATTCCATTCAAAGGATAATTATGAATAAAGTTTTGGTCACTGGCGGCGCTGGATTTATTGGCTCGCATCTATGTGAACGTCTGTTGAAGTCTGGGAACGAAGTTCTTTGCGTGGACAATTACTTCACGGGTACCAAGAAGAACATTGCTCATCTGCTTAATAATCCACTTTTTGAAATGATGCGACACGATGTGACATTTCCTCTGTATGTTGAAGTTGAGCGAATTTTCAATCTAGCCTGCCCAGCATCCCCAGTGCACTACCAGTTTGACCCTGTGCAAACGACCAAAACATCCGTACACGGGGCCATCAACATGCTTGGCCTGGCTAAACGAGTCAAAGCACGCATTATTCAGGCTTCAACCTCAGAAGTCTATGGTGATCCTGAGGTACATCCCCAGCCTGAAAGTTATTGGGGCCGAGTTAATCCGATTGGCATTCGCAGTTGTTATGATGAGGGTAAGCGCTGTGCCGAGACATTGTTTTTCGATTATCACAGGCAGCATAACCTTGATATCAAAGTGATTAGGATATTCAATACCTATGGGCCTCGAATGCATCCAAACGATGGGCGCGTAGTTTCCAATTTCATTGTGCAGGCCTTACGTGGTGAGGACATCACAATCTATGGAGATGGCAGGCAGACACGTTCTTTCTGTTATGTTGATGATTTGGTGGAAGGCATGTTGCGCATGATGGATACAGAGGCTGGCTTTACCGGACCAATCAATCTGGGAAATCCTGGTGAGTTTACGATGTTAGAGCTAGCAGAGAAGATATTGACTCAGACTAAAGCTAAGTCGAAACTGATATTCAAATCTCTTCCGCAGGATGATCCAAAGCAACGTAAACCAGATATTAGCTTGGCTAAGAACAAACTTTCTTGGGAGCCATCCGTAAATATAGATGATGGGCTTAAGGAGACTATATCTTATTTTAGGAAAATCTTGTAATGAAAATAGATGTTGCTATAAATAGTTCTAACTCAAATTCATTCTATTTGGATTTTTGGCCTTCTGTGTCTAAAGCATGGAGAAGATTGAATATAAACCCTATATTGCTTTATATAGAAGATAACGAGAGTATTAATATATCAGAAGAATATGGTAATGTAATTAGAATAAAGCCAATTCCAAGATTTTCAATATCTTTACAATGTCAAATTGTTAGGTATTGGTATGCGACACAACTTGGAAATAAGATTGGTATTATTTCTGATATTGATATGTATCCGCTGTCAAATTTTTACTTCAATACTCAACTAGAGCAGATCTCGAACGATAAATACGTTCACATAAACCCATGTGCAAACAATATCCCGGCTTGCTATCATATTGCATCTGGGAATACTTACAGCAAGGTTCTTGGGAATGTTGATTTTGATATGTATATAGATAAAGCAATTATATCCTCAAATGGAATTAATACTAACCATGATGGTAATGAGCATTGGTCTGTTGATGAAGTATCTTCAACAATGCTAATAAATAATTATGAGTATAAGTCACTGTTTCATTTCATTCAGCGAGATGGCGGTCAGAATGGGCACAGGATAGATCGCTCAACTTGGAGATACGATAGAAAATTGGTTAGCAAAGGTTACTATTATGATATTCATTCGGTTAGGCCATATTCGAAGTATAACAATGAATTGAATAAGATATTCAATCTATTGTAATGTATCTAACATTTTTTTGTAAACTCTATTAGGATCCATATGATAATTAATACCAAGAGGATCTTTTATGAATTGATATGCTGCCTCTTGATATCGTTCGAAATTTTCTTGACTAAATGATTTTATAGCTTCTAGCAATGGTTCTTTTAATAGTGTTACTTGGCCGTAATTTTGTAAGACAAAATTTCTCAGATCAAAAAATGTATGTTTAGGTGCAAGGTCATCTATATTATAGCAGCCAATATAAAGAGGAAGAGCTCCTCCGTAAATAGCATGAGGTAATTTTTCTGTTAGATAATTATGTGAATAAATTGGGTCATATGTATTTTCAGAACATATTACAAACTTGTATTTGCCTATTTCACTAATTTTGTCGTGAACCGCTCCTTTGTAATATGGTCTATTGCAGTGTTGCTGACCATACCATGCTACTTCAAAATTGTTTTGATAGAACAAATCTGCAATCATTAATCTTAGGCAATAAATTGATGCCTGATGTGTGGAATTCTTACTACCACCGGCAATAACAATCATTCCGTTGCGTTGGTTCCATGATTTCCAATTTTCTCTTATAGATTCTGCATCTATTTGCAATAATGGAGAGTGAATTTTCAAATCATATCCATAATTTACGCACACATATTTTTCTTTGATTTTGGTGTTTTCGAAAGCTTTTTCAAAACATCCAAATACTTTCCTGAACCTTGACAGATAATTAACATCGTAGTTTCCTGGTGAGACTACTATTGGTTCAGCCATAAGAGCGCTATCATTTGGGTTTGGGTTGTTGCATAGGCTTTGAAAAATATTTGGCATTCTTTCTTTTCTAGTAGGCGAATAATATACCTTCCCCTCTGGTCCTTCATATAAAATCTCGGTGGTTTTGATAGCGTCGTATACAATATTAATATCCATAATTGCAAATATATCGTGTTATATATGGGTTTATATGCTAAAACCTCTTCCGAATCTTATTTCTGATTTTGATTTGAATATTCGCGGTGTAATTCACATAGGAGGCCACCGTGGTCAGGAGTATGTTTATTACAAAGACATCGGACTGACTAATATAATATTTGTAGAGCCACAACTAGACAACTTCAACATTCTTTCAAAAAATGTTGGGAGCGAGTGCACATTATTCAATGTTGCTCTTGGCAATTTTGAAGGCGAAGCAGATATGTTTACTGAAGTTGCCAATCAAGGTCAATCATCGTCTTTATTACAGCCACATCAGCACCTAAGTCAGTATCCAGATATAATATTCAACGGCAAGATTAAGGTTGGTGTTACAAAGCTTGATTTGTTGCCATTTGATTGTGCTTTGTACAACTTCATAAATATTGATGTACAGGGATATGAGTTGGAGGTTTTTAAAGGTGGAATTGATACTTTGAAGGGCATAGATTATGTATATGCTGAGGTTAATAGAGCAGAGTTATACAAAAACTGTGCTTTAGTTGGTGAGATAGATGGCTTTCTGGGTAGCTATGGATTCAAGAGAGTTGGTACCTGGTGGGATGGTATGACTTGGGGAGATGCTTTGTATGTCAAAAGTTAATCGATTTGTTATTGTAATTCCAAGCTATCAAAATATAGATTGGTGCGAGAAGAATCTTCTTTCTGCCTTGAACCAGAATTATCCAGACTTTAGGATTATTTATGCAGATGATTGTTCAACTGATGGGACCGCCGATGAGGTAGAACGCATTATCTCCAAGCATGACAATAATCATAAAATTATTCTGACTAGAAATACTAAACGTCTATTACCAATTGGTAATACATACAACATGATACATAGTTGTGATGATGACGAGATTGTTGTTCTGTTAGATGGTGATGATTGGCTTGCAAACAATGATGTATTGACTCGTGTAAATAGAGAGTACAATGAAAAAGATATATGGATTACCTATGGTCAATGGATATCATATTCAGATAATAGTCATGGATTTTCGTGTGAGATACCTAAGAACATAATTGATTCCAATATGTTTAGGCGCTATCAATGGTGTTCATCTCACTTAAGAACTCATTATGCTTGGCTTTACAAGATGATACGCAAAGAAGATTTGATGTACAAAGGTGATTGGTTTAGGGCGGCTGGAGATTTGGCTACTATGTTCCCAATGCTTGAGCTTGCCGGTCCTAAGCAATCATTTATACCAGATGTATTATATGTATACAATTATACATCGCCAATTAATGAAGCGAAAGTAGACCGAAGTTTGCAAATTGAAACAGAAAGAAGAATCAGGTCGATGCTTCCATACAAGAGAATCATGGATAGATGATATGACAGCTACATTTATTGAACTTGGGCATCATGGTCGATTTGGTAATTCCTTATTTCAGATAGCTGCAACTATTGGATATGCGAAGAGATACAATGTTCAGTTTTGCTTTCCAAAATGGGAATTTCAAAGTTGGACAAACATACCAGACGAGTATTTTATTGATAAGTCTTCTATTAAGATATCTACACAATACAAAGAATCTGGGTATCATTATGTAGAGATACCATTTCAGAATAACTGTTCATTATCTGGTTATTTTCAAAGCTGGAGATACTTTGATAATTGCAAGGATTACATCAAAGAAATATTATCGCCAATTCCAGTTGAAGACATGAAGGATTATTGTTGTATTCATGTTCGCCGTGGAGATTATTTAAACTATCCAAAGCATCATCCAACTCAAACGATGCAATATTATATGAGTGCAGCAGAAAAGATTCCAACGAAGAAATTCATGGTATTTTCTGATGATACTGAATGGTGCAAACAAAACTTCAAGGGCAATGAGTTTACTATAAACGAGACATCTTCTACAATTTCTGATTTCAGTAAAATGGTTAGTTGTTCCGATTTCATTATAGCAAATAGTTCTTTTTCTTGGTGGGCGGCGTGGTTAAGTAAGGCAGAAGATAAGGTAGTTGTTGCGCCTAGCAATTGGTTTGGTCCCGCTTATAGCGCATGGTCAACAACAGACCTAGCACCTCCAGAGTGGATAAGGTTATGAATATCTACATATCATTACCTCCAGAAAATCCAAATGGTTATTTGCATGGCAGAAGATGTTCATGGGATCAGATAACATATTTTGTATACAATTCTATATTAGCAAAATTTCCAAAGAATACAATATATACCAATTGGAAAAATGGGCCAACTGAAGAGTTTGTATTACCTAAAAATGAAATACAAATGACAAATAAAGATGTATTCATTTCTGCACGCCCCTCTTACCAATTGAAAAAGTTTCCTGAGCGCTCAATTATTATTGACAACGATAATTTTGAAGTTGATAAGTGGAAGTATGGTAAATTCAATAAGTATGGAATAGGATCTAATACATATCCCACTCACCCATCTTTACTTGAAGGGCTTTATGGCGCAATCTTCAAAACTAATGATGTAGCAATACGCAAATGGAATTCAGATAATATTGATGTGCTTGAAACGAAACAATTACTAGTATCAAGCATACAAAATATAGAGCTAGTTCCGCACCCAATAGACAAAGCCTATTTCTCTACATTCTATAATAGAAATATTAGATTATCTAAATTGAAAATGCTAATCTATAATAGAGGTGGGAAAGATGCTGGTGGCAAAAATGCAGAACAGCTCATAGATATGCTAAAGTCAAACAACTTTGACAGTTCATCGTATAATGTGATAAGTCACATTTACAAAACAGACAGAGCGGTTAGAGAGATATTATCCGATTTTGCATATTTGGCACACACCTCATATTCAGAAGGGTTTCCATACTTTGCTAATGAGTTCCTTTGCCAAGGACTTCCGCTATTTGGCCACGAAGAGTGGTGGGATCCATATGGTCACGATATCCTGAAGTGGACATATGACCCTGCGCGCCAAGATCAAAATCTAGCCAATCTAAAGAGACTTTTGAGTAATGATTTCAAAGATGAGTATTACAAAATAAGACAAGAACTAATTCAAACTCATCTTGATCGCAAGGATAATGATTGGAATTTCCTGACTGATAAATTAGTAACTATGGTTGAGAGCTTAGCAGATTCGAGGTAATTGATGACATATATAATAACTGGTACTGGCCAAAAATCTGATATTGGAACAACAGAAAACTATACTGAACTCGGCTGGGAACTTATGGTCTCTAGATTGGCGTATATTAGAGATTTGCATAAAGGGATATGGACTCCAGATGATGTTGTCGTTACCATAGCCGATAGAAAATTCCTATATACAAAAATAGCCAAGAATGTTATTGGGATTGAAGACCTACCGGATACAGAAGATGTCTTTAAATATACAGAAGATCGTGTTTGTAAATTTGAAGATCTTGGGGAATTACATGACGAATATAGTTGCGGTAAAATTGATCATTACAAATATCCAGAATGTAAAGATGATATTTTGAAAGTTGACTATTCAAATGTTGAAGAAAAATATCATATTTCCAAAAAATTTGCAGGAGTTTTGATTAGAATTAGAAATTGGTGTTCTGATAGAAATCTAAATGATTATTATTATCGATCAGTTATAGATATGCTTAAATCAAAATATAGCCAGGTATTTGTTTTTGGAATTGGATCTGAAAGGGTTTGGAAAGACAAAGGCGTAACATATCTTGATAACTTGCAAGATTGGGCATCTGTTATGCATCATCCTTTATGCAATGTAATTATTTCACCAGCAAGTGGAGGTGGTGCAGTTTGCCAGATTTGTTGTGATTCAAAGCTATTGCTCATAAAAAACTGTGCATGTCTTTGTGAACGGCATCCTCTGTTTTTTTCATCAAGTGTTACATTTAGTAATCTAAAAATAAAACTCGTATCTCCTGAAATGATCAAACAAGAAATAAAAGGATTGTAATTTATATGCCAAAGGACATTATAGATTTGCGGATAAAAGAGTATGTTGCAGAAATCTGTGGTAAGAAAGAGATTCCTGAAGCTAAAGAATATATTGAGACTGATAGTTTAGGGGAAGTTCTTGACAAGCTAATTATAGTTCACATTCGAACCTGGATGCTTGAAGATTTGATTCATAAAGACATATCAGATCAGGAATTAGGGGCATTGAAAAGAAAAATAGATATCTGTTTCAAACAAAAGCGACCAAGGTTAGTAGAGGCCATTAATAAATTGATTGAAAAATCTATCATAGAAGGTAAATCGCTATTTGAGGATAGCGTAAAAATATACAATGAATAGCACAATCATAACCACAATAAACTCTGAAACAGAATCAATTTATAAGTTCAAGAATATCCCTAATTGGAAGCTTATTCTTGTTGGTGATAAGAAAACTCCAGAATATAATGATGCACAAATTGAATTTTTGCGTTATGAAGAAAATTCAAAACTATCAAATATGATTGGGCCAAATCGCTATAGTCGAAAGAACTTAGGATATCTAATGGCTATGCGCTGTGGTAGCGACATAATTTACGAAACAGATGATGATAACATTCCATACGACTCATGGAATTTTGATACTGGATTTGTGTGCGATAATGTATTATCAAGCTCTGAGAAATTTGCCAATATATATGGATATCTTTCAAATGAGAAAATTTGGAATAGGGGATTTCCATTAAGTTATATCAATAAAAACATTACATACACTATGTCGAATAGAGATAGTAAAAAGGTTGGTATATGGCAAACACTAATAGACCAGGACCCTGATGTCGATGCTATCTACCGATTGGTTTTCAATCATCAATTGAATTTTGATGTAAAATATCCATTTGTATTGGATAGTAATTCTTATGCCCCATTCAATTCTCAAAGTACATTCTGGAATAAAGAATGTTTCCAATATATGTATTTCCCGTCAACTGTATCTTGGAGATTCGCTGATATACTCAGATCTTACATCGCACAAAGATTACTAAGACAGGACAATTTGTATTTGGGATTTTCTAAATCTATAGTCTATCAAAATAGATTTAGGCAAGATTATATGAAGGATTTTGTGGATGAAATCCAGATGTATTCCGATGTGGAAAGAACAGTAGAGATATTGGACAGGTGCCATTTGGGAGAAAATAAGGTTCAAAACATGAATCATATATATATATCTTTGGTAAATAATGGAATTGTAAGTGAAAGAGAGTTGGAAATATTAGATGCATGGAATATGGAGGTGATGTGAAAATATTAATTACTGGAGCCTCTGGCTTTCTTGGGCAGCATGTCGTTGAAGAAGCTGTTAATAATGGTTTGGATATTTTAACACCATCATCAAAGGAATTGGACCTTACAAATGTTGGTGGCGTTCTTGACTATTTCAAGAGCAATGATTTCGATACTATCTTACATTTAGCTGCCTTTGTTGGTGGGATTGGATTGAATAAACGCAGACCAGCAAATTTAACTCATACAAACTTGTTGATGGGTATAAATTTATATTCTGGAATTGAAGCTAATTTGGATAGAATTAAGAATGTATACAATTGCGGATCTGCTTGTGGTTATCCATTAAATTGCGCAACTCCATTTAAAGAAGATGATTTTTGGAATGGGAGAGAGGACCGCTCTAATAGTGGATATTCTTTTGCCAAAAAGGCATTACTTGTTCTTGGAGAGAAATATAGGGATCAATATGGATTAAACTCTGTGTTCTTTCTTCCATCAAATATATTTGGGCCAAAAGATCATTTTGATCTAGAGAACTCTCATGTAATACCGGCTATAGTTAAAAAAGTATGCGATGCCCATTATCTCAATCAAGATAGTGTTAATATCTGGGGAACCGGAAAGGCTACTAGAGACTTTATTTTTGCAAAGGATGTTAGTCATTATTTGTTGCTTGCAATTCAACGAGAGCTAAATACTAATCTAATAATCAATCTTGGCACTGGGGTGGAGACCAGCATTCATGAGGTCGTAACTGCTGTTTGTGATATTGTTGGATATAAAGGAACTATTATTTACGACTATGAAAATCCAGATGGGCAACCTCGTAGATGCCTTGATGTGTCTAGGGCTAAAGAGATTTTAGGATTTGAAGCCAGGACGTCATTAATTGATGGGCTGATAGAAACCATCAATTGGTATAAGGTGTCACAGAGGGCCGCCAGATTCTATGGGGCCAGATTAGCTCATATCGAACGCTCAAAATGATGCCATGAAGCTGAAATGGTGGCGAAAGTATAGATATATACAAAAGTATGGATCTTTCAACTATTAAACAGGTCATTGGTAATACAATACCTAGCAACGTAAATATTTCAGACATTAATATCATAGAAGGTAATGGAAAACTTACCGTCCAGATTAGCTGGGAAGTTCTCAAGGCGAGCTATCCCGATCTTAATTCTTTGCCAAAGATTGTTACTGAAAAACACCCACGCCTTTCCTTTATGGATGGTTTCTATCCATTCCAGCTACCAATATCAGAACTAGAGCTGCCATTATCATCTTCTTATAGGGATAAATTGCGTGCTGATTTTGAGAAGTCAGAGGCCGAAGCTAATAAGCTTCGCCTCAGGCGTGAGCGTGAACATTTGGATTCACTTTTGGAAAAGGCAGGTGAAACGGTTAACGTGGTTAGGTCTGAGAAAAATCTTGGCATCACAAAAGTTAGATTTGATTCTGAGTTTGGAGGTTGGACAACCTCTAGTTTAATTCAAAATGGCGATGTATTGGTTGGTCTGACAGGATGTCGTTATGAAGTTTTGTCAACATCTGCAGATAAGGATGGGGTGTGTACAAAATTCAGATATAAATTCGTTCAATTATCTAAGTCTGAAATAACTCGCAAAAATGCTGAAAGCATTCGAGATGCCGAAGATGAGCGTATCTTGGAAGAGATTAAATTGATTCCTCTATGCATGAAAGTGATGGCGGCACATCCGAGACAAGTTGATGAGTATAAGGCTGGGCATAAAGGAAATTTTGGCTTCTTGCTATCTGCTCTTTTGGTGGAAAATAATTTGGCATTCTCTAAGGTTATTGATGTCAAATTTATAAGTGAGGTTTTGGAGAGAGCGATAAAAAACACTGAAACAGAAGAGGCTCGCATCTTGAAGGAGTTGGCAAATAAAATCAACTCGACATTCAATGATACTAAAGAGGTGAAATCAGCAGATGGTAAGGTAGTTGAAAAAATAACCTTTCCTGATCGTGGTAAGCTGGTATCAGTGGCAGTACGTGGAAATGATGAGTATGTAAAATCATTAGTTCGTGCTGGAATAGATCCTGAATCAGCTAGAAATATGGCCGTGATAACTAATATTGATTTGCCAATTACTAAACAGCCAACCATTAAGGAAGAACTTAATGCGAAATCTCAGAGTAAGTTTACTTCTGAATATAGGAAACAGAAGCATGCTGGCAATTTTAGGCGCGTAGAACAGGATGGAATAAAACCGCGCTTCGTCAAGAAAGCTTCCGAGGTTGTTGCCGAATATAAAAAGGCCATTGAGGCGTATGAGAATCGCTTTGGTATTGGTCAAAATAGGCTGAACCCTAATGATAAAGGTAAGCGAGGTGTTTCAGCTTTCACACCAAGCACACAACCATTCTCATCTCCACTTCGTAATGTTACTGACGTAGAAGTTATGTTCATGGCAAATGAAAAGATGGCGAAGCTGGTGGAACCACCATCTCTGTTGGCTGATTTGAAAGCCTTTGAGGCAAAGTTGCCACGTATAAGCAAACTAAAGAAAATACTGTTCCATTTGAAGTCAATTAAAGATGAGATACTAAGGACCTAATGGCTAAGAGAAAGAAAGTTCTGGTAACTGGCAGTGGTGGTATTTTGGTTGTAGCATTGTGACATATCAAGGCGTCAAAGATATATGTCCAGTATATTTTGGAAGAAGTATAGATACATTAAGAGAGATGTATAAAAAGGGATTATTTAATGGCTAAAAGAAGGCGATTGTTGATCACGGGGTCGGGGGGGTTTATTTTCGGGAACTTCATTCGGCAAGTTTTCTATTCGAAACTGCCCTACACCATTTCTAGTATGGATAGGGTGCGAGACTCTCATATTATTCATAACATCTACGTAAATACCGATCATTCGTTTTATATTGCAGATGTTAGAGATGCTCATACCCTACATGTAATATTTGAGAAGGAACGCCCAGATATTGTTATCCATGGAGCCGCAGAATCAAAAGATGAAGCCTCCATGGTAAGTAGTAATCTTGTTGGAACGCAAAATATTATCAATGAATGCATGAAAATAGATGCTAGATTGGTTTATGTCAGCGACAATAATATATATGGCGAACTAAAGTCTGAGAACGATAGCCCATATAATGAATTAGATACTCCAAATCCGCGAGGAACCTTTGCTGCTACAAAAGCGGCTGGTGAGTTGTTGGTGAAGGCTTCTAGTTTTTATGGGCTATCAGGTTTGCACTACAATATTGTTCGTCTGAGTGATAACTATGGTCCATGGCAGACTGCATCTAATCTAATACCAAGAATTATTGATTGTATATTGAATGATAGATATATAAGTGAAGAAAATATAAACATCAATGATTCGGGTGCTCATACTAAAGAGTGGACACATGTATTTGATACATGCTCTGCGTTATTTAGCATCATTGATAATGGGGTTGATAGAGAGATATACAATATAACTTCTAAGCAGGAATTTAGCAATCTGGAAGTTGTTCAGATGATTTGTAATACCATTGGTAAAGGTCATGAGTTAATCAAACACGTCGAGAGTAATTTTGATCGTAGATTAGCTATGTCTAATGATAAGATAAAGACTCTTGGATGGAATCCGCAATTCAAATTCAGAGACGGGATTGCCCAAACTTGCCAGTGGTACGTTAGCAATAAATATGTGCTAAATATGTAATAATTAGGTAAATAATGGTAACTCAATCAAAGATTGAAAAATTAAATCGAGAGGAAATAGTGAACGATATCGAAACACCACAAGTTGATGAAGAAAAATTGGCCGCTCTGAAGGCGCGAGCCGCACAGAAGAGAGCAGAAGAAGCAAAGGAACTTGCCAAGCTCAACGAGACAAAAGAGGAGGTAAAGGAGGAGGTTATGCCACCACGTATTGTAGAGGAGCAGCAACGAAGCCTGCGCTTTGGAATTGTTGGGTCTGGTCAGGCAGGAAGCCGCTTGGCAGAACAATTCTTTGCTCTTGGTTACCCAGCGGTTTGCATGAACACAGCCCCTCAGGATTTGGAGAATATCAAGCTTCCAGAGCGGCAAAAGCTATTGCTTGACTTTGGTCTTGGAGGCGCTGCAAAAGATCTGACCATTGGCCATGATGCTGCGGATGCCTATCGAGCAGCTATCAATCAACTTATTCAGCGTCATTTGAGCGATGTAGAAGTATTCATTTTCTGCACATCACTTGGTGGTGGTTCTGGTGCTGGTTCTGTGCCAGTTGTCGTTGATATTCTGTCGCAGCTAGAAAAGCCAATTGCTGTACTTACGGTTCTACCAAAAGCCAGCGAAGATGCTCAGCTGAAGCACAATGCATGGCAGACACTAAGCACGTTTACGAAGCTCTTTACCGCTGGCAAGATACACAACATCATTGCTGTTGATAACGCAAAGATTGAGTCATTGTATAGTGATGTTGGTCCATTCAACTTCTTCCAGGTTTCGAATAAGGCTATTGTAGAGCCTTTGGATGTTTTCAATACAATGAGCCGCCGCCCAGATGAAGGAGTCAAGGTTCTTGATTCCTCTGAGTTTGGTAAGCTATTTATGGACGGCAAAGGCTTCACGGTATATGGCGTTACCACTGTCCCGGATTATGAAGATGAGATGGCAATTGCCTCAGCAATTCTAGAGTCTCTCAAGGGTAATTTGCTGGCTTCAGGATTCAATATTCGTCAGGCTAGATATGCTGGATTCATGCTTGTGGCCCCTGATAGGGTGTGGAACAAAATTCCAAGTTCCAGCCTACACTTTGCACAATCGATGATTCTTGATACGTGTGAAGGCGTTGTGCCCTTCCATGGTATTTACAAAGAAGAGTCTGAGGATGACTGCGTAAAGGTCTATTCAATGTTCTCCGGTCTTGGATTACCAGAGGAAAGAGTTAATCAATTGAAGACCGAGGCCCAGTTGAAAATGGGAGCTGCTCAGCGCAAGGACGATGAGCGCAACATGACCATTAAGGTTGATGTTGGAGAAGAGAGCACCAATCAGGTTGAGGAAATCAAGCGCAGGATTCAGCAGAAGGCATCTTCCTTTACCAAGCTACACAACGCTGCCGTTCATGACCGGAGAAAGAAGTAATGGAATTCAAACATGGCTCGATTGATAGCCTGCAGCGCATATTTGTGTGTGATTGTTTAGGGAGGCTATCCAATTACTATCAACCTGTCTATGAAGCTGATGAAACAACTTATTATTTACTACAAGCAGATGGTAGTATTTGTAAGCGAAAAGTTGATGTCAGAGATAGGTTGATGATGAGGCTTATAGATCCTGATATCTTTGGTATAGTTGAGATGGCTAATAAACTTTTGAAGTTTATCATAGATGATTACATCAATGAAGGTCTTGAGAAGAAAATGAATAAGTATAACTTCAATCTAATTCAAGATCGTAATATCGTGTGCAGCACTTCTTTGAAAAAACAAATAGAATCAAATAGAGTATTTGGAATTGATGATATAGAAGATAATGTTTGCATGATATTACCAGATCCAGAATTCTTTGGATGTTTTGGTTCAGTTTCTTCTGATGATCAAAAAGATATGGATCGCCTATATTGTTTATTTGGAAGTAGAGGTCTTTCAACAGAAGCTGTTCAAGTTTTGAAGGTTGAATGACAGCAATTATTCGGCACCAAAACTCCTGCAAGGTTGTTGACGAAGATGATGATGAGATCCTTAGTGATTTGGATCGAGAGTTGTCATTTCAAATACTTGGTGCCGAATTTTCTCCTGCGTATAAGGGATATGTAAATGAACTTGGTGAGTTCGTTTCTTGGGATGGGAAGAGGCATCTGCTATCTTCATCTGGAAAATTCCCAGTTGGGCTTCTTCCAAGAGTTTTGGACTTCTATTCACAGAAGGGAATCCATCCATTAATTGTTGACGAAAGATTGCCAATAGAAAAATCAACTCCAATTGATGTCTCTGAAAAACTGCGTACGATTGGCAAAGAACCTCGACCGTACCAAGAGTATGCCGCCAATCAGGCCGTGGGGACGGAGCGCGGCATCATCAGATTGGCAACCGGTGGCGGAAAGACCCTGATCGCCGCTCTCATTACTGCAAAGCTTGGCAAGCCAACGATTGTTTACGTAATTGGAAAAGATCTTCTTTACCAGTTGCAAGAGTTCTTCTCTAAGATATTCGATGAGGAAATTGGAATCATTGGAGACGGTAAGTGCGAGATAAAGAACATAAATATCGCAACAATCTGGAGTGTTGGTCAGGCATTAGGTCTGAAGAAGAATATCACTCTTGATGATGTTAGTGAAACTGAAAAGAAAATAGATCCTAACAAGTTTAGCAAGATCAAAGAGATGCTATTGAATAGCTCTGTACATATTATGGATGAATGCCATTTGGCGGCATGTGATACAGTTCAGGTTATTTCAAAAAACATAAAAGCCGAATACGTATACGGTATGTCTGCAAGTCCATGGAGAGATGATAACGCAGATATGCTAATTGAAGCATTTCTTGGTAAGATAATTGTTGATATATCTGCACAAACATTAATTAAGCAAGGATATCTTGTACAGCCAAATATACGATTCCTAGCTCCTAAGCCTTATCCTTTCAGAACAGGAAAATATCCCAAGGTTTATTCCAAATACGTTGTAGAGAACGAACAACGCAACTCTATGATTTTGAGAGCGGCTACAAGTATGGTCGAGCAAGGCTTTGTGCCGTTGGTTCTCTTCCACACCATCAAACATGGGGATGTTCTTTTTGATTCGCTGAAGAAAAATGTTCCAACTGGTCTTCTTAGTGGAAAAGACAGCGCAAAACAGCGTGACAAAATTAAAGATGAATTGGAAGCTGGCAAAATCAAATGCTTGGTTGCAAGTAAAATCTTCGATATTGGAATTGACCTACCAATACTTTCAGGACTTGTTATTGCCGGATCTGGTAAATCATCTGTAAGAGCTTTGCAGAGAATAGGTCGAGTCATTCGTCCCTACAAGGGAAAAGACATGTCGGCTATTATAGACTTTGCAGATCAAGCTCCATATCTTACAGAGCATGCCGAAATTAGACGCGAGATATACGAATCGGAGTTCGATGTAACATGGCCACAGGAAAAAAAGTAGCAACAACTAAAGTTCGAAAGGTGAGTGGGCTCAAAGAAGATGGCTCGCCGAATAGTTCTTGGCTAAAGTTCAAATCAAAATTGTCCGGGTATAGTTTTGATGATATTTCGGAATGGAAAGACCATCATTTCCTTGGCCATATATTGAAGCGCTACAAAGACTACATGGGCATTGACTTTACTCTTTCTTACAGCGGCCCACCAAGTAAATGCTCTGAGTTATTTTGTATAAAGAGAATGATTTCATTTCTAGGAGTTGATGATAATCAAACCATAAAGGACTATATAGATTTCGTATTTGATCAGTATATAGTTCCAAAGAAGGTTTCTTTAAGTTCTATCGCTTACTTTTTCACAACGAACTTCATATTTGAATTCAAAAAGAAGTTCCGTAAAGAAACCAAGATTACAAGATCAACTTTATTACCACAGGATTGTAAGAGCGTGGTTAATAATCTTAATCTTGATGTTAGTACATATGGTGATTTAGCATTTGCTAAAATTGCTGTCGAGAATGATCCTGGTAATAACGAACTTCAGATATATACAAAGATGTTTGATGATCTGAAGAGTATTGGCTTCGATGATAGTGTTTTAGGGAGACTAGATGGAAATTGAGATTGGATCTGTTATCAAGATCATTTGTGCGAACAACGTTATTGAGGCGGGTAGGCTGATTGAGCTAACGGACGAGCAGATGGTTCTTGAACTGTTTGATAGATCTGTGTTTATTGTGCAGGATCCATTTAAGAATGTATTGGCAATTAAGATCACTCATCAAACAACGGGGTCGAGCGAGCCAGGGAAGGTCTTTCTAGAAGAAGAGCCCGAGCCTGACCGTTATTATCCCCGAGAGGATATGAGAGCCAAGAATTTGGCAGAGTTGCATAAGCTCAAAGCGGAAGAGGAAAGAAAGCGGGCTCGTGAATTGCTGAAAAGATCACAGAAGATCGAAGTACTTCCCGAGGTAGAATTTGGATACCCAATATTTACAAAACCCATTCCTAAACATCCCAAGAAGAAAGCTAGATGATTCCGTCAGTGACCTTCTTGATAGTCAATCCAACGATGGCATACTAACCACAGCTGGTGCTTCTCTTACAACTGCATTCCAGCGCTATTACGACGCCAATATACCAGTTGATTACTGGTGGCGTGACATGACGGATTGGTCAGGCCCCGCTATTCTGGGTAAAGTCTATCAAGATGTTACAAAAGACATCAAGGAGACTTACAAGAATGGTGAGCGGGCATTCTTTGCCGGTAAACATGGAATCGGTAAACAATTAGATCTTGAGACCGAGTTGCCAACACCAACCGGATTTATCAAGCTAAAGGATCTTTGCGAAGGAGATTCTTTATTTGATGAAAATGGTAATATTTGTAAGGTATTAAAATTACACCCAATACAGATAAGCCCAGAATCTTATGAACTAGAGTTTGATGATGGTTTAAAAGTAAATGCTTGTGCTGATCATTTATGGCTTACTCATACTAGAAAAAGCAGACTTGATAAATCAGCTCCAGAAGTAAGGACTACTAAGGAAATATTCCTAACTCAAAAGGTTAATGGTAAGCAAAAAATATCTAATCATTCCATTGAGTGTTCGAGGCCAATAAATTACAGCAGCAAATCACTACTAATAGATCCTTATGTTTTGGGTTGCTGGCTTGGTGATGGGACTTGTAGAGAGGGATCGATTGAATCTGCAGATATAGAGATTATTCATAATATAGAGCTGATTGGATATGAAGCGTTTTTGAAGCCTTCATCAGTTAGTTCTAAATCAAAATCTTTTCTTTATAGAATTGGTAAATTGATTCCTGTTGGAAAGTTTAAGAGAAAAACCGGAAGATTAGCTAAAGAATTGAGAGAATTTGGGCTAATACAGAATAAGTATATACCTTGGGAATATTTACATTCTTCATTTGAACAGAGACTTGCTTTAGTTCAGGGATTGATGGATACTGATGGCCATATAACTGATACTGGCCTATGTGAGTTCTGTTCTGTTATTGAGCCATTAGCTAGGGGGTTTTTACAATTGATTTTGAGCTTTGGGATAAAGGCAACAATCAATAAAAACAAAAGCTTTCTCAATGGTAAGCGATGCCAGGATCGTTATCGAGTAACATTTACTACAAAACTACCAATCTGTAGAATTACTCGAAAACTTCAAAATATAAGATTGGAAAAATCACAGGAAACCAGAACAACTCACAGGTTCATAACTAAGGTTTCTATAATTGATCCAAGGCCAATGAGATGCCTTACGGTTGATAGCCCATCTCATTTATTTTTGATTACGCGCAATTTTATCGCAACGCACAATACGATGGTTTCCTGCTGCATCCTGAAGCGAGCCGTCGAAAAGAGCTACAGCGCTCTGTATGTCAATCTGACGGACATAATCCATATCATGCTGTATTCCTCGCCAGAGGTAAAATCTCAGGCGCGAGAGATATTACTATCTATAGACTTTTTGGTAATAGATGAGTTCGATGCTCGCTTTATGGGCAGTGAGAATGCCGCCGATCTATTTGGCCGCATTCTTGAGCCAATTATGAGGACCAGAATTCAAAATAAGGTACCTCTATTCTTCTGTACCAACAGCGTGAAGGTTGAGGAAAGTTTCTCTGGACCTTTGCGAGCAAGTATTGAAAGTTTGATGAAAGTGGTTAAATTGGTTCCTGTTATTGGTGGGCAGGATATGCGAGACATGATTAAAAAGGGAGAATTATGATAGAGGAACTAGATCTTAAGATTCTTAAAGCCCTTGTACATGACAAGGTAAGCGCGCTCACATTCGTTTCTCGTTATGATCATACTCTGTTCGATATTGACGTTCAGCGTTTCGCCAAACTAGTCCTGGATTATACCAAACACTTCAGATCGCCCCCTACCAAACGAACCCTTATCGAACATCACAGTGGCAATCCACTGCTCGTGGCCAATATAGAGGATGCTTGGAGTGAGATAGAAGGGCTAGAATACGACACTCGCGAATATCCCTATGATCTCGAACAGTTGAAGAAGAGGTTTCAACAACAGGCGGTAGAGGATATCCGTGCGCAGGCGTCATCTGATGATCCTGATTCTCCAGATAACCCAGAGGAGTATTTCAACAAGCTATCGTTGGCTATCAACCGAATTACCTCGATAGAGCTTGAACGAACCTATACCCAAAAGCCTGTCGGCGATTATATCCCTGAATTCATTGATTCTTACGAGGCGCGCAAGCTTAACCCCGAAGATTCCGTAGAAATCAAGACCGGCTACAGTATGATTGATGCCGTTTCTGGGGGCATTTCACCTGGCGAGCTGATTATGATTGGTGGTGAGAGCAATGCCGGCAAGTCGCAGTTGCTTAACAATATGGCCAAGCAGATTTGGCTTCAGGGAAATACAATCGAGTCGTCTGCCAGCACCTCAATGGTGAAGGGTTACAATATCCTCTATTTCTCCCTGGAAATGCCCTATGAGGACTGCTTTGTTAGGTTCCTTGCCAGCTTAGCTAATGTTCCACAGCGAGGCTTGACCAAAGCCACTCTATCTCGTGAGGAAGAGATGAGAGTACAAAAGGCTTATGATTTTATCAAAGCATATCAAGGAAGCGGCTATTATTTTGACATTGTAGATGTCCCACGAAACCTTACAATTGAAGAGGTTGAGCTGCGATATCATGATGCACTGTTACGATATCGTCCAGACGTGGTAGTCGTTGATTATATGGGTTTGATGCACAGTACGGCTCTTGCAAAAGAACAAGATTGGTTGAAGCTTGGAGGGATAGCTGCATCATTGCATGAGTTCGGAAGAGCTTATGACAATGCAATTATTACAGCTGCCCAGCTTACAGATCTCAAGAGGAACGCAACAGGATCCAAGGATGAGAATCGTGCAGTTGGTATGCATCGATGGGGACGTTCATCTTTGATAATGCATCACGTAAATTTGGGTATTCAAATAGAGACAAGGCAAAACGAGATGAGCTTTCCAGATTTGAAGATTCATGTAGTCAAGAATCGAAAGGGTCCATTGGGTCAAGGTAATTTGATTAAGAATTTTGCCAATGCATCTCTTATAGATGTACCATATGATCAGAGAGAAATTCCTGGAGATGTAACTGCCAATATACCAGACCTGATTAGATCAATTCAGGAGGCAAAGAATAAGGCAAAGGATAGTTGATGGTCTTTGATACTGTTGCACGAGCCATTAGAATGGAAGTTGATCCAATTACAGGTGATTTGTATTTGGTATTTAAGGTTATTGATGAGAGCTTTAAACAAAGAGTACGAGACAATTGGATGGATGATGTTGAATTAGTACTCCTTGGTAAAACACTCAAGGAAATTAGGAGATAATATATGCCAACTTATGATCATTTGTGCGAAGCTTGTCAACAAGAATTTGAAGATACATACAGTATACATGCACCTATTCCTACAGCATGTCCTAATTGTGGAGTTGAAGGACAAGTGAAAAGATTAATATCTTGTAATGTTTCTGCTCAAGTTGAATTGACTGGTCGAGATCTTGTACAAAAGCTATGGAAAGAAGGGAAAGATATAGCTCGTCAGGCTAGAAAAGATGAAAAGCTTGCTCGTAATTTATACGGCAATAACGATTAATATAGGAGAACTTTGAATAATGTAATTGATCAAGATAGGATTAATGCTCTTTTGAGTAATATGGTTGTCCTTAGAAAGAAATGTGTAAAGTCTAAGAGCAACAATCTAAAAAGAGAACTTGAAGATATTCAATCAGAATGTACCAAAGAACTTGAATACTTAGTTGATGCACGTACTAGAAGATATAAGGGATTCGCAAATTACGAAGACCTTAAACAAGATGGCCGTATTGCTTTGTATAGGGCATTGCAGACTTATAAGCCCGAAAAGGGCGATTTCTACTGGTGGGCAAATAAGTACATCAAAACCAAGATTAGTCGAGAGGCGAATCGCCACTCTACTATCAAGGTGCCGCTGAAACATGCCAAGCATGTTCAACCGTACAAAGTATCTCAACTTCCAATAATTATCGACGGAGAGATTAGTGCTCTCGATCATATTGCTAAAGACGAAGCGGTTACTTTGATTCGGAGTGCGGTGGATAAATTGCCAGAGGATCAGCGTAAGGTAATAACCTTACATTATGAACTAGGCGGAGCATCCGAGAATCGCAGAGACCTTTATTCTATTGGTAAGATTTGCGATAGATTAAGTATTTCTAGGATGAGCTGCATAAAGTTATTAACAGAAGCAAAGAAGACGCTGAAACGAGAATTGATAGACTTGTTTTGAGGAATTATGTCGGAAAAGTATTCATACGAAGATGCCCATAAACTAGCACTTGCTTACTTCAACGGAGAGGAGATATCAGCCAGCGTATACCTGAACAAATACGCAATGCGTGATTCTGATGGTGATATTGTAGAACCAACTCCAGAGAGTATGCACAATAGGCTGGCTACAGAGTTTGCTCGTATTGATACTAGATACGATGATTCTATTGATAACACAAATCAAACAGCTATATATTACAATGCCATGTCTCAATTTGGACGCATTGTACCACAAGGTTCAGTTATGGCGGCGGTAGGAAATCCCTACCAAACAATGAGTGCTTCCAACTGCGTCGTTGAAGCATCTCCAGAAGATTCAATTTCTGGTATTTTTAGGACCGCTCACAATCTTGCCCAACTCTATAAAAGACGCTGTGGAGTTGGGTTTGATTTATCATCCCTGCGCCCAGATGGGATGACGGTGAACAATGCCGCACGCACAACAACTGGAGCATGGAGCTTTGCAGATTTCTTCTCTGAAGTTACCAGAAAGATAGGACAGTGTATTGCTAAAGGCGAGAGGGTTCTTACTAGAAATGGGCTAATTCCAATTGAGGAAGTAAGGCCTAGTATTGATTCTGTATGGACCAAGAATGGATTTATTGGGGTTTCTAATTTATTCATTAATGGTTCAAAGAAGATTTACAAACTACAAACATCGTATGGTTTCTCTGTTCGGGCGTCGGAAGATCATCTATTCTTAACAGAAGAGGATGGTGTCCTGATAGAAAAGCGCCTAGGTGATTTTGAAGAGGGTGACTCTGTAGTATTAATACCTGGAGCTTGGAGGGTTGGCGTTGGAACTGATGATCTGGTTTGTCCAGAATACGTAAAGAAGCAATACAATAATTCAAATAGATTAAATGAAGATGTAAATTTACCGCGTAATATAAATACTGATTTAGCATATATCCTTGGGTTAATGTATGGTGATGGGGGCGTTGAGTATGATAAATTCAACGAACCATTATTGATTTCAATAGCATGTGCTCATGAACATCCGGCGGTTCAGGCACAAGCTTGTAAGATAATTAAAAGAGTATTTGGTATTGATGCATCAATTAGGCCCGGTGATGGTGCCGTTAATAAGGTCACAATTAACAGTAAGTTGGTTTGTCATTGGTTGAAGGCTAATTCACTACTCAAGGAAAAATCAACCAAAATTAGGGTACCATCTAGTATATTAAAAGCCTCATCAGAGATTCAAATGTCATTCTTGGCAGGTTTCTTTGACGCCGATGGAACTAACGGTAAATCCAAAAAAGGATATTCTTTTTCAACAACTTCATTTTCTTTTGCCAAGGATATTCAGATAATGTTGATGGCAAATGGAATTATTAGTAAAATTCACACAGAAGATCGTACATCAAAAGAGTGGAGAGATTTATACTCTGTAGCGATTACAGGAACACATGCACAAGAGGCATTGGTTGCCTGTATTGATGGTGGTACTTTTCCTGCAGAAAAGATATATGAACGCTTCATTTCTAAGCGAGACAATTATACAACACCATACAAAGCAAAGTCACTTGGCGTAACTCATAATCAATATGATTTTATACCTGATAACTCACATTTTGTATCGGCCACTGCGTATTTGAAGATCAAGTCTGCTGGCGAAAAGCTGGCTCAGAGCGGTCTGCTTATAAAGGCGACCGTATCATCAATTACAGAGGACGGAGTTGAAGAGACATTCGATTTAGAGCTTCCTGAAGAACATCTATTTTGGTGCGAAGGATTTTATGTTCATAACAGCGGGAGGCGTGGCGCTTTGATGATAACTTTGGATGTCCATCATCCAGATGTGCTCAAGTTTACGAACATGAAGCATGACCTAACTCAAGTTACAGGAGCTAACATCTCCTTGCGCTTGAGTGATGAGTTCCTCAAGGCTGTTGAAGATGGAACTGATTATGAAGTTCGTTGGCCTTGTGAAAGTAAGACGCCGAAGATCAGCCGAAAGGTTTCTGCGCGCCGTGTTTGGGATGCTATTGTTGATTCTGCAACCAAGTCAGCAGAGCCTGGTTTGGTTCTCTGGAATAACGCCGTACGAACATTACCAGCACATTGCTATCCAAGATTCAAGTCAGTTTCAACTAACCCATGTTCAGAGATTATTCTTTCAGCAAGCGATAGTTGCCGTTTGATATCTTTGAATCTAACGAATTACGTCAACAACCCATTTGAGGGAACAGCCCAGTTCGATTTCGATCGCTTCATTGCCGATGTTGCTATTCAAGCAAGGATGGGTGATAACCTTGTTGATCTTGAATTGGAATTGATTGAGAAGATCATAACGGTTATCAAAGACACTGGCACTACCCAAGAGGATGTCGATCAGGAGATTGTTATCTGGCAGAAGCTTCATGATGCCGGGCGTGATGGTCGTAGAACTGGCTTAGGAACTCATGGGCTAGCCGATGCTTTAGCACAGCTTCGTATTAGGTATGATTCTGATGCTGCTATTGAAATGGTAGATAAAATCTACCGAACATTCAAAGAAACGGCCTATAGAACATCTGTAGAGTTGGCAAAAATTCGTGGGCCCTTCCCAGAGTTCAATTGGGAATTGGAAAAGGACAATCCTTTCATCAAAGACCTACCAGCAGACATCCTAGCTGATATGGCTATATATGGAAGGCGCAACATTTCTATGTTGACGCAAGCCCCAACTGGTTCGGTGGCTATCATTTCCAAACTAGGCAATTTTTCTTACTTCAATGTTTCTTCGGGTGTTGAACCAGTCTTCCGTATCTACTTCATTCGCCGCAAGAAGGTGAATCCAAATGATGTTGGTGTACGTGTTGACTTCACAGACGTCAATGGTGATTCATGGCAAGAGTACAAGCAGTTCTCACACAATGCTAGAGCATATCTAGAGAAGTTCGGCCTAGATGAGAGCGCACCACTTCCTGAATTCTTTGTTAACTCGGATGAGGTAGACTGGACAAAGCGAATCATGATCCAGGCTGCTGAGCAGAAGCATATCGATCATTCGATTAGTAGTACTATCAATTTACCTGCAGGAACTCCCAATAGTGTTGTTTCTAAGATCTATATGGAGGCTTGGAAATATGGCCTCAAAGGAGTCACCGTTTATGTTGACGGATCTCGCGATGGAGTTTTGGTAACAGGCGATAAGCAGGCGCTGAAGTGCGAAAACTATCTTATCGGACATTATAGTCAAGTCTTTGATAAGGAAGGATTTGATCTGTGGGATGCCATCGCCTCTAAGCTGGAAGATGTCAGCAAGGAATTGAAGGAGATTGCCAAGGCTAAGAGTTTAGCTCAGGGCAATTTTGATTGGGAAACGGCAGATGGTATATCATTGCCCAAGTATACGAAGCAAGATGTACTTAGTTGGTTTACACCAATCTTTGATGCGCCCGGTCAGGCATTTGCTCCAAAGCGTGACAAGATTCTGGATTCAGAGACGCACAAGATTCGAATTGATTTTGGTAATGGTGAACCGAGAAATGCTTATGTTACAGTGAGCTTCTTCCCTGGTACCAAGAAGCCGTATGAGGTCTTGGTGATTGCCCCGTATTTTGGATTGAGCGAAAAAGATCTTCAAATCCTAGAGCTGACAGCAAGAACAACCAGCATGAACTTGAGGCATGGTGTTCCTATCATGTTCATCTGTGAGCAGTTGGATAAGATTGGCGGACAGTATATATTCTCTTTGCCAACTAATATTGCTCGTGTCTTGCGAACTTATGCAGAAGAGCAGCAAGAGGAAGAGTCTAAGACATCTACTATTGAAGATTTTGATAGGAAAAACGCAGTCCCTATGGAAAAGTGCCCATCTTGTGGCAAGCGAACATATCGAAAGACTGGAGCTGCCTGTGGTAATTGTACCAACGAGGAGTGTACATATAGTGGATGTGGGTAATGAATCGGTCGGTTTATCTAGATAGAGGAGACGAAAAGGTTGTAGAGGAAGAGGAGAGAAACCTTTTTATTAAAAGCATACTAGAACAGATAGGTGTTCCTCTAGAAGATATTTGGCCTGATATATTACTAACTGTAGAAGAAAAGATAAAACTACGTGGTTTGCTTGGTGAACTAGAAGTAGAGATTATAGAAGATGGTGATAGAGGATATGAAATCTATTGTCAGGATACTAAACTAGCTCAATGGTTCAAGCCTAAATTTATCATGCGAAAAGATATTAAGGCGAGAACATTAGCCAAGAAGCTTTATTATGAGATGGTCGTAAATACATGGAGTGTATTTGATCAAGAGGAGAATGAGAATGACTAAAGTTACGCAGATTAGCAAAGAAGACATGGAACCTATTGTCGCTGCACGAGCAAAGGCTATTGAAGCTGCTTCTGTTGCCGAAAAGGCATTGAAGGATGCTCGATTGTCAGAGCTTGAGTTTAAGGTTCAAATTCAACAGTTGTACTTGGCTAAGGGGCTTGCTCAAAATTGTCGTGTAGATGTTTCTACCGGAACTGTTGAATGGCCAAAGGCAACTGAGGATGATGATGAGCAAGGCCCTGCTGATAAGCCTGAAAAGAAGAAGCGTAATAAGAAGGTTGCGGTAGTCGAAGATCCAAAGGTAGAGGTTGAACCTTCTGAAGGGGTAGAGTAAAAATGAAGATATCTGATCTGGCCGCCCTTGTTACTGTACGTAATCATATTAATGTAGTAATGAATGATAAGGGCGTTTCTGGCAAAGATGATTTCAGGCCTCTCAATGATATGAGAATTAAGCTTGATAAGAAGTTTATTGAAGTATTAAGAGAAACAAATATTGATGATTTGTTTCCAAATGAATTACTTCTGGTCAAGATTGGCGATGATAATTATAAACCAACTCAAATAGATCTTGAGAATTGGAGAAAGGTATTTGAGGAGTCAAAAAAAGATCCTGACTTCAAAATATTCTCTCATAATGCGGTCAATATTGTCAAATTCGAGTTGAATAAGGATGGCAATATAACTATAGTTCCCAATACTGAAATTCCAACAATAGAGATTGGTTCTTCAGCTATCCGTGATCTTAATGAGGCAACTGTATCTCTTGATACATCGTCATCAGATGGATTTTGGGAAGATGCTGATACTGCACCAGATCATCCAGATGATGAGCAAGCTAGAAGATATATTGATGAAGCTAGATACTCTCAAAGAGAAGATGAACTAAAGTTAGAGGAAAAACTTTGTCGAGATCTAACTGATAAAGAGAAGGCTGAAATTCATGATTTTTATTTCAAGAATGAGGCCGATAAGGAAGCAGTTAAGAAGTTCAAGGGAGAGGCCAAACCCGAGCCGGTTGATGATTCCGAAGAGGCTGAGTTGGCATTGATTGCCGAGCGCGTCAAAGCACAAAAAGAAATACTAAAGAAGCAAGGTCGCAGCAACAAGAGGGTTTCTAAGAAAGAAGATGACCCAAAAGAGTGAAATAATTGTTCTGAAGGACAAAGAGTGGATTGAGCGGCAGAAGATTGCTGGTCGTGTTGTAGCTAAGGCTCATAATGAGATTTATGCTATGTTGAAAGGCACGGCCAGTGGCCTAACGCTTTCCAAGCTTAATTCCTTAGTAGAGGAGTTGATTAGATATAATAATTGTACTCCAACTTTCCTTTACTATCGAGGATTCCCGGCTTCTATTTGTGCCTCTTTGAATAAAGAGCTTGTTCATGGCATTGGCACCAGAGATATCAATTTGAAGGATGGGGACGTTCTAAAAGTAGATATCGGAGCAACTTTCGAAGGGGCAATTGGAGACTGTGCCGTAACATATGTATATGGTAAGATAACCAATCCTGAAATTGGCCGTATGCTAATATCTTGTCAAGAAGCTTTGCATGATGCCATAAAGCTTGTAGAGATTGGTAGGCGTATTGGCGAACTCGGCAAGGCGATTTGGGAAAGATCTAAGCAAGACAAGTTTGGAGTAATTACAGATTTTGGCGGTCATGGAATCGACAATGATAAATTGCACGCAGATCCATTTGTATCAAATAAATCTGGAGTTAATGAAGGGGTGAAGCTTCAACCAGGAATGTCAATTGCAATAGAGCCTATGTTTGTCCTTGGTAATAATACTCGGGCAAGAACATTGGTTGATAAATGGACAGTTGTAACTCATGACATCGGATGTCATTTTGAACATAGTGTAACCATTGATGAAGATGGAAACAGGCATATTATTACTGATCACGGTATAAGTGCCAAAGATTTTTGAGGTCGAGCAATGCGAATTTCTTTCGGTGATGGTGGGTACTTAGAACTTCAGCGATCAAAAAAGGCACATCATATTCATGTGCTAGTCGCGGTTAGGAAAGCAGACAATCATCTGGAGTTACTAGTAAATTCGGCTGAAGTATCATTAGCAAAATTGATTGAAGCTGTGAAGTCTGTTTCAGGCCCAATCGTACAACAAGGAAGACAAAATGAAAACATTGAAGACAACAATCCAAGCAATTCAGAAGATGACCAAGATAACCAATAACACCCAGCGCGTTGGTGTACGCCTATTGTCAGCTGATGGCGAATGGATCCCACGTTCTCGTTTGAGTAGGATTCCGTCAGCAACTGCCAGGGTACGAGATCTGCGAAAGGCTGAATTTGGTGGGTTCCGGGTTGAGTGTAAAAGCTCTGATGACCTAGCTCGCAAGACCAGCCGGAGGACGTTCTATTACCGCATCAATCCGAGCAAAGTAACTCAGCGGCAAATCAAAACGTTGTTCCAAGCAGAATAATTGCTGACAACATTTGTGGTAAATGACCCTGGAAGTGAAAACTTCCAGGGTTATTTCGTTTAATCCGTTAGATCCGGGTATACATAATCTGCCATATAAAATGAAACCATGGCTAGCTTTTGAGGATCAATGGTAACTATCAACCCATGCGATTTTAGTAATCCAGTACCTTGCGGGGTGAATCCGGCATATACCTATACCCGCTATCCGTGCGATCAGGATGACCCGCGCCCTACGGATACCCGTGGTTTGCCCGTAATTGTAGACTTGCAGACTCCGGTAAAAGCTGAAGTTGTAAACCGCCATAGAGAGTCAATTCTGGCGGTTGAAGGCGAATTGGGAATTCAGCCCAGTGGAACTTATACAACTGTAAGAGACCGTTTAGACGCAATGGAGGCATTGCTCTGCTCTATTTGGGCATCTATTGGTATTGGAGTTTTTTACAATTCGGCAACAGTAACTGATAATGCTCAAGTTAAACAGATCAATTTCTTCGGAGATGGAGTAACAGTAACCGAAGATATAGACTTTGCTATAAATGGCCGTGTGAATGTTCATATTCCTTGTTGTGGAGGCGGTACTGGTAAATGTATTGATGGTTATCAGCCAATTCAAGAATCATTACCAGTCACATCAAATGGTCAGACAAGCTTTACTTTATCTCTTGTCCCTTACAACCACATAGTAATGGTTTTCATAGATGGAATCAAGCAAGAAGTTGATGATTACATTGTATCTGGTTCCAGCTTAATATGGTCTGGACAAGCCGTCTCTACATCAGATAATTTTGAAGTTTTCTATGAAGTTTTCCATGATACTAACTTAGGAAATGTATACAGGCCAACTCTTGAAGTCCTTCCAGTTTTGATAAATGGTCAGACTGCCTTTACACTATCATTAGTACCAAAAAATGGTCTTGTTACCCTATTCATTGGCGGCCTAAAACAACCAATAAGTAGCTACACCGTGATTGGTCAAAGTCTTACTTGGACAGGCACTCCTTCATTAATTACAAGCGATGTAGTTGAGGCCTACTATACTGTTACAGATACGGAAGGAGATATCTGGCAGCCAATTACAGAATCATTGACAGTTACAATGATTGGTCAAATGATATTAACACTATCAAATGAAGCGTGGAATGATTTTGTTCTTTTGTTTATTGATGGAATCAAGCAGACAGATTATATAGTTGTCGGAAATACTATTACGCTGACTTCTGGATCTTTAATTCCAGGTGATACTGTAGAGGTATTATACTTCAACCATATTTTGGGAAATTGTAGCAATGACAATAGTGATATTAAATATGCAGGATCCTACTCAATTACAACACCAACATTAATAGATGCTCCATCATGGGCAAGCATGGGAGCGTATAGCGTTATTGTAGGAGAGTCGGTTCCTACAAATTCTTGGATTTGTAGATTGAGCTTGGATGTAAACTCACCAAATGCTGATATATTAGATTTCAGAGTATCTTACATAATAGATGGTGGAAGTAAGACCTCTCAGCCAGGAGCCAGCACCGAAAGGACTATAATTCCAACTGTAACAAATGGTGTCGAATTACTAGTCATAATAACAGGTCTAACAGCAGCTACATTAGAATTCTTTGCTGAATCTCAAGGTGGTAATATAATCACACCAGAAGTTAGTCTGACAAGACTATGTTTTGCTGTTGAAAAATCATAGGATGTTATGTATTTTAAAGCTTTCGAAGACAACATGCATAAGTTGTATAAGTTCGATATCAAATACAAAAATGAATCATTGTTTATGAAGTTCCTTGGAGCTCTATTATTCTTTAGCAAAAGCTTCATGACTAATTTCGTATCAACTATTGGAAGTACTATATATTTCCCAAGTAAAGATTTTGTCAAAAATAATGACCAATCTTCAATTATATTATTAGCTCATGAATTAGTTCATGTGAAGCAAGCTAATAAGTATGGTAAAATACTATTTGGTCTATTGTATTTATTTCCGCAATGCTTGGTTATTCTTGCTCTCTTAGCGCCATTTTCTATATGGTTTTTGCTATTCTTGGTTTGTGCAGCTCCATTACCAGCGCCATTTAGAACTTATTTTGAGATTGATGCATATGCGATGAGTTTGTTTGTATCGAACTCACAACTCAAATTCTTAAAAAATCAACCTAGCAAGATAGCTGAATTACTCTCTGCGGATGCCACAAAAATAGATACCAAATATTTCAAAAGCTCTGCTTATTGGTTTATGTGGCCATTGGGAGTATCTGGTAAATTAGAGAATAAGATCAAAGATATTCAGGATGATGTTATATCAGGAACAGACGCGATATATGATTGTGTAAGGCAATCTTATTTGAGCGCCACATCCTCCTATGAACTATAATTATGATATCGGAATTATTGGTGCTGGTGTTTCTGGCGTATTCGCGGCGTTAAGATTAGCCGAACGACACAAGAGCCTGAAAGTTGTTGTGTTCGAGTTCGGGCCACCTCCTCCTAATTGTTTGCGCCAAGATCCAATCCATGTGAAACGTAGACGTCGCCAATTAGAAGGATATCTAGGATGTTTCCCTACAGGGGATGGTAAGATCTACTTAGATGAGGATGCTGATAAGGTTTTGGAAATTGCTGATGGTAGGCGAGTCCGTGCAATAAAAGACTGGCTAGATTTGCAATTGAGTGAAGTAAATGTCCAACGAAACATAAAAACCAAACAACCATCTCCGGCTATTAAGAAGACTATTGCTGATAATGGATTTGATTTGGTTGTACATAATTATGATCAATGGAATCCAGATCAGATACATCAGTTATCAAAGATATCTTCAGAGAAGATTGAATCCGCTGGTAATGTATACCTAAGCTTTGACACTGAGGTATTCGATTTCCTGAAGAACGATAAGAAATTCGTTGTCAATACTTCTCAAGGAGATTTCAATTGTAAGAAGCTTATTCTGGGAGTTGGTAGAAGCGGCTGGCGCTGGGTTAATAACATTTACAAAAACCTAGGTCTCTTACAGCAAGATAATATAGCAAGGTATGGCGTCAGAGTCGAAATGCCATCATCGGCCTTGAAAGAGTTCCATAAATCTCATTGCTCTTTGGTAAAAGGTGATTTGGATATTGGCCCTCTTCAATGGATGGGCTCCGTAATACAAGAAGATCATGACGACATGACTATCGCCGCTTTCAGATCTAATGAAGATAGGTGGAAGTCAGACAAGGTATTCTTCTCAGTACAGAAAAGCATTGAAGTGAATACCAGTCCATGTGCGCATGTGGATAGGATTGCAAAACTATCACATTTGTTATCTGGTGATAGGGTAGGTAGAGAGAAGATAAAGAGCTTTACTCATGGCGTTGGAGATTTGGCAGAAATGCCAGAATACTCTTGGGTTGGAGGAGTTCTAAAATCTCTTGAGCCAGTATTCCCTAATATTATCAATAGAGGATATTTCCATGTTCCAGATATTGATACAAATATAAGCAAGATAAATATAGCTAACAACTTAGAAACCGAGGTTGATGGTTTATTTGTCGCTGGAGAATGTGCAGGAATTAAAGGTATAGCAGCTGCCGGCATTATGGGAGCGGTGGCAGCTGAAGGAGCTGCAAGATGAATGGAAGCGAAAGTGCTTACAATAAATATGCAGATGATGATCAATTTGCCTATGACGAAAAAGCTGGTAAGAAAGGGTCTTTTATAAAACAAGACTCCGAGTTCTTCAATGATGAAGATTATATTCCAGGTAATTCTGTAAGAGTAAAGAGAGTTGCTAACAGCTCTCATGAGGATTGGAAGATATTCATAAACGAACAAGAAGCTCTTGTTCTTAAGGGAATACGTTTCACATCTAAGGAAAAAGAATTTCTTCGAACAACAGATGGAGTGATGTTCATCATCAGTGGAATTAAAAATGGATGGAAATCTGTTTCTGAATTCAAAAGACAGTTGCAGGTAAAGGTATGATTATATTCCAAGGAACAAGAAGTATAAGAGATGATCATTTCCTTCGATTCTCTAATGAACTAGGGTCTACGATTGATATTCCTGTTGCTGAGGAAATAATGATCTGGTTTATGCGGTACTTCGATCGTTTATCTCCGCCAACAAAGCCAGTCGAGAGCGATTCGCTGAGTCCGTCTAAATGACATGTATGTTCAATATGTCTGTGACGTAGAAACAACAGGTACAGATCCAGAAAAACACGATGTCATTGAACTTTGCCTTTGGCGTATAGGTGACGTCGAAAGCAAGACTTGGTGTCTTAAGCCTTTATCTCCGGAGAATATCGAAGATGAAGCTCTTCGTGTCAATGGACATCTTCTGGAAGATATCCTTTGTAAAACTCAAAAGGGAAGGGAAACATATAGGCTCCCAAGCGAAGTTCTTCCAGAGATCGAAATGTGGCTGATGGAGGATGGGGCAGCTGCGGAAGAGCGGGTATTCATCGGTCAGAATCCTGACTTCGATTATCAATTCCTTCTTGCTCTGTGGCGCAAGGCCGGCTCCGAAGACGATTTTCCATTCGGATATTGGATCGAGGGCAAAGGCAAGAGACGCAATCAGGGATACATCATCGATACGATGCAGCTTGCTCGACTGATCGATGTTTGCACTGGAAAGAAGCGAGCACGTTATGGTCTCGGAGCTTTGGTCAAAGACTTCAGCATTACTAAGGCTACGGCCCATAGAGCTGACGGTGACGTTAAGATGACCAAGGAATTATTCGAGAAGATTATTGCAGTTCTCAAAGATCCAATCATTGCAGCATTTAGTGAATCCTACTCAGAAAGGAATTGATATGAATCACGGCCTAGATACTGACGAGCGTATTTGCTTTTACGAGCAAGATTTCTACGTATTATCCAACTTCTCGGCATTTACTTTAAGTTGGAAGAACTTGAGATTCGACACTAGCGAAGCTGCTTACCACTGGGAGAAATTTCCAGGAGAGATCATTGTACGAGCGGCTATTCAAACAGCCCCAAGCGCTCACGAAGCATTCAAAATTGCTGAGAAAAATAAGGCGATACGTCTGATTGATTGGGATCTTGTTAAGGTTGACATCATGCGAGATATTCTACGCGCCAAAGTCAACCAGCATGAATATGTACGCCGCAAGCTTCTTGCTACTGGCGATCGTGAGCTTGTGGAGAATTCTTGGCGTGATGATTTCTGGGGCTGGGGACCTAATAGGGATGGTAGGAATCAATTGGGGAAGTTGTGGATGGAAATTCGCTCTGAGTTGATGGCTCATAAAATGTAGTTTGACAACTATAGTTGATAGTGATGACTGACAAAGAATACGAAAGAATTAGTGATAAAATATTCAATGTGGCTTACTATGCAAATGATGAGCTGTTGGAATGGTTATTCTTTCTGTATAAGAGCAAGCTTCCTAAGGCAAGGGTTATAAAGAAAAAAATCATTTGGTTGTTATATCCGAGGGTAGCGTAATGCGCGTAAGACCACATGGTCTAAAATTAGGTGTATTTAAATAATATGTTACAGGAAAGTTTGTATATATCTGATCATGATATGATAGATATTTGGGGCTGGGACTTCGATATGGATTTTAGAAAAATTTGGCATCTAGTAGTTAATAAAGGTAAAAAACCTTATGATGTCTATATTGGACGTCCTTCGAAATATGGAAATCCGTTCTCCCATGAAGATGGTACTTTAGCAAAATTCAAAGTTGAATCAAGAGCTGAGGCCGTAAAAAAATATGAGGAATGGATACGATCACAGCCAGAAATGATGGCTATGATTAAGAGAGAATTGAAATCTAAAGTGCTCGGCTGCTTTTGTAGCCCTAAGCTATGCCATGGTCATGTTCTAGCTTGGATTGCGAATGAGGAAGAATAATGGAAATTACAATAAACGGTAATAAAAAACCACTGAAACTTACTTATGAAGAGATACTTTCTCGTGCTGGATATAATCCCAGTAGAATCATAAGTGTAACTTACAGAGGCAAAGTTGTTGGTGATATGCAGCGTGCAGGAACGCTATGTCCTGGTGATTCTGTAGAAATAGAAGATGACATGATCTTCAATGCCTATGACACTGGAAATGCATGAAAATTCTGTTTGGAGCTAACAATAACATAGGTTCCAATATCATGTTGTCTCGATTTCTTCAGCATGCTCAGGAACATGAGGTTAGCATTGCCGCTTACTATAGAAATAGTATATATCTACAATCTATAGATTGGTGTTTGGATGCACTATCTGTCCGATGTGAGAAGAACTACTTCAAAGATAAGTATGGGATTGCCGGACCACCAGTGGATCATGATATGGCAGACATGATCATCAATGATCTATTGGAGTGGGGACCAGAATTAGTGATCAGCGATTGTGAGTTCTTCACAGCGATGGTTGCAAAAGTATTGGAAGTTCCGCTATGGTATTGCAGTCCAATGCTCCAGATGATTGGTATTGAGCATGAACGAAAAGAGCTGAATACCAAGATAATGGATACAACGAAACTGTATCTCAAATCACTACCGCGTGGTGACGCTTATCTAGTGTATTCTCCACTCTGTGATATTTCAGCTAGGCCATTATTGAAGCGCGGCTTTGAGTGGGTAAGACCATATACTACAAGCCCTAAAGAGTTGACATCAGAAATAGACATATCAAATATTCAAAGACTAATTCCTGAAAACTCTTTGGTAACTACAGGCGAAACAAGCTTTGTATCAGATTGTTTGTATTCTGGGAAGTCTTTCTTTATAAGTCCCAATCCATCAGAAATTGAACAAGTGCTAAATGCGCAATTGTTGCAGTGGTATGGAGTTGCGATTAATATTGGCAGATCAATGAATATGGATTTTGTCAAGAGGCAGGTCGAGCGTTCAGCTCCCCACCCATCTCTATCTGTTCAAAAATGGAGGCAGCTTGACGAAAGATTACATTCAGATTAGTCCGGTTAGGAAGGTCGCATTTGATATTGGGAATGTCTTATTTCATTTTGATCTTACCCCACTATTAGATCTGTTGATTGGTCTCAATATAGTTGAGAATACCAGTTTGGCTTATGAGTTCATGGGAGGCAGCTTTCAGCACTCTCAGGAAATTGGGTTATACGATATAAAGCAAAGCTTCTATCAACTAAATCCACATCTATCAAATAAGACACTACAGGATATTCATGACAGATGGATGGAAACATTCTCACCATCATTACCAATGATAGATCTTGTAGAAGAATTGATTGGTAATAATTATGATGTTGCCCTTCTATCTAATATAGGACCAGATCACGCTTATTTCGTTCGTGATAATTGCAAGATATTTAATAAGTGTATCCAACACTTCTCTTGTGATGTTGGGGCAAGAAAACCAACTAGATTGTTTTTCCAGAGCTTCTTAATTAATTATGGATGGGGAAGAGAAGTAAAGTATTTTGATGATAGGCAAGATAATATTACCATGGGTAATGAATACCATAATGGTATATTGTTTGATATCAATAATTTTAGGTCAGACGAAGAGGCCGCAAAAAATATGCGGACACATCTTTCCTTGGCATAGTGTTATATATCTAATAGACACTTGCTTACGCAAGATCACTATTGGAGATAGTTATGCCGGCAGTAACACGACACAAGACTCTTTCTGTTAAAGAAGCGCTTGAATACATTTCCTTTGCAATCTGGTATAGAGATCTCCCAGATGATTTCGATGGAGAAATCACGTGCGAACTTAACAGTGATGGTTCGATAGAAGTATACGCCGTAGAGCCAGATGCCGTCTCAGATGAAGCGCCTAATTAAGCGGTTTCATTTGGGATTGTGGCTGTCGGAACTACTGACAAGTGCTTAGCGCTTACGATAGCTATAATATCAACCATATTACATATGGTCAATTTTCTGCCGTCAACCTCTATGGTTTCTGAGCGCGAAACATCAAAGATTACTTCTTGTCCCTTTTCAAAATCTACCGCTACGAACTGACCCTGAACCAATTCACCGGGGCCAACTTCAACTACTTTACCGTGCCGTAGACTTCCTATACGAGCGGCTGTTGTTGGAATGTAAATTCCACCAGACGTTCTTTCGTTAGAAGCTAACTCTTCGAGAGCTATATTACCGTTTCTCATTTTAATAATCATGACTATCCTCGTCTCGATTTATAAGGTATCGAGCTACCTCTAAGCATACCTAGGGCTCCCTTCTGGATTCCTCGTTGGGTTTCAATATGCACATCAATTTAGAGCTGTCAATATAAGAATCGTCGAGAGCGCATACTTTTCGCCGTACTATTTAGTACACATGTTCACTCAAGGATATACTTTTGACGATGTGCTTCTAATCCCCAAACGCAGCTCTCTCAAATCTCGCGATGATGTAGATTTATCAGTTAGGTTACCAAAAGGTAATAGTTTGAAGTTGCCTATTCTTTCGGCAAATATGAAGACTGTTACCGAAATTAAGATGACAATTGCCATAGCCAATCTTGGCGGGCTCCCTATCCTTCATCGGTTTGATGACCATATAACTCTTCTAAAGAACTTCGATACAGCTAGGAACTCGGTATCTGATGGGTTGATTGGGGTTTCAGTTGGTATAAAGGATGAGGATAAAGTATTAGTAAGTGATTTCTATAACATTGGGTGCAATGTAATTTGCGTAGATGTTGCCCATGGAGATCATGATAAAGTATATGATTTTGTTGCAGATATTCGCGCCAAATATCCAAGCATTCTTATTATAGCTGGTAATGTGGTTACTGAGACCGGGGCCAATCATCTGTGGAGTGCTGGAGCTGATATTATCAAGATTGGTGTTGGGCCAGGATCTCTTTGCACAACAAGAATTGAGACTGGCAATGGATATCCACAACTCAGCGCTTTAGACAACGTATGCAATGGTTGCTATGGTGAGCACGATGGCGAATGGCCAATATTTATAGCCGATGGCGGAATCAAGAGCGCAGGTGATTGTGTGAAGGCTTTGGCCTTTGCAGATCTGGTAATGATTGGCAATCTATTTGCTGGAACTGATGAAGCGCCAGGTTCGGTTATTGATGATCGTTATAGGCCCACAGGCATCTTAGATGGAGGTTCAAAATTCAAGAAGTATGAGGGTAGCTCTACCCATAAACAAAATCATATAGAGGGTGTTGTTGCCCTTGTCCCCTATAAGGGAAAAGTTGCTGACGTTGTTATTAAACTTACTGAGGGTATAAGAAGTGGGTGCTCATATCAAGGTGCGCGCAATCTTAAAGAACTGAAATTAGATCCTGAGTTTGTAGTAATATCCAATGCTGGCTTGAAAGAATCACATCCACATAGCATCATACTATGATTGTTATTAAAAGAGAAGGCTACCCAGATATTACCGAGGATGATCTTCATCCTGCTAATGAGATTGTAATTGAGATGACTCCAATTAATCCTGAAAGACATATCTGGAAGGGGCCAAAGCCAGAAGTATTACCTGACTTACTGGGTGGAGAATTTAGAATAGTTGAGCGTATTGGAATTGGGTTCATTAATCCTCGCGCATTATCCGGCCATCCTAGGGCTATTAGGACAGTTATTGTTGGAGATGAAAAATGATTAAAGAATGGGAAGAGATTTGCAAGAATAAATCGTGGAATGATGATAGTCGATACAAGCCGCGTATAGTGGAGCTTGTCGAAAACTTCGAAAAGCAATTCCCAGACACAAAAACCCTAGAGCATACAGCTTGTCTGGCTGTTGTCATGTACCTCTTCGGACCACTTGAGGATGAAGAGGAGGTTGAATTGTATCTGGGAATCGTTAGGCGCAGGTTGCGCGATTATCGAAACCAATCTACGCAGTAAGGAAACATGATGGGACTCTGGAAACCAGAAACTTTATATGAACTTCACAGGGCATGGACTTGTGAATACTGTAAACATGAAAATGGATGCCGTGATACAGCGCGTGATGAAAATTGTGTATTTTCTGCCAAGCCAGAACTTATAGAGGAGTTTTCTAAAGCAAAGGCAGAAGCATCAAATAAAGGTTCTTGCTAAATCAAGAGCTTCTTCTTTGCTCATACCTGGATTGTCCAGCAGGGCTTCGTCGAGAGCCGCCATAATCTGACCCATGATTTGGCCTGGCTTTATACCAATGGCAATGAGGTCATTGCCAGTAATTGGACGAGGAATAGTCCGGTTGTGTCGTGGGTTATGGTTTGACCACTGCATGGATTCTTGGATTTTTCCACGCAAGTCTTCGTACTTTTGTTTCTCAGTTTCTACTTGTTCCTGAGTGAAGTTTTGCTTCCCAAGATTGTCAGCAATAGCAAGATCGACACTATGCTCCCAATCAGGATAATCACGAACGAATCTTCGATAGTTCCTGGAACTTCCCTGATCCAATAGGGTATGAGGGCGCAAGTGCACAGAAATCAAATCCATAACTCTTTTGATAATATTCTGTGGAACTCGCAATCTGTTTAGTACGGCATTAGCCAATCTAGCAGAGGTTTCCTCATGTCCATGATATGAGGTATGACCGCCGTTCTCCGAAGTGCGTTGAATTCCAGTGTATCGTTTTCCTATGTCATGCAGCAATGCTGCTAGGTTACGCACAAGGTACGTCTCTTGGTCTTCACGAATTGGTTGTGGTGTTTGATCAATTAGATTCTTCACCACTTGCAGAGTATGATTCCAAATATCGAACTGATGATGAGGGTTGTTCTGTGGAGTTTCCCATGGAACCATTCGTTCTTCGCGCGGTGGTTCAACAGGGACGTTTGGGTCTTCTGGCGGCTTTGGGGGCGGAGCCAGGTTCTTGACCTCTTCTGGTGTGGGGTCAAATATCGCCTCCATCAAGCCAAGCTCTTTTAGCAGCTCGATGGCGCGTGTTGGGTTTTGGCCAATCAGAGCACCGGCCTTGTACTTGTCGCCTTCTTTCTTGCCGGCAAGCTCAGCCCAGATGCGATCATTTGAAATCTTGTTCTTGAATGATTTTTTGACTTCTGGTTTGTGAGCAGCTGTAATGATAGCCGGATCAAGTTCCAGTCCGTACTTAGCCGCAAACCTAACCGTTCGAAGAATGCGCAAAGGATCGTCAAGAAATGTTTGCATCGGATCGAGAGGGGTGCGCGCAATGCCTGCACGAAGGTCTTTGATTCCGCCTACATAATCCTCAATTTCGCCATTATTAATATTGTAGAACAGCGAGTTGATGGTAAGATCTCTACGTTGAGCATCCTCTTCGGGGGTGCCCATTTTCATGGTTGGGATTCGGCTTGTTGCGTATGTCTCTGTACGCAGATTCACGAAGTCGATCGGCAGCCCGAACAGTTTGATCATAGCAGTAGCTAGATGTTTCGATTGATCTGGGTTTGCCCCTACAACAGTAACGTTCTGCTTTTTGAGTCCATGTTCAGTCATGTAGTTGCTGACTAAATTGGCAAAAGCTTCGCCAGTCATATTATCAACGGTAATATCTATGTCATTGGAATCTAGGCATAATAACTTATCCCTAATATAACCCCCAGCTACTCGTAGAATGGTACTTGGTGTTTTAGTAGTAACTACGGATAGCAATAAATTGAATATTTTCGTTTCTTTTGTGGAAAATGTGAGGGATGTCATGGTTATTGTAGACCTATCTAGTTACAAAAATACAAATTCTAAGGTACTGATAGAGTGTGACTTAAAATCTTCTATCAAATGTAAGGGTCGATATTTAAAGGGATACAGGTGGATTGTAAAGTCTAGATTAAAAAATCAAGATAAAGATATTTGCACATACTGCTATAACAAGTCGGTGAATGTTGGGGAAAGAAATGGTGCGTTTGTACACCGAAAGAATGAAACGTGTTTCTTAGAAATAGACTCGGAAATCAAGGCTTACCTATTAGGTTTGATAGCTGGTGATGGCAGCATCGACAACAAACGGATTGCTCTTCACGCCAACAAAAACGATGTGGAGAGCTTGAATTTACTACGATCATTTGTTGCGCCGACACTCAATATAGTACCTGATGAAAACTGCCTATCTGTGAAAATAAACTCAACAAGAATTGTAGAAGATATTTGCGGTCATCTTAGGATAGTTCCTGGTAAAAAATGCTACTCATTATCTTTACCAAACCTACCGGATGAATTAATGTGGCACTTTATTAGGGGGCTGAGTGATAGTGATGGTAGTATTACAAATCCTTGGTTCGGATGTACATCTCCAAGATGTAAGATAACATCATATTCAGATGCTATGAGATTTGATATTGAGAAGTTTTGCGATAAGTATGATATAAATAGTTGTGTTGGTAAAACTGATGTGTATTTTGTTGGAAGACACGCTTTATCTTTTTTGAATCATATATACGAAAATTCAAACTTCTCATTATCTAGGAAATTTGAATTGTACAAGATTTGGAAAACTTGGCGTCCATATAAAGGAACGTGTGTCAGACCTGGAAGACAATCTAAAACATAGGAGAGTTATGGTAGAAAAGAAAGGTGAAAGTAAAAGGCCAGTTCAAAAGAAGGCGGAGGCTCCAAAACCTCGACAAAGGTTTATTGTATTAGTTGAGGGATTAGTTCCTGCCAAGATACGCTTCCAAACATTTGCAGTAGATGAAGCAGAGGCTCTCAAACAATTAGATAATCCACATTTACTAAGCATGCTTGAGAAACCAGAGCTTGATATACCAAGATTACTTAGAAAGAAGATTACTGTAAAAGATGCCAATACATCATTAGTTAAGTTAGTTAAGAACTTCTAATCGAGGATGGCCGTGGGTTCATAATAGAATTATAAGTTAAATATTAGGAGTAAATATGTACGATATCAAAAAAGCAGAAGAGGCACTTAATCGGGCAATTGGCGGAGATCTTTCGGTGGCGCTTGACGAACTTGAAAATCAATTGATAACTATAGTAAAATCCTCAAAGAAATATGGAAAGAATTTAAATATAGGATTGTCGATTAGTATTCCTGGTAATGTTATAGAGGCAAATATAGATCTTAAAAAAGATGGTTTTTATGTGCATGACTCTGTTATACTTCCAATTGAATATGACGCTGGAGTTGATGCGTTCATTGGAGATAATCCAAACAAAAGCAGCCCAGATGATGCCTTGGTGTATGCATCAAAATTAATTGGGACTAAGATTTGCCTTATGATTAAAGAATATGAATCCAAGATAGTTATAAAGGCAAGATAATCAACTGCAATGTACGCATATCTCTATATCGAGTCATCTTGGATTCCTTATCATGGAACAATTAAATTTCCAGCAAGATATCCAAAATTTAAAAGCAAACGTCGAGAGCTGGTGACATCTTGACATGAAGATACATGTCAAACGGAATACATTATTATATCATAGATACGGAAACTAGCGGACTTAGTTGCGACGTGCATGAGATTAACCAAATCTCAGTACTTAGAGTTATCGATAGAGAACAATTGAGTCTTCAAATTAGGGTGAAACGACCTCACGTTTATAGCGCGCAAGCCCTTGAAGTTCAAGGGATTACGCCAGATGACCTGAAGAAAGGGATTCCGATTGAGGAGGCGATTGAGTCCATTGACATGTTCCTCAAGGAGGACGGCCAAACCCAAGCTAGCCGCTGCATCATAGCACATAACGCTCCCTTTGACCGAAAATTCATCCACCGGGCCTGGGATAAGGCTGGCAAGGAGTTCCTAGCCGATCTTTGGCTTTGCACTCAGAGCTTCGCTAAGAGGCACGTGGCCAAGCACCGCAACGGCGAGAAGATTGCCCAGGCTCAAGTTGATGCCGGCGTCGAGATCAAGCGGGACAAGTACGGTGCCCTCAAGCCCAAGTTCGGTCTGAACAACTTCATGCTCGGGATTGGGTTAGTACCAAAGCTTGGGGCTCACAGCGCAGAGGTAGATGTCCAAAACACTGTCGAACTATATAATTGGCTAATTAATTCACATACTGAACATGTATCTTTGATAGGAAGAGTTCCACATAAAGAAGTTGTTGTTGGAGATGATTCTCCAGATATGGATGATATTTAATGGAATATAGATTTCTTCTATATTTAGTAAATCTCTTTGGTAAATTACCAGATGATTCGTTTTACGAAAATCTTAGTCCGTGCATTAAGGAATGGTTATATAAAGAGTGGAGTAAATAATATGGAATATTTAAAAGAACAACTAATTAGGGAAGCTTCTCAGTCTTTGGGAAAAGAACTGGAAGAAAAGAGAAAGGCTCGCAACAAGCGCAAGGCTGCCAGGAGAAAGGTGCGGGTAAAGAAGCGGGTTAAGTAATGGCTGCGGCTACCAACATTCCAACACTCAATACGGTATTAATTGTGGAAGATTCAAATCTTCCAGATACCATTTTTGTATTGAAGAGTGATAATTCCAAGCCGGTTATATCACAGTATGTCCGGCTTGATTCGTTGCCTCGTGAAATAAAAGAAAGCATTCGAATTTGGAGAGATAGTGATACGGCATTGGTCTAATTAGGCATTATTATATGTCACAAATTAGGAATAGAAGTTACAAGATTATAAGTGGATTTTGTTCTGAACATCCAAGTGTAATAATTGGAACAAATGATATTGTATACACTAATGTTGGAGACAACAATTTCTATTTAGAGCAGAAACTAAATGCGATAATCCAGACGTTAGATTGGTCCTTGGCTAAGAAGGCAATTAGATATGGATGGATTGAATTATTAAAAGTCGAGAGCGGCGAGTAGTTTATAACTTCTGTAGCAGAGAATAGTATGAAGACAATTGTTTTAGATCTTGGCGGTACTCTTACTGTATCCAAAGACCCCTTAGACGATGAAATGGTAACGTTGATTAGTAAGATTTTACCATCTTATAATGTAGCTATAATCTCTGGGGCTCCATGGAAGCAAGTTTGCAAACAGATCAATGGACTCCTAAGTCTTGATCAGGGATTACTCAATAACCTGTATTTGCTGCCAGCATCTGGTGGAAGCCTATATCAGTCCTGGCCAAGGTATGGCTGGGTGGCAGCGTATCAACACAAGCTGGCTACACGAGATATTGATCGAATCAATAATGCCTTTGAAGAGGCAATTGCAGAGTCTTCTTTTGAGACACCTCAAAAGCTCTGGGGTAAGCAATTCGAAAACTGTGATTCTAAAATAACCTTTGCGGCACTCGGACAAAAAGTTCCGTTTGAAGTCAAAGAGAAGTGGGATGTCGATGGCAATAAGCGTCGAGTCTTGGTGGAGTCGTTGCGTAAAAAGCTTCAAAGCTATGATGTCCGCATTGCCGGTATGAATTCAATTGATGTATCTATGAAGGGTATCAATAAGAAGTATGGTATTGATGAGCTGATGAAGAGACTTCATGTAAGCAAAGATGATGTAGTATATGTGGGAGATTCGATTTTCAAAGGCGGCAGCGATTATGCCGCAGTTGAGATGGGTCTCAATAATGTACCGGTAAGAGATCCTGGAGATACTAAAGCTTGGATTCGTGATGTTCTAGATGGTAAAGCCCAAATACTACAGGCAAAGATTTCAATATGAATGCAAAAGAACTTAGCACTAAACTTGAAGAGCTTATTTTGATTCACGGAGATTTACCTGTTGTTCATAGCGATCAAGGATCTTATGAACTAGCTGAATTTAATGAAATTGAAGTTGGTATTGAAAATAAAAGAAAAGTATTTATACTTTTCTGGAAAGTATAAGAAGGGTATATCATGAAGATTATAGAGACATCCAAGAAGACATATATAGCAGCTGAAGTGACTGAAGTCGCAGGTGGCATGAGTCAACTAGATGGTGCTGTAGTGGTTGGATCTTACAATGATAAAGAAGATCTGGCTTTTAGATATATTAGAGCAACAATGCTCGGAGAAGTTGTATCAGTCAAGGTCAGGACGCAAACACTAGAATCAATCGAGGAAGCAAATGAAGTTTCCAAGATCATAAAGAAGATGGAAGCCAATATGCCAGAAGCAAAAAGAAGGGCTGAGGTAAAGGCGGTTCTAGAAGAGTTGGCTGAAATGCTTGATATGAGTTATAGCAATAGTGATTACGACGATTGATTACTGATATATACTAGAATAGCTTAGCTTAAAAATCGGAGTGTAGCGTAACTTGGTAGCGCGTTCGGTTTGGGTCCGAAAGGTTGTCAGTTCAAATCTGACCACTCCGACAAAATGGGAAAGAAACATCGTGAAAAGCGCAAGATCATCAAGTCCATGTTGCCTCGTGGTTGGCGCGAGAATGAGTTTGGAGAACTTGTCCGAAAAGTCTCTAAAGCCGATGTTAGAAGAGCAATATTGGGAAGGCATCTTCTATTTATAGAAATGATGAACCATGCAGAGGATGATGTTTTTCAATTAGTTCAAAGACGAGCCATTGAGGATATAATGGCTGCTGAGGATCTTATAGCTTTTGGTGCAATAAATGAAGCCTGTTATTCTCTTTCGCAATGATGTAGATTGGCGTCAAGAAGCAGAAGTAGCAAAGAAGCACTTCACTTGTATAGATAGCCGAATGCTACTTAAAGACAATTTGGTGATTGCTAGATTCTCCGCTCTGCCATTCTACAAGGAACAAGAAAAAGATCTTGGGTATGTGGGATGTAAGATGATCAATACCTACGAGCAGCATCTATACATTGCTGACTTGGGTAATTGGTATATGGACCTTGCAGAATTCACGCCGCGAACTTGGAATGAGCTTCATACCATTCCAGAGCAAGGGACATTCGTTCTGAAGGGCGAGACAAACTCGAAGAAATTCTTATGGAATACCCATATGTTCGCGAAGGACAAGAGGGAGGCTATCGAAGTTCATGGACGCCTCACAGCTGATTCGATGCTGCAATACCAAAAGATATATATTCGACAATATGTGCCATTAGAGACACTTTCAGAAGGACTTCAAGGACTCCCAATTACCAGAGAGTATCGCTTCTTTATTTATAAACATAAGATACTCAGCGGCGGCTTCTACTGGGCATCTCATTCTGAAGATATCAAAGCCGAAGGTGTCAACGTAAATCCGGACGAGGTACCACGCTCTTTCCTAAATGCTATTATCGATAAAGTTCAAAACACAGAGCTGAGCGAGCCGCCAGATTACTATGTGATTGATGTGGCAAAGACAGCCGCTGGTGAATGGATTCTTATCGAATTGAATGATGGTCAAATGTCGGGACTTTCTGATAACGATCCTGATGTATTATATAGCAATTTGAAGATAGCTCTCGAAAGTGATGGTTATTATGACCATTGAAAAGTATAGAGAAGAAATGGTATCTTATGATAGGTTGAATGCTCTGGCTAGATACTATGATGGTCGTGGTGTTTTGATTGCTAACTTGATAGAGGCTCTACATATCATTATTGAATCTAATGATCCCGAGAATATTAAGATAACAGCTGTAGCGGCTTTGGATTTAGTCAAGGAAATGAATGATCAATGCCATCCTAAGGTTCCTGAATGGGGACATCTGTATACAGAATATCTTTCGTTGCCACCGAATCCAATGATATTCCGCAGACCAGAACCATCACCAGTTGACAAAGATTCTCTATACAAATCTCTTAGTATTAAAGAATGATGGTAACATGAAACCACAATACGAACCAAAAACAACCAAACAGGCACTTGGATATCTCGTAGAAGAGTGTGGTGAAGTTCTTGCAGCAGTTGGTAAAACTCAACGCTGGGGATTGGAAAGTACCAACCCCGATATTCCACCTGAACAACGCGAAACTAATCGCGATTGGATCTTGAGAGAATTGGAAGATCTATCTGGCGCAATAGATAGGGCTAGAATTTTCATTGGACCAGAAGAAGATGATACAGTATGACTGCGCAAGAACCTGAAATTCTTATCTATGAAGATGAGAAGCTGGATATGATCTCTAATCCAAGCCTAAATGGTAAGGCTAATCCAAGTCATCCATTTCACACAGCCAACTATCGAGGGTACGTTGGGGAGTGGGAGATTGTAGATAATAAGCTATATCTCAATCGAGTGGTTGGCGGAGTTATGAAGGGGAAAGGCCCATTTTTTGCCGATTGGGTTTCTCAAGAACTTCATGTTTGGAAAGGTCATGAACTTCATTATGTTCACGCCGGGTATGGCTCAATGTATGAAGAGGATATGTTCTTTGATATTGACTGTGGAATTCTCAAGAGCACCAGAATAGAAAGTAATGTAGAAAAGTTCAAAGAACTTGCTGCTAAAGAAGTTCGAGAGGCCACTTCTAAAATCAGGATGCAATATCTGTATGGGGCGTATCTTGATCCTAAAGGATCTCTTTCTAGACTTATTAGTAAGTCAACAGAAAGAAAACAAGAGTATGTTAGTCTGCAAAAAGACTTAGAATTCGATTTCAAGCAACGACTTACTATCTTGGCAGAAGACCCGGCTAGTGGAATTTCTTTAGTATACAAATGAAACAACTAATTGTAGCCATGCATTCATATGCGGCCCCAGAGGGGGCAACTGTTGTCAATACAACATCACGCTCTGGAGATTGGGGCAGAGGACTATCTCCATTCTTCCTTGGACCAGTCAAGCTATATGGAGATTATACATCGCAGAACGTAGAGAATGCTTGGCAGTATTCTAAGGTGTATGTTGAGTATACGGACGAGAACAACGAACCCAACCAATCCTATTTCGATTGGGCTCAGAAGGGTTGGGATAAGCGCATGGCCGATCGTTATCCCAAAGGTCGAGGAGCTAGGCCACTGTATTCTTTGTGGGATGGCCAAAAATTTGGATATATTGAGGCAAGGAAGAAGATATATCTTCCTATATATTCTGAAGCTGTAAGAAATACAATAGCATTTTCCAAGCTTCAGGACGCATTTGACTCATCTGATATATTGGTACTTCAAGACTTTGATGCTCACAATATCAATGTGATTGGATATGATATTTTTAAACTTATTGAGAACGAGAATATCAAATTCGGACATGGATGTGTGCTAGCAATGATGTTGCTTGGTTTGCTATAGAAAGAATAATATGACAACGCCTATTGAACAGCGAAAAGACTTGTTTGAGATAAGTACAGATCTCAATCTTATGATAAGCTACAGGAAGGCAATTATGGATAGCCTTCCAAGAGCATGGGTAATAATTCACAAAAACCAACAGACAAACAATTATGGTCTGGAAGTTATGAATTCTCTTGGCAATGCTTGCACTCCCGAAGAGACACTTGAGATCAAGCAGATAATTTCCAATTATCATAGCCCAACATCACCTGTTAGAGTTAAGAAATCACGAAAGAAGAAGGAAGTAATACCATCATGAAATATTCAGAGTATCAAGTTTGGTATCATGTATATACTCGTATAACTACAGCTATGATGAAATGTTCAAATTACTCTGCTGATGATGTTATTCATAGGGCTGGCAAAATTGCAGATTACGCATTGGATAGATTTAAATCAGTTGATGATACCCCAACAATGCCAAACCTAGATATTCAGGGTTTGGTTGATAGGGTAGTAAAAGATTCAAAGAAGAAATGATTATCAATCAAGATCTACTTATTAAACATTTAGCAACGTGGCTAGCGGAGTACGCCAAGGCTGCTGGACGAAGTGTATTTGTTGTAGGTTTTCGAGGTTGCCGCTCCGATGCCCTTCTACTTAGTATTTGTTCAAAAGCTACTGAGATGTATGGGGGATGGTTATCTACTCATGCTTTATGTAGAGGAGAAAGGATTGGAACACAAAACGTATTCAACGGAAAGATAACATACTATGATCGTCCGTTTTTATCAGATGAAAATTTCTATTTGACTTGCGCCGAAATTGCCGGGGACAATGGTCTAGTAGTGGGTTCAGTAGATAGAACGTTTGGCCTTTACCATCGAAGTTATGGAAAGAGATCAGATGGCAATGCAGATATCTTTCCGTTGTTTGATCTTGAATACTCTGATATACATAATGTAGTCGGAAACCTTTGGCCAAACATAGGTGAGTTCTCTTGGGGCGATTGCAGATTCAGTACATACAATAAGCAGCCTCCAATAGCTGATATTGAATTCGCTAATGAGGCAGAAGCGTTGTACGGAATCGTTACGAGCACCGAGGCTCCAAATAAACATCCAAGGTGGCCGTATTTCATCTCAAATCAGAAGGCTATTATTGCCTTAGTATGGCAGAGGGAAAAACTAACTCGCCATAAGATGATTACAAAGCCATATCCAATAGTTTCTGATAAACCACAGTTATGCAAAAGGATAGGGCAATAGCTTCGGCGCGGGCGGCAATCAACTGCCCATTTGATATCCTGGCTGACATGCTAATGCTTGAGCCAAAGGGTGACTGGCACTTTTGGCTCGATTCGGAAGGTAATCGGTTGCGTATCTTTAAGAACCGAGCAGTACAGGTTTATCCGGCGCTTGTCCCAGCCACAAAGACCAAGGACATCTTCCGCAAGGCAAGGCCAGCCCTGATCGGAAAGAATAGTTATTGGTTTATTCTATATTCTGCAAAAGAAAAAGACATCATTACATTTCTTGGTAATGACGGTAAACTTCGCAGTTGTTATTTTGAGGGTGGTATTTGGAAGAATAATATCAGTCCTTTATTGTTAGGAATCAATACTCTTCGATATATAGTAAATGGATATCTTGAAACAAATACAAGATTAATTAAGCCAACCAATATTTCATATCCTAAAGATTTCGAAATCGAGGAAGCTTGGGTTTCAGGAATTCCAATTGAAGAAAAAAATCTTAAGGAAAGAGTTAGATGCCTTCTGAAAAACCAAGATTCAACGGAATAATTGATAGAGCTTGCGGTAACGGATTCTTCGCCGTTAGCATAGATCTTGAAAACGGTAATACAAAAAAAGTGATGGGACAACTTTCCGGTAAGATGCGCACCAATAATATAAAAGTTGTTGAGGGCGATAAGGTTGATGTTGAGCTGGATACATTCGACATGACCAAATGTAGAATAATCTATAGAAAAAAATAATGTCTTTCCGCTTGGTCGGCGGCGCAGTGGTGATCGGTGGTGCGGCTGTTTTGGTAGTTTCAGAATCAAAAAACTACCTCTTTTAAGTAGGAAAAATATGGTAAAACCAAGTGATCATAATCCAAAAGGTCTGCTCAAGTTCGTGAATGGCGATGCTACCAATCCTCTTGGAAGTAACACCCGTTACGTAATTCAGATTGTCAATGATGAGGGTAAATACGGAGCGGGCTTCTCTGGAGCGCTTGCAAGGCGATGGCCAAAAGTCGAGATTGAATATCGCAAGTGGTGGCGTGAACGTTACGGAAAATTGCTTCTCGGAGACATCCAGATTATACAAATTCTCAGCGACCTTGTGGTGATCAATATGGTCGCCCAAAAAGGTATCGTGGGTCCAAAAAATCCTAAGCCAATTGACTACAGCGCCCTACAAAAGTGTTTGGATAAGGCTGGTGACGAAATCAGTAAGTATAACGCAGCAGTACACATGCCCAGGATTGGGTGTGGGCTCGCTCAGGGTAACTGGGAAGAAATTGAGCCACTTATTGAGAATGAGTTATTGAAAAGAGGTATCAATGTTACTGTATACGATCAGGGGTGAAGTATGGGTGCAGTAACAATTCTCAACAATGAATTAGAATATAAACCAACTTTCAAGAACTCTATAGCTGGTCTATTTCAAGTAATTCAACACGAAGTTTTTACTATTATTGATTTCCTCGGATATGCAAGAGAAGATTACATTCTCAATCCGTACCCTCTTACAATTGAGAGAAAAGATGGATGTCCAGTATCAGAGGTATTGCTTGGATGTATTCGGTCAAGATTGGGTCGAGCAGACTTCGTTTCCTGACGGAATGATGAGTACAATATGATAATGCTTGAAATACACAGGAATTGATTTCAGAAGCCAATTGCCCAAAGTGCAATGGTACTCTAATTGGCCTTAGGGTGACGTCAGTGGTAGAGTGTCATGATTGCCGTAAGGTATTTCAACGTGTGGCAGACCAAGATGAAACCTACTACGTTGAGCTAATAAGAGCGCATTAGTCAATGACTAAGCCGATAGAGGGGCGATCAATTACTGTGGCCCAGAAAAGTATGATGATCGAGGCTATCTTTCAATCGTGGATCAAGTGTCCAGATTTGCGCCTTGGTCAATTGATTGTGAATGCTATCCGTGCCTCGGAAACAGCACCTAAGGTTCCGCTGTTCTACATCGAGGATTGTGATTTGGAATCGGCTATCGTTGAGTTTGCTTGTAAGAATGAGAAGTAGCTATTTTCCCCGTCGAGGATCCCGCCTAGATGCACTTCCTTTTCATATCCTCCAAAAAGGATAAAGGATAAAGGATAAAGGAAAAACATGGCACTTAGATATATACCGCTAGACTACTATGAAACCCTCATTGTTGGTGCTGAATCTAGAGTAACAGAGCATCGCTCTGTTGGCTTGTATTTGGATATTGAGTCAAATCCTATTTTTGATGTGGCTGGAGATAGATATCCATTCTCCACTACACGTGGGTTGGATGGATTCAAAGATGAAGAATTGGAAGGTTCTGGGGCGATTCATAAGATGCACTACGAAGATCCAAAGGCAATCAGCTATAGAACTGGTAGGTTTACTATTCTGTTTATTCTTGGCAACATTATAACTGGTCATGGCACTCAAATCCAAGCTCCATTCGTGGACCAGCTTCTCATCGCCATGAGTGAATTCTTTGGAGTTGATATCAATATATTCAATTGTGACGAGTACATACCATTACTCGTTGGCAATGTATTGGTTTCTCCATTTAATCATTGGATCTATCCAGGTATGGGTGTGTATGCTGGACCAGATGGAACCGAAATGTCTCTGCGCAAAAATGATGGTACTCTTCGCAGGTTCAAGCGGAGTAATAGGAATCGTATTGTAACCACCAATACAATCAATCCGGATCTTTATCCATTACCATTGGCATCATAAGCATCATCGCCTAAAGATAGAAAGTTTAATGTTATGGAACTAGATATTTTTGGAGAAGTCCGAAGCGATGATGACTTTGATATTTTTGCCGGAATTGATATTCCTGATATCAAGCCGAAGGGTAAGTGGAAGAGCAGAAGAAGCGCCCATATTCGGGTCTATCCTATGTTCTCAAGTGGTAAGTATGACGTTGAGATTTTCAAGCATGATAGGGCTATATGGGAAGATGGCAGCTTGATGTCTTGTTTATTCACAGGATTCCCATCTATAAACCTGACAAATGAACAAATTCTAGATCGTTATCCTAGCTTTCTAGAAGAATTTCGCAAAACGGTCAAAGAAGGCGATCCAATTCCGACAAGAAAATTCCGAAAAGAAAAGGGTGACGTGGCCGCTTGTTTTGGGTCATGGCACCTATGGACAGATAAGCACGCATATGTGCTAGGTAATTTTTACGGAAACAATCAGCAGAGATATTATAAGAACTTAAAGCGAATTCAAGAAAGGCTTAGGTGCGAAATTGTAGATGATAAGATCTTATCTACTGATTGGTTAATCTTTCGAGACAAGCTGACGAAAGATTGGTTTGTTGCACCGAGCGGAGAGACTATGGTGATACTATAAGAGTAACACCTACTCTTCATCGTCATCAGCGTACTGAGCGAAGCTCCCGAGATCAATCGGGGGCTTCCCAGCTTCGATGTCAGCCTTGGCGCTACGTAGCCCCTCATCCAGCGCCGCTTGAGACTCTGGAGACAATGGTGCGTTTTGATATGCGAAATGTTTCTCTTCGCAATCATCGCAGCGAACCTTGATCCAAAGCGCGGAGTCACGAAGCTTGCCATACTCGCCGCATGTTTCGCAAATGTGTCCGCTCATCTCTTCGGCTTGGATGAGGGTTTCCTTGATGTAGTCTGTGGCGTGCTCGTAGCCGATGCGCACCGTGCCATACTTCTCTTTGATGTAAGTAATGCGGAACGGAGGCGGCTCTGCAAGCTTCTCAAGGTGTTTTTGGATTACTTCGAATAGGCAATCCAGAAGTTGATACCATCCCTTGCCACAATGAAAACCTTGTTCAGGTTCTCGTGTGGGAAATACAAGTGGATATTGATCGTAGAAGGTATCTTTTTTCATAGGTACTCATATTGCGGAGAGGGCGAGGGTCGAACTCGCAAGGCCCTTTCGAACTCGTCTGGTTAGCAACCAGATTCCATCGCCAGCTGTTGGATTGCCTCTCCAAAAATTCTATCAGGATCAAGAAACTTACTTGCTAATTTGTTTCTTCTTAATTTATACTCCCTAATGCATAGCCAAATACTCCTGCCCTGCACTTCACTTTTGGGAACGTAGTAAATTTCATTAGTTTCAGGGAAATATATTGCCCACCCATCAATTAGCGAAACATCAACTGGAACTCTTTTCCCATTTACTATTGAGTCAAGTTGTACAACTATTGCATTCTTATTCCTGTTGTCATGTTCACGGTATTTTACCTGTATCCTCCTAAGGTTCATTTTACTATCTGCCACAATAATATCAACTGGGCAAAAATCAGAAATTGGCGTGAATACTTCATATCCTCTACTTACTAAATCGGATATTACCTTAACCAAACCAACCACGCCTTTTTGGTTAACATTCATCTTTGCGGAGAGTGTGAGATTCGAACTCACAAGGCTGTTACGCTCGTCTACTTTCCAAGCAGGTTCCGTCGCCAATCGGATTGACTCTCCATAATGCGGTCTGTTCCCGCCGTCAGCTGTCTTTCCCGCTGTCTGTAGCTGTATAAATTTGCTCCGCTTATCATCGAGATTTGCTGTCTAATTCCAGCTGTCAATCGTCTATCCGAATTGTCGGGAAGCTGCTTATACATGTCCGCTTTACTCATCGACTTTGCTGTCTTTCCGGCCGTCATCTGTCTTCCCAGATTCCAGGGAGCTGCAATCCGCTTACCTTCGATCTCTGATCTTTCTCAGAGCTGTCAATTGTCTTTCCAATGCCAGACTAGCTGTAATATCCGCTTGTCATCGAATTCGGTCTATCCCTGCGTCATGGTCACCGCTGCCTAATGGATCCAGGTGTGGCTCTCGTACCATCTGAGTATTGAGCACCTACCCCAAAAGCCCCACGGCCAACTAAGGCGGCGGGGCTGAACCGATGTGGTTTACTTTACCTATGTAAAGCATCTTGGTATTAAATCTATTCTTAATTATTAGCTGAATTTATAGCCGTGAACTTCGCGTTTCTCGACTATGGATTTTCAAAGGAGTCTAATTTACCAAAGACAGTTCTTGTCCATCCATTAATATGTCCATGGGCATTTCCAATCTGAACCTTACCATCAGAGGCTACAGCCTTGACATAGTGCAAATAATGGGCTCCATGTACTTTAGATAGGACAATATCACCAACATTACAATCTTCTAATTTACAGGGGCGGACACTTACCTTCACGCCACTTTTCATCTTTGGTAACATTGAATTACCGAACTCTTTATACGTGACAGTTTCTCCGCTTTGGAGACGCTTAGCAATTTCTGTGTATCTACTCATTCTGCGGTAGGAGAGGAATTCGAATCCCCAAGGCTTGCGCTCGACTGTTTTCAAAACAGGTTCCATCACCAATTGGATTGTCCTACCATAATAATTTTTGCGGAAAGAGAGGAATTCGAATCCCCAAGGCTTGCGCTCGTCAATTTTCGAAATTGATGCCATCGCCAATTGGCTTGTCTTTCCATCAATAGTAATTAACAGGCTCAGTATAGAATTGAATTTTTCTAGCAACAATACTTGCTATATCTTCTTTTGATAAACCTGTTGTATCAATACCTAAATATTGAGCTAACCTATCTACATCTTTCTCTTTAGCTAATAATAATTGATTTTCTTGAATATGTCTGGGCACTTTAGTTCACTGGTGGATTAATAACCTGATCTTGGCAAGTATAAACAAACTGAATATTTGAATATGTACCATTCTTTAGGTTATCACATATTGGTCCAACCAGTGCAATGCTCGACTTGTTTGTGTCAGTATAGGCCCAACCATCTGATGCGCTATTTTGGATCTGAATTGTTTTACCAGAAGAATCGGTTGCCCAAATAGCAATTGTCCATTGACCACTTGGTACATTTTGCAATGAGATGGTACATGAAGATACCATACCTACAATATTGGTCAAGGCCGTTTCAAGACTCGCAGTATCAGTAACCGCATAATAAGCTGTGGTGCCCGCTTGAGCTTTTCCACCAGCGTTAGCCATTCCATTTAGTGTTGAGGTTGCTGTAGTGACATTACCAATACCCACAACGAATACGGGGAAGCCCAGAGACTTTGCATTATCAATTGCTGCGGTAGCCCCAGCAATGTCTTTGTTGTTTGCATTTCCACCAAGGCAGTTTGGTTCTCCATCTGTTGCGAGCAAAAGATACTTTGGATTAGGATCTGTAAGTGTCTGCATATAGGCAACTGCATTATTTACAGTTGCAGTTGTTGGGGTTGCGCCACTTGGAGAATTTGCCGTTAGAGAAGTAACAATCTGACTGGCATTGCCTAGAGATACAGACACAGCTGGTGTTGTATTAACTCCACATTCGGTAACTCCATTGCTGAAATAGAACAGTCCCCAATTTACAGAATTTTGGGTAGAGTTAACTACATCCTCGATAGCGGTGGTTACCTGTGCCCATTTTGATGCCGCTCCGCACCCACCAGTACAGGTTTTATCGTTGGAGTTATCAGTCATCGACTGAGATCTGTCTTGAATTATCAAGATGTCTGGAGGCAATACTTTTAGTGGGACTTGTTGCTGAGCACAGGTTGTTCCACCTCCATTAGAGCCTCCATCAATATCAGATCCGGTTCCGCCAGTTTGAATTACGTAACCAGATCCTCCAGTATTTCCATTGCCGCTCTCTTGCCCTTTGCTGCCACAGGAAAGCGCCATGAATACAACTACACTTGTGATAAGTCTAGAAAATGATGTGGACATATAACCTCCCTGTAATTTTTGAATTTTATTGAAACCCTATAAATAATAGGGAAATATCACCTGTTGCCAATTAATAGGTAATACAATCAACTACCAAATATCCCAGCTGGTGCATTTGCAATGACCGGGTTCATCGTTGTAATCTTCCACGTCGATGTAACCAGACGTAATGTCGCTGAGTTGTTGGTTCATCATTCTTCGATAAGAACGATGTGATGATTTTTTAAAGTAACGCAAAGCTCTATCACCCCCGCAGATACGGCGGGTAGCTCGACGGGCGCTGCGTTCTATAATTGTCGGAACGTAATTGTTGGTTGTTTGCATAACTAAAGCATAACAACTACCTCTTTTCTATTACAACAGGACAACACTCTTCTGCGCATCTTCCAAGCCTGGCAGCTCAGGAGATTCAATCTTTTCTTCAATTTCAACTTCAGGCTTTGCGATGCTGCTAACAAAGATCTTCTTCAACAAAGCAGGGTTAGTTTTCATCAAGATGTTGATGACCTGATCTAGCAGGGCTTCTTCCAATCCCTTGATATAAGCGAAAACTTCTTCATGTGGACGAACCTTGAGGGCAGCTTCGATATACTCGATGATGTCCTTTGGCTTATATTCTGGCTTGCGCTTCCTGCCGGCCACCACCAAAATATCCCTAAAACTCTCGGTCTTTTCAAGAATCTCTTTAGCATTATCAGCTACACTACTCATATCTTCTCCTAGTCCCTTTAAAGCCTGCTGCAGAAGGTAAATATGTACTTCACCTTGACTGGCTTGTGACATAAGAAGATCATCAAGCCCAAGAGTCATCATATCTTTTTTCTTCATGGCATCATAGGTGTTTTGACATACATCCTGGAATGCGCGTTCAATCTCCAACGAGGATTCTAGAAGTGAGCTTAGTGTCTTGATACTTGGTTCAAACTTCTTTGTGATGGCCTCTTCACCTTCAAAAATAACGTCACCACACAGACCCTTTACACGCTCAGCCGCGTCGTCTGCTAGTTCTTGTGCCCCTTCGTATAGTCGTTGAAAGAGTAAGTGATCTCCATATGCTTGGGCGTCCCAATGATTCTGTTGATGTACTAAGTAGAGCGCTCTGGTGAACGCCACGTAGGCTGATAGAATCTTACAGGCTTCATCATCCATAGATTCAGCAGCAACTTTGGTACCAAAGAAACCATCTAATAGATTTTCAGAAACTACCAATTGAGAATTGATATCTCTATTTGAAGATGCCCAGCGTTTAAGGAGCTTATTGGAATCCATGGTATAATTCCAGGATATGCGTTGTGTTGTTTGAGCGGGTAACCAGGATCGAACTGGCCGCTTCCTCGTTGGCAACGAGGCACCTCACCATTGAGGAGTTACCCGCGTGGGTTGAGAGCGGGCGAAGAGACTCGAACTCTCAATTCCTTTCGGAGACAGCTTGGAAGGCTGTTGTCATACCATTAGACTACGCCCGCGAAATGACCATCAATCGCTGCTTTCACATCGTGACAGTCAGAAACAGTTCACTTAAGAACCATTTGTTCCCACCGCCGGTGGGAGAGCGGGCGAAGGGCATCGGACCCTCAACCTCCAGCTTGGGAAGCTGGTACTCTGCCAATTGAGTTACGCCCGCAAATATTAACTAGTTCTCTTGATTGGAATCACTTTTGATCCACTACCAGCACCACCAGGAACACGATGCGTCTTAATACTTCTATGTTTCTTAATACCCATGTTAGAACTCCAGATTATTGGTAGAGCGGGCGAGGAGGATCGAACTCCTGACATCGAACTTGGAAGGATCGCGTTCTACCGCTGAACTACGCCCGCAAAAATGACCACCCTGAATTATTCTGCTATGGTATGGCCACAAACCATGGTTAGTGGTTTGTCCTGTTCCAACCAACTATCATCGTTGTGTTCAAGAGACAGGTTAGATAATTATTCCAAAGTATTAGTAGCTTACACCTGATCTTCTAGCCACTTCATTGCCGCAGACATATCTGTGAATATCTTTGCCACAAGACCGTAACTGCCATAACCGGAAACGAATTGATCCTGAATTGGCTTTGGTGGCATCTTATCAACAACCCTCGCCCAATATTTCCAGCCGGTCTCTGCCATGGCCCCAGGTAACCACTGGCCAGACCAATCCATATTTTCGGCAGTTAGAGAGCTGTACTTACGGTCATCTGACAACCACTTGATAGCCTGGTTGCTTTTCAAAGCCGCCTCTCCACCAGTGAGCAAGTTAATGAACGCCTGGTGAGTGAGGGCAACTTTTATTTCGTGATGAACGATCTTGGTATCTGGGTTATATGACAAAGTGAAGAAGCTATTGTCGATAATGATTGTTTCTGACATACACCTTATGCTGGCGTATTAGCAATCTCGACTTGGGACTTTCTTAGGTGTTCAATATAGTATGTGATATCTTCATTTGCCGATATTTCTCCTATCTCAACCTTTCCCTCTAATTCTTTCATCAGCTGCCCAATTCTAGGCCCTAACGGAATTCCTAGGTTGTCAGAGATAGCATTTCCCAATCCCTTTGGAAGCGGGCGTTGCTTGGAGTCTTTTTCTCGTATATCTGCAATACGGTCTCTCAGCTCTTGAATCCTGCGAAGGATCCTCCTTCTGTTTTCCGGTTTGCTAGTTGTAATATCAGCCTCGGATAAAGTCAAGAGGTCATCAATAAAAATACTAACTTCCTTATCAAACCTACGTACGGCGGTATCAGTCCAAGAGCTATCATACGCTTCAACATAACCCAAATTGGCTACAAGGAATCGGATAGATCTTCGCTGTCCGTTACTGAAAATCCCAGTACGCTTTGCAAACTGATCGAAGATGTATGCGCTGATATGTTCGTGGTTATGGAATGTAACCTTGTTGTTCTTGATATCGAATGCCTTAGCCTTACCCAGATCGTGAAACAGTGCCGCCCAGCGAATGTTGATAACCGGCGGAGTTTGTCCAACTACCTGAATCGTATGCGGCCAGATTTCTTTGAAGTGCTTCGAACTCTTGAGGTCAAGCCCTTCCTGAATCTCCGGGATGAGATCTTCAAAGAAACCAATACGCTGAAGTACCGCTAACGCCAAACTTACATGCGGCCCAATCATGATTGAGTGAAGCATTGATAGGTCAAGTGAACTTAGGGCGGCTACCTCTTCCTTCGTTACATGCCGAATCTCTTCGGAGTAGTTGGAATGTGCGATTTGCTTGATGTGGTTCAGGATCATATTCGATAACCCTTATGACGCAGAGATTTCACCAAACTATCATGGGTGACAAAATCTTCTGCCCTATTCAAAAACTTCACTACCCTAGAGAGGTCCATGGTAATCTCGTCATCAGATCTAAATCCCTCGATGCTTACCCAAAATGACTTCTTCGTTTCTTGGCACAACCAATCAAGGTCAGACTCAAGTAAATCGTATCCACAATAATCAAGACATGTAAATATCTTATTTCTTGGTAATAGAATCCTAGATGAAAATGTTGGCTCTAGATTTGTATATAGAATAATCTTATCTGGGTAATGTTGCAGTGATGTTAATATCTTCTTTGGATCTTTCCTGATGTCAACTTGCAACCATCTAAAAGCTGCCCAGATATCTGGACGTTCCTCCTTTAGCGATGGAGCACCTTCAAGCACATCATTTTCCCAGCGGCCGTGCAGGATTCCGCGCAATCGGAGATCTTCAGCGCAAGGTAGTAGTTCTTCAAGCCATTCGGATGAGGGGTGTCCAGGCCTCTGTTCTTGTTCAGGGCATAGATTAACGCCCCACTCAACAAACTGAAAGGTCTGTGAAATATCAACTAGATCTGCGGGACATACACTATCATCAACCCCGACGATAGAAATTTTGGAAACCATACTTCTATGCGGGTTTATGCAAATTAATGTTTCCATTGTGATCTGTTTAGATCACAAAATGTATCTTTCTCAAACTTATAACGCTTCGCTCTCTCAAACCTACCATTGCCTCTATTCCTTCCTGCAAAGGTTGGGGTTTGAGCGTCGCAATTAGGACATATTACCCTGAGATTTGGTAATGAGTTATCATATGGGTTTCCGTTGATATGATCTAGAACTAACGGGATTGCTTTTCCTTGCCACTCAGATGACAAGCACTGCTGGCATCTACCGTGCAATTCTATCAGATATCTTTTACCAATTTTATTAGCACAAGATTCATCGACTCCAGTGTCTATCAAATGCTGCTTTGCCTCTTTCCAATTCCATTCAAGCGCACAATTAGAAGAGCAAAACTTTGGGTTGTGAGTTTCAGTTGCGCAGTTGAGGCAGCTTATTGGTGCGTTACCATTTCTTCTAATTCCCTTGTTATTAAATGCTGCCGAACATTTGTGGCTGCAGAAATTATTCTGACGCTTCTCGTATGGAATTGCGCTACTACATGCCTTACAAAGCTTAGGATTATTGTTCCAATTATCTACTCTTTGTTGCTTTAGAGTAGCTGCTGTTTTGGCGTAAGCAATTGCCCCAAGTTTACCGGCTTCTTCGTATGTTAATCCAGCTCTCATGCGTTGGCATATATCAGCTGAATTCTGAATCGAACTACTATTAGAGCCCAAGGCTGGAATCAAACCAGATTTTTTTCCTTACCAAGGAAATGTAATGTCATTATACTACATGGGCATGTTACATATCTATGATGTTCTCTGCTATTTTTAGCCAGACATGTTGATCATATGCATTATCAAAATCTCCAGCATCAAATGTTTCAAGAATACTTGGCATTGAGTTTTCAGATACTTCAATGCGGGCATCTCTAATACCACGAAGGTAATATTCTCGAAGCTTTTCAGCTACCACTCTTATGATTGCTTCTTTTACCGTAACCATTTATCACCTCTTTGGAGCGACTTGATTACTTAACTATTACTCCTATATAAATACAAAATTATCCGTTGAGCTGACTATCAGAATTGAACTGATACCTTCTGATTACGAAACAGACATGCTTCCGTTAGCACCAAGTCAGCAAGTAGAGCTAGCTATCAGATTCGAACTGATATGGACTTGTTTACAAGACAAGTGCGTTACCATTGCGCAAAGCTAGCGTTGGTGGAGCCGTCGAGAATTGAACTCGCAAAATTTCCTTGCAAAGGAAATCTGTATCCCTATACACGACCCCGTAAGTGGAGCTGATCGGAATCGAACCGACAACCTCTAGATTGCAGGTCTAGCGCTCTCCCAGTTGAGCTACAGCCCCGTGACGAGACGCTTGAGTTGACAAACGTCTCGGTTCCAGTTTACTTACTTTCTGGATTTTCTTAGTCTTTTTCTATCGACTATCGTATCCGTCTTGTGCTCTTTTCTGTAGCATTGACGGCACATGCCCACCTTACTGTGGCCAGTTTCGTCTTTACTCAGCTCGCGAACGAGAGCACACCATTTGCAATATTGCATAGGCACCTCCTTTTTGAAGAGAAGGTTACCTAACTAGTATCAAACATATTACCTATCCTTCTGCTAGAATCAGACGTCCTTCATCTGTTCCGCAGCATCAGAGTATCTTCGGTATTCGGAAAACTTCATCTTCTCTTTTGGGGAGAAGCCATTAATCTTCCAATACTTACACATCAAACATCCAGATCTACTATTCTTAGGCTTTCGCCGCTTGTGATTTGCCATAACTATTCCTACACGCCGCCGCTAGCGGCTCGCGTGTGGTGGTCAGGCTATATAGTAGATCGTCAAACATTTGGTGCCGATAGAGGGAGTCGAACCCACACAAGACCCAGCTTATGAAACTGGCGTTCTACCAATTGAACTACATCGGCGTTCTAAATTATGCTTCAGTATTACCTAATATACCCTCGTCTGCAAGTAATTTTTTAGCTTCTTCAATTTTTCTTTCCTTTTCTTTCTTGCGCAGAAGATCCTCTTCTCTTTGTAGATGTGGCCCTAATAATTGCAGAACTCTCCCGTGACAACGTTCGTTATCAGAATACCACTCATGAACAGCTTTGACATAATGATCAAAGCCATATTTAAATGGTGGCTTCTTTGCGAACGGGCCTTCTGTTTCACTGGGTAGTGATTGCGGAGTTGTGCAATGTTTGCAAACCCAACATACCCTAGTGTTATATTGCCACTCTCCATGATCGTAACTTTGATATCCTCCTGACTTTCTAGCGATTAGTTCGATATCCTTAACCTTTGTTGTCTTGTGACAAGTACTGCATTCAATTTCAAGTTCACGCTTCAAAGCTTCCAATGTACTATTGGCTTCTTGCAATTGCGCTGATGCTTTTGCATACGCCTTCTCGGCTTTAGTTTGAATATCGACTGCTTTTTCGTAACTAATCATTAGTCCTCTTAGTACCCCCAGAAAGATTCGAACTTTCAACAACCTGCTTAGAAGGCAGACACTCTTCCATTGAGCTATGGGGGCAAAATATTACTTGATCTGCCGAGCTGGGCAATCAGCGCATGCTAGTTGTTCGTGCCTTCCACAAGCGAGGCATTCATTGAATTGCTCACGAATCAAGGCTTCCTCTTCATTGGCGGCACGGCCACGAGTTGCCTTGATTTGACCATCAGAATCAAAACTATGATCTTTTCTACTTCCAAGAGGATGCATATTGCACCTTGTGGAGCCGGCGAGAATCGAACTCGCGAGTCAACACTGCCAGTGTTGCGTGATCCCTCTTCACCACGGTCCCATTAGATATTCTGAAATATTGGTAGATTATATGAGCGGAACTGTATCCGCTTATTAGCGGAGGTCAAGCAGAAGTTCTCGACCTCGGGATTTCCAATGATAGGAAATTTAGTAGGTGATATTACCACAAGGGTATTTGATCTCTCTGATAATCGCCAAAGTAAATCTGGCAACATACTGTGTTTGCACAGATGCAATGCGAAGCTGCAAATTATACAGGAGAACTCTTGAGGCAGGCCGTCATTTACAATGTCCTTGAAAGACATCCGATAGCACGGACATCCAGTGAGAGTAGTGTACTCAACGTTACGAAACGGGTCAAGTCCCGTTGCGCAATACCCAAGCTTCTTGAGGAAACTGGTAACTAGGCCGGTTCCGCAGGCCAGGTCCAGGACATTCTCAAGCGGCAAGATCGCGCTATTATTCCGGAGCAGCGCTTCGACTTCGAGGGCGTGCGGATTCTCGTACCTCATTTCGCTGGAGTAGAAGGCCTCAACTCCAATGCTCTCGTAGATACTTCGTATGCTACCTAACCTCCCAGACAATTTCAAATCCTTCAGCCTCTCTAATCTCCATCCACAATCTCAAATTATTTCCAGGATCTCCATACTTCTTTCTATAGAGATTGTATTTACCTTTGCTGTCTAATCCGCTATTAATTATTTTGTAAGAGTCTTCTGTTGTAGTATGCCTTATCGGGCCATACTCTCCAAGCTCTCGCTTAAATCCATTTGGAGTTGTTATCTCTCCTTTGGTATGCACTACTAAGTTCATAGACATTAGAAAATAGGTCCTATACAACCACCAGAAAGAAACTCATATTCTCTGGCATAGCTCTTTATTCTTTGAAGATCTTTATCTTGAAGATTTCCTCTATTCTTCAATCTTGTTATGTCCATATTGTGACGTAGATCAAGAAGCTTAATCTTCTTAGCTATTCTATTTTGAGCTACCCTTGCAATGTAGTCCCATCTTTCTTCTCCGTCGCGCTTAGTCAAAGCATTTACGGCGTCAATAATTTCTTCAGAGAACCTCCACTCTCGTAACATATCAAACGTTACTGATGTGTCTTCAACTACATCATGCAGTATTCCGACAGAAATCTCTGTATCAGTTGATCCTCTGTAAAGAAGCTCAGAGGCAATCCAAAGGGGATGTTTGAAGTATGGTTGTCCGCCTTTGTCTTTTATACCAGAGTGATAGAATGCTGCTATTGCAAATGCATGCTCAAGTGTTCCTTGTATATTGAACTCAAACAATACAGAAGACATCTGGTTATATATTTCCCTTCACCCCATTATATATCAAGCACATTCGTAATCTTGAATCGTCAATGTTTGTTCTTTACCACAACCAGGACATTTATGAATATATGTACCTGGCCGTAGATCTATGTACCCAGGTGGATTATGTTCTAGGTGTTTGCATTGTTTTGGCTTCAACCAAGTATTATCTTTTACTTTTCTGATTGACATATTATCTCCAGTTTAGCGTGCGGTCTTTATCTGCCTAGCAGACATCAGTCGTCCTCTTCATTTTCTGACTCAGCTTCTTTGGCCTGTTCAGCCTGAAGCTCGTTAGCCAACTCTTCTTCAGAGATCTTTCCAGAGGCAACGCCAATGGCTATTAGCTTATTAATGAATCCTTTATTAGCTTCATATGAATGAGCTTTGTTTGGAGATGGCAATCTAGTTGCCATATACAGGGCCTCAGAGATATTAATCTCTCCAGGATACTTCTTTAGGAACTTGGCACATCCAGGTCCTATGCCATAAATGTTTGGACCAAATTCAACCACATTCAAATATAACTCAAGTATCTTTTCTTTGCTAAGACAGCTCTCTAATGCAATCGTGAGAATGCCTTCTTGTAATTTGCGTCCTAGCGTTCTGGTACGGTTCAACCAGAGGTTCTTGGCAAGCTGCATCGTGATGGTGCTGCCGCCTCGAAAGAACTTTCCGAGGCGCATATCGTCCTTGAGTGAATTTTCCAGAGCTTGAGGGATTATACCACGATGGTGCCAAAATCCAGGATCTTCTGTGATTGTCAGGGCAGTGGCCATGTTGTCAACAAAATCCAGAGGAATCCAGTCATTAGTTCCAGGCCCAGCCGTGCGCTCAAATGGAGTGCCATCCGGATGGTATGCAGTATATTTGAATGGCTTCCCAAGTTCTGTAATGAATTGTGGAGTTGGTCCATCGATACTGCATGTGCTATTTATCTTCAGGGATATTGGCTTTTCTAATTTTATGTCGAAACCAAAGTTTCCCTTTACGCTCATCTGGCCTATTGGTCCTGACTTTAATTCTTCTGGGACTACTCCAAGCCAATTATTACAGGTGTCTTTTCCAGAGACACGACGATTCTCGACATCTACCAAAACAGTTACCTTATCATCAATACCTATAGTAATATTGCTTGAGAGAGGATCGTCTTTTGAGATGTTTGAGATGTTTATTTTTCGTACACCTAATGGTGAAGTGAATAATCTTCTATGAGAAGCTGAGAAGTATCCGATGTCTATTGAAACAAGGCCATCCTTAATTTCAGCATGAACACCTGTAGCTATGTTTTCTTCGTATTTGATCGTTCCAACACTAAATTCGCTCCTTGAGATTCTTGACAGTCCTGTGAAAGATATCTCCTCAATCTTATGTCCCTTTACTTCTAACTTAGGAGCGATAGATCCCTTATACGCTTTGGCGTATTTTTCTTTTGTATAAATGCAAGTATTGAATATTACCGCGTCTGCTTTTGGATGTGACGCAATAACCTTGTCAGCACATATTGTTTGTGAGCTTAGTGATGCATTAAATGCGTCTACTGATATATTACCACTTGCTAAGTGTAATTCAATGTTCTTTGCTGTAATGTAAAATCCATGTGGCCCCGTACCACTAGCAGATTTATTACCAGAAGATTTATCTAAAACAACATTAAGCTTGCCGCCATCAGCGTGTATTGTTTTTGTTCTATAACAAGCAACTGCCGAATTTACTGTTCCAGATATTGTAGCTGTATATCCATCAACATACCATTGTTTGTTGGCAATTTGAACATTACGCAGCCGAGCACAATCTAAACCCCACGGCAGTTTAGCCGGCAGTGGCACTATGCTGATATGACCGGCCCGTATCTCAGGGCCATACTTGCTGTTCACGTAGGCTGTCAGCCCAAGCGGTATGGAGAACCAGACTGCTACCAGCCCAAGGCCGGCAATCGCCCATCTTGATGCTATTTTCATGTGTGGGCGCTTATACCAGAAATGTCAATGTGCTGTCAATGAACACAGTGAACCGGGCGATCAGACCATCAAATCTCTTAGAACTTCAGCTGGCTGATTCAATACGAAATTACGAACTTTCTCTTGAGATATTCTCTCAACGATCACTTCGTTTATAACCTTTTTCTTTCTTGAAGACTTTGACTTTGCAGCGAAATCAAGCAAGAAATTAACATCTACTTATGTTGGATCAATGACGATCCAAGAAGCCCTTGCCTTTAGGCAAGGGTAGTTCACGGCTTTCTACAAAAGCCTTAGCATCATCCACACAACCAATTACTCTGGGATTCTTACTTTCCCAAACAGATCCTTTTGGCGCATAATCATTTGATACATGTACACCAGAGCAGGACATGTAAGAACCGTATCTACGTACAGCAGTGACTATACCAAGAGCGCCGTCTTCATTGAGAGCTAAATCACCAACGTTTGGTGATTCTTCAGTTTGAGTATTTTGTATATAATTCATAAGTTTCACCCAAAGTAATAATGAACAGGTTCTTTTTCTGTTACTGTATATTGTGCAAGTTTCAAGTTACCAGGATGAAAAGTACCATTACCTTCCGCTGGGTTCCAGCCGCGCGCAAGCCCAGCTCGAATGATCTTTTCTATATCAGAGGGTACGATTGAGGTTTTGCACACTCCGTATCGCTCGACCTCTGACTGGTATGGGGCTTCTAGTAATTCATTTGATACAGCTGTACACTGAAGCGTTTGACCTGGATGTTCCAAATCTTCTTGGATTGAAATAGTGGTGGCAACCGGTGCTTTACCACTATATCTATTTCTACCACTCAATAACCATCGGAACTTACGTCCATCGATAACAATTGGTCTAGATTTTGTTTTTGGCAGCCTGCTCATCGTAAAACCTCTTTAGATACAAATTAATGCACTGCGTAGAACAAAATGGCAAATTCCAATGCAGGTATTCACAGGGGATTGTGTTACAATATTCGCACGCTGCATCAGAACTATGTTCCCAGCATTGCCCGCCATTGTTACAATCTTGGCATTCAATATTGTCCATATTATTTAACCAGAGCCTTTAGAAGTTCAGGACTCTTGAGCTGGGAGATATCGCAAGCGAATTTATCACCAAACCCAAAATCCTTCTTTGGTAACTTAATTAATGCCTTATGAGGAATCCAACCAACCTCTTCAAAGTCAGTATCAACCGATCCCTTTACTACAATGTATATATCAGCCCACCGTTGTGGCTCATCTGGATTTACGATTAGGTGCCCCTTATCACGCGGCGACCCGTCCTTCTGGACCCCTAACCATACCACTTCAATCGATAGTGACAAAGAAAAATCACTACCGCCATCGCCGCGTTTACCTACAGTTGCATCGAATGGCTGGTTGTATTGTTGGGCGGCGAAATACTCGGCAGCAGTAGCGTTAATATCGTTATCTATAGAGCATTCACTTCCATCATATCTTTGACTGGAAATTCCAACAGCACGCTTACTAAGATATCTAGCCTTGGCTAGAGTTTTTATCAACTCTACAGTTGTAGGATCCATGAAATGGATCTGGATGCCGAAGCTCCCTCGACAAGAATATTACCAATGCCTAATTATACCAATAATAATCATTATATTGGTAACGATTGCAAGTAGAACAAAGAATGTTCTTATAATTGCAATGACATCAGATTCTCTATCACTCTTACCGTCTTTTTGGCCTATTGCCTTTGCCCATATGCGCCAAATCATTTTTCTTTTCCGAATTTATATGTGGTTAGCAAATCATCTTCAAATGATTCTGCTTGAACCCACGCCTCATCGGATCCGAATCTGAAAAGCATTCTAGATTTATACTCTTCACCAGCCCACTTCCAATCAATATACCAATGATGGAAATGAGTCCACCCAATTACTAGGTGAATTTTGTTTAGGCGGCTGGTATACTTACCAAGTAAAACTTTTCTATTTGCGATTGGTATTGTATCAGTCATGGTTTTATGACGCGAATATGGTAATTTGATTTCTTCTCAGCATAATTGATAGCAGAGAATGTACCGCCCTTACGATCTCCATTCCATACCGCTAACAGTTCTGATGAGTTGTCAACAATCCATCTATTGCGCAAGAACATTAGTTCGGCAAAGTTATTTGAGGTAAGTTCTCCAATGATGACTATTCGATCTGCCGAGCCCAACATATCCTCGTAGATCTTTTTACTCTTAACTGGCCACCGTGAGTCTTGTCCCTTGAAAGGCACAGCTGCAATGAAAGGTATTCCAAGTTCCATTGCAATACTCACGGCCCACTGATCTACCCCAAGGGCCATACCAGAAATTATCTTCTCTGGTTTTAGCTCGATGAATTCACCTTTTATCTGTTGACAGATACGGTCATAAGTTGGATTTGGTATATCGTAACCACAGCCTAAGACACTGGGTCTGTGCCCAGTTATTCCAAGAATCATTTAACCCTCTATCATCAATAAGTGTGAACGAGTAAGAAGCTGCTTAGCAATCATCATTCCGTAGATATCTTCAATTGGCACCTCTTCGTGCTTCATCAAAATGGTGCCATATTTATCAGTAATCATGTCACTAATAGATCCAGAACTACAGGCCTTTATTGCGTCTGACATATCAGAAAAAGATCTATTTACCACAAAATACATTTGGTTTTCCTAAGAGTTGCAGAGAGTCATCGGATTTCTCGAAGTTTATTTCATCTCCAAGACCAACAGGAATTACACTGTAATCTCCATCAAGATACATAGCAGAACTATCCATCTTGCTAATTACTTTGATGAATTGCCCTGGGGCAGCCATCATAAATCGTGTGCCTGGCTTCGAGGATGGCTTATAGTACAACTCCCTGACCCCCAATTGCAAGTCTTTAGATTCAAGATCCATCGGCGAAAGCCCGGCAGAACGCCTAGCCGCCGTACTACCCGCTGCAGGTCCAACCCATATTCCGCTTGATCTTTGAGTTTCCTGCAGCGACATCGGAGAAACGCGCGATCCAACAGACATTCCAGCCGCTGGAGTTAGGGAGCGGCGACTCATTAATTGAATGATGTAGTTAGATGTTGCCGCTGGATTTGTATGACAGAACAATACGTCATTCAATATTCTATTCGCAACTATCTTATTATTCTTTCTAACACTCATTCTTGTTAGAATTGTATTGGGACATTTACCATCTAATGCTAATGATAAATGATTTTGAAAAGTATTTGATGTTGTATAGCAGAAGAACCCAACACTAGTTGATGGATCGGAGTTGACTGCAAGAATTGGCAGTGCACTATTTACGTTGTGAGAAGCTGATAGTAATGTCCCATCTCCTCCAACAGTAACAACCATTTCAACATCATCTGGCTCGGCAACAAATGATTTAGAATCAATTACGTGGCAGACAAAATTCTGTTTTTGAATCTCCGACACAACAATATCAAGAGTCTTCATATGACTGTTGTGAGATGATTTCCAAAACGCAACAGCTGGATTTGCACTTAGCAATAACTCCTTTGAACCGACATCATCTTGGTCTTGGATGTATTTTGAATAAGATGTTTTCTTGGTAACTACAATTATCTTTTTTGGCATTACCCACACCCGCATTGCCAATATGATTCACATATTTCGCACCAAGTAAGTTTGCCACCACCATCAAGCTCGATATCTGGGTGCTCTTTTGGTGGAGGTTCGTGGACCGGCTCTTCTGGTTCTTGTTCCATAATAGTGTGCCCGGTGGGGGTCGAACCCACGATGGCAGCCTCTCGGCTGCGACAGTTTTAGAATCTGTTGCTCTCGACCACTGAGCGACGGGCACATTGTAAGCTGTAAGTGTTAATCCTTCAAGGCCAATGGTAACTTGGAACAAAGCCTTTTGGATATGGGGCCGGGTTCCAAGGCGATGGCTGTAATTTGATCACCAATATCTGGTTCTCTAAATACTGAACATCTAATGCCATATTGGCAAGCTTTTCTAAACAACTCAGAAAGCTCATTCTCGGTCTTGACAGAAAGAAGTCCCAAATAGTTTGATTTAGAATACCACTCCCTATCTATATCAGGATGATCATTCACGAACTAACGAAGTGCATGAATAGATTGAACTGCCTGATATCCCTTTGAAAGATCAGACCTAGTAATGACGTAAAGTTTATCTCCTTCAGAAATCTACGTCATGCAGCTTTCTCTTCTGCAATAGCAGCGGCTGGTTCGTACTTCTTCATAATCCAATGCTGAATGTCATCTCTTAAACCAGACGGCGCAATCAATTCATCATTGGTATCTGATAATACTAAATTATTAATCTCGTGTGCAATATCATATGCCAGATTGCTTAGGAAAGAATCTCTTCCAATCCCAAAGCTAGGATGATCCTCATTGATCTTCTTCTCTAATGCAACATAAGGACGCCGCTTAAGAAAAGAATACGCTAATAGCGTTGCTCTGCTGGCATATTGTCCATCAGAAACCTTAGCGCGGAACGCCCTGATTAGCTTTCGTGTTTCTTCATCAAACTTAATTTCATTTTCCATATTAAACTCCTGTAACAATATCTATCGAATAAAACTTGTGTTGGTTTTATTCGGATTACAGGAGGCCCTCTCGACCAATGAAATTTAGAAACCTACGTCATTGTTGACTCTGCAAATAAGCTAGCCATCTTCAGGAGACTGTCAATGTCAGTTGATGGCTTTGCGCACTTTTTATCCAGCTGCACGTTTTCAACCGTAGCACGGAAAGTCTCAGAGGCTTCCGCGATCCTGGTAATAGTGTTCTTTGTTCCTGGAAGTGTTTGCATCACATATCTCCATCTGATTAATAAGATATAAAGATATTACCAGCTATCTGGAATTTCCGGATGATTAGTATGCCACTTTTTTGGTATCAGCTATATGCAAGTACTGCGATTTGCCTCAATTTATAAAGAAGCAGCCTTCTCTGCCGCCGCCCATGCCGATCTTCATCGTTGGGCTGCTGGAGTTGTAGATCAGGCTTTTCGACAGGTAATGGGTAGAACGCCTACTCCTGCTGAGCGCCAAATCGTTATGGCTGTTTCAGATCTTGAATCAAATTACGGCAAAGGATGGAAAGATCAGGGATCTGGATCTCATAATTGGGGAGCCGTTCAAACCAAAAGCAAAGAAAATAGCTTCTCTCATCAAGATTCTAGTGCCCAAGGAAAGTATATTACCAACTTCAAAGCATATCCAGATGATATTGCAGGAGCTGCGGATGTTATAAAAAATCTTTTCAAAGCAAACCTAAAGCAGAGAATGCCAGATCCAAACAATGCCAATCGTGCAATGGGCCCCAGTATCAATGGTCCAAGTCGCGGAGAGCTGATTCAAGCCGCAGCTAGAAGTGGAGATACAAACGCTTTCTCAAGAGCTATGTGGTACACGAATTACTTCGAAGGCACAGCTCCAGATTTTGCAGAACGTATTAGGGTTCATGCAAACGCCATACAAAAGAATGTAGATTCTATTGCCTCAGCGCTTGGCGAATCTCCAGCTTGGAGTCAGCAATCTCCTGGTAACTTCTTACCAGTGACAACTGACAGTTCTATCCTTAACCAGATAGGTGTAATGAGTAAGAACGTAAATGCTCCAATTACTCCAAAACCACAGCCATCAGTAGATTCTCTATTGCCACCAAAGCCTCAGCAGGAAACATCGCTAGAGAATTTACTTTGGTTCCAGTAATAATTCTGAAACTGCAACCAACAATGATGCACATAGGATAGCAGTCGCCAAACTGCAAATTCCAATTACTATAATTTGAGATGCCATTTATCCATCCTTTAACAGAGAAACAAGACGTTCGTATTGTGCCGCAAACTGTAAAGCCTTTTCACCACAATCATCCTTGTTCTTTGACTGATCATCTATATCATCGCACTCACTGTGCTTCTTCTTCTTTCTTGCCTTCTCTGGTAATTTTGAGAAGTCAGTCTTATCAGCCCACTCCTTCGCCAGCTCTGGCATTGTGGCGAAGAATAACCTCTGTTGTCTTTTGCTTCGGAATGGCATATTCACATGCCATAATATCCTAATGGTCGAGAGTTTTTATTTGCCAAAATGATTGGCATGACCGATAATCAATTAAGTGAACACTCATATTCAGGCGTTGATGTTCTAGTGGACGGCGAGAAAATAAAATCAGTACAAGAAATTATTGTATTGCCAGCTGATGAATGTAAAACAATGAAACTTGGATGGCTTGTTTATGAGAAAATTGGAGGGAGTTGTATTACTAAATCAGCCCTCAATACTTTAATGGGCCGCAAGCGCGTTCGAGTTGCTCTCGTTGAATAATTTGTCCGGTCAGACGTTTTTTCTATACCCATTGACATATGTAGGATATAGTACTACTATGTAGGTATAGGTGATGATATGATTACAACTAGACAGGAATTAGAAGCAGAAGGCGCGTACATTTTGGAGCAAGAGGGATGGCTTTTGGGCAGGGCTGTAAATAGTGAACTGGGAGCCGGCCAAAGAAGGATGCGTTCATTTTTCGAGCGTTACGATAATTGGCAGCAGCGAGTGAACGAATTCAGGCAACAGAATCCAGGGGCGTGGCCAGTTCCAGAAGACAATTCCTAATTGGAGAATTTATGAAAAAGACTAAAGCTGAAATTGATAACACATTAAGACTAGCTGATGAATTATTAACTGCCGCACTAAAAGTAGTGTCTAATCAAGTTAATAGAGATTTACATCAGCACATAAACAATCTTGCTGATTGTGCTTTAATATATTCCAAAAATAGATACAGTTAAAATGAAGGGCCCAGGTAGGCATCTACCTGGGCCTTCAACCCAATACGAACAATCAGATTCGATTATCGGTGAGCGCTTTGAGAAGCTCCGTTGCTAGCTCCATTGCTTGTAGCTAGCTTGGCAATGCTCTCAAGTTTAGTTCCAGCAAGCAACCGCGAAAGAACATCGCCAATGCTTGAACCACCAATGATGGACAGAGGAGCCATCGCTTCGGCAGCCTTGAGCACAAGATCCTTATCTCCGAAGGCTTGAAGAGCAGAGATGAGGTCTGGCGTGATTGCGCCGGACTTCTTGACGATAGCTTCAATCTCGGCCTGGATCATAGCGATCTTGAGGTCGAGTCGTTGCTTCTCTTGAGCGAGTTCGAAATCAGCAATCGCTTGCTCATTCTTGCGCGCTTCAAGTGACACTGCGTTCTTTGACTGCTGGGCTTCGAGTTCTTTGGTGAGCTTGAGAGCTGTCGTTTCGGATTGCGCTTCGATGACAACTGTTTGAGACTCCTGCTTGCGCTTAGCCTCCTCGGCTTCCAGCTCAAAAATTCGAGCATTGGTCTTGGCTTTGACCTCGGCCATTTGCTGCTTGATGTCTTCTTCTTGAATACCAGCTTCCAGAGTTCTCTTCTGGTTGGCCAGAGCAATCGTGGTCTGGATGATTGCCTTCTGCGATTGCGCGATCAGTTTCTCAATGTCGTCATTGACAAGGCTGACCTTGAGAACCTCGACGTCATAAATCTGCATTCCATTCTCTGGGAATAGCCGTGGGCCAAAGCTACCATCAGTTGCTTCTTTGAGAACTGCAGAACGGATGATGTCAGTGCTGTTCTTGTAGAAGTCTTCAACGCCGTGCTTGCGAACAGCATTCTTGAGACGCGAGCGAAGATTATCGCACAAGAACTTGACGTAGTTCTCTACGCCAAACCAAGACTCTGGCGTGCCAGTAAAGTCCATTCGATAGGATAGCTTCAACTGGAACTTGCAGAAGTCACTCGTATCAACTTCGATGATGTCACCAATCTTGTTTGCCATGGTGCGCAGATAGGCGGTGCGGAACAGATTGTCCGTCGTCTTCGGCTTACCAGTAGACAACTCAAGAATTTCAGGAGTCTCATCATAATCGAGCAGAACGGTCTGCGGTCCTTCGACAACGCGCCGTGAACCATCCGATTTAACCAGCATAACTGCGTAGCCGGTATAGACATTGATGGCAACCGCACCATCGTACTTGGTTGAAAGCACAATTGAACGAGGCTCGGTGTACTTGGTCTTGCGTTGGAATGCATCGCCAGCTGCTTTTGTCCCAGCCTTTGTGCCAAGCCCGCGCGAAGTCTCTGTGCTGCCAATCGAACGAGACATCACATGCGAAGATTCGTAATCCATCGTCGCAGCTAGGAAGTTCATCGCTGCCGCAGGAGCGTTTGCCACTGCCGCACTAACCGCCTCAGCGCCCTGATGGCTCATGTATGTATCAAGATCAACACCGGCCAACCTAGCGTTGTGAGCAAAGGCGGTGGTGTTGTCCGGGTACAGCAAGCTGCAGGTCTTGTATGGAAGGATTCTTCGAACGATAACTTCGTTTCTAGGATCTGGAAGGTACATCTTTGGACCAACAACCAAGGAAACAGTACCCTTGTTGCGATCGAGAACGTACCGCGCTTCGCCGGCAGGAATCGCGATTGCATAATGAATCTCGCGATTCTCGTACTTGACGATGGCGTGCTCTTCACGCGGGAAATAGATCATCTTGTCTTTCCCGGTAATGAACAGCTCTTCGCCAACCTTATGCACAGTCTTGTTATCTGTGTACTCGGCAATAACCTTGATGTAGATGCCAGAGTTTTCGCTCAGTTCGATTGCGCGGAACTTGCGAACAGGCTCTCCATCTTGACCTTCACGAGTGATGAACACTTCGGTGGGCTCTGGGAAGACAACGGCGGGGCCGCGCTCGTATCGTTTGGTTCCCTGCTCATCCATCAGCAAGCAGTATTCGAGACGTTCAAGTGTGACAGCCTCTCGGACCAGTTGGCCATCGTCATCTGGAACAACTTCAACACCAGTTGGCGGAATGTAGAATGAAACGTCAGTACCCTTGATCACGATCACTTGACCCATTGTCAAGTTTGGAGGATCGGGCAGGGTAAGCGGTGGAGGTGGTGGAGAATCAGCCAGCTCCCCTATCTTGCAGGTAGCGGGGTCGGCCTTCACTGCATCAGTTGGGGCAACTGCCTTGACAACAGCCTTCTTCCAATTCTGGTGAGCCTCGTACTCATCATAGCAGGTATTGATTGGAACGAAGGTGATGGCCCTTGAGTATCTTGGCCATTTGACCTGGCCACAGACAGAATGTAACCGGGCCTGGTACGATGACTTTCTTGCCCACGTCCAAATCTGCGCTGGACAATTTTCCGGAATTTGCAGTAGGTTGCTTTCCGTTCTGCGCCGGATTTTTCAAAACAATATACCAGCCTTCGGGGGCTGTCTTACTCAATTGCTTTGCCTGATCTTGCGTCTCGGCCGGAATAAATCGTTTTGACTTGTCATCAAAAATTACGGGCTGATCAGTTCCCGACAAACTCTGCTTGGTGGGACCAACGAAAACGTCAATGTTTCCCTTGGTTTGATCGCTAACGTACATGTACTCGTTTGGTGCGAGCACTATATCCCTATCCCTACGGCTATCTTCGTTGGCTATAAATTCTCCTATTCAACAACAATGTTCGTTTGGGGGTGCGCGATCTGAATTACCGCGCTCGGATGCCTGAATACCAAAGCGCGCACGAAATGTCAACAAAAATGGGGCCGCACATAAATTGGCATTTAATAGTGCGGTAAATAGCACACAAATGCCCTCAGAGGTTAAAATGGATATTGTAAAAGCAATCAAAGAAAACCCTCATTGCGTAGCAAGTATAACAGTAAAGGTAAAGGGCAGAGATAATATTAAGGAAAATAAATCCCAAAAAGTATATAGTACAAGACAAAAACCACAGGTAAATTCTTGTTAGGTTTATATATTTGCTTATTCTAGTATCTAATTATGGATGCTAGAACCAAAGCAGAACAAGATGTCATATCTGCTGCAGATTATTGGGCAAGAGGAGTATTGCAAAATGATAGGGCTTTGGATTTAACAGAACAAAATCTGTTAGATGCAATAATGGCATATGATCGTTTGGTAAAAAGAATTGGTCTAGACCCATCTCATCTTCCACCACCTCCACAGATGCCTCACGATATGGATGTCGAGGATCAGATTCCTACCGTCCGTTATTCAGATCATTCAACAGTTCCATCTCCTGCGCGTGGAATTAGCGCAGTTGCAATTACAGAGGGACCTGTATCTGAACCAGTTCCTGATTCAGAGGATATATTCTGATTTGAGGTTAAGATGGATTGGAAGACAAAAACAATAGTTGCTGGAGGCACTGTTCTATTAATATCTGCGATGGGCTATATCATCAAGGTTCAGTATGACACTGTTCAGCGTCTTAAATTTATAGAGACCTCAGTTGTTGAATCTAAGGATATTGGCAATGGAATTGTTCGTGAACAATCTTCATATGTTACCAAGAAGGATTTAGAAAAGATGGTCAATGATCAGGGAATGGATCTTGCGGCCATCAAAAAGGATTTAGCAACACTTGGGGCAAATGTTGACAGTATTAGTTCTGTAAAAGTTGTTACTCATGGATATTCGGCAGACCATATTGGAAGTACTACAACAACTCCGAGACAGAGTGATACAGTTCCCAGTACGGGCACAACTCCCAGGCCTGCAGATTCGGCGGTAAAGCCAGCCGTGACCGATCCTTATGGATACCAGTCGGCTACTCAGTGGCTGAATTTGACCGAGCCTGTTGGGAACGATAGCGTACCTATGGGTAAGGTTGGGTTTTCGGCGTGGGATCCTAAGCCGTGGAGCGAACAGATCGCGCCGCGCACATACAGTTCTACAACTGTCCTTGGTAAAAACGAAGATGGAAGAACTTACGCCTATAGCAGATTCGAGATTGATGTTGATGGAAAGAAATATACAGTCCCTATTACAGAGGCCAAAATAGCAGAAGAAGTTCCATCGCCATCATTTCATTTTAGTCCAAGACTTTATCTTGGGGTGGATTTTGGGGTTATTGCAAATCCACCAACACATTTTGAAGTGTTGCCAGATATTGGTCTAAGTTTCTTCTCATATGGTCAGACTAAACTAAATCCAGATTGGACATTCCTTACTCTTGGACTTGGGTATGAAACTCAAACAAAGGGGCTGGCTCTGTATTTATCACCAGTTGATTATAACATCGCAAAGCATCTTCCATTTGTTGATAATCTGTTTCTTGGTCCTGCATTTTCACTTGATCCAAAAGGAAACATTGGATTGTATCTTGGTATAAGAGTGGGGTTATGATGGATATTATAATTGCAATAGCATTAGTTATAATAGTGCCTCGTATTGTCCGTTGTCTGCCACCTTTCAACAACCTATGATTAAGCGGTCGAGAAACGCTGCCAGAGCGGCTTTATTCTCATGACTCGCAGTAAAGCAATTGTTAATTCTGGCAGTAGAAAACTAATTGGGGAATTGGATAGTCGAGACTCCAAACCTGGCGATATCGTCATGGTGTATAAGGCGTACGAATTGAGAAGCGATATGTTCTTGATTCCAACGCCACAGGGGCCAATTACAATTACCCAAAACAACGTTGTCCCATTGGATGTTGAAGAGAATCCCGTTGATATATCTGTATGTATCGACAACATTCGTTGGTTCGATCAGATGGAAGGCCGTGGTCAGAAGTACGAAAACATGATCGCTTCATTTGAAGAAGTCATGATGGAAAATCGTGCACAGCGAGCGGGCCTGACAACCGCCAGAAATGTTCCAAAGGCTCCGGCAGGCAAACTAATAGTATAAGGTGATCAAATGACTATTGGCGAAGATAATCAAGCAAGATATAAAAATGCAACTGATGCTATAATCAAGTCAATAGACTTGCATTTTTAGTCATGTATTACTGCTTTACAAAAAAGAGTAAGGTATTATACTATAAAAGATCCATGCAAAGATCTCTCATATACTTTTTATGTTGATATAGGTGATGTACCAGAAAACGGTATAAGCTTATCAACTATTGATGATAATTCGGTAGCTAAAACATATTTATTGAATAGATTAGATAGATGGCTTGCCAAGTGGACAGCGGAAGAGAAAATCACATATTCAATTACCAAATCTTTTACAATAACCTTCACTCTTAAATAAGGGGATACTATGACTGATATTAATTTAACTGAGATTGTTGCTATTCTTGATCGCTCTGGTTCTATGAGTAGTCTCCGCCACGATACCATTGGTGGTTTCAATACTTTCCTAGCTGAACAAAAGAAGAACTCAGGAAAGGCAAAATTGACTCTTGTACAGTTTGATGACCAATATCAAATTGACTATGATGGAGTTGATATTCAATCCGTAAAGGATTTGACGGGTGATACTTATAGACCACGTGGCAGCACCGCTCTTCTTGATGCGGTTGGTAAGACCATCGTAACTGTTGGTGAACGCTTTGCCAAGATGAAGGAAGAGGAACGCCCAGGTCAGGTAATCTTCCTCATCATTACGGACGGAGAAGAGAATTCTTCCAAGGAATACATTGTTGCATCAAAGATTGCCGAGATGGTGAAACACCAGACCGAGAAGTACAACTGGACATTCACGTTCCTAGGTGGCGGAGATGCTGCATTTAGCCAGGGCGCTGCTTTGGGTTTCAGTGCCAGCAACACGTATAACTACTCTGCCAATCATGGCGGAACTAGTAATGCATACAAGGGTATATCAGGTGGCGTAACTCGACGTCGAGACAAGGCAGCTGAAGGCGTTTTGTTTACCGCTTCGGTTGCGCTGTTGAATGATGCTGAGGTCAAATCACTTAAAACGGACGATTGATGTCATCAATATATGATAAGCTGGATAGTGATTGGGATTCTTTCCAAGATCTTTGGGACGATGTTACCAAGTTCATGGCAGAGCATCCCACTCACGAAATCATTCCTGCCGATGATCCCAACAGGGGCAGATATGGCTGGGTGGCGTTTATTGGCGGAATATTTGTAGAAGATGAGCAGATGAAAGAGTGGACAATTCCAGCTTCCATCATCATGAAAGAAGCTCCAAATCTTACAAAAGATCTTTTTACCAGCGAAGGTAGATTGAATATGTGTCGGGCATTCTTGCGCCCAAAGGAAAGTCAGAAATAAATATGACAAAAGATAAAGACGTCAAGATTACACTAACAGACTCTAAGCTTTTGAATGAGCTTATTGACAGCGAAAAGCTTACCGATGAAGAACTTGAAACATTCTCTGGGATGTTAGATGGCTTGACATCAGGCAAGTTCAAGAAGCTGACACCAAAGCAAAGAGACTGGGCCGAGGGCATTCATTGCGGACTAAACCTTGACCCAGGAACTGTCAATCTAGTTAGCTCTGGCCAGGTCAAAGTAACCGATGCCCAAAGAGAAGAATTGAAGACGTTCCTTGAAAAGTCCTCTGGCCCGAAGAGATTGAGGCCGCCAGGAAAGAAGTAACTATGACCCCTTGGCAGAAAACTGAAATCGAGCGCGCGATACGTAAAGAGTTTGTGTTCGAAGCGCCTGTACTAATAAACGCACTTAACAAACTCTATCAAGAGCACAAGCAGCAAGCCGAACAATTACGTGATTGTGGCAAGACCCAATTTGGATACTGTGAGATTTGGTGAAGCACGAAGAGCCAATGACTCAGCTGTACGTCTATGGAGCTGATCCAAAACGTTGGGCTGCCAGATTCGGCATCGAACCAGTTATAGCACCTTGTCAGGGTTGTGGAAAACTTATAGAAACAACCCTACCATTTGTCATTGGCCCATTTCGTGGGTTGGCAGCTGATTGCTCTTGCGGTTCCCATGTTCCATATTGCTTGGTAAAAGCCGTTGGAGATCTATTCGATGTATGAAACTCTTCGTGAGTTTATCGATCGCACAATTTGTAATATTCATACTGACCGAAGGATTGCGGAGCTGTCAGTAAACCTATCACCATTTGAAACAAGTTGGGTAGTGGTTCCATATGACGTACGTATATTGCCACCTGTCCGAGAAGCAATTGGCTGAAATGCCATACACCAAGCTGTATGCGATAGCTTCTGAATTGAAGCTAGATCCAGCATCATGGTTCCATGATGACCTTATATTTTTGGTAGCTAAAGTATTGGAAAAACAAAGAGCAAGACAACACTTGCGCCTTGTAGTTAATACCTAATCAAGAATGGGCGCTGAACTCAACCAAGTACTTGGATAGGTTTTCCCTTGCCCTATCTTCCAGCTGCCGTCTAATCTCAGGCGTATAGTAGATGTGTTCTTTCTCAGCAAAGCGCCTCATGATGCGCTCCCGAGTTGGGTAGAACACTTCATCGGGAACTTCTTTGTATTCGTTCCTGATTTGAACCTCGTATTCCTCGAAACGTTCCGGAGGGGCGGCGAGGATCCATAGGTCAACATCGGCTAGCACTTGCTGCTCTTGGTCCGTCAGTACAGCGCTATGGTCTGCAAGGATGAGGTTCGAGATCTGCTGGGCCAGGTCTTCGAGCGTACCAGCGTACATGAGGCTTTGCTTGCACAGCTCAGCGCTTGCCTCTTCATTGCCGCTAGGAACCATCTGGTAGACCGAATCATGAAACCATAGGGCCATCTCGGTGCGCGCTGTCTTGCCCTGAAGGTGCGGTAGCGAATCGTAGAAGAAGAAGCACTCTTGCAAGTGATTGATACAGTGATAGTGGCGCTGTGGCTCTGAGTAAGCTGCAACAATCAGGTCAAATAGTTTATCTGTTGCATCGCTTCTATATTGACCAGGACGTATCTTTGTGCGGAACTGGCCAGGATGGACTTGATCAGGATAAGTCAAAGCAAGTAAGTTCCATGTCTGAATCCATAAAAACGCGAAAGGCACTAGTTAGTTCGCTTAAATTCAAACCAAATGATGAGGTTTCAATCACAGAATATCCAACCAATTCTCCTGCGCGATATACTCCAAGAAACCTTTGGCGACGTTCAAGGCCAATCTTTTCATACTCAGGAGATATATGGTCAAAACACTCTCGCTTCTGATCCCCACTGAACGTATTTGGCAGTGGTCTTACTTCCAAACCATTCATGACCAAATCATAAACCTTATCTGATCTCATGCAATTCATGAATTGTATTATCGACAATTCTTTACACGATACCTGATTAGCTAATGATTCGTATAAGCGGGATACACGTTTATTTTCATGTCTGTATGTTGCGCGTATCCATTCCACATCAGAGCTTTGTTCAAAATACTCTAATAGGGATAGGTTCAATATCTGCGCATGAGATACCTTTTCCTTTTTGTAAGGTAGGCTAGCCATATGCTGAACCATCCATACCTTATCGTAAATTCTAACAGCAGATATGTGGGCGTATATCGATGACCCACGTGTAACAACCAAACCTTTGAACATGCTAGATTTATTAGATATCAATTTTGACAATGTCTCTTTAGCTGCATCAAAATCAATTATCTTGCGTTTCTCAGGGTATATGAATCCAGATCTTTCTAAGAATTCCCATATACTTTCAACAGAAAAATTTTCAACATCCTTTATTACTGGGGTCTCAGTTTCTTCCATTTAATTCCCCTAGCATATTTATGTTGGAACTGGCCAAGATGGATTTGATCTTGGTATATCAACGCGAGTAATTTCTATATTAGGATCTGTTTCATCATCGTCATATAGACTCGCTATTTCAATTAGCTTTTTACGAAAGCTTGCTTCTTTTGACAGATGATTGAACAGATTGTAATTGTAGTTGCAGAAAGTATTGCTTGGATTCATCAATTGCTTTGGGTAAAGCAACGTCACTACTGCGCTCTCTTTAGTGGCTTGCGGAGTGCCTTCCCATTTTTCGATCAGATACGTTCGGCATGGGCGCGGTTCACCACCTTCTACGCGGTCCCAATCTTCGTAGACAACACTGAATTTGGTTGCGGTGATACCGGTTTCTTCGTGAAGCTCGCGCACGAGAGCTTCTTCCGGAGTCTCGCCAGGATCGATTTTACCTCCCGGCAGACCGAAGTCATTGTGGTTGGTCTTACGAGAAACGGCAACAACCTGATTGCCGATTGGAATCAGGGCGGCAACTGAGAATAGCTTCGGATCCATGTAGGTCATTATACCCCAAAACAACATCTCTTGTCTAGATGTTGTTTGACATGAAGCAACTATTCGATTTTGTTCATGTATTCAATTGAGTACTTCGTAAATAACGCCCAGCCAACCGAGTTAATGGGGCTGTGAAAGGAGCGCGTAACTATGGGATCTATATGGGGCCGTGTAAGCACCACTGATTGGTTGGCTGGGCGTCAGCTTCACCCGATTGATAGTAGGGTTCCAACCGCGAAGCGGCCGGATGACTTTGCCACCCTAACAAATCTCGGTAGCGATTGCAAGAAAAATTGAAGCTTACTTCTTGCGGCCATTAGGACTTCTTCGTTCAACCGGCCGACTTTGCCGCTTATAGGGCGTGCTGTCAATGATGCTGCCGTCCCGAGCAAGTTTGATGTGTTCGAGATATGGTAGGAATTCAAGTTCTCCATATCTTATCAAGTCATGATATCTTGCTTTGAGTTCTTCAATCGCAGTATTTACTTTATCTTGAGTTTCGTAGATTGTATCAAATGCCAAACTCCAGATTCCTGGTTTATCTTTTCGCCAAATTCTATATCCCATTACTTCCTAATTATCATAAGTGCCAAGAGAGGGAGTCGAACCCTCACGCCTTGCGGCAGTAGTGTTTGGGGCTACCATGTCTGCCATTCCATCACCTTGGCTTGATTTTGATCTGGATTTATTGTTACAAACATTACACATACCAGATTTTCTAAGTGCTGTTAATTTTCTATTGCAGTTATTGCAAAAATGACCTGGCCCTCTTTTACTTTTATTGTTCCTACCAGCGAATGTTGATTGCTGGCTGTTGCAATTAGGGCAAAGTAATCTTAGGTTTTCAAATCTAAAATCATTATTTATTCCGTTTATATGATCTAACACCATTACCAGAGGCTTGTCTTTCCAACTAGGCTCTTGACAACATACGGAGCATTGATTGGTAAGCAGACCTTCTTTTATGAGTCGATGTTTTAGACGCGATGTTTGTGTTCGTGAGTTTTCAGTCAATAATTCAGATAGTGATTTCTTTGGATTAATTAACGCCTTTCCCTTCCTATGATGAATCCCTGTCCAATGTGAAGTGTTTAGGCTTAGTCGATTTATAGCATCTTTTACTGTTATATAATTAGCTCCAGTTTGTGACATATTCAATAACCTAAGTGTGCTGGCTATTGAAAGTGCTTGAGCTACTGCCTTTGACATTTGCTCGTCAGTCCATGATTTTCTAGTGCCTAAATTAGCTGCCATATTGGAGTCGTGGGTGAGTGTCGAACTCACAAATACCTGTTTTGCAGACAGGCCCCTAGCCTTTTGGGTTCCACGACATACTAATGATCTCCACACTGAATATCATACCAACCAAAGAGATCGTAGTCTCCATCAAAATCGTAGTGGTAATCTGAATCTCCTATTTGCCGAATACGTTGATGGTAATGCGACTTATGTTCCTTCTTATACAAGTACCATTCAGCGCGTTTTCGGTTACTTGTTTTGGTTGCACACTTCTTTGACCAACTATATACGCCTGGTCTGAACGTTTCCATTTGGTAGCGGGAGATGGAATCGAACCTATCGCGCCTTTCGGACGAGGTTATGAGCCTCGTGTGCCGCCTTTGCACTACATTCCCGCAGTGACTCCAGCGAGATTTGAACTCGCATTGGCGCTTAGAGAGAGCGTCATCCTGCCATTAGAAGATGGAGCCGAATTATCTAAGGACATCTATGTATATTGATATATGTCCTTATATGGTAAACCGAAAAAAGACTAGTGTAATATATAAACCTACTACTGAAAAATTTCAAGAAATTGTCAATGCCTGCAAGAGTTTAGCTGAGATTCTAGAACATTTCGGGATTGGAAGCGGAAACTACAAAACCCTCAAGAGAAGATTGATTGAAGATGAAATCAGCTATGGTCATATAACGTTGGGATTGGCCTCGAACAGAAACCGAAAGTTTGGTCCTAAAAAAGATATATCAGAGTATTTGCAAAATGGAATTAAGGTAAATTCTCAAGTATTGAAAGATCGGCTCATCAGTTCCAATATTTTTGATGATAAATGCTTCAAATGCGGCCAAGGTAATGAATGGAATGGAGAGCCGTTAGTGTTGCAACTAGACCATATAAGCGGAGATCATGATGATAACAGATTAGAAAATCTAAGGATATTATGTCCCAATTGCCATACTCAGACGCCTACGTTTTCTGGTAGGAAGGGTAAAGTAAATCACCATCGCTGCGAGCAGTGTAACCGAAAAATATCTCCAGATGCTAATAGATGCAAAAAGTGTCACTTAGCTACTCTAAATCACTCCTAGCCGTTAGAAGATGGGGGCAAAGAAAAGGGTAACGCGAAAACCAAATCAACAAGTCACGAACCCAGAAACGAAAGAAACACACATGAACAAGACAAGAACCGAACTATTTTTCGCGTTACCCAGTCGGTCTAGATGGACTCGAACCATCGTGACAAGTGTATCAGACTTGCATACTAACCATTATATGATAGACCGTAATATGTATCTGCTAAGTTATTGATAGATTGCGTAGGCCTGGATGGAGTCGAACCATCTTGTCAAATTTATAAGAATTGCATACTAACCCGTATATGACAGGCCCATATCACTCCGAGACGATCCGAGACATTTTACCTTCATCTATACATATAGTAGGATATTCATTCTCCCAATCTATATAAACGCTTTCAATATCTCTACTCGCAAAACCAGTATCGAACACAATATTTACATTTGCTAATTGCGGCATTTCCGAAAGCTTTTCAATTAACTCGTATACTTTCATCCGCTTCTTCCTCGATGTTTCTTTTCGGAAACCCTTACAGTTCTATATCTCCTGTTCGGGTCTTGCTTACTCAACCATTTGATGTGCTTGGCGAACTTCTCGTCCCCTAAAAGCGCATCAACTGTATTATATCTATCTTCCAATTCTTTGTTTGTGAAAAATGCATGTACTGACTTATGACAGTCTAAACATATTGGAAGTGTAACCTTCCCTCCACGAGAGCGAGGAGTCAAATGATGATCGCTCCGGTGGGGAACTTCTCGACTACAAAGTGGACAATCTGTCATCATGACTTTATATCTAATTCAGGTTCAGTAACATCTTCCGATATTATTGGCATCTGTACATCATATTTTGATACCCATATATCACCAAGATGTTCATTATACAATCTGCGTTCTGCTGTTCCAGCGGCTGTACGCAAAGGTCCACAAACACTGAATAGAAAATAAAACATCTTTGTTAATAGATAAGTTATCATAGTGTCAGCGGAGGGAGTCGAACCCCCACGAGTATTACTCAGCAAGTTCTAAGCTTGCTGCGGCTGCCGTTACGCCACGCTGACATTGTCTTCTTACACGTGCTCTTCTTGAGTGTTCTACTTCACTAAAAAGTTCAATTTCATATTTACTACCACACCATCCATCTGTTTGACTGTGGCAATTTGGACACAAGAACTCAAGATTCTCTTTACTATCATCCAACCAATCTCTGCTTTTGTGATTTACTGTAGTTTTTGTATGTTATTCATGTTACCTCACGTATCCTGATTTGGTCTATTACAACCTGAAGTATGTTTTGGTATGTCACCAACATGCCACCAACAATCACAATAAGCGCATATACTAATACCATCTGGATTGCCAGCTAAGAAAGTACATTCTAAATCAGATGTAACTTCCATCAATCTTAAGAATTCTGCTTTGCGTTCTTCTTTAGTAAGCATGTTTAGTTATATATCTATGTTTTACCAAAGAGTATTTGGTTACATATTTATCTTGCAGACCACACAGGATTCGAACCCGCATCTAACTGTTTTGGAGGCAGCTGTGTTACCGTTACACCAATGGTCTATAAGAAGTATTAGGGAGATTGTCTTCCATCTCGGCACTTAACCTGATCCTACAAGTCCAGGACGAATCCAGGGTTGTTATTGGACGATGATACTTCGTGAGTGTGGAGGGAAACCCTCACGAGCCTTAACCGGACCGACGCTCCTATTTTGATTATTCTATCTCCTTTACGAACTACCGTCATTTTACCAATTGAGTTGGTAATGAATAATGACTCCAATCAATTCCTAATTTGTGTAATTTGCTATTTAGTATCCATATATTAAGTATAATATATGGATACTTCTCGACCATTTTTATGAGTAGAGGTAGAGAGAATCGAACTCTCATAGACGGTTTAAGAGACCGCTAGTCTACCGTTGACTTATACCTCTATAGTAGGCCATATCAGGATCGAACTGATGTTTACAGATTAAAAGTCTGCGAGTCTTCCATTGACTTAATGGCCCATGAAATCTTTGTAGGCTCTAACAGAATCGAACTGTTATCTTCTCCGTGTAAAAGAGGCGTTCTACCATTTAACTAAGTGCCCATGTTAGTTATCCTGGTCAGGTTCGAACTGACGACTTCCTCCTAGTCGGGGAGGCACTCTACCATTGAGCTACAGGATAGTACCCCCAACAGGATTTGAACCTGTATCTCAACCTTCGTAGGGTCTTGTTCTATTCCGTTATACTATAGGGGCTCACAACTTCAACACCTAATTTTTGTAGGTGTTTTCTTATAGCATTATCAGACACTCCAAGCTGTTTGGCTACAAATGAATAGTTACTGTTTTGTATGGACTTTTCCAGGAACTCTAAACTTGGCCAAATGATCTTTTTATTTCCTTGCCGGCATTTTCTGCATGTGCTTGAGTGATATGTTATATCACAACCGCATTTACACGTCTTAGAGGTTTCTTATTACTTCCTTTTTTATTTGCATATGTGTCTGTTTGAGTATGACAATTTGGACACAGTATCCTAAGGTTTTCTATTCTGTGGTCCCAGTGATCTCCATTGATATGATCTAATTGCAGAGTCAATGGTTTACCATCCCAGCTGTCTATACCGCAGATTTTGCATTTGTTTTCTAACAGACCTTCTTTAATCAATCTGATCTTTAGGGAAGTGCCATCTTTGATTAAAATCTCGCTTAGTGGCCGTTGATGGACTCGCCCCTTTTGGTTTTTCCCAGCAAGTATTTGTCCACATAAATGAGATGTATCAATTTTATATAGCTTTTTGTATCTGTGGAAAGTATTATATCCAGTGGTAGAATTTCCTAAACGTAGAAATACTTCTTTGATGCTTTTGCTTTTTACTACTGCGTCTTCGAATTCTTCTTTTGTCCATTTATTCACAGCTCTCCTATGATTCACTCATATTGAACTGCGAATTAAGTTTCTCGACTATATTGGCGTTCCTGGTGAGATTTAAACTCACAACCGTTTTCTTAGGAGGAAACTGCACCATTCATTGTGCTACAGGAACATTGAGTTACGCGGCCATTATCTATGATGTGCTTTTGGTGCCACATCTTTCAACTCTATCTCAATCAGCTTCTTTGAAAACCTGCGCCGTGCCCTTCGCAAGCCGCGCTTCAGATTCTCAACCAAGCCCTTACGATTACCGCATTCAAGCCCTTACGATTACCGCATTCTAGAAGACTTCCTCTATTACCGATATTCATTTCAGCTTCTTGCATTCTTGCTTTCTCTGCCATCATGCCTCCGCTAATTCTCTTTCGATGATCTTCTTGGAGACTCTGCGCCTTGCTCGACGCAAACCTTTCTTAAACCCAAAAGATTTACAGTGTCCATTTTGCCAGTCCCAGCCTCTATTGAGACTTCCTACACTACAAGAGTTTCGTTCTGCTTGTCTGATAAACATATTTGCTGACATATATTTCCTTTAGTACCCCTTGAGAGAATCGAACTCCCACTCCCTGCTTCGAAGGCAGGAACTCTAATCCGTTAAGTTAAAGGGGCGTATATTTAGTACTTCCGGTTTGTACTGCATATATCTTGGTACCTCCAGAGGGAGTTGAACCCACAACATTCTCTTTAGAAGAGAGACACTCTGATTCCAATTGAGTTATGGAGGTATAAATATTAATTCACATCTGAGCAACACCGATATGAGATTTCGTAGTTCTTTGCGCCAGGGCCATGGGATGTTGTAACAGATGGAACTCCCTGATCTCTACATCTATTTCTGATTCCATTTACATAATGCCCACCGAACAGCGCGCTCTTATATGGAGCCTTTGTCATTGATCCTTCAGAATTAATTGACCACTCATCAACATTCCCAATGCCATTATACACTCCAAAATCTGATTTGCAAGTTTCATATTTGCCACTAGTAACTCTTCGATCTAGTTTTTCAAATGGAGTTTTATCAGGATCAATCCATGAGTTTCCAGTATTACATTTTGTAATATCTCTTATATAACCATATGGATATGGTTTCAATTCTGGCCCTTCACAGGCCAAGGTAAGCTCACGTACATCGCACAATCTTTTACCAGAAGATTCACATCTAGTTTTTGCAGTGAACCAATCAATAAAGACTTCTGGAATTTCATCTTTTGAAGTTTGCGCTTCGAATTTATCGATACAGAAATTCATATGTACGGTTTTTGATAAACACTTTGTTGGGTATTCAAACCTCTCGCACATATATGGATATTTATTATCCGCATCTATCCACTTCAAACATGTTTCTTTTACAAAGAGACAATACTCTCCAGATATTTCAATCATATCATCTGGGCAAATTGGTGGCGGATATTCGGCTGGTGAAGAGAACTTACTTTCGTCGTAAGTTTCTGTCAAGAAGTCAAGTTCAAAATCTTGTTCTTTGGTAATTAAGGCCGGCTCTTGCGCAGTGGCTATTGAGCCGTGATGAATGTTCTTTGCAGATATACACGCGAGTAAAGCGGTGACTATCAAAATCCACTTTGTAGATTTCATATCGTATTCTTGGTTTATTAGTAAATACCCAGAATGTAGCTTTCTCGACCGAGACTATTTCACAATACTGTTACAATATGCAACCAGAATTGCATGTGACATATCATCTGGGTGGTCTATTCCGTGAACTTCCTTCATATGCCTAGCAAGATCTGAGCCACTCCACAGACACCACTTATTTCTAAGATAGCGTCCAAGCGTATGATGAAGTTCTATAATTGCAGCTTCTGTTTTAAGAGCGGAAAGGAACAATTTAGTTTCTTCATTGAGCATATTATCTAGCGCAATGACTGCCTGTTCCAAGGTTTTAGGATGGTGTTCTGCATCACTGGGAGCAATTGAATGTTGTGGAGATTCCCTAAGACTTTGTGACATTAGAACACCTCTATGATAATAATTATTCCATATACCTTATTTCCCATGTCAGAATATAGCCTGACAATTTTGCGCCCCCAAGGAGTATCGATCTCCTCTCTCTAGCGTGACAAGCTAGCATCCTTCCAATGAACGATGAGGGCAAAAGCAACTAACATAGCCTATATCACAATATTCAGTATTTAATAGTATTGAAGTAACTGAGAGATTCAAACTCTCAACCAGAGTTGTTACTCTAGCTCTGCCATTAGGCTCAAGCTACTTCAGGTGCTAACGAAGGGAATCGAACCCTTATGTCTAAATCGACGGCAGTCTCTGAAGCTGCTGCGTATACCAGTTCCGCCACGTTAGCGTTGTAATTTGGTTATAGTTTCAAACCATTGTTCTCTTGTTAGAGGATATTCCTCTGGAAGTAGTTTGATTCCTCGGCACTCATCACATTTCAGTAATTCATCGAACCGAAGATCTCCTTGCCAATATTTCTCTCCACAAGCTTCGCATATTTGTTCTGTTGCAATACACATATTGGCTTATATATCAGTACCTCCAGGGAGAATCGAACTCCTCATTTGCTGTGTGAAAAACAGCGATCCTAAACCGTTAGACGATGGAGGCGTATTTTCTATCAGTGACCCCACCGAGATTCGAACTCGGACCTGCAGTTAGAAAGACTGCCCACCTAGCCATTAGTGTATGGGGCCATTAGCTGTAGAGGAGGGCATCGAACCCCCAAATCAACGGAGTAACAATCCGCCGGCTTACCTGTTTGCCTACTCTACAATATTAAGTTTTATTATCTAGATGTTGTTTCTGAGACTTTGCGACCTCAGAATTATCGCCCTCGCCTCGCTACGAGTTTGCCGTCTCCCGTATGTCCGGAAGAGACGAAACCGTTATCCTAATTGTAAACGCCAACTTGGTGTTTGGCTATTCTAGGATTCATATCTGTAAGTGGACTCTCCCGGTTACGATCCGGGCTTTCTTGCTTTTCAGACAAGCACTTTCACCAGATTAGTTTAGAGTCCATTGCGAGGCTGCTCTACCAATGAGCTAATAGTATTACTTTCCTTCGAATTATTGTACACTAATTGAGCGGGAAATGGCCTATCGGCACTGCATATCTATCTTGGGATCGAACCAAGAACCAACCTCTAGTGCAGCAGGTCCGGGTCGAACGGACGACACGTAACTCTTCAGGCTACTGCTCTACCAACTGAGCTACTGCTGCATAACATACGCACTCCCAAGCCTAACATCCTTTCGGTGGTTTGCTTACTAGGACATTCCTAATCTGTGTAGAAAGTGAATTCGTGCTCAACGCTAGAATTGAACTAGCGGTAATTAACCAATTGAGCATAACGATTTGAAATTGAATTACCATGATCAGTAGTTATCAATTACAAATCTCGATCCAGTTGTGGATTCGAACCACTGTGACGTCTCCCCGCCAGGGAAAGGATCTTGTGTCCAGCGCGAGAGTCGAACTCGCATGCCTTACGGCGACAGCTTCTTAAACTGTTGTGTATACCAAATCCACCAGCTGGACATATATTTTGAAGTTGGGGTAGAGAGGATCGAACTCCCGTATACTGGGTCAAAGCCAGCTGTACTACCATTGTACTATACCCCAATAAGACTGATCTACAGTGGTGCGAATCGAACGCACAATACCCTCGGGATTTTACCAGACCATATTGCGCAATATGGCTCACTATAAACCAGATGGTTGGGACAGAGAGAATCGAACTCCCATGTGCTGGGTCAGAGCCAGTTGTACTACCTTTGTACTATGTCCCAAAATACTCTATTATCTATATATCTCGATATTCGCAACTCTCTTAGAAAATTCTCTATCCCAAGCAATTGCTTCCGCTATTATTATATCACGATCTGAGTCTTGAAGAGTTCTTGGCGGAGGAATAACTCCTGGTGTGCAGGGGGGAATCGAACTCCCATAGATCGGGCCAACCGATTGCTCTACCATTGAGCTACCTTCACATATTTCCTTGCGCTCCTTAGCGCGTCGGCGTGCTCTGTTACGTTGTAGCTTTATATGCTCGGCTTCAACCGAGCGAGTATGGTATCGCGTTGGGTCATTCTTGGCAATGAGTGCCATGACGTAATTTCTAGGTTTAGATTTCATAACTCCTCTTTTATTATGCTTTGGAATTGAAGAAATCAAGTGGAGCACTGAATCCTTTTTCCTTACAATATTTTTTGATTGATTTAATCATCTGGGCACGTTCTTCCTTTGGTATACTTCCACCATATGTAAAACGAAATGTTGGTACATCTGTTCCGGGAACGACATTGGGTCCAAAAAATAGAACATGACCACTATCCATCTTAAAGGCTACCGCTTCATGAGCATGACTAAAACCAGTTTCAATTACTTCCATAAATATCCTTAGTTAGTAGCAGGGTCTGATAAATTGCCATCTATCAGGCCCTTCCGTACCGGCTTTTTGTTTCGATAACTACTCTCCGGCTGCCTATCGGATTCATTCAATCAGGTTCCTTTGTCATCGCTGATCAAATGCAAGGCTCGATCAAAGGTAACATGTTTGGAGCATGTCTTCGAGCCGGGGTAACGGACGGGATTCGAACCCGCAAATAACACGATCACAACGTGTCCACTGGCCATTTGTGTTCCGCCACCATAGTAAGTACACCTGAGTAATTAACCTATTTATCGAGTGATTTACTGTCACTTGCCTTACCATTAGGCTAATTCCCCATTGTTTGCGCCGAAGCGCTGGTGGGGAATGATGGAATCGAACCACCGTTATTGCTTGTAAGGTTGATTTGATAGATGTACTTGGTGTGATGAATTAGCTTTCAACCAATTCAACACTATAAAGGTTTTGCGCACCTGAGTAATAAACCGTGAATTGCAGTTTTTCAACTTGGTTCCTTATACCAATGCCTGTTCCATTTCGGCTACATCCCCATGAATTTGCGCCAAAGCGCGGTGGGGATGACAGGACTCGAACCTGTATATATTTTGCGTGTAAGGTTTGTTTGATAGGTGCGCAAGTGCTGCTAGAGGGATTCGAACCCCCAATCTATTTCTAGATGTTCGATTTTAAATCGAAAGTGTAAACCAGTTCCACCATAGCAGCATAAAAATAACGAATTTGTTGATATATAACCTTTTGGCCGCCAAAAAAAACAAAAAGCTCGTTCACGATAGCGTATCACTTAGGTGCCGGCACGGGCGTATGAACTATAATTGATTTCTGTCTTTTCTTCATTTCTGCAAGAGGCAACGGATCCGAAACTACATTTATATATGCCGCTCCAGGTTCAACAGCAGGAACCTTTACACCAGCTTTCGGAAGAACGCCAGATAAATATCCAGAAAGTTGAGCTACCGTTTCACGTAATTCATAATTTGATTTGCCAACATCATGGGCGTAAGCATTAACTTCCTCGACTCTGGCCGTAATTCTAGCGAAAGTATCTGTCTGAGTTTTGAAATCTCTTTTCATTTGCATGTAGTCAGATACTAAAGCCCAAATTAAAGGAAGTAATGATATTATCAAAGTAAATGGGATTGTAAATTTCCAATGCTTTCCACGAAATGTGAGAGCTTGCGGCGATACAGAAATTGGTTTTCCATCGGGAGCTGCCGGAATGATTGAAGCTGTAACTTGGATTGGAGCCGGTGGCTGCACCGCTTTCATTGTCATCGTGTCCAATACACTTCTCAATTCTTCGTTTTTTCTTTCCTCTTCATTCGCTCTCTTGGCCTCATCTTCCGCAAGATGCATTGCTGCGCGTAGCCTAGCTTCGGCAGCGTCCATAGCAGAAACCGCAGCTAAGTCATCATAGCTCTTAGAGTTTGGCTTTATTGGCCTTGGCGGAAGTTTGTTTTGAGGGGCCATAATATGATGCTATGATAACCATTGGTCTAGGTGATCTGAATCAAACAGACGATTTCCTGTTCCCGAAACAGGCCGATTATCACTATCGTACACCTAGATAGTTTTAGTAAATAATATGCTTTTGATTATTGTGAAATATTTTTCTGCATTTTGTGGTTTAAAGTATTTCAGTGAACTGGAGTCAACTATAACAAGCTCTATTCCGCGTTCTAAGCATGCCTGGAACTTTCTATGATCGTTATTTTGAATTGAATCAAGTTTATCCTGTCCATAAATTGGCTCGTAGTGAAATATTCCATTTAGTAAATTAGTCGGAGTGAGAGGATTTTAACCTCTGACCCTCTGGTCCCAGGCCAGATGCTCTAAACAAACTGAGCTACACTCCGGTCAAAATGGTGAGAGTTGAACTCACGATCTCCTCATCCCAAATGAGGCGGATTACCAGGCTTTCCCACATTCTGATAGGCCTCGAATGATCGATCGGTCAACAAAGACCGTTACGTAAGCCAACTTAAGGCTTCACGGCGTATCTCAATTGTATTGATCGATCATTCGTCGCCAGGCTCCAGGAGCAAGGCTCGAACTTGCGACCCCTTGTTTAACAGACAAGCGCTACTACCAACTGAGCTATCCTGGAATGGATTTTGTTGATCTGTGTTCTCGAACCATCTGCTCAAAAGCGACTCTATCAACTTCGAGTTTCTTTTGATTTTCTGCGTCGTGCAACTCCCCATGGCAATTATGACACAATAGTTTTGTTTTGTCTAGTTCTGGTTTTATACGCTCAAACGATTTGTAATCACCAGATATTGTAAATTCTTTTTGGCTAGGATCTATATGATGGAATGCCATGGAATTTACGCACTTATCATAGCCACAATTTTCACATTTCCCGCCTTTGTATTCAATGGCTTTTATCTTCAATTTGCGTCTTGTTTCAGATACCTGAAATTTTAGATATGCCCTTCGATATTCACTCATCCTTCTTGCCATGCAAAGGCATATATCAATTCGTGGAGTATATAGGATTCGAACCTATTAGGCTTTTGACGACTGTTTTACAGACAGCTCCGACCCTCCAACTTCGGCGATACTCCATAAGAACCCCGCGCTCATCCGTTTTAACGATGGGCCCGCGCAGGGTGGTGGTGGCGGTTGGAATTGAACCAACACAGGATTAACCGGGAGTTTTACAAACTCTTGCCCTCGCCAATAGGCTAGCGCCACCAGAAGTACTCAATTGTCAATGAACAATGAAAATGATAACCATCTTCATTATTGGTTGGGCCAAAGGGATTCGAACCCTTAATCACTCACCAGAACCCATGAACTATTAAACGACCGAAGCCGGCGTTGCTTTCGCTCTGCCGGCTTCCTTTGACTTCTATGTGTTAGAACATTAAGTCTTAGTACTGCGGCAGAGATCCTTTTCAGGTAGATTATAAAAGCGATCTTGCAACCACTCTGGGCGGACGCATACCACTATATCAACCTGAATCAGGCTAATATGTAAGTGGTTTTTATGCTGCTTGAGAGTAGTCACTGGATTATCCTATTTATCGGTTTTTGTTGCCGCGTTATCTATCTGCTGAATTATGCCCTGACGCTTACGTTTCTCGACCTGGAATTATTAAGGCTGATGAAATTAGTCAGGATAAATTAATTGAGCACAAACAGACACAGATGCCAGCCATGAATCTGCTGTGCTCGAAGGTTGTAAAGGTGCACTAAGCTTCCAAGAATGTCAAGGGGAAAAAGAAAGGGCCTGAAACAAGTCCAGGCCCTTCGAGGTGGGAACCGAATCCTCAGTGTGAGAGCGCTATCCTAGCGCTTCGTCAACGCGAGTCAACCCACTAATTTGAATTACAGTGACAGTTGAATTACAATCAGTAGCACCCAATTTGGAATGTGTTGCTGAAAGCTGGGCAAAGTCCAGGCTGCCCGTTGATCAACAGCCCAGGAGTTAGATCCTGCACTGTCAAGGTAATCGTAAATTGACCACTCGTGTAGCAGTACATTACCTGAGCTGGATTCCCAGATGTAGCTGGGTCCGTCGCAGGGTTGCCGGTCAAGGTGAATACATTTGAGTAAATGGATCCTTGATACCAGTAGGCGGCACCATCGTTGCTGGTCCACGTTACAGTCTGTGGCGAGGTTGGGACAGTAACCGCCATATCTAGAGCGAAGGCGTCACCAACATATTGGATCGGCGACATGTACTCTGAACTGCGATACCACGCAATCCCGCTGCACTGATAAGGGGTACCTTGTCGTACCGTGATGTCAGCCGTAATGCTCCCTGAATTTGGGCCAACAACATTGTTGTCAGTGCAGACCATGTTCATTTGGATTGCCCCACTAGCGGGTTGCACTCCATCAGCCTCCCCTCTGCAATTCTGGATATTGCCATTGTTGAGCCCCCATGTGTCCTGACCTGAAAGCACAAGGGTACACGTGCTGCTCGGATCAAGACCGCCAATGGAGCCGTTTACTTTCGCTCTACCATTCGCATCCACAGCTACTTGCCAGGTACCAGTGGCCACTTGACTAGGTACTGGAGTTGGCGTGCAAGCTAGCGTGTATGTAATCTGAGAGATGTCAACCCCAGCAGCAATCAATATGTTTGCCTTGACTTCACCTAGACTTTGGTTTTCTGAAGACCCCTCATGTGTTGCCCCACATGAAATTACAAACAGTGCCAGAACTGTTAACCATTTAGATATCATTTTTCTTCTCCTGTTGTTTACTTCAACTTCTCTTCACGACAACTAAATCTTCCTGAGAGTACATGTAGCGCAAGTGCGATGGTTTCCAGCGCACATCAACCTCTGGACCAAAGGATCCATTACCCCAATCCACAGGACCCTGAACTACTCCAATGCATCGACCGAACTCGCGCACGTGAGGACTGCAATGGTTGGCCTTCAATGCTTCTTTGTGGGCCCGGGACATGCGCACCAAATCCCCACGTTTCAGAGGTAGGTTTTTCATTCTGCCATCAGAAGTTGTGAACGAAAGTCAAACGACCTTCTGCAGCCCCGTTACTTCTGTCACGCACTGTCTTTGATAGATCATAACCGAGGAACAGTCCAAGCGAGTTGCCTGAGCCGAATGCCAACTCAACGTGACCACCCAATGGAGCGGCTGTTGTTCCTTTCGCTCCCAATAATTTGTTGTTGAGGTTGTATGAGTACTCGAATTGGGGACCAACGCTCATTACCTTGGTGGCCTTATACAAAACCCAATCGCGCGTGTGAATGAAATCACTGAGCACTGCATCCTTGAATGGGGAGTACAGGATAACCCAAATCCATGATCTTATCGAGATTGACTATGGTGTAGAGCTGTGGTGCATTGAGGGCCACCGCTCGTTTCGCAGCCCAATCAAATGCTATGCCTGCCATCGGAGTCAATGTAACCGGGCCAAGCGTCAATGCGGGGCCAAGATCAAATTCTCCCCACCATGAATTGATGATCTTGGGAGCACCGGTTGAATCAGCACTCATTCCTGGGTAGTTCTCTGGAACAAAAATATCAGCGGAGATACCAAGCTTATCCGTCAATGGATATGTTGCGCCAGCCCAGATTTGGGTACCAAGCATGTAGTCTTGATCGAATCGAAAGAAGCTTGGGATTGGCGCTTCTGGTGGCGCTGCCGGAGTTGGATCAGCTGCAGCGGCGATATATGAGATGAATGTTGTTACCAAAAAGGTTTGTATTTTCATAATTGCACCAGTAATGTTAAATCTGTTTATGCAGCTCAATAAAAGCTATCACATTATCATCGTCAAAGTAGCTTTTGGTTGCAGATACTTGGCCTCGTACTGCATTGGCAGTATTTCCCAATTGATCTATGTTCCGATAGATCAGCGGCCAATTCATGAACGCTTCCATGTACCCATCAGTTGGGGTTCCGGTTATGAAGTTTGTTAACAGCGTGATTCCGCCGGGCTTGGTTGCTCCCACCATCCAGGTAGTCATGTCTGTAGCAATTTTATCTGGTAGGTAGTCATACAAACCGGCAGCATAAACTAAGTCAAAATTGGTAAGCTCTTTGTACTTACCAAGCATGAGTTTTGAAACTGATCCTTTTACTGTCCTAACATTAGAGATATTGCCTTCTCGCGCTCAGATCGAGCATCAGGTTCTGGGGTCTTGAGCAGGTTCATGTGAGCCTTCATGCTCTTGGCCGTCACCTCGATGTCGTCAGGTGTTAGTGTCAACACTCCACTGTTGCGCCGCAACGCTGCAAGCTTTGAACGCTCCACAACTTCGCGAATGATGGCAGGGATCTCGCCAGCAAGAATATCGCCAACGTTGGAGTTTTCCAGATCACAGCTCGGATCCAGCAAATCCCTACCTTCGCTCCGCGCGTACATGCGAACAAGACGAACCGCAGCTTCCCGGTCAGGTGCACGAACGCTGACAACGGTGTCAAGGCGACCCGGGCGCAGCATGGCCCGAGTGATCTTTTCGAGGAAGTTCGTGGTGAGAACTGTGATGACCTCAACACCCTTGGAATCAATGCCGTCCATGGCATTTTGGATGTCGTTGATCTCATCCTCGCTATCGTCGCCGTTGATGATCTGATCAATGTCTTCGGCGAAGATCACAGCAGGCTGATACTGTGCTGCGAATGCGTAAGCATACGCAAGGCGCTTGACGTCCTTCAGATAGATGAAGGTCCAACCGTTTTGTGCGCACAGGTTTGCTGTTGCAGCTGCGGTTAGAGTTTTGCCGGTACCGTAGGGGCCTTCAAGCAAGATGCCGCGCTTGAGAGGAATGCTGTTCTTGCGGCAAGCCTCTGTTTGCATGATTGGTACGAAGAGCGAAACGGTAATTTGGTCTTCTGTCTCCTTGGAGAAGATCAGCTCCTCTGTCTTTACCGGATTGAGCTTTGCAAACGTTAGGAAGGTATCTTCCAATGAGCTGCAATCCTCGACAACGGGGAAGGCCGTCATGATGGCTCGGCCCTTGTAGATGGAGTTTCTCTTGCACTCCTCTTCCACCATGGCCATGATCTTGTCTACGACGTGGCGGTCCTTGCCTTTGACCTCGCCCTCGACCCGGAACACAACGCGATTCTTTTGGACGTTGAATGTTGGGGTGAGATATCCGGAAATACCGGGGATCATGAGGCGGCCAACCGGAATTGATTCGCGATGGCCTGGGGTGGTTTCGATGCCGAGGTATTCTGGAGGGCGATTGCCAAAGAACGACTGCTGCCCAGTATTGGTGACGAATCCGTATTCGCGCTCAAGCACGCGAAGGAACCCAACCATACCCTCAGCCACTTCGATAGGCAGGGTGATATTGATTCCAACTTCCTGCTCTTCTTCACGCTGTTTGAGGGTGAGAGCCTTGATGGCTACATCCAATCCAATGCCCTCGGGTACTACGAGCTTGGTGCCTTGTCGCACAATGGAAATATCTCGAAGTTTAGCCAAATCTTGTTCGGCCTTTTCCCGGTCAGCTGTCGTCATTGCCATTTCTTCAGTCTCTTTCTGTTTTTCTGGTGTTAATTTCGGTGTCGGTGAGTTGGTTGTTTCAGGCGAGCCTTCTGCCAATTGCTTAGTAATTTTCTTGCCTACTTTTGCGTTCCGCAGCCTTTCAGCACTGCAATCTGGACATTGACATTCTTCTGCCGATTGGTGTTCTACTGCCTCTAAAGCTTCGATGAAAGATACTCCATTTTGATCCCAGTCGTCAACAATTTTTTTTAAGAGTATGTTTCTCACATTTTCGAAATAGTAACGAATGTCGTTGTTTCCCACATAGCCTCATAGAGACATCATGAAGTCTTCGATTTTTTGGACCATGTCAATGAATGCTGGATCGCGTTTCATCTGCCGATTGCGCACGAGCGGCAATGGAGAAACGAACTCTTTGATGATGTTGCTTGGAGAACCACCCATAACATAGATTCGATCACCAAGATACACCGCCTCATCAATCGCATGTGTTACCATGATGATTGTTGGTTCGATGCTTGTCCAAATTGCAGCGAGTAGATCTTGCATCTTGCCACGAGTCTCGATATCGAGTGCGCCAAAGGGCTCGTCCATCAACAAGATGCGGCTGTCGTACGCGAGGCTGCGCGCAATCGCCACGCGCTGCAGTTGACCTCCAGAGAGTGTAGGAGCTTTGGCGAACTTGTGCTCGTGCCCTTCTAGACCAACTTTCTTGATCATCTCCATTGCCTTAGCTTCACGGTCCTTCTTGGGCACGCCTCGATATTTCAACCCGAGGGCAACGTTTTCCAAGACGGTGTAATGCTCGAATGAAGAGTAGGCCTGAAATACCATACCAACGTAGTCTGTTGATAATCGAGGACGACCAGCAATCAAAACATCGCCGGATGTTGGCGTTTGTAGCCCGCTCAGGTAGCGAAGGATGTGACTCTTTCCACAACCTGAAGATCCGAGAATGACAACAAACTCACCTTTCCCTGGTAAATCTTCAATGAGAAGATTCAAGCCATCGATGACAACGTGATCTGTTCCATCTGCGTCTTTGTAGATTTGCTGGATATTTCTCAGCTCCAGAATATCTGGAAGCTCAGTATTCACCATTTGTACAACTTGAGCTGCCATATAACCTCACGAGTATTTGTGTGGATTGACGAGCATGTCCAGCCCAAGGAATATCTTGTCTTGGATGTAGCCAACCAAGATGATGACGGCTAGCAGTGCGAATGTCTTATCGGTACGTCCGGCTCTCGCAGAACTGTAGAGCATGCCACCAATGCCGCCTGTGTTATTCATCATCTCCGCAACGATGATGTAAGTCCAGCTTATAGCAACTAGTACCTGGATGTCTAGAATAATTCGACTTCTGACATGTGGCCAGAATACAGTTTGGAACATCTGAAACTTGGATGCTCCCAAAGTGAAAGCTGTTTGTTGATACAGCGTTGGAACTTCTCGCACACGTTGAACAACCACAGGTAACAGGTAGACGCTGATCCCGAACGCAAGGAACTGGATCTTCATCGCGTTTTCGATTCCGAACCAAACCATAAAGAGCCCAGTCAAGGCTGTCAGTGGCAGGTACCGAATCGAATCAACTGGTTTGCTAAACATTCCATGGGTTAGCGGGAACATTCCAATTATGAACCCGAGCGGCAGACAGATGGCAACCGCTTCTGCGTAGCCCATGAGATTTAGAAAGCACGAGTAGAGTAGGTTCCGAACCATTGCGTCTTTGAAGTGCAAATCCGGAATGGTCTGAATTACCGCCAGCGGTGACGGTAAGAGGCGCGGACCGACTAAGCCGGTTGCGCAGATACCAGCCCAAAGAGACAGCAAAGCGAGGATGCCAGCAACTTGCAAGGCTGTTGACATCCTCTGGCTCGGCGTCCCTCGTATTTCAAAGAGGGATGACATTTTGGTTAGTTCTCTAGGATCTGGAAGTCCGTTCTTCGATTCTTTGCCAAACACGCAGGTGTATCATCGGTGCAGAGCGGATTGCTCGGGCCCACGCCCTCACCATTCGAAGGTGAGAATCGATTGCGGTCGAATCCTTGCTGAGTCACCAAATACTCAACCACCGCTCGTGCGCGCTCCTTGCTGATGCGAGTATTGACCGCTGCATTGCCGGTGTTATCCGTGTTGCCAATGACGCGAATGTGTTGGCCTGGGAAGGCTTTGGCCGCTTCAACGAAGCGATCTTCGATGAGGCTCTTGGCATTCTCGTCAAGCACTGAGCTGCCGCTCGCAAACGAAACCCTGACTGGCTTGCTGGCAATCGCCTTTGACTGTGCAATCGCCGCTGTGGGGGCCGAGAAGGTAGCTTTCTTCTCTGCAACTCCACCTTGTGCCGCATCGAGGCCTAGACCTTTGATGAAATCAAGATCGACGATCTTGTCCCATGGCAGAGGATTCGTTGCGAGATTGAGCTTGCCATAAACGGTAGTCATCTTTTCGTACAGTTGCTTGCCGGTTACGCCTGTGTAGCCTGGGTTAAGCCCAAAGAACTCTAGGTTGTCGCCGTAAGTTGTCAGGCGAACGTTGTCGATAGCATCGGGCTCAATTCCTTTGAGAGGCGGAGTTTGCAGAATCTTGATCGCTTGTGCTTTGGCAGCTGCAGACTCATTGATTTCTTTTGCACCCTGCAACCAACCACGCACCAACTTGACAAGTTCCGGCTTGCGTCGTTGATAGGTTGACTCTTTGATGAAGAAGCCATCGGAAATGATGTGAGTGGCCTTTTTGGTGTTGATCAGAATTGAAGACCCAGCAACTGATTTGACGCAGTCTGAATCATCAGGAGACCAGACGACGGCTGCATCGACGTTGCCAGACTTGAATGCAGTGGCCGCATCAATAGCGCTATTCTGCTTGATGATGGTGACGTCCATCATACTAAGGCCGCCCATGTCCAACATCCACAACAGGAAGGTATGGCTCGGCGTACCTTCGGCAACCGCAATCTTTTTACCGGAAAGATCAGCTACTGAACCGATGCCCTTTCGAACCACGATAGCGTCACCGCCACGTGACCAGTCAGCTTGAAAGAGGAACCTAACGTTCTCGCCAAAGCCGCCTGACTCGGTTGGGAATGAATCGATAGTGGACCACATGAGATCCACCTTGTTGCCACGGAACGCCGCGCGTGAGGCCGCGAAGTCATCCATGAGCTTGAAGTTCACGCAAATGCCGTCCTTGTGGTAACGTGAGCCTTCGTTGTCTTCGAAGCCGTTGTTCCAATATTCACCACCGGCGTATCCGGGCCAGGTTACAACACCGACCGTGATACATTTGTTGGGGCCTGCGGCTGCGGGAATGCCGCTGCCTGAGCCTTCAATATCGCCGCTTGAGTCGCCCTTTGCCATGAGGCCAGTTACATCCTCGGCCTTTTTACCTTCCGGAATGATTGCGCTTCGATAGTGAAATGCGGCTATAAGAGCACCCGCTACCGCCAACATAATTACTGCTTTACCAGCTGGTTTCATGCCCATTTTGATTATCCTCTGTCGATTTGTTGTTCATTAGGTCGTGAGAATTTACTTTTTATTGAAGATCGCTGAGAATGAACTAGGACGATCACCATTAGCGCGAGCTTGTGCCATTTCGGCCTCTTCGAGCTCATCAGTTGATGGCGAGCCATCGGTAGCTACTCGAACCTTTTCGCCCTTGGCAACCCGACTAAGCTGGCCAGATTCGTAGCTAAGAATGCCGGTCTTTTCCCAGTTAGACAACAGCTCCAGGCCCTTGTCGTTGAGCACGTCTTGCTTTAGATCCATGGTAGTCAACGAGCCTTTGGCCTGTTCCATGAAGCGATCCATCTCACCAAGTTTCATGCCAATGTCGTCTGTTACATATTGACAAGCTTGATCAAAGAGAGCTTTTGCTTCATCGCCATTGATGAGCGCCTCTGCACCTTTCATGGCTTTGTAAGAGGCCTTCACGGCTTCGTACTCATCCGTTAGCATCTGTACTTGGTTCTCGGTATCCTGGTACAGAATGTTGAGTCGGCCCTCCATTCGCTTGAGAATCTCAAGCGTATTTTCCATCTTATCGAGACTGGCTTGACGTCGTTCAATGAATTCAATTTCACGTGCTGCGAAAGTGCCCTGCAAGCTGGCGGTTTCCATGTCGTTGCGCTTTTTCGCCGCAGCAGCTGTGCGCATGTATTCTTCAACCTTTTTCTTGCGGGCCGCGATGTCGCGTCCGACCTTACCAACTTGACCGGCTAGCTGGGTTATGTAGTTACCGATCATCTTCAGCTTCTTGACCATTTCGACCAAGTAGTTCTTGAGAATCCCAATTGCATCAACAGCAATCCAGATACTAGTGATACCGCGCATGATTGATTGGAATATCGAACTGCACAAGAACCGGAATCTTGGGTTCATCAAAGCAGCAACAGAAATACCAATCACACCCAATAGAAAGCCGAAGTAAATGGCATTCTGAGCAAGACTAATGAGGAAATCTATGTTTTTTAATACAAATATTCCTCCACCGACAATAAGAGTGCCGAGTACGATCATTCCGGTATTGCCCTCAGGCTTATCCCAAAAACTCTTGATTTTTGATGTGTCCATTTTGCTCACTGTATGTAGGTATCAATTTTGCTTCGATCAGAATTTAGTCTGCCAACAATAGCGGCCTTCGTTGCTTCGAATGCAGCTGTCTTGTTGTTGATGTCCAAATCAGCTTGAGCTTTTCCCATGCGAATCGCGTCTTGCTTCTGTCTACGCTCGCCGATTGCAGCAGTCAATTCCTGAATCTTGGCGGCATCGGCTTCGACCTGAGCTTCGAGGTCGGCAATTTCCTGATCCTTGCCGGTAACCTCAGTAGCCCTCAAACCGGCCACATAGTCCTCGAATTCCTTCTCTTTCGTAGCGATTACCTTTAGGTAGAAGTCAATAGCTTCTAGCAGTTGGGTCTTGGTTACCTTGGCAATCTGCGCCGAGGCGAATGCGGCCTGGAACATCTTTGGTTCTGGCAGCCCGAGTGTGCTCATGTTGGCTAAAACATCGCGGAACTCGACGTAGTCGAATCCAGGAATGTTAGCTTCCAAGATTGCATCTTCCAGAATCTTGGCCATCGCTTCGTCCACTTGGCCAGGAATCGTTATTTGGGGCTTCGGGGCCACGCGAGCCGGAACAACTACCGGATCAATGGCGGGGATTGCTACTGGCTTTCCTGGCTTTGCAGCTGGCGCTGGCTTTTCTGCCGGAGATCCCTTCGTGTCGCTTTCCCAAAATAGACTGCCGAATTTTCCCAGCACGGAAACCTCCTTGTTACGGACTTTGATTCAATAAAATATGGCTGACGATATCAGCTGTATGCGATGATGTCAAATGAATTTAGTTTTCCAGACGTTGCAGCTATACTGGAACCAAATTACTTATTGCAGAATATCGGAATCATTTTTATCTGTCAAGACTTCTAGTGCCTATTTAAACAGGCCGAACAACTAGACTATTACCACCGCATACAGGTATGGGATCAATCGCATTGCCAGGGGCACTTGTCATGGTCAACAACGATCTTTCAGCCAGTGTGCAGAATCGGCTACAGATTCAGTTGCACATTAATGAAACGATTACAGGCCAGGATCTAGACCTCCGCATCGCTGCGGACCCTGGCTATCCGCAGAGCATCCGGGCGCTACAACAACGAGTGATGGTCATGAGGGACTTCCGGGAGACTGCCAATCGAACAGAGATGGACGTGGTCATCTTCGTTCGCGAGAGTATGGTGTATATTGAGAAGAATTGCTTTGGCCCAACTGGGCAAGCATTCTATCTATCAAACATCTATTGGGGTCAGTTAGGAATCTTCGATACCAATCTGCATCGTTCTTGCAAAAAGGAAGGTTGTGGATGTGGCAAACAAGAAGAGGCTAAGAAAGATTGTGGCTGCCATGGTAATTGTGGATGCGATACAACATGCAAGCCCTATGATAAAGAATGTAATTGTTGCGGCTCATCTGGTGGAATAATTGTTGAAGACGGAAGATCCCCTTATTATCCAGCCAGGTGTGATCCTAAATATCCAAGAGAGAACCATTGGTATAACCAGGTACAATCCACTGCTGTTTTTGGTGGATGTGGCTGTGGACAATCTCCAGATAGAGTATTATGTAGAGTGTATAAATGCGATGCTGATGGGCATTGCGTTCCACTGATGGATTGCAGATTGGTCAAGCAATAATTCTGCATCAAGGAACACGGGACCGTGATGAAGTGGGATCATGCAACGTTCGCAACGTTGATTCGCTAGTTCGAATCTCGCCGGCTCCACAAAAATGGAAGAAGAAATAGATGATCTTGTAAATCGTACTTTTGCCAATGTAGAAATCGTAAAGAATCTTATATCTTTTGGATTTGTTAAGGCTGCTTTCATAAATTATCTAAATTCGGAATTGATTGTAGTTACCAAAGAAGGATTTAAACAACAATCACTTAACGTTCTGAAGAGCCGGCTTCCAATTTGGATAGAGAGCCTCTACTTCTCCAAAGACCCATCTATACTATGGTCTACATCCTCTGTTAAAATCAACAAAATATCCACAATCAAAATTGTTGGCAGCCCACTCAGACTCATGCTCATGTATCCAGAGTTAGAAAGAATCCTTTAATGAATTCAAATATTGATCGGACAGTACCATTGAGATGACGAAGGCCAACTGTTCGTGTTCAAGTTCATAGAAGTTATTGAGTTTGAGATATTTAGCAAGGCGCAATAAATCATCTGGGCGAGCAGATTCTAACTGACTTTGAGATATTGTTATTGATGGAGCGTTCATAATCTCCGTAGGTATGTTTTGCATACAAAGAAGACATCAAGTCTAATTTAGAAAACTTATTTATTGTAAACGGAAAATTAACGAATAGCTTTGTGTCAGAACTATCACCTGCATAAAGAGAAATTTGGGATATTGTAAACTCAACCTTTGGGAACTTGGTATTCTTTTTCTTTTCTTTTGAGTAACCCAAAGTGATATGAGGTTTATAGTCAGGAAACTTCTTATCGTATGGTATCTTTTTACTATCGAATGCTTTCTTGATTTTTTCTCTTAGGTCAATCAAGCCTTTAGATTTGACTGGACATATTATAGGATATTCTTCATCCGAGTCAAAGGATGAATAATTTGAGGCTGAGGCTGTAAATGGTTTCAGATCATTTGTTATTTCAAATATCACAGGTATGATTTTCAATACCTTAGATATTGGCAAATCATCGCCGAAATAAAACATAGTTATATGATCTGAAGGATCACGTTCAATATCAAGATCAAATTCTTGGAACAGTCTAGATATGTCCGGCTGGATTGGAATTGCTAACATTGCCATATATTACTATCAGATTAATAGCCGTCCTTGAACCATCCACTTCCCTGGAGTTGAAACCCTAGGCCTCCAGAAACCAATCGTTTGGCAGTTTCTTGGCCACACTTGGGGCAAAATTTTTCGGCATCTTCGGTTATCTTAGACTCCTGTTCCCATTCGTGATTACAATTTACACACAAATATTCATAAGTCATATTATCTCTCTTTACTGACATATTCCGTCAATTTAATAAGCATATCTTTGGTAAGGTTTGATTTTATAGAGTTAGCTTTATAAGAGATAACACAAACATTACCAGGAACATACCCAAGAGCTGGAATAATTCTATCAAGAGATGGGGATGATGGCAGCGGCTTACCTTTGCCGGGCACTAATGTAATTCCAAGAATCGGGCATTCCTTTGGGATCACTATATCATTTATGGTTAGATTAAATGGAAGATTAAACTTTTTTGCACGTGCCTTGGCGTTTCTCAAAAGAAGCTGTTGTGGATAGTGAGGACTATCAGTAAATCTCTTGGCTGTTTGTTTGGCTCGTTCATTACACACATCGCAAACCAATCTATTTTCTTTCGGTCTCACTTTACAACATATAATGCAAAATCCATTTTGTCTAGCGTCTTGTCGCTTTTGCTTTTGATAATTTTGACGTTGTTCTTTACAGCTATCATCGTGAGATTTTCTTTTAGTTCTGCACTTAGCACAAGTATAAAAGTCAGAAGTGTTATTCTCTCCACAATTTACGCACAAACACAATAACTTATACTTCTCATACTTAGCCCCTTTATCACATGTCCGCGAACAAAACTCAGATCTTACCCTATGATTTTCACCATTACAAAATCCACATATACCCATATAGTAATGGGAAGGTATTCATATAATGTTGAGTTTTTATGTTCTACTTCCTACATCAGATTAGCTGCTAGATTTGCCAGCTCAGAACGCTCGCCCTTAGATAAGGTGAGATGACCTACAATAGGATTATCATGAAGTTTCTCGACCGCAACACTTAATCCACAAGATCCCTTATCCATGTACGGGCTATCAATCTGTTCAGGATCACCAGTTAATACTATCTTCGAGCCTTCACCGCATCTTGTAATGATTGTTTTAATTTCATGACTAGTTAGGTTCTGTGCCTCATCAATAATAATGAATTGGCCAGGTAAGCTTCTTCCTCGGATATACGTCAGAGGCTCTACGCGAATAATGTCTTGTTCAAACAAATCATCATACTTGAGACCTTTGCGTTTTCCGCCGCCCTGCATCATGAGCAATTCTAGATTGTCATAAATTGGTTGCATCCAAGGATTCATCTTCTCTTCAAGAGTTCCCTTTAGATATCCAATATCTTTACCTAGAGGCATGATTGGTCTACTGACAAGTAGTCTTGAATATTTGCCGTCAAGCGTCTTTTGTAAACCAACACACAAAGCAAGTAGTGTTTTACCACCACCAGCGGTACCAGATAGGGTTACGATTTTGACATTATCATCGAGTAGCAAATCCAATGCGAATTTCTGTTCTACGTTCCTTGGCTTGATACCCATCACATCGCCATGTGGACGAATTGGAGTTACGATGTTCTTTTTCTTATTGTATCTTCCAATAGCAGTTTTGCCACTTGGATCTTTTAGCATGATGCAGATGTTATCAAACAACTCCTCATCAGATTCTTTTGGTAAAATAGATCCTTCACTGAATAGCCTATCAATGTCTTCAAGATCCACATTCATATTGGTGTGACCAGTAATCATATGCGAAGTGTCTACTGATTGGAATTCGTATGAAGCTGTTTGAACTCCTATGCATTCAGCGCGGATGCGAAGGTTAACATCCATGGTTACCATGATGGATATAAGTTCGGAAGATTCCTTGATTTCAACAGCGCACTGAAGTATTGCGTTGTCCATGCTTTTTGAATCGAGAGCAACCTTGATGACCTTCCGCTCTTGGGGGACGTAAATGATTAGCTTACCATCTCCTACCGGAACCCCTTCTGGTAATGAGCCTTGGCAGCGCAGGTCATCGAGCAATCGGCAAACTTCGCGTGAATTTCGTCCACGAAGGGAAAGCTCGCTCTTCAATTTATCTAGTTCTTCTAATACGTAAATTGGAATGTATAGGTTGTTGTCCTCAAATTTGAATATCGATTGTGGGTCATGAATCAGCACGTTAGTATCAAGAATGTAGTTTTTCTTCACCTAAACCTCTACGTTTATACTGATATATCCACATCTTACAATTATTTGGTATTGAATTATGAATCTTAAGAAGTTAGCTATGTACGCTGATGTATTTTTTAGGCGTGCTCAGGATAATACAATCAATACTCCAAATATAACTATTCAGCCTGGTAAACCTGAAGCAAATTGTGCTTTGGAGATTCTTAAGTTATGGCAGCCAAACTATTTTATAGGAGTTAGATCGGTGGTGATTGGACCATCTGCTGACTATGGCCATGTAGAATCCGGACCAGATAAAGATCCAACTGTCATCTATCTGAATGCAGATAGAATTGTTGCCGAAGCCGGCGGGAAACAAGGTGGACAAGAAGCGGCCTTAGCAACAGCCAAGGTCATTGCACATGAGAAAGGTCATGTGGCTTCGTTCAATCCACAGCAAGGATTTGTCGGCGGAGAAACTCCAGCCAAAGGCCAGGAACAAGATTTTGAAAATTGGTTGAAGTCCGGTGGTATGCAGAGAATAGAAAGTCTTCCAAGCTATCAGCAGCTAGGTAATAAATGAAAAAGTATTTAGCTATCCTATTGTTGTGCTTGTCGTGTTGCACCCCAACAATTACGACGAAGAACAATTTACCAGTATTAGCGAGTGGCAAATTCAGCTGCTACAATGGACAATGCTGTTGGCCATACCTTCACCATAGAGAAGTGAAGGACTACCATTTGATGTTATGTGCGCACGAAACCATCAGACCTGATGGTTGGCATAGCTTAGAGGCTTCTGTCAAAACTTACTTCAACTACCCTTAGTAAGCTGATCCCATTCAAGGGTGTGACCGCAGGTAGTACATCGTTTGACGTGGATGGGATGTTTAATGCAACGAGGGCATGGAACATAACCCGGAAGATTTCCATTGCCGTGTTTGAGTACAAAGTTGATATAGGCTTTGCTGAATTTTGAACAATGACAGAGCGGTTGCCAGACGATAACGTAAAAGGCGATGCAACACCAGTGGATGCCAGAGCATCGACCAGTTCGAATGTCTAGGGACATCTTCTTGAGTGGCAGGTTTTTCATTATCATATTGTCATCTGTCTTGTAGTCCGCGTAAATAGGCTCGGCGTAGTGACGCTTCTTGCAGGCCGCGTGACACCCAACCAATAAGCAGACCTACGAATACTCCTATTGCAAACCAAAATGCATATGGATGAGCAATCATTTAAAAACTTACTTTAGAGTTTGAAGTCTTTTCAATATTTTAGGACATTCAGATCGCCTAATTGGCCATGTCACCAACACTGTCTCGGAGTTGGGCTCCACTTCGGTCAGGCCGGCATCGCGCACGAGGAAGACCCGCAGCTCAGCAATGATCTTCTCGAAGTCCTTCTTCTTGCCGCCGAGCACAACCTTGCGGAAACTTCCATTCATCCACTCTGCCACAACCCCCAAGATCTCTTCATACTCTGGCTTCAGTGGAGTCATATCGTTTTTGTGACGTTCTGCCAGAGTTCCAGATCGTATAACGAACATCTGAGCGCCGTGAGCTATTTGGGCTCCCATCTTTCCTGCGCTCATGTTCAAGTCAGTTCTTACGATGTAGTATTGAATTAGAGGGTCTCCTTGCTCAGCTCTAATCTTTGCAAGGCGTTCGTCATCAAAAGGATTTGGTTCGATAGGCATGACTATTCAATCTCTATGGTTTTGAAAGACGCAATACCATTATTGTTGATAATGTATGATGCGTAAACCTCAAGGCTTTTATTTACATTACGAAGCCAGATGGCTGCCATTTGAAGATCTCTAATCTGTCTATTAGTAATTGTCTCTCTTGGCATACCATTGAGATTATACTTATAGTACCCACATTCAGAGTGAGTTAACAGCCATACTTTTCTTGTGTTATGGCCTTTGATTAAGAAAGACGTACCAGTCTTGCAAGCCTCTGATTGTAGAATGGAAGCGTTCGCCAGCGCTGGGCCTCCTGGCATTGCCATCACATCATAGCGCGTGATCCCGTTGCTCTGCATGAGCTCGGAGACTATCGAGGTGTACCTGCCATCACTGCACTGGATGACAAGCACATCTGGATGTTTCTCTTCGAACTTCAATGATATTGCTGTTGACGGGCAGCCCGTTGGGAAATCATTCGTAACACGTTTCAAAGAATCTATTGGAGGGCAGTCATCAGCTGCCATCTTTATCCTTTGAACAAGTGGATTTTCTGGCGGAGCAGACCTAATCTTTGCCCTTCCATAACGGTCAACACCAGATTCTTTTGACATAAATTATCTTTCTGATTATATTTTAGATGGAGGAGGAAGAGGAAGTGTTGGAGAGTTTTTTGCTTCTTTAGCTTCTCTTTTTTTCTCCTTCTTTATTCTAGCACCGAAGTCTGAAGATATCGCTGTATACAAGGATCTCCTATAAGCCGTCTTTCCATTATTAGCACTGGCACAAGTGCTGCCAGTTCCATAAGCTGAGAATGTTTCAAAAACCCAATCATGTTCAAGGTCTGGAGTTTTAGTTGCTTGGTACGCGCACATGTTTCTGGCGCGGCCAAACATATCCATACCAAAGCCAAAACAGTTTTCTAATGCTTCGCTATTTGCACCCAAGAATGTCTGTGGATCAATTTTGAACTTCACGAGAACAGCTGGATGAACCTGTACCAAGCACACTTCACCGCCCGGACCAATTCCTTCGCCTCCAGCATCATCTGCTAATGGATCTGTTGGCTTAGTGCGTCCTGAACGCCCTCGACCAACCTCCACATCTTCTCGAAGTCCGCTTTCTGCAATTGCAGCAGCGCTTTCAAGAGATACAAGTTCAATGAACGTAAATCCTTTGAACAAAGGACTTCTCTTGCAGTCTTTTACGGTACTCAAATTATCATCAATGCACAGTTTGTTTTGTGCTAATGTGACAATTTCTTCCGTGATAACTGAATACCTTTCCTTTCCATCTTCCTTCGATTCCTTTGTGACATAGGCACCATAGAAGGTTGACCATTGGTAATCTGAGCACGCATCTCCATGACACTCTATCGGAGTAACTGAAAATTTTGTATATCCAGGAGGTGCGACTTTCAATATTGTTTGCAACAATAAAGCCTGTAGAATCATGTTTCTTCCGTTTCAATTGGACAAATTAATATGGCGGAATATCCACCTGCTAATTTAATTTTGCAAACACTATCTCATTGTTCACCTGTTGTTCTAAACCAAACTTCATGCCACTGTCACCAGCCCGCCACGATAACATCGTCGTCAGGAATTGTCCAGCATTTATGCCGTTGCGGCCGTATGTTCGACCAATGATCAGTGGAAGGCATCGGTCATCGGTTGGGAACCGGTGACACCAACGATTACTTCCGAGTCTTCTTCCTCATCACACTCTTCATCTTCTTCAGTGCACTTGTCTTCTTCGGCGTATTCGCCGTATTGTCCCTTTGCTTTACTCAGCCAAACTTCATTGGGTATTTGAAGATTTGTAGCAGCCAGCCATTCTATTAATTTGGCATAATCTGTTCGCATTTTCAATCTGCGAATGAACTCTCTCTTTTGAGTTCTCTTTACTGAGGGTAATATAGAGACGATTGTTGATGGCTTTGCAACCAGAAGCGCCTTACTCCACACTTCTTGCTTTTTACTTGTAAGAAGTTTAGACGCTATTGAAGGATCTGTATTCATCTTAATGAAGTTTGCATCTTCTTCATTTAGAATGAGATCTGGATCTGGAAGTAGATGGGCCAATCTAAATCTAAAGCTTTTAAAAACTACCTTGGGATTTGCTGCCAAGAAATTAGCAACATCAGTAATGAAGTTAGGATACTCTGCACTGATAGCTTCAAGGTACTTAATATTGAGTGTGGATAATAACTTGATTGTTTTTCTAGTTACCGATGCAGGATCAAAGAGATAATACCCAACACCAGTCATATTATGCAAGAACTTAATGGTGTTTTGATTCTGGTACTTTATCCATTCAGATACTTCTTGGCGAGTGGTGAGACCTCTCTTTATACGGTAAAGCATTGGTTCTTCACGATCGTGAAGACATGCAAATACTGCAGATTCGAACTTGTCGTTGCGCTTAACCCAATCATCAATATCATCTACTTCGTCGTCATCCTCTTCCCAGATTGTAACATCCATCAGTCCTTTTTTCTGGATGGCATACTTGCGCTGATTTTCTTTATCCAAAAGGACATAGAAGACATTCCCGCTAGAGCTATAGTCTTCCCAATACTCTTCAGATTCCATGGCAATACACCACTTAGATGCTTTACCGTAGTACAGCATGGCGGTCTTGCTATTTATCCTCACGAGTGTGCAAGACTCATCGCCGAATATCTTCACAGCGCCCATTTCTTTAGAGAAGATCTCAACCTGCCGCTTGCTCATCGCTAGGTCTTTGATCTCGTTATCAAGAACTTTCAAATCTGGATATGAATATATGTCAGATTTTCGAAGACGCCTTGAGTCTTTATGAAAGGACGATATCGTTGATCGGATATCTTCCGGGCTGTATTTCTTAGCCAATTGAGAGGCAATCCACATAAGGTATTTGTTCTTATGTTTTGGGTCTGCCGTCTCGATAGCTAAACTGGCAAATTCAGGAAAGGCTTTTTTTACTTCTTGAACGCGATTCATAGCGTAGAGAACGCCACGCCCCTTGGCGTTCTCGACGCCGAACTTTAGTTATTCTAAAATTTCGAAGTAAAAAAGAATATGATGTGGAAGTGATCCTCGAAGAAATCTTCTTCTCTACGATAAACATCTCGAAGTGGCATCCAAAACGCTTCAGCGGCATCGTCACCGCGCTTTACTTTTGGAAGGTCTCCGGCACCGAGATTTATGCAATAACCATGTGTAATAGTTCGTCCGCGCAAAGAACGTTCTGGATGATCGAAGACCCTCTGATCAACAATTGCCTTCCTCAACTCATCTTTGCTAACAGCGATTTGCGTTTCTTCTTTTAACTCACGAAGGCATCCGTCAACTATACGCTCATCTGGATTCAAGTATCCGCCAGGTAGCGCGATTAGACCTTTGCCTGGATATCCGCCACGCACCGTCATTAGTACGTGTCCGGACTTTATCACAAGAGCATCGGTTGTCACAAATTGAACTGGATACGGAGATGAGGCCCATAGCGCTCTATACTCAGTAATGTGGTCGAATTCTGCAACAAGATTTTGGTATGTACTAGTTCCCATTTCTGATAGCAACATATCATATACAGGTTGTGGTATAAACTTTCTTAACTCAGCCGTATTACCTTTGAAGAAAAATGATCTGACCAACGTTGCATCTAGCCTAGGAAACTCTGTGCGTAAGTTTCCAACATCATTGAGCTTCCACTTAGGAAATAAGTGGAGATAGAATGTTGACCTATCCTTATCATGACCATAAAGCGTTACGTCACAATCATCAAGGTCAACTTCAACGCCATTGACCTTTACAGACCCCAATGCAGACTGCAATGAAGATAGCCACATGTTGTCATTATAGAAATAGTCTTTAGCAGCAACAACACTTATGTGGGTATTTCCTTCTGACGTAAGACATTTGCGAATCATCAATTCGCGCTCGTCAGTAGTCCATGGATTCTTGATTGTCTTAGCCTGACATGCAGAGCCAAGAATTATAACCACATGATCGTTATCTTTCATTGCCAACTTTACAATATCAACGTGGGCAAGATGAAACGGTTGTAGCCGAGCAATGAAAACACCAATCTTCATTTTCTTCATAACACTCTCCGTGTTGTACCGACTTCTTCTCTCCGTGAGAAGGTTGCCGACATCGTATCAGGCTGTCCGCCCGATGTCAAACATTCGTTGTTGCTGCGATTACGTCAGGTGGTTCATCAGACCAAATCGGCCCAGGCTTGACGAATCCGTCGAAGCCGTCCTGGTTGGCCTTGTCCACCCACGCATTCCAATCTTCCAAGACATTGTCTTGGTAGTGAACCAAAAGCATCTTATTCTTAATGCTATTATCCAATGTCCTTAGCTGATCGTAATGGGCGTGAACTCCGCTTTTGAATCCTGTTTCGCAGTCATGAATTATGACATCAGCCTCTTTGTAATAGGCTTTCATAGATGTCTCTGGGGCGAACTGAACATCTGTAGTGATGAATATTCGATACCCAATATCATCAGTAAACATCAGCCCGAATGAATCAACAATACTATATTTAGCAGAGACATGAAGGCTTTGAACGATATCGAACTTCAAGCCCTCCCACTCGAACGATCCGTTTTTTGGCACTGGATGTACCCTGAAATAGGTGTCGATGTTGGCGTCGATTCCCTCAAGTCCTTCGAGACCTCCTCGTAATGAGTGATCCCAAAGTGTTCGAATCATCCCATGCTCACAGAATAGCACTGGTAATTGAAGTGGCTCTGGGGAATGCTCAGGATCGACAGTTCGCGCGAGGGCCCTAGCATTTTCCATTGATCTCTTTGTAAAGTAGCGTGTGAATGCCAAGAACTCCATGCCGCCCACATGATCTGCGTGAGCATGTGAAATATAGACAGCATCTATATCCTTGGCAGACAGGCCCTGATCTCTAAGGCTAAATCTGACATCGCCACCACAATCTACCAAAAGATACTTGCCATTTCTTTTGATGACAAAGTTAGTTTGGTAGTTGTTCATTGTGAAGGCAGAGCCTGTACCTAATGCAATGATTCTTGTTGGCATATTACTCTACCACCATCTGCTCTCCATTAGCAGGTTCTTTGACGAACAAATTATTAAAATCCCATTGCTTATAAGTCTTCAAACCGTCTTTCCATTCGATTTGAACTTCGTAAAGCTGCTTGTCATCTGGAGCATTATCCCAATGCTCTGCCTCAGCTCTCTTCAATAATCCGGCCTCTCCATCTTTGTTGTGGATGACCATATCCTTCACAAGCTTCTCGATTGGGTAATTAGAGAGTGGAACTGACTCATCTCGAACAGCCCAGCCAAAGGAACATTGAACACGGCCAGAGTCATCTTGTGTTAGCCCAATCAATCCACCAACAAACTCCATAGGATATTCCTGGTTATAGTAATCCCAAATGAATGGAACCTTAGAAATAGATTGGTTGAAAGAGGATAGAGTATTCCCGTGATGAGACGGACAAGTACCCATATACTTGTTTTTACTATTATCTCTTCCTAAATATGGAAAGAATGCGTTGACATGTCCTGAGATAAATGGGCCACCACTACCGCCGCCCTCTTTATACCAGCTCTTCCAGAAGTCAATATCAACCTCTCCCTTAGCGGCTAGAACTAATTGATCAAGGACTGGCTTCAGGTGATCTGCCCACCAAGACAAACCAAATTCATCAAATGAATTCACCTTATCACGGATGCGTTCCCAATCTTCCACAGTACCAGTGAGGGTTATCACAGGAATGTGACAACATGTTTTGACTGAGTAATCGAAGTATTTACTCATAGCATCCATCAGAACAATTTCGGAGGATACTCTTTGTAGCTGTCCTGTGGTCGAGAAATTTCCGACAATCAAATCTTTCTTTGGGCCGATAAATTCCCCAATCTTCTCCGAGAACTCATCAAAGCATCCCTCCCAATTATTGATTGAGCCGCGCCTAAATTCGTCTCGCCTGATATCGATTGTTCGTTTGCCCTTGAATGAAACGAACTTGTCACGAAGAGCTTCGGCATTCTCTTTGATGTGAGTTGCCAGCCCATGTTCGATTGTAATCCAGACTGCATCTGGATCCAATATCATATGGCGGTGACTAGAGAATGAAAGGTGGGCTAGACCAACTAGATTTGATATATACGATTCATCACGATATCCTGGTTTTCCGCCGATTAGAGGATGACCAAGCTCGCAAACCTGTTCAATATCCCCACCAACTTTTTGTATGATTTGGTCACGAACACTAACAGTAGAACTTATTTTGCTAGTGTTTACTTCGCCGCCTAATTCAAATGTTCTAGTCATAATGTTTCCATATCGTGTGAGATAGTTAATTTACTTTTACACAAAACATCTAATATATCTTCAACTGTAAAGATGTTAGTGTCTAGTTTCTCAAAAATATCTCTACTAGATTCAATGCTCTTAACAGATGCAAATCTAATTGGGACATCATTGCACTTTATAATAAGAAATGGCTCACTATTTGTATAATTTATATCCCCACAGCAATCTCTCTGGTGTTCTGTATCAATATAAATTCGTGACAATGTATATGTTCGCATTGTATACTCCTAGAATCCGCTTTCTCGAAAATGACCAATCATGACTAAGTCTTGTAAGAAGTTTTCCTTTGAGAAATATATAGTCATTAATTCTATTGCGAATTCTTTTGAGTATTTATTTCCAACCATCTTCCAATCTTCTGGTTCTGGAAGCTCCGAAATATCTGGCCAGCATCTATTGTTAGATTCACCTTGCCGGCAAGCATGATGAGCAATGCGAGTGAATGCTCTTGAAAGTGCCTCTCCAATTGACGGAATTGGATGTGGAGTTAATGATAACCAACAACCACGACCAGTGAAAGAATCATTAAACCACTCAACGCTACTCCACCCACGCCTCGAAGCTTCTGATTCAATCCAATCTACCACAGCCTTGTTTATGCATTCGGATTTATGTTGGGCTTCATTATTGAATAATGATAAGACATCGTCATGAGGGCATAGAGTTTTGGAGTGTCCATATTTCAAATCACTTGGAGTTGGGAATAGATTAGTCATGATTTTACCAAGGGATTTATAAACCTTGTCTCTTTTAGAGGTGTTGCTATGTATCAATATAAACTCGTGATAGTAGTCATAATCTCTTTACTCAGGAGGATTTACCACTGATTCCTAAACCTGGTGCCTACAATATCGACTGGTTCAGTTAGATGTTCTTTGGCCCAAGCACCACCCATCTTTCCAAACCCGCAATTACCAGCTCTGTAATTACCATTACCGGCATCTGCGAACCAACCCATTCCAGCGTCTTTTCTATCGGTCTCGCAATATACAAAGCGAGCACCTTTAGATGCAACCTTTTTGTGTGTTGGAACTGGAAGATCTTCAAGTTTGTATGCCCCATCCCAAGCCTCAGGTGGCAATATTATTCTATAAAGATCATGTTTCAGAAATGCTTCTCTTGCTTCTCGTAGCATATAGCCTCCTCATGAAAGCTAACATGTATTTTTGATCTACAATATTGACCCACTTAGGGTGTTGGTAATTGTGTTTGAATGGAAATTGACATCCTTTTTTCAGAAGGTAATTAGCCGTCCATCCATTCTTAGAATATAAAAACTCACAGCATGGAAGAAGTCTACCGAGCTCATCGGTAGCCTCAATTCCAGACTCATCATCTACATCGCCGATTAGATTACAAGAGCATCCGCGCGGTACGCAATCATCGCAATAGTATTCGAAATCACGTGGCATATATTCCCACGTGGCCATCTTTGCGTTACAAAAATCACAGCGTACTTTTACGATACTTCTCATCTATGGCCTGGGTCGCAGGTCGCAGGTATCACCACATGCTTCTAGGCAGTTATCGTACCAAGAAACATCAATCCATTTATGAACTTCTCTACATCCGCAATACAAATCACCAATTACCTTATATTCCTGTATAATATTTTGCTTCCATCGCCGTTGTTGAAGATAATATCCATCAACAATAGTTGGTAAAACATATTTGAATACAAAGAACTTAGTTACAACTCTGAATTGTGATCTATGTCTACCTGGCGGAATTGCCCAGGCTTGAGGTATGAAAGATTTCATCCGATACCTGTGCTATTAGTTCCGATAGGGTTCTGCCAGTAATTAGTGTTCACCATTATTGTAGTTGGTTTTTTTTCATCAGGCCTAATGGGTGCGGTTTCCAGATCGATAGCAATACCAACAATGGGTGTTATCTTGTTTTTTTCATCAACCAGGATTACCGTACTCAAGAAGTTGCTCAAACTTACGTGTAGTCAAGCAGCTACCTGATTAAAAGCTATGCCAGTGCTTCTCTTTCGAGAGAGTCCCCTGGTAGTAAGCCTTCGGCCATACGGTAATGGCGCGTATTTATTCAAGAAGTCTTGTGGACAGTCCTGATCCGGATTCCTCCTAGACCAGTATAGCCTCACAAGCACTCCCTTCACTTCCGACGGATGATCATCGAGGCCAATCTGTTTGCTCTCGGAACGTCCGAGCAAATTGATCCCTCCTACCACGTCGGCATGTGAAATCCTGCCGCACTGGCGACAGATGAAATCTATTCCAGCCCGATTGTATCTAGAGACATGCCCACACGAAGGGCATGTCTGAGAACTGTAGGCCGGATTCACCTTTTCAGTTGGAGCCTTTGATTCAAGGGCATGAGCTAATTCCCTGTAACAGAAGCGTTTTTGCCCACGACAACCACGAAGATCTAGGTCTTCTAAGACGAAGACGGACTCAGAGTACGTTCGGATCAGTTCATTGGATACCCGTCCCGTGAAGCTCTTGGTCAAGCCAGAGAGGCGTGATTCTAGTCGGTCTAGCCTAGGACTGTTCTCCTTGAGATCCTGCCTTTGGCGGTTCGCCCTGACTTCCCTGACCTTGTCGTAGAGCCTGTTGAACTTGGGTTTTAGGTAGGCCCCAAACACGTGTCCGCTCGAAGTAGCCGCTACCACGTTTAGTCCTACATCGACTCCAATCCTGGGTAAGTCAGGTTCGGCCTCGCAGACCAACCACTCTTTGGTATCAACGGCTTCGAACCGCCAACGGCCCTTTCGGTCTTTTCTAGCGTGGATTCCCTTACTTACGTCAGATGACTTCTTGACGTATGGGTTCCCAACCAGTGGTAGCCAAGCAAGCTTCCGAGAAATCAAAGTTGAGATCTTGAGCCAAAGATCCGCGTGGGTAGCCTCTTCTGGGTCTTCCAATGAGCAGGTGTTCTCCGACATCCTCATTGGAATCCGACTGGATATGGAAGGCGGGTTCCCCACTACTTCTGGGTCAGAGAGCCAAGACCAATACAGATCAATTGCTTCCTGGGACACGGTTTCCTTCGGCTCATGAATCAAGTACTTACCCACCGTGTAAAGCTGCTTACAGAAGTCCTCGTCAAAGTTCCCCTCTTTGAAAGATAACCTGATGAAAGTCTTGATCTTCCTGGCATAAACCGACTTAGCCCAAGTGCTCACAATCTGGATGGCATGGTCGCGGGCGTTTTTCTCAATCTGAGACGTAAGCTTCTCAGCCCTGGGGAAGAAGTCCTGCTTCTCCGAGCGGGGCAAAGTCAGCCTATGGGCTTTGAGCATCGTCTGAACGCAGATCCGGACATAAGCTATGTACTCGACGTGAAGAGCTTCCAGGGATTGAATCTTCCCAGGGTTGCACTCAGGATGCAGCATGAAGAACCGACATTTCTTCATATCGAGAGATTGGCTGAAGTTCGAACAGGATTCACCATGCGCTCAGCCACACAAGGTATGCATACCAGCGTCTCAGATCCCTCTTTCTTGCCTTGAAGCTTGTGTATCGGGATGCCTTTAACCACCCCATGCTTTGGACATGTAATGAAGTGGGTCGTAAATGATTGGAGCCTGGCATAAGCATCGGCCCATCTAGGATCTTGCCGGTCAATCTTTATCTGACGTAGACTCACACTGAACTGGAATGTTTCGTCCCGTTCGCTTAGGGGAAGCGCAACGATCCACCCAAGATCCATACTCGTTAGTAGAGGCTCCCCTGTGTAAGGGGTGAGTCCAGCCTCCTTACAACGTGGGTCTTGCATCTTCGCTTCAATAGCGTCCAGCATCTCAAAGAAGTTGGAGTAACTTGTCATGGGTTCCTTTCTGACCATGGCTCGTTTTTGAATCTGAGCCCACCCTCAGGGCGGGCAGTCAAGTAGCATTGCACCCAACTCTCACAGTGGTTACGCGGAATATCAAAGGTACCGGCTATACTGAGGAACTGATCTGAGTATTCAAACACGAAGTATGGATCACCATCGGAGGAGTGAGAGTCCAGTTCCTTCTTGAATTCTTCCAGTATGTTGTAGGGGAGTCTAGGGATAGCTACGACATATCGGTAATCTGGTGTGCTCGCTTGACAGTAGACAGACGGATACCCGTACCACCTTGCGAAAACCTCAATCTTTGACTCATTAGGTTCCATCAGGCGGCCTCTTGCTTCTTCTTTCGGCGGTTCTCAGCGCTCCGTTTTCCGTAAACTTTGGCTGAGAAGCTGGACATGAGGCTGACCATATCCTCGACTAGTTCGGCCTCGTAGGACTTTGGGAGCACGTTTTCCAGCCACTCAACCTGTACACCATGACTCTCGAAGAACTTTTGGAATATGTTGAAGTTGAACCTCGCGAGTCGATCCTTGTGCTCGATAACCACCCGCCCAATCTCGCCCCTCGTGGCCAACTCAAGAAGGCGGAGCATCTTCGGCCGAGTGTCCGTCATCCCAGATCCGACTTCCTCCATGACATGCGTCACCGAGTAGCTCTGCTTGACGCAATGCTCTAGAAGCCTTCCCTTTTGACGGTCAAGGTCGCCCTTAGCCTTCTGCTCATGGCTCGAAACCCGAGCGTAGACAGCGACATTTTCCGACATCTTGGAGGTCTTTTTGATGATCCCTTGGAAGCGGTCTAGGTCTTCAGTGCGGTACCGGCGCTGACCACCTGGGGTTCTAACGGCTACGAGGCTCTTGTTCTTGTCCCAAGTCCGAAGCGTCGAGGTACCACAACCAAGGATTTCAGCCGCTTTTTTGAGCGAAACGAGGCCACTGGACATCCTTGGACTTCAACCGATCTGACCACAGGTCGTAATGTACTTGAAACTCTTCGGGAGTCGGAACCGGTTCGAGTGGGGTGACGTGGGGAAATACCCTACCGTCTTCCAATTCGAACTCAGTGGCCGAAACTCGAACCACTTTCATCTTCATGTACATCCGATCTGATAAAAGGATTACCCACGGGTTGAGCGGAGTCAAGTAACTTTAGTCAAGTTTCCGTTGAACTGCTGGCAACCCTTGGTATCCACTTGCGGGCTACTTTGTTTGTCATCTCGGTAAATGTTGCGATAATAACTAGATCTCCAACATTGCACAGCTTTGCCCCAGCGCCATTGATACAAATTTCTCCGCTGTCATTATCACCCTGAATGGCGTATGTGAAAAGGCGTGAACCGTTAGTTATGTTCCAAATATGAACTGCCTCATATGGAACAATATCAGCCGCTCGCATTAAATTAGAGTCAATCGTAACACTACCTTCGTAGTCTATATTTGATCCAGTTACGGTTGCTCGATGGATCTTTGACTTGAATATTTGGCGTTTCATTTTGTCCCAATAAATTAACCCAGTCCTAGAACTACGGGAAGGCAAACTAGGACTGGGTTATTAAGTTTTTCTGGCTAAGACTCTCGACCTAAAAGAATACACTCTCAATTTTACTTCGCCTACCCTTTATTACTTTCGCCTTCTTATCGGAAGTTACTGGAGCTTTAATCTGACCAATATCTCCAATCAACTTCCGAGCTATCTTTGTGCAAGAGTAACATATGCATTCTTTGAATATATGGCTAATATTCTTTTTCTTATCGAATACAGTATGATTCATCCAGCACAAAGAATGATCTTTATGATCTGCTATCCAAGCGTCATCAAGTTCTACGGGACTACCAAATAAGTTCGCTGATTTTACTAACATCCGCCACCTCAGTGTGGAGGATATTCATGCACGATCTATAAAAAAAATCAATACATTTCTTTGGTAATATAGATGTGCGCTGTTGTGTTACTTATCTGGCAAATGGCCTACATACACGGCTCTTTACAGCATTAAACTTCAATTTGATAGTTCGCTTATTCTTTGGCAGATCTTTGATCTTGGTTATTCTTTTACCAGAAGAACACAGTAGTAGATCGAGCGCTTCAAGCTCTGCTTTGCGGAGGGCTAATTGGCGTTGACGCTCTTTCTCAAGCTTCTTCTTACGCGCCTCTTGTATTCTGGGACTTCTCCGCGTTATCCATTTACCAAAAGCTTCACAACCAATTATGACTATAGCTAAAATCAAGTAAGCAATTGGAATAAGTAATAGGAATGCTGGAGGTATCAGCATCCATACCTTCAAATGGGTGATTTTCAAAAGAACGAATGCGACTGTAATTAACCATGGCATTGGCAACAATAACCATTTAAGGTTGCCAAATTTTTCAATGGTCAAGAAGTCAACTTTTCTATCAATCTTAAACGCTGAAACCTCTTCCCAAATTGTCCAACGCCCAATCATTAGGTTGAATATCTGAACTAATGAAATTATCAAAGCGAAGAACAAGAAGATGACCGCGAATACAAACGGCTGTACCGGGTACGCCAACATTCTTCTTCGTCGGAATTCACACTGATCAACAGCTTTGTTCTTGAAGAAGAAATTTACCCAATTCTTTTCCCAATCAGATGGTTCTTTGGCAAAGCATCCACTAGGCATATCAATGTCAATGTAGTTCCACAGCCTATCTTCGAACATCCAGTGCTTTGCTAATAGATACTTGCAATTTTCTTCATAGTATGACTCTGGAAAATCCATAGCACGCCCTTGCCAGTTACCACCGTCACGGGTGCGCTCCATCCAATCTGCTTCTTGGTTGGTGTGACGCGCGCAAGGATCCTATTTTTACCAGGACGATAGAAGGTGACGTAGGCCATCATATCTGACAACTTGGCCCAGCCGCGCCATTCAGCTTTGTCTCCACCCTTCTCTGGGGGAGCTACACTAAGTAGAACGTATTGTTCCGAATCACTGTTCTTGAACAGCCAATCACGATCAACGCACCAGGTGATTGGAATAGAACCCACATCAGACTTGAACTCTGTGAGCCGCAGCTCGAATTTAGGATCGCCTAGCACTGGTTCTGGAGGGGGACCATTCCTGGATTCCAATCATCCACCATCGGATTAAAGTATGAAATACCAAGCTCATCATACTTGGCCATAAACGGATCTCTCCATCTATTTTTATCACACGTACCAAACAGACCAATACATAACATTTTGGCTTCCTTTCAGTAAAATCTCATTACTTTTGCTGCAGATTCGATTAATTCAAGAAGACAGGTTCTTTCGTAAGAAGTAAGTTCCCCACTGTGTCTTTGAAGTTCTCTCGTCAATACATGACAACCGCTCCTGATAGAAAACTTTTCTTCCTGTTCGTCTCCGCTATCTTCATTTTCGGTTTCGCTATCCTCCCCACAATCATCGCCAAGGACTTCGTGAATTTTATCAGATAGCCTTCTTAATAAATGAGTGTCTCGATCGCTAAGTTTGTCATCAGTAAGATGATCCATTAAGGCTGGCACTAAACCAGAGACACAATCATCAAGCTCCCTAGTTTTCATTATACAATTTCCTTTATGGCTTGCTGCCCAAGCTCAGCGGCTATCTGCTCAAGTGTCAGGTCGCATAGATCATCAACCCAATCACCAACGAAATACAGTTTTCTACTACCAAGAATTACACCAAACAATATAGGGTCTCTTCTCCTATTTGCTTCCTCTTGAGTTTCCGCCCAAGAATTCTTGTTTGGATCGTAGTGCATGACAACGTAGTTATCAAACACAGTCAATTCATCAAGACTTACTTTGGTAAAAATTACTTCATTAGGAATAATTCTAGTAAAGTTCTTAATCCAATCAAGCCGCAATCCACGTTTGGCTTGCTTGACAAATTTCACCACATCTTCTTCAGTGACGTATTTCTTATGATCTGAAGCAAATAGTTGGGTCTCAGAGCGGTGCGCATCCAAGCCACTCAACAGACGCTCCTTAAGGGCAACCTGTCCGGCTTTGGTGGCGTTGATCAAGGCTTTCTCGTATCCGGCAGCGCGCTCGGCAACAATCTCAAGCTCTCTGGCAGAGTTTTTTATTGAGGCGAAGAAGTCCTTTACGGACATTCTTGCTGCTTCAATCTTTGCCATCTTCTTTTTTCTGAATAATCCAACCATCCATAATATCGGGAATAATAAGAAAGACCAAACCTTCTTATTGCGATATTTTCTATTCCCAATTATAAATCCGTCACCTTCGGTCTTAACAAGACCAGGAATATCCATTTCTTCGGGTTCTCTCCATGCCTGGATAAACCCAACATCACCATCATTCTTGGACTCGCTGTCGCTATCTCTGTGATAATCAACCCAAGCATTTACCATTTTGGAAAGCTCTGAGCGTTTCTTTCCAAAATGTTTTGGTAGACTAGCATCTACAATGAAGTTTTCAAAAATCTCAAGCTTTCCATCGCGAGTAATCATTTTAGCGCTCTTAGCTCTTTTTCCATAGCTAGATACATATCTAGCAAATGCACAGCAAACACAACTCTACCACTTCCAACTATCTGACGAGATGGATTTCCATCAGTCATCAGTATCATTTCTCCATTATCTGATACCCAATGACCCTCGTGGACTATCCACTTATGATCAGCACAGTTTAGTGTCAATAATGGTTTGTCATACTTTTTTTCTGTAGTCATATTAATTCTCCAATTACCAAAAATTTCTATTCTTCTTATTACCTAAGATCCAGATGGAGTTACCAATTCATTCTCATCTAGATCTTCGTCCTCACCCAGTGCTTCAGGATCTAATTCAAGATCTGGATCAATCTCCAGTTTATTATTATCCTTTGGATAGGTATTCATCAAATTTCTCGCACAGTAATTTGTACGGATTCAAAGTTGTATCAGTAGTTTCAAGCTTACAGCCAGCGGCATTCAAGTGTCCACCTCCGCCATAGGACTTGCAGAATTTACCACAATCAAATGAGTTGCCGAAACTTCTCAATGACAACAGCAATCCAGGATAGCAACCAGGATCGTTCTTTGTGTAAGAGAACCCAATCACTAATTCACATTCATCTTCTAGACGATCGGACACATCAGAAATGAATCTGCTTGGGACAATTGCAATGACAAGCCCGCTATCTGTTCGATAAGTCCATCGCTTCTCTGCGATACTAGCGGCTCTCTCATTATCTTTATCTACCAAGATCTTTCCAAGCCAACCATATTTATCATCCCATTGAGACGCCAACTGAGACAGCCAAATACCCTTCCACATTTCATTTGAAAAGAACATTAGGATGGCTGCATGTTCACGGGCTTTTTTCCACAAGGGATTTTCCAGTTGCCAATTATCTCTAACCCCAGCTAGCAATGAGAACTCTTCGGCAAATGAACGAGAAAAACAAGTCAGCTTACCAAGCATTGGCTGCCACGCTTCACGATACGCCAGGCCTGCGCCGCTGACCGTTGGTTCAGTTTTCTTGTCAGCAAAGACTCCACGCTCTCCGAAAGCGGCCACAATATCACGCGCTTCCTTGTGGTGATCGAGCACAATAGTTCCGGCATCCACGAACTCTTGAATGCGATCGAATGGCGGAGTGCAATCGCAGAACAGAAGTCCTGCTTCCGCCTTCATCTCCTTGTACTCAGAGCTTTGGTATTGGGCAAACACAATCTGTTCTGGATCTAGGTTTAGCGCTTCCTTCAAGATTATTGCAGATGCAGTTCCATCTGGGCAATTATCATGAACGCAAATCTTAGTAACACTTTTTAGTAATGAAATATCCATATTATCCACTCATCAAACTGAATATTGCATTCAACATAAATGCTATTACCGTTGTGTTGTATGCGAATGATTGTATTGCGTGAATTAGAGCAACTCGTCTAATTGATCTGCTGGTAATAGCAATGTCAGAAGTTTGGAAACAAGAGCCAATTGTGAATGCGAAATACGCGAAATCTAAATCGTCTGGTTCTTGATCGCCTGGAAATGCCAGACCGCCAACGATACGCTCCTCGCCATTTCGGCGTGTCCGGCGATAATACATCCGAGCGTAGCGTAATGTCCAGCTAGTATGATTCAAAATCCAAGAACCACCAACTCCGGCCAAGCAAACAATCCACCACAAAATCTGGTGCGCAGCTTTGGCTTCATGTTCACGCATCAAAACAATCGAAGCTAGCAACGAGATTGCTGCCGACAACAATACGATCAGATGAACGAAGAACCGCCCAGGGTCATTGCCGGCTGCTCGAACCTTTGTAGTCCTAGAATTAGACGTTAGAATAATGGTCCAGGTCATTATGATTTCTGACCAAGTACCAACATTCCAAGCGATCAATGCTCGCAGAATATCGCTCTTCATATTTGGGGTTATGAAGTAAGCTGTGATGGATAATGCTATCGCTATAAGCAGTCTTATTTTGGCAGATCTTGGATTATGTAGTAAGTGCATTTGACATTACTACCACTTCTGGTTCAGTAAACCTTACATTGGGCCAATAGAATAATCTTCCTGAGTTTGTTGTTGCCCCAGATATTTCTGTTATAAACAAACTCAGATCAGAATCACTATTTTTGAAATTTGATGAAGCCGCACTAACCGCTCTTAACAAACCTCCTAACGTACAATATGCACCTAAGCATTTATCACCAGACTTGTTGTATGAGAATGTTCTGATGCCTTCTGATTCTAGAAGCGCTTGTACTGGATGTTTCTTCATTTTGCTTTGCGCCTTCTCATCTTAGTTCCAATAACATCTATCATTTGCTTGATCTTGGAAAGTGTTGGAGAATCAAGTTCAAGATTATCAAAGTGTCCATCTATCCATACCCGGAGAAATTCCAATCCATCATCATGGCTTCTCATGGTAGACGCGCCGGCTCGTACGGCTTGTCTTCGACACTCAACTCAGTTGGCCCGCTTACCTCAGGCCGGCCATGTGCTTCCAAGGCTGCCAAGCGCCTCTCAAACATTGCACATCGTTGTTCGAGTTCGAAAATTATCTGCTCGGTAGTTTTGGGAGGCCATGTATATGGGCCAATTACTACGCGATTCGGATCATATGGATTAGGATCAAGTGGATTTGGTAGAAAAGGATTTGGTTCCAGATTTGGATACCATGGAGGAACAAAGTCAGGAAATTGCCGATCAAAAGGAAGGCAGCCGTAAGCTACTGTAGTCGTACATGTCCAAGAAGAATTCGAATCATTCATAAAAACTCCTCAATACAATATATCAACTATTAAGGAGGGTCTCCGGCGTAACCCGGAACAGTTTCTTTTACCTGATCCCGAGGAACTGGAAAGAATCTATTTCTAGAAAAACAGCATGGTTGTTCGCAGATTAACGTTCCAGTCAAAACCATTTTGGATTTTCTCCAATCCAGCCTTGACTAGTTTATCATGATCCTCTTGTCCACGTTCTGTTAGGGTAACGACATTATCATATACTCTGTACTGGCCATCTTCTGATGTGGTGCGTGAAATACGAATATCTGCCGCAACAAGCCTTACAGATCCGTGCTCATCAATTACTATTTTGAACTTAAAGTCAATAGGCCGGATATTTCACCGGCCTACTAGCTAGGCTGTTTCATGAAGTGACACAACAGGCTGCTAAATGGTCAAGCAGGCCCGAAAAAACACCGTACGCGGCTCTCCCGCGTCACCATGGCCTGATGAGAATCTAGCAAGATTAGCCAGCAGAGTCAATCATTGACTGCCGATGACTGTCGTTTGAACGCGCTCGGGCGCGGCCTCCAAACTGTTCGCTTGAGTCTTGCTCTTCTCTATGAGAGCGATGTGTTTTCGGATCCATCGCATAAATGCAATGGCCTTATCTTCAGGTAAAAAGATGCCACTACCAGTATCACTTATTGGAACAGGAAATTCAAAGCCGCACTCTGTTACATACCAAAGTTCCTTATCCTGGTAATGCAAAAACCTAACCTTCTGATTGTTAACAATCATCTCCTTTAACGTTCTCATATAAATCTGCCTTCGGTATCAAAACAAGATACCGTCTTTATTGAGAAACCATCCAACAGCAGCAACTGGTGCTCTCTATGTTGTTATCTGATTTCTCGTTCAAATTTAATATCTGACTATTACCATCTCTTGAAAGTCAGCAAATTGACCAATTTGCGCTCCCAAGGTAACTTGGAATCTTGTGTATACCAACCGATAATGTATATTACATTACCAACACAAACCAAAAACATTCCAAGATTACTAAACCACCATGCTGTATTGTATCCGTACTTGACGTAAATAACAGTTGTTAATATCATTACCAGAAGAGTGGGAATTACAAACGTTTTACATTTGTAAAGGAAATTAAATAGAAAATTCATAAGCCCTTCTTTGGCACAAACCGCTTAACCTTGTTTACACTACACCTAAACAGATCACAACAAGTTGTCCCGGTCCATTTGGCATTATCCCTTTCGGCGATGAACTCAGTAACAACATCATCTTCGTCCCAGCAATCAAACGGACTTCCTGGGGCCAACAATCTGAATATTGGTGTATCCTTTTTTCTGCAACTCTTTTCGAGTCCCAGAATCATCTGTACATGAAACAATGCCAATCAAAAGAAACAGCGCTAATGCTCTCATGATTTACAAAACACCTACTTTTATTTTGCTATTAATTTCTTCTCTAATATCGCTGACAGTAAGTTTACTCAGTGATAAGTGCAAAATTATCGCAGTTACTTCGCGCGGATTAATCCAATCCAAAAAATCAAAGATGGAGTGGTTGTGCGCCTTGGTTATTCCTTTGATCGCTTTCCAGTCTTCTTTTGAGATTTGTATTTTGACCTTTTTAGATTTTTTCGACATATGTCTTTTCCACTTACATGTAGAGCTATAGGAAGTTCAGGTTTTACAGGCAAATCTTTAACAGAAGTGCGGTTGATTTCAGTTAGTGTTACCTTTAGTTCAACTACTGCCCAAGAAGTAGGAATCTTATTACCGCGCTTAAGACGAATTCTATACTTATTTAAATGAGAAATTACATTCTTCCAAGAGTCCCAGCTCTTTCCTCGGTCACTCCAAGTTGGAGTATATTCTCCATCAGAATACAGACCGGTAGTAGTGTCTAGGATCTTAAACTTGATCATTGCAAATTCTCTTTGATACACCACTCATCAAAGCTTGGTTGTGGATCAAGCTGTTGCTCAGCTTCAATCCAATTCTGCTCATCTGCGCCTTCTGGACATCCATTCTCTTGCCAGATCTCGTAGGCGCGAACACAGATTGAATCCCTCAGTCGTTTCCTTTGATAAAGCTCAGTCATCAAAGGGATAATGCCACTTCTCAACGTTGTTGATCGAATACCAATTGAATCGTAATCTGTAACCAATACAAGGCAAAGACTTGGACCATGGAAATACATCGCCCTTAATCTTTGCCCCTTTAGTTTATCAAGTGCTTTTGGTACATCAAAACAGTGAGATGGTGAATTTTCAGTTTCTCCCGGCAAGAGTTCGCCGGGTCTTGAAATTGAACCGCCTTTCCACTTCTCTATAATTGGAGGACCGTGTTTACTTCTACCTTGACGGTTCTCCAAATAAGGAATACCACAATCAGAAGCTATCTTCTTGAATGTGTCCATCCAAGATTGCGACATGTGAACTATCGCATCTATAAATGCAAATTCCATTTTTACTAATTTAGCATTGCCAGGTAATAATTCAGACATACAAACCCATAAAATAGCAATGAACAGGCCACTGTACCTAAACACGCCAAATTCGTCAACACTTAAAAGCGAACGGACCGCTTTTGACGGTCCGCTCAAGCCGGTTATCTCGCAAGGCTTCCCTAGCGACTGATGATGGCAGGCTGATCCTCATTTCCCCTTTGGTCCAATTGAAATTGCTTCCAGGAGGTACTCAAGGGAAATGGAAACCAGACGAGGAGTCAATCATATCACAAAATCAAGGACCACAACATCTTTTTCTGGTTCCTTTATCTTCTTCGAAAAGGCCTCAAGATCTCGCATAGCCGCCTTGAATGCGTTGTGGCTTCGCTCAAGGGAATGGTGCGACCCTCCCCAGTCAACCCGCGAATAGGCCAGGACAGCACGCTCCGCTTTCGTGCGCAGCTCTTCGGCTTGCTCCGGCGTCATCACCCAGCCTCTTCAAGCCCAATCAGGAACTTTCCAATTGTTCCTGGCCGCCAGATCTTGTTGACGCCGCCACCAGGCGTTACGCCGGTAGCCTCCAGATCTTCGATCAGCTTCTTGGCTTCGGTGATTGCTTTCCCAAGCAGATTCTGTCCGCGCCACTTGGACTTATCGAGTGCGTCAGGATCACCAGTCCCCAATCCAATTCCCCAAATTACATCTTCAGGACTTGCCTCAACAAATTCCAAGTCACCAGCTTTTTGAAGGAGAATTAGAAGCTTAGGATTCTGCCTGTATTTCTCTACTGTTGCACGAAGAACAACTTCATATGCAACATCACCCCATATCTCCGGATTGAATCCCTTTACTTCTCTTCCGTATTGTTTTTGCAATTTGGGAATTTGGGTTGACATAATCCTTTTCAGATTAAACAGATCCCCAAATAACCTAGCCTTCATAGACATCATGTATTGTTCAACGCAACTATAGCGAACGCTATCAATTGTCATCGGTGAAGATTGCCAATTAGATGGCCATGATGTCCAAAATAAACACAAACCGTTTCCAGTTACTATATCGCCCATGCGCAATTATGGCGCACACACAAGCTCTCTCGACCTGGGAAATTCTATTTCTTACGAAGCTCTTCAATCAAAGATTCAAGTTTGGTAACTCGATCTTTTAGAGCCCATAGATCTATTAATAAAATAACGTTTACGAGTGAGCATTATTCCTCAATAACCTGCTCCCTGCTGCCCCGTCTCAACGATCAGTGCGCAATCGTACCCAACCAAGCTAGCAGTCTTATTAGCTTCCTTGAGGGTAGAATCAATCGCCGCCAAAACAGGCTTGCGATTGATGTCATTCAACAAATCCATCTTCTTAGGATCGCCGAACACCAACGCCCCAAGCTTGTGACGATTCAAGTTGCCATCTTCCAACAAGAGGTCTGCCCCGAAGTGCCGCACAATCTCCTGCAGCACAGGAGATCCAGGATAGACCAGCGAACGGGCAACCTCATCGGCACCCACCATGGGAACTCCGGCATTACGAAAGATTTCAGCTACCGAACTCTTGCCGCATGCTATCCCACCAGTAAGTCCAAATATAGTCATTTTCTATTTACGCAAAATATAAAGCAGATAATGCTAAATCCAATTGCCATATCAAAGGCAAAGACTGAAAGGTCGAAAAGCAGCACCAACCCACATCCCAAGCGCCAGCCCAATAACCCATGTGTTGCGGAGTTTCTTATAGCAATATTACGTTCATACAACATTTGTAACATTGCCGAGTTGCACTTATCATATGTATTGCGGCGTGCTACTAAAGTTACTTCATCAGATAAAATCTTGCCACGACCTTTACCTCTAAAAGTGAACAAAGTAACCGTTATGCTGTGTGTAGTATTTCCATTCTCATCTGTCTCTTCATTAGCTATCCATGATACTGCACGCTGGCCCACGCCCCCATGCGTAGCCTTAGCCTCGATTCTTCCAAACATTCCAAATGGAATTGTTCTCTCAGAGCCAGTGCAAATACCATTTATACTGATGGGAGTGACCTTTTTCATCGCCGCTTAGAAGAATACGACCTGCTAACCGTAGGCCTAGAGACTGGTGCAGGTCGCGATGGTGGGGTTGATACAGAGCGAGATTGCGTTTGCGTTTGAGCCCGTGGGGTAGATTTCGAAGAGAAGCTGGAGGAGCTAAATGCCACGCTTCGAGGTGCCGGCGGAGTTACTCGGATATTCGTTGTGCGAAATACCGTTGTCTGCTTGATGATGAATTGCTGGCGCGGAACGGAGCGATAGTATCCGTATCGAGGCACACCAAGGTACAACGGCCGAGAGGGGGATAGCAACCATGCCGTCCACAATACATCACGTGTGAAGTTATCGTAGTACCTATAATCTGGATTGTCGTAGCCATTCACGTAGCTTGTGTAGTTGGCGCGATATTGAATACCACCATCATCACCAGTTGTGAATGTGGCTACTGCAATCGATTGATCAGGAACATCATTACCAGGATGAGCAATGAATTCGAACTTCGAATGCGGCTCAACCTCATTGATTAGGATAATGTCCCGCTTGCCATCGTCATCAATATCAACGCGAGTATAGGGATTGTCATCGCCAGGTTTGTTGATCTCATTCTGCAGCGCATCAGAGTCTGCCATACCTCCCTTGATCAGACCGCCCACGGCATTCAAGGCAAAGTCTTCTGCCTGAATGGTATTTGTTGATTCCATATGAACTTTTTTGACAGATGATCTATCATCACATCCGCAAAAGATGAGAGCACATATCAATAGCTTTTTCATTCGATGCCTTTCTTAGTCTCTTCTTCGCTTCGGCAGCTACAAACCCAAACGCCTTTGATTCTCATAATACGCGCCGGATAGCCACAGTGCCCAGCAACTGACTCTTGTCCAAGAACAGATTCCTGACATTTGGTAAACTGCGAACGAAGATCAAGCCTCACTGCAGCCACAATGCAACAAAGAATCACAAGCAGAACACCCATTATATAGAGAGCTTTCATTTTTCCTCAACTTGCATTGCTGGGCACAGCCACAGCTTTCTTTGGATAGGCAAAAGAACTATCAAATCCATTTGGATACTTGGAAAGGACACCCTTCTGGTATTCGTTTAGAGTATGTCCATTACGCGCCAACATGTGAATAAACTCGGCTTCGTATGACAGAGATCTCTCTTTGGATACTTTGCTATCATCAAATGATAGTATCTTGTTGTTATAGAAATCAACTGCCTGAGATCCTACGGTTATAATAGACCCAAGCTCATGTGAAGAATCTGCTTCAATCATTTCGGGCCAAACATATGGAGCGAAAGTTAGAGCCTGAAGCATTTTATTCTTCTCTACGATTGCGAAGCAAAGAGTTGGAACATTTGGGCCCATTCCCAATACAACATGTCGATAATGGTAAATATCCCAAACATTAGCCATTAGATCGCTAATTACTGGAAGAATCTTCATCATACGCAGAGTCGCAACTCCGGACGTGAATAATTGCTCGCACTTCCTACATCTATCTTCCCACTGGCTATCACCTATCTCATCTATATGATTGAAAGCTCCTATTATATCCCCAAGAGTTTGTTGATCCCACCGGCTATCTATGTTTTCCATATCAAATAAATCCTATTGGATTAAACATCGCAGGCTCAGCATCATCAGTTGCCTCAACTAAATAAACATTACTAACACCTTCGTATCCAGCAATATCTTTTAGCTGCAGTTCTGCTTCGCTATCTTCATATGGCCCAGCTTTCTGAATGCCAGCACCTTCAACTTTTGATAACTCCCATACAAGTTTGGCAACTTCGCCATACAGTGCTGGACCAAAATCCCAAGCGTCCACACCAACACTAATCGAGTCTCTACCAGTCACCTTTTCAAAGCTGTGGCTGTGGCCATGAAGTAGAATCTCACCTGGATTTTTCCGAGGTCTACGCGATGCGTATTTATCATGTCCGCTTGGGCCGATGTATGGGTAGTGATTGAGGCGGCACGTGATTCCCCCGATGTTGAGCACAGCCTCTTTCATCACAAGCTCAAAGCCCATTGCCGCCATGCGTCCATCGCCCTGATCGTGGTTGCCAACAATCAAAACCTTACGGCCCTTCATCTGACTCAAGAGCTTCTGGTGTCGAGCAAAGTTGCCTTTGAAGAAACAGTCACCCAACCACAATACGCAGTCATCTGAATTGATGAGTCGATTGTAGTTTGTTACCAAGGTATTGGTCATTTCATCAACATCTTGGAATGGGCGCGAACAATATTCTATGATGTTGGCGTGCCCAATATGGGGATCTGAGTAGAATGCTTTGAACATTACTTACCACCATCAAGACACTCACATTGAACTGCCATCATGATGTGCACGCATTTCAACTGATTCTCTGGACAATCGTATTTGAAGCGCACTTTCTCATATATTCTGTTGCAACCAAATAACATGAAACAGATAACACATGCAAACTTCATGGTATATTCATCTCTGTGTATTTTGCCTTTGCTATCTTTGCTCGCTCTAGGTTTGCTTTTGTAGCTGGAAAGTAAGTTGGAAGAGTTGCCTTATGTCTCTTATAATGCAAACCTAATACTTTCCCACTAGTCCTAGAGATCGCAATTCCATTATCTAGTTTGATAATATCAGTAAAAACCTTAACTACACTATGAGTCTTGATATCTACTGACTTCTTACCATCTGTGACAATGGATTGGAAACTAACAAACGAATCTCCAACCTTTGCCTGAACTAAGGCATATACATCAGCTGGTTTCATCTTACACTTACAAAGGCCAATATAATAGCAAACAAAGATAGCCCGTAGAATACTACAGGAGTAGTGGGGAATGACTTCTTTGCTTTGTAAGATACACCGGGGCCCATATTTTGTGTGAGCCACGACAACATGCCATCAAAGCCTTTCCCTAATGACTCTGCGGCGTGGAGCAAAAGCCCAATGATCGATAACAGAACAGCAATTATGATGAATAGAACTGTGTCCATAGCCGAAACAGGCTACACCAAACCCCATTAAAGTGCAAGGGGCACCAACCACCTTGCAATGCGATTGATGCCCTTCCGACCCGGTAATTTACCGGACTTGCCCGGATTCCCTACTTACTCAATCCCGGAATGAGCTTTTGGGCGCGGCCGAAAGTCCCTGGTGAAGAACGGGAATCTCAGGGGTAAGTTCTCGACCGCTTGCCGCCCGCTCGTGTTGGACACAAGTTGGGGACAGCGAAGACAATCTACCAGCAGGCAAGGACGATGTCAAGATGGATGATCTCTGACCGTAGGGCCAGCCTACCACATTCTATTCACCGATGTCAAGTGTAAGTATTCAGTCTTGTTTACCAAATGTCCTATTATCAGCAGCCGTATCTTCAACATATCTGAAGATACTATCTATTGCTCGCTGCATTCTCTGACGACCAACAGGGTTCGCCGAGTGAATCCATATCCTTGGGCACTTGTAGTCTGGATTTCGATGTACTTCGGCTTCGATATACAAAAGCACATCGTAACCAGTTCCGCCATCTCCAAGATCGTGATCTAAAGAGATCGCTTCGTATTCATTTCGTCGCAACGCAGCAATAGCCTCAAGGGCTGTCTTTACCAATACCCATCCATCGGGAGGATTGCGTTCATCATCTAGCCAAAGATTCATTTTGCTAACCAGTAAACAAGTGCCGCTACACCCAAAGAAACAATAAGTCCAGAGATGCATATGAACATCTTAAATGAGTCGTCATCAACATCAGACCAGTGAGAATCAGAATCAAGAAGATATTTCGCATCCGGATCAATTGGAGTGCTAGTATCATTTTTGACGTGATATAAAAATCCCATTATCCTTGCCTTCGGTAATTTGGATATTTGAATCCACAAGCAATCATTATCTCTTCGACTCTATCATCAATACGAACCGGTACATGTTCAACGATCGTGCAAACCATATCTTGCAAGATGCGTCTTACACTCTCTCTAACTTCTTCTTCATTACCCCTTGTAATTTGAGCAAAGATAGCTGGCCTAACTTCGTTAATGGGTTGTAGTTCCTGATGATTTGGGCAGATATGAACACCACGACGATCCCAACCGCCTCCGCACTTTGTGCAATGCGCATTGACCATCATAATTCAGTTCCTCATCTTATCTTGAATGCGTGTATTGAGAACCTCTGTCAGAGCTAAGTCTTCCGGATCGCGGCTGTTCTTTACAGTTACTTTCCAAAAAGCCTCTTGCTCTTCGATTGAAGCGGCATCCCAAACAGAATTGACAATCATCATTAATGGATGAGTACTAGAAAATACCTCCCCGGTATTAGCATCGACTAATGCTGGACGGCAACCTTTACATTGTGGATCAAATTTATCGCAAGACATAATTTCTCAAAACCATACAGATAGTTGTTTGCCTAAGTCATCAAAGAATTTTTTTATAGATTTCTTACCATCATCGCAAGATAATGTAAGACCATAAAACCTACCATTAGGTAAGTACATCCTTGCCCATACTGTTGGGTCTCTGTATTTTACAGGGTCACTTTCGTCACTGTATTTATGTTCACCAACATCTATCCCCAAGCTTAGTTCCAATACCACTTTGTTCTCATCAGAACTTGGTATGGTGACAGTCATAAATGTTTGACCGACAGTAGCAAAACGTATTTCATGCCCGCCGCTAACTAACAGCCTGCCGAACTTAGACATCTCCCGATCCATTTGAAGAATCTCTGCCGAGACAACATCTCTCAATTTAGCAAGGCGAGATTGTAGATCAAGATCATATTGAATATCAGCTTTATTCTTCTCAGCCAATTCCAAATCTCTCTTATTAGCAGCTTCACGAGCCAACGAAATCAAAGACATAAATCTACTCCTTTGGTAATCAATTATCGTGTTTTACTAACATCTGTAATATTTCAGTACCCGCTGTATATTCTGGATTCAGGATAACAATAGCACCTTCACCAATTGCAATTATAGCAACAAGAAAAGCTACGCACAACAATATCCAGCACCATGACTCGAAAATATCAGATACATTTGGGTTCTTCTTGCCATAAAGATGCATCTTATAAGCTACATATGCAACAATACTGGCAATGAACACCCAAATACCCATATGTATCCATGCTGTCAATTTAGCTTGATAAACAGCAATCTTCCAAGCTGCTGGTGAAATGTTCTGAATCGAAGTGCCTATAGCCTTCGCTCCATGATTAATAGAATCCACCAACTCTGCTATTGAATTAGATAAATCTTTCATATCAACTTAGACTTTCTTCATACAGGGGTGATATTTGGGTGACGAGCTACTACCACCCAAATATCACCTTCGAATACATCCTAACGAGAAGGATCCTTGGCTCTGCAAACCTCAGGTTTGGGTCCGCCGGTTTCTTGCTTCTTGATCTGCACGCCCTTGCCAACCACCACAAGCTGCTCGACATCAAAGGAGGTTGACTCCTTAGGAGTACCTTCCGTTCAACCAGTCCGTACGAGCAATGGCAATTCCTTCGAATCCAGTAACGATATCTCGGCACAAAACGCCAAGCCTGACATCCTTACCAAGAACCATATCCACTGCTTTCCTTACAACACTCTTCTTCTTTACAGTCTTTGCTATTGCCATATCTTCTCCTTCAATCTGCTACTACATTCCAATCATCTACGTTGGCCGCGATCTCTCGCGCCTTAGTTCGAATCTCATCCACACTCCAGGCTAAAGCCTCGTAGTTTCCGCCGGCCAAGTTCTTCACGAATCGGTACGGCGATAAAGTGGAAGGCACTCCAGAATCTGCCAACACAGCCACCAAAACGTGAGTGCATGAACCGCTCCGTATTCGCTCGGCCTCATCAGGATCTTCATCAATGTCCGGATCTGCCAAGTACGCATCCCGAGTATACACCACCACATGACAATCAGTCACAGGTTCTGCAAACTCACGCTTTAGATACGCATGAACCTTTCCTCGATATGAACACAGTACGTAATCACCAGGGTTATTTCGATTGCGCCCCATTCCTCCAGATACAAACGGAACGGCTTTTGGCACATGAATTAATGCTTGCCCAGGAATACGCTCTGCCCCAAAGTCATGATCCAACATGGCCAGAGTTACGCAGTCCATGAACTTGCCGGCACTGGTTACTTTAGTACCAATTGTAACCTGATCAAATGCAGTTACAATTGTGCTGATGGCTACAGATAGGCGTTTCTTAGAACCGCTAAGTTCTAAGTCGTAGCTAATCCTCTTCACATCGACCATACTGAATTCTTTCTATGTTCTAACTCCAATCGATCTAGAAACTCAAGAGTAATTGGCTGGACATCAAACATCGGATTGTCATGACGCCGCGCAGGATCGAGGAAGGCACCTATAGCAATCCCACAAGTATCATCAAGCGCTTCGAATCTGGAGTTCCTTGTATATAAAGCAAGGGTTGTCTCAACATCCTTCTTAGCATACTTCATATGCAATTGATTATCGATGCGGATATTACCTTCCTCCCTCTCCTTCTTGGTTAGTTTTGGAGTGGCGTGATCCCAAAGCCTCATTATCGCGTTTCTATCTTCTGGTGAAAGATCTACCATTTGAATAATACCCAATATACTACATAAAACCAATTAAGGATTCCGTGAATTATTGCCCATACAAACGAGTGATTCACTGTCCATGATAGCAGCGCAGCAAGCACACTACCAACACCTATCCCAGTTCCAGACTCTGGGGTTATGTATCTGTGTTCTACAATAATCTTTCTAGACATATATCACCAAAACTCGTTAGGATCTACGTAAGGTGGAGCGTTTCGTGCTCGCTCTTCTCTAGCGCGACTCACTTGAAGTTCGTAAATGCTGCATAGAGATGGTGTACAAAACGGGCACGACATACAGGTCCAATCTTCATCTGTTAGTTCTTGTTGAAGGGCCGATTGGGAACTGATCAAGTTCTTCTCCAATGGCTTCGTAATGGCAGTCATCGCACACCAACCCATCTGGGCTCGGATTCTTCCCAGTTACAAAACCAGATAGAGGTTCCTTACACTTCGCACATTTCTGCGGCTCAAGAGGATCCATCTTCTCTCCCCCAACGGTAAATTGAAAACTCAATGGTCTTCAAAGCAACCATCGCCGGGATCAAGTACCAAGGATGTACCCTCCAAGCAAATGGAAGTACGGCTTTCTTGTAGTCACTCACCAAACCACCAAGGTAAGGATGATGTTGCAATGTATCTAGAAGGGTCATAATTATATGGATGGAATCGCTTCAGATCCCCATTTGATACGACTATGCTTACTGCGAAGTAAAGAGTTAGCCGCTTTATACTTACTAAACGTCTGAACGAACTTTGGTAGCCCACTAATAGTTGATCTGTATCCCCAGTTATGATGTACAACTGCCTCTCGACACAATCCTATATTGTACATATTCCTAGCGCGCAAACAGAAATCAACATCCTCTCCTGCTGCGTTTGGAAATGACTCATCAAACCTAAAGTCCATAGATACACAAGCACGCATGGCTAAATTGCAAGATGGAGCGTACAAAAGCTCATCTTTCCCAATAACCAAACGCCCATTCAATGTACCATTTATATTGTGGTAACGATCAAGTATAGTATTGCCTGCTGATAAAGTTATTCCACCAGCTATCGAATATGGATTATTAGCCAGGAAATTCTCAAATGCCATTCCCCACCCAGGCATCAATTCACAATCATGATCTGTAAAGAACAAATTGGTTGCCCCAAGCTCAAATGACCGCTCTATTCCAATGTTGCGAGCGTGTGCTGGGCCACGATTGCTTCGTAACTTAATCTGCTCTCTTCCAATTTTAACGTATGGGTGTAGGTCGTACTTAAGCGGACTGCAGTCATCCACTATAATCACATGGTCAATTCCAGGATCATTCTCCACCAAGGAAACCAACTTCCTTAGCATCGCAATTTCCTTTATCTTCTTAATATAAACTGGAACTATAAGTACATTCATCATCGCTCCATGTCAGACAGAGCTATATCAATAGCCCCAGTTGACAACCATACCTCGTACAGAGATATGAGTAATGATACTATCAAACTACAAATACTTGCACCAAAGATAATCCGCCCAGCAATATTCCACTCAAGGAACATTGACATCATCGACATGCTACAAAGAATGAAGGCAATCACACCAAACAACTGCATCCTCTTCATTAGATGAAGTCTTCGACGCAAACTGGCTATCTGACGATTGTTGATGGAATGATCGCTGGGACAGGTAGTTTCCCCGAAGCGTACCCCAAGCTCTACCTTGCGAAGATTCCTAATCAAATTAGCTAACGCCAAGAAGCGTTGGGTGTACGCCAGGAACAGCAAAGAGATTGCCGGGAATAGCATCGCCGGGGTTGTGAGAGCTACGGTGTTCATTATGGACCAATACACCAAAGGATTACCAGACCTGCAATGGCAAAACTAGAAAGAACCAATAACCAAATAAATGCCTTCATTGTAGTATTGCCTCAACCAGCGCCCTAGACGCCTCTAGCAATGGGGCTCGTGCCTTATCACCAATCTTCACAATTGGATTGCACCCATTCTCTTGTGTTCGGTTATCAAATGCCGTCCACAAAATCTCGTCATTGTCACCATACATTCCAGGAGTTAGCCAACCAACCTTCTTGCCGTTCAGGTGGAGAGCCGGAAGGCCGATGCCAAGAAAATCGCCGGCAACCCAGGACAAGCCGCTGCCTTCCGGCAATGCGCACAGCTCTTCTGGAGGAGACGGTGGAGCTTCGGGCACAGGCCCTTTATCGGCCGGTGGAGGCCCACGCCAAGTAGCCAACTTCTCCATATCGGCATGAGTCACGCCCTCGGTTTCTAAGGCGGCATCATACAGCTTTTGGAGCAACGTGACTACCAAACCCGATGCCAACGATCCGTTAATGCACCAATCCAAGACCTCCAGGATCTCGATGGCCTTCGCCGGAGATGACCATTTCTCAACCAGAGGCTTCATTGACGCATCCAGGAGAGTGACGATCTGGGGGCGGAGCGCTATCGGTCATATCAATCCTCATCCCATTCAGGTTTGGGCGTTGCATTCGTATAAGACTCGATGATGGTGTAGTAGACCGTAGACATCAAGTCAGGTTGAATTGCCCTCTCAATCACCTTCTCCGCTTTCTCGTGCGTCGAATGTGTAGCAACAACAGACCACTCATCTCGCATCGAAAACTTAACTACTTGGAATATCTTGATCATGGATACAAGCCCCTAACTTCCGAACTGATTGTTTCAACTTCCTCTACACTAAGTCCGTGTTTCTCGGCGATTTTTGCGATGCCCTCATTCACATGTCTGCTAAACGCTTCACCTTCGGCTCGTACCTCGGCAATGTGCTCATCGTGCTTTCTCTTAGCATCAATCCAGCACTGTTGAGTCTCCGGTTTTAAACAATCAAGTGGTACGGCTCCGCAACCACCAAGAGAACTATGACCGCCGGCAAAGGATGGTCTTTCCAAACGTAATGTCTGAATTTGGGCGTATGGAATATCTCCTTCTTTACAATCTGCAATCTCATCTATGAAACCAACCTCACCAACAAGATGTACGTGTTGATTCGGAGGTTGCTTCACGACCTTCACCAAATCCCCAGTAGAAAACTTCACAGTTTCCTTCGGCATTAGCCCCTCTAAATCCTTCTCCTCGAATTCCTTCAGCGGAACATTACCATCAGCTACCATCTCGTACACATGACCAATAGGAAATGCGAATGATAGTTGAGCACCAGGATAAACCAGATGAACCATACTTCCATCGGTTAGATTGCGAATGTATCCTATAGCTTTTGGTTTGGTAGACATTAATACCAATCCTTCTTGAGACATGAAAAACAAGAAGTCCCAGCACAACAAACCTTCAACCCACATCCTGTAATGAAGAATGTAAACCCTTCATCACTCTTGGACGTCATCGTTACTTGCGCCGTCGGACAGTCTATCAAGTACCTACTCCACTTGGTTAAATGATCCTTCTGCGCAATTTGTTGATCGGGCGTCAATCGCTGGCACCCAAACAACATCAACCCAATCAACAAATGCTTCATAACTACCTCTGCCCAAAGCTTCGAGTGTCAATCGCAATAATGATACCATCAGTCCTGTGCAACATCATCACATTCAGCTTGTGCTCATCAAAGAGCTTGTGCGCTATTGCTTTGGCCTGATCGAGAGTGCCCTCGAATGGCTTGTTGTGCATGTATTCCCACTCAGTTCCCTGAAGGCCACCACATGCACACCAATCACATATTGAAATAATCATGAGCGATCTCACAGAAACTTTGCCACGATAGACCCAAAGACGAAAATGCCAAAGATGATTAAGACTACCTTTTTCCGCTTCTCTTCTCTGTAACTAATCCATGTACCAATAATAGACACTTTGGACACATCCTATCTTGACTTCCCGTAGAACTAAAGTTGATAGCTTCCCCACATAATGACTTTGTTGGGCACTTCTTGTAAGGTTCGTAGTGAGCGATATGCCGTAATTTGCTGTGTGAATCGTAGAACAACCCAACTATACCGCCGGATATCAAATCCGCCTTCAGTGTAGTTAAGTCACGATACCAAGTTACCATAAACTACGATATCGCTCCCTTCAATATCTTCAACATAACTATCGTCCCAAAAACAGATACAAAACCTACCTGCGGCATACTAGTAAAGATTTCCGCAAAACACAGGTTCCATAACCACTGTACCGGCAAGGCCACCGCCAACCCAAACCCAATGGCATTTACCACCAGCACGATTACGACCGCCAAGACTCCAGTAATGAAGCCCCAAACAGCCATGGCCGCACGCTTGATTGCCGATGGACGTCTCTCATAATACATAATCTATTCCTTTGGTAAAAACCCTAAATCAATCCATTCCTCTGAATCAACCAAATCTCAAGATCAACTATCACCCCATGTAAAGGTAACTGACGCTTCCCTATTGGGCGCTGAGTAATTACCCGAAGACAATCCAATGCCTTCAAATACATCGGAATGTGTACGTCTGTCCTGAATTGCCACTGAGCCATTATTCACTCGGCTTCTCAGAACTAGAAAATCTCGGCAACACCAATGTAATGGCCAAGCTTACCCATAAAGCAGATGTTGCCTGACTCCTAGTTGCCCCAATCAATGCACAGGACAACAATGTAAGAACTGCCACCAAAAGAAGCCGCGTAATCATTCTACCTTCCCCCTCATCTCCTCCAACATCGCCCGCGCCTTCCCCAACGCTTCCCTCAATACCACATTCTCCCCACTCAAATCCGGCGCATCAACTATCCCCTTGTAGCTCTTGTAGACAACCCACCCACATACCATCGATATCCCAATCACCGAGAATACCGAGATCACTAATTCATAAGGATGATGTATCAATCCAGGATTTCCCCAGAGAACCATCACCAGCGCCAACCAATGCGCCAAACAATATGGACAGGAGAATAGATTACCTATCCATTCCCCATACGAAGACATCCAGTTACGAAAAAATGAGAAGATACTCCCGCGCGTGATTGTCACCGTAATCACTCCAACCACTAACCCGAGTTCTAGTAACTTCAACATCAAAATGGATCCCCGTAGTTGCCCTCAGTGGCATTAAACATCAGAACTACCCAAACAAGTAAAAGGGAACAAAAAAACCAAAACATATCAGGCGCTCCCTATCGTCTGCGAACCAGATAGATACAGCACTGGCAATGCAAAATACGCCGTTGCCCATTCATCATTATCGAAATATAAGATCCGCATAAATCCATCAACTCCCTGCATAGCTGCCAGATCTTTCGCTGCCTCCAACATCTCTTCAAGCTTATCAAACAAACCCTCCAAGTTCTCCTTGGTGATTGTCATTATTCTGGCGTTGGCGAAATCACATACCAAATATGTTTTGGCCAAATCTTCTTTACGCGCCGCCGCCAACTTCAATGCCTTAAGGATGGAATCATGAGCCTCCTTCACCTTCTCCTCGAAAGCATCACTAAGCACATCTTTACCTATATTCTCAAATGACATTCTCTATCCTTTAGTTATCTCAACTTCAGTAATACTAGGATTAATGTGCTCAGCTAGCCATCGCCTGATATCACTTATCAAACTAGCCTTGGCCGCCTCAGGTGTATTACCGTAATAACGCTTCCATTGCACTGGAACCGGCCATGGCATATCAAGAGCAATCGCCACCCATGGATCAGGTACGTCTATCGTTGTCTCTAACCGCTGAAATGTCAAAACTTGAATTTTCATAAAATATACTCTTTGGTAAAAATAACTCAGATAATGTATCAACCTAATTCTTTAAGACATTCCTCACAACGCTCAACTCCATTAGAGCCAACCGTAAGGTCTGTATAATAATTCTGGCATTTCCACCCTTGATCATTTACGAAACAAGGACATTCCTTACCACTACCATCATTTGCCGCACATGTTGTTACACCAATGTGGATAGGTAAATGCTTTATCATAATTCATCCTTCCCAATCCGATATCGTAATCTCAACAACCTCAACACGACCACTCTTGTTTACGATATTCAATTCAGCATGAACCCTTTTATCTGGAATCCCAAGCCTACCGCATGCAATATTACCCATGATTATAACAAATTCATCATGGCTCAAGATGATTTTTACAGGTTCCATTACTCAACCTCAACACTTACATGGATCATACCTGTCAGGCAACTTCTTGCGCAGTAAATCATCTATCTCTTCCAATAGATCATCTATCTTCGGTGCCCGTATCTCAGGTGTAGGAATACTCGGCGTTGGAATCGGCGGAACTATATGAATAGGATTGTGCGGAGTCCTTCGGCGTTCACGTATCTCTTCTTGTTGCGGTGACATCATAATACCTTCCTTAGGACCCGTAATTCTTCAAATCTTCCAGTACCAACTCCAATGTCTCAATTGCACTGTCAATATTAGATCTCGCAGAATCCATATTGTCAGGTTTCTCAGGTAACTTCTCAAGCAACATGTCAATTAAACGAAGATTGACTGATACAGTATCTAACCGTATCCCAATAATCCATCGTAATAATTCCAATTGCGATGGTTCCTTAATAGGTACATTAGAAGACGCCCTAATAGGAACACTAGAAGATGCCTTAATAGAAGATTCTTTATTGGGTCTCCTAAATCTCTTGGCAACCAAATCAAATATATTCAACATATAGATACCTTCTTTCCAGAAGAATTACCACTAATCAACTTTCCTATTACTTCGTCTTGTTCAACCAGTTTGGCACGAAGCTTATCTATCATAGAGCGCAATTCAATATTCAAAGATTCAAGATCATTAGAGTAACCTATAAGGCGAACTCTTTCCCTTTCACTCCAACTCTCATCCAACGCGCGACGGGTAGGAGACCTACTATAAAAGGTAGTATCATCACTCATCATAATTGAATCTTGAGGATATTTGAAGTTGAAACGCTGCTCCCAAGAAGATTCTTCTCCGAATACTCTGGCCAGCCTTTTATCTAATTCCTTGGCCTCAATTTCATCTTTCTCTCTTATCCTCTGAGTTCTCCTAATGTAAGTCAATGCCGGCGTTGGCTCTATCCCAGATGAAATAGGCCTTCCATAAATCGGAACTCCAAACTTCCTCTTCTCAAACTTCAACATAATGAAGTCTTCTTGCCAGAAGAATTGCCAACTTCCCGATTACTTCATCTTGTTCAACCAGTTTAGAACGCAGCTTCTCTACAACTTCCCGCAATTGATCATTCAAGTCTTGCAGAGTGCCAATATCTTTGAGCATAAGATGTCTATTTTGATTCAGAACATTAACTTGTTCTTGGAAATACCTAACATCATTATCGGCTTTGTATTTCCTAACCCAACCAGCCTTATTCATCTCCGCCTCAAGGCGGGCCTCTTGCCTCCACCCAATACGCTGTGCCCTAGCCTCATTTATCTCTAACTCTATCGTAGGTAAAGCTGGCTTATGTAAAAACTCAGCCTCACCCCTCGCTAGTATCTCCAACGCTTGCTGAATGGCGGTCACCACATGGCCGCCATGGTTGACACGCCCAATGGCCCGATCAAGAATGGCCATCCTTTGTTCTTCAGGTAAACCTAAATTCTTCTTCCTATTCAACATGATGGAGTCTTTCCAGATGAAGAACTACCAGATACCAATTTCCTAATAACTACATCCTGCTCTGATAACGTAGATTTGCTACGAAGTAAAGCTATCTTCATGATACGAATCATCTTGCGAAGATTTAAATTCTGATTTCTCAGTTCAGAAATATCATTTTTAGCTGAAATTAACTCTGCGTAATAATTATTCTTCTCTTCTTCTATATCTTCTAGCTTGGTCTTCTTAGATCTCTTGAACACATTGCCCAAAAAGATACCCAGAATAATGAAACCAATCGATGTATACATATCAACAAGATATTTGGGACTTCCCACCAGACATTGCCAACTTCTTAATTACAGAGTCTTGTTCCGATAATACATCCCTACTTCTACGCAAAGCCATCTTCAAACCTACACATAAACCACGCAGTTCATGATTATCATCCACTACCAAATACGCTATCCGCCGAATATGATCGATCCGCTTCCATTTACCCTTCCAACTGTACGGCCGCCCTTCCAATTCACCACGCTCAATACTCTCCGTCACCCCCAACCGCGTAATCGGCCGCCTGAAACTCCATACCGAATTCTCGAATGGACTCCACTCAAGCAATGATATAATCGGTAGCTTACATGGTAAGTACACCGAATTATCTCCCCTTCCCTATAAAAAACTCCATCCGCGGCATCGCCTCCACCCATCCCTCAAACGCCAACAAGTAATCGTGCCACTTGCACGCCTCCTTCTCACTCCAATCATCCGTTACTCCCTCGATTTCACGTATCCCCTTTAGCAACGCTATCAAACATCCCAATACCCGTACCACTCCGGCAATCCTTACCCTCTTCCCCAAGCAAGAAAGCATACTCATTCTTCAATCGCTTGTAATATTTCATCTAAACTATTTCTCCAATCAAAAATCTGCCCATCTTACCCCTCTACACCGCTTTCAGTCAATACCCACATTCAACTACGCGAAATCATTGGATTTTTCTATATCAGATCTAATTTCTAAGATCTCCCTCATAACGTAGTTATAGGTGATAAATTATCTATTGGGAGATATTGTACAAATCAAATTACCCAGCTCTTTTAAGAAAAAAGAGTTAGTTCTTCCTGGAATTTCACACCACTTCCTTCCACTTTGAACCATTTAGCTCCACTAACCAATCGAGTACTCAACTCACCGAGTTCCTTTTCAACATAAAATATTTACTCTTTGGTAAAAATAGGTGAGATAAATCACACCATCGTCATAATCAAACTATCCCAATTCAGCCTAGAAAAAATCAGCCAAGAGGCCGAATAAAGAATAGAAGGGATAGAAATGAACTCTATCATAAACCAGAACAAGAAGATAGAAGATAGACTAGGGGATGAGAATCTACATGAATCAGGTGTGGTATGCTTGAACATTGGCGGCGCGTAACTAAAAAGCCTGCCAGGGCGTGCATATCTGAATCTGCCAGAGCTGAATCTGCCAGATGTACCTTTTGAGGTGGCCCGGCCGGCCGCCTGACCCAACCAGCCCATACCCCCTACAATCCGCCTAGCCAGCCGGAGACACTATATCCGATTCTTCGACCGGAGATTCCGAGGGATTTGAATTGGTGAGACGACGGTTCGTTTGATTCGTTTTTACTAATTACCTGAATCGTTTCGCTCAATAACATCACGTTTCGTTAGGAGAAAACACCATGACAACTCGCAAAGCTACCGCTCGTAACACGTTCGCCAACAGCATCGTCCCCACCCTGACCGCTCCAGTTTCTGACGTGGTTAGCGTCACAATCAACGGCAAGGTTGTTTCTGGATCGCGCCAGATGATCCTGGATATCTTGGCCGGCTCAGAAGTCAAGCCCGCTGCGGCTACCAAGCCGGCAGTCGTCAAGGCCAAGGCGGCCCCAGTGGTTACTGCTCCGGCTACCAAGTCGGAACCCATTGACTTCGTGGCCAAAGCCAAGGAGACCGAGTGTTTCAAGGCAGCCCGCGCTGCTACTAAGGCTGCTGGCCTGGCATACGACCCGCAGACCAAGACCGGTGGTAAGTTCGGCTTGAACCGCGAAGCATACTACTCCGCGTTCTGGGCCGGCTTCAATGCGAAGGCCACCGAGATCGGCCTCCCAGTCCGAACCCGCAAGTCAGCCGAGTAAGTAACGCACGCTAGGAACCCCACGGTCACAAGCCGTGGGGCTTTTGGCGTTTAAAGGGCCTCACTCGCCCATTCGCTCAGGAGAACTCACATGGCAAGACCGTTCGCTCACCAGAACGTCAACCAAAACATAGCTCTTTCCCCAGAGACTTTAGCTCTAATCGCCGACACAGAGGCCGAAGTTACCAAGGAACTCACATCGGCACACTTAGCTTTGACTGTGCAACGCGCAACCGATGCAAGCGGAGTTGTCATCCCGCGCCGGTTTATCTGCTCGACCGAACTGCTCGGCCGAAATGTTTCAGCAGTAGCGGGAACACAGTTTGCTGCTCACAACAGCCTACAGGAGCAGGTTCGAATGCTCGGCTACGAGCCAATCTGGACAGCATTCAACACCGTACTTGAATCACATCCGGACGATGAACCGGAGCAGTTGCCCCTTCCGCTCAACGAGCTGGATGATGCGGCCGATGAGCCTGATGATGCGGTCGAAGAACCGGGTGAGCACGAAGCTCCGATCCATGGGCTGACTGTCTATCTCCCGAAGCTGGACAAGTCTTGGCTCACGCCGGTCAGTGACCCTGATGCATACCGGGCTGTGTATCTCGCAGCCTTCGCAGTCGCAACCACGCACATGAGTGCCTACACGGTTGACAAGAACTTGCACGGCCCAGCTGGCCGTGACCTTCGGAAGGACATTGCAGCCGTTATGATGAGCGGCGAAGCCGGCGCAGCAGTTGGCATTCCAGCTTGCGCGGTTGATCCATGGGCCTTGGGTACGAATGGCGCAACCGAGATGCCGTGGATTCGAGCAATCCACCTACCTGATCCTACAACTCCTCCATTCCGTGCTGGGCTTGGAGAGTCACGCAAGGCTCACTACAAGACTCTATCAGGTTTGCCGGCCTTTCCTGATGATGCCGAACGATTGGTAGCATGGCGTGAGCGTAAGGCAGCGCGCCGTTTCGTTGGAACCAACGGCACAGCCAAGACGGTTGGCCAGAAGACCGAGCGCGAAGTCAAGCGCGGGCAAGCGCATGCGGCTGGTAAAGCTGCCAAGCAGATTGCCATCAAGAATGGCGAGAACGAAACAACGGCTGAGCGCGATTACAAGTGGGCTTACTGTGCAACTTATCGGAACCTAGGCGAGGTTCATGCCGAGTACGAACGCCAGCTTGTTGACGCGGGTGTGACAGAGGCTGACATCATTTGGTATTGCAACGAGCAAAATAAAGCAGTTGAGAGCGCCTGAAATTTTTCGTCCTGAGTTGAGTGATGCCTGAGCCTGCACTTTTCGGAGTGTGGGCTTTTGGCATTTAAGAAGACTGAGTGGCCGGAGTTTACATAACGTGTGTTATGCGAACTTCAATCTACCAGATATCAAACACTTAGCGTGTTGTGATACTGAACAGATATCCGGCTCTTCATCCACTAACGTTTGTCGAACAAACACAATCACGTGCGGCTGTCAATACTGAACAGTTGGTTTTTACCAAAGGTAGTTGAGGCATGGGCCACTGCTCTTGATTGGACGCACTCACCAGATTGTTTTAGTCAAACCTAACTCGCCCACTCCTTGATTGGATGGGCTTTTGGCATTTAAGAGAGAGTGCTGGGCCGGAGATAGAAACTCCGGTGCTAGGGCTGAGTGTGGGTGAACGAAAGGAAAAGTTTCGTTTTTTGCCCCGTAGATCCCAGGTACCTACAGCGGGCACCCCAAACCTTAAACCCCATATCCACTATGAGGGTAGATGTAGGTAAAAACACAGGGAGGAAATCATGCAATCATCCATCAACGTGCGAGACGAATCTCGCTGTCCAACAATTCCATGTCCAAAACCTGAAAAGACTCTTTCATGGTTTGACGCTACGCACCGCAGCCGGGTTGCATTGTGCGACGAGATTTTTCGACTTGAGCAAGAGCTAGCGCGCATCTCAAGGCAGATTCGATTCTCGTTGAGCCGTCAACGTGTGACCCTAGACAGGCGCATGGGCATCTGGGCGGACCTACTGATCTGTCGCTCCATGTTGTTGAGCCTAGGCTTACTGGGCACGAAGGGCGAGATGGGTTGGGTGGAAGAAAGCACGATTGAGCAACAGTTGGAAGAGCAGGCAATGAAACGTATTTATTGCAAGCACGTCACTAGTCAATCTTCTGTTGTTCTTACTCACAACACGCTGCTCGCAAGAATTCTTCGAGCGCTACATATCGTCACATGAATGTGACGGGAGCGTAACATGTATCAAGCAAAGCTTGCAGGGCAGCCCTTAGCTGCCAGCTACTCAATTCAATCCGTAGTTGACGCAATCATGGCAGAGAATCCAGCACTTTCAGAGAACATGGCACATGCATGTGCTCTTGTGGCCATGGCCAAGTTCCGAGAGAGGCTTCTCAAAGACGAAAAGGAAACACCTTCAAGTCCCCCAGAAAATTCCCGGGTACCTCACTAGAGAACCCCAACGCTTAAACCCCTATCCAGGAGGGATGTATGCGAAAGATTGTTTTGCCGGTGCTACTGGCGCTTCTAATGTTAGATGTGATGTTCAGTGCATACGCCTCATCGGTTCCAAAAAATATCTGCAATCAAATGCAGCGCAAGGGGCTGGTGAAGGATTGCCAAGAAGGCACACCATGGGCATTCGAGGTTGTGAGGCACGAAGCCCAATGGAAGTTCCATACAACCAATCCTGAGCTGTTCGGTTGTTACCATCTCGCAATCGAAGGAACAACGATTCTGAATGCTGAGCGATGCCACTTCGAAGGTATGATCGCTCAGTTCGCAAGTAAGCGTGATCTTGATGACGCAGTGACTCAGATCACTAATGCTCATCACTACAAGAACATCGATCAGTACGCTGACTTGGTCAGAGCTGATACAAAACGACATTTGGGGATCAGATGTTGATGAGTTGCAAGAGCTTTTCATGGACAGCTTATCCACGTATCCCTAAGCACAACCCAAAGGGGGAATCATGTCAGACAAAACGAAGACAGCACATGAACGATGCGAACGTGCAAGCGATTCGCTACAACGAGCGGCAAGTCTACTAGAACAGACTGCCAATCTTCGCAAATCAGTTGCACGTATCCGCGTCAGTTCGAAACCAACACCATCCGTAATTCTCATCAAAGGAGTTGATGGTGTACTGAGGGTCAAGAAAGATTGAGGGGAAACTCTAAGACCAGAAGATCGTTCCTTATGGAGAGGCGCGATCTTTTGGCATTTAAGAGGCTGCATTTCGCAACTCTTGGAGATTTTGAAAATGAAAAGCTATATCAATCGAGTTGGGCTAGTCATCATGAAGGATGATGGAATGTACATAACATTGCCGCTAACGAACGGCGAGTATGTTACGGAAACATTTCCATCTGAAACATTTGTGAAGTTCATAACTGATGCTGTAAATAACGGACTGGTGCTAACGCATTGGGACGGGCACAAGCATCACATCACTCCAACCGAAGATACGATCAAGTTGGCTGCATAAGGAGTTTGCAATGAGACACATAGCTCAAGTAGGCAATTTCACAATTGAAACCAACGGCAGCGGAGAGGTTTTCCTGACTGTAGGTAAAACCTCATTGAGGATCACTGACGTACGAGAGACCATACGGGTTTCTGAAAGCGAACCAATGACTACCTACTCAGTGTCAGACATACGCGCGGCTCGCGATGCCGCAAATCCCAATAGGCCAGGCTGTCGTCGGGCGAGGGCAATCCAGCGGAGAACAGGGACGCACGCGCATCCCTGGTGGAAAGATCCTCACCCGGGCCAACCTCGCGGCTGTAGCCTACACCCCAGCGCGGTCGCTCTGTATCGAGCCCGCCAAATGGCGGCGATTGCTCGCCTAGTTCGAGCTGGGTTGTATTGAGAGGATTCATACAGTACGTGATCAACGGTTCTCATGCCGCTAGTCGAACGCACTTATCACTATCGTTGTTCAATAAACTTTCTACCTTCTTTGGTAAAATCAAGTAAACGATTGGAGACATCATCATGTCAAACTACAATTCACGCAAATCCTACAATCGCCCTGAGCTTCCCGAATCAACAATGATTGATCTTCGTGGGCGCAAGGTTGGCAGTGAAGACATGGCGCAAGCTGGTCTATCGCTCAAGTGGTGCGAGAATGAAGTGACCAGCGATGGCAGGTCGGCCTTCCGTGGAACATCGTTGCGGATTGCTGGCAACGTTGCCATGGGGTTGGAAGCTACGGTTCAGCTCTCGTTGCTGGGGAATCACGAAGCGGCAGCGAAGAAAGCTGGCACGGTGCTTTGGATTCTGAACAAGGATCGCACCAACAGCAAGAAGGGCAACTACAGGGCAATTGGTTCGATTCGTATCAACTGCCGTGACGGTCATGTCCGAGCAATCGGTGAAATCGTCGAATGGTATATGTCAGTCCATTTTCGGATCAACGAGCAGATTCTCAAGGCTCGTGAGACCGAAGCCAAGGAGCTTGAGGCTGCTGAGTTGGAAGCTCTGCAATTCGCAATGAGCATTGTGGATGGCGAGTCAGCGCAGGCAATGAAGACGACGAAGGCAGCGTAGTCAGCGATGGCAAGGTTCATTGTTGATCTCGAACCTGAACCTGGCGAGAGTGGTTTCGTCAAGCTGCTGAAGTTCGTATTCTGGTGCGTAGTAATCTGTGCTTGCATCAGGGCATGTGGGCATTAAACAATCCTTTCTTCTGGTAAAGGATAGCTCACTGTAATGGTGACAAGGTGAAGTGCCTTATCGAGAAGGCCAAATCATCCCGGCTCGGCTCCTTAGTTGGAGCTGAGCTTTCGGGATTTAAGAAGAGGTAAAATTGACCTCTTAAAATTCTGGAGGAAAGACCATGACACTATTTCTACTACCGTTCAAGGTTCTCGGAGTTCCTGGCAAGTGGCTTCTGGGAATGGTTGGCGTATTCATCGCAGCATGTATCAACGCAATCGTATTCCGGCAGGTCTTTTGCTGGTGCGCATGGAACTTCCATTGGATGGGTATTGGTACTGGCTGGTTGGCAGTCATAACAATCAGCTCATTCATTCTAACGTTCGTTGCTCTTCCTTGATTTATCTAACTCTGTCACTTTACCAAAAAAGAAAGAAGAAACACCATGAACAAGATCGTCGCAATCGCAAGTTTGGTTCTAGGCTTGGCTGTATTCATAACAGGAATCGCCGTGAACAACAGCCCACCCATTCTGCGTACAACCGAAGACTCGGCAATCAATGTTAACTATGATGCGCCGAATGCCAACGTCATGACAAACAACGCATTGGGTCTTGCCACCGTAGCAATCACTGGCAGGGCTCCAATAACAGGCAAAGCTCACAAACGTCATGCTGATGCAGATTCCGAAAGCTCGGCGCAGAGTTCAGATCTCGTTGCCGATGGCCCGGTTGGGTCACCGAGTGGTGGGCTGTTCAGTACGGCGAAAGCACGCGAATTCAATCCAGCCAAGCATTATTCAAAGGTGCCCAATGTTCAGTACGTCACGCCAGCATGTCCGCTTTGCAGCAAATAGCGGTAACAACAGCGGCAGAATTCAGGAACTGATAGGTGCTGCAGGGTTCCTGGTAGCATTCGCGGTATATGTTCTTATGAACATTCCGTGATTGTCAAACCGAAGGCTCTCGCTCTTAGATGGGCGAGAGCTTTTGGCATTTAAGGAGTTAGCAATGAATGAGAATACAATTCCGTTAGCTGAGAAGCCAGAGGATGTAAAGTTGAGAGAGGGTAACGTAATTACTCATCAACCAACAGAAGCTGGTTGGGTACCGTACATTGGAAGCCGGGTTTTGACGATGGATGATTGGCGATGGGCAGAGTATCGAGATCATATCGTAGCTCGGTGTATGAAGGTAGCCTGTCCTTGCTGCATGGGCATTGGGTTGTCATTGTCAAGTAAAGGTTCGTGCAAGGCATGTGGTGGAACGGGACGCCTACCAGCTCTTGTACTGGCAGCGCTTATGCGATATGCCAGGCAGCATGAGGGTGATGATCATGGTTGTCCGTCAGCTACTGAGCTAGCTAGGCAACTGAAATGGAATGTAGATCATTTCTACTTCGAACGTAGTGGTGTTTACCACGGAGTAGAATTGGACGGTCAGATACATACCTAAAGCTGATAGCTCACTCCTGTAACAGGGCGTGGGCTTTCGGCATTTAAGAGATGGCAATTCGCTATCTCTAAAGGAAAATGTGTACTATGGCAAACAATATCAAAGAGGTTACAGTTGAGTTTGATGGCAAGACCATCAACATCTCTGAAGCAGGGATATGGGTTGATACAACTGACGACGCTGGCAGGCCAATCTCGATGGCTGTAGCTTGGGATGAATTGCCAAGCCATGAGGCGAACAGCTTCATGAGTCTGTACGAAGTTCTTCACAACTCCGATCTGCCAGCTCTTCGCAAGGCAGGGTAAGGTGAAAGAGGTAAGCCAGGTCAGACCTGGGCCGCCTTTGGCGCTAAATTTCCATGGATGCTCTGATTATGTGGAGCACTTCTGGAACGCAACCGATGGCGAATTCGTGCCCGGGAAGGTGTACCAGCATCTTGTAACTCGCGAGGAAGCCATTGACTATGCCACACTCCGAGAAGGGATGGTGGTTCATCGGGTATCGCCCACTCGGGAACTGTACGTCGTGTCTGAAGCGGTTAGTGAAGATATAGATGACACGATTCTGAAAGCCAAGGTTGCTGAGTTGTTGGCGGCTGGTGCTCTTCTTGTGGATAATGGTGACGGACGTCACTCGATAGTTGTTCGAACATACGAAGAGCTAGTCGAATCATGGGGCCTTTCCAATCTTGTTGATGATCCTAAGTGGGATGAGATTCAACGGATTATTGAAACGCAGTATCGTGGTATGTGTTTCCGGGAGTTGAATGAATACTTCGTTGCAAACTCCAGGATGTTCACTGCCGAGGAATTGGCAATCATTGCCAACTATAAAAGGGCTGAAGCAGTCTATTATGGGCTGTTTCCCCGAAAGGAAGGGTAATAATGGACCCAGAAGAAGCATTGAGGCTGATGAGAGAATTGGCCAAAGGGATTCTGTCAAACGAAGAAGAGAACCATACTTTAGGTTCCCCTCTGATGCCTGATCAAGCAATTGAAATGGCTGAGCAATTCGAAGCCTTGGACGTTTGGCTTAAGTCCGGAGGCTTTTTACCAAAGGATTGGAGCAAGTCATGAAGAAGCTATACGTTGTACTCGCTCAGACAACATGGGCTTATTTCAACTGCGGTATAGATAAAAATACTGAGTGGAAGTTGAGGCACGAGGAACGGTTGATTAAGCTTGTGAAAGAGCAGATGCCTAGCGGTTCTGGGATAGATGATGGTGTCAAGCTTGATCTGGATAAGAGTACCAGTGAGAAATTGGTATTTACCACTAGTTTTCATCACATGAATGGAACCGGTTACTACGTTGGTTGTTGGACCGATCATACGATAACGGTCACGGCATCGTTGATTTTTGGAATCAACATTCGGATTAGCGGGCGCAATCGTAACGACATCAAGGATTATCTCCACGATGTTTTCCACGAGGCGTTGACCAAGGAAATTGAGGATTGATATGTTTCACATTGAGCTTGACAAGAGTGGTGAGAATCCAGCGATATGTATTCGTGACGATATTTGGGAATCTGCAATCTAACGGAATTTTGACGAACGTTAGAATGATTAAGCATTCGGACATACAGAAATGTCGGCATTTCATTTTGGATCCAGATCATTATTCATTTTGGATCCAGATCATTATCGGGATGATGGCTCATGCAAGTGCGATGATGCAGAGTATCGTAAGATGATGATCAAGAAGTGGGGCTACACTGAGTCTCACTTCAAGGGCATCGAACTGCGGCAGTAAAATGCTACCAAGCAAGGAGGAGTTTATGAAATTCTTATTAGTCATCTTATTCATAAGCTCCTCCGAATTGGGGGAGCAACCAAAACATCCGGTTCGGTATAGCGCCGAAGCGCAAGAGCAATGTGAAACGATGTGTCTTCAATGCGTAGCCGCTGGCAGTGAGCCTGAGGAATGCGCAGATGACTTTCGGTTCAAGGTTTGTTGCCATCAGAGCGGCGGACGCGCAAACGGGTGCGGCTGCCGAGAAGTTCTTTGATACGTACGCTCGATAGAATCCTGAAACCTGAATACTCAGTTCGCTCGGCAGGCAAGCACGTCACTGAAAACCGGAAATCATCCGGCTCATGTTGCGGAAAAGTTGTTCAGCTTCGAGGCGGAGCGGACTCTGACAATACGCTTCAGGCCATTCGGATACTTCTGCTATCATTTGACGGCGATAGCATTCGCCGCGTACGTGATTTGGTGGAAGATCGTGCTGTGGAGTTGCGTACCCGAGAGGCTATGGCAGCGAATGTCTGAGTTAGTTTTTCTCTTTAGAGTTCATGGGCTCGGTGAGTACCGAGCGCTTGGTCGCAAGGACTCAATTGATTGGTATCTCAGATGGCTAAGGCCTCCGTTTGGAACAACAGAAGAAGATGCGGCGGCTCACATCAATCTGTTATCACTGTGCGAGTGTACTGAGTGCTCGCCGGCATTTAGCAAGCATGCGTTCACGGCCAACCATATCATTGCTTCCGACTACATTTCCAGAAATGAAGGAGTTGTTGATGAACGCGGACGGCCGGTAATCGAATTCGGGAAACCGAAGGGAAAGCAAGTCACATATCATCGCAGCGATGATCCGAACCCAAACAGGAATGTAATCTCCGGCGGAAGTTACAACAAAGAGTATGAGCGCTTCAGCTGGGAACAGTCAGTTGCCTATTACCGGCGTCATCGTTCAAGATACAATGATTGCAACAACGCCCTAAAGTCAGCCTTAGCTTTCGCAGCTAGGAAAGATCTGGTTGATGGGTGCATTAGGGTTGGGAAGCAGGCGATATCCCTTGATCTTCCGGCGCTAATTCAGAGAGATGGCCAGTGGCCGGGAGCTAACAATGAAGGAACAGGCTCGATTGAGATCAAATCTCTTGAGCTAGATCGCGAGATAATTCGCATTCGAATTGAGGAGCTTTCTAAATAAAAGCCGAAACCGCCGCAAGGCGGTCATGCGAAGGGTGACAACCTCGCATCTGATGAGGCAAGTCATAAGAAAGGTTTTGATATGAAAGAGTTAGGAACTGATCCGTTGGTTCTACTTGAGTATGACGAGTTTGCGTACGAAGCATTACCTGATTGTTACAAGAACGATCAGTCGCTCAAGTTTTTTATTGATGTGAATGGTCAAATCTGTGCTGAGCACACGCTACATCCCGAAGAGTATCTTTGGAATGGCGAGTGGATAAGGATTAAGTGAGGTGAGTCATGGCTCGTAATGTTGTAATCGAAGATTGCGGGGTGAGCTAATGGCTCGCAACGTGGTGATCTGGTCAGGCGGTTTGGATTCAACGGCGATACTTTACATGGCGGGTATGCTTTCCACCAAGGAAAACCCTGTAATAACATTGTCGGTAAAGGAACATCATCGTTGCAATGCTGGACAGATGCGGGCTCAATCCATTGCAAGGCACAAGTATTTGCGTTTTGCGAAGTCGATTGGGCATTTCATTCAGGCGCAAGAGATATCGGTGAGTGGCAATGCAGTAGGGGATCTCATGCTTAGGCAACATCATCTGTGGCCAAGCTTATTCCAAATATATTTTCAGCCTGAAGATATTGTTTCATGGGGATATAAAAAGGGAGAACCTTATCAAGAGAAGGATTTTTTGAAGCTTCTAAATAGTTTCAATTCATTTGCAGACAACTTAGAAGGTGCGCGGAGAGGGCCTATTCGGTATGCCTTTCCTTTGAAGAACATTGATAATGTTCAGCTTATAAAAATGCTAATGTCTTTTGAAATTCCAATGGACTGTATGTTTTGTTGTAACACACCCATCGGAATCGTGCCCTGCGATTCTTGTGATAAGTGTAAGATTAAAAAAATCGTTTATGATTGTCGCAGCAAATTGCTCATTGATATCGCTGATCATTTGCATAAACATTGGTTCGTGGGTTGTTGAGTCGCAACAAGGCTGGCGCGATGGCAATTACGACTGCTGGAAAGAACGCGCTATGAATAGAGGATTGGTTCTCACTGGATTGGTTTTATTTACTTTCGGATGTCGTCACAATGGAGCTAATGATGTAAGACCAAAACCAATTGAAATAACTTGCAATTGGAGTCTTTCAAGATGCGAAGCTGCGGCAAATGAAGAATGTAAATATGATGGTTTTGTGATTTTAGGAAGTTATCGAACCAACACATTACAGGTTGTTCCTAAATATCACATGAAAGTGCTATGCGGGAAAGCTGGGGTTTGAAATGAAAGTTCAAGTTGATAACAGAGTTGTTGAGATGGTTTTGGTTATGCACCAATCTAACAAGGTTGTGTACCATGAGTTGGATGCTACGGGGCGGCCTGTCTCGGCGCATAGCTTTGCAAGTGACATGTTCTCAATCAGTCCCGGCGATGGGGTTGGGTTCTTGACGAACGGTCATCATTACCGAGTTGGGACGCAAGTTGGAGAGCACTGCAATTTGCCGGAGTGCACGAGATGTCGAAAGGATGAAAAGTCATGACTACTAGAGAGTGGTGTTATGATCATGGTTATCAAGATTTTTATGATACCAACGAAGGTCTAACGTGTCCGGTATGCTTACCGCCTCCAGGGCAACACGTTGATGATTTTGTATCATTTGGAAGCAACAAGCCGAATGATCAGCGAGACCCAAACGAGAAGTACGCTCGATGGTTTATGATGTTGCATCGGTTGCCGGCAATTATGCAGAGTGCGTTCACCGATCAGATTGGGCATTACAAGTTGTTCTGCACATATCAAGGCGAACTATATCGAGTAACTGGTGCGAGCCGACTTGGTGATATCTGTTTGACGAAAGACCTCAACAAAGATATTGGATATGAAATCCGTGTGTTTGTTAATGAGTGTTCCGGTTGGTCGGCGTCACATTGAGGTTTCTTAACGTATCCGCATGTTCGCATCCAAAGGATGCAGGGCCAGCAGAGCTGGCGCGCTAGCAAGAAAGGCGGAAGTGTTCGATGTCAATCGACCTCCCAGCAACCGAGCATAGTACGGCAAGAGAGTTGGCAGTGTGGTGTTCCGATGTGCAATTGGCCCGTGCAATAACTTACTTAGAGATGGTTCGCATCAAGCAGATTAATCCTGGGCCAGAGATTGAGAAGCTGCTTGGAGAAGACTCTTCGCTTACTTGGACTATCGAAGAGGTTGAGGCCGTCCAGCGTAGGCTGGCGTTAACGTTGTGCATAAAGCAAAAGCTTACTTATCATATCGCTGATATGATACGTCAGTGCATTTTCCGTTACCGCATGGAAGTTCTGCGGGCATACTTTGAACGCCAAGGGCGTTCCGGCTAGCTTCGCACTAGCACTTTGGAGAAGGCTATGGAAGAACTAATCAAGAGAGCCGCCCTGGCTTTAGGGATGGGAGTTCCAGAGGCTGAGGTAGTCAAACGTCTGAAGGCGGATTCAAATTATCATAGCGATTGGGACATATTCTTTGCGATTGAAGCTGCAAAGGTATCGAACAAGCATCGCGAAATGATCAGGCGGTGACGTATTATCCGCTTGTCTGCTATTCTCTAGACGTGGCCAAGAAAGGCCACAGAAAAAGGACACTACAATGACCAAAACCACCACCGTAATCGTCGAAACCATGCCAGACGCAACCCCCGAGGCACCCAAGGTCTTCACGTTCACCACCGAGGAAATTCATCACATGATGAACGAGTATCAAGGGTTGTGCCTTGCCTGTGGAGAGATTCGGGACTGCTGCGAGCCCGACGCCCGCGAGTACAAGTGCGAGGCCTGTGAAGAGCACCAGGTCTATGGCATCGAAGAGGCCTTCCTCATGGGCCGTATCGAGCCCAGTGACCCTGAGCCACTCACATCCCCTAGGCTAGGTGTTGATTAGCCTAGGCTAATCAACACCTAGAACCAATGGGCCGGAGGTTGTGTCAAAGAGCCGCGTCAGGGCATCTCCGCTCATCACACCGGGCTGGGGTAGCTATCCGGTCAACGGCGCAACCCGTGAGTGTCTAGACCTTGACGAGGCCGAAGAAATTGTCGAAGCAGACGAGGACGGATATGACCATATCGTAGAGGGCACCGAGTTGACTGCTGGATGAGCATAACAATTGAACCGAACGTCGGCAAGGGAGCGAAGGTTCTTTGGGAAACGGTTCCTAACGTTGGTGACACGGTGTCATGGCAATATAAAGGAATCAACGAACAAATGAAGGCTAACAGGGGCACTGTCATTCATCGTCACTTCTGGGAAAGCGGCGATGTCACCCTAACAGTCGAGAGGCACCAATAACATGGCAATAGAAATTGGGTCACGTGTGCAGGTTGCAATCAAAGGCACTGACGGTGAAGATAAATGGCATAGAGATGCCATGGAAGCTTTTGAGGGCAAGTGTGGCGAGGTCGAATCATTTTCAGTATATAGTAGTTGCTACGTAATCTTTGATGAGCCAGCAGAAAGATGGGCCATGAGAAGTTCAGAGGGTTCGAATAAAATCACTGGTTGGCACTTTTCAAAGTTGGAATTGAAAGAGCTAGATGACAGAAGCTGAAAGAAAAACGCAGGAGATTAAATCTCAGCGAAACACGGTTTCTGCTGATTTTGGTAGTGGTCTGGCTGGGATAACGGTACGTGATAATCATTTGCGTACCGTATCTGTCAAGCTTACCATTGAGGCGATTGATAAGTTGATTGATGAACTTCAGATAGCTCGGTCACATCTGGAGTTTGAAGAGCTGATCTATAAGGTCAGCGCAAGAAAGCGATAGATAATGGCAAATACAGCAACAGCAAAGAAGATGACATCTGCGCCGGCTCCGAGAATTCATCCGGAGATGGCAGCAGCGATTCGCAAGAAGAAGCCAGCGGTTAAGAAGCCGGTTGCAAAGAAGGCTGCTCCAAAGGCGGTTGCACACAAGAGCAAGCGGGTTCAGCTTGTCTCTGCGCGGGAAGCCAATTCGGTAATTGACCAAGCGCGGATAGCTTTTAGTGTGAGTGCAATTGGGGCTGTAATTGGGATCCTTTTAGGCAGCTCAATTCCACTAACAACATTTATGATCTCTCACTTTGAGTGGCAAGAGTGGTGGTCAATTCATACACTGCTGATCATCGGCGGTCTGGGATTCAGTTTCAAAAATGTGTACCAATGGGGCAAGGCTGCATTCCGAGATTCGTGGAAGGCTGGGGCATTTGTTTTACTCTGCGAAGGGTCAATGGTATTTTCCAAGATTCTCTGGTTGGAATGGATGTGTCTCGGTATTCTCATTGGGATAAACGCAATTGCTTCTGGTGCTAACTTGGTTCTCAAGCCGCAGGTTGTGAAGAAGCCAAGTTGGGAGAGTTGAGATGATAACGTGTCCGCATTGTGGGCAGACGATAACTTCAATTGAGCCATCAAAGCCACAGCGATTGTTGTGTGAGATTGAAATGGTCGAACTTATTTTAGGATCCGGAGCGACCTGGGAATATAAGTACGACCGCATCTTCGGTATGAGCCGTGGCATTCGGGGTCTAATCGATGAGTTGGATATATCATTTAGTTGGTGTGACCCTGATACATCATACGAAGAGGATGTCACGGCGTATGTTGAAGCATTACGTGTACTAAGAGAAAACGTAATAAAAGAATTGGCAAGCGCAAGTGCTGCTGGATTCATTGGAAGGAGTATAAAGGAGTTATGAAAATCATAATCAACTCCAATTATCGTCAGGAATGCAACACAATATTAACTTCCAGTCGAGATGAGATTGTTCCGGGCATTGGTGACGAGGTAGTGTGGGCGGCCAATGGCGGTAAGCTTCGCGGCACTGTCATAGGTCGAAGAATCGACTACACTTATTCTAGGTCTACCGGGCTTACCATCCCAACTGAAGTGACCCTGAGCATGAAGAGCACCGAGCCAGTGTTCAATGTAGGATAATTCCCTACTTCTTTTTACCAAAGAAAGGTGTTGTTTTTGAGCGGAGGTTGTGGTGCCGTTCTTGACGGCCCGGCGAAAGCCTGATACTGTCTTGGAATTGCTGGGGCTTGAACATGGGCCTCCGCTCATTGACAACTGAATAAATTCGATGGGATACGACACGAAGTTTGATGGGGCGTTCATGGTAACGCCCCAGTTGGGGCCCGAGCATCGGGCGTATCTGCACGCGTTCAGCGATACGCGGCGGATGAAGCGCAATCCATTATCGCTTGAGGATCTTGTAACTCACAAGCAGCTCTATCCTGATCCATTGAGGTTGGCGGTTGGCCTGCCGGTTGGAGATGGTGGAGGATACTGAATTGTGTCGAGATATGTCAATGCATAACTAAATATAGACTTGGGAGTCATTGCACTTCGTAGTGAGTCCGGTGACTTCCGCATGCTACTGTAGCTCAATTGGCAGAGCACTTGACCTGTAATCAAGATGTTGAAGGTTCAATTCCTTTCAGTAGCTCTGGAACCGAAAGGTTCCTGGTGGTCGCCCCCAAAGCAAGGATGTTCCCCAGCGGACGGCTGAACTGACGCGGCTGTGGCGAAAGCCACGAATGGCTTCCGAGCCATTCCGGTACTTACCTGGGGCTCCTTGCGAATCTTAATTTCTTATGCTATCTTATGTTTCTAAATATGGGAGTGAAAGGTTTTCGATTGGGATCTGAAATATTTCCTGCGTGTAGGTGGTCCTAATACACCCAAACATTAGGCGTTCTAAATGCGAATGATAATGCATACGCCGCAGCTGCCTAATAAGTAGCACGGCCGGTCCTCCGCAAGATTGTCTTGGTAGCGGTCAGGATTGCCAACCACAAAGGCTGGTAAGTAACTTGGGTTACCGAAGTTGCTTACGAGACAAACAGGTGAATAGGTCGTCCACCGAATTGACGAACTCAGCCATTGGGGATACAGTGGCTACGCACGTGAATGATGGAAATAAGAGAGGATCGCAAGACTTCGGTTCGATTCCGAACACTTCCACCCACACTTACCTACATGAATGTTTCGGGCCTCGGCTCAGGGAAGAGCGCTTTCGGTTAGCTACCGAATGAGAGTTACGTTCGAGTTGTAACGGGTCCACCTACACTGTAATTTTATACAGAGGCTATAATGAAAATTGTCACAACCGGGCCAAGCGAGCGAGAGGTTTTTACTGAGTCTAAATCAGAGCGTTTGGTTGACCCACAACTAGTAGCGAAGGCTCTGGGAGCGGAACCAGTTTATAGCTATCAAGTATCATGGTCAGAAGAGGATCAGGAATTTGTAGGAATCTGCGCTGAGCTCCCAAGCTTGAGCTTTCTAGACAAGAATCGTGATGACGCACTCAAAGGCATTCAAAAACTTGTCATTGACTGTATCAATGATAATTGTTTTCCAGATACTCAATTATAATATTTTAGGGTCTTAAGCTCAATCCGAAAGGATGAGAATCTGCAAGGGTGACACGTGCACCTGTCAGGGTTCTTGGTGAGCGCTCGTAACAGAGAGGCACGTTCGAATCGTGAAAGATCCACCATAAGCCACGTACCGCAATATACGTGTGCTTAGTTTCCCACAGCGGTTGCGCGTTGGTGCGTAGGAGGTTACCCTTAACTGGGATGTACTGCCAAGTCCGGCTAAGCCAAGTGGGTCGGGGATGCTCTGAGCTTTGTGCAAAGGGTATTTCTCAAAACTTGGCCCGTCGCTAAGAATGCTTCGTCAGACCAGGCGGAGCTTCCGGTTGAACAGCACAACGTCACCCCGAAAGGATCAGCGTTGGTGAGGCCAACCGAGCGAGGCTAAGGCGGAAACGTAATCTACCCTTAGCAAGTTTGAGTTGAGCTTTGTTGCTCTAGCCCGCCAAATAGCGCTCGGCGGCCTAATGATAACTCAAGCGGGTTTGGCGGCACAATCAGGAATGGCATCCGAAAGGAAGACCCGAGGTAAAACTCGCCTGGTTGTGCTGCCATTTTCTTTTCAAAGACTCTGGCATAGCCCGTTAGTTGACTCACGTCTCGCGACGGCTCAGGGTAAGGTACAGATCCCGTACCTCGGGTGAAGAAATTTTTGTGTCGGTTTCTTTTCCTGTTGCCGAGGGAAGGGCAGCTTCATGCTGCCCTTAATTTTTCACAAGCATTAGGCCGGCCGATAAATCAAAAATCAGAAAGAAGAATTTTATGGAACCATGTTTACATCACAAGGTATTCAGTGGAAAGCCAAACTATCAGCAGCCACCGAGGCCGCATAACTTCGAGTGGATATGCAGCAAGTGTCATGCGGTAGGGTATCAAACCAACATTGTATCTGGCCATGAACATCCTGAAGATGATGACTACGTTGATCAGGACTTGTTTGCCAAACTCAAGCCAGGTAAGTCGTCCTGGACCCAATGCCGGAACCCGAGTCAAGTCGGGGCCGGCTAAAGGGGTGTCAGCAACGAGCTGACGGAAAGCGACAATGGTAAACTCAATGGTAAACTCAATGGAATCCAAAATCTCCGCACTCAAGGCCGACGCGATCCAAGCGGGCGACGATGGCATCGTGGAGATGATCGACACTTGCCGCGCTGAGCTCAATAGCTGCTTGCTGATGGACTACGACACTGCTGATACCGTGGACAGCTCCGATCTCGGGTGTGACACTACCCAATACGTCGAGGGGCTGTACGAGTCGATCCGCTGCGGCAACGAGCCCGGGGTAATCAAGATCAATGGTCGTCGAGTATACGCAGCCTGAGCCCCTCGACCTCCCCTCAATATAAAAACATCAATAGATATTTCAAGGTGCTGAATTGCAGCGATAGCAACAAGGGATAACGTTATCAGCCGAATGCCCCTTGGAGTTGTCAACACGATCTAGTCCGTTGATGATGGCGGGTGAGGACATTAGGAATTTAGTATTCGCATTCATTGTTTGCGCAGTGATGTGGTACTTTGATCCGCTGCGCATTGGAAGAAGGAAGCGAACATGAGGCGTGGATTATGTCAAACAAATTAAACATTCCCAAAATATCTGGTGGTCTATTTGAATATCCAAAGGATTTTTTCAAAGAGGCGTTGAGCTTTGAGTTTCCGAGCTATGCTGATGAAAAAGAATATTCAGATATTGTCAATGGTTTATTTTTCAATGGTGGAAAGATTCCTGTTGGTGGGGGTATTGATAAAGAATATCAATCGCGTGGCATTGCTATGTTAAAAGCAATTATTGTTTCTTTTGAGCCGAAGCATGAAGAAAAGGTTCGCGTGTGTGCGGCAATTCTTTTCAATTTGAAATGAGTGAACATGAGAGTAATAATTGATTGTGAGGTTCTGGATTACGATAATTTATCCACAGCCTACCAGGAGAAGTTGCTTCGCGAAGAGTGCGAAGCGCTTGCCGAGATATGGCGACCGGATCCTTTAGTTGATGAGTTCAAGGAGAAGTTAGAGAAGATTGGGTTCATGGAACCTGAGGTTTTGTACTCTGGGTTCTCAAGTCAAGGCGATGGTGCTTGCTTCGATGCCAAGGTGGACCTCAAGAAGGTTTGCAGGCATCTTGGAATTACATATCGCTCCAGGAACAAGTGGGAGTGCTCGATAGAGGTCTACGATCGTCACTACGTTCACTCAATGACACGGAGGGTTTCGTATACTGGCAACAATGCCAGTGTCGGTGATGATATTGAGCGTTTGCGCTCTGGGTTGTGCGAGGAATTCTACAAGCTATTGGAGGCCGACTACTACAGCGAAATTAGTGACGAGCGATGCTTGGAAGAGCTACGGTCAAGAAAATTCGTGATGCGCAAGGGCTTGCAGAATTCTCTAGCCAAGGCGGCCGGTTATGACTTGGGCCACGATGAGGTGGTTGTGGAGATTGTATGAAACTAAAAGATGCACAGAAGGTAACGGGAATTGAATTACTTCGTCGTGCGGACAATTTATTCAGTACAGGCAGTGAGTCATTCGCTGAGCGTTTCGATATACACCAGCTGTTGAAGCTAGCCCAGGGCTATATGGTCTGCGCATGGGACATTCACCCAGATCATTGGGAAGAGCAACAGATCATTGACTTGCTGGTGTACGACAAGATCCCCGAGTGGGATGATGAAGAGATGCCGATGTATGAGTGATGCTGAGGGGGCTGCCTGAAAGGGCGGCCCCTTTCGGCAATTAATAGGTTATGTTATGAAGACTACAGAAATTATCAAAGTTGATCACAGCATTCACACGCATAGTTGTGACGTCTGCGGAAGTAAGATTGACCCAATAGAAGATCAATCAAACTGCGGCGTGGCTACGATTGAACTTGTATCCGAAGAAGATGGCATGAGCGATGAGCCGCACCTAGTAGCTGATGTGCTTGATAGCTGCGGAGTTTGCTTTTATAGGGTTCGTGAGATACTTGAGAGAGAGCTTGGCGTAACGTTCCGCAGAGAACGAAGGTAAGCTGCGATTGATATGGACTTGGAAGGTCGGAGAGTTTTAGTGGTGTTGACTCTCCGACCTTCTTTCTTTTACCAAAGAAGATATATATCATGACAATTGCAAGAGTTCCAGTTACGTACTATTACAGAGGGTTGCAAGAGGGAAGTCCTGTTTATTCAAGGGCAAAAGAATATCCGTGGATGAGAAAACTAGAGTGTCAGCGAGACGCTAAGTTGGACGGTAAGAAAGCAGTATTTAGTAAGGAAAATGAGATAATGGCTACAAAGAAGCTAACTGCACGCCAGGATTTCATTCGAAGAATTCAGCTTGCAAGCAAGATACCAAGAGGAAAGTCCTTGATATTGGCTCGGGAACTCTGGGCCATGGGACCATACTCTTCGCTGCTGGCTGAACATACTTGCAATCGCGAGTTGAGTGAACGCGAGACCAAGCGTGATAACGAGATGGATGCGCGAGTTGCGGAAATTGGAGTAGAGCTTGGGCTGAAGGCAGAACGTCAAGGCGACCCGCGAGGTTGGACAATCCGCGTCTATGTTGGCAAGGAACTTGCCAACTGTTGGGACGGCCTCACTACTGGCTGTGGCTAAGACTTGGAAAGGGCTGGGGAGTTTTCGTGGTGTTGCTCCCCAGCCCTAACCTCTAGGGGATTTATATGTATAGAAATATTGGCGGTTCAAGAGAAGAGCTTGAGAGTCTAAAAAAGGAGAATACCCTTCTCAAACAAGAGAACGCTGCGCTAGTGATGTTAGTTCAAGACTTGCGTGGTATGGTTCTCAAGGTATGTAGCTATTTGGAAAGGCGATGGGAATGAAATCCACATTGTTTTGTATAACTCTTTTGGTAACAACAATAAGCTGTAGTAGCCGACCAGAGCTGAGTGCGGTTGTCTCCTGTCATGACAGTTGTAGCAAGCAATTGAACAATTGTGTATCGAAGTACGGCACAGACCCTGGCTGTATGAAAATAGATTCTGATTGTATGATGGCTTGTACGGTGGTTAGCAAATGAAAAACATCAAACCTATAAACCCATTCACTACGTTGGGTAAATACCAACTTGGTGAGCGGTGTTTGGAGTCATCAATCGTCAGAGATGATGTTGTTGGTGTTTCTGTTGAAGGCCAAAGTATTGAGTTATCTGGCTCTGGTTGGCTCGAACTTTGGCGGGGTCTTATCAATAGAGGTTACAAGCAGATTACGGTGTTAGAAAACGCGGCCGAATTGAATGCTGAATACCTTAAATGGCGCAAACAAAACAGGAGGGCTTGTGGTAAAGCCTGATTATCACTTGATTAAGATTGACGAAACGGAGCATTGGAACAAGGAATTCTTAGCTTCGATTGGGCCGGATGCAAAGATCATTTCTACCTACGTATTCGATCATAATTCGGTAACTAATTGTTGCGAGATTACGCCATCATACGCGCTTCACCTTGCAGCAACTAATTTCGTAACCTCTAGCGATCTATCTTCAGCTGAGGTCGAGGAGATTGAAGAAAAGATACGACAAGGTATCGCTGATGCTGGTAGCGATGATGTTCAATATCATCACTGCAGTACAATTGATGAGCGCACCAATAAAGGTGTCAAGATTCCGGCAAGATCTAAACCAATTCGCCAATTCGTTGGTTGCGATAACGACGTGACCATTGATGAAGTTCGTGAATATTACCTAGCAAATCCCTGGTGAACAAATGACAACGATACAAAGATTATTTTCATTGATTATTTTAGCAATCATTGCTGCTTGCAGCAGCACAACGGTAACCAGTTCTGATGTAACAGAAACTGGTGGCAGTTCAGGAGTAGGAACAAGCGTGAGTGCAGGCGGAAGCGACACAACAACGACCGCCTCTAATGTTACAGGAGGTTCGAAAGGAACCTCTGTTGCTAGCTCAGCTACTGGAGGGGATCAGCCTACTGGCAGCACTGGCGGCACTGTGGGTATCTCGGCAACTGGCGGCAGTGTCAGTACCGGCGGAGCAGTCCCCAATGGCGGATCTGCAAATATAGGTGGTGGTAGCAACTCTACCTCGATAACAACTGACTGTTCTATTGCTTATGCAACGCTTGGGCAGCCATGTTGTCTTGGGGAATGCCAAGATATCAAAACAACCATTTGCAACACGGTGATTGGTTCGGCTAACTTCAATGTCTGCTTGGCTTGTGGCGGCGTAAATCAACCATGTTGTCTTGATAACATATGCAATGGTACGAACATCTGCAACACACAAGTTCCGGTTGGCAATTTGGCAATGTGCAGCGCAAAGCCATGTCCTTCTGGCACGGTTGGTTGTTCTTGTTTTAGTAACGGAACTTGCAACGCGGGGACATGTACTGGGCACACGGCACTTACCGCTGGAACCTGCACCTAAGGATCATACCAAATGAGTGATGTTGCCAAAGTAAAGATTGTGGAACTGCTGAGGGATGAGTCCAAGACGTGGACTGATAAATCAGTCAGGCTATGTGCCATCCTAGATGAGTTAAAAGGTTCCTACGCGGCCAGGTACTTACTGGAAGCGCTAATGATGATGGGTGGAGACAATCCAACCAACCTAGTTCTTCTAAGAAGGGGATGTGCCCTTCGGAGACCAGGACAATTGCTCGATGCAATTGAATTGTTGACTCATGAGACCTCAATCAAAATCGGTGATAGCACATGACATCAATTCGATTACGTTTAGGGTTTGTATTTTTGATAATCCTGGCTTGCAGCTCAGCACCTTCTGGACAGAGTACGCCCGTCAAGGATTCGTCAACCGAATGCACAGACTATACTGACGACAACGGCCAGGTCATTTCACTTTGCGATGGGCCGACCGTCGCCAAAGCCGATTGCCAAACCATGATGGAGGTCAGCTACACGATCTGTCCCTCCGCTATATACTGCCGCGATACAAAGACCTGCGCTCAGTAACCTACATCTAACTACATTCGCAAATTATTTGCCATACAGATAAAACTGGTTTATTCGTATTACAGATAAACAAGTGAAACCGAGGACTTGGATATGAACGATAGAGAGCGAGAGAATTGGATTGACAATGATGAAGGCCTCTATAGGATGTGGAGTTCCAGCCGAAGTTCAAAGCGCAAATTCATCAGGGCTAATCGATCAGTGATTGATGCGGCCATAACAAATGTCACAACTGGAAAACAACCAGCCCATTATTTGGTGTATGGAGGAAGATCATGAATATTTTCAAGGAAATTAGAAACATAATTGGTTGGGTGCGGTTTTTATCTGTCGGTAATGTTTACATATGGCAGCGTGAGTATTGGTCGTTGGCCCGGAAGCAATCGAGACGGTCATGATTGGTAAAGCTGAACGAACATTGGTTGGTGACGATTGCCCTCCTGAAGAGCGACAGCAGATCCTCAATGCCTTTGCATCGATGCTTGATGCCGATGCAATGCATGCCAGGAGGGAGGGTGAGTTTGATAGGGCCAATTGCTTCGCTGAGGTAGCTCATCAACTACGAAGAGGAAACGTAGTTGAGAGTGGTGAGTTGAGAATGTTAGAAGATTTGAAGTAAAGGATTTGATAATGCCGAAGGAAAGTTTGGTTGAGGTTGAGGGCAAGGTAACCGATGCATTGGGTGGTGGCCAATACGCAATCGAACCTGCTGGTGGTGGAACTCCTATAAGAGCTACTCTCTGCGGAAAGATGAGGCAAATGCACATCCAGGTAATGCCTGGTGATAAGGTTCGGGTTGGAGTTTCACCGTATGATTTGACGCATGGTCTCATTCAGTGGAGATACAAGACGTGACAGCCTCGGAAAACCCCAAACCAAAACGACGCAAAGCTGCCAAGCTTTGCAAGTGCGGAGCACCAGCAGCTGAGCTTCATCCATGCCCTTACGATGCAGAGATGGCAGCTGGTGATGAGGAAGCTGAGTCCAATATCACGCAATGCAATTGCTGTAATGAATGCACAGCTAAATGTGCGGAGGAAGTATGAAGAACATTAAACCAATTCTGATTCTGTTGGTTTTTATGATAAGTTTGGTTCTGATGATAACCGCTTGTGGTAGTCAGATTGAAACTGGCGATGATGGTGGTACGGTCAGCCCTAAGAACTTCAACGTTTGCTGCTGCGCCAGCAATTTACATTCGGCAATCGGGGCGACTTCGGAAAGTGATTGCGAAGGCCCTTGTAAGAGGATGGACCCTGCGAATACCTATTGGAAGCTAATCGATAGCCTGGATACATGGGCCGAATACAATGATCGGTTCGACGCAAACGTCAAGGCATGCGAAGAATTCGCGGGCTTGTAAGATGGAACTAGCTCCTAGCAAGGATCTAACATGTTCAAGACCAATAGTTCAAACATTAAGCCCTCTGTAGAAACCCAAGCATTGGGCATGATGATTGTCGATGCTCGGACTGTTCATACCAGCTTACTGTACTCTATCCTCAAGGCTCGTATTGCGGCCCAGAGAGAGATCTTTGATGACTATCTGAATTGGAATCTGGAGAGGTTGGAGTTTCTCTATGCAGACCGCTTTGGATGTATGCCTCCTGAGTCGTTAGCCAAGACCTACCGGATGATCACCACTAAGTATGACCGTGGTTTGATAGGGGTAGAAAGATGCTAAACTTAAAGATAAGCCTGTTCTCCGACGTAATAGTTCGACGAAGTAAGGGGAAGCTCTGGTTGACGAACCGTCGGGATACTTGGTTGGATCCAAGTGCTATCCCTATAGCTAACCTTGAACGCATACTAGAGATTTTCAACGTTAAACTCGGGGAATGGACACAAGACGAGTACTCCGAGTACTGTCCGGTGATTCGTCTCAAGACAAATGACCCCTCACTGCCAAGCTCAAATTCGCTAATTAGTGGAGATATAAAATGAACTTAGTAGTTGCTGCGCTCTTGGATGCTCACGCTAGGATTGCTGCTGAGACACGAGGGGAAGCACCACAAACAGAGGCCGAAAAATGCCTCAGAACGGAAGTAGATAATGGTAGCTCGGAAGACAACGAAGATAATAAGCAGATGCGGATTCAAAACGAATGCAAGTAATACAAACCTACATTCGGTAGCCTTCAATGAGCTAACCGATGGTGAGGTTCTTGCTCTGATTCATGCTCTTATGCTGGCCCGAACGGTATCGGCAGTTGCCAATGACCTGAGCAGCTACTTTTTATATGCGCTTTTACAAACGGTAGCGACTGGTGATAAGGCAATTGCTGATAAGGCTCAGGAGTTCGCTGCTGAGTTGAATGGCGATATGGGTCTTGCGTTAATTCGACAAGATGAGCTTGAGCAGATGCGCAAGGAATTGATAGAGCTTCGCAAAAGGGTTGCGGATCGACCTGCTTCCTTAGATGATAGTCCAATTAGGCTACAACCATGAACCTAGATATACGAACCAAGAAAACAATTGAAGAGGGTATCATTAGTGGCATCATTTTATTAGATAAAACGGGTGCCGTGACATATTGTTCTTACGCTCCAGGAAATGGTACTCAATATAATCTAATCTTCACCAATATTACCGGTGTAGATGATGTTGGAGACCAGGGCGGTTGGTTAGTGACGTGGATAAACTCCCATGATTTGAAAGCCATGGTAGTTACTGATAATGGAGGTCTACTTCATTGGCAATATGTGATGGAGAAGATGCGTGCAAGCATCTCAGACGCTGTCTGCTTGGCAGAAATCATCAGTCATTGTACTGGCCGAACGTACATAACCTGCGAAGAAATTGCTCAACAACCTGAAGACATCTTCGATCGTACATATTCAGATGAATCCATTGGGCCAGCCCCGGAGGGACTCTACTGCGTATTCTGTGAGCCAAGGATATTCTCCGGCTTCTCCAGTAGTGAAGTTTGGGCTGGGTCAAAGCCAAAATCTTATGAAGGTGCGGTAAAAGAAGCCGACTCCAGAAATCGCAAGGACCCCAACCACCACTACTACGCCAGACCTGTTCGCTAAATAGTAAGCTGAGTGTAATAATGAAGCTTAAAACTACAGCTTTCATGTTTGGAATAATTGTTTTCTGTGCGGGAACAATTTTTGGTATGTTGTTGGGAAAATTGAAGTGCGAAAAATGGGCAGGCGATCATTGTATCGCAGCTCATAATGCAAGGGAATAGACAATGCCTAACTGGTGCAATAACAAACTTGTGATTAGTGGTACCGTTGAGAAAATAGCAGAGTTCAAGAAGACTCTTGGCTCCGATGGTGACTTCAAGTTCAGTCAAACAATCCCGATGCCAAGGGGATTTCAAGGAATCATGGTTGGCAATGCCAAAATCAATGGCAAGCAGGTCACTCATTGGCGCGAGCAAACGCTAACGCCTCCTCGCGTCAAGACCCGCAAGGCTCGTAAGGCAGCAATTGCCAGTTACCGAGCCAAGATTGAGCGCAACGGCGGCAGCAAACGAGTTACGGTTCCGGTTTCCGAAGTTGAGACTGAATACCTGGTCAATAAGTACGGCTCGATGGACTGGTACAGCTGGGCTCAGACCAACTGGGGTACCAAATGGGACACTGACAGTGATACCACGATGACAGAAGCCTGGAATCAGGATGGGCATGCTGCTCTGGTTTCAATATTTGATACTGCATGGGCACCGCCAACCAATTGGGTCGTTGCGGTAAGTTCAAAATTCCCCGAGTTGACCTTTGAGATTCACTATTCTGAAAGTGGTATGGGTTTCTATGGAACCTTTACCTCCAAGGATGGTAGTGGGCTTGAAGATTACCACGAGGGAATGTTCCGTAAGGATATTGATTGGGATACAATCGACAACAACCTTGATGCGATGACTCCTGAAGCCAAGGATTTCCACGAAGCACATGGCTTCGCCGGCATTCCGGAATAGAGCATTCTAAATATAGGAGGCTTATATGTGTATAGGTAGTGATGAATGCGATTGTGATGACTTCGACGAAGAGACTGATGAATTCTTTGACGAAGACTTCAATGAAGAACGCGATGGGGATGACGATGATCTCCGCAATAACATTGATGGGGTTGGCTTTGCCGACCCTGGCGGGCGCTCAGCGCTACGTGCTGAGACGATAGACAATCCCAGGATGTATCCTTGTCCTACTTGTGGAACCGAAAATCGGTTGACGGCGATTGATGTTCAGCATGGTTACCAATGTGATGACTGCAGTGACAAAACCGAACGAGGGTTCTAATGAAAGCCGATGATCTGCTGTTCAATGTTCGGAAGCGTGCGGAAATAGTTGTTTCGGATCCAACCGATGCTAACGCTGGATTAGACCTAGCTGTAGCATTCGGTGCATTGGATAATTCGATTCTTACCAATGGCATATTACCAAAGGATTGGGAACTTGGTAAGAGATATATTTGGCGTGAGGCGGTTGGCGGCTCGAAAGTCCTGATGTTCAACGGCATAGGCGTTGGGCATGTGATGCCTGCCTTATCTGGTGATCCTGATACAGCTGTTGATTGGTTGTATTCTGCTAGTTTGAACCCAACTCATGAGTTTCCATATCGAATTGAGCCTATGATTAGTGAAGGCACTAAGACTTTGGATGAGGCGATGGCTGAATGCGAAGCTTATGTACTTGAGCAAACAAAAAACGTATTCAATCCATGGCAGGTACTGAAGGAACAGGGTTTGATATGAGTGTTTATCCGGCTTGTTTGTTGTTGAACATGCAAACCAAGCGATGGCATCCGATATATTTCTATATCTCTCCGCCGCCTGGGCCATATGTCAAGCGTGAACATGAGCGTTACAAGTCAAGCTCACATCATACCTCTGGCTTTGCCACTGTAGAGGAGGCCATTGACGACATCAAGCTTTCTAAGATGTCAAAATTGACTGGGGTAATTTACGGTTGGGATGGCGAGAGCACTCCAGCGATGGTTGAGTTCTTTCCAACCGAGTCAGAGATGGTTGATGAGGAGGCCCTAATCAAAGAGGCCAACGAATTGCTAGCTAAATTGTGAGGGAAAAAATGAGAACAAAATTATCCGATTGGAAAGTTGGTGAGAATGTTATATTCGTTAGCTCTCACAGTGTCTCTTCCAAAGGCGAAGATATGGTGATTATGTCAGTTGGGCATAAGTACATATCCATTGGTCGTGAGGGGTCCACGCATAGGCACTTCAGATTCATGTATAAAAACGGTGAGCTTTGTATAGCTGACGGTGGATACAGTCACCGAATGTACTTACCAGAAGATTACAGATTGATGATCGAGTACGACAAAGCTCTTAAGCTTGCCGTTTACGGGATAAATACCGAAATGCATGGTAGTGATAAGTGGACAGAGGAAAATATCCAGCGCCTCAATCAGATTCTGGAGCTTGTGAATGCTATAAAAGCATGAGGGAATAGCAATGCCACAGATAGCACATGAATTCACGGTAGTGCGTAAAGATACCGAATGCGAATTGAGAGCCTCATTTGAAGTAACGGTTGGTGTTCAGCGGCGCGCACACCGAAGCAAGCGTAACTCTGATATTGAAACTTCCAATGGTGGCCGAGCTGAGTTGACGGGTGAGATTTTCTTGGCTGACGGTGGCATTCCTTGGATTGGCCACCTTAACAAGAGAGAACAAGAACAGATCGAAAAAGAAGTCTACGAGATGTATATGGAATCAAACGAGTCAAGCCGACCTAATCGCCTGACTGATGATTCATGTCTCCTTGATGGAGAGTTCGATGATGATGTGTTTGATGAAGATATGGCCTTGAGGGTCACTGGAAGGGGTAGCGTGAGTTGGTGATTGAGTCTGAACAAACGCGACGGGAAAACACAGCTCCCGCACCGCCTCCGATACCCGAGTTCAGACTTCGGGAAATCGAATTGGATGAAGGCGGATACACGGTTGAACCGCCGCATCAATACTACGGTGTTGATGAACCTCTTTGGAAGGCCATCGGGGAAGGCGGAGACCTAATCTTTCGAGCATCGTCCGAAGATGAGGCTCGCGAGAAGGTGATTCGAGTACTTGAGCATGTTGTAAACTGTATCCCAGGGCCTTGGCCAGACGGGGACATTCCTAGAAACGATGTTGAGGAGTTCATATGACAATAGAAGAAACAAGAGCTAGGCGATATTATGCTGAGCCTCGTAAGTTGGTTCAAAAGGTTCGGGAGACGTCTCCAAACGATCCAAATGCAATGACCGTAATTGCAGATGCGATGGATTCAGTTCTCGATTTGCTTGTTGAGCAGAAATCGCTAGACGGAGCTATGATAGTTGTTTTAGATGATGAAGCCCTTGAGGCCCTGACTGAAAAGCAGAAGGCTGCTTGGAAGGGCTACGTCTACAAGATGACGTACGAAAACTGGGATGAAGAATCCCTAGAAATTGGTGAGACAGATGATAAGGGCTGGGAGAATGAGGGGTCCGAGCCTTACGATACGTTGGACGACATCCTGCGTTGTGTTGGTTCCGATGCAAATTGGTTGGAGTGGTCGAGCAGCAGTCCAGATCAACGTTCTTGGATTACTTCTGAGGGCGATCAGAATTCTCATACTGGTGATACCAAGTATAAGAGCCTATGGATCAATCGGGCTGATGGTTTTCCGAAGAGTGAAGAAGAGATCATCTACATCAGTCAGAAGTTAGGATTGCGTCACCCCAAGATTGGGAGGAAATGATGGGCTGGGACTTCAGAGCACTACCCTGTTGCAAGCAAGAGATCATTGAAGAGTGTGTCAAGAGCATTTGCAGCATGACTTGCTTGCAACAGTCGGTCCAAGGCAACGAACTCTGGACCGTTTGGGAAAAGAAGGATGGTACCAAAATCATTCTTCTATTCTTGCTAATGTCGAAGAACCTATGTTGGGGCTTCAAGGAGATATCGGAGGAGGCTGGTCCGCATTACTACAAATGTCCGCTAGCATTTCTGGCTTTGGCACCTGCAATCAACTCTGGTTGGCGAGAGAGGGTTGTTGACTACCACGAAAAGAGGCTTAACAATCATACCATTGTAAAGCGAATTGCAGTTGGAATGATTGTGGCACTCGATAATCCGTCAAATGAATTTCGTGTGACACATATGAAGCCGCTGCAAGGCGTGAGCTTGAAAGAAAAAAGACTCTATCGTTTGGTAAAGAAACGAATAGTTTGCGTTCGGGAGGCTTATTCCGAAATGGCAGAGAAAATGGTTCGAGAAGCAACACCAACTGATCAGATATGGATGTGATACCAAGAAGTCTGACGCACTGCAAATGAATGATCAAGAAACAGTTCAACTAACCGAGAAGGGCAAAAGGCTTCTGACCAAGCCCAAGAAGGTTACTGCGAAGAAGACGTCCAAGAAACGATAATAAAGTCTTAAGATGGGTGCCTGAACGGGCGTCTCGGGCACCCATCGACCTAACTCTGGAATTAATTATGGATGATCTAATTGAAGCGCTGACGATTTTCAAGAAGTATATCAAGGAAGATGCATATGCTCCAACGCATTGTGAGCATGATGTCTTCATGGTGTGCGCGGGCATTAGAGAAGATGCCGTATCTGCTGAAGACACGGAGCGTCTTGAAGAATTGGGTTTCTCTTGGGATGAAAGTTACGATTGCTGGTCTTCATTCAGATTTGGATCATGTTGACAATGTAAGGTAAGTATTGATGTCAGAATACATTCCACAATTTTTCAAGAACTTGACATTCCAGCAACTTGAATGGCTTGAGAACAATGCAATCGTTCGTCACAATAATGACATGCGGTTTGTGTTGTTGCGTGCGGCGAAGGGTAGTGAAGTAGACCAAAGAAAAGTAATGGACGCTGTCCAATTGGATCCTACTTGGATTAAACCGGCCTGAGAAACTAAAAATGGCTGATGATATTGTAACAATCACGATGACTCGCGCTCAAGCCGAATGCGTTGAGCGTACATTCCGCATGTTTACGCCTGGAAATTTGCGAGGCAAAGAACGCGGGGCATGGCGAGCAATTCGAAGAGGGCTGGGGACTTGGATTGAAGAGAAAGATACGCTTAGGGGTAAGATGAAAGCTATGCAGAAAAAAGATGTGGATAAAGCATGAGCATTATAATCGCACACAGGACGGTCACTGGTGTTTACCTATGCCACGAAGGCCTACATTGGTACTGGGGTCCACGGGAACAGGCCGAGATGTACTCGATTGAAACGGCCAAAGAGCTTGTACGTTCTTTCCCGGATTGGGAGGGCATCTTAGGTGTCAGTTGCAATGAGGCTAGAGTTGAGATAGACAGGACACCTGTCACTGTTGCCCCCGCGAGGGGCTGCGCCGCGAATGGGAATTGCCATGGAACAATCTAAGGGTAAGCTGTTCTGTATGTGGCAGGACTCTCTGTGATATTTGTTATCCGAATATTATGGAGGCTTGTTCTATATGCGGAAAAGCCGGCAACATATTCTTGGATAAGTTGTTTGATGCAGATAAACTTATGGGAGAATAGTATGGGAGATGTACTTTTCAAACTGTTTGCTGGAGCTTGTGTAGTAATATTTCTATTTGTATGGGCCTGCAGTTCTATTATTGAGGCCCTACCAGACTGACTGCTAAACCCCCTGTCGCGCCTCGGAGCGGGGTAGGGGAGCCCAGGAAGGCCGCGTAGACACATGACCAAGCATATCAGCTCAGAAACGTTGCAGGACTTCTTCCAGGAGATGGGGGAGGCCGAGGCAGTGGATTCCATGACACAACAGAAGACCGATGTTGTTGTTCAAAAAGGTTCTCGTATTCGCGCTGAGTGGTTCGAGACAGACCTTTTCACTGCGTCCCTTGCCGGCGTTCAGCTCAAGACAACCGGCAGGCCCAAGTCAATCACTGGCACAATCCGTCACCTGAGAACCAACGATCCGAACTGGGCACCTGAGAACGTGGTGCTGTTCGTTGAGCTGGATGAGGATGATGGTACCGGACAGCATTGCGACAAGTGTGGTGTGAAGGAAGTCCAAATCAAACCGAGTTGGATTCGAGAAGTGATCTCTTTATAAGTATCATGCAAACATTTCTTCCATATCCTGATTTTGAAAAATCTGCCAAAGCGCTTCACTTCAAACATCTTGGGAAGCAGCGCGTAGAGACAAAACAGATATTCAATGCACTAACCCAGAACAAGGGTTGGGTTCATCATCCTGCCACGAAGATGTGGGCTGGATATGAATACCAATTGTTACAATATGGCAAGGCTATTTGTGAGGAGTGGATTGGCAGGGGTTACAATGATTCTTTGCTAGAGCAATTCACTGCAGCGCAAGTTGGCCTCAAGGATACTGGGCTGCCTCCTTGGATGGGCACGAAGATGTTCCATGAAGCTCATCGTTCAAACCATGCCTATCCGGTTTTCTCCCAACAATCAGTAAATTGAAAGGAAAGTAGAAAAATGAAATACTATGTTGTTGTCGCGTCTGACGGGATTCGTCTTGTGGTCTGGGGAATGGGGACGAGCGCAAATGCAGCCCTCAAAGACTCAAAACAGTGGCTGGAAGGTGCTGAGCTTGGCGAACACGAGATCCATCCAATTACGATGAACCAACGCGCCCGCATCCAAGCTGGACAGGTTGATTGGCCCGTCTCACTTGCCCCGATGGGCCAAAAATTGGGACGAACTCGTTGAATTGGGTAACAACCGGATAGGCATGGTTTGCTCCCATGACATGAGTTGAACGAAGTTTTTCCAGTAGTAACGAACGAAAGGTAATAATTATGAAACGACCAGAGTGGACATTCAAAGGCATGATTTCACAGGGCGATTCTGACGGACCCATCTACCTATCCGTAGCCGTTGTGGACGGAAAAAAAGTAGAGAAACTTGTTCCGATGAGACGGAAGCCCGTCTTCATCGTGGAAGGGAATCGCTTCACGACATTGGCGGCGGCACTAGCTGCGGCTCGAAAGTAAAGCTTTCATGTTCATGGGAGTAAACCGGATAAGCATGGTTTGATGCTTGTTTTATTCCCGACCCAACTGACATGGGAAATCTACGTCGAGTAATTACGAACTTTATCAATGGGCAGGGCGATGATCTGGCTGGCGGTCTTGTGTTCCGAGAGTTCATCAAGCTCAAGCAAATTGGATCGCACCCCAAGAGCAAGACACCATTATTCAATGAACACCGGTTCTTTGTATTTAAGGGTCAGATTTTTTACTCGGCTCCATATTGGGATTCTTTATTCTACAACTTCGCAAACAGACCACTAAAGAAGATTATCATTGATCTGGTTTCGGATGTCAAAAGTAACTTCTTTGCTATTGATGTTGCGGAGAAAGAGGAAGGCGAATGGATTGTGGTTGAAGTAAATGACGGTGGCACTGCTGGAATTCCTGAGGGTGGCAACGCTTCGGACTTCTACAAAGCACTAAGGGAGTTGTTCTGATGTTAAGATTGGTGTTGTATATAATTGCAACTGGTATTTGTATATGGTCAGTTGTGTGGTCAATGCGTCCATCAAAAGGATCATTTGCTTGGGCCTGGAAACTGTTGCTCAAGGGCAGGAAGGTTAGGCGCAAGGCATGGGTAGCTGGTGTTTATATCTATGCTGACAGCTTTAGACTTGGCCATCCTGAGTGCTCTTTCGTATTTGTGGGTGGGTATCTTGATCTGTCTCCAAAAAACTGGACACCATACATCGTAGATTTCTCAGAGAATGACTGGGAAGAAGTCATAAGTTTATTCGATTAGGTTGTTAGTAAAGGTAATGATATGACAATTGCGCAGGTAAGATCCGATACGTTGGGAGATTTACTCGCTGAATTTGGAGTACAACTTACCCAAGAGCAGATTGATAGCGTTTCCAAGGACTTCGTTGGACATATTGAAATGGAACGCGAAATGGAATCTTATCAATTTATTGGGCCAACAACATGTCAAGCATGCCTCTCAAAGCAGCGTACAATTGACAAGCTAGAAGAAAATATAAATAAACTTTCTGGTAAAATTGTTGAGCTCGCCAAGGTACCGCGTGATTCTTCTGTATTCGTTGAGCGTGGATACGTTGAAATTCAGGAACCAATGCGATAACATGATAACGAGGACACAAGATAATGTTCAAGTCAATTAATCTATTATCTCTGGACTCTACCTGGACGCACGCTAGGGCTAACCGGATGGAGTTTTTGGCTAATCAAAGTTATGAAGTCTGGGTTGATTGCTTTTGTGATTCTGAGCCTGGGGAGGAAGTTTCTCCTGGGGTTTGGATAACGTGGACACATGACTTTGAGAACTCTTATCTTACCAAAGAGTTTGAAAGTTTTTGTGAGCGTACTTTGGCAGCCAAGGATGGGATCGATCCTTTGAAATGGTTCATCGATTCAGGATTTCGCAGTACGTATGGTGTTTGTGATAGCGCTGAGCAATTCCTAGCCAGTGATGTTTACAAGTTCTACAACGAGCGGCCCGAGGAATTCATTGCAACTTTGACGGAGGTTCGGAAGGATGAACAACCATCTAAAGGTGGATGGCGCTGGCACAAGTGGGGACCGTATATTGGGACTCACGAGAAGCAGTGTGAGTACCTGGCTGATGAAGAGGGTATCGAGCGCGTCTTCTGCTACAACATTATATTGAGGACGGGATGACCTACGCTGAATGGATCAAGGCCTATGTAGAATCGCAGAAGGGTATTGTATATGGGAAATGCTCTTCTGCAGTTGCTGCGATGGTCAAGGATTTCCTTGAGCTTCGCATTGTTCGTGGTCATGTGTTCGACTTGCAGTGGGGGCAGCGAAGTCATTGGTGGTTGGTGACTGCAGAGGGGAAGATTGTCGATCCTACTAAGAGCCAGTTCCCTTGCCTCATGGAGTACGAAGAGTGGGTGCCAGGTACTGAGGTGCGGGTTGGATCTTGTATGCAGTGCGGAGCCGAGATATGGGATGCGGTTGAGTCTTTAGATGGGCCACCGATTCATAAATACTCTTGCAGTGCAGAATGTGAAGCTGAGTTGATAAGAGAGGGTGGGTAAGATGACTTATATAGCTCATTTACGAGAAGAAGATGGCATCACACAAACCGTTCAAGAACATCTAGAAGGTGTAGCTAAGATATCCAGAATTTGCGCAGAAAAGATAGGGCTGGCAGATCATGGTGAGCTAATCGGATTACTACACGATCTCGGTAAGTACAGCTCTAAATTTCAGAACTACATCAAATCAGGAGTTGGATTACTAAAACCCGGAGATGCGGGGTTTGTAGACGTTTCTGAATACAAAGGCAAGATTGATCATGCAACAGCTGGGGCACAATTTATCTGGCGTGAATTGTCGAAGCAAGGTGTATGCGGCAGGCTTGTTGGTCAGATTCTTTTTCTTTGTGTATGTTCTCACCATTCTGGTTTAATTGACTGCTTGGCACCAAATCCGGCTGAAGATAAATTTACGCGCCGTGCTAGTAAGGACGTGAACTTCGATGAGGTGGTTTCTAATGCAGAATATGAATTAGTTAGGCGGAGTTTGGAAATTATTGGAAGGCCTGGGTTTGTAGATAGATTGATAGATGTAATCAAAAATATTGCAACCAACTCCAGCAACAGCATAATGGTATCAAAATTCCAAGTTGGGTTGTTGGTGAGATATTTATTTAGTGGTTTGATTGATGCTGATAGAACCGATACCGCCGACTTCGAAAAACCAAATTTTGGAAAATTTCGTTTGAATGGTAATTACGTATCATGGGATGTGTTGATTGAGCGGCTTGAGAAGAAAGTTAATTCATATGCTCTTGGAACTCGCCAAATTGATTTAATTCGAAATAACGTATCTAGGAATTGTCGCGAAGCCGCTGTTCGTCTACCTGGTATTTTTACGTTATCAGTTCCTACTGGAGGAAGCAAAACACTTGGTAGCTTAAGGTTTGGTTTACATCACGCCAAAATACATAATTTAAAACGAGTATTTAATTTTATATCATTTACCTCAATCATTGATCAGAATGCTGATGTAGTTAGGGAAATCTTAGAACCTAAGAATAGACCAGAGGGTAACACACAGGTGGTGCTTGAACACCATTGTAATGTGGTGAATGAGAAAAAGAATGACGATGATGAGATGGTTTCTAAGTGGCAAGATAAGAGTAGAATTTGGAAAGATAGAATCCTAACAGAGAACTGGGATGCACCGGTAGTTTTTTCTACACATGTGCAATTTCTTGAAGCTATTTTTGGTAGTGGAACACGCAATGTTAGGAGACTACATCAGCTGGCGAATTCGGTTATTATATTTGACGAGATCCAAACGCTACCCATAAAATGCATTCATATGTTCAACAACGCAATCAACTTCTTAGTTGAGCAATGTGGCTGCTCAGTAGTTCTTTGCACAGCGACACAACCTCTTCTTAGCAAGGTTGACCAAAAGAAGGGTGCGATCAAGCAGGCTACAGAAATTATTCCAGACGTTCAGCGTTTATTCAATGACCTGAAACGTGTAAAGGTAGTTGATTGTAGAAAGCCTGAAGGTTGGCAAGCTGCAGAGATTGCCAGCTCCGCTCAGGAAAAAGCAGAGCAAGCTGGAAGTTGCTTGGTGATTGTGAATACAAAAAAGACAGCCAAGGCGGTGTGTCTGGCACTCAAGGATACGAAGTTACCATTGTATCATCTTAGCACTAATATGTGCTCAACCCATCGGCGTGAGATATTAGCTAAGGTACGAGGGCACTTGAAACGCAAGGAGAATATAATTTGTGTTAGCACTCAGCTTATTGAGGCCGGAGTTGATGTTGATTTTGGCGCAGTTATACGGTGTTTAGCTGGGCTGGATTCTATTGCTCAGGCGGCTGGTCGTTGTAACCGCAATGGTGAGCGTGAAATGGGAATTGTGTCCATTACTAATCCAGCGAAAGAGATTGAAAACATAAGCAGCTTGGTTGATATCAAAAAAGGCATTGAGGTTTCAGAAAGAATCTTGGCAGACTTCCAAGCAGACCCACAGAAATTTGATGGTGATATAATTGGATTGGCTGCCATGAATGCTTTTTACGAAGGTTATTTCTTCAAACGACGCGGCGAAATGGAGTACAACGTTACTGCCAATCAAGCTAATGATATTGGCAGATCTGATTCATTGCTTCAACTGCTTTCAACGAACGCAATCTCAGTAGTCTCCTATGATAAAACATACGGAGATCTTGATAAGAATATGATGTGGCAGTCGTTTTCTACTGCCGCCAAGGCCTTTAACCCTATTGATTCGCGAACCACTGGAGTAGTCGTTCCTTATAAAGATGGTATTGAAATAATCAATGAACTACGTTCGGCTAATTTGGAAACTGAATTCAAACTACTTCGCAGAGCGCAGCAATTCACAGTTAATATTTTTGATACTGATTGCAAAAAATTAATGGATCTTAATGCCATTCACCCTATCCAAGAAGGCTCATCAATTTACTACTTAGATGATGGCTATTACAACGACTTCGGGGTTACTTGGTCTGATTGACCGGCCTAATAATCTTTGTTTTAGAAAGAAACACTTTGACTTTTCAAGCCCATGCATTATCATGGGCTTGAAAGTTCGCGCCATTCGCAGGTGGCTCGTGAGTTGAAGCGTTTTAGAAAGGAATGAATATGAAGAATGCGATCAGCTTTAGAGTTTGGGGGCGCTATGCCCTCTTCACAGACCCGGTGACCAGGGTGGGTGGTGAGAAATGCTCCTATCAAATACCCACATACGAAGCAGTGAAAGGCATCGTTAAGTCCATATACTTCAAACCAACGTTCACATGGATTGTAGACCGGGTGCGGATCATGAATCGCATCACAACCCAGACGAAGGGTGTTAAACCTCTTAAGTTTTCAGGTGGCAACGACCTATCCATTTACACGTTTCTATCAAATGTCGAGTACCAAGTTCAAGCTCACTTCGAATGGAACCTGCACCAGCCTGGTTTGAAAGAAGATCGTATTGATGGCAAGCACTTTGCGATAGTGAAGCGGTGTTTGGAACTTGGTGGCCGGCAAGACATCTTTCTTGGAACTAGAGATTGCCAGGGATATGTAGAACCGTGTGAGTTTGGCGCTAGCAAAGGTTACTATGACGATAGCGCTGAGCTGGCTTACGGGTTGATGTTCCATGGCTTCGACTATCCTGAGGAAACCGGAGAGCACAAGTTGGAGTGTCGAATGTACCAACCAACAATGGTTAATGGAGTTATTAATTTCCCTCGTCCTGACAAATGCAAGATTCGTAGGTTTGTGAGGGATATGGCTCCGAAAATGTTTGGTCTTGGCACAAACGTACAATCAGTAGACACAGAAGTTGGTTTGTTATGAGCTGGATGCATAGATTGATAGAGACGTATGATTGCTGTAAGGACAATCAGAACGTTCCAGAATCTGAAGATATTTATCCAATCTCCCATACAAGCCAGCTGGCACAAATAGAGATTGTCCTCGATGGCAATGGTAACTTTCGAAGGGCTTCTGTACTTGCCAAGCGGGATCAGCCAACCATAATTCCTTGCACAGATGATTCAGCGTGCAGAACCTGCGATTCAACCGCCCACCCCCTTTGTGATAAGCTGAAGTATGTGGCGGGAGATTTCTCTGAAAAGGTTTCTGGCGCAGAAAAATTTCATAGCGCATATCTTGATGCGCTTGTAAACTTTACCAACACCTCAAAGCATCCGAAGCTAATTGCTATCCTTAAGTATGTCAAAAAGATGCAGGTAATTACAGACCTTATAGGGGCCAAGGTATTATTTGCCGACAGTAAGGGAAAGCTACCTGCGCAATGGGTTGGTGGAAAAGATAACACGCCTGAAATTTGTAAGGCGATCATCAGCGGTAACCAATCGGATGCTTTCGTACGTTGGAGAGTTGAGCATGAAAATGACTTAGCCTCAGGCACTTGGGAAGATCCTACCCTTCTAAATGCGTGGTCAGAGTATGTTTCGAAGCAGGAATCTATATTTGGGATATGCATGATAACGGGACAGGAAGTTCCACTCACAACGAAGCATCCTAAAAAAATTCGACACACGGCAGATAATGCAAAATTAATATCGTCTAATGACGATAAAAATTACACGTTTCGTGGAAAATTCACAAACTCCAATGAAGCAATAACGATTGGGTTCGAGGCAACTCACAAGGCCCACAATGCGCTTCGGTGGTTGATTGGCAGACAGTCATTCAGAAATGATACCCAGGCAATCGTCTCTTGGGCCGTAAGTGGAAAGGTGATACCGAGCCTATGCGATGACACGATGACCATCTTTGGAATTGAGGAAGAAACAGATAGGGCCACCGACGTAGGTCAAGCGTTTGCTAAGCGGCTATCGAGGGCAATTGCCGGATATAAATCAAATCTTTCTGGTAATGAAAATGTAGTGGTGATGGTTCTTGACTCCGCAACTCCTGGGCGTTTAGCAATACCTTACTATAGGGATTTGAAGGGCTCGGACTTTCTAGAACGGCTTGAGAAGTGGCATCTGCAATATTCATGGAAGCAGAATTTTGGTAAGGAGCACCGATTCGTTGGAGCTCCAGCGCCGAGAGATATTGCAGAGGCGGCGTATGGCCGTCGGTTGGATGACAAGCTCAAGAAGGCAACTGTTGAGAGATTGCTGCCATGTATTATTGATGATGTAACTGTTCCACGAGATTTGGTTGAGTCAATATCTCGCAGAGTATCGAATCGAGTTGGTTTGGAAAAATGGGAGTTTGAAAAATGTTTAGGGATTGCATGCGCCCTTTATCGTGGTACTTTTTACCAAAGGAAATATGAGATGACACTCGAAGAGAACCGTACATCCAGAGACTATTTGTTTGGGAGATTGTTGGCAATTGCCGAGCGCATAGAGGGCTTTGCTCTGTATCTTTCAAATCCAAACCCAAAGGATCAACGTCAGACAAATGCTGCGCGGTTGACTCAGTGTTTTGCGGATAGGCCATCGTCAACGTGGAGGACGATTTCACTAGCACTTGTTCCATACAAAGCTCAGCTGGCATCTAAGGCTGGTGGGTTCCTTTATAATATGGAACAATTGCTCGAAAGTGTCATTACATCATTTAAGCATGATGACTTTATTAGTGATCTGCGGCTTTCAACAGAATATCAACTTGGCTACTACTGCCAACGTGCTGTGTTGTGGGAAAAGCAAGAAGGGTCAGGAGAAGGTAATAGTGCGGATGAGCCTTCAAAAACGGTCAAGAATTAAGTTTTTTTAGTTAGCGACAATTTACAGAAGAAAGATTTACAGATATGAAAACTTTAAACAGCAAAATCGATTTCATTCTAGTCTTCCGTGTTCGCAACGCCAATCCCAATGGTGACCCGCTTAACGGAAATTGTCCGCGCACTGATTACAACGGCTTCGGTGAGGTTACTGACGTATGTCTCAAGCGTAAGTTACGAGACCGATTGCTTGAGAGTGGTCAGAAGATCTTCGTACAGTCTGATGATCGTAAAACAGATGATGCAGAGAGCCTCAAGGCTCGTGCGGAAAAGACATTAGGAAGCAAGCTTGGTAGTAGCGAGCTGGTTGCTGAGTCTTGCAAAACCTGGTTCGATGTTCGTGCATTTGGACAGTTGTTTGCCTTTGCCGCCAAGAAGGTTAAGAAGGGCGAAGACCAGGACTCTGGGATATCGGTAGGTATTCGTGGCCCTGTATCGATTCATTCTGCGGTAAGTGTTGAACCTATTAGAATTACTAGCACGCAAATTACAAAGAGCGTGAATGGGGATGGGGATGGGAAGAAGCGCGGTTCGGATACGATGGGAATGAAACATCGGGTAGGTGAAGGTGTGTACGTGATGCGTGGCAGTATGAACCCTCAATTGGCAGAACGTACAGGATTCAGTGATACGGATGCTGAAGTTATCAAGAAAATTCTGCCGAAAATGTTTGAGAATGACGCTTCATCGTCGCGACCCGAGGGCAGCATGGAGGTATTGAAAGTTGTGTGGTTTGAGCACAACTGTAAAGCTGGACAATACTCATCAGCCAAGGTACATCAATCTGTGATGGCAAGGCCGAATGGTGAGGTAGATATTTCAGAGCTCACTGGATTAAAGCCTGAAGTGATTTCTGGATTCTGAATTGACGTGTGGCTAATTAGCCATCCGGTTCTTTGATAATTTATTTCTGCGAGCGGCTTGATGGTATACAAATTCCAGTAGCCGCTCGCAGCGCATATGTAGTGGATATTGTTATAGATAATACTGATGGCCGACTACTGTGTTGGGTAGTCACATCATTATTGTGACACCCTCTCGCAAATCAAACTTCAAGTCTTTGAAATTGTTAGGTTATTGACGAATGAGTTACATCGCTCCTGAGAAGGAGCGTGAGTTGAAACTTGGAATTGACGGAGAAGGGATAACGACTCCTGACGGGTTACATCGCTCCTGAGAAGGAGCGTGAGTTGAAACGGGCCGGGAGAGTCTCCAGACTGCAACGGGCCTGGCGGTTACATCGCTCCTGAGAAGGAGCGTGAGTTGAAACGGAGCCACGATTTCCGACCCCATGACTCTTACCAAGTTACATCGCTCCTGAGAAGGAGCGTGAGTTGAAACAAGCCCTTTGGACGACCGCGTTTCTTAGATGCCATTGGTTACATCGCTCCTGAGAAGGAGCGTGAGTTGAAACCATTACCCACTAAATACTCCGTGGCAATGCGAACTAGGTTACATCGCTCCTGAGAAGGAGCGTGAGTTGAAACAGAATCGGGGAAGTGATTTCCACTTGGTGTAAAGTTACATCGCTCCTGAGAAGGAGCGTGAGTTGAAACTGCGCCTTGATACCGCAGGTGCGAGCGCTGATCGTCGTTACATCGCTCCTGAGAAGGAGCGTGAGTTGAAACCTATTCCACAGAATAAGGCTAGTTCGCTACGTGATTGGTTACATCGCTCCTGAGAAGGAGCGTGAGTTGAAACGGAGGTCTGAGGTCGGAGGTCGGTTGTCGTCTTACAGGTTACATCGCTCCTGAGAAGGAGCGTGAGTTGAAACATCGGCACTCTCGACCTTCAGAACGACAAGACCCTGTTACATCGCTCCTGAGAAGGAGCGTGAGTTGAAACGGGTGTGAGTGTAATTAAGTAATGTTACCAAAGAAAGGTTACATCGCTCCTGAGAAGGAGCGTGAGTTGAAACCTGTGCATGATGGGCATCGTTACATCGCTCCTGAGGTTACATCGCTCCTGAGAAGGAGCAAGGATGGGATTTACACAACATAACGATTCTAACAGCTACTATCTTTTACCAAATAAGGTTTTGTAATGAAAGATCCTGCGGCTTATGAATTTTTGCAATGCGAAGGTTTCTGTGGAGTGTGTGGCCACGAATCGGAAACATTAGAAGAGTACAACGAACATCAAACAAAGGGTCATGTGACACCTCACGATCCAGTGGACGCTTTTGATGTACCTGGCAATGAATAATTGAAAGAGTTGGTCATGAAAACATTCGTCAGTGTTGATGTAGATTTTTGGGATAAGCCGGAGCCCTGTCGAAAACAATTACATCTTCTTATGAAGAATCTTGGTAAGAAGATTCCGGTCATGGCCTGTATGAATCATCAGCAGATGCTGCCGGCCGTCAACGTATCAGGAGCAAATAGACTAATCAACATCGATGAGCACTCAGATTTAGCTGAGAGTAGCGTTAGTAAGTTGAATTGTGGAACCTGGATATCGTATGTAAGGTGGAGAAAAGATGGTGAATACATTTGGATTCGTTCGCACCGCGATTTCCAAGGCTCATGCAATGGCAATGATCGCGGGCATTGGACCGAAGACACTGATTGGGGCCGTTGCTCATCTCGACACATCAAGCGAGACAGACTAAATATCATGACGTACCTTCGCGATTGCGTGGGTGTTGGTATTTGTATGAGCCCAGCGTATGCGTTGGGCGCTGTCGCTGAGGTCTTTCGAGAGATTGTAGATCGTTATGGGATTCCGTATCGCAAAGGTAGGTTGAACGAAGCTAATTCTCGTAGCGTTCGACCTTCTGGGATTCCTGGTCCAATCACAGAATCAGATTACTAGACCGGCTGGCCGAAAAACTAGCGCACGCGCACCTTATTAATGACACGCGGGCTATGACTGGCCGGATGCCCGAACAATTTGGCAAGAGAACTGCCGATATACAATTGGTAACCTCAAACCGCACAGCTTTAATACCTTGATAACTTATCTTTTTCGATTTGATATAGTCGATATTGAAAAAACTTATTGACAGTCAAATGTCAATAGGTATAATCGGAATTGTCAAATGGCAGCTTGTCAAATGAAAGCAAGCAGCCACCATCAACAGAAAAACACAAAAGGCAAATCAAATGAACGCAATAACAAACATCAATGCAGCGGAAGTACTTGAGACCCTTCACCCCAAGACCGTCAAAGCTCTCGAAGGTCTCTTCTTCAATAAATTCGTGGCTGCAATGTCCTCTACTATTTCTGCACCGGCCGCAGTCGTCGCCGACGCAACTGATACTACCGAGCAGCCCACGAAGCGTGGCCCCGGTCGTCCTGCTGGGTCAAAGAGCAAGACGGTCGAGACGCCTGTGAAGAGAGGTCCAGGACGCCCAGCAGGTTCCAAGAACAAGGCGAAGGATGATGACGGCGATATTGGCCCGAGCGGTCGCGCGAAGAAAGCTAAGGCTACCGCCGCAGTGAAGCCCAGCAAAGCTGGCAAGCGCGTACTGACGAAGGATGGGCGTACGGCCTCTCAGGTCATTCGTGACTACGATGATGAGAATCCCGAAGCCAAGGCCACGGAAGTTGTTGATCATTGCCACTCGCTCGGCCTGAAGAAAGTTGTTCCGGCCAACGTTTACAATGTGCGCCAGAACGTCAAGAAGGAAGCCGTTGCTGCTGCCGAAGCAAGGGCTGCCAAGAAGGCTGCCAAAGCCAAGGCCACGAAGAAGACTGGCAAGAAGGCCGGCAAAAAGGGTTCCAAGTAAGACCCTGATGGTGGCTGCTTCCTAGGCATTTGACAAGAATGGGTGGATGATCCTTTCATCCACCCATTCTTTTTTCTAACTACGCATATTTTCTATGCCTATCAGGCAATATCTTTAGTGGAGCAGAATGCAACAGCTACTCATAGACACCACAAATGCCGCAGAGAAGTTCTTCAAACCTTTGCCAATTAGAGTTTGGTACATCAAGGTTGCGGAACGTGCTTGGAAATGCATTGTCATCAATACAGACAATAAGATTATGCTTGCGAAGGGTCCGCTCAGGGTTACGCCCGAGGCTTCGTTGACGGCGATCAAGAATCAATTGGAAAGTCTCGTTGGAAGGACAAAGAAAACATCCTAATGGGCGATTATACATATCTTATAGGCCTTACCATTGCACTTGGTATAATGGCCACCGTTGGTTGGATAGCGGCCAATAAAGAGCGCAACAACAAAGCGCGCAAACAATAGAAAGATACTACAATGCTAGTAGGATTTTCTCGTGTTTCGATGAACGTGAAGACTGGCCCAATCCCAACCAGTATGACAGAACAATCATCATGTCCTTCGGCATGTCCATTCAAGGCTGGTAAGTTATGTTACCCATACTTTTCACCCCTTGGATTCATGTGGGAGGCTCTGAACAACGGCGGATATAACGTTGGTGGGAATGGCCATCGAAAGGCAATCACACCAATCACATGGGATGAGTTTTGCGGCAACATTGGCCAGCTTCCGAAGAATCAATTGTGGCGTCACAACACTGCAGGGGATCTTCCTGGGATTGGAAACTCGATTGATACCAAAGCCCTACAACAATTGGTTGATGCCAACAATAAATCAAGGGCTTGCGGCTTTACATACACGCACAAACCTGTTGGACGTAGCGGTCAGGCATTGGTAAACGCCCAAGCAATCTATGCCGCAAACAAATCAGGCTTTCATATCAACGTCAGTGCTGATAGTTTGAGTGAAGCCGATGAACTTGCGGAGCTTGGCATTGCTCCGGTGGTTGTGGTGGTTGATAGTGACGCACCAAAGAAGATGCGGACTCCTCAAGGTCGGCATGTGATTGTATGTCCTGCCGAGATGCCCAAACAAAAGAGGCGAACGAAGGCTGAAATGGGCAGTCATCGACCAAAGGTTCTTCCTACTGTGCAATGCGCCAAATGTCAACTGTGCGCGAAGGACAGGACATTCAGGAGCCACGGAACCAGAAGGAATAAGGTCAACATCATGTTGAAAGTTCTGCAACAACTGTTAGGATTTTTACAATGAGTGCATCAGCGTACTGCCCGCACTGCGGCGAGTTACTAGATTCACAAGAGCTTGGCTACTGTATTTCGATAGCGATGAGGGTAGATTCTGGTGAGGATACCTGCCCTCATTGTGGCCGCAAGTTCTTTTGGGAGCGACATACGCACACGTATTTCACATCTCAAACAGAGATTGAGGATAGCTAAGCGGCTTTCTTTAGTGCTTTCTTTTTTCTTATTACAATACAACACAATCACCATCGAAGTTCAATGTTGGCAAGTCGCTAACAGCGATCCAAGCGAAACCGCAACCTGTTCCGTCCTTCGATGTATTGGAAGTCTCTTGGTTTGGATAGCACTGACCCCAAGGGCCCCAGCTATTGCGAATCACAACGCCTTGGAAGTCACTTCGATAGCCAACGACATCGAGTTCGTGTCCGCCCGCGATTCCTGAGGAGATTGTAACAACCAACCTACCGTTTGAAGCTGGCGTCATCATGGAATAGTAGTAATCAATACCAATTTCGCATGAGCTATACGAAAGACCGGCGAGAAGATCGTCTGTAGTATCGGCTGTTACGTAGCCTTTCATCCAGCCCATGTAAACTAGGTAGTCAAATACAGAGCTTCCTTGGCTTCCGTTATCATTTGCTCCTGTGGCTGGGCAAAATGCTGCAGGACAAGAGGCACAGGTACATGGGAACGCACACCCATTATCTTTACATGTTCCTCCTTGATAGATCTGAAGGGCGGTTGTCAGGTTGAAATGTGGGATTCCAATGAATGGTAAGCTGGAGATAACACCATCAGACGCGCAACCAGTACAAGCTCCGTACTTGCCTTGGTTCAGTGGCGTTGTACTATTCGGAAAATGAGCCAAATCACATTGCACGGGAGCCGCTCCGTAGAAAGCGGTGGCTGACATAGCTCTGGCACGAGGCCGCACGTGACGTTCGATGAACTTATGCTGTGTTTTTGTTGCTGTTTTTGGTGGGGTGATTATGACGCTTGGCCAAACGGTGGTTACGCATGGTAAGCTTCCGCCTGTTGCCGAAGATTCTCCACCTGTTGCAGCGCCGCCGAAGCTTCCGCCTGTTGCAGAAGAGCCACCGCGTGATGCACCTCCAGTTGCAAGATTGCCTCCGGTTGAAAACCTTCCACCAGTTGCAAATTTTCCCCCGGTTGAAAAGTTTCCTCCGGTATTTGCTACGGGAGTTGGTGTGGGGGATGGGCAGCCACTCAGCATTGCGGATGTTACGATTGTTGTCAAATAAGCATATTTCATTCTGTCACCTTTTGGTTTAGACTCGCCAGAATATATATCAGGGTTTTACCAGAGAGGTTTTTATGTTCATTCCAATGGTAAACAAGGTTCCTGAGGGCTGCGTAGGTATAGCTACGGTTAAGCACTTCACTATTGGGCCTGTTGATTCCAGCTAATCCCTCTTTCAATGTTTGATATTTGTGATCTAGACAAACCAAACATATCTCCAACTGCTTGTTGAGTTATCCCTTCACTTCTTAACCTGATGATATTTCTAACATCAGTCTCGCTAATCTTAGATAATCCACTAGACTCTCCTCGCGCAACCCGCTCTCTGTTTACCATATCTCCAGAGTTATCAAGGTTTGTTCCAAGCTCAAGGTGATTTGGATTTACACATGGCGGGTTGTCACACTTGTGACGTACAAGTTTATCTGTTGGAATTTGGCCAATGTAAAGTTCATATGCCACTCGCGAAGCTGTCAGAACTTTACCGCCAACCCCAAAGACACCATACCCATTTTGATTAATTGAAGACTTCCACAACCAGCAATCATTACTGCCAGACTTTTCAAACTTAGATTCAAACCTCTTAATTGTTGTTTTGATATTTGGAAGAGGTTTACTTCTAAAATCCTTTGCACAATCAGAACTGCACTTCTTGCAGTAATAAGCTAATCCGTCTGGTGCTTTATGATTCTTGCTGAAGAACTTTGTTAGTTTTTCACTGTTACATTTTGGGCAAGTCTTCTTCATCTGAATTAGATGGCGCTAACAACAAAGCCTCGACTAGGAATAATATCATGATTGTTAATAAATACTCCAAAAAATGCCAATGTTGTGGGATGTTGGTCAAGGTTGGTGCTGGGTTTGCGTACAACAATGGCAGCGGATGGTTTACGGCCTGTGCTTCTGCTGCTTGCCATCGCCATCTCGGTCTTGAAATTAGTTCAAGTGTTACTGATAAGAATGTGGTGCGCAAACTCACCGAGGATGGCAAAGTATACATGCCATTTGACAGAGACGCAATTCCACTGATTAGATCATTTCCGGGGGCGCGCTTCAATCCAGAGAACCTTCCGAAGGATCAGGTCTACTGGCAAGTGAGTATGAAGCCTGCCGACCTTCCGCGAGTGGTTGAAATTGCCGATCAGCTCAAGTTGGAAGTTCCGGAATCGCTTCGTGCGTTGGTTGAAGCTGGTACTGAAGAGAGTCGCGAAGCAGTTGCTCGTGCGAATGCGATTAGCGTCAATGGCAAGACGTTGTTCGGGTTTCAGACGGAGGGTGTCAAAGCCCTCGCGTTGCACGAACGGTTCTTCTTGGCCGACGACATGGGTTTGGGCAAGGCGCAGCCTGTTTCAGAACCAGTTCTCACACCAAAAGGATGGGTTCCAATCGGGACTTTGAAAGTTGGTGATTTTGTAATTGGTTCCAATGGAAGACCAACTAGAGTTGATGGGGTGTTTCCCCAGGGTGTAAAAGATATCTTCGAGATCGTCCTTTCTGATGATGCTCGTACCCGCTGTTGTGAAGATCATCTTTGGGCTGTTCAAACTCCAAATGATCGTGTTCGCAATCCAGGCAGAATTCGAGTGCATTCATTGAAGGATCTGAATGCATTGGGTTTGAAAGATAGGAATGAAAATCATAAATTCTTCATTCCAATGGTACAGCCGGTTGAGTTTGATGAAACAGACCTTCCGATGCATCCCTACTTATTGGGTGCGTTGATTGCAAACGGCGGATTGTGTGCAACTACAATAACTCATGCCGGTGATGATGAACAACGAGCTGCATTCAAGGAGTATCTTCCAGTTGGAATTTACCTATCACAGAGTGACGATTGCACATACCGTCTTTCGTATCTAGGTCCTGAAAATCAAGATACCAATCCGATTACCCAAGTACTTGATAACTTGTGCCTGAAAGGGCTACAGAGCCAAGATAGATTTGTTCCAGAAGAGTACATGCTTGCCTCAGCAGGTCAAAGACTTAACCTGCTACAAGGCCTATTGGATAATGATGGGACAATTTCTAAGGATGGAATGTGTATTGAATACAATACAACTTCCCCTGTTCTTGCAAGTCAGGTTTGTTCTTTGGTGCGAAGCCTCGGTGGTATCGCATTGATGTCAAGCCGGATTCCGCTCTTCACACATAACGGAGAAAAGAAAGCTGGGCTGCCAGATTTTAGAATTCGTATCAAACTTCCTAGTGGAATGGTACCGTTCAGAATTCCGCGCAAGGTAGAGCGGTTCATTCCTCCTACAAAATACCCATCGACACACGCTATCACAGATATCTTCCCAGCTGGTCAGGAGGATTGTGTTTGTATTCGTGTCGAAGCAAAGGATCATCTATACGTTACACGAGACTATATTCTAACGCACAACACGGTGCAGGCAATCGTAGCGCTGCCCGACAACGAAAGGGTGTTGGTAATTTGCCCGGCGTCGTTGAAGTACAATTGGCGCGACGAAATTCAGATGTGGCGTCCGAGTTACCGAGTTACAATCTGCAGCGGCAAAGAAGAGACGGTAGAAAAGGCATTAGCTGAAGGTAAGAAGACCAAAGCGATACCGTTCAAGATCCCTGAGCCTGGTGAGATTGTGATTGTCAACTACGACATCCTTCCTAACTATCTCTCGCCGAAGAAAGATAGTGGTAAGGTATCGAAGAAGGGCAAGCCGATTCTTGTAGCCAACCTAACACCGGCACAAGAGCAAGCGCTGAGTGAAACGACAGTGATTGGAGACGAATTTCACCTCGTCAAAAACTACAAGACGGCACGGTCACAGAAGGTTAGCCAAATCACAAGAATCAGCAAGCGAGTCTGGGCTCTATCTGGCACGCCATTGATGAATAACCCTCTGGATTTGTTTGGCGTCTTGTCAGCTGGCAACATAAATGTGTTTGGTAGCTGGGACAACTTCCTGAGGTTGTTCAATGGGTACAAGAATGGATGGGGAGGATACGAATTCGGAGATCCGATGCCCGAGGTACCCGAGCGAATGCAACGGGTCATGTTACGGAGGTTGAAGACTGAGGTGTTGAAAGACCTACCGCCCAAGGTCTACCAGGACATCGAGGTTGATTGTGACGGAACGCTGAACAAGACACTTAATACCTTTGTTGGTAAAGTAACCGGCAAGAAAATCGACGATGATTTCGACTACGAAGCGGAACTTGATCTCGAAGAGCTTCCGGACTTCAAGGAGTTCTCGGAGATTCGTGCAATGCTGGCCAGGTCACGCATCCCAGCGATGCTTGAGATGGTAGAAAGCTACGAAGATTCAGGAACGCCACTGGTAGTGTTCAGCGCTCACAAGGAACCAATCGAAGCACTGCAGGATCGTGCTGGTTGGAGAATCATCACTGGGGACACTGACCCAGAAACCAGACGCAACTTCGTCAAGGAATTCCAAGACGGATTGTTGAAGGGAATAGCCCTAACAATCAAGACTGGTGGCGTAGGGTTTACGTTGACTCGGGCAACGAATGCTCTGTTCGTTGACTTGCACTGGACTCCTTCATGGAATATCCAAGCTGAGGATCGTCTTGTTCGTATCGGTGCTTCTGGCAGCCACGTTTTGATCATGAGGATGCGGTCAAATCATCCACTTGATCGACACATCCAAAAGCTACTTGCTCGTAAGATTGCTCTTGCGTACAAGGCGCTTGAGGCCAGCATAAAATTCAACCCACCACCGCCTCGGCTACCTGGGGTTGCGGTGATTGAAGAGACCGATGACGAGATGATGGCTCGTATCAATGCAGCTGGCGAAGAGGTTGACCGAGAGTTGGCGCTTGAACGGTTGCATGGAGTGCTTGCTCGCGAATCGGCGAAGGTCAACAACGTCCCGGAACCGGAGCTAACGCCAGGTCGCATGGCAATGTTACGGGACGCATTGGAATACATGATCAGCGTATGCGATGGCGCTGAGACACGAGACCAAATGGGGTTCAATAAGCCGGACGCCTTTATGTCTCGATGGATTGGAATGTGCCTACGAGAAGAAGACGAGGTTTCATACAGGGTTTTGGAAAGGATCCTGGTGAGGTATCGACGACAACTCAAGGGACGGTTTGAAGAGATTTGGAAACCGGCACATGAGTAAGCCCAAAGAGAGATCATTGAACAATGCATGGAAAGCACTTCGAATGGGGAATCATATCTCCGATAACGATTTGCTAGCCATGGAAGAACAATTGAAAAACGCGCTGCCATACCTTGGTGATAGGTGCCCTGAATTCTACTTGGCATTCTCGGCTACCAATCGAGATTTATCAACCATCCAGGGCTACCTACTGGCGCGTGGGTTGATTGGGAGGTAAAATGAGGATATCAAAAATACCAGATAGATTTTGGATTCCGGTATGTTTCATTGTGATGCTTATTGTCTGTGCAATTTGTTCACAAATACCGGTGGTTAAAATTTGGCGCACACACCTTAATAAAATCAGCGATAAATGCAATCATGTTTGCGGAGATCGGGGTGTGATGGTTTGTGAGGACACGAGAGTTAGATGTGGAAATCCTTGGGAGGAAATACACTAATCAGAAGGGGAGGAACAAGATGAATTCTATTCCGCAGTTACTAAAATTTAACTGGATACAAGATGGTACTGGCAATGCTTTCGCTTGCCAAGGCATATGGCTCTACAAGATGAGCTATACCAGCAACACGTACTTCAGAACACTGTTGAGTGATGCCTTCAAATCAGACACTCATCCATCTAAATGGGAACCAGTTGATTTATACGGCATTCCAATCAACTCCGCCAAAGCTTCATGTACTACTGTAACTTTAGTACCACCGGCTCCGGCTATCTCTGGATTTCGCACTTTGAGCGGTAGACCTGAGGACCCCACCGCCGCTTCTAGCCTCTCTGATCTTTTCAATCCAGCCGAACTTATTAAATTGTAACCATCAACTCGACACCATAGGATCTATATGTTCAAATTAATGCATCAACTCAAGGCAAAGATTCAAGCGGCATTCAAGCTCAACCGGCTCGCGACCGAACGTCGTTCTGCCTTGAGGTATATCGCTGACATCGCAGTTCACATTCACCCAGAGGATCTATGAAAGCTATTGAAGCTATTTCACAGCGAGCAACGGTTGGCAGAAACTTCGCAGACATCGTTGCGAGGCTTATTGATGTCGCTGAACAGACTCAAGCGGAGGAGGCGATTCATTCAGATGCGGATTCTTGGGAATGGCAGGCCGTGAACAGCTTGCTAAAAAGCGCAGGCAGTAAAGTAGAGCCTGGGCCTTCGGTGAATAAGATGAGAGCTATGCTTGAACGTCAGACCCATGATGTTCTTTCAAAGCTTCGACTGCTGGTAGACATCAGCCGAGATATTGAATTCGACACAAACCTATATGGTGCGGATAGAGTTCAAAGCATGATTGATTATCTATGCAGCAAGGAAGTTACAGCAGAACTTCCCGCCCATCTGCTTCGTGGGCTTTACATAGCCAAGCAGCAAGGAATCAACATCGAAAAAAACTGGCTTTGAACCGAACGGCAGGTTGGTGATGAGGGCTGTGGAAACGCAGCCCTCTCTTTTTTGCTTGACAGTTTGAGACGGCCATGGTATAAACAACTAGTTGTTTACAAATTATCCAAAGTCTCGACAATAAGGGAAGCTGGTACTCGATAACGTATTGATTACCAGAGTTTGTCATACAGGCTTTGTTTTATAAAAGTGAGCTAAGCAATGGAATGCCTCTGTGTTCGGTGGAGTAATGAAGACGTCACAATTGAGCTTCGCTCCAGCAAGCCGCTAACCGCTTCGAGTATTGGAAGGTTCGCTTTACTTTCCAAAGAGGCTGAGCGTCTAACTGGTGATCAGGGAGCTTTCATTTCTTTAGATGATGAAACCACAAAAAAGGAAACATAACAAATGTCAGCACGATCAGTCGGACGAGTAGTTCTTAGTTTTGGAATGGCACAAATTGCTATCAAGCTATACAAGGCGGCGGGTGCCGAGTCTGTGAGCTTCAACATGATCAATCCCAAAACTGGGAACCGACTCAGTCAGAAGTTGGTTGATTCGGTTACGCTAGCAGAGGTTCTGCGTAGTGACTCTGTAAAGGGCTACGAATACGCCAAGGACCAATACGTTATATTCACGGAAGAAGAAGTGGCGAACATGCAAGCGGCGAAGAAAGACTCGCTGGACATTGCCGAGTTCGTGCCGACAAGCGAAATTGATCCTCTGCATGTCGAGCAAACGTACTACACCGCGCCTGACAAGGGCATGGATAAGGGTTACAAGTTCTTGTATGAACTTCTCAAGGCTCATAATCGAGCGGCAGTTGGAACATACGTAGCACGTGGCAAGGAACATCTTGTGGCAATCCGTGCTTATCAACACGGCCTCGTCATGTACCAGATGTTCTACGACACAGAGGTTCGCGGCTTCGATAACAAGTGTGCGAACGTACAGATTTCTCCGGTCGAGATGGCAATGGGCAAGGTGCTCATGGATACGTTGTCCAAGCCCACCTTCGATTCTTCCAGATATTCTGACAGGTTCATCGAGAAGCTGAACGCTGCGGTGCAGGTGAAGATTGAGAATCCGAGCGCCACGATTACTGAAGTGTCAGCGCCAGTCAAGAACACCGGTATGGCGGATGCTCTTCGTGCTTCACTGCGTGCCATTGGCATGTCGGAAGAAAAGATCGCCGAGGAGATGGCTAAGATTGGTATTGAAGCTGCGCCAGCTGCAGCACCTGTTGTGACTAAGGCTGTAGAGCCTTTGACGTTGACAGCGCCAGTGGCTAAGGAGCCAAAGGCAAAGCGAACCCGAGCGAAGACGGCAAAGGCCAGCTAGAGCAAGAAGTAATTGGAGGGCTCGAAAGCGAGCCCTCCAACCCCGAGGCATTATGAAAATACTCAAAGAAGCTTGTCCTGTAATTGCTATTGTTGTGGCACTGGCAGTGGTGTTCATTGGCTTGGCTTTGGTCAGCAAACACCCTTGCGCCTGTCCATGCTCTTGTAGCTGCAGGTAATATATGATTCCAGTAGATCAGAATAAATTTGGCCCATAATCCTCCTACTCCAGAAGACCTGTGGGGTGATTGTAAAGTTTCCGGATGGGACTCCAAGAACGAGACTCTCTGGAACCTTTGGTTGAAGAACATTGCCGTACTGATTATATTTGCTGAGCAGGGCGTGGTTGACCGTGTTACCGAATCGGTACGGTCAACTATAGAGAAGGCAAAGTCTGGGGAGCTAACTTCCGATCAGGCGGTTTGGAAAATCAGTCCACAAAGCCTTCTTCGTCAAGAAGAATGGGAGGCAATCAACGCTGCCGCAAGAAGAGATGGCAGAATGATAGGCCAATTGTATTTCGGTAATAGGAATGGCAGTAGCTAATACGGCCATTTTCCTAGAAATTCCCTGGTAATAATTAAAGAAATCCCTACATCAATAATTATGCATTGTGAAGTAAGGGTTTATTTGTTGTTATCAGAGGAATGATATGGCTAGAGAACTTAATAACGCTGCAATTCATAACCTATTCGAATCTGCTGGACGAGGGATTCCGGATTTAGATGGTCACGCCATCAGAGTTGCAGAGCGAAAGATTCTCTGGTCAAAACTAGCACAGCAGCAAGCTGCGCTTCCTCCATCTGCTACTCCAGAGCAGGTTGCAGCTTGGAACAAACCGCAAAGTTATGAGGAATTGGAAGAATCATTACGTCATGGCACACTGAATAATCCTCAAGACGTCGCCGCCTGGAATCAAAACTCCACAGATGAGCTTGGACAATTGCTTCGTCCATCGGCTCCAACGGGCGCTGCTCACGTACAGCGCCCTGCGGCTCCTGCACGGCGTCCAGTTCCAAGGCAAGGTCAGCCAGTTCCTGCTGCCGCTCCAATCTCCCAGCCGGCTCCACAATTCAACCTACGACAGACAATGGATAGCCCAGCTGGAATTCTTCCTCCACGAACATATACGCCGGGCCCAGACGATCCTGACTATTTGGGCTATACTCCAGGACCAGATGATCCTAGCTATACCGGAGCAAGCAAAAACATCTCTAGCCTATTGAAGGTTGCCAATTATCTGAGCAAGAAGACGGCAGCAGGACAGAGTTATGAACAGGTCTATGCCTCTTATCAAGCCAAGGGTGGTGATAAGATGAACATTGGCCAAAGAGGAAAGGCTGACGTAACACAAGGACAGTACGCAGCACTCCTAAATAGCGGTTCTTATTTACCACCTGATCTTCCAGAGACGATGGCGGTTGAAATTCGAGCGGCCATACAGAACGGAAAGGCTGCTGGCGTAACTATTATTACCACTCCGGCGAATCCGGCAATAGCTTCTAAGATTGATGCTGCGGTACGACAGATACAATTCACGCCAGCTAGCGAGAAGATGGACTTTACGACAACTAAATTTCCACCAGCCGCATAAAGAAAGCAAGTAAAGTTACGCAGCCTGTTTGAAGTAGTTACCAGAACGACCTTTATTCATAGATTTCTCACCGGCTATCTGCGCCAGCTCTCTAATTTTTAGAAACTTTTCGTATTTTCTTGTGAGCTTTGGAGTCAACGATCCTTGATAGAGATACTCACCAAGCTTGCTGACATTGAATACTCCAGAGCCTTTAACGTCTGACGACCGACCAGTTTTTACTTCTCTCTTAGATGCTTTGTATTTTACATTAAGTTCAGTTAGTAAGATACTGGTCGCAGACCAATCTTGATCAAAGGATCCAGCAAAGGAAAATTGAATACATTTTTTGTCTTTGCTAATATAAAAACATCCATTGACTTATCGTAGAGTGTTGCGTGGGATTGTTCCTTTGGCTGTCTTTTACGCGGCTTGGCTATTCTAACTTTCCATTTACCCATAATTTCAAAACAGTGTTTGATCTCTTCAAAATCATCTCGTACAATATGGATAACCGGATAGTGAAGATTATAAAGTTTACATTTCTTTTCCTTCAGAGATCCATCTCCCCAAAGGAATCCAAGAGTATAGGCAAATTCAGCAGACTCAATCTTGATATAAGATGTATCAGAATCATCGAATTCCTTGTATTTAGTCCATTGGCGTGGAGATTCTTTGAAACATTCTGCTGAACAATACTTCTTGTTTAATTTATTATAGGCCTTACCACAGGCTGCGCATATCTTTTACATGCCTTATAGATATATCAGCACAGACGGAGATTTTTATGTTATTATGGGTTTCAGACAGCCACCTAAATTTTCTAAAACGAGACGATGGAGCATTTAGGTTTGTGCAATGTCTTGCTGAAGAGAATCCAAATGCTGATGGTCTAATACTCACAGGAGATATTTCAAGTGGCGAAGTGCTTGAGAAACATCTCACGCAAATTGCACAAGGATTTCCTAATCCAATTTACTTCATTCTTGGTAATCATGATCATTACAACAGTTCATTCAAAGAAATTGATGAGTTGATTCCAAAACTTACCAAGAAGTTTGGTAATTTATTTTGGCTCAACGAGGGTTGGGTAAGCGAATTTCACCCGCGCAGTCCGAACGACAATGCAAACCGAATGGCCATCGTTGGTGTTAATGGTTGGTATGATGCTTATCACGGCAACACCAAAACATTCATTGAGATTAATGATTTCACGGCTATCAAAGAGTTATCTGGACTCAACTACAGAGATCTGATGATCGATCTGGTTCGAGAGCGAGCAAAGAAAGAAGCGGATCGTTTGGATGATATGCTCAAAATGGTTTGTGAAACGCCAAAGGATATAATCCTGGTTGCGACGCATGTCCCTCCATATCCAGAATCAGCTTGGCATGAGGGGAGTCATAGCGATCGAGATTGGCAGCCTTGGTTTACAAGCGCTAGCATAGGGGCTGTGCTTGATAAATATGCCGAGAAGAATACAGACAAGAAGTTTGTGGTTCTGACGGGACATACACATTCGCCCGGTATTTATGAGAGGCGAGATAACCTGGTTGTATATACTGGTGGTGCGAAATATTACTTTCCGGAACTGGCGGGTAAGATTGATGTGGGTGCCGGAAAGATTGAGGTATTGAATTCTTCTGGTAAAAAAGAGGAGCGAGAGTTTCCATGATTATGTTTGAGAGTGACAAGATATTTCTCCAAGAATATGGGAGAAGTATTTGGAGACAGTGGGCCATCTCATTAGGAATACCTAATGGCCTCGTTCAAAAACCGAAAGGCTAATAATGACTGACTTTCTATTAGCTAATAGATGGGATCATAAACTCGATCCAAAGGGATATTTGGTTAGCGAAAAATTGGACGGACACAGAGCTCATTGGAATGGCAAACACTTTCATAGCCGCAAAGCTGATGGTAGCTTCGGGCGCGTCATTGAGCCTCCGGCATGGTTCACTCAGGGCCTTCCACACGAAGCGCTTGATGGAGAGCTGTACGCCGGACGTGGTGAGATTGGAAAGGTAACTTCAGCAGTCAGTGGTAAACGCGAGCAGGATTGGAAAGCCATTCATTACTCGGTATATGATGCGCCTGATTATCTGCAAGGGTTTGAACAGCGTATCAAGTATGCTCAGATGGTTCTCAATCGAGCCGTCAATGCGAAGGTAATTGATTTTTGGGTATGTGAAAGCAAAGAACAACTTCTCAAGCAGCTCAAAGAAATCGTAGCTGCCGGAGGTGAGGGCCTGATGCTTCGCAAGCCTGGTTCTCGATATGAGAAAAAGCGAAGCAGCACACTGCTCAAAGTAAAGCCTAGGTTCGATGCAGAGGCCGTGGTCATTGGACACATTGAAGGAACTCGTCCAGGGCTTTGCGGATCTCTTGAGGTAATGAACAGCAAGGGCCTGAGATTCAAAGTTGCTTCGGGTATGACGGAGGCGATGGCAAAGAACCCGCCGCCTATTGGAAAGATTATAACCTATGAATGGGAGTTGCTGACAAAAGAAGGAATTCCACGGCCGGCAATATTCGTTAGAGCTAGGGAAGATCTATGACAACAAACGATATCGATGATGAAGATGACGTAGAAGAAGACGAAGAGGTTGACTCGGAAGGCAACATCTGCACGCTTTACGATGACGGCTATGATGACCGTCCACATTCGGATCCAGATAGAGAAGATTTTCACGCTGACGGATAAGTATGGACATCGAAGTAATATTTCTAAATCTCTTTGGTAAAAAATCTGTTGCTCAAATGATGGAGCAAGACGGTCTCACTCACTTCCCAATGAAAGTAACTGCCGAGCGATTGTTTGAGCTATCAAAACGATATGATGTAACGATACGTACGAGCAACAACACAACTCGTGTATTTCTTGCAGAGCAGGCTACCTTCCTACCAGGAGACTACAGTGAACAACAGTGAAACAAAACAATTGGCACTAATCAATGCGTTCATTCCAGACATCCAAGAATTCATTGATAAGAATGTCATTGGCAACAAGACGATGACGGCTCTCATGATTGCTGAAGCATTCATGAGAGGTTCGAAGTGCGATATTTCGAATGATGATTTTGTCAAGAGCTTACGCTTGGCTATTCGCGAATGCCTCATCACTGGGCTAGAGGGAGCTGGCCGCCACGGCTACAAGCATTCTAATACGGTGCGTACCCCCAAGGTAATTCCAACCGATCCGGCATTGGCTGCCTTTCTTCCGTACTTGGATAAGGTACGTGAATTTATTGGCAAGAACATTCGCGGTCAAAAGCGAATGACTGCTGCTGCCATCTATCAAAAGTTCCTCTCTGAAAACGGAACTTGCACTATGGGTGAGGATGATTTCATTCGAGCTTTCAAATGTGCAATAAGCGAAGGCAAGATTACCGGGATTGAAAGCGCCAAGAGGCTTGGTTACCAGAGCACTGGCTCAGATGATACCGATGAATCAGCTGAGGAAGTCGTAGAGGATTCCGAGGTTGAGGATTCTTCTGGTGATTCATATACCAAGGGGTGTGAAATTGTTATTGATGCTTCACACAGGATTGTGGCTTTGGATGAGAAAAATTGGGGCTATCAAATACGTTACGGCAAAACGTGGCAGAGCACAGCATACTTCGGCAACTCTGGAGATATGGTTCGCGGCATTGCTCGCAGGATAGTTGATAATCATATCAAGGACTTCGCTGGCAGCATTGACTTCTCACAGTTGGAGCAAAAGCTTAGCGAGGCCGAGGCACATATTACTGAGGTTATCAAGTCTGCAATGGTTGAAAGGGATTGGGGCAAGATATGCAGCAAGCTCCACTTACCTTCCAACGCCAGATCGGAAGATGTTCTGGCTGCGATTCAATCACTAATTGATTCGAATGAAGTTGGCATTGGGGTTCGAGATAATGACTAAGTAAATTGGCTGGCCGGTTCGGTCAACCAACCGAACACCAATATCATCAGTTGAATTACTACAGATGAATTATCTTGACATCATTTAGATTCTCAAGATAATAGATTGGAAGTGCCATGTCTATTCAAGCTCAAATGAATGGTGTGTTGAGTGATCTCGGCATTGATGGAAGTTGCGTACGGGCAGAGAGGAATCGCCACCTGGCGTTCTTCGACGTCAAACTAGCAACCAAACCATCAGTGCTTGGAAGGCTCGAACGCAGTGCCAAGCAAATTGCATTGGCCATTCAATCGGAAACCGTCCCGATCATGAGGCTCGTGCCCGAGCAGGGTATTGTACGGCTACAGGTTGCGCTTGAAAAAGCACAGCCCATACCGCTGACAAACCTGTTCTACAACGAGATGATACCTGACAACATGGTGTTCCCCATGTTGTTGGGCGAGAGTGATGAGGGACGCAAGCTGTGGATGGATATGAACAACAATCCCCATCTACTAATCGCCGGCAGCACCGGCTCAGGCAAGTCCACTTTGCTTCACACGCTGATTGCAAATTGCATTATGCTTGATACGGTGCGCTGGCGCAACGTTTGGATCTATCTAAATGATCCGAAACGAATTGAGTTTCAAGACTATAGGTCTGAAGAACTTAGTGGTGTAGTTTCAGAAGTAGCCTCCACGTACACAGAAACTCTCAACCAACTCGAAGGCCTATCAGCAATGATGGAGCGCCGCTACCGCGAGATGGGTGAGATTGGTATGCGCAGCATCGAAGAGGATCCTAAGAAAATCCCGCTCGTGCTGTGTATCATTGATGAGGTTGCAGACCTAATGATTCAGGACAAGGGTCACAAGCTCGAAACCCTGATCGTGAAGTTGGCTCAAAAGGGTCGCGCCGCTGGCATTTTCATGGTGCTGGCAACGCAACGTCCGAGCGTTAGCGTTATCACTGGCCTGATCAAAGCCAACTTCCCAGGTCGTATTGCTTGCAAGACGGCATCCAAAACCGATAGCGTTGTGATTCTAGATCGCATCGGGGCGGAGACTTTGTTGGGCCGAGGTGATGCTGTTCTCAAGAATCAGAAGTATGAAAGTGTTCGCTTTCAAGTAGCGTACACCACGCCTAAAATGACAATCGATCTATTCCGATTGCTCAAAGAAAGGAATTGATTAATAATGCAAGTTCAACAAGCAAAATACGACAGCAGAAGGGGCATGCTTAGAATCACGCCTTTTGAATTTGCCAAGATGGTCACAAACGCTCAGGGTTTAGATGATTGGGCGTCACGGCAAAACAAGAATAGGAGCAGGCAGATCTTTTGGTCATCGGTATGTGGAATATTGGTGTTAGCTATGTCGCCCATACCATTCTGGATTAAGTATGAATTAGGACCTAATGATTTGTTTGGAGCATGGACTTTCGCTTCATTGCTTTGTGTGTTTATTGTTTGCTTGTTTGTATTTATCAACGCCCTACTCACAAGGATGCAAGAGGTTGATTATGTCAATTGCCTAACGAGCAGCGTTATTGCGTTACCCAGTTATAATTCGGCAAGGAAATTAGATGAAGAAAATTGAACCATTTGAATTGTTGATATTCTCGACAATGATGTTGATTGTCTATACCCATTCCACAAATGAAGTGATTAGTCTTCTATCTGGATGCTTATGTTTTGTGGGTATTTTGTCCTGGTTGAATAAGAAAATCGGTTGGTAACATGCAAAATATCCAAGCACTAATCAAGGCTTCGAAGTCAAGGGCGCAAGCAGAATTTGCTATCTCGGCTATTGATTGGAAAGCGTTGCCGAGATTGTTCACTCAGCTCGGTAGCCAATTGGCTCCTGAACATGAGGCGGCAGTCGCTAATACAACTTGCGACTTCGCCTCAATCATTGCGACGCGAGATGCATTGGCAAGGGTTGGTGATAAGAATCGATCTCCTCGACGAGCAATCGTGCGCGAACTATGCGCAGAGATTGTTGGTTGGACAGGGGTGTGGCTGTCTCTCACTGACACGGTTGATAGGGTGATTTCGAGATCCACTGGAGTCTAACATGGCACGCTATAGAACTATCGAACAAGACATAACTACTATGAACGTTGACTGCATTGTCAACGCGGCCAACGAACGAATGCTTGGTGGCGGTGGGGTTGATGGAGCAATTCACAGAGCGGCTGGTACTAGTTTAGTTGACGCTTGCGCTCTGATTCCAGAAGTATCCAAAGGAGTTCGGTGTCCAACGGGGTATGTCCGAATTACTCCGGCGTTCAAGCTGCCTTGTAAATTCGTAATCCATACAGCTGGTCCCACATGGCGTGGTGGGAAGCGTCACGAAGCCGAGCTGCTTGCTTCGTGCTACAGAAACTCACTGAAGCTTGGCGAGCTTCACGGTAATTCAATAGCCATTCCGGCAATCAGTACCGGCATCTTCGGCTACCCAATACAGCAAGCATGTGAGATTGCTGTACGTGAGGTGGAGTCATTTCTCCAGGGCGAAACATCTCTTGAGGAAATCTTCTTGGTAACATATATGTCTGACGAAGTATCTGAATGCTTCGCCGAAATGGGGATTCAAAATGTCTAAGTCATCATCGTGGAATATAATTGGAAGAGAGCTTCTCTTCTATTGTATAATCTGTCCCATCTTCATTGGCTATGTAGCCATCCAAGCAGCGATAGGAATCACACTATTGATTCCTGTAATCATTGCTACGGCAACTAAGAGCTGGAAGTGGATGGCGCGTCTCAAAAATCCATGGCGTGAAATTGCCGTAATGGCTACGCGCATGTGGCTTCATGTACGCTGTACATACTATCAAGAATTCGTTCCATGGAATGAAGCACGGAAGGCAAAGAAAGCAAAAGCCGCCAAGCCAGCCCCTCATGTTGAATGGTCTCCACCAACATGGGATGTTTCGCCATCGGCATCATGGTCATCCTACTATAATGGCGAGAGTGTGGTTGTCCTTGCCATCTTCATGTTCCAATCTCTAATCTCACTAGTAGCTATTGTTGACTTCATCTACTCAGCTATTCTGGTATTATCAGTTTGGGGTATCCAACGTTACTATACGGAAGCTCCAGTTGTTTCAACAACTCCACCAGAACCGCCCAAGGTTGAAGTCTACCAACAGCAGGTTGCTGATAAACAGGAGACTGACTTTGGTCCGTGGTCGAACAGCGCTGAAGTAATGGATGAGCGCAGCAAAGCTTCATTCCTGAATCTGGCACTGATTAGCGATACAGGAATCATAAAGTATTCACAGCGATATACCTCAGGTACGGCTGGGTTCACACCCTATGTATCGGAGCACATCGCTGACGCTCATGTGGATGGGAATCAAGTAACCTTCCATGATGAACGACACAACAAGCTGCACATCAATGTCGGACAAGTGTTCTTGTTTGAGAATGATGCTGTGCGCGCCTATCAATTCTCAACTCAGGGAACGTTACTATCTACTCGAAACTTCAAACCGCAAGAGATAAAGAAATGAAACAACTATTCAAGATCGCATTGCTGATTCTGTGCTCATTGCTAATGTTTAGTGGATGCAATGGAAGCACAATAAAGGATGAGACTGGGGCACCGAAGCTTTCCAATCGAATCAAGTGGAAGAAGATACTCAAGGTAAAGATTGCGGAACCCAACAAGCCGCTTGCTACAACGCGCACTCAGATCTCAAATGTCAGCCGTCTTATGGCGGCGGCCAAAATCAATCAGGCACTTGAGACATACGATGGCAAGTTCAATTATCGGTTGAGCACCGTTTTTCAAATTGCCAAAACGGACACCGATGAAGGTGGCGATGGTGGCCCTGCAATTACTCCGGTCGTAGTCAAAGGGCATCAGTATTATATTGCGATGCTCGACTATCCAAAGGATGAAGCAAATCGAGCGGCATACGAACAGACTGGAAGAGCCATTCCAGCTATTGGTGTAGCCGATGCAGAAGATGAAACACGGCCAGCTTGGATTCGGATCCAGGACGAAGATGGGCACCCGTACAAAATCAAGCTGTATCTCGGTGATCAATCAACTACAAGGGATGACCACAACATCTATCGCTTCCTGCGTAATCGTGGCTATTGGACTGTAGGATATCACAGGCTAGACAACCCAACGTTGGAGGTTGATGACAACTGGCGTCCATTCTTTACAGTTACGTATGTAATGGATGACGCCGATAAACTTGAAAATGGACATGGATACTGGGCTGAGAAGTTTATTCTGGTTGATCCTCAAGAAGAAAAACTTCAGGAGTTCTTGCTCGACAATCCTTTCACTGAAAAGAATGAACGGGATCCTAAGATTCCGGAGTGGATTGACCAAATCTATTCTGAGAATGTGTTGTGTGATGCTATAAATTATTGGGGCTACAATACAGAAAACTTTGGGAAGACATCAAAGCTAAATCAATTTCAGGTTGATGGTAACGATCTGTATCCGGTAATGAACGAGGCTAATACCAATCTAGTTTACACGGCCTACATTACCAGCTCGATGCCAGATGTTTCAACATCAGGGATTATGCTTTGCGACCCAAGGACAGGCGAGTGCACCTATTACTTGACTGAAGGTAAGCAGAGCATGGCGACAAAAAGCGCAGCGCTCAATGCCGTCAAGCAAGCAACTGCGCTCTATGGATACACTCCAGAAGATATGACGATTCATTCCATCTACGGAGAACGGACATGGGAGGGAGTTCTTACCAAGCCGGCAGTTGATAACGATAACAAGGAGTATGGCGCTCTCTATGCGGCAACTTTCCTTCTGCGCGCTAATTACGATGTCAAGCCCGCCAATGTAATATGGGCCAACAACAAGCAGGATACCTTCTTGCGATATGAGCAACACCTTGTCATGAGTCAATCCGCTAGAACTGGCTCGAACGTTCTGGAGGATAAAGAGGTCAAGGGTGTAATCGACAGCGTCGAATCCATTACAGTCAACAGCAACACAAGCTATATTGTAACGCTCAAAGATCATCCCAAAGAACTTTGGGAGATTCGTATTCTGTACGTTGGAGATCCTCGGAGCGTGGAGGTATTCCAAGCCAAGCCCGGAAGTGTTGCTGTCATTTCGTATGGAGATCCGAAGAATAGGAAGTCGTACTTTGTTCGAGAGTTTCATTTAGTTGAACCTGAAATAGGAAACCATGGCCAATAAAGTTAGGCTGAGCTCTGCACAACTTCGAACTCTTCAAGAAGTAATTGAAGTTGCTGATAAGGGTTTTGTGATGTGGTCGTGTGTGCCAGACTACAAACCAGCGATAACGTTACTCAAGCTTGGTTATGTGAAAAAGGATGACCATCGGAGTGATGAAAACTACCGATTGGTATTGGAACCTACTGATGAAGGTCGAAGAGCAATAGCGAGAAAATAACTATGGCTGACGACAAAGAAGATAAAGGTTTCGTTGTAATGGGCCCGGAGCTAAGCAATGGCGGCCGGGCCGCTCTTCGTGTTACCAAAGAAGGTACACAAGAGGGAGTGATGTTTCGCGAAGGAGAAGCCCCAGCAGACTGCGGGGAAGGAGAGCTCACGCGAGTTGAGACAGAGCAAATTGCCGGACCTATCTATCAGGTCACCAGTGAAGTTCCGATAAGCAAGCCCTCGAAGGTAAACTCAAAGGCCTTTCGGAATAATTGGGATGGCATCTTTGGTAATAAACAAGCTATGGGAGAAGCGTAACATTCTACTCACTGGTCTGCCTGGTGTTGGAAAGAGTACGTGGGCCAAAGCCTATCCGTGCTCTGGTGTGAAAGTAGTTCTATGTCCAGATAACTTCCTGATGGTGGATGGCGTTTATCGGAATGGAAAAGAACCTAAACTTCATGTTGAAACATTGGAGTCCTAGGTACCCTCGAATTGAGATTGTGGAGGTATAGATTATGTCTGAATTAGATAGTGAGATGCGTTGTGAGCCTGAGGGCATGCAAGTGCTGGAAGCCTGGGAGGCGTTGCAGTTCTTGCAAAATGGCGTTGTATTGATGTGCTGCTTATCTGGCGGCTGGGGTAAGGTTCGATTGGCTCAGATTGAAAATAGCAACATGAAGCAAAGGGAACTCCAAGTATTCCAACCTGGGTTCTCTGAGAAGCTGGACTACCGATAGCCGATAGCTGATAGCCGACCGCCGACCTCCGACCTCCGACCGCCGACCTCCGATAGCTGACTGCCGACTGCCGACCGCCGACTGCAGATTTCTGACTGATAACTGATAACCGATAGAAAGTAGAATCATGGCTCGTAAACCTGTTAGTTTACTTCGAAGTCGAATCAAAAGACGTTTACAACTTTCTTACATGAATAGGTATCATACTATTGTACGCTCTGAACGTGCAGCAAGAGCGTGGGCGAGAGAAGTTCTTGGCGTTAATCGGCTCCACGAAACACCGACTGCAAACGGATGGCAGTATTGGGCGAATTCCGATGTAGATGGTAATGACGACCCAGTGAATGTCGTTGTAATTATCTGAACGCCGATAACCGTTTCCAGGTAATGAGAACGCTGGTATTCGACGTGTACTTCGTGAGACACATAATTCTAGAGAGATTAGATTGATGGCCAAGAGCATTGCATTCACTGAACTTGGCAGAACTAAATTGGAAATAGTTGCCGAGGCAGCCGACCGACCAGTGAGGAAATAATGAGAATACGTCCAATGGGATTTGTAGTTGCTGTGGTTATGGCGACTGTTATTGGTTTTTTATTTTCTCACTTTGATGTACCAACTCCAGAGCTTAGCTGTATCAACGCTAATGTACGTGCTGATTCGAACGAGACAAAAGTTGCCACTAATAAAGTTGTTTTAACTCCAACTGAAATTGGAACTTTCCAGATGGGATTGTCTATATGTTCTTCATATCTACTTGATGCTCATTCTGGTGAAGGGTTTTAAGTAGCGCTAGTTGGGTAGATACGCATTTCATTGTCTGCAATCCGCCATTGTCAGGATACATCCAAGGTTCGTCACCAGGAAAGAGTGGAACTCCATAGCCAGGCTTTTCGTCCGGCCGGAACTTAGTTATTGTAAGTGCGAATAGAAAGTGATAATGTGAGCCGGATTATGTTAAATGGTGAATGAAATGAATAGAGAATCTAATATTCTAACTCTTTGGTAAAATAATGGCAAAAGTAAAAGCAGATAAACGAGCAACAATTACAGATTACGAAGTTCCTGCAGGCTGGATTTTAGAACTAAACTTCTTCGATATGATAGGAGAAAAATCCGGCACTTGTGGTTCAAGTAACAAGATGTATCATATGGAACTGCAAGTAGGTAAAGATGATACATGTCAGATTTTTTCTCAACACGGACCCACTGGAACAATTCAAGCAAGTAACTGGAGATATTTCGGTACAGATCGTGCTGCTGCCGAGGCTGAGTTCAACTCTATCAAGAAGGCCAAGCTCAAGAAAGGTTATGTTGAAATTGATGTAGCTCAGCGCACCCTCGGTAGCGATGAGGCCAAGAAGCATGTTAAGACTGTTCAGTTAAAAAATGCTGACTCATCCGCAACTCCATCACAGCCTTCTATTCATGTAGAAACATTCAGAATTGTTTCTGTGCTAATGGGAGCAACCAATAATTGGGTTATTAAAACTCTAAAGTGTCCTCTTGGACAGCTAACCAATGATCAGGTAGATCGTGGTCGTGCCTGTCTAGTGGCAGCTAAACGCATCTTGGCTTCTAATAAGAACTATAATGATTTATTGGATTTAACTAATCAATTCTATGGATTGATTCCTCATAATCTTGGAGCTGGTGCTCGTGGTCAGATGATGCATTTATTGATTGATAGTGATCAGAAGGTTGCTGTTTTAGAGGATGAGCTTGATACCTTATTGGATGCAAAATCCATTGGGGCTACACTTACAAGCAACTCAGTATATGATCAATACAAATCTTTGGATACAGAGTTTTGTTTTATAGAAAAAACAGATTATAGGTTCGGTTGGTTGGATAGGTTAGTACAAGATACACGAGCCAGTAATCATCATTACCTCGGCAAGATTACTCTTTTGAATGCTTGGGATATACAGCGCAATGGAGAACGTGATCGCTTCTTAGGCAGAGCTAAAGAAATATCAAAACAATGTGGTAAGCAAGTAATTCCAGATCAGATGGGTATTGTTACAAAGAGAAAGGATGTATATGATACAGATCTGTTTCATAATGCCAATGTAATTCCTTTGTTTCATGGCTCAAGATCACAAAATATTACAGGTATATTGAAGTCTGGTTTGTTGATTCGTCCAGCTGGTGCTATTATTACTGGTTCTATGTACGGCTCGGAGGCAATATATAAATCAAGTTCTTCAACAAAGAGCATCAATTATACTAATATTAGGTCATCATATTGGGCGAAAGGCTCTGATGATAGGGCTTTCTTATTTGTATCCGATTGTGCATTAGGAAATCAATTTATGGCAAAATCACCTGGGCAATATACTTTAAAATCAATAGCTCCATATCATTCTGTATGGGCTAAGGGTGGGCAAAGTGGAGTTATTAATGACGAGATGATGTTGTATAGAACTGACCAGCACAATCTTAGATATTTGCTGGAGTTTACTTGTCAAAGAAATTAACACTAGATCTAGTTCGGGAGTTGGTAGAGGTAAAAGGCTTTAAATTGTTGACTGTTGAATATAAAGACAACAATCAAAAACTTGATGTAATTTGTTCAGAAGGGCATCTTTGTCATCCAACAGCTAAGAGTATAAGAAATGGTGGTGGTTGTGCTACTTGTTATAACGATACTAATAAACGTATGGCAGTAAAAGCGCAGCCGCATAAGATACAAGAAGCTAAAGATATTGCTATATCCCATGGAGGAAAATGCCTTTCAGAAACCTACATCAATAATAGAAAAAAGCTTAAATTCATATGTTCGGAAGGTCATAAGTGGGAAACTGATTTCAAGACTATTAATCATGGCTCATGGTGTCCAACTTGCCAACTTGGAGGTTCTTATGCTGACAAACTGGAACTAGCAAAGGAGACAGCACTTAAGCGCGGTGGTAAATTAGTATCAGAATATATTTCATTAAAAGAAAAAATGATTTGGGAATGTGATGCTGGTCATAAATGGGAGGCCACATTCCAGAATGTCATATACAAACATTCTTGGTGTCCACATTGTAGTTCTAGCTTTTCTGAAAACATATGCAGGCAGTATCTTGAATTCTTATTTAGAAAACCGTTTCCTAAAATACGACCGCTTTGGCTAACTAATTATAATGATAAATTAATGGAACTTGATGGGTATTGCAAAGAAATTGGTATTGCTTTCGAACATCAAGGTCTTCAGCATTACGAAAACATTTCATGTTTTAAAGGCAATACCACAGATATACAAATCAGAGATTCTAGAAAAAGATTTATATGCCAACAAGCGGGAGTAATACTAATAGAAATCCCAGCGTTGTTTTATATAACCGCACTAGATCTCCTTCATACCGTTATAGGTTTGCAATTGGATAATACAAAAATAAAGTATGATTTAAAAAGACTTCAACCAGCTTCTGAAATTATAGATTTTGATGCGGTAAACCTTATTGAACGTGATAAAGAGTTACAAAAAATAAAAGACATTGCACAAAGCAAAGGTGGTGATTGTCTTTCAACAATTTATAGCGGTCACAATTGTACCATCAAATTAGTGTGTGGTCTTAATCATGAATGGACATCCACGCCAACCAGAATAAAGAACGGTAATTGGTGTTCGGTTTGTTCTCATAAGACAAAAATATCTATAGCCGATATTCAAAAGATTGCTGGTGATCGTGGTGGGGTCTGTCTATCTACAGAATACAAAAACAACTATACAAAACTTGAGTGGCAATGTTCTTGTGGTAATGTTTGGATGGCAACCTACAACGCAATTCAGAGGGGTGATTGGTGTCCTAAGTGTGGAATAATTAAGCGTTCAAAGGCCAAACATATTGGAATTGAGGCTTATCAAGTAGCCGCCGAAAAGAAGGGCGGTCAGTGTCTTTCCACATCAATAACTAGTTGTTTTGATAAAATAGAACTTGAATGTGCCGAAGGACATCGTTGGTGTGGAAGAGCTGACCAGATAAAAAACACCAAACAATGGTGTCCAGAGTGTGCGGTGAAGAAACGAATAGTTGGTTTACGGAAGGCGGCTTGAATGAAATTACGACAGGCCCGTGGTGGCTTGGAAGAATCGATGGCTACCACAATTGAAATCGAACCAACCATGGATGCTCTTATGGCAGCTGTCAGGACTTCCATGGCTCCATTAAGCGTTGCCGATGACTCGTTGAGCGTGAAGCATTACGGGTTTGATAAGCGCATCAACTGGGACACTTACATTGTTGAAATCCAAGGCTTCGGTGTCTATGGATTTACAGACGGGACATTATTATGTTGAATGACGATCAGAAGGCAGATTTGGCCATCATCACAGACCATAACCAATGGGCAAGTATAGTGTTTGCAATGGTCAAGCGCGGCGATAATAGATGGCCTGATTGCGCCTTCTTGGTAAAGGGGCATGGTCCAAAGCTATACCACAAGAACATGTTCGAACTGTTCGAACTGGAAGGCGGTCCTCTATCTACTCGATTGGTTGGAGTTCCCACAATCGAGTTCGAAAGCTTTGAGGCAATGCTAGAAGCTGGTTGGGAAGTAGATTAATTCAGGCTGAAAGGATATTTATGAAACAAGCAGATGGATTTACCCAATGAATAGCAAACCATTGAAATACAGCCCACTCAATGCATGCAATGAGGATTTTTGTCAGGGCCTATCTGAGCAAGTTGCGATGAAGCCAACGAACTGGCCAGGTGGTGTTACTTACCATTTGGTGATTGAGCACATGGACGATCCAACATTCTACGCGCTCTGCAATTACATGTGGAACGGGTATCCTGAGCGGTGGGCGAGGGAAACCTATCACGTTTGCTCAGACTTCAAATACCTAGAGGAATAACAACCAATCATGGCCCAGCCGTCACGTTGGTCACGAGATGATTGAGGAGTTACAATGAAATCAAAACTTCAAAGGGAACTATTTCTTGGCTGGAAAGCTAGAGCAGAAATGCTTGGGGCAAACTTTGATTACGAAGATGATCATGGAACAACTACCAATCTCAAAAGAATCAATAGACGTCTTCATCAAGGAAAATCTCTAAAGAATCCATACGAGAAAGATTGTATAACCAAGTACGAAGTTGCCGAAAAGAAACTTCAACTTTTCAAAACGGTACTTGAAACTATTGTCAACTGTGCTGATGTAATGGACCCAGAATACATCGCAACCTTGGCGCGTAAAGCTTTGGAGGAAACGTTCTGCGAGATTTGTGGAACTCATTCGGCCAAATGTTAGTTACATCGCTCCTGAGAAGGAGCGTGAGTTGAAACACTTTTGGCTAGCGTGATAATGCTATTCGTACCCGAGCCACATCCTATGCCAATATTATCCAGTAGCGCTTGGAGTGATGAGCCTATAACTTTGGACAGGCTTCGAGCCAAGCACCCAATGACTCTACCTCAAGAGTATGAAAATCCAAGCATCAAGAGTTCAGCCTGGATTCCAACCAAGTGCAAGATCTTCAATCTGCCATACCAAAACGTGACGGCTGATGTTGGTCAGTTCGAAACGATGGAAGGTGCCCAGCAAGACCTAGCAAAGCTCAAGGGGTACCTTATTGATTGCAGTGAGGATTTCTGCAAAGACCTAGCCAATAAGGCGTCAATACAAAAGGCGGGATGGCCAGGAGATCCGGAACACTCTACCTACTTCTTGACGGTTGGCAATATAGATGAGCCAACCTTCTATGCTCTGTGTGATTATATGTGGAACACAGAGGGAGCATGGGCACGACAAACCTATCATCGCTGTACAGACTTTGATCACAAGGATAATCCATAGGTGAAATATGGTAGAGCGATATCACAAAGGTCTGAATTGGAGAGCGGATGAAGAATCTGATCGTAAGGCTGGTAGAATGCTAATAGCTTGTGTTTTCCTGTGCCTTATTGTGGCTGCCCTTTGCATTGCTACTCTGGTAAAGAGAGGTGAATTTAATTATGGCACCAAGAACAAAAGTTCGTTACAAGGATCCGTTGTTGCTCAATGAGGGCATCTTCGAGATTTTGGAATGCGATTGCATCAGTTGCCGTTCTGGCAATACACACCTAGTTACCCTGCCAAGCTTGGTGGTTGAAGTTCCAGGCAGCTATCGCCATGTTGGGCTTGAGATGATCGAGGTGGTATTATGACACCAGTCGAACTCACTGAGAAGAAGATGCAATTTTTCAAGACGGTACTTGAATCAATTGCTGGCATTTCAGATGTTGCATCTTCAAATGATCTTGGAGAACTAGCGCGGCTGGCCTTGGAGGAAGAGTTCTGCGAGATTTGCGGGACTCATCCTGGTGATATGGGATGCTCAGTGTGCGGAAGGCATCTGTGTGATATTTGCTACCCAAATGTAATGGAAGCTTGCTCCATCTGCGGCGAGCCAGGCAATGTCTTCTTGGATAAGTTGTATGACGCAGATGAAAGAATGGCCAACGAGAAATAATTATGGCAAGGTTATTCTTCAATACTCTTGTTGTAATCTGTGTAGCCTTGTATCTGTTTGCATGGGCTTGCAGCTCTATCATTGATGCGGTTATGGATTGAGGATTTATGAGTATATCAAATTGGTTAAGCATGACAAAGGATAATGGTGATATGTCTAAGAAGAATACAGGGTTGCAAAGTTTACTAAATGAACTTGTACATGAGATGGGCCTATTGGATATGGTTAGTTGCGGTGACATCATCGTCAATGGCCATTCAGTACTGTATATAGATGGCACTCGCGGTACGGGAAAGACTGGATCATATCGATCTGGAACTGGACCATATCGGGCTCATTTCTACGGCATCAATGGATCTAATACATGTTTGGCCAGACTCTTTGACAATCCGGAAACGGCTAAGTCTGTCGCAAAACTCTGCAGTGATTTGGCAATCAAGTTGAATCTCGTTGTGGAGCCGCGCAAAAGCAAGGATGAAGCAAAGGAATACGCTGCCGAATTGGCACAGACCAAAGGGGTACGTGTTTTCACGATTGCATCACACGACCAGGAAGTCGCGACCGAAGCAGAATCAGAACCAGAAGAGGCTGGGGCGGAAGCTTTGGCTGAATCTCATGACTCTACTGACAATCAGTATTCTACATCTGCTAAGCGCGGTCCACGTGACCGAAGGTTTCCTTGTGCCGTAATTATCAAGTCAAAGATTGTTTACGAGGCAATTGTGGCCAAGGATGCCAATGAGGCAAAGAAACTTTTCGAGGCCAAGTATGGATCCTCTCCAACAATCTGTGATAATGGAGAGAAATACGAAGGCGGTGACGGCTATTATGTAGCCAAGGGCACCGCGATGAACGAGTTGAGAGTTAGTATAACAATTCCAGCTAGATGTTATCGTCCAAGCGGCTGTAATTTCACTGGAACATTCAAAGGTTGGAATGTAATCGCTAGTGGAATATCCTCTTTCGATCTGGATGGTAAGAAATATAATCGTGATGAATTGATGTCGGTGGTATGCGTGTCCCAGTCCAATCCAAAAGTGAAGATCGATAAGCCAAAGATCAAGAAACTCGAATTGGTTAGGCGCGACAGCATCGAGAATCTACAAAAGATATAGGCCTGCTAAACCCCTGTCGCGCCTCGGAGCGGGGCAGGGGAGGCCGGGCGGGCAATGGAGACGCGCATGGAAGGCATAATCCAAAAAGGTTCACGCATTCGGGCGGAATGGTTCAAGGCAGAACCGTTCGACAAGGCAGCTCTGACTGGAATGCAAATCAAGACAACAGCAATTGCCATATCAATCACTGGCGTGGTACGCCACATACGATCCCCAACACCAGACTTCAATCCTGCTACGACCGAGGTATTCGTTGAGCCTGATGATGGAACAGGAATGCCGTGTGCCAAATGTGGAGTAAACGAAGTCCAAATCAAATTAACATGGATTGTTGAGGTTATAAGTTTATGAAGCTAGAAGATATAGGATTCTTAGAAGTAGTTGAGGAGCGTGCCGAAAGAATCACCCATGGGAAGATCTCCTATTGCGAATGGATCATCACATCCAATTGCAACTTCAACTGTCCATACTGCAATCGCCTGGAACCGAGACACACCGCAGACTTAACTCTGGAACAAATCCGATCTTATACCAAAATTCTAGCCGGTATGGGTTGTAAGTATATTCACCTTACCGGCGGAGAACCAACCACCCGCAAAGACCTCATTGACATCGTGCGGCTGATTAGGAATTTCGGTATCAGGGTTGGTATCTCCACCAACGGATCTAGAAGGATAATTTACTATAAGGATTTGATTGAAGCTGGAGTTGAGTTGTTTTCAATTTCACTTGATGTTCACCAGCGAAATCTTAATCCAAAGTTTACCATGGTGCCGGCAAATGTCTTTGATGTGGTGACCTCTAACATTCGAGAATTATCTAAGATGGTATACACGAACGTTGGAGTTGTATTCAATGATGACAATGCGGGTAAGTATAGAGAGATTATTGAATTCATATCCGGTTTGGGGACTCACGATATCAGGATCATGACAGCTACAAAGTACAACAAGATTCTCGCTTTTGAACTGGATAGTATCTTGCTTGCAAAACATCCAATCCTAAAGTTTAGGGTTGATAACTTCAATGCTGGCAGGAACATGAGGGGCTCTGGCTTATCCCAAACGTCCAGATGTCATTTGGTTAGGGATGACATTACAATCTTTGGAGATGATTTTTATCCTTGTGCTGTGTACATTCGTGAGGGAGGGCCATCAATAGGTAAGTTTGGACCAGATAACGTTGAGCTACGCGAAGCGTGGTTTGCTGATCACAACTCTCATAATGATGAGCTATGCCGTACATATTGCATGGACTTCAAGTGTAGATTTAATGATAAAGTAGAGAGTATTAGCAATGTATCAAACATTTAATAATGTGTTATTCACTGAAAAAGATCGCCACACAAGCGTTCTAGGATCAGAGGCGTATTCGTTCTGTGAATCAAGCACCGCCACCCTAAACCTATGGCATATCCGAAAGCTAGATGAGTCTGGTAAGCATCCTAATGGCGGCATTACAACGCCATCGCTTTGTCATAAGGTCAAACCAAATGGGCCAGGGAGTGGCGAGCTTGGTGGTTGGGATGTTTCGGCACCTATTACTCCACATCATCTGACGCATTGCTGCAAGGATTGCGCAACCATATTTAGGAGCGATGTGAGGACCGAATGACTTGGTCAAAATCCAGCGCCAGAGAAGAAAGTATAATTTTACCATATCGAGATCTAACTGGTAGAATTTCAATTGAAAGATCTCGGCAGTATTGGACGCTGGCCGGAAAATACTTATCATTAAATTCTAATTCTGAAATTGTTCAGATGGTTGATTCTGGACTAATTACACCAAATCAATATTATGGATCTGAAATAGACAATGATGCGTATAAAGTATCAAAGGATGTCTTTCAAAAAGAATATCCACAATCTCATCTGTATGAGGGTGACATCGTCAGTAATATGACGAAAGCATATTCAATAGGAACATTCAGGCCAGAGATTATATATATATATATATAGATACTAAGAATGAACCAGAGCGAGCATCTGAATTGGCTGTTAGAGTTTTGGATATTTGCAATCAGATATCAGGACGCACACTAATATTTATTAATGCCGTGGCAATAAACCCACGACGACGCAAGGTGTATACTTACGAAGAGTGGGTATCTGTATTTAGTAGTGAACATTTAAGATGTGGCTTGTGCAAGGGTGGATGGAAGCAAGCAATCTTTCCAGATGGAAGTACCCAACGCTAATTAAGCATCCCGAGTTCTATGAAGAGAACAAGAAGTCTCAAAGGGATAATATTGGCTTGTATTTGGACTATGCAAGGACTATGCAATTTACTCTCCTGATGTTCCAGTGTTTAGGAATGACGCTGGTGATTGGCTAGAACAATCATACTTGACATCAGTTTTGACATCTCCGGCTCCTAATCGTCATGCAATCTTCAATGATGAAGATAACAAGATGGATGATGATCAAGAAGAGGTAATGGAGATTAGAATTGAAGAGACGCTATTTAAGAGAATGAATCAAATTCTATCGATAATGGCACTTCATGGACATCGAACGATCATCCTAGGGGCTTGGGGTTGTGGCGTATTTGGCAATGATCCATTGCTGGTTGCGGAATTGTTCAAAGAGAACTTGAAGAAGCTACCGTTCTTTGATAGGGTGGCATTCCCAATATACGACCGGTCTGACTCAGATGTGCTCCGGTCATTCGTTCAAATATTTGGCCCGGTGGTTGACTACGAGTCAATTGGCAAATCAACTCAACCTAATTGAGGATGTATGTTCCTATCAAATATAATTAGCGGAGCAGAAACAGAAGGCATGAGACTTGACACAAAGACTGATGTCAGAATTTGTGCCTCAAGCGATGTTTGTTTGTGTAAGGTTGAGACTAAAAAATTGGCAGGAAGATCTAATAGCATCTTTCTTTATTTGAGATTCTCAACAACATACATTCCTGAGCTTTGTATTTACCATGCATTCTGGGCCATACGCGAAGGCTGCTCAGGAAAGAATGAGCAGTATCGTCTGGAGATTATGGATTGGAAGGGTGGCCTCCCGATTACATTAAGATCTGCAGACCATTTTCAAGAAGCCCTCAACTATTGCGTCTCGCTGATTGCTTCCAAGAAGTACGAAGTAGGCGGCGGTGGCGAATATACTATCGAACCAGTTACTGAATTCAGACAAGCGTTCATTGATTCTGGTTGGCAAGAAACTTCAGCTCCATAAGAAAACACAATCACGGGAAGGCAATCTAATGTTCAGAGTATTCAGATCAATTGTTCTGTTTCTAACACTCATTGTATTCGCGACACCGGCATATGCAGACTCTGAGTGTAATGGCCAGGTCGTTGATTCGACAGGCAAAGCCAATACCGACACCATCAAGTCAGCACTTAGCTCATTGATTAATGATGGAGCTGACCCGAGGGTACGCATCATTACTGCTGCGCAAATCAACGCAGCCGGTGGCAACCTAGATAAGTACGCCCAGGGTATGGTGAAGCGCTGCTCAGCTTGGCAATCGCCCGGCGGCAACATGAAGAGCAACCTCTTGATCTTGGCGGTCACTCAAGACTCTGTCGATAGCCCTGTCGGAATCTACTTTAGCAAAAGCGGACCACTTACCGCTTTGCGTGGGCAAACTGCCGGCGTGCGCAGTGAGATGGCAAGCACACTACAGAGTGATGTAACGACCTCGATCCAGAACGGTATCAAGGCGATTCACGGCAGCCTATCCGTTGGCAAGATGCGAGCGTCAGAGACACGCATACTTTCAAATGGCCCGACAACAATCATCAACCAGGCCCCATCGAAGCCGATGAACCTAACCTTCTTATGGGCTCTTCTGTTCCTTGGCGTAGTTGGCGCTGGCATCTGGTTGTACGTGAAGAGCCAATCAGCTAAGGCAAAGTGTCGAGCCGCTCAACAGACTGCCCAGGGACGGCGCGCTGAGTGCAACAACCTACTCATCGGGTTCGATGCCAGCATGGCACAACTTGGAGCGCTGCTAAGCTCTTTCAAGTCGGTCATCAATGCTTCTGAATTTCAGGTTATACAAACGAAACTTGGCGGCATTCAGACGAGAATCAACACTGCCAAAACTCAGTTCGTAAACTTGCAAGGCTCAAGTAACGATCCTGATTCTGTTGGGCGAACTGCCGAAGAGTATGACTCGATGACATCTGACTTTGATCGAAGCTTGAAATCGATTCAAGCTATCGATTCAGAAGTTAAGTCACTTGAATCATCTATTCGAAAGATCAACTCTCTAAAAGATGGTGCGCTGCCAGCCATTGAAGCTCTTGCCACAGAGATTGAGACGGCAACAAAAGCTGTAATGAGTGAGAAGATCTTGAAGACTGATGGCCCGAAGTCAGTTCTGCAGCAAGCCATTACCCTCATGGGACGCGCCAATACAGAGCTAGCTACCAAGCAATTCCAAGCAGTGGCTGATACATGCCTCGAAGCAACTAAGCTTGCCCAGTCTGCGGCGATGGATGTTCAGGAACTCGGCTTGCGAAAGCAGCGAGTGGATGCTGAAATTCAGAAGTTAGATCTCGATAACCAAAGTCCAAAACTCACCACGGCAGATGCCACAGGCATCTCACTTCGCACCAAGTATGGTGATAGCGCCACGACACGCTGTGCTACGTATCGTGCTTTGATTGTTCAGAACATTGATGTACGGCGTCAGGCGATTGCCAAGGCAAAGAGCACATCATTTGCTCAGAATTGGGACCTAGCCGATCAACAAATCAATGCCGCCATGACGGCTGGTGATGAAATTAACAATGCGCTGAATGCTATTCAAGACCTTGGTGCGCGCATCGAGCAAGAGCTCAGGCCAGCACCTGTCCCATCATATAGGCAGAGTGGCAATGGCGGGCATTCGCATTCTCATACGACCGTCAATCAAACTACAGTGGTAGTTGGCGGCACCAGAGATCCTTTCTACGATCCATACGGAATAAATACTCTCGATGCGCTCGGCAATATCATCGAAAGGGATGAGTTGAACCGAGAGCGCGAAGACCTATATCGAGAGCGCAGAGATTTGGATCGCGATTTAGATCGTCATTCAAATTCTCGTAGCGATGACATGGACGGAGACTCTGGCCCAGTTACTCGCAGTGACGATCTTGACATGGATGGAGACTCTGGCTCTGCTGACAATAGTGGTAGTGACTTCGGCAGTGGCGATGACGACTGACAATGAGCAATAAAGAAAAGAGAAACACATGAATCTTTTTGGTAAAACAAAGCTAATAGTCAAGGCAGCCTCACATGGCGTGCTTGATCGAATCATTGATGCGAATTCCGTGGAAGCCCACGAACAACTCATCCGTGATTTGGAATCGGCAATGCAGTCAGAGTCCACCGAAACCATTCGGGCCCAGGTGGAAGCTCAGAGTCTGCATACAAAGATTGCTGCAATCCAACAGCAGATTGATGATTTCAATGCTGGCATTCAAGCCAACCTCAGCGATGGAGATCCGAGTAACGATCATGAAGCTGAGACGATGATGAACCACGTCATCGAACTGGAAGGCGAGCGCGATGAACTGAAGGCCAGCGAACAGGCAGCGAACGAAAACTACACGCTGTTGAACGAGACTCTGGGTAAGTTGAAGGATCGCCACGCCCAGATGATGAAAGAGCTGCGCGCATTGCGAAGCGCCGTCAGTCAGGCGAAAACTGACAACAGAGCTTTAGAGGCTGTGCGCGCTGTCAATGACCTGACAACTGGCGTTGACTCGATACACCTGGGAGGAGCTCTGGATAGGGCAAGACAGCAATCGGAAGTGGCTCGCCAGGAACTGAAGCAGGCCGTAGGAAACGTACAGGATAGTCCAGAAGCATTGCTGCAGAAGTCCAGAGCAGCAGCGCGTATCGCCGAGATGCGTGCCAAGTTGGGCACTCCATAAATCAGGCTTACCAGCCATTGGGGAGGTGACTTTGATCGGTCACCTCCCCACCAAGTGATGACTAATGAAAACACCACTCCCTTCTGAGGCCTGTGCTATCATCAGCATCTTGGAGCGCATCTCCGAGAGAGATCATTGTGCTGGATGGGTGGGGGGCATCGAACATACGATGTGGGAGATGTTGATAAGCCCAGAGCCAAAGCCAAGTGAAGATGATGAACTCAATTGGAACTGGCCAGAGCACGAGATCAAGTTGCTGCGCAAGTTGGCAGCCTCTTGCAAAGGCTGGATTAGTTTCAACTCTGATGCCAAAGACTTCTACGATTCGCGCATCTTCGTACCGATTGATGAGTGGGTAAAAAGGCATGCGTCCTATACCGGCGAGGCAATGACGGATGATCAGCGTAAGAGATTCGAATACTTCATGGGCGGGCCTGAGCTTGAGAAGAAGAATCGTGAGGAATTGCTTGACCGCATAGCGCGAGTAGCACTTGCTATACAGGCCTCGGGGCGCGTCGAAGTGGGTTGGGACTTCATAGAGATTCTGAAGCTGATTCCTGCTGAGCTGCGCCGTTGCCCTGAATGCGGCATCTTACCAGGAGAAGAACATCATTCTGGATGTGGGCGTTCCCAAATGTAAAAGCGAATCCTTTAAGCCAGTTGGCTTTTGATAGTAGTTGCAAAGGATAGATATGGAAGAGCATAAAGATACAAATCCTGCTCGGTACAGAAGCAGAGAGGAACTAGTTAGCGAGCTGATCAAGCACTCCGCCAGTGAGGATATGGCTAATATCTTGATAGATAAATCAAAAGTCTTAGTGGGTGAGTTTGCTAAAGACTTTCAAGTTTTGACTAACGAATTCCTAAGCAAGCTTCGTGTAGCTTTGGAAGAAGCCACCAATGAAATAAGCGGTGAAAATCGTTCATTGTTGATAGGGCTGGTGGGGTTCAACATCTTTCACGAGATGGTGTGCATTATAATGACTGGTTGCGCCGAGGTGGCCAGCCTTGGCAAGCAGGGTTTGCCGAGCTTCGTCAAGCATGCTGCCGAACATTATGAGATGGCCGCGATCAAGGATACCGTTGAGATGATGAAGTCTGATCTGATGGAGATGATAATGAGAGGGGCTCGTCAGAATAAGGTTCAAAACAAAGAAGACTTGTCATGATCACAATTACCGTTCCAATTAATATCCCAGATGACAAGCTTAGAGATTTCAAAGAACATCTGGAACACTTGGTTCAGTATCATCCGGAGTATACCTGGCTGAAGTTCCTGGTAGAAAAGTCTCATATTTCTTTGGTAAAAATTACAACAGTGAGAAGGTTGGAGCGCAGTCTTCTTTCTCACATACAAGAAACCATTCGGGAGTATTTATCTTATGTTCCATGACGGTGGCAAATTACCTGGCGAGATCGAAAAGCAATTTGAAAACTTCGACAATAACTTTAATCAGGCAGTGAAGCGATTCACGTTATCATATTCCAAGTAATTGCCGGAGTTGGTATCTTCGGTTTTGTTGTGTGGGTTATCGCACACTTCTTACGTAAGTATTGGTGATATGTATAAGGACAATTCACATCTAATAATAATAGAGGACGCATATTTCTACAAGGTTCTCTCCAGAATGCGCAATGACACAGCGCTGCGTGGCGAGCTAATACGCATTGGAGATGCGTTTGGAATCAAGCGTCCACAACATTTAGACTCTTCAGATTCGGTTGCTAAGCGCTCTGACTTCAAAGAAACGCTTGATGAATGTAGTAGTGCAATACAATCTGTACTTGAAGGTAAAGTGCCAAGACATGATGGCTAAATAAGATGTCTTGACTTCAATTACATCTATGGTATAATGGAGATGTTATATGGGAATTGAAAACAAAGACATCGATGACATGCTCCAGTATCTAGACACACCCCTTACTTCATTGAAGGTAATAGGATTGATAAAATCCGCGAGATGTTGGAGGAGTTGCTCAAGTGGCGCGAGACTCCCAAACGGGAGTCTCCTATGGTAGATTCGTTAGACGCGGAGTGAATAGAGCCGAGGCTGAACAGGTTCGCGCAAAGCTAGCCGAGGTCGGTGCTAAAGTTCTATTGATAGACGGCCATGGACAAAGATGGGTTAGGCTGGAATGCGAAAGGTAATCCTATGAGGCCAGGTGATAGAACTAATGTATTCAAATGTTGTTTTTGTGGTCAGCGAGTTGAAACTGCCATTGGGTTTGCGACTCATGCTAACTGTCCAAAGTGTGGGCTTGTGGATGTTAGTGATATTGAAGAAGTATATATCTCCAGAGCTAAATGCAAAGACCGTTTCTTATACCGCATTCATTCGCGGAATTTAACCTTCGGTGTCTTCCGTGAGGCTACTGGCGGATTCATTGGGTTGCGTACCAAGTTCGGCAGCGTGTATCCATTCGAAGAATATCATTGGGAGAATGAAGCCTTTGGTACAGTCAAGCCCGAAGAGTTATTGGAAGAGCTTCCAACTAATATCAAGTTAGATACAAGTCTCGGAACAGTTTGTGAAAGATGTGATAAGCCTTGCGCATACATTATGTTTCCAGACGGGCCTCAAGAGAAAAGCTATGTGAATGGAGAGGGCAAGCCGTACACGATGTCTGTGCCGGGCGAATGGAAACATGATGAGCTTGGAGATTGCCAAGATCCATTGGCCTGCAGTGTTGGTAACGAACCACTCAAACAATGGTTGCATGAAATGGAGGCCAAGTATCATGGGGATTAGATTCGTACATAACGATGGAGGCCGAGCAGCTGCTGGTTTCGTGGGCGAAGCCGGGGACTGCGTTACACGGGCCATTGCAATCATATCTGAGCGCCCATACAAGGAAGTCCATGACTCCCTGACTGAGTGGCAAGGTTGGGATGCTGATGGTGGTGGTAATGTGCTTGGGCACTTCACTCACAAGAAATTCATCCTAAGCCTTGGCTTCATCTGGGTTCCCTTAATGCATGTTGGATCTGGTTGCAAGGTTCATCTAAGTGCCGATGAGCTGCCGATGGGTAGGATTATTGTTAGAGTCTCTCACCATTTAACGGCAGTCATTGATCGCGTTCTCTATGACAATCACGATTGCTCGCGAGACGGTACTAGATGCGTGTATGGCTACTACACAAAGGAATTGATATGAACGAAATATCGGTAACACGTTACAGTTTCTTCAAGGGCGAAACCCAAACACTTCGCTTCGCAGAGCATGCTCCGCCGAAAGAAGAATGCGATCATCCCATCTGCAACTGCACACGCCATGTTGCTGAGCGTCCAGCGGGCGAGCCGCTTCAAGTAACTCAATCGATTGTTATGACCAAGGATGCGCCATACAAGAAAACTGAGTTTGACTTGAGCACGGGTTGGCTTACCTTTCATTGGGATATAGCCCCAGAGGATAAAGGTAAGTGCATGTCCAAGTGGAGGCGAGAAGATGAAGATGAGCATGCTTACTTCATGTTCAATACCAAGCAGCGCAGCGTTAGAATTGAGATGGCTATGCCAGGATACAAAACTGTCGATTGCTTCTTTGCCAATCTGTACATGGGTAATGAGATTGATATAAGCAGATTCTACAATGGCCACTCACCATCAACAGTAGTTGATCTTTCAAAGATATCTGCTGGAGATGTCTGGTTGCATGAGAATGGTTTCGGTACCGAGGCTATATTGCCCTTCGATGATAACGACGAAGCTCGGGCTTGGCGTCATGCCCTAGCCAAGATGGAGAGGCTCGCCGAATTGATGTCGCCGTATCAGATTAAAAATTACCCACTGACAGGAAAGACACTCACTTGGTCAGTAGAAGATGTTCTGCGAGAGGTCAAAGAGAACCAAGAGATTGCTAAAGTCGCAGACTCTATCATTGAACATTGTTCTTCTTTGGTAAGTATATTTCAAACGACAGATCTTTTCAAACTACAACAAAAAATAGATCAAAAACTTCATCCGACCATTTGCAAGACCATTGATGTTGATGAGTCTAGAAAGAGTAACTGACATGGGAGGATTCGACGCCCCATACGAAGCTCTGTTTCTTCTTCCAGAGGCTTTATGCAAGTCTTGCGGAACCAAGATCCCACCGTCAGATGATCCTAAAGATGGCGCAGACGGCGATGCCTGCCCTAAGTGTGGAGAGATCTTTTATTGGTCTCTTAGGGAGAAGATTGCAACCGCAGCAATCATGGCTTACGTCTCGGCGGAGGTTGTCAAGGAGGAATCTAAACGAATCCTTGATGAGTTAAAATCCCGTAGATGGTGCAGGCGTCATGGTTTCCAACATGTCTTGCCATTAGAGCATCCGCCTGGCAAGACGCGGGAATACTGCATTCATTGCCTTGCTTATGCGATGGCTCAGCCAATCAAAAAGGATTCTTCATTATGAACATCTACATACCAAGTGACATCGGCATGGGCTTTCTGGGAATTGCCTACCGAATGGGTAGCGATTTCGAATACGATGGCGTGCGCGGCACGAACCATCTCATGGAACATTTGATGAGCAAGTGCTTCGATAGCCTGCTGCCCAGGCTCAAGAGGCTTGGGTTGAACTACGAAGTGTACACCGACACTAATCGCCTAGTGTTCTACTTCGAAGGTCTCGATAAAAGCCTGGGTGTTATGGCCCAGGAACTTTATAACCTGATTACTTCCGGCACATACACGTGGACGGAAGAAGAATTCAACAACGAGAAGCTAACGGTCATACAAGAATACGAAGATGCATTCAATGAGCAGGTGAGTGGCACAATCTCTAATGTGTTTCGTAGGCACTACAATTACTTCGATCCTATTGGCTTCAGGCCTGACATCGAGCGCTTCTCATACCAAGACTCATTGGACTTTCGAAAGAACTTCACAACTCCGATGTTGTTATGTCAAGTTGGTAAGCAGCTTTATTTATCGCAGGAAATTGAATCTCTACCTGGTATTGGATCGCCAATGCCAATGCTTGGGAATTACGACGTACCGCTAGAGACGGTTCTAAAGAAAGGCAAGACTGTAGTTGGTTTGTTGGGAGAGTGTATAATACCAGATAGCGAAATGAATAGAGTTGGTTTGGTTCTCAAGTGCATCAATGATGGCATTGAGTCTCCGCTGCTCCAAGAGATTAGAGATAAGCGTGGGCTCTCCTACTTCAGCATGGGTATGATCTATCAGCTGCATGGGTATGGTGTGCTAACGTTTGTATCATGCACAAGCAATCGGAAAAAGAAGGCGCTACGAAAAGTATACACTGAGTTCTTTGCTGGTAATCTTGGCCGGCATATCTCTCGCGATCGATTCGATGATTGTCTTGCTGGAGAGTTGATTGCCAAACGCATATGCGAAATACTCCCATACTCAGGAGCCAAGGTTACTATTATGGATAAGTCTCCATACACAGGCCTTGATGATTTCACTTATGATGAAGCCCTGCACTTGCTTGATAAGTATTTTAAGCTAGACGATTTCTTGGAGATTGAATACTAATGAGTGCTATTACGATTTGTGCAGAGTGCGATCATTGTAAGGCAACGGCTCACAATAAGCCAGGCTCAGCTCCATATCATCCTGTAAAGACAGAAATAAATATGGACACTGCCGAAATTGGGCCGCCAGATCTCCGGATAAAGAACCAATACCTACCTGAAGAAGATTCGTAATGTCAATATCTGAAAAGCTAATGGCGATGTTCGAGGAACGTCAACTAGAAGCAATCATGCGTTCATGGTGTTTGGCTGATAAGGCTACGCGCAAGCATCGATTGAAGACTATCATTGCCCTTGCTGTTGAGCTTGAGGAGATCAAGAAGGTCAGCATCTTCTCTACATCGTTCGGAGAAATGGCTATTGAAGCCGTCATCCAAGGCGATTGGAAGGAGCTTGAAGAGGTAGTTGGCTACCAAACTTTCAAGGGCGAACATCAAGATATACAGGCTGAGTTCGCTCCGCTATGGGAGAGGTTCAGATTGATTGCGGAGACTGCAATTGCAGAAGAGCGGCGTAGGGATGGCAAGGTAAGTGAGGCTCACTGATGCAACGTCGCACATTCTTTCCGTGTATTGGAGTCTTCCGTGGGCACAATTCAAATGTACATAGGATGGTTTATGAAGCCGTCCTGGCTGAAGGTGTCGATGAGGCAACAAAGATCTTTGAAGCCAAATTCGGAATTACACCAGAGATTTGCGACGCTGGTAAGAGCTATGGCTACTACATAGCCAAAACAAAGAAGCCGATTAAGATTTCTGGTAAGCTAAAGAGACTGTCAATAACTATTCCTGCCAGTAACTTTCGTGCTAGCGGCAGCAACTTTTCAGGTAAGTTCGAGGGATGGAATGTTGTTGCTATTGGCCTTCTTGGTTGTTCCTTTATATCACCAAACTCAAAGAATCCAAGGCACTTCACGAAAGATGAATTGTTATCACTTGTTTTTATTTCACCGGTTGATGCCGCAGCGAAAGCAATCAGGCCCGGAAATAAGAAACTGGAAGTGGTTCAATCTAGATATGTTGAAGACCTAAAGAGGGTATAATAAACTAATGTATAAAGCAGTTCTCATCAGAGATATTCCGCACCACATTGTATACCCAGAGGTGGCGTCTCATAAATGGGCGGTGGTTACCACAGATATTCTAGAGGGCAAAGAGCGCGCCCATCAGAGTTTCAAGATGGATGATGAATGGTATAGCTTAGTATCAACTCATCCAACCAAGGGTTCTGCTGATAGAGTTCTTAGAATAAAGCTAAAATCTCAAGTTGAGTTACCAAAGGATGATTATCCTAGGCCATATCATTTATCTCTTACTGAGCGTCAAGCGCGGGTAATTACGGAAGCCTTGGATTTATTCTCAAGGATTGGTATGGGACAACTTGAGGAGATAGCTCACATTCTTGGTTCATATACCAAGCCATCAGAATCCAGCTCTCTGTTGCCGGAGAGGTTGGAAGAAGTAAAAAGGCTAGCCAGGGAAGCCTCCAATGTTTGGACGGGAAATCATTTCGGTTGTCGTGGAATATCCAGCGAAGAGATTGGCGATACATTCCGTGTAGCTTGGGATCTTCACCAAGTGATTCGCCATCGCTTAGCTTGGGACCGAAACCCAAAGGGTGGGCTTCAAGTTAGTTTTGATACTCCGATGAAATACTCTCAAGAGCCATTAGCAATTATTAAGAAGGTTTGAATATGACGAATAAGTTTTTAGCAATTGTTTGTTTAATTCTATGTAGTTGCGCAAAGGATCCTGTTAGCATGGCGTCGATAATGATGTGGTGTGCTCTTATCACGCGCGATGCACAGGAGCGTGGGATTCTCGCCGAGTTTGTGGGGCCCGAGACAATAGATGGGACTGGCAGATTCTTAGGAATGTTAGAGGCACCATGATAGGCGGGTGTGATATCACTCTACATTCATCCTGTCTTATTGAGGATTTGATCCATCGTGCCGCTGATGCAATCTTAAGTATCTGGCTCAAGGGCGTCATTGAAGCAGCAGATACAGAGAATAAACTACTTCAATTGCAAGAGTTATTTGGAGGAGTTTATAAGGAAGTCTTTGTGTATAAAGATAGAGAATCTCACGCATCCTGGACTAGTAATGGTTGGACTAGAAAAAACTGCAAGTCAATGATTCATTTATTGGCTTATCCAGATACTGGAACTCTTACGTGCGTACTAGAGAATCCAGATGTGGCAGAACTACATCTTACAACCAAGCTATCAATGAGCCAGGTGGTACCAAGAAGCTTGGTCGCAGAGACGCAGATGCAAACGAGCCATCCTACGAAGGCGGTTGGGTCTGGCGTACATGGAAAGGTGCCGAGAACTTCAGGGCCAATCTGATGTCGATTGAAATCCCCACGTGGGCAGCAATGGATTTTTCAGTGTATGAACTGGAGCTGCCTACAAGTTGGGAAGAAGATGTTAGCCCCGAGCCAATAGTCAAAAGCAAAACACCTGGCGGCGCTCACTATCTACTGCACGATTCAAAGATTGTTCGAGCGGTGTATGCTGACCCAGAATCTCCTGAGATGATGGCGTCAGCAACTATGCTGACTAGCGCAGATGCACCTTGGCCTTCAATTGGCCCTAGCCCAGGGAATCATTTCAGAAAAACTATTTGAAAGAGAATGCTCTGTATATTTGGTTAGGAATAAATTACCTCATAATGATCTGGTCGAGAGAGTTAAAGTACTCCATAAATTGATTGGTGATAGATTAGATGCGGAAGTAATAAGAACTTCATTTCGCTGCACAATTGAAGAAGCCAGATTGGCATTTGAAGATATACAAAATGGCACATAATATCGAGATTGATGGACTTAATGTTTTGATAAACAAAAACGGTCGTTGTGTTGCTAGATTTTGCCAATCATTTAGGGAGTATAATGTGCATTGGAAGAAGCCACAGAAGGTTCTCCATAGCAGAAAAGGTACGACACTTGAGGATTGGGAATCATTTGTCTCAGTAGTTATGGAATCTTTTGATATATCAATCGATAACAAGTATAAACCGATCTACATTCTGGAGACGGTATGACATATGAACAGATAACATTCGATGAATTGATGCGGCGTGTTGCGAAACCGATACCGATTGTGGACACTCCAGAGACCAGAGCTGCTATACAGAAGGCGAGAGCTGATTTGCACGACACAAGTATGCTTGAGGCGATGCAGGGCGCGTGTGATGCTGTAGTGGCATGGGAAGATCAATACCACGCATCGTATGACTTGGAAGAGTTGCAAACAGAATTCAAGAAACGTCTCTATAAAGATCCGGTTGGTGGGCTATGAGTGAAAATCCATTCTACGCTAAGAAGAATGATTCTGCCACGCAACTTATACGCGAAGCGCTAGACATTCGAGCCTCACGTTTATGCTGTGAAGTTTGCAAGGGACCGGCAACTCGCCAAGCATTACACCATATACCATTGTTTTGTGATGAGCATGGGCTGCGTGATCTTATTAGAGTAGGAGAAGATTCAGATATAAATTACAGAGACATAGATAATGCCGATTGGGTTAGCAAAGCCGTAGCTCTACTCAAAGAGAGAAGTTGAGTTTTGCAAATTCTCCGAAGTGCTTTTTAGCAGCCATATCATAAGCTATAGCCGCCTCAATTTCTAGATCAAAATATCCAAGATGTATTCTCTTATGATTTCCATTTTCTTGAAGATTGCCAGCTCTAATTTGAGCATGCCACTTTCCAGTTGGTTTATACAAAGAAACACCATAAAAAATAGAAGAACAATTATTTCGTTTCTTTTTGTTTCTGCTATTTTGAAGTGAATTTGCAGCCCTAAGATTCAGTAATTGATTATTTAAACCATTTCCATCTATATGATCTAATTGAGTAGTAGAGCTAAATACATCGTGGTGCATATGAATCGTTTTCTGCTTACCAGTTATGAGTCTAATTTTCCTCTCCGCATAATATGTTCTATGGCTTTTCCTAGCAAACCACTTCCATTGATTTAAATAGTCGTACTTGTCGTCATCAACAATAGCTGTTTGTTCTTGTGATAATCTGATATATTTCACCATTTATTTAATGAAGCTCATTAAATCCTCTCGACTATAACCAAAGTGTATGATATGAAAATTCCTGATACAATTCCTGATAAGGTTGAAATAGATGTCGATGGGATGAAGGATCCTAATCACGATATTACTTACATCGGCAAAGCTACTCAGATGGATGATGGAACTTGGCGTTGCCTTGCCAATGTTGAAGACACACTCTGTTTGGTTGAGGTTAACGTTAAGTTATCAAAGGAAGATAAGCGTTCATCGGTTTTCTGTTGTTCGTTCTGTGGGCGCTCGGGCGCAGACTGCGAAGCCCTCGTGGCTGGACCTATGGTCAACATCTGCGATGAGTGCGTTCAAACCGCTCAGGATTGTGTTGACGATCTGCGAGCCCAGAAGAAAACTCCCATGAGCTTTATCGGGCACATTCCAACCAATGCGCCGTGCGAGACCTGCATTCATTGCATACCATCATCTCCATTTCACTCTACGGCAACCCCTTGGTGGACCGGCGTCTGTACGGTGGGCTTCAAGCTCAAGACCACTTTAACAGAGTGCGAACTTTTCGTTCCGGCCGAATGGAAAATCAACAAATCTTCTGGTAACAAATTCTTCCCGCCACCCGGAGAGTTTAGTGGGTGTAGGTGCGAGCATTGCCCAGAGCGCGAAGGGACTGGCGAGTGCGCGTGCTGCGTGGAGCGGCGCGATGATGAAAAGAATCCAGGCTCAGACCCGTTTGTTTAGTCAGAACTAGTGGCCGAACAGACATTTTGTCTTGACTTTTATCACTGATTAAATGTATTACTTGGCAGATGTCAAATCATGAATTCGCATCTGGAGTTCTTCAGGGAGCCGATCATCGGTACATTAGAACAAACTGTCAAGATGCTGTTCGCGTCTTCAGAAAAACCTCTGATGATAATACTGTTGTTGTTGGCGTTTGCGCTGATGGATGTGGAACTGGGGAGCACACAGAAGTTGGAGCGCAGCTTGGTGTCAACATCGCAACAGATGTAATATCAACAGAGTATTTATCATCGGCAAGTTTGTGTACTGAGGTTGATTGGTCTACAATCAAGGATGATATAATAGCTAGGGTTGGCAATATTGCACAGTCAGTATGGTCAGTTAATGAAGATTACAACTCATTGATTATCGAGTATTTCTTTTTCACGATAATCGGTTTTGTGATGACTGATGAACAAACCACATTCTTCCGTGCCGGGGATGGAGTGCTGATTGTTAATGGAGAAGAGATCCCAATCAAAACACCTGAGGGGAATCGCCCAGAGTATCTCGGCTACAACTTAATAAGCAGTTCGATTCGTCCTGACATCGAAATAATGCTACAGCTTCCAACCTCCGAGGTTGATCACTTCTTGCTCGGCTCAGATGGGCTCAAGGACATTCGTGTTGCAGAGGGAAAGCTAATCCCCAAAAAGCAGATTGGGAGCCGCATTCCTAAGGAGGAGTTGGTTGGCCCGCTCAGTCAGTTCTGGACTGGCGATCAATACTTCGACGACAAGGAGGCGGTGCGCCGCCGAATCATGGTATTCAATGGAGGTCTTTGCGCTGACGCACGGGCTGGTATTGCTCGTGATGATGCTTCATTAATTGTCTGTCGTCGCAGGAGCGTGGCACTATGATTAAAGAGGTTGATGTCGAAGGGGAAAGGATCAGGCTAACCCCAAACTCAGTAAAGGGTGAGGGCGGCGAGGCAATAATTTACGGCCTGCCCAATAACAAAGTCTTGAAGATATTCAAGGAGCCAGACCATCCTGACTTTGCAGGAAAGCCGGAGGCTCAGCAAGCGGCATCGGCGCGTATCAACCAGCATCAAAAGAAGCTTCCAGCCATTCCAAGGAACTTGCCGCCGAGTGTTATCGTTCCGGATGCGCTTGCATTTACAACCGATCATTCGAAGAAGATAGCCGGCTACCGCATGCCATTCATTGGTGGCACTAACGTTCTGCTTGAATACGGTGACCAGGAGTTTAGAGCTGGCATCTCAAATGATCACGTTAGAAATGTCTTCACGAAGATCCATGAAGATTTTGTTGCCCTTCATGCGCACAAAGTTATCCTTGGTGATGTCAATCCGCTGAATATTTTGGTGCTGGCAAAATCAGATATGCCATACATCATTGACATTGACAGTGCGTCAATTGAAGGCTTCCCATCTTTCATGTTCACGCAGGCCTATATCGATCCACTGCTGTGCGATCCGAGTTTGAAGGAGCCCAAACTAATCAAGCATCACACACCGGATTCTGATTGGTATTCGTTCTGTGTCATGTTCATGCAGTGCATGCTCTTCGTTCATCCGTACGGCGGCATCTATAAGCCAGCTGACAGGACTAAGAAGGTTGCCCATACAGCGCGCGGCCTGCACAAGATAAGCGTATTCAATCCTGAAGTTGGATACCCTAAGACGGCAATCCATTACAGCGCACTATCAGATGAGCTGTGCCATTATCTTGCCGGCATCTTCGAACAAGGGAATCGAAGCGTCTTCCCTGTGAAGTGCTTGGAAGACATGCGCTGGACAAAGTGTAACGTATGTGGCCAAGAATATTCTCGTCCGAATTGTCCCAACTGCGTGAAGGCTCCACCCATTGCCGTTGTTCAAACGGTGACGGTTAGGAAGAGTGTCACCGTGACGCAGATGTTCAATACTACTGGTTCTATTGTATTCGCAACAGTTCAAAAAGGACGAATGCTCTGGCTCTATTATGAGGCAGAAACATTCAGGCGAGAGGATCGATCCGTTGTTATTGAGCACGAGATTGATCCGAGATTCAGATATCGCATAATGGGAAGCTCAACGATTATTGGTAAGGATGGAATGGGTGCCATCTTTACACCAAACAAGAAGCCAACACAGCTTCAGATGGATATCGTGCAAGAGCGTCCGGTGTTTGATTCAAATGCTGACAACATATTCTGGACAACCAACGATCGTTTGAATCGAAACACGCCACTTGGACCAGAGTATATTGGAGCTGTCATCTCCGGACTGACACACATTTGGGTCGGCCCAACATTTGGGTTTGGTTTCTATCGCGCTGGTGAATTGAACATCGCATTCATTTTCAAAGCGGACTCGCGTGGCATCAATGACAGCGTCAAGGTGCCAAGAATTCGAGGGCAGTTGATAGATGCCTCCTGTTCGTTTACCGACAAGCTCTGTTGGTTCTTCACATCATCTCAAGAGAATGGGCAGACCATCAATCGCTGCTCTGCCATTCAACAAGATGGGACTGTCTTAGCTTCAGCTGAGGCCGTTCATGGTGATGGTTCCTGGTTGTCAAACATTCGTGGAGCAACGGCTGCCGGCAATGTCCTTCTTGCCCCAACCGATGATGGTGTAGTTCAGGTGAAGTGCAATGGAGCACAAATTGTTGTGGCGAAGGAGTTCCCCGACACAGAGCCGTTTGTAAATTCAGGGTCAAGACTTTTTGCCGCAGCCGATGGGCTTTATGTAGTCGGACGGCGCGACATTGTGAAACTTAAAATTAACTGAGTAAGTAGGAACTGAAGGACATAGAAAGGTAAAACACAAATGCAACGTTCTCTTCTACCAGTCCCAGCGTTTTTCAACCCAGCAAATGCTGGCAACTGGGACTATAGCCCGAGCCTAGATAAGCTTCGTCTCTTTGCAGATGAGTGGCGCAAGGACCATAAGATCAAGGCGTCCGTGACAGCGAAGAAGAAGGTCACCGTACTCATCATCGATGCCAACAAAGACTTCTGTCATCCGCGCGGTACCCTGTTCGTTAGCGGGCGTTCTGGAACTGGTGCCGTCGATGATAGCAATCGCATCGCCAGGTTCGTCTACGAAAATCTCGACGTGATTACGGACATCGTACCAACGATGGACACTCACAAGCGCTATCAGATCTTCACGCCGACCTTCTGGCAAATGGCAGACGGCACTCCGGTTCCGCAAAATCAAATCATCCCACTAGACATGATTGCTTCCGGCAAGATCAAAGTCATCCCCTCGATGGTCAACTTCATTCCGGGCGCAACGAGCACTTGGATCAACGACTACGTTGTGCACTATGCGCGCAAGCTCGAAACGGATGGCAAGAAAGTCCTCATTGCTTTCGCTCCCCATTGCGTTCTCGGCAGTGACGGCCATCCAATTATCGGAACGGTCTTTGAAGCCATCTCGTTCCACTCTTTCGTGCGCCGCGTAGAGAACGATCCTGAAGTTAAAGGAGGCAACGTTCTCACTGAGTGCTTCTCCGTACTCGGGCCCGAGGTGAAGATTGCGCACGACGGAACCATTCTCGACAACGGCGAGAACCGCATGCGCATGATCAAGACGCTGTTGGCTGCTGACTACGTCGTCATCATGGGCCAAGCATCAAGTCATTGCGTGGCAAGCACGATCGATGATCTACTTACCTGGATATTGGCAAACGATCCAAGCCTTGCCAAGAAGGTGTACATAGCAGAGGATGGAATGTCCGCTGTGAATCTCAGCGCATTCGGTGGGCCAGACTTTACAGACTCCGCCACAGAGGCGCTCAACAAATTCCGCAATGCTGGAATGAATGTCGTTCGCCTGAGCGATCGTATGGAAACCTGGCCTGGCATTCAATTGGCTGCATAACGAGTTCAATTTCACCCCAATAAAAACACAATACAAGGAATACCAATTATGAGTTCTAGCAGCAGTTTATTTGCATCAACACAGGATCAGGGAGTTACGGCAACCCTGGTTCAAATTCCAGACTTGACTGCCAAGATTCAAGCTGGACAAGGGATGCCGGCCATCAACGCAAAGGTAAGTACTGCGCTGCTTATTCAATTGCTTCTCGACGATTCCGGCTCAATGCAGCGAAGGAATCCGAAGTCCCAAAGCAATTTGAACAACGCAGAACTTCTGTGCGAAGGCCACAACCTAATCCGAAGAACGCTCTTGGGCAGCAAGCAAGGCGCTGACGTATTCATGGCAGCGCGCAACCTAAGCGGAGAGGTGATCTATCCATTTCGCAAGCTCAAGGAAGTTCCCGAGTTGGTATATCGGCAGAACTTCTTCGCGAATGGTGGCACGCCACTCTATGACGAAATCGCAGTCACATACGAAATTGTGGCCAAGCAGGTCGATGAGTACGAAGAGGCCTGCATTCCCTGTCGAACAATCACCGCGTTCATCACAGACGGTAGGGATGAGCATTCCAAGGCCTTCAAGGAGGCAAAGGAACTTCTCCCACTAACAATGGGCCGCATGAATCACGAGATGGATGTGATTGCCGGCATCGGAATCAGCGACGGATACTACGACTTCCGTAAGATGTTCTCGGAGATGGGTCTGTTGGATAACTGGATCCTGACCCCAGAAAATTCGGAGCACGAGTTCCGTGAGGCATTCCGTTTGCTCTCGCAGTCTGCTCTGAACGTGAGTCAAGCCGGCGTCGGTGGCTTCAGCCAGGCAACCTCCGGTGGTCTTAGCCAAGCCGCTGGAGGTTTCATCTGATAGTAATTTGAGAGGGCCTCAACTGAGGCCCTCTCATTTTAAGGAGTGGCGCTGATGGCTGAGAATATTGAGTGGGTAATCACCGAAGAATCAATCGAGTGGAAAATGGATTGGTCTGAGGAAGACCAGTTGAAGCATGGAAGACCTGCAGATGAGTTAGTTTTTGAGAAAGACAAAGCGCTCGCTCATCTGCTGCTCAATGACGTTGTATTTGTGAATAATCATTGGTGGAAGAAAGATCTTCCTGAGAAGTTTAAAGAGTCAATCAGCGTGAATGTGAATTGTAGCGATGTGTTCGCGTGGGCATGTGCAGACGCTGAAGAGTTGCCCAAAAAAGAAATCGAAACCTTATACCGAATGTGGAGGAAAGATCCGGTATGGGGCCCATCGGTTTGGTGTATGATTCAAAGGAAGAAGATGCCGCAGCCACCAGTCGAAATGGTGATTAGGGAACTTGGAATTTGGGATCTCGACACTCTAAAACTTGCCCCTAATACGTGATCCAACTATTGGATAAAACATATTGACAAGCGAATTATGCTTGAGGTATTATACTATCATGAGACGAATCACAGAAACCGACGCATATAAACTATCAATGGCCGAAGCTGGATTTCCACTAAGAACAGAGACATTTTATTATACTCATAGGCGCGGTGGATTTTATGGCTGGCATTTCATGCCGATAGACGCGGAGAAGTACGTCAAAGGCCTTCTTCCAATTGACGAATTCCCACCGCCAAATGATTTCCCTACGGTAGAACTTACCGAAGATTACAGATACCTTGAAGCCAACTCCTACGCTGTTGGCGCGGCGTATCGCAAAGCATTCTCGTTGGCCAATACTGTAAGTGTCTCGGCCATTCCAGAAGGATCCTGGTTCTACAATCGAGAGCCGGCATTCTCGGCAACAGGCCCATCAGCTGTTGCTAGTTGGCTAGAGCCAACGACACTCATGCTCAACTTCGTTGTCCAGGTGGCAACAGCGGGCAAGGTGCATACTCTGCCTCAAAAGATGCTTGCGACCTGTGAAGAAGAGAAGGAGCTCATCATCTCAACATGCGCTCTCGTTGGCTGTAAGGTACCAGAAATTGAAGTGCGCTCCGATGAGTTCTACCAAGACATCTTGGCTAAAGCTAAAGCCTTGGTGGACGCAGTTGGCGGAAATCCAGATCGGATCTTTGAGGTTGGTATGCGTGCCGTATCGTGCATGGCACAGCACAGGATAGCTCTCAGCGCCATAAAAGAGGCAGGCATTCTGCGCACATCGAATGTCTATCTAGCCAAAGAGCTTGGGATGATTCCGGTTGGCACGATGGGGCACGAGCATGTTCAGCGCTTCGGCAATGACTATCAATCATTCATCACAATGCGTGATCGTTTCCCTGGTTTCATTTCCTACTTACCAGACACGTTCGATTCTATTCGATCGGGAATCCCTGCAGCGCTGCGCGCAATTCAAGAGCGGCCAGACCGCAATGCCGGCATTCGTTTCGATTCAGAAGATCGAATCAAGAACCACTACTTCTACACGATAACAGAATGCTTGCGTCTTGGTCTGTTGCCTCAGCTCATCTTGGAAAGCGGATGGAATCTGCACAAGACGATTGAGTTCGAGAGGTATCGTGAGATGATGGAGTGGTCACCAGATCGGCAAGCCTACGGCTTCGGAGGATTCTTGGTGGAGCCAACGTGGACGACGTTCCGGCGCGATGACGTTGCTGCTGTTTGGAAGCTTACAAAGAGCGGTGACATGGCCACTATGAAATTTGGAGATGAGGCCGGAAACAGCAAGCAGTCTGCCCCAGGACTTCCAGTCATCTATCGTCCGTATCCAATGCACGCCAACATTGGGATTCCTGTTGGAATCATCGGACAGAAGGGGGAAGCCATCGCAAACCACTATTGCTTGAGTGATAGAGGAAGCCAGCGCGGCGGCTTCGAACCGGATTTCAAAACGGCAGCATTAGGGATTAACACCATCGCCAACTCACCAGCCACACAAGCATTGATTGATGCCTGCAAAGCAAATCGCCTAGCTAATTTCAATTCGCTCTGAGGAAATGCTCATGTCAAACATCAAAGTCGGCGCGGCATCTTTGAACCAAACTCCCCTCGATTGGGAGCGCAACAAAAAGAACGTCATCGATGCCCTCTACGAGGCCAAAAGAGAGGGTGTTAAAATCCTATGCTTGCCTGAGATGGCAATCACCGGATACGGTTGCGAAGATCATTTCCTATCAGAGGCAGTAAGGGATAGTGCCTGGGATGTGCTTCAAGACTTACTGCCTTGCACCGAGGGCATCTTCACCTGTTTCGGTGTGCCGTACCTGCTACATAATGCACTCTACAATGTAATGGTCTGCGTTTACGACAAAGAGATTATTGGCATTGTTCCCAAACAACATCTCGCAGGTGACGGTCTTCATTACGAACCACGATGGTTCAAACCATGGCCAAGCGGCATACGAACAACAACTCCCATACGCGGCCAGCTCAGTAAGGGGCTTTCTCTGCGCGGTGCGCCGATGGGCGATTTCATTTTCAATATTGATGGAGTCAATATTGGATTCGAGATCTGCGAGGATGCTTTTGTTGCAGAGCGCCCAGGCAATGCTTTAGCAAAGCGTGGGGTTGATATCATCTTGAATCCTTCGGCATCTCACTTTGCCTTTGGAAAGAGAGTCACCAGAGAACGTCTTGTTGTTGAGGGCTCGCGAGCATTCAACGTCACGTACATCTACGCCAATCTTCTTGGTAATGAAGCAGGCCGAGCCATCTATGACGGAGATTGTCTCATCGCAAACTGTGGAGATCTGCTTGCTAGAGGCCCCTATTTGAATATGAAGAGGGTCAATCTAACCACCGCTGTCATTGATCTGGCTAAGACCACTACGAAAATTGTCAGTACCGCAAGCTTCTCACCAAACCTTGAAGCTAATGGAATGATAAGGTGTGGTGGTAAGTTAGCAAACAGCGAAGAGAAAGTAACGAAGCCAGTTCAAGACACTTCAATCACCAAGCATGAAGAGTTCACCAATGCGATTACGCTTGGGCTCTTCGACTACTTGGAAAAGTCTCATTCGAAAGGCTTCGTGGTATCGCTCAGCGGCGGAGCAGATTCAGCAGCATGCGCTGTTCTGGTTGACATCATGTTTACGCGCGCAGCTTCAGAGCTTGGCCTACAAGAGGCCTGCAATCGGATTGGCCTGGGCGACCTTTGCCATGGCGCAAACTATAAAGATCCATCTGATTGTAAGAAGCTCATGAGTAAGTTATTGACGTGCGTTTATCAATCTACATCGAACAGCTCCAAGGTAACGCTCAAGGCAGCTAGAGACGTTGCTAAGCAGCTTGGTGCCAAGTTCAAGAGCATCAGCATCGATTCAATTGTGAAGCGCTACACAGCGTTGGCTGAGCAAGTTGAAGGCCGTCCGCTAACTTGGGATAAGGACGACCTTGCGCTTCAGAACATTCAGGCCCGTGCACGAGCTCCCGGCATTTGGATGGTGGCCAACCTCGAAGGCAAGCTCCTGATCACAACGAGCAATCGCTCTGAAGCGGCCGTGGGTTACTGCACGATGGATGGTGATACCGCCGGATCCATTGCGCCTATCGGCGGCATTGATAAGGCTTTCCTGCTCGAATGGTTGACTGCGATGGTCACGACCTATTCTTCGCTGAAGGGTATCGTGGTTCAGAAACCAACCGCTGAGCTGCGGCCAGGGCAGGGGCAAACCGATGAAGAAGACTTGATGCCTTACACAGTCCTCGATGCCATCGAGACATGGGCTATTCTGGAGAAGAAGGGACCACAAGAGGTACTTGATTGCCTGCGTCGTGAACGGACTGATATCACAAATCCATTGGCAGTTTCATACGTCAAAAAGTTCTTCACTCTGTGGTCAAGAAACCAGTGGAAAAGAATTAAATTTTCACCTTCTTTGCACTGCGATAATCACAGCCTAGAAGCCGATACTTGGTGTAGATTTCCCCTATTATCTGGTGGATTTACCGCAGAAATAACAGCATTGAAGTAGAAGCTATCCACACACCTATGCATATTGATATATGTATTTGTGATGGGCGATGGGTTTGAAACCAATGGAAATGAATACTTCGTTTTAATTGATAGATACTTAGAGCCAAAGAGATGGACTCGTTCGCCCATTCTTTTTGGTCATGGAAAATTTAGAAATAAAAGTATGTAAAGTATGTGGTCCGCAAAAGACAGATCTGTTCTATGTTTCATACATTGCGAAAAATGGGAAGCCGGTATACAAAGATGTATGTAAACCATGTTACATCAAACGTAACAAAGAAAAAAGATCGCCAGAAATAGATAAAAAAAGATTACACAGGGCTGCTATTAATAGAGCCCAAGGAATAGGCCACTCAGCAAACTTATTACGCAGCTACAAAACAGGTGACAAAGCAAGAGGACGAAATTGTGATCTGACAAAGGAATTCATTGAAGAGAAGATTAGTAATGGATGCTCATATTGCGGTGAACGCGATATACGTTTGCTTGGACTCGACCGTGTTTATAACGATCTTGGGCATTTGAAAATGAATGTTGTGCCGGCTTGTCAAAGATGCAATACGCTACGAAGAGACATGCCATACGAAGCTTGGCTGTTATTTGTTCCGGTTATAAAGGATATTATATCAAGGGATTTATTTGGCGATTGGTACCCAAGACAAGCCATGGCTAGGAAGAAACTTCTAGAGGCAGAGTCATTAGAAGATAATCGCTTTTCAGATAAAATAACCGAGGAAACAATATTGGAGGATGCTGATAGATTTTTTCAGCAACATGGGTTTTGGCCTAAGACTAATTCTAGCTTTGGAGTTCCAGATAAATCATACGAATCTTGGACCCATTATGATATTTACCTTAGCCGTGGTCAGCGTGGTTTGCCGGGAGGATCTACATTAGCAAAATTACTTCAAAAAGAACGCGGTGTTCAGAATCCAAAGGGCAAACCAAGACTAACCGAAGATATAATCTTGTACGATATACAGTCTTTTTATAACTTGCATGGTAGGCTTCCCAACAAGAGAGAAACATTACCAGTCCCAGGGAAGCCTTTAGAGACTTGGAGCGGTTACAATTCAGCGCTTTATGGTAAGACAAGGGGTATTTCTGAACGTTCATCATTGTGCAAGTTGATAGAGAAGAGAATGTTATGTCATACGGACAGCTCAACAAAACTCAGCTTGGCGTGTTAGCCCCGCTTGTTATTGGTAAGATAATCCACGACCTTGGCGCTGGGGATTTGGGGCTTGCTCTCGAACTTCTGAGGCTGGGTGCCGCCAAGATCATTGCGATTGATAAGGAGTACAATCGCAAAATCTTCAATGGTGTACCTCCGGAGATTGAGCTGCGACATCAATTCTTCCAAGATATGCATGATGAAATCGACATCGCCTTTGTTAGCTGGCCCTCCAACTATAACAATGGTCTGTTGAACGTTCTAATGCAAACCAAAATAATACTATACCTTGGTAAAAATACTGATGGTTCTGCTTGTGGAACTCCATCTCTATTCAGATATCTAACCACTCGCAAGATACAAATTCATGTATGTTCGAGACACAACACTCTAATTTGTTACACAGACCATTTAGATGAGCCAAGGAAGAAACTATTACAGGAAGAGGATGCCGCTATCAACTCACATATAGATCAAGAGCCAGTAACTTATCATACAAGAATCTTGTTCCTTGATGACAATCCAGCTCGCCACGATATAATGGATGCTCGATATCCATTAGACGAGATCATACACGTATACGATATCGATGAATACCGCGAAGCATTGGAGAGATACGATCACTTTGACATGATCAGTTTGGATCATGACCTGAATGATTTCGAACACCGTAGCTATATGGGAGATTGTGATCTGACCGGCAGAGATGCTTGCGGCTATCTGATGAGGTATCTGCACAAAGCTCCGGAAGTGATCCATATCCACTCTTCGAATGGCGATGGGGCGCGGGACATGATGGCATTCCTTGATAGTCGTGGCGTATCTAACAGGTGGATAATGTTCGATGATAATCCACACACCCATGAACTTCCATATGGATAACTCTATGTGGGTTCTTTGAATTCACACTATCCAAAAGGCCTACCTAAATTCAACAGGTTGAAGTTTTTAGTTGAACATTGAGATGGTTCGCCTGTAGCATCTTAATATGGCAACGAAGATTTCATCTGGATTGATTAGGTCAGATAAATCTACTGCGCCAGGGGGAGCCACTAATGCCTGAAGCTCGACAACCAGCGATGGGGCTGAACAGAAGCCTTTCAAGGAATGGGATAGAGTATCACGTTCAGACTGAAGACTTGGTGCTCAAGTCCAAGATACGAACCCAAGTGTTCGTCGATGGCGGCAGGGTGCTTCATACTGATTGCTTCTCTTAGAACCGGTTGTAGCCGTATCCTGAATCAGTTCACCTGATAGAGTAACCGTTGTAGGATTGGCATTATTGAAATTGATTACTACTGGATTAGCGCATGTGTTATTAGTGTGCAATTCAGCTTTACAAGTACCATTGATTTGAAAAGCGTTAGTTGTAGAATATGTTCCATACGCGTATATTTGAATATCAGCATTGGTGGCGAGTAAGGTTATATCAGGATTGTGAATCTAATATCCTAAACACATCTCATACCACCTCGCTGATAGCATATGTGCGCAGAAGACTGGATTGAGCCCATAGTGACCGAAGGAATATCCGTCATTGAACTCTACCAGTAGAGTTCTGCCATCATCGGTGACGCCCCAGTCTAGGCAGTATGCTATCGGGCTGTGTCCCTTCATAGCTGCCGCGCCAGCCTCTACCACTGACTTGTCAGGAGCCTTTGACCAATCTCCTTTATAATGCCGGCAGTCAAGTACCTGCCCATCCAAAATAAATGATCGGTATTCTGAAACGAAATTGACAAGCCCGGATACCCAAACATCAACGTCATCGGCTTGGGTTACAATTAAACGGCGAGATAGTTTATCATTGTTCCAAATCATTCCATTGAAGATTTTATGCTGGACTGGCTTGATGAAGTAGGAATCCGCCATGGAACGGATCTCTCCCAGCTTCATTTGCCGTAGCGAACGTCCAAGAAAGTCTGTGAGTTCTTCTGGATAGTCAATGCTCTTTGGTGTTGGAAGCCCAAGCTTTGCAAGAGCGCGATGAACATCCTCTATGTAACCAGCCAGACCAACGGTAGGACTTAGATCACCAATCTCTGAAATCTCTTCTGTAGATTCGAATGTAGATGTTTCTACTCCAAGTAACCAAAATCCTCGGCGAGAATAGTCCAGCACTTCCGTTTCAGGGAATCCATCACGGTTTCTGATATAGAATTTAGCAGCCTTAAGTTCATACATAGATCTGTAGTTAAGTAAATTGTTGTTACCAAAGAGTGTTTATTTATTCCAGCTGAAATCAGGAGAGTCTGCGAGAAGGGCCACAGGATCTATCCATTCTTGGAGTTTGCGGCTTGGTTGCCAGCTCCAAGTGATATCACTTGTGCCCGAACCTATCTCGTTTTTATCTCGACCACCTCCGGCGTGTAAGGCAAAGTGTTTATCGTTTGGATCTTCAAGTAAGAATTCTACATGATTGTCATTTCGATTGGGAGTATAATAATGCATTAAGGATCCAGCAATAGGAAGACCATCTTTCTTATATGTGCGTAGGGCACCTTTGGCCTGTGCTATCTTACGGACCCAGACGATGGCCATTCCGTTCTGATATTTTATCTTCAATAGATCATGTTGAACGCCAACCAAACACCAAACTCCCAGTGCGAAAACTGCGCAATTGGTTTTCACCATAACAATTTGTGCAGGATCATCAACACCACGAGCAATGAGTTCAGCAAGATCATCTTTCTTGTTAACTAAACTATCACCAATGTAGCTATTCACTATTTCAATTATGTCATTTGGGCTTGCCATATAAGAATACGGCGTTAGGCCCAGAGGATTTTTGACTACGCGCTGAGATTTTTCTTTGACAATTCAGACGGCTTTAGCTAGTATCGCTTTCAGGTAAGCAACTTAATCCCTAGGTAGTCCCCTAAAGGACATCTCTTATCCGAGGGTAAGTATTTACCGGCCTAGGAAGCGCTGAGATCGCTTGGACTGGACGCAGGACACGAACTAGGCAACATCGACAGAAGTAGCTCCGGACGGGGAGTCGATGGGCAGGTAGGATCATAACCTTCTGCCTACTTCGCTTTAAGGAACATCAATATGAAACTAATACTGTTGGGCGTAGAAGTTGAAGGTCAGCCAGATATTGGAGACCCAGATAGTAAAACTCATTGGGCAATCAAGCTTGGTCCTTATGAAGCTCACATTGTCGAATGGAAGTTTGGATATAGCGGATATGATTCTCCGCCATACAAGAACTATTCTTTCCATTTGAAAGTTGGGTCTGAATATGTCTTGCATAGTCAATCAAGTGTAATGACACCAGAAGAAGCTATTGCATTGATTGATGGAGGTCTTAGCAAATACCTAATAGATAAACGCAAAGTAGAATCTATATACGAAATGTAACATGGCAGAGAACACTAACGTTAGATTCAATATTCCAACTGCTGATTTAAAAGCTCTCAAAGAACTCGCTAAGCAACGTGGCGTGACGTTGACTAGTATTGTTCATGAAGCTGTTGGTGATTATATTTCTCAACATACCGCTCACACGAGCGAAGTCCACATGAGGCACGCATCGAAGTAGTAGGGGTGATATTCGAGTCCGCCCTTTAGATACCGCACGATGACCTGACCCGCAATATGTCCGCCGCCTCCATCGAGCGTGGCGAACGGTGCCAACACAGACCCTTGAATGGCCATACCCGTCGAGTAGAGGGTCGCAGCCTCGTAGAAATTCCAGAGCACGTTAGTCGCTTGATCGCTATCCCCACACTGCCCATTGAGGCATACGGAGCCGTTGCCCCAGACCACGTCTGTGCCGCTCACGTTGACGACCACAGCAGAGGCCGCTGGGAAATTCACAACGGTTTCCGTGACGGCGTTCAACTGCGCCGCCGTGACGTTGAAGATGTTGAGCTTCTTGTCCGTGCCGGTGAGCGTCAGCTTGCCGCTGGTTGAGGTGACCGTGCCGTTGGATGTGAGTTTCGACAATCGAATGCTCAACTCTTCGACCGTTGCCTTCAACGCTACCAAGTCAACCGGGCCCTTGCCTCGCGTCAAACCGTCACACGCAAAGCTGACGCCGCTGACACTAGCGGTGGTTCCGCCATAAACGGCCTTGCCGCCGTTTACGCTTCCGCCCTTGATCGTGATGTTCCCACCCACGACCAATGAGTAACGGGTGCAATCCAGCGTGTCTTTCGCGCCAACGGTGTAACTACCCGTGGCTGTCAGATTACCGCCAACGTACATGTTGCCTTCGGTGTCAGCGCCCGAGGGCGCTGCGTCCATGGTTACGAAGACGTTTATTTGGTTTAGAGGAGACGCACTGTTGCAGCCGAGATCAATGGAAGGTGCTCCGCCAGTTGCCAGATCAATACTAGTTCCACCACCAGTTCGCATATCAATAGAGCTTGCGCCACCCGTAATAACATCAACAGAACTTCCTCCGCCAGTTGCTACATCTATCGAGCTTCCGCCTCCGGTTGGTATATCTATTGTCACTGCACCTCCAGTTGATACATCTACTGAGCTACCGCCACCAGAACCAACATCCATTGAACTGCCGCCACCGCTTGAGGCAAAGTCTTGCGAACCGCCTAAACTCATTGATGGATCTGTGCTTGTATCACCAGTGCTGGACGTGCCTCCAGGTCCATCAGTGCTTGTGGCCATGGTGCCAGCTGAGCTTGTATCGCCACCAGAGCTAGCAGTTGAGACACCGCCAGTGTTGCCAGAGCTTACATCGGTATTACCGCTGGAGCTTTGTGTAACATTTGAACCGCCTACTGAAACAGTTCCTATAGTTTGATTTGTGTTTCCAGAAGAACCACAAGCCATTACCAATAATAATAGCGCAGCGGATAATGCTTTCATATTAACAATGCAAGGGTATTACTTCTTCTTTTATTCTGGCAGTTGGAATACATTTAAAGACACCAACACCATATAATCCGTCGTCTGTTGTTATTACTATAGTTTTACCTTTTATAGGGTTAATATCTTCTGTTGCTTTGATATTAGCATGTAGGCAATCGTAATCATTACCTAGCTCTTCTCCAGAGGTATCGCCATTCCAATTACGAGTCCTTACTTGGCCATTAGCTATGCGGAATAGTGGAACAATATATCGTTGTTCATATTTTCCTTTGGCATCTTCACAATCTGCAAGGAACCTAACGCCTTCTTTGTGATAACTAGAAATATGATATACACAATAACCATCGTAAGATGTGAAACATTCATCTATATCATTACTGATTACTTCTTCTTTAATTCTTGCAATTACCATTCCTGGTACAATTGCAACTCCAAAGTGCCCATCGTCACCAGCAACAACTATAGTTGTTCTTATAGGGATTTCTAGTTTTGGCTCATCTGGACCAATTTCTATCATTGTATCATTTACCCAATGATTTGGAGCTGGTATAAATTTATACTTTGGATTGAAGAATTGATCTTTTGATGCTTCTATATTTGACAGCAAGCATTCATAATCACTATTGCTCCTGTACTGGTCTTCTATCTCTGAGTCTTTTGAAGTATCACCATTCCAATTAGAAGATCTAACGATGCCATTTGCTATTTTAAACATAGGAATGATTATCGTGCCAGTTTCAAATCCCTCACCATAATCTATAATAAACCTTGCTCTTCTGGTCCCAGAAATTCTGTAAAAGCAATACCCGTCATAAACTGCACATTCTTTATCCATGCCCGATTTATATATCAGCGTTTATTGGTAATTTCTTAGTGTAAAATTCAATTTTGCAAACTCTCCAAAATATTTTATAGCAGCCTGATTATAAGCTTCAGCCGCTTCTATTTCAGAACAGAAATAACCAAGGTGTATTTGCTTGTGTTTCCCATTCTGACACAATTCTCCAGCTCTAATTTGTGCCTGCCACTTACCCTTCTCTTTATTCCAGTGTATACCTTTATATTTACTTGAACAGTTGTTAGGTTTTATCTTGTTTCTTTGATTCTCAATCACGGAGGCAACTCTAAGATTATTCTCAAGATTATTAAATCCAACTCCATCAACATGATCTAATTGGTATTTAGTTCCAATATATTCTGGGTGTAATAATTCCCATATAATGCGGTGCATTAGTATTGTTTTTCTCTTCTTGTTTTTACGAGGGCTGTTGCGAATGGCATAAAAAGTCCTACCATATTTTCCGGCGTGCCAATTCCATGCATTCAAATGTTCAAATACATTATCTGGAACAATAGCAACCAAGCCTTTAGTTAACTTAATTTCCATTGATTACAATGGAATCGCATAAATATTCTCGACTTACTTCTTTTCAATATCTATTATATCGTCACTAGCTGTCATCGAATGGTGTTTAGTGTGTACCCTATAATAGTCTATTCCGCGTTCAATAGTTTGATATTCAATAACCTTAGGTTTAAAATATTGACGTGCAAAGTCCAACGTCTTCTGGACTTCAAAATACTTACAGCTATACACATCGATAGAAATAAAATCCTTCTTTGATAACGTATGGATTACAGCAGAGCTTTCAATTAGTGGTATCCATCCAGAAAGCCCAGGGCCTTTCTCTGGATATTTCTTAGCATCACCACGTAGAATTTGTGGCGGTGCCATTCTGTTCATACCTATATGCTCAACTACCTTGTCCAAGAAATCATAACAAAGTTCCATGTCATCGCAGACGCCCTTCTTGCAATTGTAGAAGTCTAGAAGTAGTTGATAACCGAATACATGATCTCCTTTGTCGAAGTTAGTTTCGATCTTTACTTCTTTCACCGCTGCTTTAAATAGGTCTGCGAACTTATGAAGCTGAATAATATCCACACTATATTACCAAAGAATTAGCTGATATTTATCAAGCATCCCAAACCGGGAATACAATAGACGTGGAAGGGTTAGTGAAAAGTGGGCTTGTGATTGGAGCTCCGGCTGACCAAAGCCCGGTAGACCTAGAATAAGTGAGAGGGATTAATACGTTTCCAGAAAAGTCAGAAGCTAAGGCAAGATCGCCAATTCCATCATTAGCTACGGTAACTGTACCTACATTAGAAAAGCCAGTTAGAGTTTGTCCTGCAGTAAAAGCTTTGGTTATTGGATCAAAATTAACAGTACGAATAGATCCCGCTTCTCCCTCACCATTTCCCCCTATTGCTGATAAGCCATCTGGTCGCCAAGAAGCACTAATTAATGTGACTGGTATTGACGTACGATCCCATGTAGTCCCATTCCAAGTAAGACCATCTGATTGGACTCCGGACAAGTTACTACCTATTATTGCTACATTAGAATCCTGTGAAATTCCGATTGCGAAAAATCTTTCGTTAGATGAATTGAGTGAAATACCACTTCCTACAGTCCAAATATTAGTAATTGGATTACGTGCCAATGGCCATGCGGTATCATCATATTTAGGAACAACTAATGCCCTTAACCCATCACGTGTCATTCTTATTGAATCAAAACCTAATGAGTCTCCACTTGGGACAAGAACAATAGACCCAGCCGTCCAAAGGCCAGTGCCTGTATTGAATTCAAATGGAGTAACTCCAGTTGCAAAATCTCCGGTTGCTAATGCATGCAGTCCATCATCTGATATTGTAACAGACGATACATTACCACCACCACTAGGAACTGAAACTGGGCTTCCTGCAATCCAAGTGCCACCAGAATAATTTAATGGAACTACACTACTTCCATAGTAACTAGCAAACAATACACGTGAGCCTTGAACATTTGAGGCAATAGATGATAAGTTACCAGACGTTCCTGCGGTATCAATGTTTCCAACTACCGTCCACCCAAGCCCCGAATAAAGCAAATGCGTTACTTGGTTAGAAGCATAGTTAGAAATTAAAGCATGAAGTTTGTATAGAAATTTACGAGCCATAACAATATACCAGACTTAGCGTAAGCTCCGAAGCTTCCGAGTCTTCAGCTAGTCATTTGCCATTAAGGTTAGCATTCTATTGATTCGCACTGCGTTCATCACGTGACCTGGGAAGTTTGTCGGGTCTAGGTAATAGGTAAAGGTTGAACCAGCAGAGCGCATATAATCGACAATTGACTCACTGAGTTCATACCATAGAGGCACGTTCACTGGAAACCAGTACTCATCATTGAGAGAACTCACTAGGTCTGAGTGTCTCCCAGGCCAACTTGCGCCTATTCTGAGGGTCCCCCAGTAGTCCTGTGAGTAGGGTGGACTTGAGTAAGTAATTGTTGGTAAGTAACTTTCCCAATCAATAGGAGACCCTAGGTATCCTGTCTGAATAAGAGGCAATCCTGGACAGTTGCTATACCAAGAGACGTATCGCGAATCAATAGCAGCAACAATGTTTCCGTCAACGCCACCACCCGAGTGTCCAGCCAGAATACACTTTATTGGGCTAACCTCAGTCACAGCTTGGTTCGCACTAAGCATGATGTGGTGGATGAACTGTAGTATGCCATCCGGACCACCATCACTAGCAAGTGGCCATGCTTCGTGCTCTGTGAAGTGAGTTAGAGTGCCACCGGTATTGCTCCAAGATCCTGCTGAGTAAGTCCAAGATCCGCCCACTACAATGTGAGTCCCCACTGGACCAGTCGGGTAATCAAATGACATTTGTTGGCATACAAGCACATAATACCCAGCACCTAGCATTGCTTGGATAACATTACCCTCAGCTGGTCCAGCATAGTCAACCCAGCCATCGTGACCTGTCAACCACACAATCAACTTGTTGTTTGGGCTTGTCGGGTACAATAAATAAGTGTACTGAGGATCTCCTCCTGGACGCATACCTGGAGAGGTAATTGTGTACCGTGTCATGTGAGTACAATTAGCTGGTAGAGCTATTCCAACTCCGGCGTAGTTAAAATTTTGTTGAATTACATCAACTCCACCAGTTGGCAAGCCATGAGGATAAATAACATTTATGAAGGCAGCCCTCATAGAAGCCCATTGAGCTGGACTTTGATTCCAACGATTACTCCAACGTGATGATATTAGATGCATTAGACAGTCCCCATCATCCAATAGTCGAAGATTGCATTCGTTGTGACCATTGAGAACCGTGGGGCGATGGCGCTGATTGCAGGAAGAGCAAAGGTATAAGTAGTACCGTTGTCTAACTTTACTCTCATTGATCCATCACCAATACTCCACATAGTAAACACATGCCAAGCAGTATCTTCCGCGATGAGTAGTTGTCGTTGGCTCGGGCTAGGATCAATAGCCAATGGACTAAAGTTACCGAACATAGCATAGAAGCTATTCACGGCCGACACAGTGACTATGACTATTCCAATTGTTTCATTCCCAGCGCCCCTATCGATGTAGAACTTGAACGTCTCGTTCAGTCTTGCTATCTTGAACCTTGCTCTAAAAGCCCAAAGCTGGGAGGTTAGCGCTACATTCGAAAGCAAGTTCAAGTCTGTAGGGGTGGATGGTGATGCTAGTTGAACAACCCACTCTGGGTATGCTCCATCAGTGGAAGAGAAATCTAGGGTGGATGGTGCTCCGGTCTGGTTCAGGTGAGTGCCAGGCGTGATCGCGTAGGTTATTGTACCAAAGACAGGATACCCAGTTGTTGGCAAGGTATTGAAGTCATCAAACTTTAGATGCAATGAATTTGGAAGTACTCCAATTAAAGATGCGGCATCAGCTACGAATTGTTGATCTATACTTAGTGGAGAAACAATTGAGGCGCTTTTGCCAACTCTAGCCTTATAAGATACTCCAACTGTATAATCCTGTAATATAATCAAATCAGGAGGCACTGATACAGCGCCACTAGCTGGAGCAGCAGAAGTCAATGCTCCTGCGATGGTAGATGACAAATAGCAGGGTTTTCCTACAATTGGTGCTGAATCAAATGTAACTATTGGCTGAGAAGAGAATGGTAATACTTGATAACCATCCCACGCACCTATAACAGAAACAGCATGGGATACTGAATCAGCCTGAGCTTTAGCTAATACCCCGGTAGATGCAAGTCGAACAACGTCACCAGAAACAGCAGACCCGCTGTTGGTAATTATTGGTGATGTCGGTAAGCGAGAATCAATCTTAGTAACATAACCATCTGATATACCATTAAGCCTAGTAAAATCATCACCAGTCATAAAGCCAATATTATCAGCGTTATCAGCAAATCGTTTATATGTCATATATATATGTCATAATATTGGCAATGTTTAAATAATTGATAATACCTGGCTCTTTATTGAGCCAGGCATTAGTCCGACCGCTTATTTATATATTTATACTACCGTTTTCCCATCCAAGGTAATGGACGTTGCTCCTGTTACAATAATCGTATGGGTTGTTGTAGTTGGAGCTGGTGGAGTTGGAACCGGCGTTGGTGTTGGGGTTGGCGTTGGGGTTGGTACTGGCGTAGGTGTAACCGTCTGCAATGCAGTAAGCAGCTTGGTTCCAACTGGAACTCCCATACCTGTGCAACAATCATATCCCGCACGCGCCGAATAGGTTCCATTATTACCAGAGGTAATATCTCGGTTCCATCCAGCCAAGGAGTAGAGAGCTGAGTTTAGATATCCAACATTCTTTCCAAGAGATTGTGTCAAGCAAGCTGCTAAAGCCGCCCACATAGGGGCGACAGCACTTGTCCCACCAATAACATAACTCTGGCCATCAACAATAACACTCCATCCGCTATTGGGATCAGCGTTACCGGCAACATCTGGAACGCCACGAGACTTTCCACCAGGAACATTTGCCTTTGCTTGAAAGTCTGGAATGGCAAACAATGAGCTAATGCCGCCGCCTGTTGCTTCTCCACCGCCATCATTCCATACCGCTTCAGATGTCGAACTCAAAGAAGGAAGTGTGGTTCCTCCACAACCAAGAACAAGTGGTGAAGAAGATGGAAAATCAACATGACTACCAGACTCACCATCACTTGAGCCACCATCACCAGCTGCAACTGTAATAGTAATACCAGCAGTAGCTGCACGCTGGAAAGCGGCATTGAAATTAGCAATTGAAGTAGAACTCCATTGATCTTCTGGAGCTCCCCAAGAGATACTGATCGCTGTCATACCATCGGTAATAGCCTGATTGATAGCGTCCAAGAATCCAGCGTCAGTGTTTGGGGCCATATAACAATGAAGCTCTGCACCAGGGGCCATTGCACCAATGATGCATAGGTCTAACATCACTTCACCATCAGCTCCATTAGGATCACCAGGAGCATTCTTTGCGCCATCGATACCATGGAATACAACCGGCTTTACCGTAAGTCCTAGGGAAGTAAAATACTTATTAAGATCTGCTTGAACATAGCCGCCGCCCAATTCAATAACAGCAACTTTTGTACCCACACCAGTTGCGTTAGTTGGGAAGCCATAGAATGCAGCTAGTTGTTTAGGAGTATAGCTAACGCTCCTAGTACGAGGCCATTGACTTCCAGGCAATGGTCTTTGTCCAGCACGAACTGGAGATTTAGGAGTGGCATGTGTTAGCTCACTATTAAATCTTTTGATGTATGATATTAGTTTCATAGTTATCCTTTAGCGATCCAATGCCAAGAAAACCACTATCTTCGTAGTGGCGGATGAATTGGAATGTAATTATTCTGTCGAGAAACATCAATACTATTCTATAATATCCATATGTTAAAAGCTTGTTTGGTTGATAAATTTCCAGAGCTTATTAAGGAGTGGGATTTTGAAAAGAATGATTTTTATCCACATGATATTTCACCCTGTAGTCATAAAAGAGCATGGTGGCGGTGCTTGGTTTGTCTTGAAGGCTATGAGGCTAGAATAGATCATAGAACAAATATGAAAAGCAACTGTCCTTTTTGTGCTGGATCAAAAGCATCTTTAAGTAATTGCCTGGCTACAAAACTTCCTGAAATTGCCAAAGAATGGCACACAACACTAAATGGTAGTCTTACTGCAAATGACATTACGTGTGGATCTCACAAAAAGGCATGGTGGATATGCTCAATTTGTAAGGAAAGCTATAGGGCTGTAGTAAAGGATAGACAGCATAATGGGTGTCCGTATTGTTCCGGAAGAAAGGCTTGCAGTTGGAATTGTTTAGCAACCAAAAAGCCTAATATTGCTAGCCAGTGGCATCCAATATTAAATGGTAATTTAACTGCAAAAGATGTTACTTGTGGATCTGGTATAAAGGCATGGTGGGTCTGTGACAAATGCAAGAAGTCTTGGAAAGCAATAATTGTCGATAGAGCTGGAGAGCGTAACTCTGGTTGCCCACATTGTAATTTGTATTATCAAGAGGAGAAAATAAGGCTAATTTTTGAAAAACTAACTGGTAAGAAATTTCCGAAAACTAGAAGTATACCATGGTTGCTCAATAGTAAAACTAAACGAAAGTATGAGGCTGATGGCTATTGTGCGGATTTAAATATAATATTTGAACATCAAGGCGAACAACATTGCTGTGCAATTTGTAAATTTCATCCTAAAGAATTAAAAGATTTTTTCTATCAGATTCATAAAGACGCAGATAAATATAGATTATGTAAGGATAACGGTTGCCTTCTTATATGTACTTACTACAATCAATCTGATGAAGAGGTTGAAAAATATATCAAAGATACGCTAATATCTAATAACATTTATGTATTAGAAAAGTCTTAGATTTTTATTATTCTCATGATTATTTCTGCAATTGCTTTCAAGTTTTTCGATTCTCTGCATAAATTGTTGCATCCATTTTGGAGGATCAGATTGAATTTCTGCAACTTGCACTTCTAATCTTTGTACACTCCCAACCAATGAGGATATCAAATCTTCGAGTGTTGGTTTTAGATTTGATGGTTCTGTATCCCTCGATCTGTCTTCCTGGCTAATTGCTACTCCATTTGGATCTGTTGGTTTTTCTGAGTCCATTACTTTCCTTCCTTGAGTTAGTTTACACAGTACCTATAAAATTGACGCTTTTCGAACCTTGTTCTTGTAATAATCTGAATGGCATAAAGTTATCTAATGAAAATTCTGGTACGTCAAGCATCTTACCAATTCGAGGCTTTTTACCAATTACAATATCGATATCAAAATCCATCTCTTGAAACGGTGTTTGCCAGCTTGTTCTAATCTCATCATCTTTACATGGCCAAGTATGAGTATAATCCGCATGCCGCTGATACAAAAAATGCTCTGGCTCAAGAGTTATGCAAAGCTTTCCAGCCTTAGTCATCTCTATACACCACTGCTCATCCTCCCCCCAATCTTTTACTTCAGGAAACATTACTGCGGAACTTATCTTTCCAGCAATTGTTGGTCCATGAAATATTGTCATCTGTTGTGTTGATTTGACAAACCATAGTTTTTTACCAAAGGATGGTTTTATATACAAAGAGCTTCGGCCACAATAATCAACTCCTGCTTTGATTGCAGCGTTTATTGTGGTTAAATACTTAGCCCCATACCAATCATCGCTATCAAATTTACAAAACCAATCATTAGAATTGGCACGAGCCTTCAAGAATTGAAGGCCTATGTTCATAGCTTGAGCTGGCCCACGCTCTGATTTAAGTACAATTACTTCTTCTGGTAAGATAGCTTGGTCTATACTTCCTACAGCATCGCCATTTTCTACGATGATTAGACATTTTTTTGTACAGCGTTGCCTCTTGTAATTGTGCAAGATATTTTGTAACCATCTTGGGTCATGTAATCCAGCTATGCAATAGATCATAGTTTATCCGTTTGCACACCATCCATATTCGAATTGCCAGGATGCTTTTGACCCTTGATTAAAAGCTTCGCCAGCGAACATAAACTGAACATAAAACGAGCTAGGACTATCAGAACCAACGGTAACTATAGGATCTGTCTGTCCACTGCCGCTGATATGCATCAATCCATCAGTGTCACCAGCGCTATGATTAACAACTGATACTGCTCCAAATCCATTGGTGGTAACTACAACTAGGAATTCCATGCATCCACCATTGGTATAGTTTCCATTACCAATCCAACCGATGCGCATTTTACCCATAATGCTACAGTTGCTCTGTATTGGATGGCCATGGATTGAAGTTTGAAATGTCAGCTTCTTTTGCGGAGATGCTCCAAAAACACCAAATCCACCTTGTTGTTTATCAAACCGTGAGATATAGCCGTCAGTCTGATTATAAATGAAGGGACCAATAGTAGTAGATCCAAAGTCTGAACGTGAATCAAAAACGACACTATCATTGAAGCATGTAATAGTTGGGCCAACTACACTAGTAACTATGGATGAATTATCTAATGTAAGATGCCCTGTTAGCTGTAGGGTGCTAATTGTTGGGGCACCGGACCACAACATAGACCCTGTTCCATCGGTATAAAGAAGTGTATTATTGCCGCCAGGTGAGATTCCTGTCAGTGAGATATCAGTGCCAGCACTATCTGTAAACCAAGGGGTTGTTGGGCTGCCTGGTTTTACCCAGAACGAACCTCTGCCTGCCCCTGTAGTTGGATGAGGGGTACGGGAATTAAGAACCATAGTAACATTATGGATTTCTGCGCCATAGCCATCAACGATACCGTAGCCATCAGGCATCCATGAAGTATCATAGACAGCTGCTAATTTGGTAATTGGTCCTAAAAACTCTTGTCTTGGTTTACTCATAATGGTCCTACAGGATTAGAATCCTTTGGTAAAAATTACCTATTAGAGGTTCGAGATAATGCAAAGTTATCCCATGTCATATAACTCACATGAAAAAATCAGGATAAGTTGTTATATGAATGAATTAATTGAGCCTAAATTGGAACTATTAGGATATTCCAAATAGTTGTTGTACGGTCATCCGGCCCAATCCTGATGTAGTCAGCTATCTCGCAAATCATGAATCTAATTCATAAAAAACTTGACCCTGGACGCCCGATGAGTACGATGCCGCAGATTAGGGAAGGCGGCCCGAGACCGAACTGCGCTTACTTAATAGGTGAGATCTGAGGAGGACGCATGGACACGCTGCTAGTAATCAGCAATTTTGATCTTACTAAATTTGGATGCCCGCATTGTGGATCAGTAGAAGGTGGTGTTTTCATAGTCAATGGAACTTGTTTCATTTGGAGCTGTACTAATTGTACAGAAGAATGTGCGGTGGTTGGAAAGTCCGTTGATGAGGTGTCCCAGTTCACAATTAGAAACACTGATATCAAGGATCTTATTGGCAAGCATCCATATCAAGATAGCGATTGTCAAATAAACTCTTTTGCTATTCGGATGAATAATGTTCCGCTTAGCTAAATTTGGGAATTAATTTTCACCAATATCGCATCAATATCAGAAAGTATTGATATAGATATGGTGCGGGCTAATACCCGTTCCACAAATAATACGTCCATAAAAACGCTCTGTTTGAGCAAATAATAGGACAAAGAAGGTATACAATGGCGCAGAAAAAAGTAACATCTAAATCAAAAACAAACGTCTCTGACATCGTCAATGATGTAATTCAAGCACCTCTTCAAGATGAAAAGGTTCGTAAAGTGAGAGCCTTACAAAAGGATAAAGCGGTTGCAGACTCTGCATCGCTTACAGTTGAGAAGGTTACTCAATCATTAACCAAAGCTGGGCTTGATATTTCCAAAACCCTCAATTCTGTTCGGGAGCTTTTTGAGTCTGAGATTTACTCTCTTCAGACTATAAAAGATGCTATCGAGGCAAAGCAAGAGGAGATGGAATCTATCTATGATAAAGAAGTGGTTGCCGCTTCTTTAACTGATCTTGTTCTTCACTATGAAGCCCGCAAAGCTGAGTTGTTGAAGACTGAAGATGAGTTCCGTAAAGCATGGGCCAAGGAGCAGGCAGAACATGTAGCAGCTCGAATACGCAAAGGGTATTGCGCGCAGGAATTTAGAAGATACATGGAAGGCAACTCATACAAAGAGAGTTCTTGAATTACAACAAGCTGAAGAATCTCATGTAAAGAATTGGAAGGAGCGAGAAGACGCTATCCAGAAATTGGAAGCTGAAATCGCTATGGCCAAATCAAAGATCGATAATTTCGATATCACTGTCAAGGCAGAAGTTGATAAGCAGGTTGCTATTATCGGCAACTCCATTAAGACAAGACATGAAACCGAAGCCAGAATTAAGGCTTTGGAATTCGATAATGAGAAAAGAATTCTGGCGCATGAAAATGCAAGCTTGAAAGAGTCAGTTTCTGCTAAGGATCGTGAGATATCTCAGCTGCGAACTGCCCTTGAAAAGAAGGATTCAGAGGTCAAAGAGGTTGCAGTTGCGGCTATGAATGCTCAATCCGGCAAGCAGGCTTTGTCTGCCGTGCAGGAAACTATTCAAAACCAAGGCGGCAAGAAGTAAATAATAGGTTGAGGGGCGGAATATCACCGCCCCTCAATTGTTTTATTGACAGGAACAACTTCAATGAATAGTATGCGGGACGAACTCATTGCTCGGCACACGCCTACAGGCAAACGTCAGCTGGCCGCCGCAATCTTTAGGCCTCTCGGCAAAGCTCTAGGTTATTAAAGAAGTCGATTAAAACATGCCAAAGCTCAATCAGATAATTGCTATCGAAGATGGTACTAAGAAGAATGGTTATGCAGATCTGTCTAAGACACATCATGTTTTGCAGAAGCCAGATTTATTTTCAGGATTTGTGGCAACATATGCGCCACATACCGAAGACCCAACGCTGAAGCAACCTGAACAGCGCAAAGTCATTCAACAAAATGCTCCCGAGATTGTCAAGCTAGCACAAGCTGGACTCGCGGAGACAAGCCCCACCTGCAGGGATCGGTTCGATTTTTCACGCAATGGATTGACGCGTCCTGCCGACGTGATGAGACTATGAGTACTGGAATAATCGGTCGGTTGCCCGTCAGGAAGGCAATCTACTCCTTATTGGAGGCAATTCTGCGGCGTATCTGTCTAGGAATTGACGATTTGAAAATGGCGAATTCAGTTCACGACGTTGCTGCGTACATTTTGGAGAAATGCGGAACCATCTCCGCAATGAAGCTTCAAAAGCTTGTCTACTATTCGCAAGCGTGGTCCCTCGTTTGGGACGAACGGGCGCTATTCGACGAGAGAATCGAAGCATGGGCAAATGGCCCCGTGGTGCCAGAACTTTACGCCGTTCATCGTGGGCAATTCACAGTGAACACGTGGGTCAAGGGGAACGCATCGCTGATCGGCACGGATGCACGTGAAACTATTGATGCGGTAATTCGTGACTATGGCAGTAAGTCTGCGCAGTGGCTCAGTGACTTAACTCACATGGAAGATCCGTGGCGCAAGGCTCGTCGAGGGTGTGCGCCCGATGAACGATGTAGTGCGGAAATTTCGAAGGCGTCACTGGCCGAATATTACGGCTCGCTTCCACCTGATGCCAATTTTGCGTAGCCATTGTGGGAAATAAGAACGCTCGCAGGCGCGAAATGCCACGCAGCGGCAAGGAAGCGCGGCCCGGCGGTTGTCCGGACAGTATCCTTAATGAACGAGTCACACTGAGTTTCAGATATCTGGACTTTGACGGCCCCTTTGGTTGCAGATGTAGTGGTTGATGGTGTGGTGTTGGCGACGGCAGTTCCAGTTACTCATTTGCTTTTCTTGGATAAACAATTGAGTGATATGAGGACATTCATTGCCAAAAGGTCTATCCAAATGAGCGTGATAAAAGATCCGGAAGAATTTGGATTATGGATCAAGGGAAGACAAAGAAACAATCTTAGAGCATATGGCAATCCAAAACTAAGAATGATAGGTGTTGCCGACATCTCTACATCAGATTATATTCTTTGTCACATATCAGCATTTCGATCTAAAAAAAGATTTGCCAAACTGATTAATATTGTTATGAAGACCGAACATAATGATGGTGAGATGTTTAATAATTGGATCGGTCAAATAATGCCAGAGAGTATATTCCCAACGGAATAGACTTAGCATAATGTAGCATGTTAATCACTGAGGTGGGACATGGTTGATATGCTACTTGTATCATTGATAGAGGCAATTAAAGCCCAGAATGATCTTAGAACCGGCAATGCCGATCTAGGAGATGCAAGGGATTCATCAGCTCGTTTTGTCAAAGCAATGAATGAGCTAATAGACCAGCGCATCGATGCTAACATTGAAGAGCGCCGAAAGTTCAGGAACCAAGAGAAGGCTAGTGTCAAAAGCCTTGCTGCACTGAATTCAGCGCCGCCTCCATTAGAGGAAATAGATCTAGATGACGCTGACTACGTTCGAGAATGGTTCGCTCAATATAGGCATTGGTATGAGAGTAAAAGGAAATCTGCAGTTACGGGTTGAATACTTTATTGTATAGTCCAGCTGTATTTACCCAAGAGAACTTCTCGACGTATTCTTTCTGCCTATTTAGTTGTGCGGCAACCAAAGACTCATCTTCGAATAGGCATTCAATTGCGTTTGCAATTTCTTCTGGAGAGTCTGCTTTTATTGTTGGCACATCCGAGAAGTGAGCGCTCGAACTTGAGATTACAGGAATTCCTTTTGCCATTGCCTTCCTTGAAATTCCTGTTGCCGCATGAACTTCATGTCCCTTCTGGGCTATGTATGGGAATACCGCAACCTTATTGGTTTTCATATAAGAGTTAATAACATTATCTGATTGGAATCCCCTAACAATAGCTACATGCCTTTTCAATCCAAGCTCTTCTACAAGGGCTATCAGTTCATCATAATATTTCTGGTGATCCATTCGTCCAAATGGTGACTCTGAAAACAATGCTGTAAAGAATATATCATTGTATTTATTTTTTAATATTGCTGTTGCTCTAATCGAATCCTGAAAGTTCTTGTACCTCAATCCAAACCCAACCTGCAATATACAATGCTTGGTATGATACAAGTTCCATAATCTTTCGCCATCGTAATCATCACAGCCATGTGGAATTACTGTTACTGTTCCAGCTATACCTTTCTCTTCTTTGAGAACCTTCTTACCGCTTTCTGAATGAATAATAATCTCTGGCATAGCGGCTTCACAGATTGTCTTATCTGCATGGTGAAAGACACTATGTAGGACAACGACAACCCTATAATCATCTAGCTGTGTCATCAATGATAGCCAAATAGTTGCGTTGGGGAACAGCCCCCACTCATGATTTATTAGTATGATATCAGGATCATATTCCTTTAGCTTATCTATTAGCTCAGAAGGATCCTCTCCACGTTTCCAACATGGTATTATATTGTAGCCTGTTGTTCCATTATCCTCAATGAATAATCTATAATCTCTGAATTGCTTTGCTATTTTAGGAAACAATGCTTCAGCATAGGTAGAGATACCACAAGCCATATTCCAATTGGTTACAAAGGCAATCTTCAAATCAGCTGTGTTACCAAAAGGTTTCTTGATTACTAGTTGGTTATTCCTTATTCGGTAGTTGCAAAAAATATCTTCACATGATATTCCATCATCAACCTCTATAATACTTAAATCGCTAGAGGTAAATGGCTGATCCGAAATTACTTTTATTTCATTGTTCCTGTGCCCAATATAGGACATACGTTCTCCTGAATAATCTTATCAACTTCTTGTTTCAATATATCAAAGCTCCTAACGTAGCTGGTGGTATTTCTTTTAGATTTAACAAGATTATGCAGATCTTTTTTATGTACTCCGTAGTAGGAAATATCTGACTCAAGTTTGTCGTGATGACTTATTGAAACGAAAGGTCTGTTAGACAGATCTGATAAAACAATCCCGTGGTATCTCTGAGTGAATATTATGGATCTTTTAGAGAACATTTCTATGACAGAATTTATTTCACTAAGTTCCTCTCTGATGAGAAGGGACCGGCTACGGTTCTTCATCAAACTTATAATCTCGGAAGCCGCCCATGAATCATCAATCTCATCTGATCTGCACATCGGATAGAACTTCACCTTCCAATTATCTTCAATCAATTCGTCTAGAAATTGAGATACTTCAGATTTGAAATAGTTCCATGCAACGAACTTCCAATTACAATCCGTATTCTTTGGTAACACAAAAGCATTCGGCAGAAACAACAGCGTATTATCTATCAAGTTCTCAGGCTCAATATCATTGAGTGAGTAAACTAAATCTGGTATCTTTATTGATGATATCTTCCCATCATTTCTTGAGGCAACCAATTTGGATCTTGATAATAACATACCATGGTCTTGATGAATAGATGTTTCTAGACCAACTCCAATATATAATATTGGCTTATCAAGAAGTTTTCTTTTATCAACCTCTGATTGTATAGGGCTATCTAATAAAGATCCGCCTCCAAAAAATATAGCATCACAATTTTGTAGATGATTATTTGTTATGTAATTTACAAATGTAAATCTATATTTAGGAAACAGCTTTTGAAAAGCAAGTTTGAATAATTCATCACCAAGGTTGTGATTATCATACCAACCATAAACTAAAATGTTAGGTATAGATGTATTCAATTTCTCTTACTCCGCCTACGTGCCATTTTATAACTAAATCAGTGGTACAATCAGGTAGCCTTGATGTTCCAAACATTGCAGCCATTCCTGGATTATAAGCAGTATGTGGTGCGACGCCTACATGCCTAACTATTTTGCATTCAACTTTATCACGTCTATTGCCATCACATGGAATTGGGTGATCAATAAAAAATACTTCAGCATGAACTGGCTTACGAACTTTCATTGGAATTATTACCTCATCATTTCCATAGATAAACATTTTGCCAGAGTGTTTTTTTAATCCCATATAAATCCATTAGTGATAAATATATTCTATTTCTCTTACTCCACCAACATGCCACTTGATAATAAGATCAGTCTTATGTTCGAACATATGTCTATGGACTTTATGCTCAAGATGATCGTGCTTGTTTCCATCGCAAGTAACTGGGTGGTCAATAAAAAACACTTCTACATGAGTAGGTTTTCGCACCTTCATTTGAATTATTACTTCGCCTTTTCCAGAGACGAACATTTTTCCAGATTCTTTTTTCAACATAAACGCTCCATATGGAAGAGGAGCGCAGAACAGATTAATTATTGCCCGTATGATATTGATAATCCACGTAAACATTGCACTCTCCTTTGTTAAGCATATATCACGCTATGCCATATATACCTCGGCAATTTATTGCATTAAACACTGGTTTGATTGATACACCTAACCTTTCACTTATCTTCTTCATAGAAAGCCCTTCAGAATGAAGCTTACGACAAGTTACAATCTGTTCATCTGAAAGAAGTCTCATCTTTTGTCCTATGCTTATTTTTGTTTCATCTGTGTGATTTTTTCCTCTTCTGCGATTACCAACCTCAATACGAGCTTCTGGATGTTCACTGAACCATTTAAGTCTATCTGTTGATATTTGATCTTTTCTTGCTTGTGTAAGTTTTGTTCCTTTAATTGCCTCTGTAGCTTTCTTGGTAAGTTCCTTTCTAGCTTCGTCTGTTAGTAATTTGTATTGATGTATCCTTGCATCAGATATCTTCTTTCTAACTTCTGGCTTTGACATTGCATCTGTTAGTTTTGATAACCAAACTTCTTTGTTTTCTTGAAAATATTTGGATATTTTTTCTTTAAATTCTGGATCTAAATATCTTTTCTTTTGCATTTCAGATAGCTTTTCACGTGTTTCTTTCGAGGCCTTTCTTCCGCTAATTGTTCCAATACCGCCTCTGTCTTGATTTATTAGCGGAATTTGTTGCTCTAGACAAATCTGTATGAAATAAGCTTCAGCTTCAAATGCCATTTCCTCAGTATCAAACCAGATAACTGGAGTCAATTCAAAACTAAGATGTCCGCCATTTTCAGACATATATTTTAATAATCTTCCGCTTTTATGTGTCTTGTGCCTACCCCATCTCTTACTAGGATTAGATGTCTTTCCAACGTAAATAATTTGTGATGTGATAATGTTTTTTACTACGTAAATACAGGCTTTCATACTAAACTATATATCGTTGCTTCAATGTTGGTTATGGATAAAATGTAATATGTTTGCATTTTATTATGCCAAGTGAATTAATTGCTCAAAAAACCAAAGTTAGCAGAGAAGAAGTTATAAAATCATTGTATGATGCTTGGTTTCATTTGTTTGAAGATGTTCCAAAAAAAGAATCTATTTGGGTACTTGCAAGCCAATGGTGTTTAGAAACGGGAAATGGCTCTTCAATGTGGTGCTACAATCTAGGCAACGTAAAATCCAAGGATGGCGATGGCCATGATTACTGCTACTTCGCTTGTAATGAGATACTCAAGAAGTCTGTAGCGGATGCATACGCTGCCAAGGATCCATCTACTGCCAAGGTCACTCAGTACCGTGGAGATGGGACTGCCATTATCTGGTTTTATCCGAAACACCCAGGATGCAGATTTAGGGCATTCAATAATCTACTTGAGGGTTGCATTGATTATATTGGTCTATTGAATAAGCGATTCACCAATGCATGGCCGGCGGTATGCGCCGGAAACCCAGCACAATTTTCACACATGCTTCGTACTCAGGGATATTATACAGCTGATGAGTCTAGTTATACTAGAACTTTAACTTCAGTATTTGGAACTATATCAAAACTAAAGGTTGATTATTCAATTCCTGTGGATAATAACCTTACAAATGACGAGAAGAATAGAATACTAAATCTTGTAGCGATGACAGCTTCTCAAAGTTTAGATGACAATGCCTAGGAAGAAATATGTTTAATGATAATCATGATACAATTCCTTCGCCACCACCCACAATTCCTGATAATCAAATTCAAGAACAACCTGAAGAAAACCAGGCAAAATCTACAGCAGTAACAATTACACAATCAACTTTCAATATACCACTTATCATGGTATTAATTACCATCGTTGCCGTACTATTCTCGATGTTTTATCGTTGCTACTAGGCGAGTAATCGGGTACCATGTCCGGCACCGGTAGCTTGGAGCGTGCATGCTTAACCGGACAATAAAGGTCGGAACAGTTGCCCTGACATTGGGTCTCAATAAGGGATTAAACCGCTACGAAGGTTTCTCGGAAAACTCCAGGATTCTTATACGACAAGAATTATGGGGAGCTTGGAGTGCGTGCATCGTAAAGAGACATGGTAAGGGATCTATGATTTCTGTGCATGATTACGATAGCCCTGAGAAAGCCGGCCAAGCTTTGATTGAAGAAATCATCAAGTTCAAAAATGCGATTGATGAATTCATAGGTGAACATGAAGTGCTCGAAGTGTAATAGCCACAACACTAAGCGCCCAAGTGTGATGAGCCCACGATGGCGTTTGGGAACTGAGATTTGTTTGGATTGTGATTACCAAGGAGATTGGATTTATTTTCTTGAAGATATAACTCCAGAAAAAATAGCCGAGATATATCGCATCGCAGAATTATCGGCTGCCATTGATGAGACAATGGATAGAGCGGCCGGAAAGCAACCAGAATGAATCCTGATACAAATAGATTCGAAGCATTGAAAGAATTGGTTGGTGATTTGCCGGCACAAAGATCCGCTTTTGTTTATCAAAACAAAATAACTCTTTGGTAATATAATGGAAAAGAAGATTAGCTTTCATAGAAATAGAAATATTCTTTCAACAGGAAGTGTTATTGATGATTTCAAGAACGCTATCCTAATTGACTTCCCAGAAACAAAACTGGACTTTGAGAAAATAGTTTATATAAAAGCAGCCTTCCCAGGATCTATAGAGACTGTAAAGGTATATATATTCGAAGCCTATAATTCAAAATGGTTCTTCAATAAGTTCTTTTGCTGGACCAGAAAGGTTGTTGAATACGGAAGTCATAGACTCCTGACCTATACAGTTCCTGGGTATTCTCCAGATAACCCTCATAGCCTTGCTAAGAATCCAGAAGAAGCTGTTGAGACGATGGCTAAACTTGACAAGGACTATACAGTTGTTAAAGATAATTAAGGAATGACGCTGGATTGGGTGACTACTGTTGCATACAGGTAATTTATGAAAGTACATTTCGTTCGTAATGATCTTCAAAATAGAACCTTTTGGGTGTTGGTGGAGAATGCGCTAAATGTGATGGCCGTTGTGGAGGGTAATAATGAAGTCTTATCTAGATATCGTGCGAAAGATATTTGATGTTGGTGTGCGCAAGCAGAATAGAACAGGCGTTGATGCCATCACTATTCCGGGCGCAATGTTTGAACATGATATGAGCGATGGCTTTCCATTACTCACAACCAAATCGGTTCCGTTGCGACTCATATCTTCTGAGCTTGAATTCTTTATTAAAGGGCTCACTGACAAACAGTGGTTGATAGATAACAACAATCATATCTGGGACGAGTGGTGCAATCCACAATTAGTTCCTTATGGCCATGATGATGAAACGAAAGCCAAGATGAAAGCTGAGCGCGATCTTGGTCCAATCTATGGCTGGCAATGGAGAAACTTTGGGGCCGTATATATAAGTTACAATGAGGCCCCAGTTGGTGTTGGTATTGATCAGCTAGGCAATATGGTCAAGAAGCTAAAGTCAGACCCATCTGATCGCCGAATGATTGTATCAGCATGGAACCCTCCAGACTTATTAGACATGGCCCTACCTCCTTGTCACTATGGATTTCAGGTAACCGTAATTAACGGTAAGCTAAATCTACTATGGAATCAGCGTAGTGTTGATGTTGCTTTGGGTTTACCATTCAACATTGCAAGTTATGGATTGCTTCTTCACCTTCTGGCTAAAGAATCCAATCTACAGGAGGGTAGGCTTGTAGGGTTTCTGGCAGATACTCATATCTATGTAAATCATCTTGAAGGTATGATGCTACAACTGCAGCGAGAAACATATAAGCTTCCACTTATTGTAACAGATAATTTTACCGACATCTTCTCTTGGAGTCATAAAGATTCTAGGGTTGAGGAATATAAACACCATCCTAAGATTGCTTTTGAAATAGCCGTATGACAGATATTATTATCATTGCTGCCGTTGCGCAGAACAATATTATCGGTAGGAACAATAGCATCCCGTGGCGTATCAGTGAGGACTTTAGACATTTCAAAGATCTCACTATGGGATTCCCATGTATCATGGGTGATCTAACCTATATGTCATTACCGAATAAATCTCGCCCATTGCCTGGACGTGAAAATATCATCCTTACCCTTGACCACTATTATCAACCTCCAGGTGTAACAGTCTTTCATGACTTCAATGAAGCAATTTACTACGTGCGAGACAAAGGCGTGGAGAAAGCATTCATTACTGGTGGTGCCACAATCTATCGATTGGCAATGGATGTTGCCGATTATCTGGAACTAACTCTCATTCACAGAGAGTTCGAGGGTGATGCATTCTTCCCAAAATACGATGATACTAAATGGGAAGTGATATCAACATCAACCAAAGAAGCAGTTGATCGTATCAGTAACCTACCAATAATTTTTTCATACGAGACTTTGCGCCGAAGAAAGTAATATGTCTGAGCTTTATTTCTCCGTTGATATAGAATCTGATGGGCCAATTCCTGGAAGAAATTCCATGTTGTCATTTGGCTGCGCGGTGTTCACTGATGCAGGTAAAATGATCGAGACTTACACTGCCAATTTAGATACTCTTTCTGAAGCAACCACCGATCCTAATACTATGGAATGGTGGAAGGGCCAGCCCGAGGCTTGGGCTGCTTGCCGAAAAGATACTCGCCCAGCTGAAGTGGTCATGCCAGAGTTCGTTCAGTGGGTAAAGAGAGCGTCTAGTAGAGATAGGCCAGTGTTTGTTGGATACCCAGCTGGATATGACTTTACTTTTATGTACTGGTATATGATAGCGTTTGCTGGAGAATCTCCATTCTCTTTCTATGCACTAATTGATGGTCGTTACGTACCAGCTAGACCATTGAATGGTACGCGTGCTTATACAGGCTTATTATCTCGTCTTAAGGATGCTTGGGCAGTGTTTTGGTGCAAGGCTGAAGCATTCAAGTGGCCATCTGGGCAATGACTCAGAATCAGCTAAAGGAAAAATATGGAAAACCCAAACCCAATCGACGCCATCAATTGCTTGCATCATGCCGTGGAACATGCACAAGCCGGTGATTATCTCAGAGCAATACAAGAAGCTACTGAGGCGGTTCAACGACTTATCACTTGCGAAGGGCGTGATAAAAGCAACCTTCGTGAATCACTTCGCAAAGCAGTAGGCTTGCCGGCACGTTGATTCATTAACATCCGCGTGGCCCCGAGCGGTGTTCGGGGCATATTTATGTCTTATTATCAAGTTGATGAAAATGGAACATTTCGTATTTACGAATACGCTCCAGATCGATCTACATTTAGTGGTTATTCATCAGTCTTATCTGAAAAAATCACACTTGATGAATTGATTGTCTTGTACAAAAATAAAGGCTTCAATTTGACTTTTGAAAAGATAGATAAGTGTACAACCACATAAAGCTCTTGGCAGATCAACTTCCAAAAGAATCACGTCCAGAGCTTAGAGCCTCAGAGCTGGAAATATTTAATAGGGTTTTCAAACGTAAGTTTGTAATTTAGTGGAGTTATAAATGGACGAATTATTAAGTAGAAAAGACAGTGAGCTTGTACAAATTGGTAATAAGCTTAAGGAAAAATTCGTAGGAATTGATGGTATAATCGATCAATTTATTGACTCAGTTCGCGTATGGTACTTGATGCCGGAACTAATGATCCGTCCAGTAATTGTCAATCTCTGGGGGTTAACTGGTTCTGGAAAAACAGATCTGGTTCGTACATTTGTAAGACTAATCAAAATGTCAGATTCATTTGTTGAGCTACAAATGGATACTGAAAGTTATATAGACAAGATCCAATCATACATTGAATACGCCGACATTCAACCAGACAAGCCGTCAGTTCTGCTGCTTGATGAAATGCAGAGATTTAGAACAGTTGATGACGCTGGATGCGATGTTCCAAAGAAAAGACTACAGGATGTATGGATGCTATTGTCTGATGGTAAGTTTCAATCGGCATCTGATAAGAAAAAGGAGATCATGGAAATACTCTTCGATGATCTCTATTATCATCATAACGAAGTTCTAGATGAAGGCGAAGAACCAGATGCTCCTGAAGGAGCGCCAAAAAATAAGGACGAAGAAAAAAAGAAACCAGGTCGTCCCAAGACATTTAAATATAAGAACTCATATTGGACAGCACAACGGCTGAAGAAGCTTCTAAACTATAATGGTTCCGCTGAAGAGATCATGCAGTGGGATCAAGAGACAAAGCTCAAGAAGGGACAAGAGGCTTTGAATAATGATGCCACCTTCGAAGGTGTATCTTATTCAAAGATGCTTATCATCATAGCTGGAAATATAGATGAAGCTTATTCAATGTCAACTGATGTATCGAATGCAGATATTGATGCTGATATCTTCCACGAATATTCAAAGAAGATAAATGTAGTAAGAATCAAGAGCGCGCTCCTTAGAAGATTCAAGCCAGAACAAGTAGCTAGGTTCGGAAACAATCATATTATATATCCGTCACTAAATAAAACAAGCTATATGAGTATCATCAAACGAAATGTTTATGATACAATCAATCGCGTATACGCTATCAATAAGATAAGAGTTGTACCTGATGAGTCTATATTCACTACAATTTATCAGAATGGTGTTTTCCCTGTACAGGGCGTTAGGCCAGTTCACAGTACAATTTCAAGTATCTTTGATAACTATCTTCCAGTTTTTCTATTCAAGGCAATTGAACTTGGTATAGATACAATTTACGTAAGCTATAGCCAGGAAGAAATAATTGGTAAAATTGGAAATGAATCTATCTCTAGAAGAGTGGAGCTATCAATTTCCAAGATAAAGAAGGAAAAGAATATCAATGATACTGTCCTTGTTTCAATACACGAAGCAGGACACGCTATTGTTTATTCTCTGCTGTACAAGATACCGCCTACACAAATCACAAGTATTACATCAAACCTGAGCTCTCAAGGGTTCGTAGGCCAACACATCTATAGTGGTAATAAAAAGATTACCAAAGATGAGATTATTGTTTGTCTAGCTGGGCAAGCGGCCGAAGAGATTTTCTTCGGAGATGAAATGAAGTCTGTTGGTGCGTCCTCTGATATTGGAAGGGCCACAGAACTTGCGGCATTTTTCATTAGACAATGTGCTTTTGATGGTATCCAAAGCAGAGTTGTACATGATGGATCGCCACACAGTGACTCATTCAATACAGACATTGCGCGCACAAATGTTACAATTGAAGATATGTTGAAGGAAGCAAAGAACACAGCCATTGACATGATCAATGATCATAAGGTGTTATTCCGAGAGATTGCTCAAAAGCTAATTGAAACCGGAGAAGTTAAGCCAATAGATCTTGTTGGTATGTTCCAAAAGAACAATGAGCAAATTATTGATGTTCCGATAAATCAAGTAGTTGTTGGTAATTATCAAGAGAAGTGGAATAGTTACTTCGAGAAGTAATCATAGTCAAAAATACGGCGGAGATTGTAATCTCCGCCGTGCTGTATGTGGAGGTTGAAATGGAACCTGAAGCTTACGTCACCGAGGTTGATGGGAAGTTAGTCTTGGTTGATCCAATGGCCTGTGCTATGATTGACGCTATTCAACAGCACAACAAAAGCCTTTGCCGCAGCACTCTTGAACTCCAACTGGAGCGGGCTAAGCATTTCGCTCGAAGGGTCCGTGAGTTGGGTCGGCGACCATCCGAAGTGGTTATCGTGCTGCTCAACGTTGACGATCCTCATGGCGGCGCGGTGGCAGACATCCTGATGCCCGGCCACGATTGGCAACAGTTCCGTGATCTTGGGGAGGTTCCGTTCGCGCGTGGGCTTGCCGGGCGCGAGGGACTGCAGGGAATCTTGGATGAACTTGACCCGCTGGAAGGCCAGAAGCTACGAGAGGCATGGATGGTCAACACTGTGGTTGTAATGGACCACGGCGCGGTTGAGGTGTTCAAAGAGGGAGAGGATTTTTAGTATGCTAGCTAATTCAGACCACAGACAAGAACTTACAAAACACTGCGTTGGTGCGATGATGTTAGCTATGCATTGCGCCAAGCACCTTGGGATTTCCGATGACGATCTAATCAACGTGATTGGTTTGTCGGCATTCCTTCATGACATTGGGAAGTGTACCGTATATTTTAACAACATTTCCTTGGCTAGTGACTATAGCGAGGAGAATAAACAGAAGCATTATCCTAAATACTCTGGACAGCATGAATATCCAAGGCACAATGAGATTTCATGGGTATATGCGACATTTCATGCAAAGGCCAAGGGTCGTGGTGTTCGGTTCAAAGACATCGGGCCGCAGGCGATCTATTGGCATCACGGTACGTTGCTGAATTCGTACGAGATTTTAGATCAAACCTCTCCTAGAAACACACATACCGTCATTGGCGAGCTGAAACTATTCGATGAAAACGAATGGACGAAGATATCAGAGACAATTGATGGTATTCTGAAGTCTGTTCAGTTCCCATTTGATGTCACCAAGTACCTAGAGGATGACGTTGATGACGAACCTCGCAATATTCCAAGGTTGTTTACCGATGATGGTGATGAAAGTAGCCTGACCAACGCTCATCGCATGATTGCCAGGAGTTGCGTTATCTTCTCCGACCACATTGTATCCAAGCTATCGATAGAAGAGCTGGATGACCTGATTGAAAATAGTGCTGATTCATACTTCCCTAAGGGAAGGGATATAAGGTACGAAAATTTTCAATGTCCAATCACATATGACCAGGAACGATTTCAGATTCAAAAGGACATTGTAAACTCTTGTGAACGAACGACATTAGTAAAAGGTTCTGCGGGATTTGGTAAGTCGCTGGTTGGTTTGATGTGGGGAGCCCAGAAGTCCGGACCGGTGTATTGGGTATGCCCAAGAAATGCAGTTGCTGAAGGTGTATATTTAAATCTATTGAAGGAGATTGATATCCTTGGACTTGGTACAATCTCCATTGAACTGTACCACGCAGGAGAGCGTAAAGCTACCAACTCACCAAGTGTACCAGATTGTGGTTGTGACATTGTGGTAACCAATATTGACAACCTTCTATCGCCAATGGTTGATTCAAAATCGATTGCGAGGTTGTTTGATGTTACAGCTCGCAATGTGGTACTTGATGAGTTTCATGAATTCCTTAATGATGAGGCTTTGTTTGGGGCGTTTGTCATCTATATGAGGGCGCGCAATCTGGTATGTGCGAACAGTCATACACTGCTACTCTCAGCTACCCCATCGATAATGCATAAATTCTGGGAAGGTGAAGGTGAATCTAGAAGGACAAAAATCCTTCCAAATCCAACTGAACATTATCTAGCACAGCATAAGAAGCTTTACAAGATATCTTTCGATGAAGACTTTGTTGAACACCCAATTGGTGGTTCTTTGACAATGTACTCATCGATCAGAAATGTTCAAGGGTGCTACGGCAACGGATACACTAGCATCGTTCATAGTAACTACGGAGAACCAGATCGCCATGCGATAATGAATGGAATTCTTAAGTCATTTGGGAAGGGTGGTGATAAGAATGGCACTGTGGTTTCAGCGCCGATTCTACAGGCCGCTCTTGACATCAGCTTCAGAGGGCTATTCAAAACCATAGAATCACCAGAATCCGATATACAAACTTTCGGAAGAATCAACCGATGGGGAGAACAAGACGGGGTATGTGAACTCGTCATGCTTAAACTTAGGAGTAATAAAGGTGAGAGGTCGGCCATCAGCGAACGGTACAGCTGTCATCTATCGGATCTTTGGAGCCGTATGTTAGAGGGCGAGGCATCCGAACCAGTTGATTTGGATTTCCTATACCGATTGTATAACAAATTCAATAAGGTTTACAACGATGAGCTAGTTGCGTTTATTAAAAATAAGTATCTGATATCAATTGATAAGTTGAAGACATTCTTCCCAAGGGCGCGCAAACATCAGAGTGGCAAGAGTAAAGTTGTAACTGCCAAGACGCTGAGGAATAGTTCGAGTTCGTGTTTTATTGTGGTGAAAAACAGAACAACTGGAGTTTGGTGCCCTTTCACATTCAATGTTCAAGACATCGAACTGAAGGATCTGATTGCTGATAATAGAAGAAGAATAGAATCTTCTACATTGAAAACGGTATGGGAATCGTTAGAGGCCACAGGTGAGTTTGACTATGCCGAACTAACGAAAATGTTCTTTGGTAAGAAGAAACCAAAGAGGCTAACGGTTGAAAACCTGAAGCCATTTGCTCGTTGTGGAGAAACACCACTACCAATCTTTACGTGGTACTACGATGCAACGCTTGGTCTCGTCAAAGCGCGAGTGTGAAGAAAGTAACAGATAGGATAACATGATTAAATCAATTTTCATAAAGGCAGTTATTGAAGGTTCTGGGATTGTCAACTTCGATTCCAACGACCAACGCTTTATTTGGAACCGACAGCGCAATGTAGAAAGCGTTTGGCACAACAACGTGTCCTTTGGCAAAGGTCGTTACTATCCAGAGGTGGGGCGTGACGGTGACGATAGGGAATACCTAAAAAAAGTAGGTGTCATATCAGCGGACTGCATTCGTCACAGTATGTATGAGGATTGTATGTTCATTCATCTTCCGAATGTCATGCATGATGATGGTTTGTTACTCAGCACGGTGGCTCATCCGGCATTTCTGGAGCGCGGGTATATGTTTGCTCGTGACAATCGCTCAAGTTGGAAGCGAAAGTCTGCATTTGCATTATCCTATGCCAGGGCAGTGACTAGTTCGGCCCCGATGCTAGAGACATACTCGAACAGTCAACCAAAAACTGGCGAGAACAAAACGGAAGACGTGGCAGAAACATCATTCTTCAAGCGAGAAGTTCGAGGCGATACTACTTATGAACTTTCCGGGGCTATTGATGTGAGCGAGTTGGCATTCATTTCGCTTAGCGATGTCCATGACCGGTTGAGTTTCGACCTAGACTACGCCGCCAGATATCGCGAGCTTCTGAAAGGGCGGATGGGCTCAGAAATTCCGGAGCCTGCGTTCTTCCAGAAGAATGGTGATGTGTATGATATTCCTGAGTGTGGAATTTTGCTTACGCAGGCACAGGTCAAATTCCTAACCACGAACATTCTTCGGCGATTGGCGCTATTCAATGTAGTTCGAACTGTTACTGGAAGCGCCAAGACGGCGTCGGTGAGCATCAAGATCGTCAGCGACCCTCTGGAGGATTTATTCGGCAATCCAGATGGTTGGGTTGAGATTTTTGATGGTAAAAAATTCGATGTTAGCGCTTTTGATGGCGAGTCTTTTGCAACGGCCTACACCAAAGTGAAGCTGCAGGAAGAGGCATTACAAAAATGCGATAGTTACAAGAAGAAGTTTGGCTACGAGAAGCCGGTGAAGGAAGAGAAACCTGCCAAGCCAGCTGCAAAGAAAAAGTAGATCAGTGCCTCCATCAACCTTAATTCCTTGTTTACATGCAGGGGAAATCATGCCGCCATACGATTACGCATTAGTGCTCAGGTTTGAGAATGCGGGAATCTTTCCAAAGCGTTGGAAGGATGTAGATGGAACGATGACCAGCCGATCGAAGGATGACCGAATATTTATTGGTAAATCTCGTAATAATAGAATCCAATCTCAATGGGTCGAGCAACAAGTGAACACGATTCACGCTACATTTATTGAGAATGTGATTAGGGTTTTGTGTGGTATGCGCCCAATCAGCAGGTACCGTCCAACCTGTGTAAATAGTTATGGTAACTTCGTCGCAATTGCCAAGCGTTCTTTTGTTCATATAGACAATGCTACAAAAGAGGATAAGGAAGGGAACGTAGTATATCTAACCGAGAAGATGACTATTAGAAAGTGTATGCATAATAGCTGGTCATATGCTATTCCAAGCTGGATTAGGTTTAAATACCTTTTACCAGATGAGCTATATGTAGAATTGGTCGTGGTTGCTAGCGATATTTGCGGTGGCAATGCCGAGGAGATGCTGTTTGAGAAGGTTGCAAACACTCTCTTGAAAAGCAAGGATGCTAGGGTTAATAAGCTGGTGGTTAAAGCTAGGGAAAGTAGATGTGAGCCATTGGCGAAGCTCTTAGAAGGGAACAAGGATAATGGTTTATATCAGGCTGGCTATCAAGGTCTTGGCCCATACCTCAGGACGCTAGTGACTAAAGGTGTATGCGATGTGATTCGGTTAGATGGGCGGATTTGCATACCAGTTTTCACCAAAGAGTTGGGTCTGTTTGGTAATGGCAATGGGTGCGCCACTATTTTTGATGGTGGTTTGGTCCGAATTGATCGGGTTTGTGACTTGCAGAACACAACGCTTGATATGGTAGTTGCTGGATACCACAAGGCTCAACAATGAAAGTCTACATCATTCATCGGGCGTACGAGGACGGATACAAGAATCATCAAATGGCTAAGGAAATCTTCCCTGGCGATGGTAAGTTGTTGTTCCAAAAGGTTGGCGCTCGGTTGGTAGTGGAAACAGATCTGGAAATTGACCCTAAGTTTGCTGATAACTTTGAAATACAATTCGCCAAGACAACCGATCAGGCGTTATCGAGTCTTTCTGGTGACGTACAGTTTGCGATTCGGCTCAACGCGGTCAAGTCCAACAAGAGACGAAGGTTTCCGGTTTATCGGGACCGGCTTCATGCTTGGGTAGATGGTAAGTTGTCTGGCATTGGGGCAGATATTCGGTCCAAGGTGGTCATTGACGAAGGTACGATGGTGAGTGATCGCAAGGGAATGAAATGTTGTCACTCATCAGTGTTTGTGACGGGTTTTTTGAACGTGACGGATCTTGAAAGATTTGCTAGTGTGGTACATACTGGCATCGGGCACGGGAAGGCTTTTGGTTTTGGTTTGATGAACGTTTTTGGATGATTTATTGAGCGGTTGGGTGGTGCGATATCTGCTGCAACCGCTCGCAATTCTCACAACTCACTATAATCACAGAGAAAATCCTAGCTATCGCGGTTGAAGTTTGGTGTATGGATGTGTAGTTCTTTTGGCGAATAAGATAGGCGCTCGCGAAGGCTAGTTCAAGTGATTGAAAAGACAGTGGAGTTGAGGGGTAGATTCAAATCCCTTCCGACAAGTGAAGGGGTAGAAACCGAACAGGCCCTGGTCGAGAGGATTCGCCATGGTTGAGCGTGATGTCGTCTTGGCAAAAGTGGCGACCATCGACCGTTGTTTGAATCGAATTGCGGACGTGCAACGACCTCGTGGCGGCACCCTCACTTCGGTCGCGACCACCAACTCCGTCACCTTCTCGGCCGGCGCCGCCGGCCCCCTGACCCTCACCTGCGTCGCCACCAACGGGGCCGGGGCCAGCGCGGGCTCCCCGGCCGTCACCGTGACGGTCGTCGACCGGCTCGGGCGCCCGGTAGCGCTGCCGGTGCTCTACGAGGGCGACCGCACTCTGGCCACTCTCCTGGCCTTCATCAAGAAGAACGCCAAGTACGGATGTTGAGCCGCGCTGCCCTTGTCTCAACGTTACCTCTGCTGCGATCTGCCCGCTCAGGATTCCGTTCGAGTTCCCTGAGGAGGCCGCCAAGGCTGCAGCGGCCGTGCCTATCGAAGAGGAGGCTGAGATCCCTCACCAGCCCAAGGAGGAGCTCTGAGGCGAAGACTCAGTGACTGCCCTGCGGCCCCCCATCCCTTTCGGAATCCAGTATTCGAACTTCTCCTCGACATTCTCGCGCGGATGGATGGATGATGTCGGATCATGCAAAAATAGTGACCCAATGGAACTCGTGGATGCGATGGGACAGCCGGCGGCTCTGCAAGGCGCGGGCTTACAGGCCGCGCGGCAGCGAGCCCTCCTCCGCGCCCGGGCAGAGTCCCTCTCGCCCGACGACATCATCAAGATCCGCGATGCCCTGCTCCAGGCGCACCCGCTGCCGCCGCTGCCGCCTGCCGTGGCCGGCGCCGGCGTCCCTCTGCTGCCGCCCGTCCCGCTCCCCGTGTTCCTCTCGTACGACGAATTCCGGCGGGCAGCGCAGGCGGCTGGGCCCCGGGCCGCGCGGTACTTCAAGCCGAGTGTGTACGCAATGCTCTCGCGCACGCCGGCTGGCCCCACGCCCTCGCTGTTCCTCGGGCTCGTCCGGCGAACAGAGGCCGCGAGTGCCGTCGGCGCCCTGCTCTCGGACTACTGCTCTGGCCCGGGCGAGTCTCTGTGCGAGGCAGACTTCGCCCGCTTCGTCCGCGAGACGCTCGTGAGGGCGGCGCCCGGCCTGCAGGGCCTGGCGCCCGAGGAGCTGCCGGCGTTCGTGACTCTCGCCTGCCGCAGGTGCTTCCTGCTCCTGCCTGCGCCCGGGGGCCGCATCGAGCCTCCCGAGCTTGCGGCGAGCTCTGCGGGCGAGGAGCTGTCCCGGGCACTGGCGCCCGACCCCGACCCTGGCCAGTGCGCTGCGACCAACTGGTTCTCTCTGGCGTCGTTCCGCCGCGTGC